TTTAATTCTTTCAAAAAAATCTTTATATTTTTATATTTATACTTTCGTAAAACAAAAAACTAACAAAAATTTGATTTAATTTTCTTTATTTAATTATCGCAAGTTAAAATTTTAACAAAAATTTGATTTAATTTTCATTATTTCATTTTCGCAAGTTAAAATTTTAACAAAATTTTGATTTAATTTTTTTTGGATTTTTTATTTAAACTTTTTTTATTTTTTTTCTTATGATATTTTCTTGTTAACTTTTTTACTCTTTTTTTCTTTTTTGTTACCTTATTATTTTTCTTTTTATGTTTTCTTCCTCCTCTCTTTCTTATAAAAAGTCTCTTTAATTCTTCTGATATTGTTAGTGGATCTTTGTATTTACTCTCTCCCAACACTATTTTTTGTTCATCTATATCTTTATCTTCTAATCCTAACTTATCTGCATAATCTATAAACATTAAATTATGAAATACTATACTACTTGTCTGCTCTATCGGCTCTCTATCCTCTCCTCTTGGTACTAAATATCTTACTCTCTCTTCTTCTTCTCCTAGATATGCTAGTTTCATATAAGGCGGTAATAATACTTCACTCTCACGAGTTGTATCATCTCTCGACATTGGTAATTGTATTACTCTATCATACATTGGACTATATGGAAAATATTTTAATCTATTTGCTGGGACTGTTATTCTTAATACATCTGATTTATCTGAATCGTTTCGTAGTCTTCCTGTAAATCTTACTGATGTATCTTTTGAATGTGTTGTTGAAATAAATGTTGGAGTTATCCACTCTCTCTCTCCTATCATTTTTAAATACAATAAATTTTCTAACATTAATTTATCACAATCATGTAAGTAACCTAATCCACTATATAATGTTAAATCACTTTCTATACTAAATTCTGTCGCTACTTTTGCCTTTAACGTTATTACTAATAGACTATTTATATTATCTACTAACTCTCTTAATAAATTATCTTTTGTTAAATACTCTCTATATTGCTCTAATCTATCATCCTCTAATAATTCTTCATTAAACTTTTCCATCATTATATCTATCTTTTGTTCAAAACTTTCATCAACCTTTTCTCTCAATTGTTTCATTTTATATCTTGTTTGTGCATCTTTTATCTTTCTCAAAAAATACTCATCATAATATAGTATGATTGTCATCTGTACCACAAATCTATAATCTATTGGTAATTGTGCTTTTCTATATTTTAATAAATCACTTATAAACATTGAGGCCATATCATCTGGGTCTGTATCTCCTGTATATTCTTTCAATCTCTGTCTCTCAACTTTGCTTATTGTTTTTCTTGTACCTCGTTTATCACTGATTCCTATTTGACGTCCAAAAAATGACATTCTAATATATAATTAGATTTTAACTTAAAAAATATTAAAATGTTATTTTTTAATTTTTTTTGTTTTATTTCTTTTTTGTGAACCTTTTCTTGTATATTTTTTCTCTTTTTTACCACCTCTTAATGATCGAGGCTGTCTTAGAGAGTAACCACTCTTCCAATCTCTTCCATCCCAAACTTTATGAAGACTACTACTTCTGTGTGGAGTATTACTATCATCCATTTCAATATATCTTACACAACGATTTCTTACACTTTGGTTATATGGACTATAATATTGAAATATTGGAATCCAAGTTATTCTTTCCATACCTGGAAAATGTTTACAAACTATACTATCATCTCTAATATATGGCCTTAGTATTCCTCCTCTAGGTAAAAGTACTTCTTTTTGATATACATAAAATTCATGACTTGCATCACGCACTTCTTCCATATAACTTGGTTGTGGAGTATGTAAATCGGCCTGTAAATCTCCTGGTTTTATACCCCATATAGGAATTATATGACTACCCGCTGGTATAAATATACTATATATATTAAAGTTTTGTTTATTTAACACATATTTACTATTACACGAGGTTCCATCAAGTGGCCATTGCTTCCATATATTAGGATCATCTCTTCTTGATAGTGAACAAAATTCACTATTTAAAGCATATAAAAAAGAAAGAGTTGTAGAAAGATGTCTTGTTATGCATGGACGTTCTAAAATATTGTTAATACTTCTACTACCTTCACATCTATAAACCCAGATATTTTCTGTTATAGGTGGGGTTTGAGTAAATAACCAATCTAAACATTGATTATTTATTCTATTATTTCTAGCTATAGCTAAATCATCAACAAATTCATAATACATTCCTGACTGATAACGATAAATTACATCCCAAGCTGTAACTGGCTTACGATCACCTGCAGCCCCATCATGGCTTGCCCATCCCTTATGAGTCCACCTCTTATCCCTCCCCAATGTCGGTATGGGATCTTCTAAATAATAATCAGGAATTCGTAGATTAAAAAATTCTATCCATGGTTCTGTCTGTAATATATAATTTAAATAATGATCAGATGAATAATCTTTTTCTCTCCAGTCATCTTTTGTAATATTTGATCTTCCTGTATTTTTTAAATATTGATTCAATCTTTTAATTTCTTCTGATCTTTCAGGTTTCACTGCATATAATAATGAATCAAATGATTTTTGTGCTCTTAATGTTGGTGCTTGCTCAGGCAAAGCCATATAATATATTATTTTATTTTTTTTATTTACTGGTATATCTTCTCTTTTTAAAATCAAATTATTAATAGTTTTTTAATTTAAAACTATATTAGTATTTTTATGTAATATGTCTAAACGACCTGGATCTAATCTCTCTGTATCTAATCCAAAAATTGTTAAATTTTTTCACGAACATCAAAATCTTGATTTTGAAGAAACTGTTCTATCTTTTGTTGAAATTATGGAAAAACTTTCCGATTCTATGAATAATTCTATTAATAATTCTCTTATTACTGATATTCTCTCTAATCTTAAATCTATGAATTCTAAAATGGAATCTATTGATCATAATGTTAATCGTTATCAAACTGAATCTGTTTCTAATCTCTCTTTAAAACTTAACGAATTTAAACGAGAATATATTGAAGACCTACGACTTGTTCTTACTTCAAATGTTGCTGATAAAATTGAACCCTTAATAAAAGAACAACTCTCTATCCTTTTTGATAAAACCGCCTCTATTATTCCTCAACACAATAATGAGATTAAACAATCTATTCAGCAATCTATGGAACTTCTCTCTAACTCTCTTACTCTCGATACACAAAAATTAATGCAAACTTCTATTACAGAACAATCTCTTAATAAATTTATTTCTGATGTTGAAACTAAATTATCTTCTACTTTTCATAATACTATTACTTCCACTGAACAACGATTAGATTCTAAAATTTCTGATATTGGAGAGAAAACTACTTCTCAATTATCTTCCACTACTTCTCTTAACACTTCTGTATCTGAACTTCTTAAAAAACTCGAAAATTCTTCAGCAAAAGGCAAAATGTCTGAAAATATTCTTGTCAATATTCTTCATTCATTATATCCTGCCTCTCAAATTGATCACGTCGGTCAAACTAAAGAAACTGGCGATGTTATTATCACTAGAAAAAATAAACCTAAAATTCTTGTCGAAAATAAAGATTGGGGTAAAAATGTTGTACAAGAAGAAGTTAAAAAATTTATCCACGATATCGAAACTCAAAAATGTTCTGGAATTTTTTTATCCCAAAACTATGGCATTGCTAATAAAGAAAATTATGAAATTAATATTCATGATGGCAATGTTTTAGTCTATGTTCACGAAACTCATAATGAACCTGAAAAAATTAAAATTGCAATCGATATTATCGATCATATTAAAGAACAATTAGATGAATTAGATAGCGACGAAGAAGTTGATTCTATTTCTAAAGATAAACTTGCTTCTATTAATAGTGAATTTCAATCCTTTGTATCATCTAAACTATCTCTTATTAAACTTATTAAAGACTTCAATCAAAAAGCTCTCCGGCAGATTGAAGACATTAAAATTCCTTCTCTAGAAGAATATCTATCTACTAGATTTGCTACATCTTCTAGTAAATATGTTTGCGAATTTTGTGGATTTACTGCAAAAAATGCTGCTGCTAAAAGCGCTCACCTTAGAGGATGTTCTGTTAAAAAATCACAATTATTTAATGATAATGCTACTGTTATTACTATTGAAAAATAATACTTTACTAATGTCTCTTTTTACTTTTTCTACTTTTATTTTTTTTTACTTTTCTTCTTGTTTTTTTTCGACCTCCTTTTTTTGTTTTTTTTTGACCTCCTTTTTTTGTTTTTTTTTGACCTCCTCTTCTTGTTTTTTGTCTTTCTACATTCGTAGCAAGAACTAATGGTAAAGTTTCTCTTGGTACATTTTTTACCTGTTCTTGTAAATATTTATTTAAAGGTTTTATAAAACGTGCTATTATATCTATTACTCTCCACTTAACCCAGATACTTTGCTCATCATAACTTTCACCATATAAATCCAGATCGCTTGGATCAAATGGTGGCACAAATATGTTTGTATTTTTTTTATCTGGTATAAATTCCATCATCGTATTTAATATATCAATCTGTTTTTTTTCTCTATATAATTCTTTACAAGAATATTTTATACTTTTTGTGAATATTAAGTCTTCAACCTTTTGTAATAAATCTTCTACTGAATTATTTATGTATCTAATATCTGCTGAATCACTTCCTACACCAAAAAAATGTTTATTACTTTTTACTTGATTACAACATTTATGCGATGGTGCAAATGAATAAAATGGAACTAAAAACCCTGAATGTTTATAATTTTTATAAAACCAAGGTAGCCATTTAGAATCTTCTGGTTTATCTCCCATAAACTGGCTTGGTGCTTTATCTCTGATTTGACTTTTTTGATCACCACTAACACCATATAAATCTAATCCTATTGCTGATCTACCAAATAATACTTGGCTACCTGCATCTATTACATGTTCACATTCATATGCACAACTTATATATGGATCTGTTATATATCCTCCACATAAGTAACACTTTAATAATTCACAATGAGGTACATCGTATTTACAACCATCTGTTGGTAAATCTCTTACATAAGACGGCATTATTGTAAGATGACGACCATCGGCATTATCAGGACTTGGTGTACTAAAAAATACTCTTTCATTACCCCAACTCCATGTTTTGCACCAATGATCTGCTGCATCTTTTAACTCGTTTTTCATAACGTCTGCTTTAGCTCGAGCTTCTGCGTCTGATAGACCACTACCTTTAGACTCTGTTAAATACATTTCCTCTAATTTATTATAAATTTGGGGGGTTTGACGTTTTAAAGCAGAAACCATTCTATCTATTCTTTTTATTCCAGCAGCACAAGATTCTTGCCTTGCTAATAAATCTGCTGATTTCCAATAACTATCAAATTCTAGTATTTTCTCTTTATCATCTATTATTTCACTATCATCTTTTTTTATACTTTTTTGTTTCTCTTCTTGGGTAAAATTTATATATTCTGGATCATTCATATATATATTATATGATTATTTTAATTTCAGTATTAATTCTAGTATTAGCAAAATTTTTTTTCTCATTTTTATTTGTGAAAATATTAAAACAGTTGCTTCGCAACATGCCAACTCTGTTGGCTGTTTTAATATTTTCAGTATTTCAAGGGCCTTATTTATCTCATTTTTATTTACTTATTTGACCTATTTTATATAATTCATTAATATATTCACGATTAGATTGTGACATATTAAATTGGATTAAATTTATTGGACTTACACCAATTGCTAATAAAACTTCATATATACTATGATGAGGTACTATACATACTGTTTCTATCTGTTTTAATGTTAATCTAGCCATTAAAGAATTATCACTATATTTACTTAAAATTTTTGCAGTTGAAAATACATACCATGCAGTACCTGAAGGTCCTGCTACTGCCATTTTACTATTTAATCTAGAAATTATTCCAAATAATGATTTTGGATTTGCTACAAACATTTTTCCACCACTTCCTTCATTCAATATATTTCCATCTTTATCACTCTGTCTTGTATTTTTATCTATACTATTATCACTCTTCCATCCTACTAACTTTCCACTACTATCTTTTAATACTATATAAAATTCTTTTTCATCTTTTATCAATTGTAAAATTTTTCCTGTTGTATCAATAGATACTTCACAAATAATACAATCATCATCTCTAAATGGTAAATATTCTTTTTCAAAATATATTCCTGGTTTTTCAATACGAGAAAAATCCGGAATATCGGCCATATTTACTATCTTTACTAATTTTGTTGAATCTATCCACCAATCTGGCTTACTATCTAATAATTGAGTTTTCCATTTATTATCTAATGATGTTTTAAATACTAATTCATCATTCTCATCTATTGTGAAAGATGTTGATCTATCTGCTGCTATTATTGTAAAACAGTTTAAATCAGGATTTTTCAATCTTACAGGTGGCCATTGATATCCACTACATCCTGGACCTCCACCTTTTACTGAAGTTGTGAATCCAATTAATTGACAACCACCAAAATAACCTCCCCATAAATCAAATGTATTTATATCACTTGTTCCCAGAACCATCTGAAACGCATCATTTTTTGTTAAATCAGAATTTGTTTCAGCATTCATATATATATCTCTTAATTGATCTATTGATACCCAACTATATTTTTCCATTATTAAAGCTCGTCTTTTGATTTCATCTAAATTTATCAAATCTAATAATTCTTTAATTTCTGGATCTATTAATTTTTGTAAATTTTCATATTCTAAAATTAACATAGTTAAAGGTACTGTCATTCTATTATAAAATATTTGAATTGCCATACTCCCTTCATTTGGTGTTAAATCTATTTCATCAGATAATAATTTTTTATCAAAATCTTCTAATGATAGATTACCTCCATCGCCTGGTTTTTTTGAATTATCATGAAATGCATATGTTAACCAAGAATTTAAATCATCTTTTATAAAATCTGGATTATTTTTATTCTTTATTTTTAATCTACTATTATCCCACATCATAAATGTCTGTGGTGAACAATCTAATTTAAATTTATTATTACATTTTAAAAGACTTTTAACTAAAATTTTAAGTTCTTTTACAACTTCAATAAATTCATTAGGAACTAAATCTTTTATCTCTTCACATAATTCATAATCTTCATTTGATTTATATTCTTTTTCAGATATAAAATTTATTTTTTTATTATTATATATCCATGCAACACCACATGCATCATCTAATTCTGATACTTCTTTCATAGTAACTACTCCTCCTTTTTTAGATTTTCGAGTTCTTGACTTTTTTTTTGCCCTTTTATTCTTAGTTTTTCTCATTTATTTAAGATAATATTATAATAAATAAAATCTACAATATTTATTATAATGAGTATTGATATTAGTATATCACATCAAAATATTAATTGTAATGACATCATTAACAAATTATATAAATGTAATATAGAATCTCGTGTTATAGAAACTACCTCTGTTTTTAAAAATTCTATAGAAAAAGGATGTTTAGTAACTTTACCTGTTGAATATAGTGATCAAAAATTATTATCTAAAGTATGGAATGAAATTAATAATAATCTTAATTGTGCACATATTAAAATTGGTAGTTCATATGATGGATGTATATTAAATTATCTTAATTATAAAGATAAATATTACAATAATATTAAACCTATTAACTTATGTCCACATAGTGAATAATTATTCTAAATTTAGTCGCTGTAAATCAGTATAAGTTAATTCTCTTTTATACCATTCTAAATCTTGTTGTTCTCTTGCAAGCTCTTGTTCTGCTCGTTCATATTTTAATAATTGATCTGCTATTTTATTTTTTAATTTAAGAACTTTATCAGCTTCTCTAGCCAATTTCTTTTCTTTTGTTACAATTTTACGCTCAACCATTTTAACATTTGCCAATTTGCGTTTAGAATTTTTCATAGTTTCTGATAATTTTCTTCCGCGTCCTTTTAATTTTTTAGTTTTAATCATTTTATATATATTAAATAAAATATACTTTTAATTTATAATGAGTATTAACTCGTTGAATAACGGTGAAGCAGAAGCTCTTGCTAATGCACGTCTTGGTGATATTCGTAAAAAAGTTAATGCGGAATCATGGTCTGATAATATGGAAATTTTAATGAAACAATGGGGAGAGAAAGCTGCTGGTCTCCGTTTTATGCACGGACACGCTGGAAGCCAGTGGAAAGGGTTTGCTAATAAACTTGCTATAACTGGTATTGTTGTTACTGGGGTTGCTTCAACACTATCATTAGTTGCTACAAGCATTGATGATACAGGTGTTAAAGATGGTATCTTATTTGGTGTCGGTGGTATTGGTCTAGTATCTACTTTAGTTCAATCATTCAAAAAATTCTATAATGCTGAAGAAAAAGCTGCTGATCACGGATCTGTATCAAAACAATTTGGTTCTTTCTATAGATATATGACTCTACAACTTGGTATGTCAAGAGAGGATCGTGATCCAGCTGATGTTCTTACTACATGGGCTCTTAAAGAATATGAGCGTCTTCAACAAGAAGCTCCTAATCTTGGGGGAGGTTCCGTTGCGCTATTTAAAAAAACTTTCACCAATGAAAATCAAGCTATTCCAGATGTTGCAGAAGATGAATTTGTAATTAAAGTCTATCGACCAATGGATACTTTAGAAGTACCAATAGTTAATATTAAATTACCAAATAGAGATGTTACTCTTGAATCTACTAGTTGTGAAAATGTTTAAATAATAAAAAAATATTAATTTATATTTTTTTATTATGGGTTTAAAGGGGTATTCCCTTAATTATTTATTCTTTATCATTTAAATAAGAATTATTACATAATTTCTTAATTACTTTCTCTTCTCTCTTATTTTCTTTTAAATCATCTGTTGTATTTTTTACTAACTTCATATATTCTTTTTGTAATTTTGGATCTTTTTCCCAATTTGGATTTTTATCTGTCCATTTTTTTAAGTGTTGTTGTTGAACTTTACTAATTTTCTGTAATGCCTCTTTTAGTTCTCGATTTTGATCATCTAATTTCCATCCTACTTTTTCTCCATCATCATCTGATTTTATATATACTATTTCTCCTTTTACATCTGTACAATGTATAGGTCTTTCATAGAGAGACAGTTTATTCATATTCTCTATAAATATATCTGATACTCCTTCACTTATACCTTTATTTTGTGTAGTCAATAGATTCGATAATGATACTTCTATCTTTTTTATAAATTCATTCATTGTTATCGCATCTTTGCATTCCTCATTCAAAAATATATTTATATTAAACTTATTTTTATTATTTATTGTATTATTATTATTATTATTACCTACCTTTGGTATTAAATCTGTTACCTGATTCATCAAATCATTATTTTGTTTCATCATTTTTAAAAACATCTCTTTATAATCTATATTTTCTGTCTTTTTAACATAATTACATTTTATCTGATGCTTATGTAATCCTTGTCGAAATTTATACTTTTTACCACAACTACATTCAAATTTATTTTCTATATTTGGCTCATTTGGCTCGGTTTTTGTCATCCATTTGTCATCCTGCAAATGTTTTGATGTCAAAATATGTCGGTCATAATTTGATTTTTTACTTGTAATATAGTCACAACTTATACAACAATATTTTTTTTGCTCATAATGGCTCGTTTTTGTCATCCATTTGTCATCCATAATGGATTATATTAAACGAGCTTTATATTTTTTAAAAAACAAAATAATAAAAAATTGTTGGTCACACATTATTTTTATATTTTTAAAAATAAGACCATTATCATCTAAACTGATTTTTTCATTTTTTTTATTTTTTTTGTTTTAATTCTATTTTTGAAATTTTAAAAAATTCTATCAAAAATATAAAAATTCTAATATACTTTTAAAAACACTAAAAAATAAAAAATTTCTTTAAGTTTCTAAATATATATATATATTTATTCTATCTTAAATATAAAATTGCATTTAAAATTAATAATTACTATATATATCAAATATATATATGGAAAAACCTTATATTTTTGATGGAATTATATATAGTTCTAATAAACGTTATAGAACACCATCACCTACATTCAAACAAATTTTGCGATTTTTGCGATTTTTTTGTCATCCATTTGTCATCCTGCAAATGTTTTGATGTCAAATTATGTTTATTAAAATCATTATTATTATTCGTATAATAGTCACATTTTTCACAACAATATTTTTTTTGCTCATAATGGCTCGTTTTTGTCATCCATTTGTCATCCATAATGGATTACATTAAACGAGCTTTATATTTTTTTTAATAAAAATGTAAAAAAATGGTTGGTCACAAACAATTTTTCAAATTTTAAAAATAAGACCTTTATGGTCTAAACTCATTTTTTTTTTTTTTTGAAATTTTTTTTTAATTCTCATTTTGAAATTTTAAAAAATTCTATCAAAAATCAAAAAATTCTAAGATACTTTTAAAAACACAAAAAAATAAAAAATTTCTTTAAGTTATAAAAATATAAATATACTTATTTGATTTCTTTAAGTATCCTGAATATATATATTTATATTTTTTACTTAAAATAATAAAATTGCATTTAAAATTAATAATTACTATATATATTAAATATATATATGGAAAAACCTTATATTTTTGATGGAATTATATATAGTTCTAATAAACGTTATAGAACACCATCACCTACCCTATTTGTTAATAATCAATTTAAACAATTAAAAATAAATAAATCTTCTAACATTAAATTTATACAAAACAATAAAAAACGACAAGATAATTTACCTACATTTTCTATTTCTAAAAAAATTAAAATAAATTAATAATATATTTAATAATATATATGCAATCTACAAAAGTTGATTATTCTATATTAACTAAGGGATTTATTATTCAATCTCTTATATGGGCATCAATTAGTACTGCTACTATTGAAATAAGACACTCTATCTATTCAAATAAACAAAAACCTATAACATTTAAAAATAATTTTTTTCAAAATACTATAAATTATATATTTTATACTTTAAGAATAATTCCTTATCAATTATCATATCAACTTAATCTTTTAAATAAAAAAGGTCAAGTTCCAGAATATATTAAAGCATTATATACATTTACTATATCATTTCTTTTATCTTTATTTATCTACCATTTTTTTCTAGTTGTATTAGGTTATAAAGATATTTATAAATACTTTTTTGGATGGACTGAACCTAAAGGTATTCATATTAATAAAACCAAATAATTAGATTTCTCTAACTATTGTTCGAGTTCTCGTTACACCATTTTTTTTTTCAGTTATTTTTTCAATAGATTTACCATCTATAATGTGAATTGATTTAGATATAAATGTAGTTTGCGATGGTAATGGTGATATATTAATATTGGATACTTCATTCATTCTCATTTGACTAAACATTGTCCTAAATAATTCTTCGCGATTTATCTGTCTTATGTTATTATTTATTGGTTTAGATTTTTTGTTTATTATATTATTATAAGCATCTGATATTTTTTGAAATTTTTCACTTGCATCTTGTGTTTTATTTTTATCTGGATGATATTTTAATGCTAATTTCTTATATCTATGTTTTACTTCTTCATCTGATGCATTACTATTTAATCCTAAAACTTGATAATTATTAAACATTTATATAAATATTAAATGTAATATTTAAATTATTTAATATTTATTAGTGATTTTTATAGCTAAAATTTATGGGGCGTTAGCGAATGATTGAGTAATTGCATTACCAACTGATATAGTACCTGGACGTCCTGGTCCATTACCAACAACATTTGCAATACCTGTACCGCCTCCATCAGGTATAGCAACTGTAACAGGTCCAGAAACATTTATCTGAGCTTTTTGATTTACTGCATTAACTAAAGTTCTATTTTTGATAGGAGTAAATTTCTCACCAGGATTATAATAACTAAATGGAATAGAACGTGATGCATTTGGTGTTCCTCTAATTGGCATTGCCGGCCAAACTTGATTCCACGCATTAACACTAAGTTGCATTTTTGATCGTTCAAGTGCATTAACACCATCTGCTGGTGTATGTGTCATACCACTAGTTGTACCATGACCAATACCACCAAGCTGATTAGCCATATTAATAGGATAAATTGGTGATGGCATTAGTCCTGCTTTCCAAGCAGCTATAAATGAATTTCCTGCAAATGGTGCAGCACCATGACCAGATGTACCATTAACAATTGCTCCATGAGTCCATTGATTTAAACCAACACGTGATGGAATTCCTGCTTTAGAATTGCCACCAAAATATTCTCTAGCATTTTGCTGTGTAGACACCATAGTACCTCTAGCATATCCAACTGAACTAGGATTACCTCTTCCCATTATATATATGCTAAAGAAAATATATTACATTAATATTGATATAATTGTTCTAATACAATACTTAATGCCCAATCTTGTCCATTTAAATTTACTAAATTTCCTCTATTATCTTTTAGTAAAATTTCTAATCTATCTATTTTAACTGGACCAAAATATTGTCTAGTTCTTATATTAGTATCAGTTGTTATTATATTTTCATCATTTCTATATGGAATAGATACCATAACATCAGTTATATTATTATTAGTATTGCTAATTCCACTATTTTGTTTTTTATTATTTGAATTTATTTCATTTAAAGAATATATTTGAGCCTGTGTTAATTTTCTTGGCCAACTAGGTACAAATAGTGTTGAATTTAAACTTACATCTTTATCTTTATAACATATTATATCTGCACTTATATCTAGTACTTGTGCAGCTATATCTGTTTCTGTAGACCACCTTGTTGGTTTATATGATGGTAATTGTATATCAGTTTCTTGGTTGGCAACAGTTATTATATTATCTGGTAATCTATTTTGATTAAAATCATTTATACAGATATATATATATTCTGATGCAACTAGATTTAATGGAACATTTGCTATACTATAAAAATCCACTTCATTATTTTTATTATATATTATAGCTGCTATGTCTTGTGCATATTGTTGCATAGTATAACTCGATATTAATAGAGGATTCATATGATTTGGAAAAGCAAATTCTTTTTGACTAGAAGTACACTTATTTGTCCAAGGAGAACCACTAGTACCAGTACAAACTTGTGGAAACCATGATGGTTGAATTGTGATCGCAGTGCTTTTATCAAATGCAAATAATGGTGCTAAATTACCATCTAAACTAGGTAGTAATTGGTATATTTTAGATAGTTTTATATAATAATCTATTGTTGACGCCTTTTCTAGTATAATTGATAATTCACTTCCTTTTGTATTTGTATTTAAAAATATTATCTCTCCATTATTAATAATACGTTCAATTCTATATCCAGCAATATATCCTAAATTATTTTTATAAGTACTTTTTTCAGGACATTTTGTTTTTGTTGTAGGTTTACATAATGAACAATCTATATAATTATCAAATGGTGTCGCTGTATCTCCTAAACCTACTTGTTTATAAAAAACTATTTTAACATGATATGAAGTACTTGAATTTATAAAAACTATGCGTGGCGATACTGATAATGGATCTAGTAAATGAGCTTGTAAACTTAAAAAGCAAGGTGTAATACCACTAAGATCTTTGAGATTAGTTGGGGGTATAACAGCACACGGATCCTCCGCATCCCAAGGAAAGCTTGTCGACGATGCGTCAATCCCAGGACCAAGTAAACTATATTTACATTGTGTTTGACATCGGGTCATATCTAAATTTAACTGATTCACAAAATCAATAGGTCGTTTATAACTTCCAGGTGTTAAATTTACTCTAGTACAACAAGATATATCATCTGGATTTTCCCAATTGATTGCACTAAGATCTGTCATAGATATAAGTATCATCATAACATTATTACCATATAATGGATCAAATGCATATATGGTATTTGGAATGTTATATGATTCTACTTTCATTGATACAACATTTTTTATTGGATTATTTAAATTTACAATAAAATTACTTGAAGAATTTTTTGAATTTAAATTATTAATAAAAGGTATTGAATTATTACGTTGATTACTATTAATATTAATATACTGCATAACTGTTTGTCTAAGAGTTGGATTTAATGAATCTTGCGAAATATTTAATGGATAATTATTTGATATACCAAGCCGTTTTTGTGACATTACTTGTTGAATATTACCATCAAATATAGATGTATTATGTCTTCTGTCTGTTATTTTGTCTTCTTGACTATTATCTAATGGATTACGATATTGATTCTTAAGCCATTCTTCTGCTTGAATATTTTCATCTTTTTTATTGTCTTCTTCATCTTTTTTTGATAGATTATCTAATACTTTTTCTTTAGCATCGTGGAAAAACTGAGCTAATCTAAAATTTTTACTATCTAAATATTTTTTAACTAATTCTGTAAATTTATCATCTATAACTTCAATAGAGGCATCTTCAGATATTTCAGCAATATCTAATAATTCATTATCAGTATAATTATCAACATCATAATTAATATTAGTCATAATATAAATATATTATTATTAGTTTTTATTCTTAAAGTAATAAAAATAAAAATAAAAATAAAAAAAAATTGATTTTTATTTTTTAATTATAATAAATATAATACAAAATGAATAAAATATGCGACATCTGCTGCGAAAATTATAATCAAAGTACGCGTGCTAAGATTACTTGTGAATATGCAGACTGTCAATATACTGCTTGTAAAAGTTGTATAAGAACTTATCTAGTTGGAACAACATCAGATCCAAATTGTATGAATTGTAAAAAAATATGGTCTGATCAATTTCTTGTTAAAAATTTAAATAGAACATTTTGCGAAAAAGAATATAAACAACATCGCAAAGATCTATTAGTTGATCGTGAAATTAGTAAACTTCCAGAAACAATGATATTTGCTGAACAAAGTAAGAAAATCAAACGTGAAGAAAAAGAGATTGCTGAAATTCGATCAAAAATTTTAGAATTAAATAAACATCTTAAAGAACTAAAAACTGCTACTGCAGTTCATAATAATAATATATATCATATTAGACACGGTACAGATAATAATGGTAAAGAACCTGAACGTCGTAAATTTATTATGAATTGTCCAAATGATGGTTGTCGTGGATTTCTATCTTCTCAATATAAATGTGAATTATGCGAAATGCATACTTGCCCTCATTGTGTAGAAGTTATTGGAATTTCAAAAGATATTCCACATACTTGTAATCCTGATAATGTAGCTAGTGCAGAATTTATTAAAAAAGATTCTAAACCTTGCCCACAATGTGGAATTCGAATTCATAAAATTCAAGGTTGTAATCAAATGTGGTGTACACAATGTCACGTTGCATTTGATTATAATACACTTAAGATTGATACTGGTCGAGTTCATAATCCAGAATATTACCGATATATGCGAGAAAATAATCAAAATGGAGCTGCACCAAGAAACCCTGGAGATCTTGTATGTGGAGGTATTATTCAATTGCACCATCTAACACGAATTCTACCAGTTATTAAAAAATGTATTAAACAAAATAATCCAGATATGATTGTTCTAGACTTAGACACAGAATATGGAGTATTAGATAACTATCTTCGAGAGATTCATAGAACTATTTCTCATATTGCATATTATGATTTACCAAGAACGCGAACTACTGTAGCTAGTCTTGAAGATAACCGGGATTTACGAGTTAGTTATATTTTAGGTGAGATTTGTAAAAAAACGTTAGCTGATAAAATATATAAAAATGATATTAAACGTAAACGTGAACGTGAACTACTTCATATTTATGAATTATTAAATCTTGTAGTTACAGAAAATTTTAATACTATTTATAATGATGCACTACAACAGATGCAGCCAGTTTATAGAAATCTTATTAATCAAGATACATTACAATTTATGAATTCTTTAAATGAAAAAATTACTACATTAGATAATTTAAGAGACTATTGTAATAAAAGACTAGCAAAAATTTCCGTTACTTATAATACAAGTGTAATTTATATTAATGATACCTGGCAACTTACTAGACGTAAGTATAATGTTTCGGAACTAGTAAAAGAATAATTTTATATTATAAATTTAAACTTAAATTTGGAGTCATGTCATTAATAAAATTAAAGATATAATAAATTAACAAAATACAATATTATATAAACTTACTATATAATTTTGAAATTCTTTTTCAACATCTTTTGGAACTTGAGCTATACCTTGAGAACGTTTTAAATGTCTTTTTCCTTTAAATAGTCTCTCTTCTAAACATTCTAATGTTTCAGTATCAATTAAAGAATAATCTATCCATTTTTTACCCAAATATGTATACCGATTATAGTTATTATCAGAATATATTTTATTTTGTTTAGGATATATTCTATTTTTTATTAATCCAATTCCAATTACTTTATTTATTTCATTATTCATTTCAATTACATATATTTTTGAATTTATTGGTATTGATTCTTTAATCCGAACTGGACAATTATATATACAACCTTCATATTCTTTATTTTTACACCAACGCCTATTTTCACTATATGTTAAATTATTAAAATGTGTAACTGCTAATAGATTCATCTACACGTTTTAATAATTAGAAGATTTACATTCAATTTTCTCTCTTAATAAATATTTTATCATATATTTCATCTATTTTATCTATTATATGTTTTTTTTCTGTTGAACTTTTCATAATATAATTAATTATTGCCTGATTTATTTTATCTTGAAGTTCTTGAAGATTTACTCTATCTGACTCCCCATATTTATCTATTAATCTTTGTATTTTTAACATTTCAAATTCATATAATTGTAGAGGCTCTCCTGTTTTCCCAACTACTCCTCCTATAATTTTTTTTGTTCTATTATATTTTTTTTTATATTTTCTTGTACGCATATATAATAATTAAATAAAAAATTTATACCTTTTAGTATGAAGACTATTTATAGCTTTCTTATCTAACGCATCAAATTTAAAATATTCTGCTATTGTATCATCATTTATCTCTTCTGGAAAATTTTCTAATTGACTTATATCTGGAATTAAATCAAATGCATACTTTTCTAAATATTTCATTCTATATCTTGTTGTTTCAAATAAGTATAAAGCTGTATTTGTAGAGAGAAATTTCTGAATTTTTATTAAATCACTGATATTATCTTTAATTATTACATAATTATCTCTATTTGATATACCATAATTTCCTGATATATCTAAATAAGGAAATCCATACATTTTATGTGCTAATACTAATTTTGGTATATCAGCATATTTTAACTGTTTATTACTATAGTCTATTACTAATTCTGGTATATTATTTTTTAATTTACACGTTCTAATATTAGAAAAATAACCCTCTTTTTGAAATTCTGATATAATACTATTTTTGGGTGGCATATTTGTTTTTATTACTTTTAAAGTTTCTAATCCTAAATTTTGTATCTTTTTACAAACTTCTTGACCAAAAATTGGTATTGGTTTGTTATTAATATGTCTATAAAATATATATTTTTTTATATTATTATCATATATTGTTATATTATTATCATCGGTTATTTTCTTAGTTAATAAAAAAAAACAGCTAGGAGTTTGTGCTTTACCTTTAAATATTTGATTTGTTAATGTATTAGTAAAACAGTTTAACCATTCTATTTTGTATTGTAATAGATAATTATACATCATTTTTTTATCTGGCTTTAACCAAATAGATGGTATAAAAACACATAACATTCCTGTTTCTGGCTTTAAGAGAGAAATACTTTTATATATAAAATCTGGCCATATTGTTGTTCCATCATTTTTCTTATTATTATTACTTGTTGGAACTTTTATTTGTCCCATAAAATTAAATGGAGGATTTCCTATTACTATATCAAAATCTTTGTCACTATAGTCTAAAAAATTTTTATAATATATATTTGCATTATTACCAAAAATAGATTTTAAAACTGTTATATTTTTTGACTGTATTTCTACCATATAAATCATTTTTTCTATTATATGCCTTTTTCTCTCTCTACTATTTTTTATTACATCTCTTAAACCATCTAATAACTTATAATATAAAATAATAGAAAAGTTTCCTGTCCCACATCCTGGATCTAACCATCTTAAATCTGGATTTTTATAAAACTTTTCAGGAATTATTGATAACATTAATTCTATAAAACTAAATGGTGTATTTACTTCTCCATAAAAAATATCTTCATTTTCTGGTAATTTAATAATATATTCTAAAAAATCTTGTTTTTCATAGTTTCTAATCATATTTTTTTAATATTTCATCATATTTTTTATCTACTTTCCAAACTATATCTGTAAAATAACTTCTAAACTCTGAAAAATTTTTTAATTCATCTATTGTAAACCAGTCTATAATATCTTTTTCATATAATCCATTATCATGATTATCTATTATATCTGGTCTATTATCTTTAATAAAATAATAATTATTTGTCATATATATAGGTAATTCTTTATTATACTTTATATCTATTAAGTAACAAGTATGTCTATTATTATCTGTTTTAAATTGAGGTAAATTTGATTTTATTATATTTTGTTTTATTTTCTCTTGACTACCTAAAAATCCATTAGTCTCTTCATACCCTTCTCGTGCGGCTGTAGTTAATCTTGATTCACCTCGTTCTGATTTTCCACCAAAATCACTCCATTTATTATATGCTATATCTCTACCTAATAAGAAATATAACTTATTATGAAATTTTGAAACAGGAATTAATCCTGCTCCTAATATCACCATTGTATATATATTTAAAGTTAGGAATAGCATTATGTATTATTTATTTAAAATATTTTTAAATGCAATTTTTTTTCATTAGCAAAAAAATAATTTATATTATTAATATATAATGGCTAAAAGCAGAAAACAAAAAAAAAAGAAAATATTACAAAATGGAGGAACCTTATTTGAAATTAACCATGGTCAACTAAAAGAACTTCAACATATTGGTAAACCTAATGAACTAGGAAATATGATTAGTTGTGGTGCATGTGCTATGAATCAACTTGGTTTTCCTGAAGATTTAGTAAATAATGTATCTACAGCAATTAATAAACATAGTGGTGGATTCCCATTTCTTAATGCTTTAAATGTTATAAATACTCTACAGAAACGGAGAGATCCTAGTGCACCACCTGCATCTATTTATACTTGGGCATTATCATCTGGATTTGGTAGCCACATTGCAGTAGAACGTAGTACATCAGCGTTAATAGCATCAAATCAGAAAAATATGACTAGCATAGATGATACAATGAATGCCATAAAAGGAATTATTGAAACTATGGATGAAGGAACTGGTGCACTCCTTGGTATAATATGGGTACTCGGAGGAGGACATTATGTTGTTATTGCAAAAAGTAATCAGGGTACTCCTTATATTATTGAAGCACAACACGGTGGACTAGAAGGTATTTATAGAGGTTTTGATCAAGTAAAGAATTATTTTCAAAAACATTTACAGGTAGGATATTTTATGACATTTAATAATAGTAAACCATATTTTGATCAAGAAGATCAAGAATGGAGACTACCACAACCTGATCCAGAAATAAAAATAAACCGCACTAGCCTTCGTTTAGCACGCCATATGGGAGATAAACGTATAATCCACGCTGATCTTAATCGTACTACCAAACCTCCAAGACTACAGCGATCAAAATCATTTATGCCAATAGATGAAAGTTATACAGTTGAAGATACTGATTCAGAAGACGAAGCCACTACTCCAGCATTTGGTCAACCAACATCATTATTTGGTCAACCAACACCATCACCTCCAACACCATCACCTCCAACACCATCAACACCAACACCATCAACACCAATGGAAGGCATCACAACAACACCATCACCTCCAACACCAGCATTTGGAGCGCCACAGGAGACAAACCCCGACATGATGGAGGTAGAACCAAGACCATCAGCATTTGGAAGGCCGTCATATCCACAAACGTCAGCATTTGGAAAGTCCCATCCACCGTGGTCAGCATTTGCAGCGCCACAGAAGACAAACCCCGACAAGATGGAGGTAGAACCAAGACCATCAGTTTTTAGACAATCATATGTGCGGGGGGGTAGGAATCGTAAAACTAAGAAGAAAAAAAGAAAGTCTAAGGGAACTCGTAAAAGATAATTATTAAAATATTTTTAAATTTTAATAATTTATAGTGCATAAAAATTGGTGCTTTATTTTTAGTGTTTTATTTTAAGTTACTGTTTTATTTAAATAATAATCAATTATGGATGTTACTGGTGGACTATAAACACCTTGAGCAACGAATATTCCCATTGCTATAAAGGCAAATGCCCCTCCAGTATATACTATCCAAAGATACATATAAATATAAATATATAGATATATTTATATTTATAATAAATATATGTCACACCAAATTATTCAAATATGTGATGAAAAGTATAAAAAAGTACTAATCCAAAACTCTAGTTGTTGTGGTGCAGCTAGTGATGCATGGGTTCCTAGTTATCCATCTGTCTCTATGAAGATAATAGATAATACATCTTCTAGTAAAAATCAATCATTATCAGATAAGTCTGAATTAGAATCATCATCACTAGTATCAAGTAATAATAATTTTTTATGATTTTTTAATCGTATCATTGAGAGAGAAGATATGTAATCTTTATCTTGCCAGTTTACATATTTTTCTAATCCTGCTCTATTTAATAATTTTTTATAATTTGTAAAATCTATTATTAAATTAATAATATCTTCAGGTAATCTTAGAGATAATATTTCTTTTATTTGTATAACAAAATAACTATATTGATACTTATTAAAAACACATAACATAGTTTTTGGTTTTATTATATTTTTTGAAAATGGACATCTTCTTATTACATAAGATATAATAAATATTGGATCTTTCATCTAATTATATAAATATATTATATTTATAATCAATTTTATAAATATATTTAGTTAATATACTATGGATAATATTGAACCTATACCTAAACCACAAGAAGAGATTAAAATTAAAGATATTGTACACGTAAAGTATTTAGATACCCTTTTTACTATAGAATGGAAAAATAAATTTTTTAATAAATAAATTAATAACTTACTAGTAAAATAAGTTATTAATATATATGTCTAAGACACTAAAACAACAACTTATAATTAAAACAAATTCTAGTAATAAAACACTAAAATTATCTAATAGTGCAGAAAAATTGAAAAAAAAATCTCTTACACCAGAAAATATAGAAGCAAAATCTATGTCTCAATCTAAAAGATATAATGAAGAATTTATTGAAGTGCTTGGAGAATTAGCGCAACTAATGATTAAAAAAGGTGAACCATTTAGATCACGTGCATATCAAAAGGCTGAGGAAGCTATTATTAAATTTCCAGATGATATTTATAATATAAAACAGTTAAAAAATATTCCTGGAATTGGAACTACTATATTAACAAAACTAGAAGAATATATTAAAACTGGTAAAGTTAGTGTACTTGAACGAGAGAGAAATGATCCAGCTAATATACTAGCTGGAATATATGGAATTGGTCCAAAAAAAGCAAAAGAACTTGTTGAATCTGGTATAATTAGTATTGCACAATTACACGATGAGCCTGGTATAGATATGTTAAATGAAAAACAAAAATTAGGTGTCAAATATTATGAAGATATTGAAAAAAAGATTCCTCGTGCAGAGATAGTAGAATTTAGAGAATTATTTAAACAACTATTTGATAAAGTAGCTCCAAAAAATTCTGATTTTGAAATTGTTGGAAGTTTTCGTCGAGGAGCAAAAACATCTGGCGACATTGATATTATTATTACTAATAAAAACAATAATCGAGAAGCATTTGATAAAGTACTTGACCTATTAATTCGAGACAAAATTATTACAGAGGTACTATCAAGAGGAAAAACTAAAAGTCTTACACTTGTCCAAATTAAAAAAGATGCTCCTATTCGTAGAGTAGATTTCTTGTATACTCCTCCTGATGAATATGCATTTGCATTATTCTATTTTACTGGAAGTAAACTATTTAATACTATTGTACGTCAAAAAGCACTTGATCTTGGATATACATTAAATGAGCACGGTCTCTCCTATATGAGTAAAGGAATAAAAGGTAAAAAAGTTGATGAATCTTTTCCAACAGAAGCGTCTATTCTTAATTTCTTAGGATTTGAATATGTTAAACCTGAAAATAGGGTAGATGGACAACAGCTTAAACCATTTATACAGTCTAGTAAAGAAGAAGAATTTAGTGAAGAGGAATTATTAGAAGCACTTGAAAAACTTGAAATTAAAGATCAATCTAAAAAATCTGTTATTGAAAAAGATGATACTGATAGTGATAGCGATGATGAATATACAGAAGAAGCACTCTTAAAAGCGCTTGAATCTTCTAAAAAAGAAAAAACTCCAAAAAATAAAACATTAAAAAAACCTAGTGCTTTATTTCCTGGTGTTACCAAAATGATAGATGAATTTAAAACTAAAGGTATTTCAGTATTAAAAATAATGACAGAAAAACAATTAACAGAAATAATAAAATTAGCAAATGCAAAATATTATTGTGATGACGATCCTGTATTTACTGATAGCGAGTATGATATTATTAGAGAATATATACTAGAAAAGTATCCAGATAATAAAGAGGCAAAATCTGGACATACTCAATGTATTATAGAAAATTCTAAAACAAAAGTAAAATTACCATATGAATTATGGTCTATGGATAAAATTAAACCGACAACAGATGCAGTAACTAAATGGAGAAAACGATATAAAGGTCCATATGTTATTTCTGCAAAATTAGATGGGATTAGTGCATTATATGTAAATAATAAAGATGGAGTAAAAATGTATACTAGGGGTAATGGTATTTATGGTCAGGATATTAGTCACCTAATACCACATTTAGTAAAAAAAGATTATAAAGATATGGCTATTAGAGGAGAGATTATTATTTCAAAAGAGAATTTTGATAAATATTATAAAAAAGATTTTGCAAATCCAAGAAATTTTGTTGCAGGTATTGTTAATAAAAAAAAGGTTGACAAAGATGTTTTAAAATATTTAGATTTTGTTGCATATGAAGTTATATATCCTGAAATGAAACCATTTCAACAAATGTTAGACTTAGGTTCAAAAGAGATAAAGCATGTTAAATTTGATGTAAAAGAAGAAATATCAAATGAAATACTGTCAGAAATATTATTAAAATGGAGAGAAGATTATCAATATGAAATTGATGGATTAATTGTTGTGAATGATGAAATTTATCCTCGTCCAAAAGGCAATCCTGATTATGCGTTTGCATTCAAAATGGTTATATCTGATCAGGTAGCTGAAGTTAAAGTAGTAGATATTATTTGGACACCAAGTAAAGATGGTTATCTAGTTCCAAGAGTTCAGATTGAACCAATTATTTTAGGTGGTGTAAAGATTGAATATGCAACAGGGTTTAATGCAAAGTTTATTGAAGAAAATAATATTGGAGTAGGGGCAGTAATAAGTATTATTAGAAGTGGTGATGTAATCCCTCATATTTTAGGCACTGTTGTACCAGCTAGTAAACCTCTAATGCCAAGTCAAGAATATGAATGGGATTCTACACATACAAATATTCTATTAGTTGATAAAGATAATCCTATAGTAAAAGAGAAAAATATCTTAGGATTCTTTAAGAATATTGAAGTTGATGGATTAGGTCCAGGTAATATTAAAAAAATGATTGACGCAGGATTTGATACAGTTCCAAAAATACTAGCAATGACAAAAACTGATTTTCTAAAAGTACCTGGTTTTAAAACAAAAACAACAGATAAATTATATGATGGAATTCATAGTAAATTAGAAAAGGCTACTCTATATGAATTAATGACAGCATCAAATAGTTTTGGTAGAGGATTTGGAGATAAAAGATTTGAAGCAATTTTAGATATGTATCCTGATATATTAGTTATAAAAGAGACAGATCGAGAAAAGATTGCAAAACTTGTCAAAGTTGAAGGTGTTGCTAAGAAAACTGCTGAAAAGTTTGTTCAGCATATTTCAGATTTTATAAAATTTATGAAACAGGCAAAATTAGATAATAAACTTAATCCAATGATAACTGAACCTAGTGAAATAGATAAAACTCATCAACTATATGGTAAAAAAATTGTAATAACTGGTTTTAGAGATAAAGATCTTATTCAAAAATTAAAGGATATTGGGGCTGAAAATAGTACTTCAGTTAGTAAAAATACATTTGTAGTACTAGTTAAACAAGACAAAGATGAAGTGACAGGAAAAGCTGAAGAGGCTAAAAAACTAGAAATACCGATAATGACTAGGGATGAATTTATAAATAAATATTTTAAATAAATATATAAAAATATTATATTTTTTTATATATGTATAAAAAATTGTTTCAGTATGTTAAACAAAAAATTCCAAAAATATCTCAAACAGAATTAATTGCACTTCGAAGTGGTAATACATCATTAGATAGACAAATTTTACAAGGCAAAATTATATTTCCAAAAAAAATATTTACTTTTGCATCTTACTGGAAAAGTTGAAAATATTTCATATAATAGAGAGAGAAAAGTGTTTAATGAAATACTAACTAATACTAAAATTTTAGATGAAATTAAAAAAAATATATATTTAGATAATAATGTATTAGGAGATCTTGAAAATATCAATCAATATGATAAAAATAGTGATAAATATAATAAATTAAAAGAAATTATTATTAATGTGGATGAGTTTAAAAATTAATTATAAATATATCTAATGACGTTTATAATTAATATACCTAGACCAATTACTGTTATTGCTGCGCATCAATTGGCAAATGTTGATTACAATGTTGCCACGCGAGTAAGTGAAGATGTTTCTAATGTAATTGAATGGAGTTATAACCATGATCTTCCTTGGTTGGCAAATTATGCTATGCATAGTTTACAATATCTTGATCAATTTGGAAGCTTTTTAATAGCTATTGTTGCCTGGATAATATATAATACAAAATAATATAAAAAATATATAATTATATCTTATATGCATAACATATATAAAATATTTAAATGTTTTATTCATACCAAGCCATTTAATGTTAGTTCATACAAAGTTATTACTAAGGAAAATATTTATATAGGAATTAAATATACCAATATTAATAATGCTTTACTTGGAGCAACTGAATCACACGCACTACCGATTCGATTAAATGACAAAAAAGTTTCTATATATAATGATAGTAATAAAGAGATTGAACCACTTACTAAAAAAGAATTTGATGAATTAATGAGAATAGTTTCGTAATTTATGTAAATACATATTCAATTATTTGAATATCTATTTTTAAATATTCATATAATTGTTTATAAATTTTATTTATAAAATTTTGGTTATTTATATCAATACTATTTATTTGTTTTATTAATTTAACATATGTATCAGATAAATTATATTCTATCATTGCTCTATTGTTTTCATACCAAATTTGTAGTATTTCACGAAAACTTTTTACTAATTTAGAAATAAGATATTTTATATTATTTTGAGAGAGTTCTTTCCAACTATTTTCAATATATACATAAATTTTATTTTGTTTTACATTAAATGCTTTAATACAACAACTATTACTAGTTTTAATGAAATAGTTATTAAATATTTCATCTATTACACTTACTAGACTATTTTCTTTTAGTGACTGTATATATTTAACATCTAATGTAATATTATCAATATAATCTTTATAGCAAGTTTCGGGTTTATAATTTTTATTTAACCAAGATAATATATCTATTTTTTTTTTATCTATCTGTTTTTCTTTTTCCATTTCTTTTATTTTATGCTGAAATTCATCCATACGTGATAAACAATATTCTAACATTTGTTGGCATTGTGATGGTGTTTTTATACTATCTATATTTACTGGGTTATTTAATGTAACATTCACTGGTTGACATTTTACTATATGTTTTGCATAGTATCCATATCGTTGATATCCTTTATTACAATTTTTACATACATATTGTAGATTTAATGCCATTTACAGTCGATGTTAATGTTAATTTAATTTTCAATTTTATTATATATTATTATTATATAATTATGGCCACAACTATGCCTGTAATGACAAATCTATGTGATTGTTCTACAAATGGTCTTAAATTTTGGTCTCCTTGTACTCCACAAATTGGTGCTGGTTGTATTCAAACATTTAAATGTTCACTAGATCCAGCATATGATCCTTGTGGAAATATTATTGGTTGTACTAGTTTTGATAATGTAGCAATAGAGAGAAGAATTCAGAATCAGTCTAGAATGCCTGCATCACAATTTAAAGATGCCCTCGAAGATATAATTGTTGCTCAAGGTATACTGTCATTTAAAGGTTCTCCAGAAGATCGTATTAGTATGAGTAGTCGTGTTTGGGGAAATCCTAATTATTTAAGAAACCAGAGTGATAGAAGTACCCCTTCTAGAAGTGGTGCTTGGACTGGTTATGGAGATCGAAACCCCAGATTTGGAATGAGTGTAGGTGATGCAAAAATAAATATATCTGGTTATGTGAATGTACCTACTAGAGGTAATTCAACTAGATCTACTATTACTGGCAATCGTCCTGGTGCAATGACACCAGGTGGACAAGGTGTAGATGTTAAACATGGGTCTTATGATAGATATTTATCAAAAAAGAAAGGTGCTATTTTAAGTAGACCAAAAGTTATTGTTACTGAATCACCGCCATTGCCATTAATGTGGTATAGACGAGGATTTAGTGATGGAGATAGAAGTACTGTATATGATAGTGCAGGTATTAATAATATGTCTTACAAATTTGCTCCAGTATCAATTGAACAAAAATGTAAAGGTAATTGTTTAGACTAAAATTTAATCTTTAAAATTATTAAATAATATAAATAATTTATATATGCCAACTAATTTACAAATGGGATTTAAAAATGTTCGTAAAAATATGTATACTGGTAGTATTTTGACAAGTACAAAATTACCTATAGTAGGAGAAAAACAACCTCCTAGAGTAAATATTGTAAATAATCCTAAAATATTACCAATAAAAAATAGTGGTGTTAGTAGTGGATGTGGATGTGGTAGATAAATAATAATTATTTATCTATATTATATATAGATGAGTAATAATAATAAAAATTCTTATGGTCCTCCTGCATCTGGATTTGTAGTTATAGTAGGTGGTAGTAAAGGTCGACCAACTGATCCTTGGTTAAAAGCTTGTCCTAGATTAACATCACCTAATGTTAATCCAATGATACAAGGTTGTACTCCTGCACGTCCTAATATGCGAACAATGATCAAAACAAATGATTGGTGGTATCAAAAAGGTAATAATTCAAGTACTAGTTTAATACATACAACTGGCAGTTCATTAGCTGCAGTCAGACGAAGAACATAAATTATAAAATTGATTTAAAATTAAAAATATAATTTAAATCAATTATGGCTAGTATGCGTGTAAATCAGTTAAAAAATGTTCAAAATGAAGCAATTGAACTATTTAGTCGTAAAAATCGAGATTATGGCGATGCATTTGCAACATATGGAACTGTAGGAGTTTTAGTAAGAATGGGAGATAAAATTATGAGACTTCAAAATATTACTAATAAAGAGATTACACTTGTAGATGATGAACAACTTAGAGATACTCTTATTGATTTACATAATTATGCGGGTATGGCAGTAATGCTTTTAGATGAAACAGCAGAAACAACACAAGATCCTGTATTAGAAGATAATAGTGAGCAAACAGTTAGTTGGGGAATTTATGGATCAAAGGGTGATGTTTATACGCGAAGTCAAACTCGGGTAAATGGTAAAGTTATTAAGGAAACGTGTAGTTGCCCTGCTTTTCAATACTCAAATAATGGTACTTGTAAACATATTTTAAATACAAATAATAATTTTAAATTTGTTGATTCGATAGAGTAATTAAATAAATATAACTATTATCTAAAAAATAAACATATATTTTATATTATGAACAATTTTAATAAACTTAATTTAGATATTACAAAATATTCTAATTTAGAGCTTAAAGAAATATTAGGTTTAAATGATGTTACTGATAATGGGCAAATACAAAAACATTTATCTAATATTGAACTCAAAGTATCTGATGATGTTAATATGTCTTTTTCTGATAAAAATAGAATGTTAACTTTTTTACATCAAGCTAAAAATAAATTAGATGAAACAACTAATATGGTTAATAATAATCTTAATAAAAGATATAGTGCAAATACTAGTTATCTTGTTCCTGATACTCCGGATGATAATCCTGTAATTCGCAATCCAAATACACTTTTGGGTTCGAAAGTAAAAGTTTATAAGGGACGAGGTAGTGATGAATATCCACCTGGATATCTTAATCCTATTAATACTAAAATTATTCAAAAAACTATTAATATTGATAGTAGGTTTAGAGATCAATACTATAATAGTAAGAGTTCTGATTTTCATATTGATTTACCTGAAACATTTCGTAAGGTAGTTCATTTATCTTTAACTTCATATGAACTTCCTATTAGTATATATGGTATTAATAGTTGTAATAATCATTTTATAATACAGAGTAAAACTAATAGATATAACATTGATATATCAAACGGTAATTATTTTACACCATTTTCTAGTAGAATTTTTAGTTTTGATGCTAGCTCAAATATTTTAAATAAAGTAAATAAAAGTTTAAATAATGTTGGGTTATCTGATATTTCTTATAATATTGATCAGGTTAATGGTAAAAGTTATTTTACTACTACTACAAATAATAATTATGAAATATTTTTTAATAGAGATATTTGTGGTAATGATGACTTACAAACTCCATTACCATTAAAGTTAGGTTGGAATTTAGGATTTAGAGTAGGTCACTATTATCTAGCTAAAGGGAATAAAGTATGGAGTGAAGCAACTGTTAATTTAGATACACCTAAATATTTATATATATGTATAGATGATTTTACAAATGCTGGAAATAATGGTTTTGTAGCAACTTTTAGTGATTCTACATTATCAAAAAATATAATAACTAGAATAAATTATTCTCAAGCATTACAAGTTGATGGTGTTTATAATAGAGGTTTTGACAATGTGGTTTTTAATTCTGATAGATTTTATCATGGTCCTGTTGATATTAAAAAATTACGTATTACGATTCTAGATGAATATGGAAGAGTAGTAGATTTAAATAATATGGACTGGTCTTTTACATTAAATCTAGATATATTATATAACTAATTTTTCTAATTGTAATAATTGTTCTTGTGTATTTATACCTAATATTTCATTAGAATCATTTAAAAAACTAAAATTTATTTTATAATTATTTTTATAAAGTAATTCAAAAATTTGTGTAAGATAATATTCATTATTAGAATTATTATTATCTATTTTGTTAATAAATGCAAGTAAAAGTGGTATACTAAAACTATAAATACCTGAATTAATAATATTAATTTTTCTCTCTTCAATAGTACAATCTTTTTCTTCAACTATTTTTTCTATATTTTCATTTTTAACTATTATTCTCCCATATCCATTAGGATCATTTATTTTTGAAATTAGTATTTTACAGTGTATATTTGAATTTTCAAAATTTTGTAACATATTATTAATAGTTTCTATTTTTATTAAAGGAACATCTCCTGATAATATACAAACTTTATTTACATATTGTGAACATTTTGATAAAATATTTGTACAACATTTTATTGCATCGCCTGTTCCTAGAGCTTCTTTTTGAAAAACAAAAAATATTTTTGAATCTAATATCTGTTTTTCAATATATTTTTCAATTGTAGATTTAATTATATCATAATATTTTCCAACTACTATAATAATTTTATTTACATTTAATTCTATGGATTTTTCTAGAATATGTATAATCATTGGTTTTTGATTTATATTATGAAGAACTTTTGGTAATTCTGAATTCATTCTTTTTCCTAGTCCTCCAGCCATAATAATTATAACTGAATCTGTATTATTAAAACTTTTTTTATTATTTTGCATTTTTATAATATTTTAAAAATATTTTTATAATCTTTTAAAAATATTATAATAATTAATTTTCTAATATCTTATAAAATTCTTGTACTTTTTTATTAACTTTTATTTTTGTAAAATCAAAATTTTTTAAATATAGTCCTTCTAATGTTTTAATTCTTGATAAGGCTACATAGGTTTGACCACATTCAAATATCTCTTCTCCTATGTCTATTAATGCTTTATCAAGAGTTACTCCTTGTGCTTTGTGAATAGTTATAGCCCAAGCATATATTAAAGGTAACTGTTGTACTGCAATTGCTGGTAATTTTTCACTTTGCCAAATATGTGGTATAATAACTCTTACATTACCATCATTAAATTTTACTAAGGGATTGTCTTTTTGAAAATCTACTACAATTCCTTGACTTCCATTAATAATTCCTGCTTCTACATCTAAATTTGATATACACATTACAATTGTTCCAATACGTAAATTTAAGGTTTTTTCTGCCATTAAATTATCAGCTAAATAATCTATTTCTTGTTGTCGTTCTGTATCTGTAAATAAGGTTATATTTTGTATATGTTCTTTTGATAAAGGTAAATCTAACATATCAACTGGTTTCATTGTATAGGTTTTCTCACTTATTTTATCTAATTTGTTATACTCTTTTATATTAATATTGTCTACATCTTTTCGCCTTGGTAATAAAATTGTTGGATTTAATTCATCATTAAATTTTTTGTTTACACACTGTTCTAATGCTTTTATTCCATTTTTTGTAATTTCACCAACTCTTAATTTATTTAAAATTTTTGCGTAATTATTATCAGTTTGTCTAAAAATTGTTTCTAAAACAATTTGATTACTTGATGGAAATACTTCATTCCATAATGGTGATTCAAAACAAAATTGAGTTGTCTCTATTTCTTCTTCATCACCTACTGGTGGTAATTGATAAAAATCTCCTGCAAATATTATTTGCATTCCACCAAATGGTATATCACGTTGCCGTTTTACTCGTTTTGCTATTAGATCTATTATAGTAAAAATTTTTAAAGATAACATACTTACTTCATCTACTATTAATAGTTCGGTTTTTGCCCAATTAGGCTTTTTATATCGGTTTTTTACTACACGATCTACTACTTGACTTATGGTTCCACTTGCTAAACCTATTCCTGAAAAGCCATGTAAAGTAGTTGCTCCACATTGTAGTAAAATAGCTGCACATCCTGTTAGTGCACATACGTGATATGCTTTATTATTTTTTTTTGCATCTTCTACAATAGCTTTTATTAAGTAAGTTTTACCCGTACCACCAGGTCCTGTAATAAATATATTTTCACCTTTCAAATATTTATCAAATATGTCTTGTTGTTGATTATTTAAATTATACATAAGTTTAATTAAATATAAAACTTTATTATTATGTCAATTTTATAAATTATTTATTTATAAAATTGCTAAATACTTAACGACGACGTGTACGACCACCACGACGGGATAATTTAGATAATCGCCGGGATTTCTTTCCTTTACGCTTTTTACCACGTGAGAGAACCATACCAGTTAATAATGCATTAAGGGCTAAATTTTGGGAACCTCTCATACCACCTCTACGGCGGGATCGGCCACCTCTTCTTGTACGTCTTGCTCCACCAATCATTTATATATTTTAATAAGAAAATAATATAATTTTTCTAAAGTCTATTAATGTTTTCGATTTGGCATAGGCATACATATACTTTGAGGAAAGTTAAATCCACGAAGAGGATTTGTATTATTCCATCGTGCAACTGTTGCTTGAGTCTGTTTACGAATACCCATTTCTACAATTGGTACTATTGTAATATCACTATCTTTTGATATAGTATTTGGTGTACATTTATCATAAGACAGGTCTGCTAAACTACTTTGTCTATTTATTAAATAAGATCCTTCATATAAATCCCAATTTTGACTTATAGGCGCTGTTAATTTGCTATCTAATGGTTTTAGAAAAAATGTTGTTGCACTACAATCGTCTATTTTCACAGAAGCCTCATTAGGTAATGGATTATTTAGATCTATACCTTCAAAAAAATGTTTTTCTATTTTTCTTCCATCAGTTGCTGTATAATATCTACCTTTTGATATATTCATAAATAAATCATAACTACTAACATTAAATCCACCTACACTTGTTAATCGTTGATTTCCATTTATTGAGATTGATGTTTGTACTGGTGTATTACTTGTTATTGATTGATTACCATTATTAGCTAATCCATTAGTTGTTGATACTAAATATAAATTTTCTGCTTTTTTTCTATTTATATAGTCATTTGCCGAGCTTATTCCATTTGCACCACGAGAAAAAGTACGAATATTATAATTTGACATATATAGTATTATCTTATTTTATTCTTAAAGTTCTAAGGAAATTGGACAATGGTCTGACCCATAGATATTACTTAATATATTACAACTTTTTGGAATAATATCTCTTGTTGTAAGAAAGTAATCTATTCTCCATCCTGAATTATTTTCTCTTATTTTTGGATTTAATTGACACCAATATGTATACTGGCTTTCTAATTTTGGATTTAGTTCTCTAAATACATCTACATAATCTTCATCTAAATATTCCTGAAACTGATTACGTTCAATATCTAAAAATCCGGCATCTTTATGATGCTTTTCAGGATGATGAACATCTATTTTATTATGTGCTACATTAAGATCTCCACAAATAATTGTTGAATTTAATTGTTTTAATATATTAATATATTGTTTAAAACTTTTATGCCATTTTTGTGTTCTAAAATCAAGTCTTGGACTTTCTAAGTTTTGTGAATTTGGAGTGTACACAGATACTAATATAAAGTTTTCAAATTCAATGGTTGTAATTCTCCCCTCTTCATCTTCATCTGGTGGATTATATTGACGAATTGGTTTAGTTTTAGACCATATTGCAGTTCCACTCAGTCCTTTTCTCTGTGTTGTACCTTTTGTACTTTCCCAAAATCTGAAAGGATACATTTTTGATAATGTATCTGATAGAGTTATTTGACACTCTTCTGCCTTAGTTTCTTGTAAACAGATTATATCTGGTGATTCTGATAATAGCATATTTTCTAAATTACCTTTTTTAAGCATAGCTCGTAATCCTGCAACATTCCACGATATAATTTTCATTGCTCTTATTAACTTTTAAATGATAAAATAAAAATCAATTTTTATTTTATTATAATATACTATTATAGTGCTTTTTAAAAAGTGCTTTAATATCAGTGCTTTTATTTTAGTCTATTGTCATATCAAATTATATTATTTATATATTTTATATGACAAAAACGCTTAAATTAAGAAAAGGACCTTCTGATAGTGCTACTAAATTTAAAGTAGGAACAAAAAAGAAAGGTAATGATGGTAATATCTGGAAAATAGTCGAAAATAAAAAAGGTACTAAACGCTGGCAAAAAATATCTGATAAATCAAAAACAAAAAAATATAAACCATTAAAATTAGAAATAGACACAGAAAGTGTTTGGGGTAAAAATAAAAATTTAGAAAAATTTTGGGGTAAATTAGCATCAGGAGAAGAACTTATATTAGTCTATACTGATGGTAAAAAAGAAAAAATTATTATGCCAAAAACACTAAAAGCAAAAAGTAATAAATATAAAGAATTTGAAAATGATAATAATATAAAAGCTATTATAACATCAGCAATGTCAAGTGATACATATGAATCATTATATAAAAAAGTTAAAAATATGACACCTGATGGAGTTATAAAAAATTATAAAAAATATTTAACTAATTATGGCAAAGGTGATAAAACTTGGTATTTATAAATTTGCACTATTAATATTTCTCTCTATATGTATATGAATATTAATATTACCGATCTCGTCTTACTCTTACTACCAATGGTTTCTGGATATGCTGTCTCTTCTATATGCGGTCCATCTAAAAATGCTGGTAAATCTGTAAAATTTAGACCACCGTCTTGGGTTTTTGGCGTTGTATGGCCTATTTTATACTTATTACTTGGTTATTCTTGGACTCAATCTCGAGAGTATAGTATTTATTACTTTTTATTAGTCGTTTTACTTAATATGTGGTTGGTCTTTTATGTATGTAGAAACAATAAAGTAGCTGGGATATATATAATTTTATTGTCTATTCTCTCTCTTTTATATATATTTATAAGTGTTAAAACTACTATTAAATATTATCTTGCACCATTACTTATATGGCTGTTATTTGCACTATTTTTAAATACATTTGAAGTTCAAAGTAAATAAAATTTTATATATATATTATAAATACAAATGGAATATAGTACATCATCTGGTATGGCAAAAGTATTTGTTAATGGAAAATTGGTTGATCAAAAAGGGTTTATGACAGAAAATGATGGTTCTAAAACTAGTTACCTTTTTAGTAATGATGATAATATTATTACTGGAGATATTGATAATAATAAGCTAAGAGAAGAAGAATTAATGCAGTTATTAGACTACCCTGCTTCTAGTCAATTATTAATTAACAGATTAAAAAAAGATTTTCCACTTACTCATTCTAAGCAAAGTAAAAAAAAATCTAAAAAGCGAGAGAAAAAACAGTCTAGAAAAAAATAAATTAATAGTCTAGATTTTTTTTTATTATATCTATTATGGGTTTGTTTTTTTTACTCCTATCATTTGTTTTATTGTAATTTTTTTGTTTGAGAGAATTATATATCATATTTATTTTACCATTATCTTGATAAATAGTATCTAATTTAGTCAAATTTTTACTAATTATTTTTTTGATAAAATTTAATATATTATTTTTTTCAAATTCTGTTTGAGGAGTATTAAATTCTACTACGTGAATACAGTCATTTCTCTCTATTCTTGAATTAGTACCTTCAGTTTCATAAATAAAATAATCTGATTCAGAATTATATTCTTCGGCTAGATCAGAAAGAAATGATTTTATTTCACTTATCCTATTGTTCTTCTTGATATCTATAGATATTTCAATAACCAAACCCATTTTATAATTTATCTAAATAAAATATAAAATTACTAATTTTTAATTTATAAATATATTATAAATGTTTTCAACTGCCGAGAATTCTATGATACATCTTAATGCATTAACATTTAATCAATTATTTTTTATTATATTTATTATATCAATTATTATATTTTGTCTTGGTATATTATTTTCAATTCATAAAGCTATTTCTAATAATAAATATGGTGATTTAAGAAGCATTGCTAATATTTGTTATACAATATACTTTTTTTGTGTACTTGTATTTGTTGGATATATTACTTTTACTGCTTCAAAAGTTGTACTATTTTAATAAATATTTTTTTTAACTTAAATATTTGATTTATACTAATATAATAGAGAGATATGGAAAATTCTACATGTTTAATCAATCATTCTACTGATAATTTATATGATAGTACTAATAATTTTTTACGTAGTTTTTTTATATGTTGCGGTGTATTTATTACTGGTAGTACTTTTGCTCTATTAGTTACTGCTCGTTTATTATTTCGAGAAGTTCGCAAAGAATATAATAGTTTATATGGATATGATAGTGAAGATGAAGAGCATTTTAATTCTAAATTTTTAAAAGAATATTTAGAGATGAATTCAGATACGGAAGATAATAACAAAAATTATGATATTAAAGATAAAATTGTTACCGAACAGTGTCCTAGAGGATTAGTAATTTTAGGTTATGATTTAGATAATAAATGTTTTTATTACTATTCTGATTATAAAAATATTGATTATCTATATTTAGAAGTTATAGCAAGGAAATTTGTAGTAACTAATAATTGCAAACATTTATTAATTAATAGTAAAAAAGAGTTTATAAGAGTAGCAAATAGACAGTTAGAAAAACAAGATGAAGATAATATTGATTTATCTAATAGTGTTTTTGCTCATCTTAAACCTAGTGAAAAAAATAATAATAAAGTATCTATTGATTATAATTTAAAAATTAAAGATAAAGAAATTCCGGCACCTGATAATAGTAATAAATATACATATAGAGGTAAAATTTCTGAATATATACCTGTAAATGAAATTTTAGAGAAGCGACAAAAAGTTAGTGATGAATTTGAAAATATAGATTATGAAAAATTCAAAAAGCTATGTTAAATTTTAAAAAAAATTTATTATATTATAAGAGAGAATGTTTGATCCAAATCGTAATTTACTTAATATGGTTGCGCATGAATATTTAACCCATGAAATTAATAAAAAAATTAGTAGTGATGATAGTGATAGAATAGAAGATGCGTCTAAAATTGCATATATAATTCTTCAACATCCTATCGTTAAACAAAAGTTAGCTAAAGTTGTCAGCAACATAGATGATTTAGAAGATACTGTATTTGATCAAGCTAGACATGATATTATTGGTGCAATTCCTTTAGAAGCTGGAGAAACTATTAATGTAGCATTAGATTTAGTAGAAGATACTTATAAAACTGGTACGAAAGGTATTGATACTATTAGTTTAGGAAGAGTACTATCTGAATCTCTTAATAAATTACCTAAACCAAAAAGTTCTACTACTGGTGGAACACGTCGAAAATTAAAACGACTACGTAAGCGAAAAATGACTAATAAATATAAACAACACCGATCTAAAAAGTCTAAAAAATATAGAAAAAAAAAGACTAAAAAATACTAATTTAATATTTTTTATTAAATTAATATTAAATTAATATTAAATTATTACTTAACTAAACCTTCAAGTTTCATTGATCTAATTAACCGAGTCATACCAATTCCACCTCCACATCTCTCAAAGAAATCAAAATTTAAATAATCATCTAATTCAACATCTGTTCGCTCTTTCCCAAATAATTCATATAGTTTTTCTCGATATCCACCATCCATAATAGAATTAAAACGAGTTCGCATAATTTCTTTATCAGTTTCACGCTCTGCTGAACCAATTGTTTCTTGACCACTAAGAATAACATCAACCTTATTTGATGAATCACTGCCACTACGTTTCATATTCCAAAATGGATTAGTAAACTCTGGAAAATGTGTTAAAAAGAATGTTGGACTACGCTCTTTATATAACCGCATCTCATGATCATGATCTAGTTCTTTTGTATCATACTCTTGTGCAATATCTACATACTTACCTTCAACAAATTTTCCCACATCATAACCTAGATGTTCTAAAAGATCTTTCTCTAACTCAATTAATTTATCCATTCCACCTTTCATTTCAAATTCAAAAAGTGGGAAAATTAAGTCATGACGATCTTGTTTTGGCTCTTTCTCCATTCTATAACTTGTTGTTAAACAAAAATAACCTGCTGGTTCTGGATTTTTAAGTAATTCATACTCTAGCCACATCTGCCCTGTCTGTGGAAGTGGCCAGCAATTACCAGCATAATTAAATGTGCCAACATTGAAAGGATCTTCACACGCAGCTAAAATACTTAAACGATTCTGTGTTGATACTTCAAGAAAATTTTTTGAAAGGAAAAAAGCTCTGAGTTTTGATACTACTTCGTGATATTCATGTGTATTAATAATTAGAGAACTTTGGTATGGTATATTAATATTATTTGTAGAATAATAGCTGCTTAATGGTGTATCTTCTTTGTTCACGCAATTTGCTGAGCACTGAGAAGTTTGAGCAACAGATGCCTCCATTTTATTTAATAAACAAAATTTTTTTAAATAATTTTATAAAATTTACAGTTTATATTTTATAAAATTATTTTTTATTATTCCACTTAATAAATCCTAAACTTTTTTTAATATTAAAAGAATCTCCTAAAATTTCTTGTGCCTTTTTAAAAGCTATTTTTTCTTTATCTGTTAATTGTGATAAATATTCTTTAATAATACTATCTTCCATTTTAATATAATAATTATTTAATTAATTATTTTCAATTTATTTATCTAATTATTTATTTAAAAGGGTTTCCCTTATTTTTAAATATTTGAAATTATTAAAGTGATGACTGAACTAATTAATCAAGGAGGTTTTGGTTGTATATTTTATCCTGGATTTAATTGTAGTACTAATTTTAAAAAAAATACTAAGAGATTAGTTTCTAAAGTACAACTTAATCATTTTAATGCAAAAAATGAAATATATATTGGATCATTAATTAAAGAGATTAATAATTATAGACTATATTTTTTACCAGTTATAGATAGTTGTAATTTATCATTAGCAAGTATTGATAGTAATATTATAGATAAATGTGAAATTATTGAAAAAAATATCGATAAATACAAGGTTCTTGAACTACCTTATTTAGAAAATATATCATTTAATACACTTTTTTCAGATACACAAAGAACTACTCAACATCTTTTTTTAACATTTATTGAGACATATAAATATTTGGTTATTAGTATACACGAATTAATTAAAAAAAATATTGTACATTTTGATATTAAAGAGCAAAATATACTTTATAGTAATAAATATGAGAATCCTATATTAATTGATTTTGGATTATCTATACCTATTCATAAATTATCTAATACAAATTTTAAAGACTATTTTTATGTATATGCACCTGATTATAGTTTATGGTGTTTAGAAATTCATATTATTAATTATATTCTACATAAAGGTACACTTACTAAAAGTGCTATTGATTTAACTATTGAAACCTATCTTAATAATATTTCTGCTTTTAGTAGTCTAAGTGATGAATTTAAATCTCACTATAAAACTAGTGCTTCTAATTTTTTCTATAAATATCTTAAATTTGATTCAACTGATATAATACGTGAATTACTTGAATATAATCAAACTTGGGATTTATATTCGCTTAGTGTAATGTATCTTAGATTTTTAAATAAATTATTTCATAAAGGTTATTTTGAAAATAGTTTTATAACTAGCTTTTCACAATTAATATTACAAAATATTTCCCCTATTCCAGATAATAGATTTTCTCCAATTGATACATTAAAGAACTATACTAATATATTTTTTATTAAAGAGGTTCCTGAAAATTATTTTATTTTAATTAAAGAATTAGAAAAAGACAGTATTATTAATCAATAGTTATCTAATTTATAATAAATATTGATTTTTACTTATACGGTTTACCTTTTTTACCCTTACGATTTTTAGTTTGTCTATGACCTTTTCTATGATAATATTTATCACCTTTATGTGTAACAAAATCTAATTTTCCTTTACGAGTACGTGATGGTTGTCCTTTTTTAGGATGTTTTGCTGTTGACGATTGACCTTTCCAATTGCCTGCAGCCTGTTTAAAAGCTACTTTATGATCTAATCCAGGAGTTGCTTGTTTTAAACGAGCTAATTCTTTTCTCATAAAAATATTAAATGCAGAAAGTTTACGACCTCCTCGTTTTGCAGTTTTACTACCCATTATATACATATTGATAGAAAATAATTATATTTCACTAAATATAATTATTTTAACTATATAGTATAGTATTTAATACACTTTCTTGAAAATATTCTTCTTCTTGTATTATCATTTCTTGAGAGATAATGTATGAAAAACGATTTAAAAAATTTATATTATTTACTGTCTCAGTATTTGTTAGTATAGGAAATTCTAAATTATAACTTATATCATTTAACATATAACTTTCTGTATTAAGATTATTTGTTTCTCTACTAATTGCTGTCTCTGTTGTCGCTATCTCTTTTTCTGTCTTTTTTTTTTCATAACTTAGTAATTTAAATCTACAAACTGGACAAATTGCATTCTCATCTTTTAACCATCTATCTATTCCTTCTGGAGAGAAAATATGATTGCATGGCAATTGTGAAACTATTATATCTTTTGTAAATTCTGTATGATATATTGGACAAATATGATTTTTATGTAAATGGGGATCATATTTTAGTTTTTTTATCTGTTTTTCACCTTCTTCTGATAATACATTTTTAAATTTTGATTTCTCTCTAAAACTTTCATTTATTACATAATTTACTATATTATTTTCTATCTCATTGCTTGATAAATCTTCTATTAACATATTTGTGCCTACTAATAATAAACTTTCTAATAATCCTGTTCTTCTTCCTTCATTTAAAAAAGTTCCTATTAAACTTTCTCTATATGTTCCATTATTTGATGCATCTAATTCTGTTATTAAATCTTCTACCTCATTATTATTTATATTATTCATTATATAACATTAATAATATAAATTTAACTTATTTTTATAATTAATCTAACATATAATCACTATATAGACTTATCTTTGGCTCATTCCAAAGATTTACTACTACTTCTTCTAATTTATTATATCTATTATTATTTAATTCATTTACTAATACATTCCAAGGTGTTATATCTTTTAACATTGCTGATCCATTTTCGCTAAATGCATTTAGTAATACTGGAGAATTTCCACTTAACATACTTGTATTTGGTGTACTTGAAAGTGATGGAAATCCTGTTGTTGATCTTAAATTCCAAAATACTATATGGGGTAGTGGATATGGTGTTCTATAAACACTATTTATACCTGCATCCGCATATTTTTTCTCTATTCTATCAAACATTGTTCCAGAATAGTCTGTTCTACACTGATCAATTTGCATATCTGAACAGATTAGTAATGTAAAATTCTGCATCTCAAATGGACTAATATTATTTACAATAGCTGTATTTAAAATCATATCTAAAGCTGCATCAAAATTTGTATTCATACCCCATTCTGCCTCTTTTATCTTTTCTACCATACCAACAAAATCTAATCCGTCTAGATTTACCCATTCTGGCTTTGCACTAAATGTCATAACTCTTTTACCTAATTTTGATTTCTCTGCTACGCGTAATCCTAATCCAATTGCAGAATATAATGGTAAACTATTATCACAATCCATTGATGCAGATGTATCTACCATAGCAATGACATTCCCTAATGAATTATTTTGTTTACTATTTTCATTCCATTGCATATTTAATAAATCTCTCTCATCTGTTGTACTATTTTCATTCCATTGCATATATGATAAATAATGTAATGCATCTTTTACAAAATCTACTAATGATACACGTGCCCCTTTTACCCTCTTTTTTCCTTCTCTACAGTCATTTAAATATTTCTGATAATGTTCTTTACACTCTACTCTATCTGATAATTTACTTGGATAAATATACCGATCTTTTCCTCGTTTACTAACCATATTAAATGCACCTGATTGTTTTCGCATCGTAATACTTGTTACATTTTTATCAAAATTTATATCTTTCCAATCATTACTACATTGATATACCTGAACTGTATTTAACTCTTTATTTAGTCTACTAATTAGTTGTCTAAAATGTGTTAGTGCTTTTCGGGTAGCTGCCTTATGTTGTGCATCTGACATTGTACCTAAACGATTATCAAACCATTCACTATAGTATTGTTTTGCAATTATTGGAGTGATCCAACCAAATTTATTTGATTTCTCTCGTGGAATCCACTTTGCCAGTAAACTTTTATTTTTACTCTCTTCATCAATTTTAAGACGTTCACAAATTAATTTTATTACTACTTCAATTAATGGATCTCTATCTATATTACTAGTGTACATAATTCTCTCATAAGTATTTTTAAGATGATAATTGCAGAAATATTTTAAATCTTTATATGAACCATATGGATGTTCTCCATTATCTAATACTACTAAACTTTTTAATACCTCTTTGCACATAATTTCTATCTTATCTTTATCTACCTTATCTTTGTATTTATCTGCAAAATTATATAGTTCACTAATTAACATATAAGTTAAACTATATTCACCTTTTCCTGCTACTATATCTCTAGTATATCCAATTAATTTATAAATAACTTTTACATATTCTAAATTTACATCACCAATAAATACTAATTTTAATATTTTTTCATATTCTCTTTTTAATCCTTCAATATTTTTACTTCTTACTAATTGAAATTGAAATTGAGTTATTAATTCTTGCACATTATTACTTTTCCATCCATATTCTAATGAATTATTCTCTCCTAACTCAAGAGCTTCCATCTTATCAAGCGCGGATGTTAGTGCTGTCATTGTTTATCTATAATATTATTTATGTTTTAAATCTTTTTTTATATCAATTTTGTGACCTTCTTGTTTTACGATTTTTTACATTTAGAATTATTTTTTTTGTTGTATTATTACTATTTGTTATTACTTTATAAATATAATAAATACAATTTAATTTATTAAATATATTTAAACTGGGATTTAACTCTATAGTATCAACTATTTCTAATTTTCTATAAAAATTATTATTTATTTTATTATTTATTAATTCTTCTATATTATTTTTACTTATATCTATATTAAAATATGATAATGATATTAATTTGTGTTTATCTAACATATTAAATTGGTTATCTTTTATTATATATAGTTGTCTCTCTCGTGTAATTATACTATTTTCTACTGACTCTATTTTATTTTTTATACTATAAACTTCATTGTTTTCATCTACATAAAAAAAAGTTAAATTTATATTATCTTTTTTATTTTTGTTATATAAACTTTTTAATTTATCCATTAACTATAATTTATAATTTGAATTTTCTATCAGATTATAAACTAATTACCAATCCTCAACATAGTCTTCTTCATCTTCTGATTCTTCATCTATTTCATACATATTATCTGAGTCATCTAAATCTTCTGGATACACCATATTCCAATATGGTGATATATCTCCTAATAATCTATTTAATTCTTCTCTATATATTAAACGATCTTCTAATATTTTTTTTGCCATTGCAGGATTATAATATGGCGAAATTTCAGACTCCTTATTTTTATGAACTGTTTTTTCTTTACTATTTTGTTTACATTGTGACAAATATATCCATCCTTTTGGTAATTCTCTTTCTTGCTTTTTATTTATTGTCACTTGAACTTTATTTACTTTATCTTTATATATATTTTCAGCCTTTTCTTCTTTATTTTCAATATCTTTCACTAAATCTGGAAATTCAACATTTGCAATATTAAACTCTTCTCTTTTTACATTTTCACTAATCCTATACTTTGACTCTTTTACAAACATTTTTCCTTTTCCATTATTATTACCTCTTTCTCTATGTATATAAGAATTTTGTTTTGACTGACCTCTACCGGATGATTGATCTGCAAGTTGCTTTAGTGATTTTCCAGTTGTACTACGTTGTTTTTGATTATTATAATTATCTGGAACAGTTGTTTTGAAAATATTTTCTCGTTGACTATTTTCTATCTTATTAACTGGTTTTTTTTGCGAAGAACTATTAATATTTAAATCCTTGAACCTATCTGCCATTATTGTTTTCTTTCTGTCTTGCGTGTTTTTGATATGTAGAAAAGATATCTCTCTATATAATATTTTTTTACTTTTCAATTTTTTTTAACTTATTATTAGATATCTACTTAAAGTTAATACATTTATATAATATGTCTCTTAACAGCTAAAAAATTAAATTTATTAAATATTAAGCGCATGTATAATTGTTTATAAGAGACAGCATTCAATATTTTATTGAAATATTTCAATAAAATATTGAAATAAATATATACTTTACTTATATGGAATTTATTACAAATAGAGAAAAAAATATTTATACAGTTCCTAATAATTTAAATAACAAATATATTATTACTTTTCTATCACAATATAGTTTAATTTCGTCTACTATTGATAGTGATAATGATGATTTTATTACAATTACTACAAATTCTATTGAAACATTAGAAGATTTTGAAAAAGGCAAAGATCAAAGCGATAAAGATATATTTGTTAATAAATTTATTTATGATATTGGATGCCAAATATTATTACTTAAAGCGAATCAGATTGGTATTAAACATTTTAATCTATCTGATATCATAGTTTTAAACTCTAATATATTTCTTTTTATTAATCCTAATATGTTATATAAATTACTTAATAAAAAAGCTATTGATATATCTGTTCCAGAGTATACACATGGAACATTTACTCTAGATAGTATTGATAGTAAATCACTATTTTTACCACCTGAATTTAGTGAAAAAAATAAATATTATTATTATACAACTTCTTATTATAGTTTTGTAAAACTACTATTACATTATTTTAATATAAAAATCGACGATATTGAACATACTAGTTTATATTTTTTTTGTAAAAGATGTCTAACTGAAACTCCTGTAGATAGAGTTTTTTTATTTATTTAGACTTATTAAACTTTTTATTTAGAAATCTATTTCCTTGACTAACATGATCTGTTGAATAATCACATGTTTTACATACTACAAAATCATCATCTGTACTGAATACTATTTTCTTTATATTTAATTTACATATCATATTAAAACAGTTACTACAAGGTGCTGACATTTTATAATTTCCACAAGTATCAGTTCTCACTATATACAGTGTTGTCTTCTTAAAATGCTTGTCATTTATACGACCCTTTTAAACTAGCCCCCGTTGTTGAAATTGAGTGCCACATATCACGCAGTGCTGCCATTTCTGCATGACAAGAACAGGTATTATTAATAAATCCATCATATGATTGTGTTCTTCCTGAATTACACCCGCGTCCCCGTACTTTTCCATTTGTCACTGCAACTGCACCGTGACGATGCTGTTGGGTTGATTTACTAGCTTCCAAAGAAGCCAAAGACAAAAACTGTTGATCAGACCTGCTCAAGACAATCGCCATAGTTACTACAAAATATTATACGTTATAATATTTTTCAATTTTTTAAAATTGAAAATTATTTAAAATTTTAATAATAATCTAATAATAATGGAGAGAATGCAAAATCTAGGATATTTATTTCCTGATAATTACTATATTTTAAATATCTTTCTTACTAATAGCGTACCGAAAACTATTGTTAAAAAATACAAATCAATTATGAATGAAAATAATAGTATATTTGAATATGGTTCTAATAAATATATTGTTGATCATCCATATATTGATGCCGGAACTGACCTATATTGTATATCTAATCTAAATATTGAAAATGGATCATTAAGTAATAAGATTGATTTAGGTGTTAAATGTTCAATGGTTTTTGTTTCTACAAATAGTATTACAAAACAGACTATTCGGACGCCAAGTGGATATTATCTATATCCAAGATCTAGTACTGGTTCTAAAACACCACTTAGACTCTCTAATCAGGTTGGTATTATGGATTCTGGATATAGAGGTAATGTTATCGCATGTTTTGATAATGTTGATCATAAAAATCAATTTAATGATAGTCAATATGATGTTATTATTGGGCATCGTTTAGTTCAAATTTGTGCACCAAATATTACATATCCTACTGTCCTTAATATTGTTTCTAGTGATGCTGAATTAGATATTCCACAAACAAATAATCAACGGGGAACTGGGGGCTTTGGCTCAAGTGGGTATTAAATATTAATTAATTATATAAATATTTAGTTATTTATCTTCCTACTTTAAAACCTCGTCGAGTTAACATTCTACGTGCTTTATTTGCAACTCTTTTATAACTTTTTCTACTATGTCTTGGTGTTGATCTACCTTTATATGTATTTTTTTTATTTCCCCACTCTTTTGCTCTTACATAAGCAGCCCAAAGCCCTTTACTACTAACTTTACAGGTTCCTTTACTGCATATAGGAAAATCTGGATGTTGCCGATCACCTGGTGTTTTTTTTCCTAAAAAACATTTTGATCCACACTTACGATACATATGAGTACGTTCTTTATCAAATGGTGCCATTTTATGCCATCCTGACTAAGGAACAGATTTACCACCTTTTAATTTTCTAGTTAGCCTTGCCATTATATTATATATATTTATTTTAATTAAAATTGAAATTATTATTAAATAATTATTTAATAATAATGACTACTAATATGGTATGTACTTTTTGTAAAAATAAAGGGATTCCGACTCCACATAATCATACTGTAAGAAATTGGACATTACCCGATAAACCTATAATCTGTCCTGTTTTACTAGCAACACAATGTACTTATTGTAAAACATATGGACATACACGTCAATATTGTCCAATTAGAAATACTATTAAAAATCTAAAAAGTAATAATGATATAAATACTGATCTAAATTTAAAACGTTTAAATGATAATTCTAATAGTGATAGTAAAAATAAACAGCAAAAATTAATTTAGTTTAAATTTTATCTGTATTGTTAGTTTTAACTATTTTTACTGTTTTATCTTTTGGTTTTTTTGTGCATGCAGTAACAAATAATGCTATTATTCTTAATCCTACTGTAAAACATCTAGTTAATTGTTTTTGTGTTGTTTTATTATTAATATTTATCTCACCTTTTGATGCTTTGATTATAAGATCCATTGTGTTTTCTAAAACATTATTTTCTATAATATCTAATATTAACTGTTTTTCATTTTCATTATCGACTAAATCTTCTACTAAAACTTTTACTACTCTTAATACATTATCACGCTTTTCTGATCCAGGAATATTTAACTCTTCAACTAATTCCATTGCTTCTTTTAAAACAATATGAATTGTGTTTGTTGTTAATTTATCTAATCCAATACGAGGTTTTAGACTTGATACTAATGTTATAATTAATTCACTATTTTCATCTGACATTATTATATATAATATATAAATATATTTTTTATAATTGGATTACTTATTATTAATTAAACATTTGCTTAATATTTTATTGAATTTTAGGCAGTTATTTATATCTGATTACAGTAATAGTAATTATAATTATATATTATGATAATATATAATTATGAAATTAACCCGAAAATCTAATAAACATAATAAAAGTAAAAATATAAATAAAACCAAAAAAAATAAATTACATTTTAAAAATCTAAAACTTTATATTCCAAAGGAAATACGCCGACTATTAAATTTGGATCCTCCTCGTATTAATAATAATAAGATACTTACATCACTTAATATGCTAACGGTTTCTAAAAATTCTACTGCGCAGAGCTATATAAATAATGCAATGCTTGAACTCTATAATTTTAATCAGATTGAAGCATGTAATAATTTTATGATGGCTGCGCTATATGATACTAATTGTGCATTTGCCTATTGGGGTGCATCCTATTCTGTTCAATTAAATATAAATCATATTATAATTTCAAAAAATATTCTTAAATTTTCAGTTGAATCCTTAAAGCGTGCTATAATTTTAAAATCTAATAAATCTACTTTACCAGTTGTTAAAGATCTTATAGATGCTTTATACAATCGTACTATTATTCCCAATCATTCTATTGATGCACCAGCTAATACTAAACCAAGTTATACACAAATTGAAGCTATGATGCTTCAATATAATAAAGATATGGAATCAGTATATAAAAAATATAGTAATACTAATGAGAATATTGATGTTCTATATGCTGCATCTATTATGACAATACATCCATGGAAGTGGTGGCCTCAAGGGTCTATGTATGATACTTATATTAAGTCAGCAGTTAAACCTCTACCATATATTAAATCGGCATATCATGTTTTACAAAAAGTTTTACATCATTCACCATATCATATTGGTGCTTTACATTATTTTGTCCACGTGACTGAAGAGTCTCCGCATCCTGAGGTAGCATTATTTGCAGCAAATAATCTTAAAAAATTAACAAATAATGTTCCTCTAGGTCATATTGTACACGTTCCATCTCATATTTATTCTCGTATAGGAGCTTATATGGACTCAATTACAGCAAATATTAGTGCAATTGAAAGTGATAATAATTATCTTAAATATAAAATAAAGGCTACTGGTCGTAAACAAATTAATAGTTATTATATTATTGAATATATATCTCATAATCTACATTTTCTTATTGTAGATGCTCAAAGAATGGGTAATATAGCATATTGTGAAAAATATTTGCCAATTTTAGAAAAACATGTACATAAGTTTATTGATATTAAAGGAGGAAAAAATCTTTTTCTTGAACATTTTTTAACAGTTAAATGTCAAGTATATCTTCGTTTTGGTATGTATAAAAAAATTATACAACTTTCTCGCCCACAACCTTTATATTTATTATGGAGTGCGGTTGATTCTTTTACCCGTTTAGTTGCTTATTGTAAATTAGGTGATCAAAAGTCAGCATATGCTGAATATATAATATTTAAAGAAGTTAATAATAAGTTTATTAAAGAAGCTCCAAAAGAAACATGTCGATGTGGTTGTTCCAAGAGACACGGTGGTGTTTGTAATCCAAATTATGGTCTAAATAAATATACATATTTTCGTAAGCTTAATATTCCATATGATTCTGATGATAATTATGATAATGATCAACCTGCATGTTGTGTTGGTAAATTAAGAGATACTGTTTATACAAGTCCTAAACCAGGAGGGATAACAAGTCCTACTGGGTATGCATCTGATGCTACTAATCGCCATATTAGCGTGTCACCAGCCGTTTTATTTGCCGCTAGCGGAACATTAACTGTTAATAATACTGTTCTTTTAGCTCAAATTCGAGAGACTCTTTGTCACGCTTATATTGAATGGTTTTTTGGTGGTCATCAAGATATTGCATTAGAGTATTTTAAAAAAGCAACTAAACAATATGAAGATTTACAATATGATGAGCCATCTGCATATCAATCTGATGTACATCATATATATGCTTTTGCATTATATATGAGTAAAAAATATAAGGATGCTTTATATATTATAGATAGAGGTGAGATACCTTATCCTAATCAGTTAAATGCGGCATTTATTAAAATGCTTATATATAAAAAAATAGGTACAAAACAAGATATTGAAACTAGTAAAATAAAATATAATAAATTACAGGTTCTTGCAGACTATACGCCTATTTTGCATGATTTTTAACTAATATATAATATAATATACTTATAATTAGCCAAACTCCTGTTCCTTTTAACATTGGTATTAATACTCCATCATTTTTTATTGCTGTTTCAAGAAAATATCCTGTTGCAAATAACCAAACTACTAGTAGAAACATCGAATATGTTTGTGTTTTTAAATATTTACCAAGAAATTTATTTGATTTACTATCTTTATGCATAGAATAAATTGGAAATATCATAGTAAATGGTAGTGTCCAAATTATTGCAGCTATAATAGGATTAAATTTTTCAACAAGATAATATATTAGGATTGATGTTACTCCTGCACCAAAAAATGTATTTAAATATCCAGATACGGTTGGCATATAAACTATATAATTATTATATTTTTTAATTGGCTTATAATAAGTATCATAAATACTTATTATAAAAACCCCTGGCGAGATTCGAACTCGCAACCCCCAGATTAGAAGTCTGGTGCGCTATCCAATTACGCCACAGGGGCAATAATAGTTACTAGTCTTTCGACTATAATAAAATATTCCCTAGCGGGCTCGAACCGCTGGCCACACGATTAAAAGTCGTGCGCTCTACCAACTGAGCTAAGGGAACTTAGAGTATAGTAATATAATATATTACTCTATAGCGCTCCGTACTGGGATCGAACCAGTGACATTGCGGTTAACAGCCGCACGCTCTAACCAACTGAGCTAACGGAGCAGGATGCAAGGATCATTTAATATCTAAAAATGATAATAAAATTTGCTGTATGATCCATTATTTAAGGCTCGTCTATAGACGAATTATTTACTATAAGATTACTCTTATATAATAAATGCACGGAGTGGGGTTTGAACCCACGAGGCTTTCGCCAGCAGATCTTAAGTCTGCCCCCTTAGACCACTCGGGCATCCATGCTCTTAATTTTTGCAGCCAACAATTATTCATATTTAATAGAATATGATCGCTGTGTGTTGGCTTTTTTATTTGCTGTCAACATTTAATTATTTAAATAATTTTTTTGCTGTATGTTGACAAAAAGCTCCCGGCCAGATTCGAACTGGCGTTGGAGGATTCAAAGTCCTCAGTGATTACCTCTACACTACAGGAGCATAATTTCTCGAACCTGGACTCGAACTAGGGACTAGACCCCAAAAAGACGCCCACTCTACCAACTGAGTTATCCGAGAACAATATTAATTATATATATAATTACTATATTAAAATATATATATGCTCACGCGCGGGCTCGAACCGCGGACTTTTGGCTCATAAGACCAACACTCTAACCAACTGAGTTACGCGAGCAAACTGGGATTAATAGTTATATGCATCCCATTACATATTACACTGATGATATATCTTTAAATTGTTTGATATATATATATATATTTTACTGCATTATATGCCTAAATTATATTTTTTATTTTTATTTTTATTTTTATTTTTATTTTTATTTTTATTTTTATTTATATAGTGCATTATTTTAAGTGTTTTTTTTTAAGCTAATATATTATAAAAAATTGAAAAAAAATAAAAAAATAATTTTATATATACTTACAATGATGTCACTTCTTTCCCGCGTTGGCAGTGGTCGTATCTCTACTCCCGCTACTGAATCTACTAATAATACTGGCAATGATGCCATTATTGAATCGATCACTTGTCCTATTACTGGTATGCCAATGACTGATCCTGTTCAAGGACCCGATGGTCATACATATGAACGATCTGCAATTACTGAATGGTTAAATAGAAATCCCACATCACCTCAAACCAGAGAACCTATGCAAGTTTCACAACTTAAAGTTAATGCATCCATCAGATTTCTCTGTGATAAATATCATAAGGGTGAATTTGGACAGGTTACTACTTCACGACCTACACCAAAAATTACTAGTGAACATATCAAAGTTAATCATACACAACATACTGATTCTTCCAAAAAAAATATTATGATTTCATTTAATATCGATAATGATACATTTCCTAAAGACGTTGAACATTTACCACAAGATATTGTTATTGCAATTGATCGTTCTGGATCTATGACACAATCGGTAGAAGCAAAAGATGCTGATGGTAAACAACTTGAGGCTGGTTTCTCTGTTCAAGATATTGTTAATCACGCAGCTAAAACTGTTGCTAAAACTCTTAATCCTACATCTAGACTTGCTATTATTGTATTTGATAATCAAATCGAAATCTTATTTGATCTTAAACCTATGTCTCAAATGAATCAGTCACAGGCTATTGCACAAATTGCTGATATTAAACCACGAGCTCAGACTAATATTTATGGAGCCATTGAAAAAGCTATTGAAATTCTTGATATTCGTGATGATAAAAGTAATAATAGTGCGATTATTATGCTTACTGATGGTATTCCTAATATTTCACCTGCCCGCGGTGAAGTCGAAACTCTTAAAAAGCTAAGAATTAAAAAGAATTTTACTGCTCCTATTTATACATTTGGATTTGGATATAACTTACAGCGTGGTCTTCTTTATGATATTGCTAAGTATGCTAATGGAGCTAATGGTCATATTCCTGATGGTGGAATGATTGCAACCGTATTCTGTAACTTTATTGGAACTATTCTTACTACTGTTGCGATGAATCTACAACTGCATATTTATACTCCTGGAGTTACTCTAATGGGAGATTATATCTCCAACTATAATAGCGAATTTGAAACAACTATTTATGATCTTGGTACTGTACAATATCAGCAATCGAGAGATATTGTATTTAATCTTGGCGATACTCAGCAAGTTAAATATTGTTTTAGTTATAAAATTGGTGGCGCACCTTACAAATCAGAAACATTTGATATTACTCCATCTACCCTAGACATCTCTTCTAAGTTTAATACTGAATATCTTAGATATAAACTTGTAGAAAATATTCGTACTCTTCTTAATTACGCTAGCTGTGGCGATTATACTGCTGCTGGTAATCTTATTGATCAATTTGAAAGTACTCTTAAATCAGCCGAATCTAATTTTAATATTATCGGTATGATTCATAATTTATCTGATGATGGTACTGGACAAGGTCAAATCAAAATGGCTTCTACTAATCCAACATATTTTAAACGTTGGGGAGAATATTACTTAGACCAACTTTCACGAGCACTACTTCTACAAATTAAACCGAATTTTAAAGATACTGCTTGTCTATTTGGAGGAGATGTGTTTAATAGTATTGTAGATAAGGCAAGTGACATCTTTGATTCTCTTCCTCCACCTACCCCATCTAACATATCTACTTCTAATTATGGTTCGGGCTATCGTAGTGCTGGTTCTACACCTGCACCAGTAGTTAATATGTCTGCTTATAATGATCCTCAGGGAGGATGCTTTACAGGAGATGCTACTATTATTCTTGCTGATAAATCTAAAAAACTTGTTAAAGATCTTATTCCTGGAGATCAAGTTCTATCTCTTACTGATCCATATGGTCTAAAACTTGGATTTGCATCTGCTACTATTGTTTGTATCTTAAAAACAACTACCAATGGATACAATAATCTTGTAACAACTGAAAATGGCCTTAAAATTACTCCATATCATCCTATTATTTCTCGAGGTGTTTGGGTATATCCAACAAATATCTATGAAACTAAATCTGAAAAATGCTCTGAAGTTTATACTATTCTTCTAGATAATTATCATACATTTAATCTTAATGGATCTTGGGTTATTGGTATTGGACATAATTATAAAGCCGGAATTTTAGCTCACGATTATTTTGGTAGTGATAATATTATCAAAGATCTTATGAAACATAATGACTGGCACACTGGCATTATCACAATTACATCTTCACAATTTGAACGAGATTATATTACAAATGAAATTTGTAGTATTAATACTAATACTATTAATAATAATACAATTAATATTACACAACAGCCAATTGCTATTATCTAGGTTTAAATAAAATTAATAAACTTACATAAAGATTTTTTTATATATTATTTATATGCCCGTGTTTGTTGATAGACCATTACAAGCTTCTATGCTTAAAGATAAATATTTTTTACTTAATCAACATTTACTAGAATGTTATGAAATAATTAGTAAAAATTATGAAAAATCTAATAAAACTGAAACTTATAATATTTCGGCTATGCTTCGAAAACATAAAGCTCTAATTGCTAGATTACAATTTGTTGGTAAAAAAAAACCTAAGTCACTTTTAATTTTACAAAATTTTGCAAATACTAGAGAGAAAAGTATTGGTTTTGCTATTTTAACTAGTACTCTTAATAATCGCAAACTTTTTTCTATGTAATTTATACCTACTTTGATAATGGTATAGAGAGAAATATATAATTATATAATTATATAATTATATATGTCAGCAATAAAAAGAATTAATAATGAAATTAATCGAAAATTTCCAAAAACAATTAAAGATCTTTCAATACCTTATCGATTTTCATTTATTAATAGTGATATAGATTTTACTAATACTAATCAGATTCAAATTTCAGTTGATCTTTATAATAAACAATTATTTACTATAACTTTTACTAATACATATCCTTTTACACCACCACGTCTATTTATAAATACTAAAAATGGTAATAAAAATTATAATAGATGGTGTGGTGATATTACTAATACTATTAATAAACGATTATTTCTCTCCTCTACTAATATTTTAATTGCATCCTTTTTCTCTATTGATATGAATACTACTCTTTATAAAAAATTTAAAAATGCACCTAGTAAATTTCCGATATCATGTTTATGTTGTGAATCTATTACTTGTTCTGGTAAATGGAATCCTAGATGTCAAATTAAACAAGTCATTGAGGAATATATGTTTAATAAAAAATTTTTATTTTTTACGTCACCTATTGGTCTAAAATTAATTATGCCAATATTTTATAATGACAGATGGAATATTCCTGAAGATATTATATTACATATTTTTCTATTTATTATTTGAATAGGCAAACATTGGATGGTCACAATAATCATACCAAGGATCCATTATGCCGTTTCTCTCACAATAATAATCTAAATCTTCTACTGTCCACTTATAATTTATAATATCTTTCCAGTTTATTCCAAATTTTTTTTCAAAATTTATTTTTGCCTTTTTTTGAATTATATTTATAGCTACTATTTTTTGAATTATTATTTTAATATTATTTGGTATTTTATCTGGTAAATCACTTAATTGTATCATATTTTATTATTATACAATTTTATTATTATATCATTTTTATCAATTTTTAAAACTTTTTTTCTTATCAATTTTTAAAACTTTTTTTCTTTGATAAAAATGATCTTGATACCATTATCGATGCTAATATATCGCCTAATAATTGTGGTATTAAAAATTGTAATTGTAATGTTAATGTTAAAAATAATTCTAATATACTATTTATATTACTTATTATAGGATCTAATGAAATGAGAATATATGCAACTTTTTTATTCATATTTACTGTTTTTGTTTTATTATCTTTTACTGTATTCATCATCCAGGCACCAAATACTGTTCCATAGTAACTACTCATTATAGAACTAAAAAATCCTAAAATATATAATGCTATTACTTTTGGCCAAGTATCTATATGAGCACCAAGAAATTCTGCTGCAGTTTCTGGATCTGTACTTGGACCAAAATGCATAAATTTTTTTGAAAATGCTCCCATAAACCCTAAAATAAAGACAAAAATTAGAACCCATGTTGTAAATGTTGTTAATGCTAGTGTGGGATTTGTTAATTTTTTACCTAATGACATTATTATATATATATATAATATAATGAAAAAGACTTACAAGAAAAATAAAGTGAGAAGTAGAAACCCTTTTAGAAAAACTTTAAAGCGACATAAAAAACACATACGAATTACAAGAAAAAATAGAGTAGCGAGAAAAAAAAAGATGCAAGGAGGCACTGGTGGCTTATACGCATACCCTGCACAAGCTAATTTCTGGGAAGAAGGAGTTTCTAAATTTAGATCTTCTCCTGCATATTTATCCGGTGGAAGCAAAATTATGCCATTGCCTGTTAATATGCCTGTTTCTCCTTGGAATAATGTTTGGGGAAAAAAATCTGCAATATTTGATCAAAAATAATTTTATATTTATACTGTATATGCGTAAATATAGAAAAAAGACAAAAAAAAAAGTAAGATTTAGAAGAAATAAAACTAGAGTTAAGAGAGAAAAGATGCGCGGCGGTAATATTTCTATTCATCAACTTATGTCAACTATTGGAGCTAATCCTAATCCGTATCCATTTCATAAAGTTAGATATAATACAACTATTTCACCTCCTTAATATTTTATTTTATTATCATTATATATAATGTCTAGTCCAGGAAGACTTACTGCTGCTGAAGGATTATTAGATTTACGACGTGGGGAAGATCAAGCTGCACATAGTTTATTATCATTAAGAAGTCCACACTCACCAAGATCACGCCACAGTGCACGCGCATACGCTGCACAGTCAACACTTTTTTAGCTCAAGAAGCTGCTCGCCGTGCACGAGAATCTAGACTTGCTGTACATCGTCATAATGCTGCTGCAAAATTACAAGCAGCTACCCGTGGTAGAACAGTGCGTCGACGCAGTTGGCGACCAAAAGGAATGAGTTTGACAGGCTTTACAGTTGGGGTTGCTCCTCCAAGTAACCAAACTCGCCGTAATAAAAGACGTAATACCTCAAAAAAATCTAGTCCTCTTCCTAAGTATGTATCAACTGGTTCAACAAAACGCCGCCGAACAATGGGAGGTAAATATAAACTGAAAAGAAGAAAATCAAAAGGTAAGAAGAGAAAAAATTAAAATCAAAGAGAGAAATTATTAACACCTTAAATATTTTACTATATTATATTTTATAATGAAATATTTGTGCAAAGTAAAAAAAAACAATACTACACATTTAAGTCTTATTAAAAAGCAAATTAATTGTGATTTAATTGGCCGCCGGGTTCGTGTTCCTCAATGTTATACTGAGGTTGAAGATGATGGAGATGGATTTACATTTGGGGCTACTATAATTTCAGGTAATTTACATAGTGTTTGTATCATTTATGATTATACTTTTGAGAGAGAATGCCGCCCAATATGGCTGGTACGTAAATGGTTAGAACCTGAGACTGATTCTATTACTAATATATTACATAATATTAGTATTAATTAAAATATTGCAATATTTTGAAGAAATAAAACTAGAATGAAGAGAGAAAAGATGCAACATTTAATAATTTATTTATTATACATATATATATATGAAATATTTACGAAAGACTAGAAGAAAACATAAAAATATAAAAGGTGCGGGTGCTCGGATAGCCCAATCTCGTCGTACAACAGAAGCAGCACACTTCCAAACACGAGGCCTTGGCGGCACACCTGCACCACCTCCGGGTACTCTAGCTGCTCATTTAAAAAAACAAAATGAAGCTGAGGGATCTATATTAAACAAATTTATGGGTATTCGACCTTCTCAACTTAATAACATTGGAAACGATAACCAAGAACCTAATAATCTTTCATTACATCCATCTCAACGAGGAATAGATTCACCTCCAGCTCCATTTACTTTTTTTAAGCATCTTGCCGAACAAAGTCAAAATTCAAGGAACCGATTTGATAATCAATGGAATATCACACCTACAATCGACACCACCGCAAATAGCAGTAATATTTTAGAAAAGATTTATAAAGAAAGAATGAATGATCAGGACCGCCGTGATGTTTTAGATAATATTCGCACAGTTTTAACAGCTCGAGATGACATAATGCGTCATCATAGAAATATTGAGACTCCTGCTACATATGCTGAGGCTGTCAGCGCGCTTAATAGAGAACTTCACAATAATAGTACAGATTTTAATAATGTGGTGGCTGATGCAAAGAGGCAATTAGGTTATTCTCAGGCAACTCGGCCCAATCTAACTATTATGCAAAGAGCTTTATCAATAATCAAAGATCAGAAACAGGGTGGCCACCAGCACGCGTTAAATCAGATTACAGATGCTCAGGAGCAGTTATTAAACTGGCAGAGAGAATACGAAAGCCAAGAGCGCCGTACTACAGAGTTACGTTTAGCACAATTGGAACGCGATAAAGCTACCCGACAGCACGCAGCATGGTTGGAAAGCGGAAATGAGGGACTTTGGGCAGATGAAGTTGAGAAAGATGAGGAGGAAGCTAAAAAAGCTAAACTAGCTAGAATAATTGACCAAAGTAGGAAAGCTGAGCTGCAAGCCTTATATGCCTTAGGGGAGAAAGGGCTTGCCGGCTATAGTGGTGGGCGAAAACCTCAAAAGAGTAAGCGAAAGAAACGTCACCGAAAACAGCGTAAAACACGGCGAGCTTAATTACTTAATTATCAAACATAGCTATAAATATGGCTCTATTTGATACTGTGCAACCAAGAAATGAGTCATTAACCCAGAAATGAGTGACAAATCCAGAAATGAGTGACAATTTAACTATCAGAAAATTGACGAAATTTTCCGGCAGCTTTCTAAATTTGGGGCCTCCCAGGGGGGTATTATCAGAAAATTGACGAAACTGTAGTCCTGGTTTCCAAATTTGGGGGTATTCTAACAGAAAATTGACGAAACTCTCGCTCAAAATAGCGCAGCCAAGGCGCGTCCAAAAAAAATTGAAATATTTTGTGTCAAACTACTGATACATATCCAAACTCTAGTTGTAAAAATGACTGGAATCGAGCCCATCATCCTTATGGCTTTTTCATGTGCGCTTGGATTTGCGATTAGCGAAAAAATCCTTGAAAACTGAATAGTCATATATGAGTGGAAAAATGAGAAATTTCTCATTTTTTCTATGCAGCCTGCAGGGCGCTTGATAGAGAAACCGAGAAATGAGTGACAAAACCAGAAATGAGTGACATTTTCTCCCAGAGCCCTCCCCAAAAAAAATTGAAATGCTTTTTTATATTGTACGATTTAGCGTGCCGGAAGCACGTTAAAAACTATGATAAAAATTAAACCTCACAATTATAGCCTGTATACCTACCCGTAAAACTTTTTTCTTTGCAAATCATTTCTGGGTTTAGTCAATCGAGTGATTCGACCAAGTAACGTGAAAAAAGCGAGCCTCAACGCTTAATTCCACACCCACCCAAACCTTAATTACCCCCTAGTTTCCCTCTTTTTTTGGTGTTTTTAGTAGTTTGTAACTGATTTACTCCTACTCCTCCTCGCCCTCACCCTCGGCCGACTCCTCCGAGACTACCTCGGGTGGCGCGGCCGCCTTCTCCTTCCACCCTGCCTGCTCCTCAGCAGTCAGCGCCTTCCAAGCTGCGGCCAGAGCCCCAACCACAGTCTTGGACTGCAGCTTCTCACCGTCCTCGAGCTCAGCCTCAAGAGCGGCCTTAACTTCAGGTCGCATCTCCTTGGAGAACAAGAGGTAGCCAGTAAGGCGCTTCTTGGGCTTCTCAGGATCGGCTGCCTTCTTGACCTTCTTCTCGGTCTTTGTAACCGATTTCTTGGCAACCGGCCCGCGCTTGCGCTGGATCTTCATCTCGCCAAGGTTGAGCTCGCGCTCAGCCTCGGTAGCGTCAAACCCATACTTGGCAGCCAAGGCGGCAACCGCCTGGGCGACGGCCTCGAGGCAGCACGCGCGGATCGAGTCGTCGAGGGCAGAGGGCATCGTGATAGTGCAGGACATAAGTTCGCTTTGGTAGATTTGAGTGCTTTTGTAGTTGGTTTAGGCTTATGGAGAATCCAAGAAATACATTTCAATTTTTTTTTGGGGAGGGCTCTGGAGAAAATGTCACTCATTTCTGGTTTTGTCACTCATTTCTCGGTTTCTCTATCAAGCGCCCTGCAGGCTGCATAGAAAAAATTGAAATATTTTTCGTTTCTCTACTCACTTACATCTCAAACAAACAGTTCAAAATGACAGGAATCGAAGCGATTGTTGTTGGACTTGTTATGGTGGTAGGCGGCGGACAGCTGGAAGAATGGTTAGAGCACCAGAATTATAAGATGGCTGTTGCTCGTAATCGTTCACCACCACCAAATCGGTTGCGCTGGTTTGGTTGAATACTAAACTTGGGGGGAAAAAGTCTTTAAACGGATTTTTTTCTTTACAAGTCACTTTTTACAATTGTCGCAAAATTGAAAAAAAGTGAGCCTCAACACTTTCTCTCCACACCCCCCCTACTTAAACCCTATTTTTTTTGTTTTTTTGTTGTAAGATTTAATCCTCATCACCCCAACGAGTCTGCAACTTCCGACCAAAGATCAGAGGCGGCAGTTCCTCATCATCCTCCCACGAATCCAGAACAGGTGCAGCCCTGGGAGCACTGCCAGTTTTGACCACATTTGCCCAGACACTGCTTGGCTGAGGCGAGGGCGGCGGCTCCAAACCCTCGCACTCGTCACAGCTCGACGATTCGCTCTCCAAGTCCAGAGCAGCGAACCGACTTGCCAACTTTGGCGCACTTGGCGTAGCAACCTTGGTCTTTGTCACACGCGATGAGTCAAACCCAGGATGCTCACTCTTTTGGTGAGTTCCCACGTCCATCCACTCGCCAGCTTGCCACTCAGACTTCCGCTGCAAAGTCCTTGCCGCTGCTGCGAGCATCTCTTGCTCCCGCTTGGCCGCACAGAACCTCACTGTGTGACCAAGGCGGTGGCAGAACTTGCACTCAGTCTTGAGCAACTTGGGACAGACAACCTTGGCACCTTGGTCACGCGATGCACGCAAGAAGTGATCGTGGGGACCCTTGAAGCCAGCGGAAGCGCAGAACGAGCAGTAAGAGTTCATTGTCACTTAGATTTGAGTAGTTCACGCTTAGGTAATATTGAGTAATCCAGATTCAATTTTTTATCAGAGAGGGAAAATCACCTAACTCTTGATAAAGATCAAGAGATAAGTCGACAAAAAATATACACAAACCATGGCCTAATCAAACTATCCTAATTACTCTGTTTATTGCTTGACCCAGATACCACCATTATCAGTCCAAGTCTCAGTTACCCTCTTGGTCATACAGACCCCGTGATTCAAGTTTAATTTGATCCTAATCGAGAGAGAGAAAAATGCTACTCATTTCTAGTTTTTGTTACTCACTTTTTGCCGAAAACACAAAATTGAAATGCTTTTCTTTTTTTACATTTAAACAAAAACAAAGAGTCATGTTGATGTCGATTGCTGTATCGAATGTCCTGTGGGAAGGATCTGCAACAACTGACGAACTCAGCAAAGATGAACTTCGTTTGCTCGTGGAGCTCACCGTAGCTACTTGGGATCCAAAAAAACTTCTACTCAAAGCTTATCTTCTCGGTTGCCACAACCCGTATATGGGGCGTTCTTGGGCGGATGCTGAAGAAGACCCGGACGACACCATCCCTCCTATCCCAGCGAGCTGGAGTCACGAGGTGCGGTAGATGTTCGTGTAAGCTTAAGTTAAGTTCTGCTAAGTTGAAGAAGAAAGTCGGTTACAAACTCACTTTTTTCTTTGTACTTAGCACAACTTTAGAAAATTGAAATACTTTTCTGTTTTAAACTATTAGTATACCATACATTCCCAAACCATGCCTACTATGAAGCAGGTCGATGCGATGATTGCAAAACTCGCTGACAACTTTGATTTTAGCCAGAGAGAAGCTAGGCTTTTCCATGATTTGCCTGCTGAAATCGCTCTTCCCAAGCGTCCTGCTAATCCACCTGTCAAGACTCAGCAGAATAGCAAGAACGAGATCGAAAGTTTGGGGCAACAACTTGCCATTGTGCAGCGGCTTATTGATCAGGCGACAAAACAGAATGCTGAGTTGCTTGATGAGAGATCAGTTCTACAAGATGAACTTAAAAAAAGTGAGGCCGAATTTGCTGAGTGGCGAGCAGACATGGGCTGGGTAGCAATGTCCCTCGGCTTTATGCCAACTGATGAGGAGACTACTGCAGCTGACGCATTAGTGATGATGAGTAATGGGGGGACTGATGAGGAGACTACTGCAGCTGACGCATTAGTGATGATGAGTAATGGGGGGACTGATGAGGAGACTACTGCAGCTGACGCATTAGTGATGATGAGTAATGGGGGGACTGATGATGAGACTACTGCAGCTGACGCATTAGTGATGATGAGTAATGGGGGGACTGATGAGGAGACTACTGCAGCTGACGCATTAGTGATGATGAGTAATGGGGGGACTGATGAGGAGACTACTGCAGCTGACGCATTAGTGATGATGAGTAATGGGGGGACGGCTAACTAGCCAAATCTTGTCTATAATTTCTAGTAAAAACCCAAAAAAATAGTGCGTTTCTTTAAGTTCTTTTTTTAATGTTATTAACTAAAATTTTGCACTTTTCTCTCTCTGTAAAAAAAATTGATTTTAGAGTTATGCTACTCACTTATAGCGCCAACTTACTGAAATAATGACTGACAACAAGGTGATCACTGAACCTAGCATCTGCATTCCTCGTACGCTCAACAATGTTTCCTGGCGTGATGTCAAGGACACAATGGAGGCCGTACTTGGTAAGGGAACTGTTGATCGTGTAGACATCGTTCGAAGCAAGCACGATGAGCAGTTTTGCAGGATCTTTGTCCATATGCGCTACTGGCCAATGACCGATCCAAAGGTTGCGGCTGTGCGCGAGACACTGGTCTCTGGTGGAGAGATCAAGTTGGTTTACAACCATCCTTGGTTTTGGAAGTGCTGTGCTTCTAGGGTGTCCAAGCCGGAGAAGAAGCGAGTTTCGTCGGACCCTTACATTATGACTGACACTCGTGTTCCTGACAAGCATACTGTGGGCCAGGTTGTTGATGAAGCGCTACGAGAGAAGGTGGTTGATGAAGCGCTACGAGAGAAGGTGGTTGATGAGGTGATGGTTCAGCGGAATGTGACTAGCAACGAAAAAGATTAAGTTGCTGACTCGGCCTGAGGCCTTGTAGTCGGTATAGAGTAGATAAAAATATTATAAAACTTTTCTATTTTTTACTTGTATCAATGATTTTCTCTCTAGAGAGAAAATTGAAACCCAAATTTTTTTTCCTCTATATATTGCAACACAATGAAGGATCCTCTCGATTACGAGATCAAGACCACACGCGCTCGCGGCAAAGACAAGGCCAAGAACAGATACAATCGCAATGGGGGCTTTTCAAGCAAACATCTCAGGCTCAAGCAACTAGAGAGAGAAAAAAAGACATCTATTAATGCTATGTAATTCTTGTCAATTTTATCGATAAATTTCTTGTACATTTTTTCTTGTTAGTTTTCTTAATAAATTAACAAGAAATGAGTAATTTTCTCTCTGACCCCCCGACTCTAAAAAAATTGAAATCGGGCTGATCATACTGTCCTAAGTGTCAACCAACAACAAAAGCTAAGAATGTCCTCTTCCATTGTTATGCCTACTGCGATTCAGAGTGCCATCCAGACGATGTGCGCAGATGCTGTTGGCCAGGCTGTCCGGGCCTTGTCTGAAAAGTACAACTTCGATCTCAAGGAAGCTATGGGTACACTTAGTCTCGACAAGTTCGAGATTAAGACTGCTACCAAGGCTTCTGCAAAGAAGAAGGGTGTTACTACTGACAAGCCCAAGAAGCGTGGTACTACCGGCTATCTGATGTACACCGGCGAGCTCAGGAAGGAGGTTTCCGATGAAATGGCTAAGTCTCTTGCCGATGGCGAGAAGCTCAAGCCGTCTCAGGTAGTTACCGAACTTGCTGGGCGTTGGAAGGCGCTCTCCGACGACGAGAGATCTCAGTGGAATGACAAGGCTAAGGCCAATAATGCTGCAGAAAGTGATGGAGAATCTGTCGCTGCCTCCTCTGACGATGAGCCTGCAAAGAAGGAGACCAAGAAGGTTGTGAAGAAGGAGATCAAGAAGGTTGAGAAGAAGGCCAGTGAGGCGGATGCGCCGGTTAAAAAGAAGCAGAGTGGCTACATCAAGTACTGCAATTCAATTCGTCCAGAGGTTAAGGCCGAACTTGAGGCAGAACTCGCAGAGGGTGAGAAACTGAAGCCAGCTGATACTATGAGTCAGCTTGCCAAGCGTTGGAAGGCACTCTCGGATGAGGAGAAGGCCGAGTGGAATGAAGCGGCTAAGACTCCTGTGAATAGTGAGGACTCGGATTAAGTCCAAGGGTTTGTGATTAGGGTGTAAATTGAGTGTGGGTAACTCTTAATTAAAAAATAAAAATTATATACTTTTTTTCTCTCGGTCTCATAGAATTTTCGAAAAATTGAAACACTAACCCCACCTATATTTCTACACGTACCATTTCATCGATTTGAATAATGTCTGGATTCGCGTCTAAAAATACTTACTCATTCACTGATCCGTCGACTACCTCCAAGTCCTTTGGATTATCAACTTCCCAGACAACTCCATTTCAAACTAAGTCGTCTGGCAATCTGTTCCAATCTTCATCAACTACTGCATTCCAGCCAAGCACATCCGGCAATATGTTCCGGCCTCAGCAATCTACTAATTATTGGGCGCCTTCTACTACTACTACTAATCCGTTTCAGACACAGCCACCTGCCCAACAACCTCCTACTTGCGCCATGTCAGGATTTCAAATGCCATCTACTACTACTAATCTGTTCCAGACTGCTTCTACTCAACCGCCTGCCCAGCAACCTGCTCCGCAATCTGGCTTTCAAGTGCCGTCGACTACTACTAATCGGTTTCAGACGCAGCCATCTGCACCCACCACTTTTACTCAACAAGATCTCGAGAATCATTTGGCAACTTGTAGTGTAGCTGCTACTACTCCTGATGCAACTGAAGTTGCTCAGAGAGAAAAAGAGGTTACGATGTGGACTCCTAATGTCCATCGGGACATTTACAATATTCTTCTCAATCCTTATCTGTTAAATATTAAATATAAGGGCGATCAGGATGCTGGCGCGGTACTTGTAGCAAAACAGATGAGTTGTTTTGCATTTGTTGATAAGGTCAATTTAAAGGGGGTTACCATGCCAGCCGAGTGGACTATTCTTAGCGATGAGCTACTCTTAAATGCAATTGATCATATTGGCGAAGTCACTGCCATGGCATTGGCTCTTCTCAAGGCATTTGAGAAGTATCTTGAGACTAAAGTTAAAAAGTGGACTGGTGTTGATGTTGCCAATTTGTCTATTGAATTTCTCTTCTGTTTTGGCAGCGAGCTTACTCCCAAGTTTGACCTCAACCACCGCCTGCGCACGCGTCAGTGTACCCTATCGGAGCAGCAGATATTGCAAACAGCCCCCTATACACAGTTTGTGAGCAGTGTTATTGTCAAGCGTTACCAAAAATGGGATGTAAGCGGTTAATTTGACTCATTTATTCTTAATATAATTACAATAAATATGCATTTTTTCTCTCGAGTATAAAAAAGTTGATAATTTTGTCAACTACTATATATCATATATAACTACCTAGTCGCGCTCAGATATCACCATGCCAAGTCAGGCAATCTCCCGCCAATCTGTATCTTGCTTGCCCCGTCAATCTGCATCTTGCAAGCCCCGTCAATCTGCATCTAGCGAGTCCCGTCAATCTGCATCTAGCAAGCCCCGTCAATCTGCATCTAGCGAGCCCCGTCAATCTGCATCTAGCAAGCCCCGTCAATCTGCATCTTGCAAGCCCCGTCAATCTGCATCTAGCGAGCCCCGTCAATCGGCATCTAGCAAGCCCCGTCAATCTGCATCTAGCTTGGCCCGTCAATCCTCCACTACCTCTAATAATTCTACCGCCTTTAATAATTATGCCGCTAACGCTAAACCCCGTGTAAAAAACGACCTTACACTAATAAATATCACTCCTAATACTAAAAACATCGCATTTGAAACTCGACGACGATGGGCCTACTTACCAGACAAAACACAACTTCTTTGGAATCTTTAAATTATACTTGGAATATATTTATTATTAAAATGTATAGTATTATTGCAAAATTTTTTTGTTTTTAAAAAAATTGAAATGCCGAGCGAGCTATATAGTTGTAGTGTAATCGAGCTACTGTTATAGTAGTCTGATGGAATCTGATGTTCTCTAACAGTTAGCAAATATTAATAATATAAATTGAGAGATTACCTGCACGCTTATGTTGCAGAGACCAAAGATGCTTGTTGTGATTTCCAACATACCCTAAGCTCTCAAGGGTACCTACTTGCCATGGCGTCGAGTAGGGGCATCGATGGATTATCTCAACATATATTCGGAATTGAATATATGTTGAGTATCTGAATATAGTGATAAAAACAACTTGGTAACGATCACCAGTATAATTAGCAGCCTGTGTTTGGCCAACACGGGGACCCTAGCACGGTTATTGCCTATTAGAACAATAATGTCTGCTCTTTTAGAGACAATATTGTTCTAATAGGACGGGAATAGACGACTAGCAGCTGGTGATGTGAGCTCAACCTCCAAGTTTTTTATTTTTTGGATAACTTACTTTTTTTTTCATCATCACTTTCTTCATCATCTCTTTGTAGATATTGTTTTAATTTATTTTTTACACGCCTAGCTTTTTTACGATTCTTCATCCCTTCTTGTCTATTACAAGATGTTAAATTTTTAAAACATAAAATTTGTGAAATTACACCTAATAAAATTCCAATTACTAAAACTATATTAGCTAAATTTTGGAAATTATATTTAATAAGTAAGTGTAAAATTCCTAAATTAATTATAAACCCTACTAATAGTCCAAATGTTGCTGCACCATATGGTCCTAATACTAATAAACTTAATACTCTTTCAATAACATAGTATACTATATATATTATTTCTTGATTACTTAACATATATAGTAATATAAGATAATTAATATATAAGATAATTAATATCCACAAGGAGCACAATCAACTGCAAAAACACAGTCATTTGCACCATTACCTGGATTGGTACAACCCCATCGCCCTCTACCTATATTAGAGCATCCAGTTGGACAAAATTCACTTATATATGGGCCCCAAAAAGGAATTGATCCCCATATGGGGAATGAAGACTGACTCCAATAACTATATCTTGGCGGAGGTCTATATCTATATCCCCACTGTTGACCATACCATCGGCGTCTACCTCTACGGCGACCTCTATATCCTTCTTTAATATCTATATTAGTTATGTTAATTATATGACATATAATTAAAACAAATAATAATAATGATAAGATTTTACAAATAGACATATATATTTGAAGTATAAAAAAAATATTATTATACTTTTTGTTATATAGCTTATTAAATTATATTTACTCATCATCGCTATCAACCTCTTCTACTTTTTTGGTCTTAGCATTCCATACTCCTACCAAATCCCAAGTTTTAGTACGATAAATACTATTATTACTAGCAAGTAAGTAATCTGCATCTTTCTCACACTCTACCTCAATATATCCTAGTTCTGTTTTTTTATTTAATTTGATAGGCTGAACTTCAATACCACTTGCATCATCGTCATCGTCATCATCATCATCTTGATCATTAGCATGATCATTATTATCTGATATATTACTGGGAATTGCCTCATTATCACTAGTATTGTCTAAAAGAATCTCTTGTTTGCTTGTTTCTACCTGTGTGATCGGTTCTGATAGTTGCTCAAGTAATTTACTTCCAATATCATCAACATCAACTACCTCTTTATTTTTCTTAGGACGACCACGTTTTTTTTGCTCTTTTGGTTCTACTGAACTTGCTTCACTTGCTGTATCATCTGCTGTGGTATCTTTTTTGGGGCGACCTCTAGTGGGCTTTTTAATAATAAACTGTTCATCAGGAATAGTTAGGTCTAGTTGTTTTGCGGCAGTTTCGGCTTCTTCGCGTGTAATTTTTAGTTTTTCCATAATATTTGCATAATTAACTGGAGCCTTACCTTTTGGATCCCGAAATTTATCACCCTTTTCTAGTCGATCACTAATAAATCCATAATTTGGTTCTTCATTAGAATTTTTTTCTACTTGTTTGTTACAAGTATTACAGACTGGAAATCTTTTATTATATATAGAAGGGCTATTTGTGCATTGTGTATATAAACCGTAGTTAAGACGAATCCCTTGACAACAAGTGTTATTAATAACACCACAAAATGGCAATGGAATATTTGTTTTTTGTGTTGTTTTCATTTCTTCTTTAATAGTATCGGCGCGTTCTGTATTTACACTTAGATACGATACTGCATCATCAATATCAAATTTATATTTTTTGGAAAGAGTATTTACGATCTCTCTAGAGAGATACTTCATAATGTCTATATTGTCTGGTGACATAATTACTTGCATCTTGTTACTAATAGTGTCGGTGTGAAACTCTCTATTTTCAATTTTTTTTTCGAATACAAAAAAATTTTACATAAATTTAAATTAACATTATACCGGTTATAATATATTTTGCAAGATCATCAAAGATTCTGCTGAAAAGTGTTCTATAGATATTTCACCTAATATTGAATCATAATAATCAGCTGTAATATTATATTTTTTTATAAGTATTATGTGCGCATTTTCACATCTTTCAATCCATCCGTGCCCCATATCTGAACTCCATATATTTAATATTAATCCATCTAAAACTATCATGCAAAATGATGTCCAGAATTCTGATTTTTTTCCAGAATATTTTGCGCAAAATTCTAATACATTTGCGGTATAAGGACAAGTAACATCTACGCTATATGGCAAGCTCAGCAAATATTTTGCTTTATTTTTAGCAATAATAGTAGGGTGTTGTCTCCATTTTTTTTGAATAAGTTTAGCTAAAGAAATTTTATAAATATAAAATTGAATGTCAACAGGAAGTGTGTCCCAATAATTCATTTATTATTGTTTAGCAGTAAAAGTAAAATAGTATAAAATAATATCAATTTTTAATCTTATTATATTTTTGTAATTTTATTTGGTATAATTTTTGGATTATTTTTTTCTATAAAATTTCTCTCATTTACTTTAAAATTAAATGAACAATCGTGCATATCTGGATACCTGTGTAAACTACAAAATATAATACCACATTTACATTGAATATCTGTAAGTTTAATTTTTTTGTTACATATAGGACACCTTGACATTATATATTATATAATAATATAATTTATAAATTATTTTTATAAATTATATTTAGATAATATATAATGGCAAAACGAACAATGCGAAAAAAAACCAAAGGTGGTGTGAACTGGTTGGCACCAAAGAATAGACCTATGCTACCAGCTCTTCGTGCTCGGTCAACTCGTGTAGGTGACAAAAAATCTATGAAGCGTCATAAAAAGCGAAGTCACAGACGTGGTGGTTCTCTTGTTAGTAACACACAGCAAGATTTCAATACTGCAGGACGTGATGTCAGTTCAGCAGCACATTCAGTAGGTAGAACAACTACATCTGCTGTTAAAACTGTAGGTCGTGATACTGGAAATTTATTTAATACAGGATTATCAACATTAACAGGCGCTATTAATAATGTTGGATCATTTTTAGGAAAACAAACTCGTAAGGCCAAAGGTGCGGTAGGATTAAACGGAGGAAAAAAATATAGAAGAAAAAAGAGTAGAAAATATAGAAGATCAAAAAAGAGTAGAAAATATAGAAGATCAAAAAAGAGATAAATTAAAATAATATAAATTTATATTATTATTTTAATTATGAATAATAATAATTTAGAATGTTATATTTGTTTAGATCCAGTTTCTAATGATATTAATTCAGATACATATATTTTAGAATGTTGTAAAAATCGTGTACATTTAGAGTGTTTACAAAAATGGTATAGCAATAATAATTCAAATTCAAATTGTTTTATTTGTAATCAATATAATCAATTTTGCAATGATATTATGAAACCTGTAATTGATAATAGTTATATACTAATAAATATTAATAATGTAGATACTATACAAATATCAAGTATAATACAACAAACAAGAAGAGGTATTGTAAATAATTATTTTAAAAAAGTTGCTTATGTTTTAATTGTTACTATTGTCGTTATTGTTGTCTGCTTTTTTAATAATTTAATTAAAATATTAATATCATCATCTAATTCTTTAATATAGAATTTAAAATATGATATTAGTTCTACTAGTTTATCTGATTCATCTTCATCCATTATTTTAATTTAATAAATATCTTTATATTAAATTAAAATTTATAATTTATAATTTAAGCATCCCCATCGTTATTTAGCACACGATAATCTCCCTGACGTGGGTTACGTGCGCGCATAGGCTCTTTTTGTGGCGACCGGGTACTTGTACTACGATCACGATATTGAGACTGCGATTGAGACTGTAATGGCTTGCGTCTTACAAGCATCCACTCATCTCCTTCACGAGGCCCTGATCCACGCGATCTTACGCGATAATGTCCCTGTTCAGTACTATCGCGCTGTACATGACGCGGGGCAGGCGTAGGTCGTGTACCTTCAGCTGTAGAATCTTTATGAGTTGTGCGAGTAGCACGAGATTCTAGACGTGTTTCACACATTAATTTTTCACCATCAACTCCACTTACTTCACCAGCCTGCCATTTATGAGATTCATTGCTTACAGCACATAGTTTAAAATCAACATATTCGCCCTGTACAAGATACCGATACTGTTCTTGTTTAACCTGTACAGCTGAATGATGAACAAATACATCTTCATTCTTGTGATCACCACTAGATACTGTGATAAATCCATAGCCTGCGCGATTATTAAACCACTTTACACGTCCACGAGTAACAGCGTTCGAGCTCTCACCGCTAGATGAAACAACTTGTGTTTCTTGGGATGTCATTATATACATTATTAAGTGTTGTCTTTTTAAATTGTTTACAGATATTATTAAAAATAAAAATTGAAATATTTTTATACTTATCTAGTATGATAAAAGAAATGCCTTCTACTCGTTGTCAATGTTATACTAAACAAAATTTGGTATGTAAAAAAAATTTTGCTTTTATTATACAAAATAAAAGATATTGTCATATTCACGCAAAGCAAATATATAATGAAAATATTATTAAGATTCAGTCTTTATATCGTTCTTATAAATGTAGGCAAAAAATAAATATTTTATTTAAACCATTACCTAAAGACGTACAAGATATTGTTCTCTATTATTTTAGACAATCTTATTATATTGAGAAATTTAATATATCAATCAATAAAATTTTATCTAATAGAGTTGATAAATATATTGGAGATCTAGATCATCCAAATATTGCTATTAGTAGAGAAGATAATATAAATCAACGCCAAGTTAAATTTTATACTGATATTATTGAAATATATAATCTTTATACTAAATATTGTAGCATTTGCAATTATCAATACTGTTATCGTCTACACAGGTTAGTTAGAGGTATCTGGAATATATATAGATATCAAATCGAACGAGAAGAATTATTATTAGATGATAACAATAATAATATTGTTATTGATAATAATTCTAAAAAATTATCAAAAACTCTATATGATAGTTTAACTATTTATAATACAACATTTAGTTATAATTTTAATCAATATAATTGTTTTACACCTATAAAAATATATTATCATTATTAATATATGGAATATATAGACTATCAAAAATATATTAATACAAAACGCAAAAAATTATATATAGAGTCTTTAATTATTTTTTTTGATAATTAGCATTTAAATAATAAAAAAAAGTAATATAGAATAATTTATACAAATTATTTTATATATGAATAGTTATGATATATTACATGGAAAATTACCTTCTCAGATTAATAAAATAAAAAATTCTAATATTAATTTAATATTAAAAGAAGAAAATATTAATTTAACAAATGAGTTAAATAAATTAAAAAAAGATTATGATATTATTAATAAAAAACTTAAAATTTATGAAAATGAAGTATGTTGTGGTTGTTGTGGTTTAAGATGGGCTGTAACAATGAATTAAATTATATCCATAATAATATACCTTTATTATGTTTATTATCATTATTTTTATCTGATTTTATTCTTATTTTTTGTGATATTAGACCATGCTCTATATCTAAAATTTCATCTCTTATACCTTGAGGCATCGAGTATCAACATCCCATTTATATATACTTATTAGATTTTCTAATAAATTTATAATATATTTATAATTTGGTTTGTCTAAAAAATTTAATTTTTTACAATATAATAAAATTGTTAAAAATTCACCCGGTATATCCAATAACCAATCAAAACTATTTTTCATCTCTTTTATTTCATCTTTATATATATCATTGCCTGATATATCTTTTTTTAAGTTATCACATAATTCTGCCCAGGGTAAATTTTTTCCATAGAGAGAAATATATGTATAACAAAGTGATTCAATATCATCTCTTCTACTAGATTCTATACCATTATGTATATTTATACTAGCATATTTCACCGTTCCTATTATTTTTTTATCTTGTTTTTCTTCTATATGGCGATCCTCTATAATATATCTTTTTGCTAATCCTAAATCAATTATATATAGATGTCTTTTTCCATTTCTCTCTTTTATCATAAAATTATCTGGTTTTATATCTCGATGAAGAATATTTTTTTTATGAATATCTCTAACTATTTCTACTGATTTTTTAAAATATTTTATACATTCTAATTTATCTATATTTGCTTTATCGAGAGAAATATCTAAATTATCTATAATTAAGTAGTGAAATCCATTATCGCAACCATAATTTCTTAATAAAGGAACTCCACTTATATCTACAAGTTCTTTATATATTTTAGCTTCGTGCTGTAAAACATTAACAATAGATTTAAATTGAATTTTAATAGCTATATTTTCATCTGTTCTTATATGTTTGCCCAAAAAAACTTTACCAAATGAACCTTCTCCTATTTGTTCTATTACTCTATATTTATTTGATATTATATATGTCATATAATAATCATTCAATGTAATTTTATATAATATTTATAAATATTATATTATATAATATAATATAATAGGAAGGAGATTAGGCAATCCATCTTCTAGAGGCTATGCTACCCCTAGTATGAATACTACTCCACTGACTGCTAGAGAAACTTTTGGCGGCGAAAGCAAAGCTGGATTAGGTAGACACATTGGTATGGGTAGATTTACATATAAAGCAGTTGTTAATGGTTCTAGTGGTCATAAGGCTCCACCACTTGCTGGAAACTCATTTTTAGCTGCCTATAGGGCTGTATAATTTATATTTTTATTTTCTAATATTTCTTTAAATTGATTACCTATCCATCCTCTACTTCCATAAATTAAAATTTTCATTCTAATTTAAACCAACAAATTAATTCCTTCATTAAAACTAATATCAATATTCCACCCTAAATCTCTGAGTTTTTGATTACTTATAAAATATCTTTTATCATTAAATTATCAAAAGATTAGTATTTTCTTCTACATTAGAAATCATTATTTTTATTTTTATTTAATTAAATAAAAATAAATTTCAATTTTAAAAATTTTATCTATATTTTTAATGTTTTTTTATTACTTTTTTATTCTTTTTTTTACTCTTTTTTTTAGTAATTTTTTTACTCTTTTTTTTAGTAATTTTTTTACTCTTTTTTTTAGTAATTTTTTTACTCTTTTTGTTATTTCTTTTTTTACTTTTTTTACCACCTTTATATGAGGCCACCGCCATTGCATATGTTAATTTACTTTGTAACTCTTTTTTTTTTATTTTTTCTTCTTTATCACAATTTTCATCATCTTTATTACATTCTGGAACGCAAATATCATTAACAGAACAACTTCCAATAGGTTCTGTATATTCATTTTCTAATGATCTTTTTGGTTGTTCATAAGTTTTTAATTTTTCATTTAATGGTTTTAAATGTATTTTATTTTCTTTTCTGTTAGGTGGATTAAATGGATCTTCATTAATTTTATCTTGAGCAAATAAATATAAAATTCTATATTTTTCTTCATAATTATTTTCTAATTCTCCATTTCCTCTATCAAATGCTAAACTATCTCTATCACTAAAATTATAATTTTTATCTTCATCTTCATAAACAATTAAATAGGCATCTAAATTTTCCATTTTATTTTTTTCAGAAAATCCTAAAGCTTGTTGTAAAAAACTACTATGACTAATAATAATATTTAACTTATCACTATTTAATTTTGGAAGAATATATTTTTTAAACTCATTATATTTATTTTTGGCCTCTTTTTGTGTAGTAGAAAAATTACTAGGATTATCATTATTACTTAAAATAGTTTTACTAATTTCATAATAATCTGGTGTACTAAATAATTTATTTAAATTACAAAGAGCCTCATCACTTTTTTTTTTGGTTATTGCATTTACATTATCCCCTATACCATCATTAATTTCTTGGATATGATCTATTCTTTTTATTTTATCATCTTCATCTAAATTTTCAGTTAAATTTAAATTTGATAAAGTTTCAATCATTCCTCCTGATATTAATTTAGCAGTTTCCATCGTTCTAGGCAATGCTGATGAATATAATATTCCTCCTGATATTAATTTAGCAGTTTCCATCGCTCTAGGCAATGCTGATGAATATAATTTAACTTCATTAGGAAGTTCTAAATTACTTTCAGGTAAATCATGTAATTTTTTTTTTAATTTACTATGAATATTTAAATATCTTTTACCAAATTCAAAAGCTTGTTTTTCACCAAGTTCTTTTGTGCAATAAGAATCTACTTTATAAGCTCTACGATTACTTTCTGTTCCAGGAATCCATTTACCTAAAGAACCTTTTTCATCATTATGACAAGCATAACAATGTCTAACCCATAAAACATATTTTATATTTCTTGACATTAATAATGTAACCAAATATTAAAAATTTTCACTAAATTCAAAAGAATTTTGATTTGTATCTTTATTAGCTAAACTATATTCGCCAACTCTTTTTTCAAAAAAATTAGTTTTACCTTCAAGACTAATCATTTCCATCCAATCAAATGGATTTGTAACATTATAAATTTTATCACAATCTAATTGTAAACTTAATCTATCAGCAATAAACTCAATATATTGTGTTATTAATGTTGAATTCATTCCAATTAATCTACAAGGAAGAGCATCACATATAAATTCTTTTTCAATTTCAACTGCTTCTTTAATAATTTCCATAATTCGTGATTTTTTAATTTTTTTTTCAAGTTTATTATATAATAATACAGCAAATTCAGTATGAAGAGCTTCATCGCGTGATATTAATTCATTTGAAAAAGTAAGTCCTGGCATTAATGAACGTTTTTTTAACCAATAAATAGAACAAAATGCACCGGAGTTTGGAAATCAATAGATAAAGGATATGAATGTAAAAAAATTTTAGATGAAAATCTTGCCTTAAGTGTTGATAATTTAGATATGTCTTCTGATGGAAAAAATATTGCTGTTGCTGGGCGCGGGGGGAAGGCTTACATTGTGGTTATCAGGAGATGCAGGAGACAACTGGCATAGTGTTTCAATAAGTGATAATTTAATACTAGAGACAATATGGAGGGTAAAAATTTCAGAGAATGGAGAAACAATTGTATTTTTGGCTCCTAGCGATTTAGGACCCTACAATATTTTTGTTAGTATAGATGGAGGTAATAGTTTTAAAGCAATAAAACAGGAAAAATATGGTATTAATGCAGGCTATATAGATATATCAACAAGTGGCAATTATATATATATAGCTGGGATAAAGTGGCGAAATTATTCAGAAAATAGTATTTTATTAGAAATTCAATTATTTAATTAAAAATTGAAAAAATATTAAATATATTTTTATATTTAATATTTAAATGGTTGTCCACTGCAAAGACCTATTTAAAGATCATGATTTAGAATATCAAGAATATTTCAATCTATTTCCATATCCATTAAGCGATTTTCAAAAATGGGCAATATTTGCAATAGTAAATGGCCATCATAGTTTAGTTACTAGCCACACTGGCTCAGGAAAGTGCCTCAAGATTGACACTGAAATCATCATGTTTGATGGATCAATTAAAAAAGTTCAAGACGTTAAAGTTGGAGATAAATTAATGGGAGATGATTCAACAGAAAGAAATGTATTAGGATTAGCTAGAGGGATTGAACCTATGTATGAAATTAAATTAAGTGATGGAGATTCTTTTACTTGTAATGAAAGTCATATTTTATGTTTAAAATATAATGTAAAACCTAGTATTAGAAATAACAAAAATTCTAATCGCTTTGAAGTAAATTGGTTTGATAACAAAGAAATTAAAATGAAATCTAAATCATTTAATTATAAAAACAACGATAAAGAAAGGTGTTTTAATGAAGCTAATATTTTATTAGAGGAAAAATTATTGAAACAAGAAAGTGATTTTAATATTTCTGTTAAAGATTTCTTAACATTATCTAAATATTTACAAAGAAATTCTTTATCTTATAAAGTTGGTATTGAATTTAATGAAAGAAATATTCAATTAGATCCTTATATATTAGGATTATGGTTAGGTGATGGTCATTCGAGTTCTGCAAGAATAACAAATCAAGATGCTACCATTTTAAAGTATTTAAATGAAAATTTAATAAAATATGATTGTTTTTTAAAATTTATAAGCAATTATGAGTATAGTTTTCATACATTAAAAGAATATACGAGAAATGGTAGAAAAAATAATATAACAACAATTCTACAAAATTATAATTTATTAAACAATAAACATATTCCTGATGATTATAAAATAAATTCCCGAGAGAATAGATTAAAATTATTAGCAGGATTAATTGATAGTGATGGTTATTATCAATGTAAAAACTACGAAATTTCTCAGAAAAATAACTCACTAGCAAAGGATATAGTATATCTTGCTAAAAGTTTAGGATTTGCTTGTACATGTAAAAAAGTTATTAAAAGTTGTATGTATAAAAATGTAAAAAGAGAAGGTGAATATAATAGGATAACTATTTTTGGAGATGGTCTTACAGATATACCTGTATTATGTAAAAGAAAAAAATGTGAGGAAGAAAGAATAATTAAAAAACCTGCATTAGAATATTTTTTCAAAATAGAAGCAAAAGGAATTGATAATTATTATGGTTTTGAACTTGACGGTAATCATAAATTTATTTTAGGTAATTTTATAGTTACACATAATACTTTACCAGCCGAATTTGCCATTGAATACTTTAAAAATAAAGGTAAAAAAGTAATTTATACAGGTCCTATTAAAGCTCTTTGTAATCAGAAATTATATGATTTTCGTAAGAAATTTCCAAATATTTCATTTGGTATTTTAACTGGAGATATTAAAGATAATCCGGAAGCTGATGTATTAATTATGACTACTGAAATTTTACGAAATACACTATTTAATAAAAAAATTAATAGTAAAAATACAGAAGCCAAACCAGTTGAATTACAGTTTGATTTAGATATTGAGACAGAGTTAGGTGCTGTTGTTTTTGATGAAGTTCATTATATTGGAGATGCTGATCGTGGATCAGTTTGGGAACAATCTATATTATTACTTCCACCCCAAGTACAGTTAATTATGTTATCTGCAACTATTGAAAAACCACAAATATTTGCTGAATGGCTTGAAATAGAAAAAAATAAAGGTCTAGAATTATCAGATAAAAAACAGTTATATATGACAACAACATATGAGCGCGTTGTACCATTAACTCATTATTTATGGACTTCTTGTTCACCATCAGTAATTCAAAGCCATAAAGGTACACCTATGGAATATAAACTACGCGAAGTTATTAATAAACCATTACAAGTGGCTAGTAGTGGCGGAACGTTTAATGACTCAAATTATTATAAAACAAGTAAAATCTTAGATTACTTTTTCAAAAATAAGATTATGAGTAAACGTCAATATATATTAAATGATTTAATACAATACTTAAATAGAAATGACATGCTACCAGCTATATGTTTTATATTTTCAAGAAAAAATGTAGAAATTGCAGCTAAAGAAATTTCACATACACTTTTTGATAAGGATGATAAAATACCTAGTATTATTGAGCATGAATGTGAAAAAATCTTAATGTCTAAACTAAAAAATTATAGAGAATATACAATGTTAGATGAATATAGAAGTATTGTTACTTTATTAAAAAAAGGAATTGCAATTCATCATGCAGGTATAATGCCTATTTTACGAGAAATGGTTGAACTCCTATTTGAAAAACGTTATATTAAATTACTATTTGCAACAGAAACCTTTGCAGTTGGTATTAATATGCCTACTAAAACAGTTATATTTACTCAGCTTAGTAAATTTAGTGGTAATGGTATGAGAGAATTACTATCGCATGAATATACACAAATGGCTGGTAGAGCAGGTAGACGAGGTATAGATAAAATCGGGCATGTAATTCATTGTAATAATCTATTTAGAATGCCTGATTTTAATACTTATAAAGCTATGTTAACTGGTCCACCAAAAATGTTAATCTCACAATTTAAAATATCATTTAATTTAATTTTAAGTATTATATCGGCTCAAGGTCATAGTCTTGCACATCAAATTGATAATGAATTAATTAATTTTATGGAAAAGAGTTTTGTTCAAAATGATATTACAAAAGAGATTAATATGTATGATAAACTAGATAAAGAGCTAAAAGATAAACTAAATATATGTGAAGAAAATTTAAATGATAGTGCTATATGTAAAACTAGTACTAATATTCTAAAAAAATATAATGAATTAAATAATAATATTCAAATTGTTAATAATAAACAGAAAAAGCGTTTACAGAGGGAAATTTGTGATATCGAAGAGCAAAATAAAACAATTAAAAAAGATATAGAATATTTTATGAAATATGAATCTGTATTAGATGAAAAAAAAAAGAATGGAGGGTTTAAAATGAATGCAGTTAACTATATTCAAAATAATATAGATAATATAATTCATATTTTAAATATTAATGGGTTTTTAGAATATGGATATGGATTAACAACTAAAGGAGTTGTCGCTATGCATATACAAGAACTTCATCCATTAGTATTAGGTGATCTTTATGAAAAATATAATGGATTTACTGATTTTAGCGCAAAAGAACTTACTGGAATACTAAGTTGTTTTACAAATATATCTATGCCACAAGATATGAGATTATCGATTCCTGGAGATATACATATAAATAGTAAAGTTAAAACTTGTAGTAAGGATATTGGAAGTTTAATCGAAAAATATTATGATGTAGAAGTTGAATATCAACTAGATACTGGGGCAGAATATAATATTCATTATGAATTAATAGATTATATCATTTTATGGTGTAATACTGCAAATGAACAGCAATGCATGGAGTTAATAAATACAATTAAAACAGATAAAGCGATATTTTTAGGAGAATTGATTAAATCAATTCTTAAAATTAATAATATAGCAAAAGAGCTAGAAAAAATATGTGATATTCTTGGTAATGTAAATCTACTCCAAAAAGTTAAAGAAATTCCTATCTTAACGCTAAAATATGTTGTAACAAATCAATCTTTATATATTTAAAAATTGTATAATATTATACAATAATGCAAGATCAACTAATTGATATACAGCTTGAGGAGAGAGAACAAGATATAAATAAATTAGTGAATGGTGTGCAAGAAGTTAGTGATTTATTTACAGATGTGTCACTTTTAGTTTCATATCAAGGCGAACAGATTGAAAATATACAAACTAATATTCAAAATTCTTTTTCACATATTAATAAAGCAAATGTCGACCTGGAAAAGGCTAAAAAATATAAAGAAAAAAAGAGGCAATTCTATAGTAAACTATTTTGCTTTATATTTTTTATAATATCTATTATAATAATAATAATTATTTTAAAATAATTTCAGCTCGAATTTTTCGTTTAAGTGTTATACCATCTTGTAATAAATATAATTTAAAATTTGCAGAAGTATAATTATCAACTATATTTTTTGTATTAACTCTAGTAAATAATTTTAAATCTGGTATATAAACTGTATATTGATTTAATTTATATGGTCGTTCAATCATATCAAACAGATATCCTTTATATATTGAATCTAATATTGTATTATCATTTGTGCACATATTTAACATACTACAGTCTGTCTGTACTTTTCTAATAGCTCGCATAGTAGTATTGATATATTCTAATTGATTTTCCCAATAGTTATAAAAATCTAATGCGTTTGATGAAAGATTAATAAGTTTTAATTTTTCTTGTATTTTTAACATATTTAATAGATCTACTAAACGTCTAATTGGTGATGTTATATGAACATAATTATCTAAACCAGAGTTAATTAATTGATGTCCATTATTTTCTTGATGGTTGGTATATTTACCACTTGCACACTGCCAAATTTTAATAAAATCATAAATTTCACTTGGTATAGTATCTGGATGTTTTAATTTAGATTCATTTAATGTAATACTTCTGTAAATACCAGTTTGATATTGTTCCAACTTATCAGCTGATTTATTATTCATAAGTAACATAAGATATGATACAACATGATGACTATCGCTAATTTCTCTCATATATTTTTCTCGCTTATTTAATTTATTTATACAATCAAATACTTTTTTATATAATTCATCATTATCTAGTCTTTCTTCATTATAAATATAATTTTTTGAAACTTTTATTATTACATTATTAAATACTATATCTATTATTTGATTATCGTTAATTGTTAAATCAATACAAAATGATAATCTCTCTTGATTTTCTAATAAACTACATAAATTTTCAGATAGTAGACTTGGTAGCATAGGACATTTTCTATCAGGTAAATAAATTGTAGATATCCTTTCTGAAAAAGAGTTCCATAATTTAAAATAGTCTAATAAAAGCGGTACATTAGCTACATAAATACTTAATATGTTATCTTTCATACTAAATGCATCATCTAAATCTGTACTACCATTTGGATCTATTGAAATTATATAATGATCTCGTCTATCTTCAATATTTTGATGTGTTTTAATAATATTATCATAAATATTAATTCCTAATTCACGATTTGCACGATTAACATGATTAATAAATTGTTTTAATGGTTTAAATAGGTCTTTACAATGTAATTGATACTCATAAAATGCAGATAGGTTATTTATATTACCAACAACATTATTCAGTATTCCTATTGGATGTTTACTGTCCCAATTATTAAATTTAAAAAGAACATATTTATTTATTATATTTTTATTAAAAGTTACTTGTTTCTCTTCATATGGTATTAAAAATGCAGGTAATCGTTTATCATTTGGAATACATTTATAAAAGAACTTATTATCTTTTTGATTTCTTCCATATGTTTTACCTTTTAATATAAGAATTCCTGCTAAGTTTTTAGCTAGTCGTAATGGAGAATTAATAATAGTTCCTGTATTATCAATTACATCTCCCGATAGAATCTTTTTTTCTATAGGATTTATATCTAATTCTACTAAATTATTTGTATGCTGGTCATATATTTCGCAAGTTGTATAATTGCTATCTAAAATATGTATTTTATAATGCATTATTATTAATAGTTTATAAATATATTTATAGTCAATTTTATTTATAAATATATTTATAAATTATAAAGAATGGGAAATATTTGTGATTTTTTTTCAAATAGAGAGAGAGAAAAAGAGCAACCCCGTGTTGTTACTCCATGCTATATACAACAAGATATACAACAAGACATACAGACTAATACAAAAGGTATTCCTGTACAACAATATCCACAAGTAGGAGTAATTAATCATACTCTAAATGGAACCCCAGTTGTTATATATAACCAAAATTCTATTAGTGATGGATTTACATCTGGTTTACTTGAAGGACTAATTTTATCAGATTTAGTTGATGATTGTTACTAATCAATATTTATTTTTTGCATGACATCGTGTTTAATATTTTGTTTTTGTAAAAAATATTTAAAATATTCTGGTAATATAGCTATATTATTCATATAACTTCTATATTTAAAACTTAATAATAGTGTATCAGATGTATTAAACTGTATACTATTCCACCAATATGCTGGAATAAATAGTAATTTTCCTTTTTCTAATGTAACATTTAAACATTTAATTTTACTAAAATCGTGTTGATATTGTTTTTGTGTATCCCAAGGATTTACTGGTGATCTAAATTCAAAATTATCATAATCTTTATCTGGAAAAAGATATTTACTACTTTTTGGCGGAGCTAACTTTACTGTAATATTTCCATTTAAAACTACTATAAAATGTCTATAATTTATATCATATCTAAATGGGGTTTTTGTGTGGAGCGAACCAAATAAATAATCATATTGACTAGACATTAGTGATGGGGGTCTGAGAAATAAATCATTTGTTTTTAGATTTTTAATTAAACTTGTTTCTTTTAAAAAATCTTCATTATTTTCAGAAAAATAATTTGAAGTTTTATCTTCTTTTACTACTATTAATGCTTTATTAAAAATTATTGGTAAGTAAAGTTCCCTATTATTATTACCTGAAATATCTCGTAATTTTATATCAAATGATCCATACATTTTATCTATCTTTACTATATCTAACTGATTAAAACAATTAATATCTAAATCTAAAGTCAAGGGTTGACGTAAATTACATACTTCTTCAAACCGTTCTTTTGATAAATTTGATACTTCAAATACCTCTAAATCATTACTTGTTTTATAATGATAAAATATATGTAAATATAAAAATAATACTATTACAAATATAAATACGGTTATTATTATATTCATTTAACTAGTCAATATAATAATTTTTTATATATTTTACATATTTTACTTATTTATTTGGTTTCAGAAATATTTAATTTCATAGTTGACTGACTTTTTACATCTGATTCATCTAATTTTATTTCGGTAGACTGATTTAATGTTGCATTATTTAACTGTTCTGTTAAATCTCCAATACTTGCATTCTGGTTTGAAATTGTACCTCGGAGAGATATTACTAGAGATGTTAATTCTTGTACACTTTTTTGCTGTTTTATAAGAGATGATTTTAATAATTTTAATTCTGAATTAGTATTTCTTGTAAAATTTTCTAATTCATCACTATTACCACTATTACCCATACTACCCTTATCTTCTATCATATCTAATCTTCTTTCTAAAATAAATAATAATTTATCATGATCGCGTAATAATTGAATTGGATGTGTAGAATTGGCTGTTCTATTAGTTTTCATACCATTTTCATTTATTGCTCTAGCATTCATTATTTTTGATAAGGTTGGCACTTCATCTTCCATTACATCTGTCATAGAATTATTAGAAGTAAATTGTTGTTCAACAGGATTTCTTCTCCGTTTGGCAGCAGCTAATGCGGCGTTTCCACTCATATAAACTATTATTTATACTAAATTTTTCCATTATTTTCGCATTTCCATTTTTATTGAAGGGTGATATTCATAATTTATAATGTCTATATCACATATACTATATTCATCTATTGAAGTATATGTATTTTTAATGTTTATTTTTGGAAATTTATATGGCTTTCTCTCAATTTGTATTTTTAATTCATCAATATGATCATCGTAAATATGGGTATTTCCTAAATAATATACAAATTCTTTAGCTTTTAAGTTACAATGTTTTGCTATTATATGAGTTAAAATACTATAAGATGCAATATTAAATGGAACTCCTAAACCTACATCTCCACTTCTCTGATATAATGAACAAGAAAGTTCATCTTTTACAACATTAAATTGAGCTAAAATATGGCACGGAGGTAATGCCATTTCTCCTAGTTGACTAGGATTCCAGGCTGACATAACTAGTCTTCTTGAATATCTCTCTTTTGGATCTTTTAGACAATTAATAATATATTCTAATTGATCTACACCTTTATCTGTATAGTCTGTTTCACAGTTTGTATATGGTGCATTAAAATGTCTCCATTGATGTCCATATACTGGCCCTAAATCATCTTCTTCTAAATTAGTTAAGCCTCTACTATCTAAAAAATCTCTTGAACCGTTTCCATCCCATATATGGACATTTTGACTTTTTAAAATTTTATTATTTGTATTACCACTTATAAACCATAACAGCTCTTTAATACAAGTTTTAATTGCTACCTTTTTGGTTGTTAACACTGGTACAATATTATTTTCTAAATTAAAATGCATTGCAGAGCCAAATGTGGTTAACGCATTTCCATTTCTTCCTAAAACCATTTCACCATATTGTATTATATCTTCTATTAGACTAATATATTGATATTCATCATGTTTTTCTCCATTTCTCTCTTTTAGCTTTTCTAAAGAATGTTTAATCATTAATTTATTACTATTATTATTTTTAATTTCTTTTTATAAATCATATGGACATACAAGAACCTATTGAAGATACCAAAAAGGGATTTTTTGGATATGTTTTTAATTTTGATGATACTAACACTGGTCAATTAACTAATTTATATCAGTATACATTTATTGCTATACCACTTATTTTGCTAAGTTTAAAGATTCTTAATCATTTTAGTTCAGATGTTGATGAATCTAAAGGAACTTTAGAAATATTATTTGAAATATTTATTAGTCTTAATTGGATTTTACTTACTATCTGGTTTGTTAACAAAATTATTCGCTACATACCAACTAAGAGCAAAATGAGTTATCCTATTTTTAATGAAACAAATTTTATATTACCACTATTAATTGTACTATTTACAATGAACACAAAACTTGGTAATAAAATTAATTTACTTATTGAAAGAGGTGTTGATCTATATGATGGCAAAACTAATTTGAAAGATAGTAATAATAATGTTAATCAACAGGGTCAAAAAGATATTAAAACTACCCAACCAATTTCTAATATGAGCCACGGTAATTCTCGTTTACCACCACCACCTGGTGGCGTTGATGCTGTTTATGGTATACCGAGTGGCAGTAATAATCATGGTGCAGAAAGTGAAGGTAGATATACTAAACAATTACATCGGGAAACAGTACACTCACAAAGTCAAGAGAAAAATTTTAATAATGATTTTTCTGGACCAAATATCAATAATCTATTACAGACTACTGAACCAATGGCTGCAAATGAAGCATTTGGTGGTAATATGTTTGGAGGTAGTGTATTTTAGAAAAATAAATAATAATATTATATATCATAAATATATAATGTCATTAGCAGTATTAAAAAGAAAAACTATGCATGGTCATAATCCCAGACTAGCTCCTATATCTGGATCTAATAATGGAACTTTTGGATTTTCTCTAAATGGAACCAGACGTGGAAATCATACTGGGAGAGAGACAAATCTTGCTCCAGGAGCTATGACAGGATCGCCACAAATGATTGGTCCAACATCATCTAATCCAACTGGGCCTGGTATTTATGGACATCCATCATCTGTTTGTACAAATGATCCTACTGTTGTTAAAACTACTGTTATGAATACTCGAGGTATGTTAGCTAAACGCTTAAGAGGTATTGAGCGAATACCTCCAATGGCTCCTATCAGAAATATAATGCCTGAAAATGGTTCATGTCCTTCTAATGGCGAACCTGCTAATTCTTGTGGATGTGAAATGGGTGGAATTATTGAACCTACAAATAGTATTAATACTCAATATTGGTCTAAGTGTTATTTAAATAAATTTTGTACTGGACCTCTCTCAGTTAATTGGGTTAAACCAGAAATTGTTCCTAATGGAAACCAAAGTACATATATTGAACGTATTGTTAAAATTAATGGTAAGACTACTAGTAAACACGGATGTAATTCAACTAAATCATTTAATGGTATTATTGGTGTACTTGATTTATCTGGTCTATTAGCCATTCAAAATGTACCTCAAGGATGTAATACTAATAGTAAATTAAATTTATCTGAAAAACAATTAGAAGCTCTTGTCACATCTCATTCTATTATGCCATTTCATAGTCTTTGTCGACGTGCTAATTTAGACATTCCTTTACATCTTAGAAATTGCGCTAATAGAACACCAGTTAGTGGTATGGAGAATTGGACTGCAACTGGTAGAAATATTGTTACTAGCAGAACTGCTAAACCTGGTATTACAACAATCGATTATGGAACTTATATAAGTAGACGATTAAAGATTAATAATTACATACCCCCACAATTAGGATGTAATATGCCACAACCACAACCTAATCTTGCGGTCAGTTGTCGTAAAACACCCTATAATAGTTACTGGAATAACAATATTCCGCCTAGTGTACAATGGATGCCAGGTCCATTTAGTAATGTAACATTAATATTAGGGGCTGAAAATGCTGGACAATATAATATTGACGGTAAAGAATTTATTATATATCTTGGTCCTAATGGCAAATTTAGATCTTATGATATTGGAAATAGAGTATTAGATGGAACTTGGCAACAATTTAATTCAAACACTATCAATATTTTCATTCAACGTTTTCAAATAGTTATTAATTTTTATTTTAGTGAACCATTATTAAAAATATCTAGTATGGTAACAATTACGAGTCAAGGCCTCCCTGACACTAAGGCTCCAATATTAGATATTAAATCTGGTCCGCCAGGTTTACCACAATTTAAAGATTTACCTAAACCATTTAGTATATAAAATAACTAAATTTAATAGATAATTAGTTTTACAATTAATTATCTATCTTCTTGTTTTTCTTTTATTAGATCGTCTTTTTTTTGATCGTCTCTTTTTTGTCTGTCTTTTTTTAGATCGTCTCTTCTTAGATTTTTTACGACCACCTTTATATTTTATCAGATTTGGAGGAGCGGGTGGCATTACTGCTGGTTCGCCATCAACATTTGCCCAATTATCTTGCCAACTATTTTGTTTATTAGTAAAAAGTGTTAAATTATTATTTTTACTAGCTCCATTTGGACCATCTGGTCCTGCTGGATTAAAAACATCAAATTGTGGTACAACCATTGTTGTACTCCCATCACTACTACTTCCACCTAATTGAGATATTTTAGTTGTATGCTCTTGCCATTTTTGTAAAGCATTTAATCCAGATTTCATTGGGTTACCTTGTCCTGGATAACTGAGTAAAGGTTTAGATTGACTAACATCTGCTGGAACCATACCATGCTGTTTTTCAAAATTACTTACACCACTCATATTTAATATATAAATATAAAATAAATTAAATAAGTATAGTTATATTATATTATATAATGGATTATCAGTTAAGCAATAATGATAAATTGCAATTACAGGAAATGATTAAAACAAATGATGTTGAAGATAAAACCGAGTTAATTCGTGCTACTAAACATAGTAAATTAATTCGTGATCAAGTCAAATTACTAGAACAACTTAAGCAAGACTATTCGCAATTATATAAAAGTAATTTTCAAGAATTTGATACATTAACAGTAGAAAAATGTCATTTTTTATTTCAAAATTATACAGATATTTATAATAAAGTATTAAAAAATGAAATCAATCTAGATATATTAAATAAATTTTTAGATACCCTAGAATTAATAGAAAATGGAGAAGTTGATCAGCACGAAGCATCTGTTAAAGTTGGTACATATCTTAAAGAATTATATGTTGATTCTGCACTAAAAAAAACTGAAAAAATGGATGCTGAAAATAATAATAATGATGATGAAAAAAATGAAATTATGGAAATTTCTTGGAGTGAATATAAACGAGTAGGCTTATAATACTTAGTTCTCAATTTTTGTTTTTTTTGTACGAGGAAGTTTTACTCCTAATTGTCGTTCTATTTTTGCAATATCAGAATTAGTGGGAATATCTTTTCCTGTTTCCCATCGTGTTAACAGAGTAACTGCTACACCTAAACTATTTGCTAAAATTTGTCGAGTTTTACCACCTCTTGCTTGTTCAATTAATTTTCCAAGATTTGGAGGTGCTTCAATTTTTACATCCTGACTAGAGATTTTTTGTGATATTTTTTTATTATTTTCGGCTGTTCTTGCATTTGTTGATTTTGTAGTTAAAGTAATTGTATTCCAATCCTGATGGTCCATTATTGAAATAATAATATAATATAATATTATTTCAATTTTCTTACTATATAATATATGTTTCATTTATTGTATGCTGCATTAGTATTATTTCCTTATTCTGGGCTTAGTTTTAGTAGAAGAAATGTTTTAACTACTGGTATTGCAATGACATTACTAGATACAAAAACTATTAAAAATGGTGATTATGATGAAGTTGGTTATATACGTGGATATAAAAATAATTTATATTATTCTGGTCCAATTACTGATTCTGGTATATTTAGTATTACTTCTAATTTAATAACAATGCAAAATGAGGGGCAGTTTAATGATATTAATTTACATATGCAAAGCCCTGGAGGATCATTACTTCCTAGTTTAGGATTAGTAGATTTAATTAGAACATCAGATATTCCTATTAATACATATGCCAATGGTTATTGTGCAAGTGCAGCATCTCTAATTACAGTTGTTGGAGCACAACGGTTTATTAATCGCTATGGGGTTGTATTAATACATCAATTAAAAATGGGACTAGAACCTAGTAAATATTTAGAAATAAAAGATCAAACTGATAATGCAGATACATTAATGAAAATAATAAAAGATATTTATTTAGAAAATACTAATTTAACAAAAGAAAAATTAGATGAATTATTAATGCACGATTGGTGGTTAAATTCTACATTATGTAAAGACTATGGTATAGTAGATATTGTAATGTAAATATAATAAAAGTTAGATTATTATATTTATAATATTGGTATTACTTTTGATAAAAATTTTGATATTAAATCTACATATCCATTTTTTTTTTCTCCAATATTTTCTATCTTTGCTATGAAGGATTGCAAGTCCACCACACTTCTCTCCCCAACATTTTAATAAATCTTCAATATCATTATTCCACTCTTTTAAGTTTATATCTAAATTATTATAATTATTTTTTTCTACTTTTTTTCTTTTTTAGAGAGAAGAGCTTCTTCTAAATTACTAGAATAGTTCATATTATTATTATTTATTAATTATTATTATTAATTAATAAATAATATATTTAACTAATAATTAATATATTTAAAAAGTGGCCGAAAAGTTCGCGGGCTCTGTTACTGTTATAACAGCTCCAGTTACATTTGAATTTTTCAATATTTGTTTAGTATTTGTTGCTGTATATCTTGTTAACATATTATTACCTAATAATGGTGTTACTGCCCATCCTCTATCTCCACATGCAGTTTTAGGAGGGGCTGGCGCATTATATATAACTCCTTTTGCTGGATTTGGGCCTGTACCTGCATTTCCTAGTGAACCAAACGGACCACTTGGACCCGAACCACGTCCACGGCATTTTGGGGGTACTACATATCCTCCATTTCTTGTTCTACGCCTTGCATTTGATACTGCTAAATAATTTGTATGTGTTCCATTTAGATTATTATCATTAAATGATAAGCCATTATCTGTATTTCTTGTCGCTTGTCCAATTGCTCGATTTTTTCTTCTACTTATAAGTTCTTGTGAAGTCATAATATTATTTTGTTTACCATTAATTAAACACGTATTTGGTGCACTACCACCACATCCTACATTATTTCGTCTACGATTACCAATTGTATGATTACTGGTACTCCATACATTAGCCATACGTAAAACTGTAGGTGCTCCTACACTTTCTTTTGTAAATTCTGCTTTTCCATCTTGTATATATGGTTTTGCATTAAATACATTATTACATCCAACATATGGTGGCACTTCTAATCCTTCTACTCTAACTACCCCTGTATTACATTGTAAATTACCATATGCATATATTGAACATATTGGTGCTTTTGTAAATGCACGTCTTGCTTGTGAAAATGTAGATGTATTATCTGCATATCCAGTTTTTTGTGGCATACCAGCATCTACATTTGTTGCCCCATTCTGTATATATTGTTTTAATGGAATACTAGTTTGATTAGATGTTCCATACCCAAAATGCGGACTATATCTTATAACTGTTGTACTCATATATATTAGTATAATAGTAAAAAAATATAATTAAATATATTTTCTTATAATAAAATATATATGGGCATTGTAAATATTTTAATAATATCATTATCATATTGTAGTTGTTTTAATACGGGTATGTTTCATAAACCTATATATAAAAATATTTTTATGAAACAAGATGATTTAAATTTTCTTAATAATAGTGATAAATTTAGTAATGGGCTTAAATTTTTTACAGCTAAAGAAACTAAAGAGACTGCAATTAAATGGTTATATAGAACATTAGATGAGGTTAATAATCACCCTACATTTGTTTTAAGTGATATAGTAAGTACAATTAGTTATAGCCTTAAAGAGTCTGATCGTTATGATTTATATGTTGCTTACAAGCCCAATAGATTTGATGATGAACCTCATTTTATAGGATGTTTTTTGATTAACCCTGAAAAAAGAATATTATCTATTGAACAGATTTGTACAAATCCTTTTATAAAAGATACTTCTTTAACTGATTATAAAAAAAGATTAACAAATTTAGCTATTCATTCTGGTGTAGTATTATATCCTCAGCCTTTAAAATATCTTATTAATCCACGTTATTATATGGAATTTACTCAGTCACTTTAATATTCAGGTATTTTAATATTTTTTTTATATAAATAACATTTGCTACAATAACAGATATATCTTGTTGATAATGGTTCATCTATTGAATCTTCAATCCAATTATGATCACAAGTTTCAAATAATGTTTTATTAATTTCACTTAATAATTGTTTTTGTTCACGCAAATAATCTTTTCCAAACATTTTTATATTAGTGTTATATTGAGTAATTATCATTTGATCAGTATTATTACTTATTTGTTTTCTAAATTCTAGTTTTTCATAATTTTCTTCTAATACATTGATTTCTTTTTCTAATGAAAATTTAAGTTGAATTAGTTGTTCCAATGAATTATTTTCCATTTTTTTATAATGTTTATTATTATTATATTAATTTATTTCAATTTAAAAATAAAATATATATAATATTTAATCTTATATAAGATTAAATAGGCACTATTGGTGTAGTGGTAACATGTTCGCCTTCCAAGCGATCGCCCAGGGTTCGATTCCCTGATAGTGCATACATATAGATAAATATATATATTTAGCAAAAAAAATATATATATTTATAATATATATATGCGTAATTATAGTCGGAAAATGAAGAAATCTTATAAACGCGGTGGTTCAAGAAGATTGCGAGGAGGTAATCGATTAGCGAGATTTTTGGGTTTTGGAAAACCCGCTCCAATCGATCCTGGTGATGCTCAAGCACAACAAGTTGCTGCTGCTCAAGATGATGAGATCGCTGGTCTTCAACAAATGACTGATAGTAAACAGCAACAGGCATCTACTCTTAGAGATCAATGTCAAGGTTATCAACACAGGGCTGAGCAATTAGACCAAGAGGCTGCTGAGCATATGAATGCTACTGCTGAAATTGCTCGTAATAGAGAGTCTAAAAATAGATGTGACCAGGAGCATGCTATGAGATTACAAGGTATTGAACAAGACTATCAACAGACACTTGATCAACTAACTCAACAACATAATACTGCTTTAGCTCAAGAAAATCAAAGAGCACAAGAACAACACGCTCAATGTTTAAGAGAAGGAATGCGATTAAGTAATGCACCAATCGCGGCGGCACAACAACAACGTAATGATGATATGAATGCTGCTGCTGCCGCTTTACAAGCACAACGTAGAGGACAACTTGGTCGCAGATCCACAACTGCTCGTGCACAAGCACAAGCACAACAAGCAGCTGATCCTTTGATCACTATGATTGGTGGCCGTAAATCTCGTCGCCGTCGCCGCAAATCTCGTCGTCGCAGCCGTAAATCTCGTCGTGGCGGTGTTCATTGTGGATCTCATAAAAATAAAATATATGGTGGTCGCAGATCTCGTCGTGGGGGTACAAAGTGTTCTCCAAAATCAGGAAAAAAATGTTCTTATTATAAAAAATATGGTTATCATCATTATATGTAATTATATTTAATTAATAATAAATATTATTACATATACATTACTTTCCAATTATCATTTACCTGTTCTCGTTTAATTAATTTATCAATTATTTTAGATGTTACTGTAAATGGAAATTCTACCTTGAATGGTTTTTCATCTTTAAATAGGTTTGAGTCTTCTGGCATTAATCTATAAAGATTTAATTTAGTGTAAATAATTTCAAGACATCTTTTTAGATTTCTAACACCATCTTCTTTTTCTGTAAAATTTTCAACTATATAATCAATTACATCATCTTCAATAATTACACTATTTTCGGGAAAATTCACCTGTTTACAAATATTTGATAATAAATAACTTTTTGCAATAACATTCTTATCTTTTTTACTATAACCCTTTGTAGTAATTCTATACATTCTATCTCTTAAGATTGGATTAATTTTAGATTCATCATTATAACTAAATATAAATAATGCTTTACTTAGATCAAAATCAATTTCTGAAAAATATTTATCGTGAAATTGAGTATTTTGTGTTGTATCAATTAAATGAGTTAAGATTCCAATAATTTCTTCACCTTTTGGGGTATCACTAACTTTATCTAATTCATCAAAGTAAATAATTGGATTAGAACATTGAGTTTGCATTAAAATATCTACAATTTTACCACATACACTCCCTTCATATGTGTATCCGTGACCCTCTAAAACACTTGCATCTGTTGCACCACCAAGTGCAATAAGCGCAAATGGCCGATTTAAAATTTTGCTAATACCTTCTTTTACTAATGTGGTTTTACCAGTACCCATTGGTCCTTTAATTGCAATTGCCGATCCAATTGCATCTGGATTAGTAATCCATTGACCAAATAATTGCATAATTTGCATTTTTGCATCATTTAAACCATATACAGCACTATCTAGTGTTACTACTGCTGATTTCATATATTCGCTACAACTATTATATCCATCATTAATATTAATTGGAAATTTTTGAATTTTATTAAATGGTAATCTCATAAAAGAATCAACCCATCCTTTTAACTTAAAATATTCACTTGCACTTGGATCCATATTTTCTAACATACTAATTTTCTTAAGTGCAACAATTTTAAATTCATATGGAATATCTGCTTCAAGTATTAAAATCCGATATGGTTTATCGATTTTATATTTTGTATTAATTTTTTTTAATTCTTCAATAATATAGTCTTTTTTACTATCATCTAATTCTTTACTAAAATATTTTACATCATTTAAGTTTTCTTCTAAATCAATTAATTTTTCAAATTCCTTAATCTTTTTCTTTTTCTTATTTTTATTTTTTGTTATTTTATTTTTTCTCTCATTTGTTAATAAAACTAAACTATTAATAAACCGCTTTGTTGACTGATTTTTTAATTTATTACTTAATATTTTAAGATTTTTTTCTGCCTTATTTATCTTTTTTTTCTTATTATCATCATTGTCCTCATCATCTTCTTCACTATCATCTTCTTCATTATCATCTTCTTCACTATCATCTTCTTCACTATCTTCTTCACTATCTTCTTCACTATCTTCTTCACTATCATCTTCTTCACTATCATCTTCTTCACTATCATCTTCTTCACTATCATCTTCTCCACTATCTTCTTCACTATCATCTTCACTGTTCTCCATCATATAATCTTCATCATTGTCACTTAAAAATTCATCTGAATCTGTATAAATGACGCTATTTTTTGAATGTTTTCTTTTTTTATTTCTCACCTTATTACTTTTAGTAATAATAATATTACATATTGGGTTTTTAGATAAACTTTTAGTTGCTTTAGCTTTTTGTCTCGTATGGCTAGAAGGAAATAATTTTGATAAAAGTTCATGATAATCAGCTTTATCAAATTCTTCATCACTATTATCATTGTATTTAGTTATTTCATTAGTATCTTGTAAATATTTATTTTTTGATCTTGTATTATACTTATGCGACTTAGGACTAGATGAATTGTCAGATGGTTCCATAATTATACTTATATACAATATAATTTATTTTATTTTTTTTTTCAATTTTTACATTAAATTGAAAAAAAAATAACCTAAATATTGTTTTGTTAATATATGGAGATGTCTACTCAAAATGAAAATGAACAAAATATAGCTAAAATTATCGGTATCCAATTTAGTATCTTATCTCCCGAAGAAATTCGAAAAGGTTCTGTAGCAGAAATTACAAATAGAGATACTTATATTAATAATAAACCGGTTATTGGTGGTTTATTTGATCCTAGAATGGGTGTTTTAGAACCAGGGCTTATATGTCCAACTGATGGTCACGACTATATGAAAACACCAGGTTATTTTGGTCATATAGATTTAGCTAAACCGGTATTTTATATACAATATTTACCAACTATTATTAAAATACTTAGATGTACTTGTATTAAATGTAGTAAATTATTAATTAGTAAAGAGAAATATAAGGAATTTTTAAATTTAAATGCGGATGAAAGATGGAGTCAAGTATTTCAGCACGCTAGTAAGAGTAAACGTTGTGGCGAAGGTACCGATGATGGATGTGGTTGTAAGCAACCTAATAAAATTAAAAAGGAAAACCTAGCAACATTAATTGCAGAATGGGATGATATTGAAACTGTAGAGGGAAGTGATGAAACTTCTAAAATTTCAATTAAACTTACACCAGAGAAAGTTATTAAACTTTTTCGTCGAATTTCAGATGATAATATATCATTTATGGGGTTTAGTCCTATTTGGTCTCGACCAGAATGGATGGTTTGTCAAACACTTGCAATTCCACCACCTGCAGTTCGGCCATCTGTAAAACATGATTCACAACAGCGTAGTGAAGATGATATTACCCATATTATTGTAAATATTATTAAAGCAAATAAAACACTACAAGAAAAAATTGCTAATAATGCAAATGGTAATGTAATTGATGATTGGGCAACTGTATTACAATATTATATTGCTACTCTAGTTGATAATAAAATACCTGGGGTAGCAGCTGTTGCTCAGCGATCTGGTCGGCCATTAAAGTCTATTAAAGAGAGACTTAATGGTAAAACCGGTCGAGTCAGAGGTAATCTTATGGGTAAACGTGTAGATTATAGTGCTCGTTCTGTTATTACACCTGATCCTCAATTATCCATTAGAGAATTAGGTATTCCTCTGAAAATTGCAAAAAATTTAACCAAACCAGTTACAGTAAATGATAATAATAAAAAGTTTCTTTTAAAATTAATTAGAAATGGACCCGATGAATATCCTGGTGCAAAAATTTTAGAAAGAAAAACGGGTGAAAATATTTCTCTAAGGTATATTGACAGAGAATCTATTAAATTACAAAATGGAGATAAAGTACATAGACATATGATGGATGGGGATGGTGTCTTATTTAATCGTCAGCCTACACTTCATAGATTATCAATGATGTGTCATATTGTTAAAATTTTATATCAAGGTGATACTTTTAGAATGAATGTAGGAGATACTAAGCCATATAATGCTGATTTTGATGGTGATGAAATGAATCTTCATATGCCTCAAGATGAAGAAGCTGAAATTGAGTTACTAAATCTTGCTGCTATTCCTACACAAATTATTAGTCCTGCAAATAATAAATCTATTATTGGTATTTTCCAAGATTCTCTACTTGGATGTTATCAATTTACACGGCAACTAATTAATTTTACACCAAGAACAGCTATGAATTTGCTAATGGGTGTTAATAATATAGATATTAGTAAACTACAAAATTCATCTGAAACTATCAGTAATTTTGAATTACTAAGTCAAATTATTCCACCAATTACACTTAAATATAAAAGTAAGAAATTTAAGGACAGTGAAGATTATAATACATCTAATAATGTTATTGAAATTATTAATGGAAAATATTTTAGAGGACAACTTGAAAAAGGTGTTTTAGGAGATGGATCTAAAGGTTTAATTCAGCGAATTTATAATGATTTTGGTCAGCGTGCATCTGCTGATTTTATTGATAATCTACAAAGTATTATTACTGAATTTATGAAATCAGATTCTTATAGTGTTGGAATTAGTGATTTAATTGCGGATGATGCTACAAACGAAGCAATTATTAAAGTAATTACTGCTAAAAAAGCTGCTGTACAAAATATTATTGATCAGAGTCATCTAGGTATATTTGAAAATAAAAGTGGTAAGACTAATGATATGGCATTTGAAGAACAAGTTAATAATATTCTTAATCAAGCAACTAATGAAGCTGGACAAATTGGAAGATCTAGTCTTGATCGTGATAATAGATTTGTAATTATGGTTAATGCTGGGTCTAAAGGTAGTGATTTAAATATTGCTCAAATGGTTTCTGCACTTGGTCAACAGAATGTTGATGGAAAACGAATTCCATATGGGTTTGAGAATCGTACATTACCTCATTATACAAAATATGATGATTCGCCAGGCGCAAGAGGATTTATTGAGAGTTCATTTATTGGTGGACTTACTCCTACTGAATTATTCTTCCATGCAATGGGTGGTCGTGTTGGTTTAATTGATACTGCAGTTAAAACTAGTCAAACTGGTTATATTTCTCGACGACTTATTAAAGCATTAGAAGATTTAATGGTTAGATATGATATGACTGTAAGAAACAATAAAGATAAAATTGTTCAATTCTCATATGGAGATGATGGATTTGATCCAGTAAGAGTTGAAAGCCAGGTATTACCACTTGTTCAAATGAGTAAAGAAGAAATTTATAATTATTTCCATATTTCAGTTAATAAACGAGATGATATAAATCGTATATTTAATGGATCTACTGCTAAATTATATAAACAACAGATAACACAACTAAATGAAAAAATGAATAGTTATATTGAATATATGAAAGATTCTCAGGTAGATATTATTGAAAATGTATTTAAAAATCTATATAATAAACAAGTTCATTTACCAATTGCATTTACACATATTATTAATAATGTACAAGGACAGGAAAATTTAAATGCAGATTCTACAATTGATATTACACCTCTTGAGGCATTTATGCTAATAGAAGATACATATAACTTACTAAATAATTTAACATATTCTAAGCCTAATAAACTGTTTACTGTATTATATTACTTTTACTTATCACCTAAACAGTTATTAATTATTAAACGATTTAATAAAAGTGCATTAACATATATGCTTGATACAATTGTTAGAATGTATAAAGAGGCTATTGTCAATCCTGGAGAAATGGTTGGCGTTATTGCAGCGCAGTCAATTGGTGAGCCCACTACTCAATTAACTCTTAATACTTTCCACTTTGCTGGTGTTGCATCTAAATCGAATGTTACACGTGGTGTGCCACGCATTGAAGAAATATTATCATTATCTGAAAATCCAAAAAATCCTTCTTGTACCGTATATTTACCTAAAGAGATTGAGCATGATAAAGATGCTGCTTTACAAATGGTAAATAAATTAGAACATACTAAACTAAAACATATTGTTAAAACTGTTACTATTTGTTATGATCCAGATGATTTAAATACACTAATTAATACTGATCAAGATATAATTAGTCAATATAGAGAGTTTAGTCAAGTATTAAACCAATGTTTAGAAGAACCTGGTGAGTCTGATGATAATAAATCTAATTGGATTATTAGAATAGAGATGAATAGAGTAGAAATGTTAGATAAAAATATTTCAATGGATGATATTAATTTTGCTTTAACATATGCATATGGTAATACTATTAGTTGTGTATATTCTGATTATAATGCAGATGATTTAATATTTAGAATTCGATTAAAAAATATTATGAATAATAATAAGAAGAAGCCTAATTTAGTCCATTCATTAGATCAATCTGATGAAATTTATGTTCTTAAGAATTTTCAAGATGAACTATTAAATAACTTAATTTTACGTGGCATTAAAAATATATCTGCTGTTATTCCAAGAAAAATTACTGATTCACTAGAAGAAGATAATGGAGCATATAATCGTAAAGAAATTTGGGTATTAGATACTGTTGGAACTAATCTTTTAGAATTACTTGCGCATGATGAATTTGATTCAACTAAAACATATACTAATGATATTCAAGAAGTCTATAGAGTATTAGGTCTTGAAGCTGCTAGACAAATTATTTATAATGAATTTACAGAAGTTATTGAACACGATGGTGCTTATATTAACTACCATCATCTAAGTCTTTTATGTGACAGAATGACTGTTAACAAAAATTTAGTATCTGTATTCAGACATGGTATTAATAATGATGATATTGGTCCAATTGCAAAAGCTTCTTTTGAAGAAACTCCAGAGCAATTTCTTAAAGCAGCTAGACACGGTGAGCTAGACAATTTACGCGGTGTATCTGCTAATGTAATGTGTGGTCAAGATGGGTATTTTGGAACTAGTGCATTTAGTGTACTACTTGATGTTAATAAAACTGTTACATTATCTGAACAACAAGTTGATATTTTAAATAGTGAAGAGTATATTGAAAAAGAATTCCAAGGAATTATGGATCCTAATGATCCGTGTAGTCTTAATAATATTACATTACAGACTAATGTGAAAAATATTAAACAAGTAGATCTAGGAGATGATAATGATTATGATCCATTTGTCTAAGTCTGATAAGTAATATAAAAAATTTATAACGCATTTTTTATATTAAAATGATTTTGTAATATGGGAGGGTATAGCGTGGAATCTAAGAATTGTATATCTAGATTCTTGTTGTTGTCCAACTGATGAAATTTATCCATGAACTCTATTAATAGTCATATTATCTGATACTTTAACTCTTTGAGTAATATTCATTATATATTCTTTTCCAGTATTCATACGTTTGAATGGTCTAGTATGAACATATATATAATTATTAATAATATCACTAATATCAAGAATTGTTGGCATATAACTTAGAATATTTTCAGCAATATCATAACCAAAACAATTAGTTAATGTTATTTTTTGACAGATTAAGTAATTTTTAAACATAAACATAATTTTTGTCATATTAGAATTTCTATTAACATAAAACTGGTATGTTTCCACATTATTATTTTTGTCATAGTATATAATTCTTAAAGGCCATTTATTTTTAAATTTTCTCTCCCATTCATCAGGATATTTTATTCTTAACATTTCTTGATAATTATATAAATCTAAATTACTCTTAATTTTATTATGTCCAAATTTATTTTGTGTTAGAATTTGATTTAGTTCTCTTAGTTCCCAAATATCCATTTAATGTTAGCTAGTATGCTTTTATTATAAAAATTTTACGATTTTATATTTTTTCAATTTTCTCTCTCTATTTCTCTCTATTTTTAAATATATTAAATATTTGGGGCTTAAAGAAACTTTTTTTTTTTTCGTGTTTTAATTCTATTTTAAAATTTTATAGAAATATCTGAATTTTTTCTATTTTTCAAAAAGAGAATTAAAACACGAAAAAAAAAAAAAAAAATATCAAAAATATTTAAATATTTTGGTTATTATTAAATATGGTAATACAACACTAAAAAATGCAAAAAATATTTGTTACCTAATATTTTTTTTTTAAAATTTTATGAATTTTATGAATATCGGAACTTTTTTGGGTATCATTTTATGATACCAAATGATACCCAAAAAAGTTCCAAAAATATAAATAATTCACAAATGTTTATTTATTAAACCAATTAACATAATATTATTATATTTTTTAATAAAATTTATCAAACCATAATTTAAAAATAATAAAAATGATACCCAAAAAGTTCCAAAAAGTTCGGTACGATAATAGGTAATATTTTTTATATTAATGATAAAAATATTAGTATAATATATGAAAAATAATATTTTGATAAAATTTGAGAATTTTTTAAAATTTTTATATTTAAGGCCAAATAAATATAATATACAGTTATCAAAATATTATGTAAATAATATTTGTTGTACGAAAGATGCGGTGCAATTATTAAGATATTTGTATATGGATGGTTATAATAATAGTGACAAAATAATGGAGAGACTTTGTTATCTTTTCTCTCTATCATTACCAAATGATAATTATTTGGCAAAATTATCTTTGCTGCATCAAACAGTAATAAATAGAAATAATAGAGAAGAATATGCAGTGTTAACAGTTTGGTCATGTGCAAATCAAGCTATAATAGAAAATGAAAGAGAGAAAAAAATTTTTGTAAAAGTAAAATTTATAATATTAGATAATCTCAATATTATAGTAGAATTATATTATTAACTTATTGTATTTAGGAACTTTTTATTATATCATTTTAAAGATACAAAATGATACAAAAAAGTTCCGAAAAAAGTTCCGAAGTTTTTACTTGTCATTGTTGTGACTATAAAGCGTCACGTAAAAGTCAATATGAACGACATTTATCAACACAAAAACATAAAAATAGAGAAAATGATACAAATGATACCAAAAAAGTTCCGAAAAGTTCCGAAGTGTTTATCTGTGTTTGTGGTAAGTCATATACACATAGACAAAATTTATATAGACATCAAAAAAGTTGTAAAAAGTTAGATATAAATGCTTTAGAAAATTTAAATAATAAGTCAACGGTAGGTGATGTAACAACTACAGATGTAATTCAAAAATTAGTACACGAAAATACAGAATTTAGAACAATATTATTTAAACAATTTGAAACATTTAAAGAGCAACAAGAGGCGGTTGAGATAGAAAATAAAAATCTAAGAAATCAAATAAATGAATTAATACCAAAGGTAGGAACAACTGTAAATAATACAATAAATAAACAGAAATTTAATATAAATATATTTTTAAATGAAACGTGTAAAGATGCATTAACAATAAATGAATTTATAGATAAAATAAAAGTATCGATCGATAATTTATTAGTTACAAAAGATAAAGGAATTTGTGAAGGTGTATCAAATATATTTATTGAAAATATGAATAAACTATCGTTACATGAGAGACCGATGCATTGTACAGATATGAAAAATGAAACATTATATATAAAATGTGACGCAGATAATGATATGTGGTCAAAAGATGAGGAAAATAGAAATTTAAAAGATGCAATAAGTAAAGTAACACATTATCAACGACAAAATCTAGATAAATGGATAGTAGAGCATCCAAATTGGAATAAGAATTCAAAAGAGCAAGAAGAATATATGCGTTTAGTAAAAAGTTGCACAGAAGATTGTAAAGAAGATAAAGTGATAAAACGTTTATGTAATAGTGTGTTTATCAATATAGATGAAAAATAAATTTAATATATTTTATTAATATATTAAATTATATTTTATTAATATATTAAATTATATTTTATTAATATATTAAATTATATATTAGTTCTATTGTATATTTCCCATTCGTTAATATATTTGTTTTTTTTATTAGATTTATTAGGTTTTTTATTAGATTTATTAGGTTTTTTATTAGATTGTTTATTAGGATTAATTTTTAAAATTTCTTGTTGAACTTCTTTTTCTACTTTTTGGTTTGGTGCTAAAATTTTATAAGTATTTATAAGAGCATTTTGTGCAATATCAGTACTATTAGATGCAAGATCTAAAAAATGATTAAGTGAGTTTTGTGCGATATTACCTATTATTTTCGAATTATTTTTCAACTGGTGTAAAGATTTTTTAATTTTTTTGCTTTTTTTTATAGATATATTGTCTAAAATACCTCCAATTAATTGTTTTGTATAATTTTTATATTTTTTTCCTCCTAAAATACTAGTAACATTATTAAGTTTTTTTTTAGTTTTATTATTTTTATAATACATTATATATTATATTTTTATTTTTTTATAATTTGAAAAAAAATTGATTTAAAGATAACTTTTAATATTAAACTATCTAATAATGGCTGCTATGACAAACGACTGGGAACCCATTGATGCTGTTGAATTTAATGCTGAAACTGATTATGTTTATACTAAGCCAAAAGTAAATGGCCAGGGTGGTAAAGGTGTTGGTCTTCTGAATGCGAATACCAAGAAGAGTCTAGATCTATCTACACCACTTATGCTGACTTGGGGTATTAATGAGTATGTTCGAGATGATGGTGCTCGAACATATGATATGTCACTTCAGTTTCCGAAGGAAGAATATAATAGTCCAGAAGTAGCTAAATTTCTTGAAAATATGAAGGCATTTGAAGCTAAGCTAAAAGCAGATGCAATTAAAAATAGTAAGGATTGGATGAATAAGCCTAAGCTAACTCCAGAAGTGTGTGATGCACTATGGACTCCAATGCTTAAGTATCCTAAGTATCCAGAAGGACATGAAAATGCAGGTGAGTTTGATTATACTCGACCACCAACTCTACGACTAAAAGTTCCGGTATGGGATGGAGTATTTAATATTGAAATTTATGATACACAGTCAAAACCACTATTTCCAAATGATAAGGGAGTTGTTCCAACAGAGCTTATTCCTAAGCAGATTAATGTAGCAACAGTAATTCGTTGTGGAGGTCTTTACTTTATTGGTGGAAAGTTTGGGGTAACTTGGAAGCTACATCAGGCTGTTGTAAAGCCAAAAGTTTCAATGAAAGGTAAGTGTCTAGTAAAGCTTTCTGCTAGTGATCGTGCAGCTCTTGAAGTAGTTGGTGATGATAGTGATGAAACAACTGTTGGAGTTACAATGGCCGATGATACAGATGATGAAGAAGAAGAAGTCGTAGAGGAAACAGTAGAAGCAGTTACTGTTCCAGAACCAGTGCTAGTGCCAGAGCCAGAGCCAGAACTAGAGCCAGAGCCAGTTGCACCAGTTAAAAAGAAAGTAGTTCGAAAGAAGGCAGTTGCTACAGTAGGGGCTTAAGTTGATAAGTAATTAATACAAATATAAATAAAATTTTTTTTTGTAATTTTATTTATATATCAAGAACTAGGTTAATCAATATCAGTAAATGTTATATCAATATATATAGAACCTCTATTATATATAGAATATATATTGTTAGTATTAATCATAGGTATACCTTGATTTAAGATAGTGTATCGTTGATATTTAATAATTTTAAGTTCTTTGATAGGAATATAAAATTTTTTATTATCAATTAATATATCAATATTATTAGTGTTAATAATACTAATAATAGATGTACTTATATTAATGTATAAGTTATTATATTTGTCAATATTTATATAAGAAGGTAATTTTGGTTCGCACTGTACAATTAAAGAATTATAAGATAAGTCATATATAAGTTCATGATGCCAATATGGAATATAAAATATTTCTCCACTAATATCTAATTTATAAACTTCATCATTAATAAGATTACTCAAATTTGGATTAAGTAATATAACATTATCATCTTTTGTACATTCTTTAACTAGTTGACTTATTTTATTAGTTATATCATTGCTAATATTTAAAGTACTAGAGTAGCGATCAGCAATATTCTTGAAATTAAGAAGAGTAGTTTTAGGTAGGGTTTTAAATAGATCAATTGTAATTTCATTACATTTATTATTAATTAAATTTAAAAAACATTCAGAATCAAGATTTTTATTAATAATTCCATCTAAGAATTGTTTAACTAAATCAGTATATGTAATAGTACTATTAATATTAAGATCAATATCTTGGTTATGAAATTTTAGAAGATATGTATATGCAGATTGAATTTCTTGAAAAGTTTCTGTAGTATCTTTCTCTCTATTTCTATCTGGATGGAATTTAAGTGCTTGATTATAATATGTTTCTTTAAGTTCTTTTGTGGAGAAATTATTATCAAGATTTAAAATATGGGAAGCCTTATTATAATTCATTAACTACAGCTGATATATATAATACATACTTCTCTAAGTGATAAATAGGTCTATAATTATTATTATATAATTTTAGAAAACTATATAGATTAATTAATATTTTGTTTAGTTTATCAGATGATAATAAGTTTTTGGCTATTAATTCTTTAATTATATAATTAATGCAATTGTATATGTTAAGATCAAAAATACAAATATCATAGAGATGTTCTCTCAACTGTAAAAAATTAATTTCATTATAATTAATAATTTGTTTTAATATTTGATGAGATATATTTTTATATGTATGTTGCATAATATTATTATGCTTAGTTAAGAGAGAATTATCATATTTTTTAATATCTTTAATATTATTTATTTTATTAATATTATAATCTTTTTCTAGACTAACTTTATATATTTTATTATAAGATGACCGGGATGGTCTAGATAGAATAATTTTATTGCAACAATTAATTATATTATTTGATATAAAAGATATATCAGATGTGATAATAATAAATTTAATAATAATACCAGAATTATATCTAGTTTGCATATAACTATAAAAGGTCTCAAGTAATTCATTATGAATATCATTAAAATTTTTACATAAAATAATTCCACATTTCATATTTTTAGCAGAGATTATATCAACTATTTGATTATAAATATCAAACCATAATAATTTAGAATTACAACCTAAGAGAGATAAATCGATTTCATAATGTATATCACTTATTTTAAAATAATAATTAGATTTATTATATGATATTGTAATTTTTTTTTCATATTTTAAATTACAAGAACTTAAATGTTTAATTAAGTTAAGAGCATATGTATATTTACCTACTCCGTGCGGTCCATATATAATAATATTATTCATTGTTTCAATATTAGAAAAATTATTAGATAAATTATGTAATTGTTTTTTATCTGAATTGTTAATATAATCTATAAAATGACTTTCAAAAGATTTCATATTAGTTTTACATATACAAATTTTTTTAAATGCTTAAAAAGAACTTATTAAAAATATTATATGAATTTAGTTTTAGATGAAAATAATTATAATATAAATAATATATTTTTTTATGAACCAGTAAAAAATACAGTAATGGATGATAGTAAGTTCATTAGAATTATATATTCTGATGAACATGTTATATTAAATGGATTATATTTAAAACTAGATATAGAAAAAAAAATTTGCATGGGTAATTTTTTAGATAAAACAGAGAGAGAAATATTAAATAAATATAAAATAAATAAAAATAATGTAAATAAAAATAAATGTATAAAAATTCAAGAACAATTACAATTTTTTATAAATAAAAATATTTTAAATAAAAATATAGTAATAAAAATATCAGGAATTTGGGAAACAAATTTAATGATTGGATTAACATATAAATTTATGTCGTAAAATTAACATTTCTAACCATCTGTAGAAAAAAACTGTAATATAACTTGTGTTATACCTAGTATTGATAAATTAGTAATACCAATAGCATATATAAGATATCTTTTCACTGAATTAGGATTTTTATCAGTAATAGAATAAAAACCTAATATAGCAATTTGTAGAAATAATAAAAATGTAAAACTATTTATCCAAGTATAATAAGTATTTGCAACATTATGATTTGCAAGACGATCTTTAAACATAAAAGTTTGAGTAGATGCAAAAATAAGAACGCTTAAAGTAATAAAGGCAGGTAATGGGTATATAAGTATTCTATTTATCCCCCCAATCCAAAGATTTCTAGACTCGCCAGCTAAAGTATTTTTACCAGGTAACTTAGAAGTATCAAACTTAATAAAAAATGGAATTAAAAATAATAAAGCTACCGCAGATACAACATAACCAGCAGCAGTCGCACTTACCCAAGATTGTGCGCTACTAGAAGATTTTTCAGCATTTCTAAGTGCATGATTACCAGCAATTGCTAAAAAAATACCAACAATTACAATGGTATATAAGATAAATTCTGTAGTTTTTTGCGCATACTCTTTTTTACTAATATTCATATAAATAATATTATTATTTTAATTTATTTATAATTTATCTTTTAACCAAGTTAAAATAGTATCTGTAGAACAAGTAAGATAATCTTCTTCAAAATTATTTAATTTAATAAACTTTGGTTTAGTCATTTTAGTTGTTTTATAAAATATATAGTGACCATACTGGCCAGTTCTTATAGAAATTTCTTTTGTAATTTCTCTAATAATATTAGAGTTAGTTTTATTTTTATTAATAAAAGTAATAACATCATCTAACGTAATATCATCTTCGTTGATATTAATTGTATCAATCGACTTTTTATTATTCCCCCATGTAACGTAGAGGCCAAACTTACCTTTTTTAAGAAGAAGTTCTTGATTTTCATATCTTCCTAAAATTTTATTAATTTGACTATTTTGAATAATATCTTCTAATTTATATTCACCATTTTTGAGTTTTTCTAAATCTAAATCTTTTTTAACAGAAATAAATTCAGTTTTATTTGTTTTTGTAGATTTAATAACAGGACCGTGTTTACCAATTACATATGTATGATTATCATCAATAATAATTGCTTCAGATTTTTTAATTTTCATTGTGTCATTAATAGTATTAATTTGTTCTAAACATTCTCTACATAAATAATGATATTCTTTCTCTCCTTTTGCAATAATATCTAATATATCTTCCATCTGTTTAGTATATTCATAATTAAATATATCAGAATATTTTTTAATTAGTAATTCAATTACTAGTATTCCAGTCTGTTGAATTACTAATTTATTTTTTTCATTTCCAAATTCTCTCTTATTTTTAGTTTCTAATATTTCATCATTTTCTAATTCAAAATCAGTACAAGAAATTGTTTTGCCTTTAATATTTTCACGTTTAACATATCCTCGTTGCTGAATTTTTTCAATAAGTGAAGAGAATGTAGATGGACGACCAATACCTTTTTGTTCTAATAATTGTACAAGTTTTGCTTCAGTATAGTGACTCTTTAAATCTTTAAGTGTAAATTTACAAACAATTTTTTTATAAGGAATTGTTTTATTAATAATTTTGGGTAAATATTCATAAGCCATAGTTTTGGTAGAGTCAATCACACTGTCTTGTTTGTGATTATAATCAATAATTTTCCATCCTAAAAAGACTAGATTTTCACAAGTATATCGATATTCATATTTTTCAGGTGCTGTAATTCTAGCTAAAATAGTTTTAAATAAAGCATCAGTCATACAACTTTCAATTGTATTTTTCCAAATTAGGTAATATAATTTTCGTTCTCGTGCTGTAAAATCACCATCATCAGGTAATTTAGTAACACAAATATTTGTAGGTCGAATAGCTTCGTGAGCTTCTTGTGCTTTACTATCATCTTCTTGTTTAGTGCCTTTTTTTTTGTTAGATTTGCTAGCTAAACTATCAGTTAAAACATTAGTCGTTTTACAAGAGTATTCTACACCATAATTTTTATTAATATATTCGATAGTTTTATCAACAAAATCTTTACTATAAATTTTACTATCAGTTCGCATATAAGTAATATAACCTCCTTCATATAGTTTTTGACAAATTTGCATTGTATCTTTAGGAGAGATATGCAATTCATTACTAGATGTCTGTTGTAATGTACTAGTAGTAAATGGTTGTGGTGATTTTCTAATTGAATCTTTTGGTTTATCACAGGTTAATATATGATCATGTTCTGTAGTTATTTCTAAAAATTCTACCATTTTATCTTCATTATCATAATTATGGTTTAATATAAATGGTAAATTTTTATCAGTAAAGTAACCAGTAGTATTATATGATTTTGTTCCAGGAGAATTATTAATATCAATAAAATTTTCATATACAAGTTTTAATGCTGGAGTTTGACATCTACCAGCAGACAATTTCATAGTTCGTGATATTTGTTCCCATAATACTGGAGAAATTTTATATCCAACAATAAGGTCAAGTATTTGTCGACCTAATTGAGCATTAACAAGTGACATATTTAGAGTAGTAGGATTATTAATAGCTTTAGTAATCGCAGGTTTAGTTACTTCGTGAAAGATAATTCTTTTAGTATTAGTAATAGATAAATCAAATAGCTGACAAATATGCCAACTAATAGCTTCCCCCTCACGATCATCATCTGTTGCTAAAACTACTTCCTTAGATTGTGAAACTAATTGTTTTATTTTATTGATCTGTTGTCGTTTAGTATCAATAGGTATAAATTTAGGCTTAAAATTATTAGAAATATCAATATCATTTAAAGAATTTAGTTGTTGTAGGTGACCATAACTGGCTATACATTTATATCCTGGACCTAAATATGACTCGATTTTTTGACATTTAGCAGGAGATTCGACAATAACTAAAGTATAAGGCATATTTATTTTAATAAAAATAATAATAATTATTTTCAATTTTAATATAAATGTATTTGTATAAAAGATATTATGTTTATAAAATTATTTTTATTAATATTTTCAACATCAGGCATAGTACTTCCTAATTATGGTAGTATATATACAAATACATTATCATTTCCATTGTTAGGTAAACAAAAGATTGACGCAGAATTTTCTGAATATAATCAAATTTATATTAGATTAAGTGGATTAATAGATGAAAATGGTAGAGCAAACTATAAAATTGTAGATGATAAATTATGTATAACTTTAAGTAAAAATTTAAAACAATTAATAGATAAAAGAAAAACAGAATTTAATTTAATAAATTATGATAATTGTAAAGATATAGTTTATGTACAATTATATATAAAACCATTATTTTACAAAAAAAATATAGGATTAGAGAGAATTAATTAATATTAATTACTATATTAATTAATTTATGGTAATGTATTGTTTCCACCTCTAGAACTAATAAATTGCATTTGTTCTTTTGAAATACAAGCACATCCAGTAGATGATGAATATTGCTGTGGTGTAACGCAGCATTCTGGTTTAAATAAATTGTGGACCCACATAAATAATCCTTTAGGTGGAACAGGTCCTCCAACGTGACCAGCTAAAGGAGCATACATATTTTGGTATGCAGCATTAGCAGTGACAGGAGGATCGCTCCATGTATCATTAGGAACTCCATGACCTAATTGATAATTAAGTGGGTCACCATTTAAAAATCCTTCTTTTTTTGTATTATGAAGTATTGCTGAGCCACAAAAAGTATGACAAGCAATTAGGCCACCAATAAATAAACATACTAAAACAGTTAATACATTAAAACTAACGCCCATGACAGTATAATTCGGGAAAGACATAATTATATATAATTCTTAGATAAAATTTTTGAAAGATCTGTTGTTAGATATATAAGAAATAATAAAGATTCTGCTAAATAATATTACCAATGTGGCATACTGGTACTTGTATTTCCTTGGAATATATTATTAAATTTAATAATAATAGGAACAGTAGGAATCATTATAGCAATTGCTAAAGCAATTGGTATAGCAGCTAGTGCCTGGCCCACAAAAGGAATAAACATTAACCCAACAATAGTAGCAACTAGAGCAACTAATATAACAATAACAAGCATATGTATAATACCCATAATCGCAGATTTCATAGTGAGATAAGTTCCTATCATCATATATATACCAGAAGTATAGACACCTTTTATTCTCCAAAGACTATCTCTAGTAGTAATAGCCATATGAGTAGGAGGAATCATAACATTAAGAGTTCGTCCAGAAATACTTTTAGCTGTATCAGTTATATCATTTCTGATAGTATTAAAAAATCCACGAATGGAATCGACTGCATTAACTGCATCTTCTACTCCTTCTTGTGCAAGTTTTTTGGCATAATAAATTGGAGCAAGCGCATCTTGAGCAATACTATGAAGTATAGTATTAATACATCCACTAAAATTATCTTCAATAATTTTATTAGCAGGATCTTTACTATTTTTAAGTACTAAACTAGCAAATGGCATGTATAAAGGATTACATCGATTTTTTGGCCAATTTTTTCTAAGTTTAGGTAAATGATTTTTTACATAATAATAAGTGATAGCAACAGAATAAATATAAATTATAACAATTGAAAAAAGAATATCACTACCATAACTAGAGAGATAAGATTTTTTATGTTTTAAATGTAGTAGATTAATTATATCTTGAATGCTACTCATATATAGTAGTTTGATAATATATATGAATATCTAAACATTTTTTGATGGAGATCCTTGATTATCTTCCCAATCATGAAATATATAATTTCCTAAAGGAATAGTATGATCAGATGTAATTAAACAGATAAGAGTTTTAGTATCAATAGTAGATAACTTAGCATCATTATGATTTTTTACATTAATAAAATTTTTAATCATTTTATCATAAATTAAATGAGATCCAGAGACAAGTATAGGTGTGTAATTATCATTATTATCTTTTTCACCTTTAAATTCATATAATTTTTCAATATAATCTCCATTATTATCTAGATTGTGTAATTTCATAGTTCCATGGACAGTTTGTGAATTTTTGAGAATATCACCAGGATCAATTACTGAAATAGGTTTAATAGTACCATCTTGTAACTGAACTAAAGTATCTGGATGAAAACACATAAGCCGAACCATGTGACCAGGAGGACCTTCCCATCCTGATTTCATTGCCATAATACTACCTTCCATAAGATATAAAAATACAGTAAGTGTACCAATAGTTTTTTCAAAAAGATCTCTAATAGAAATCATCATATGTTGAAATCCAATTAATAAATTAAGAAAAACACCCATAATATCTTTAATTATACTCATAACCATATTGCGAATTTTATTAAAGAATGCTCTAATATAATTAATAGCATCTGTAAATTCTTTAGTTATATTACTTATTAATTTTTCAGCATAGTGTACAGGTTGTAACAAATCTTGCATAAAAGTTGACTGTAAATTTTGTACACAAAATGCAAAATTTTTTATTGTATCTTCGCCAAAAACATTAGCAATTGGCATTACAATAGGATTACATCGGTATTTAGGCCATTCTTTTTTAATTTTTTCTATACCAACTGATAGTATATTTGCACTAAATAATATAATAAATATTAATATAATAAGAAATGTTAATAATATATCAGTTCCTTTCATAATAAATTATAGTGTTATTTTTATTTATTTTTTGAAGCATAAAAATAATTGAATTAAAAATTAATATAAATATAATATACGCTTAAATATTATGACGGATAATGAGATTGATTATCAAGATCCAGATATTCAACAATTACCAGAAGGTTTAATATTTAATCCATTTAATCCATTAAATATTGAGATTACATTGAATGATGTTCAATCTATTCTTAAGAATTATGGTGTAAAATATAATATAGATAATATAAATTTATATATGAGAGCTTTTATTCATCGGTCTTATGTAAAACGACCGGCTTTAGAAAATGCAACATTAGATATAAAAGTATCAGAAAAACCATATAATTGTCTTGCACTAAAAACAAAATCAAATGAACGATTAGAATTTTTAGGGGATGGTGTATTAGAATTAATAACAAAATATTATCTATATAAGCGATTTCCAAAAGCAGATGAAGGATTTATGACAGAAAAGAAAATTGCTTTAGTAAAAAATGAACATATTGGAAAGTTAGCCTATGAATTAAAATTACATAAATGGTTTATTCTTTCTAAACATGCTGAGGAAAAAAATACAAGAACAAATTTTAAAAAATTAGGATGTCTTTTTGAGGCTTTTATAGGAGCATTATTTTTAGATGTAAATAAGATATCAATTACGGATGAAGAAAATTGGTTTAACAATATATTTACAACAGGACCTGGTTTTCAAATGGCTCAAATATTTATAGAAAGTATATTTGAGAAACATGTCGATTGGGTTACATTAATTAAGACAGATGATAATTATAAAAATATATTCCAAGTATTAGTTCAAAAAGAGTTTAAGATTACACCAACATATTTAGAAATTAATCATACAATTGAAAGTGGATATGAAATGGGTGTTTATATTTGTTTAGGTCAAGAAATTTATGAAACATCAATTAAAAAGGCAATAAATTATACAGAAATAGGTTCATTTAAAAATATTCAAGGGCTTCTAGAAAAAGAGTCAAAATTATTTATATTTATGGGAAAAGGAGTACATAAAATTAAAAAAAAAGCAGAACAGATAGCTTGTGAAGAAGCATTAAAACAATTAGAATAAGTTATTTAATATTTAATGTCTTTATATATTAAATATGTCAGAAGCGACAAGCCAACTTTTAGATAGATTGAAACAAAAAAAAGAGCCAGCTGTAAAAAAACCAGTAAGCATAAAATATGCAAAATCTAAAGAGGAAGTAACAATTACAACAAAAATATCTGATAAAAGACCAGTTGCAAATATAAATAGAGAATCAATACTACAAAAAATAGGTATAAAACCAACCGTAACTAGTGAAATTTCTAGTAAAAAAATTAAGGAAGAAGAAGATGAATTTAAATTAGCAACTCAATTAAAAAGTTTAAGTATAGCAAAATCAGAGAGTAAAAAAGATAAAGCAGAAACAGAAGAAGAAGAAGTAGAAGATGAACAGGCTTTACTGGCAGCTTTAGAAGAAGAAGAAAAAAAAGAAAAAAAAGAAAAAAAAGAAACTAAAGCATTATCAAAAATACAAGAGGTACAAGATGAATTAGAAGATGAAGATGAATTAGATGAAGAGGCATTAATAGCAGCATTAGAAGCAGAAGAAGAAGGAATATCATTAAAACCAAAACCAGAAACATCAATTAAACCAAAAAAAACAGCAACAAAAAAAATTACAACAAAAAGTGTAACACAAGTCGCACCAGATAGTTTAATAAGTAAAGCACCAAAAAATGTAGAAGAGTTAGAAAAACGATTACCTGATAAAAAACCAAAAATATTAGTTCAAGCAGATTCTTATTACTTAAATAATCGTGAAATTTTTGTAAATTTTATAAATGATTTATTAAAAACTTATAAGAAGAAATTATCTGAATCAAAAGAATATAGTTGTGATGATAAAGGCGATGGAAATTTTTCTCTTTTAACTCATCAAAATATAGTAAGAGACTATATAAATTTATTAACACCATATAGAGGATTATTATTGTATCACGGATTAGGATCAGGAAAAACTTGTTCTTCAATTGCTATAGCTGAAGGCATTAAAAGTGATAAAGAAGTAATGATTTTATTACCAAAATCATTAGAAATTAATTATAAACAAGAGTTAAAAAAATGTGGAGATGAACTTTATCGAAATAATCAATATTGGGAAAAAATTAATACAGTAACAAATCCGGAATTACTGGATCCATTAGCATATATTTTATCGCTTTCGCCAAAATTTATAAAGCGACAAGGCGGGGCGTGGTTTGTAAATAAAAGTAAAGAACCAAATTATACATTATTAACAGCAGAACAACAAAAATCTTTAAATGAACAGATTGAAAAAATGTTAGAAAATAAGTATAAATTTGTTAGATATAATGGATTACGTAAAAAAAAGTTTGCTGAAATGGTTGCTCAAGCAGGTGGAAATCCTTTTTCTAATAAAATTATTGTAGTTGATGAGGCCCATAATTTAGTTAGTAAAATAGTAAATCAGTTACAAAGACCTGATTCATTATCAATGGATATATATAAATATTTACAAAGTGCGGAAAATACAAGAATAATATTATTAACTGGTACACCTATAATTAATTATCCACACGAAATAGCTATAATGATGAATATATTACGTGGAAATATTAAAACCTGGAAATTCCAACTAGTTAATAAAAATCAAAAAGGATTTAAGGTAACACAAGAGTCATTAATTAAATTATTTAGAGAAAATTTAGATACAAACTATTTATTAGATTACTTAAATTTTAAATCAACACCACAACCAACACTTACAATAACCCGAAATCCTTATGGATTTTATACAACAAATAATAAACAAGGAGAATACTTAGGAGTTGTAGAAGGAAGTCAAGGAGAAATAGATGATACTAAATTTTTACAATTAATAACTGAAGAATTATTAAAAAAAAATATAGAAATAGTTCCAGAATCTGTAGAAATAATTAATTATAAATCTTTACCAGATAAAAAAGATGAATTTAGTGGTCTATTTATTAATCAAAATAGTAGACAACCAGATGATTCGGTAACAAATATGGAATTATTTAAAAGACGTATATTAGGACTAGTATCATATTTTCCAGATATAGAAGCTTTACTTCCAAGATTTGAAAAAGATAGAGATTTTAACTTAGTATTAGTACCTATGAGCAATTTTCAATTTGGTGTATATGAAGAGGCTAGAATAGAAGAGAGAAAAATAGAAAGAAATAACGCAAAAAAGAAAGGCAAAGCCAAAGGAACAGACATATATGAAACTTCAGTATCTACATATCGAGTTTTCTCTCGTGCATTTTGTAATTTTGTATTTCCAAGACCAGATATAGTTAGACCTTTACCAAGAGATAGTAAAAATTTAGCAGATGTTATAACTGAAACTGCAAATGAAGATTTAATAGATGCTATTAGTGAACAAGAAAGATTAGAAGAAGAGGGAATAAATGAATCTGATATAATGGATGATATTGAAAAAGAATCTCCAAAAGAAAAGACAGTAATCACTATGAAAGATAATGCATCATATGCAACTAAACAACGTAAAGCATTACAAGATTTATATGATAAAAGAGATGAGTATCTTAATCCACAATCATTAGAAATATATAGTCCAAAATTTTTAAATATTTTACAAAGGCTATTAGATGAAAAAAATATTGGATCAAACTTAATATATAGTCAGTTTAGATTATTAGAAGGAATCGGAATTCTTTCTATAGTATTACAAGCAAATGGATTTGCTCAATTTAAAATAGTAAAAATTGGAGGTGTTTGGAGATTAAATATAAAACCTGAAGATATAGCAAAACCAAAATTTGTACTTTATACAGGAACTGAAATACCAGAAGAGAAAGAAATAATACGTAATATTTTTAATAGTAACTGGGATGCATTAGACAAGCCAGAAACAAGTGATCTTAAACAAGAATTAATAGAAATAGAAAAGACAAACCCTCTAGTAAATGGTAAACAAAATATAAAAAATTATTTTGGCGATATAATTAAAGTAATTATGATTACAGCATCTGGCGCAGAAGGTATTTCATTAAGTAATGTAAGATATGTACATATAACAGAACCATATTGGCATCCAGTTCGTACAAATCAAGTAATTGGTCGAGCTAGACGTATATGTAGTCATAAAAATTTACCAGTAGAATATCAAACCGTAGAAGTATTTTTATATTTAATGGAATTTTCAGAAGAACAGATAGAGAAAGCATCCCGAGAATTAAAAACTCAAGATAAAAGTAAATTTACAAAAGAAATTTATATGAATTATAAATCATTGGATAATCCTTATCTAACAAGTGACCAAGCTCTTTATGAAATTTCTAATCAAAAAGAAGTTATAAATCAGGGAATATTAAAAAATATAAAAGAAGCATCAATTGATTGTAACTTACATAATCAAGTTGGAACAAGTAAACAATTAAAATGTTTAGTATTTGGATCAGATAATCCCAATAAATTTGCATATGCGCCATCAATAGCGAGTGGAGAGAAAGATGAGGCTGTGCAAAAAAATCAAATAGAAATAAAAATTAAATTAAAGAAGGTAACATTACCAGATAGTAAAGGAGTTAAAACTGAATATGCATATAATGCTGCTATATTAGAAGACCCTAGTAATGAAAATAGTGAAGGAGTAATATTTAGTAGAATATATACATTAGAAAGCGCAGCTGCAGAAAATCCAATTCCTATAGGTACATTATATTTTAAAAACCAAGCCAAACCAGGTGAACCCCCAAAATATAAACCAATAGATTATACATTTTTAGCACAAACTAAAAAATAAAAATTATAAATAAAGATAAAAGTTAAAATATAGTAATGGAAATAGTCTATTTTTAAAAATTTATTGGTAAAATTAATTATATCGTGAAATTGGATTTTTTTATCTATTCCACAAATATTATTATAATATAAAGTTAAAAAACATCTATTACCAAAAATAATCCAACCAAAAAGAGTTAGCAAACCAATTACAATATTAAAAATATAGTATCTAAATATAAAAGTACCAAAATATAAGTAAACTGAAAATATATGATGTAATAATGATAATGATATAGTATATATACTATAATTGTTACATTCAACATAGTATCTTTCAATTAAAAAAGATATAGTTACTAGAATAAAAAATATATATAATTTTTTGGTTAGTATTTCTCTCATTTAAATAAATGAGAGAAATAAATAATTATTTAGATAGTAAAGTCAATATTTTATCTTGATTTTTTAATGTTAACTGTTGATTAATTGAAATAGTTTTAAGAATATCTAAAATTTCATTAAGATTACCATTATTATCACTATTATTATCACTATTATCATTATTATCATTATTATTAATATTTAGATCAATTGTTTTTAATTTACTAATAATATTTTCAGTTGATGGAACAAAAGACACTTTTTTAGAACTAGTTTCTTCTTTAGAACTAGTTTCTTCTTTAGAACTAGTTTCTTCTTTAGAACTAGTTTCTTCTTTACTTATAATATTATTATTTACATTTTGGGTTTTAGGTGGATTAGGTAATGGTGGTAAAGTATCATAAGATCTATCACTAATTAATTCATTTAATTTAGAATTTAATTCTGTATTATCAAATGGTTTATCAATACTCTCATTAAATGATATATCAGTAGGTTTATTATGATTTACTAATTGTATAAATTCTTGTTTTTTATTTTCAAATTCTTCATTAACTTTAATTTTAATCTCTTGTAAAGGTTTTTGAATATGTTCATTACTAAAGTATTTAATTTTTTCTAGCATTTTACTCATTAACATTTTATTACGATCAGTGAGTGAAATATCAGATAAATTTGAAATTTCTTCAATAATCTGTTCGTATACTGATTTGAACTTATCAAAATATTTATCAGGTATATTTATAAATGCATTTGCTTCCATTAATAGTTGCCATATCATTGCTTTATTCTTAATAGATAAAAATTCCGTTTTAGTCATATATAAAAATAGATAATTTTATTTTTATATTAATTATTAAAAAATATTTTTCTGAGTTTTTCTACCTCTTTATCAGAAATTCGTTTACTAAAATAAGGTTCTATATTTGTTGTCAGTAATGTAATTATAATATATAATACATACATTCCACATTCAGTATTACCTTTTTGATGTTCGGTAGTATTAATATATTCTTTAATATTAATATTTAATCGTTTAGCTTGATTAGATACTTTATTTAAAAACTTTCTAACTTGTCGAGGAGTTCTATCAGCATTACTATCAAAATAATAAATATAGTCTTTTTCCATATTAATAAATATACAAATCCAGTGTGATCCACTGAGATAATGAGGATCTGTATTTAATATAATACCAATTTTAGTAATACCTTTATGTAAAAGATTTTTAAGATTAAAATTACATAAATCATTCCATACACACTGTCCAAACATTTTTTTCTTGTTAAAATCAATAGGAGATGGTCCAATAAATTTAAAATTTGTATATTTCTTTTCATATTGTTTCATTACATTAATTAAATCATTACTATTTAACCATTCATTTGGATTTTTTTTCCAGGTAGGAGGTGCATTGGGTGCAAAAGTATATTTGGTAAGAGAATTATCTAAATTATCTGATATAAAATCTTGTTTTAACCAACATTTTTCATTATTACAATTTTTTTTCATATTATCTTTAAGATGTTCCCATATTTCATATGTATTATTTGTGTAAATTTTTTTATCAGGATTATCTTTATTCCATTCTTGTTTTAATTTTAATAAACTATTAGGAGAATAGCAGGTATAAGATAATTTTTTATTTGGGCTACAATTTAATTTTTTAAATGGTTTTTCACGTTTCTTTTTTGTTTGTTTATATTTCTTTATTTCTTTATATTTTCTTGTTCTACCAACCATTTTATAATTATGCAAGATTATTCTTTGTTAGTATTAGATTTTACGCCCTTAACTCGAAGTTTTGGATCTTTTATATTAATATTTTTTTTTTGTGGTATAATATGATTATCGGGTGTAATACTAATTTTTTTAACAAATTTTTCTAAACTAGGAACTGGATTATTTTTACCACTAAGCAATATATTATCTATAGATTCAATTTCAATATTATTAGCTAAACTATTATCATCTTTTATTTTATTTAAACTTAGATCTTGATATTCTTCTTGATAAATATCTTTGGTATCTTGTTGCTTAAAATAATAAATTAATTCAGATGTATAATTTTCAAATATCATTTTTAGATCACTATTAGGAAAATTACCCTTTATCATATCTTTCGTCATTTGGTTTATTCTTTTTCGATAAAATTTAATATCTTTGTCTAAATTACAATCTAGTATAGTTTGATTTTTTTTTAATAACATATTCGGATTTAACAGATATTCTAAAGTAATTTTATTTATATATTCTTCATCCATAATATATAAATATCATTTATCTTTTATTTCTTGCCGCGTATCATTATTAAATAATTTATTTCCTAAATTTACTGGTGGTTGTAAAAATTGGTATCCAGCTTCTCTATTTAATGTTGGTTGCAATCCCCAAATATTATATTCAGCATTTGATGTTGGTAAATTAGGATATAATCCTTGTGCCGTACTAGTTTGTGATTTTGGAATTGTTGAATTATATAAATCACTGGTACTATTAGGAACATATTTAGCTTGTGGTGCATTTTGTAATGCATAGATTTGATTTCTTAGAATTGATTCTTTATCTATATTTTGATTATATTGACTCCAACTTCCACCTTTGGTGCAAGGTAAAAAATTTTTTTTTGGATCAGAATTATACTTAAGAACTCTAGGTTTACAAGGAGGTCCAGGAGGAATACTATTATTGAGAGGACGAGTATATAGTGTAGATTGTGGGCGAGGTGATATTAATACCTCTATATTACCACTAGTCATAGTTCTTGCTAAAATTCGTTCATTAATTTCATTAACTAATTGATCTGTACATAAATTACCATTAATTGTTGAATTACTCATATATTTATACTCTTATAATAAAACAAATCTAAAGATTTAATTTATAATAATATTATATGTGTGGAATTTTTGGATTATTAAATTATAATAATACTAAATTAACAAGTAATTTTATAGGTGAACAGGCTCAAAAAGGTCAACATAGAGGGCCAGATTCATATAAGATTGATATTAATAATGATATTTTTTTAGCATTTTATAGATTAGCAATTAATGGATTAGATAAAAAGTCAGATCAACCTATAAAATTTAATAATAAAGTATTAATATGTAATGGAGAAATATATAACTATAAACGTTTGTATGAAATTATGGATGTTAAACCAGTAACAAATTCAGATTGTGAATGTATTATCTATATGTATGAAAAATATGGTATTGATTATACAGTAAATGCATTAGATGGTGTATTTGCATTTATTTTAATTGATTATGACATTAATAAAATTTATGTTTCTAGAGATCAATTTGGCGTAAGACCATTATTTTATCTTTCAGGAAATAATCCAGAAGAAAATAAAATGTTAGGATTTTCGTCAGAAATGAAGCAATTACATATTTTTAGTAGAGATATTAATGAATTTGGTTATAAGGGTAAAGATAATTATAAGATTAATCTATTTGATCCGGGTAGTTATATGATTTTAGAATTTGATAATGATAAGTGGTCAATTAATAAAACTGTTAAATTTGCTAATTTTCATTTATCTAGAATTAATCCACCAAATGAAGATATGGAAGAAAGCACAATTTTACAAAATATTCATGATATATTTTGTGAGGCAGTCTACAAGCGAGTTACTACCACAGATAGACCAATTGCTTGTTTACTATCTGGTGGATTAGATAGTAGTATTGTAGCTGCTATAGTTAGTAAAATTAATAATAAACCATTATCAACATATAGTATTGGACTAGAAGGTTCAGAAGATTTAAAATATGCTAGATTAGTAGCAAAACATATAGGATCAAATCATACAGAAGTAGTTGTGTCAGAAGAAGATTTTTTTGCATTTATTCCTTCTGTAATTGAAAATATTGAAAGTTATGATACAACAACTGTTAGAGCTAGTGTTGGTAACTTATTAATTTCACAATATATTTCTGAATCATCAGAAGCAAAGGTTATATTTAATGGTGATGGCAGTGATGAATTAATGGGTGGGTATCTCTATATGAATCATGCACCAGATGCACTAGAGTTTGATTGTGAATGTAAACGGTTACTTAAAAATATTCAATATTTTGATGTTTTAAGATCTGATAGATCTATTTCCACCCAAGGTTTAGAACCACGTACTCCATTTTTAGATAGAGATTTTGTTACATTTTATCTTTCTATTCCAGTTGAATATCGATTCAGTCTAAATAAAAAACAAGAAAAATATCTATTTAGAAAAGCATTTGATAAAGATTATTTACCAAAAGAAGTATTATGGAGAAAAAAAGAGGCATTTAGTGATGGGGTAAGTAGCAAAGAGAGATCTTGGTATACAATTATAGATGAATTAGTATCAAAACAGACTAAAGTAAAATACGATTTAGATAAAGTATATACACATAATTCGCCTGAAACAATGGAACAATTATATTATAGAACTATTTTTGAACAAGTATATCCAGATCAAGAACATATTATTCCATATTTTTGGATGCCAAAATATGTGGATACTACCGATAGTAGTGCACGTTCATTAGATATATATAATTCTTCATCAGGAACAATAAATGAAGCAAGTGATGAAAATAGTAGTGATGACAGTCAATTATTAGGTGAATTAGAAAGTGTGGATCTAGAAAAGTAATTAATAAAATAGATTTATCGTTTAATAGTTTTATTGTTAGTTTGATATTTATTACGGCGGGTAGATTTATTAATTGGATATAAAAAATTTTCAAGATGTTCCATTAGTTCTTTTCCATTTAACTTATGATCAAAATTTCTTTTACTATCTTTTTCTAATTCTGACATATTATATCTATTCATAAATTTATGAATATAGTTATTAAAACTATCATATGACATACCAATATTACTATTGTAAAATCTATGAACAAGTAAATTTATAGGTAGAAGTACACTGTATGGTTCAATATGAACATAGTAAACATTATCGTTATCCATTTTTTCGTGGTATAAGTCATCAATAAAACATATCTGTGTTTTATTTCCTAATTTAGTAGTTCTTAAAAAATCATCAACTGTTTTATTGTGAGTTGTACGTTGAGATTCAATTTGTATACCATCTACAATATAAGCCCCAATATGATTGTCAAACAATTTATAATCTACTTTATAATCTAAATATAGACAAATACGTTTTGCCCATTCTTTAGGTCCTTGATTATTCGTATAGAGACATACTTTATATAAGTCACCTTTAATTTTTTTCTCTCGTAAAAATTTCATAACATTAAATATATTAGGTCTGAAATATTCAGGATATAAGTCTAAAATATGCATAAATTCTTTTCTTGTAAGTTTTTTTTTATATAATTTTTCAATAGCATCGCAAAAAATACCTAATTGTTGAAAACAACCAATAGTTTCATCTAAATCAAAAACAACAACACGTTTAACTTGGTTTCTCATATAGTAATAGTATAATAAAAAAAATATTATCAAAATAGTTATAACTATTAGTAAACTAATTAAATAATTATTTTTTAGTTGTGTAATTAAATTATTATAATTGATCATAATAATTTAATATAATAAATTATCTTTTTTTGGTCATTTTACGTTTTTTAGTTTTTTTAGATTTTTTAGTCATTTTAGATTTTTTAGATTTTTTAGTCATTTTAGATTTTTTAGATTTTTTAGTTTTTTTTCCAGCAGATTGATATAATTTGTTATATTTTACATCTTGAGGAAATTGTAATACCATATCTTCTAAAGTTTTATAAAGATTTTCCTTTTTAATTTCTTTTTCTAAAGTTTTATATACATCTTTTGCATTAACTTCTTGTTTATCTGTACTAGCAATTGGAAATTTAACTGTTAAACCTGGAAATTTATGAGATATTAATTCTTTTATGTTTTTATTAATTCGTTCGGCTTCAGCATAATTTTTTGGATTAATTTTAAATCCTAATGATTGATATATTGATACTTCTGATAAATCTTTATATGTAATTCTTAAGTCCGCTAATTTTATATTATTACTATCAGTTGTAGTAGCCATATCATCTAATATAATTTTACCAGTAAAGTCTAATTTTTTTAAAATCCCAAATAATTTACTAAAAATTTTTTCTGTACCTTTTTCTAATTTATCTAAATCACCAAATTTACATTTAGGTAATGATTTGATATAATCAATATGTATTATATTTGTTGCTTTTGTATATAATAAAGAAATACATTCAGAAAATTCAAAACCAGTTTTAATTCCAGATGGTATAATATAATAACCTAAATCTACAGGATCTGATAAGAGACTATCTAAAGTATCAAAAATTATAAAATAGTTATTGGTTTCAATAAAATATAAACTACTACCTTTATAATTTATTTCATATATATCTTTAACTGTTTCATTTACATTTTTATAATCTATTTTATCATCTTTTACAGCTAATTTAGTTTGTATATCTTTATCTATATTAATCTTAACTCCAATTTCTTTTATATTTTTAATAAATGTTTCCGACATATATATATATAAGTAATAAAAAATTGATTTTTGTTATATGTTAAAAATATAATTAGTCAAACATGAAATTTTTTACTAACGCACATCAAGATATGCATAAAACAGTTTCACAATTAGAAATACCCGAGCGTTTATCAAGTGTTATTAAACTAGTAAAAGAACAATCAATACTCACTATAATTGATAAAACAGATTTTTCAATTCTATATGAAGGTTTATCTATAAAAAATCAGCAATATGTTAGTAATATATTGCTAAAAATAAAGATGATAGAATTGGCTAATTGTAAATTTTGTTCTTGGAAAAATATTATATGTAAAAAAATGCTTTGTCAAATGTGTGATTCAGATATATCTAGTCTTGATACTAGGTATGGATATTTTAATGAAGACTGTACAGATACATCTATTCATGAAAATACTCATGATATACTAATTAATATGTTATCTACTCTTAGTTATGCATTATTAAATGATGATGGTGAAGATGTAATGTTTATAACAAGACCTCCAGGACATCATTGTTCACATGATTCAGTAAGTGGATTTTGTTATTTAAATTGGAGTTATTTATTATCTCAATACTATATTAAAAAAAATAAAAAGGTATGTATTATTGATTTAGATTTACATCATGGAAATGGTACAGAAGAATTAATAAAAAATTATGAGAATAGTTTATTTATTGATTTCCATTATTATGATGGTGTATTTTATCCAAAATCTGGTGATGAAAAAATACTTGTTGCAAATAATATTATAAATGTAAATATGCCAGCAAAAAGTGGTGATATAGAGTATCTTGCAAAATTAGATGAAAAAATAAAATATATAGAGGCCTTTAATGCTGACATATATATTATATCAATGGGGTGTGATATAATTGAGGGTGATAATTTTAATATTATGAATTGTTCTACAAAATTTTATAAATGTGTTTATGATAAATTAAAAATCTATAATAAACAGATACTAATTGTATTAGAAGGTGGATATATTACAGAAAATATTACAGAAACAGTTAGAAATTTTATTTAGAGATTAATCTACTTCTTCAATACTAGGACCATTATTAGTTACTTCTTCAGCAACATTTGGCATTCCTCCTGGCATTCCGCCTGGCATTCCACCTGGCATTCCACCAGACATTCCACCAGGCATTCCACCAGGCATTCCACCAGGCATTCCATCAGGCATTCCACCAGGCATTCCACCAGGCATTCCACTACTTAATTTACTAATTAATTCTTTACAAACTTCTTCTACCTCATTTTTCTTATGATCATATTCATCTTTTGATGCTAATTGATTAGATTCTAGCCATTTAATTGCATCTTCAATAGTAGATTTAACTTTATCTCGATCTTCATCGCTAAACATATCTTTAGTTTTTTCATCATCTACCATACTTTTCATTTGAAAAAGATATCCTTCTAGACTATTTTTAGAATTAACACGCTCTCTAAATTCTTCATCTTCCTTAGCATATGATTCGGCATCTTGTGTCATTTTCTCAATATCTTCTTTTGAAAGTCTAGATTTATCATTAGTAATTTCTACCTTACTACTTTTACCACTTGATTTTTCAACTGCGGTAACATTTAAAATACCATTTGAATCAATATCGAAAGAGACTTCAATCTGAGGAACTCCTCTAGGCATTGGTGGAATTTCACTTAGGGTAAATTCTCCAAGTTTATTATTATCTTTAGTGCGAGCACGTTCACCTTCAAATACTTGAATTGTTACCGCTGGCTGATTATCTGCAAATGTAGAAAAAGTTTGGGACTTTTTTGTAGGTACAGTACTATTTCTAGGAATAAGAACAGTCATTACTTCACCAGAAGTTTCTAATCCAAGCGAAAGTGGAGTTACATCTAGTAGTAATAGATCATCAATTTTAGAACTCTTATTTCCAGATAAAATAGATGCCTGAACAGCAGCACCATATGCAACAGCTTCATCTGGATTAATTGATCTAGAAGGTTCTTTGCCATTAAAAAACTCAGATAGTAACTGTTGAACTTTTGGAATACGTGTAGAACCACCAACTAAAACTACTTCATCAATCTGATTTTTGGACATTTTTGCATCTTTTAATACTTTTTCCACAGGATCCATTGTTGCTCTAAAAAGATCCATACATAATTCTTCAAACCGAGCACGTGTAATAGATGAAAAGAAATCTTTGCCATCAGCAAGAGAATCAATTTCAATAGAGGTTTGGGTAGTAGATGATAAGGAACGCTTAGCACGTTCACACGCAGTTCTTAGGCGACGCATTGCTCTAGGATTATCTCCAATATCAATTTTAGCTTGACGCTTAAATTCTTTAACAAAATGCGAAACGAGACGATTATCAAAATCTTCTCCACCAAGATGTGTATCACCAGCAGTTGCTTTAACTTCAAAAATTCCCTCTTCAAGTGTTAGTAGTGATACATCAAAAGTACCACCACCTAAATCAAAAATAAGAATATTTTTTTCTTGGTCACTCATTTTATCAAGCCCATATGCAATTGCTGCAGCAGTGGGTTCATTAATCATTCTTAGAACATTTAACCCCGCAATGCTGCCAGCATCTTTTGTTGCAGAACGCTGGGCATCATTAAAATAGGCTGGTACAGTAATAACAGCATCAGTTACTGTTTCACCTAAATATGCTTCAGCAATTTCCTTCATTTTAACTAAAACCATTGATGAAATTTCTTCGGGTAAAAATTGTTTTTGTTCACCTTTATATTCAACCTCAATAATTGGTTTATCACCGTCTTTTGGAACAACAGTAAAAGGAAAATGTTTTAGATCAGATTGTGTAGATTTGTCAGAAAAACTTCTACCAATAAGTCGCTTAGCATCAAAAACCGTATTTTTTGGATTAGCAGCAGCTTGATTTTTTGCAGAATCACCAATCATACGCTCAGTTTCGGTAAATGCAACGTATGATGGCGTTGTTCTGTTACCTTGATCATTTGCAATTATTTCTACACGATCATTTTGCCAAACAGCAACACAAGAATAAGTAGTACCTAAATCGATTCCTATAGCGGTTTTTTTCTTTTCTTCTGTCATATTAAATTTTAAGATATAAATACCTTTAAATATATTTTAAAATATATTTTAAATATATTTATGTATAATATTTATTTAATTTTGTTACATATGCTTGTAAGACAGGCATATATTTTCCACTATACATGGTACTTAATAAAATTGCCATAAGAACAACAATATAAATTAGAATTTTTTCTATAGTTTTTTCAATAGTTAATTTATCTAATATAGAAATATAGTAACCCATACTACTAACTAAAATAAATCCTAATAATATATTAATATAAATACCGGTTTTAAGAGGTAAAAATATTAGAGGAATAGTAAATATAATAGGAAGAATAAATTCAATTGAACCAGTAACTAATGCTGAAGTTAATGCAATCTTATTATCTTTTGTTGCTGAATTTGCTATATATATAGAAAATCCGTCAGCAAAAGAATTACTTATAGAAAGGCCTAAAATTGAAGCAATTAATATTGGAACTTTTCCACCGGATGACCACATTGTTATAACTAGTCCAAGCACTGTCATTGTACTAGAAATAATTCAAAAACTCAACCCTTGTTTTAATGCTTTATAATCATGGGTATTCATATTATATTTATATAATATAAATATTATATTTATATAATATAAATATTATTATACAAAATAAAAACTTATTTATTAGCTAAGTCAATTGCATACAATATAATTTTTTCTTGATCTGTTAGCCTTTGAAATATTAAATTTTCATCAAGATTAATTTGAAAAAATCTATTCATTCTATTTTTCATTACTAATGTAACATAGTCTTCTATTTTAATTTCACATAATATACCACCATTAGTTAATTTAATATTATATGGATTAATAATATTAATCCAACGAATATATCTTCCTTCAACAAGATCAGGTAACTCATCAATATATTGATAATCTTTTAATTGTTTTAATAAAAGATTAGTATCTTTTTTTGTTAATTGAAGGTTATCAATAATACTGATTTTATTTTTATTAATATTATAAAATGTTAAATTAGATATATTTTTATTATTATTATTTATTAGTGATTTTTCAAGAAACGTCATATCATTTTCATCCATTAATATATAATAATAATTTAATTTAAAATTATTATTAGCTATAATAATAATGCGATTAATTATAGATAATAGAGAACCTAAAGAAATAATAACATTACTACAATCTAGAATAGAAAATGTTACTTTAGAAAATTTAGAATTAGGAGACTATGTTATTCAAAATAGTGATAATCAATCAGTAATGATATTTGAGAGAAAATCATTAAGTGACTTAATATCAAGTATAAAAGATGGAAGATATAATGAACAGGCCTTAAGACTATCAGAATGTGATGTAAATAATCGTAATATATATTATGTAATTGAAGGTAATATAATGAATTTTTGTAATAGACAAAATGATACTAGTCAAAAAATGCTATTTTCATCAATGCTTTCAATATCTTCAAAAAAAGGTTTCTCTCTTTTAAATACAACAGGATTTATAGAAACAGCAGAATTTATAATAAGATTTTATAACAAAGTATCTACTGAAAAGATTGTAAATCAAGAATTATTAGAAAATAGAGATGTTAAGTATAGTAATGTTATTAAAACAAGTAAAAAAGCAAATATAACTAAAGATAATATAAATGAGATTATGATTTCACAAATTCCTGGTATTAGTACAGTAGTTGCAGGTGCAATAATAGAAAAATATTATAATATTTTTAATTTAGTAAATTGTTTAAAAGAAGATCAAACTTGCCTGGATAATTTTAAGATAGCTTCTAAGAATGGAGAGAGAAAAATAGGGAAAAATATAATTGCAGGATTAAAAGAGTATTTACTATAATTTTTTTCAGTAGTAATTATATAAATGAATTTTATAAAAAAAACTGCGTATCTATTCTTTTAGTATTACTAACTTTAGTAATACTAATAACAATGTTTAGTGGATGTAAAAAATCTAAAGAAGGATATAATAATATAATAGAAGGCCATTCTGATTCTGGTCATGGAAAAAAATATTTAAATGAATTAAAAAAGTCAAATGATAAACAGATAAAAAAGATTATTAAACAAATAGATTCAACTTCAGATGCCTCATCTGAATTGGCAACATTACAAAAATTAACATCTGCTGATACGGCTATAAATGCTGCACTTAAAGCTGGAGGAGGTAGTAGTAGTTGGTTTGGTGGAGATGATACTGATAGTACATCAGGTTCAGATACAGATGATAGTAATAGTGATTCTTCCTCTAGTGATGATGGATTTTTTTAATTAGGAATATATATTTTAACTTCATCTTCTTTATAATCACCTGCTTCAACTTTTTTTTCAGTATAATTTGCACCACCCCAATTTTTATCCATAGGATTAGGACTAACGCCTCCCGGATCAGCATGATACATTTTATCTAAAGGAGTTTTTAGGCCAACATTTTGATCTTTTGGATCAAACCCAGGATAAAGATTTTTATTAAATGGAGGGTTATTTCGTGTAGCATCTAGAAGTAATGAGCGATTATTATTATTAAATAGGTTAAGACCAGAAATAATAGGTGTTCCTCCAGCTTTTTCAAATGGTGATTGTCTATTTATATAGACAAGATTTCCTTGAATATCATATGAATTTTGTAAATATAAAACAGGACATCTTTTGCCTTCAAAACGTTGCCATTTTAGATATTCAACATATTCGTCTAAATTATTAAATCTAATAGGATTTCTACCTGGTATTTTTGCTACTTTATTATTTATTAAATATAAGTGTTTACCTTTTTGAATTAAAACATCTGGACAATCACTATCAGTAAATCCTTCTTTAATTTTAACTTTCATTGGTTTCCGCATAATAGAAAATCCAGCTAATACTATAAATAAACTTAATATAGTTATAACAATTAGATAGTTCATATATATATATTCTGTAAATAAATTTATTTATAGAATATATATGGTAAAAGTATATAAAATTGGTGGTAATAATAGTCAAACTTTTTTAAATAATTTTAAACCAAATTGTTTAATAGTAGTTACACATCCAGAATGTGGTCATTGTAAAATATTAAAACCTACTTTAGATAAAGTATATCTTGATATGAAAAAAATGTATACAGGAGATGCCCAAATATTTGATGTACACGGTGATGCAGCACAAGAGGCTAAAAGTAATTTACCATTACTAGAATCAGTAGATGGATATCCAACATTACTTATATCTAAAGAAAAAGATATTACAAAACCACTAGTATATAGTGGTGATAGAAGTAAAGAAAATATTATAAAATTTATGACAGATAATTTAAATATAAAAAAAAGTATTAGACAAAATAGATCAAAAAAATTAAAAAAATCTAAAAAAAATAAAAAACAGGGTAAAAAGACACGTAAAGCAAAATAAATAACTTAATATCATATTTATTTCTATTTTAAATTAAAAATTGAATTAAATAATATATATTAAATAATAGTAATATGTCTCAATGGCAGTTTAAACTATTTGAGTTTGATATAAGAGAAGAATTAGAAACTGATAAAAATGAGTTTATTCCAGGCAGAGATACAAAACGGTTTATTATTCAAATGTATGGTATAGATGAAAATGGTAAAACCGCTTGTATATTTGTTAAAGGATTTAATCCATTCTTTTATGTAAAAGTATTAGACGAGTGGGATAATAGTAAAGTAACAGAGTTTGTAGCATTTGTGAGAAAAGAAATGGGAGCATATTTTGGAGATTCATTAGTAAGTGCAAAAATAGTTTATCGTCATAAATTTTATGAATTTGATAATAAAAAGTTATATAAATTTGTACAATTAAAATTTACTAGTATTGGAGCGTTTAATAAATGTAAAAATTTATGGTATAATGAAACTAAATATGGTGAAGATCGGAAATTAAAAGAAAATGGTTTAGAATTTTTAGATACAAAAACAACACTATATGAAGCACAGGTACCACCATTATTACGACTGTTTCATATTAGACAAATTAAACCATCTGGATGGGTAGCACTAAAAAATGGGCATTATAGTCAAAATCGAAAACAATTAACTACTTGTGATTATGAATTTACAGTAAATTATAAAAATATTTATCCTATAAATGATGAAAGACTAGAAAAGATATGTGTACCATTTAAAATCTTAAGTTTAGATATTGAAGCTTCTAGTAGTCACGGTGATTTTCCATTAGCAAGAAAAAACTATCTTAAATTAGCAACTAATATTGTAGACTATTTAATCAATAATAATATTGAAACATGTGATAAAGATCTATTATCAAATCTTATTAAAACAGGGTTTAGTTACAGAATTAATAAAGATATTGAAAAAATATATCTTAAAAAAAGTATAACAGAAGAAGAATTAGATGAATTAATTGATAATTTAGTAGATATAAAACCAGGTAAAAAAGAAAATTATATAGATATAAAAGATGAAGATGAAAATAGTGATAGTAGTGATATAGAGAATGATGGAATTGTTGAAGAATTTACTACAAAAAAACGTCAAAAAGTAACTGGAACAAAAAATAAAGATAGCAATATTTTAGAAATTATAAATGATTTAACTTGTAATAGAAATACAAGAATTTTAGAATTAGCAAAATGTTTTGGACAACATAATCCAAATAGAGATAATAAATGGGAAGGTAAATTTCCTGAATTAGAAGGTGATCAAGTAACTATTATTGGATCAACAATAAGACGTAATGGCGAAGATAAACCATATTTGCAACATGCAATTGTAGTAAATGATTGTAATAGTATAGATAATGTGGTAATAGAAAGTTATAAAACCGAACGGGATGCATTATTAGCTTGGACTAATTTTGTACAGCGCGAAAATCCAGATATAATTATAGGATATAATCATCACGGATGGGATGAAGGATTTATGTATGATCGTAGTATTGAATTAAATTGTATGACACAATTTAGTAAACTATCAAGATTCAAAAATGAAAAATGTATTAAAGAAATATTTCAAGGAAAAAATAAACCTAAGAAAATAACTATTGAAGAGAGTAGTACTAAACTAGCAAGTGGTCAATTTGATCTAAGATATTTTAAAATGTCAGGTAGATTACAGATAGATTTCTTGAATTTATTTAGAAGAGAAGAACAGTTACCAAGTTATAAATTAGATTATGTAGCTGGACATTTTATAGGTGATAATATAAAAAAAATAGAATATGATGAAAATTGTAGTATTTTATATAGTAAAAATTTAACTGGATTAAGTAAAAATGATTATATTGTAATTCAAGAGATCGGTTATTCGACAGATCAATATGCAAATGGTAAAAAATTTAAAGTATTAGATATAGTAGATGATAAAATAATTTTAAATGATAAAATAACACCTGATACAAATAAAATATTAAGATGGTGTCTAGGTAAAGATGATGTTGGTCCTCAAGATATTTTTAGACTAACAAATGAAGGTCCTGAAGGTAGAGCCATAGTAACAAAATATTGTATTAAGGATTGTGATCTAGTTCAAGATTTAATGCGTAAAAATGATACAATGACTTCATATGATGAAATGTCTAATTTATGTTGGGTACCTAAAAGCTTCTTAGTTACTAGAGGACAAGGTATTAAACTAACATCTTATGTTGCTCAAAAGTGTAGAGAAAAAAATACACTTATGCCGGTTATAGATAAAGGAATTGATGGTGAAGGATATGAAGGTGCTATTGTATTAGAGCCAAAATGTAATTTATATCTTAAGAAACCAGTTGCATGTGTTGATTATAGTTCTTTATATCCATCATCTATTATTAGTGAAAATATTTCACACGATAGTAAAGTATGGACTAAAGAATATGATTTAGATGATAATTTAATTAATGAAACAGGAGAAAAAGATGAAAATGGTAAATTTATATATGATGAACTTCCAGAATATGATTATATTGATATTACATATGATACATTTAAATGGATAAGAAAGACTCCAAAAGCAGCTGCAACTAAAGTAAAATCAGGTTATAAAACTTGTCGATATGTTCAATTTCAAAATAATGAAAAGGCTATTCTTCCCTCAATTTTAGATGAATTATTAGGAGCTAGAAAATCTACTAAACGACAAATGAAAAATGAAACCGATCCATTTATGCAAAATGTATTAGACAAAAGACAATTATCTATTAAAATTACAGCAAATTCTCTATATGGTCAGGCTGGGGCAAAAACTAGTACATTTTATGATAAAGATATTGCAGCAAGTACAACAGCAACTGGTAGAAAATTATTAATTTATGCCAAAGAACTAATAGAAGCGTGTTATGATAACACAATTGAAGAAACAACTAATTATGGTGAAGTAAAATGTTATGGTGAATATATTTATGGTGATAGTGTTGCTAGTTATACTCCAATATATGTAAGATATAATAAAAGTATTATTGATATTTGTAGTGTAGAAGAATTAGCAGAGAAATATGGAAATGGTTGGCATCTAGAATCACCAAAAGAATATTGTGAATTAAATAATATTGAAAGTTGGACAGAAAATGGATGGACAGAATGTCATAGAGTAATTAGACATCGATTAGCTCCATATAAAAAAATGGTAAGAATACTTACGCATACAGGTTTAGTTGATGTAACAGATGATCATTCTCTAGTAAAAAATACAGGCGAAGAAATTTCTCCAAAGGATGTTAGTATTGGTACTAAATTACTGCATTGTACTATGAGTGAAAATGAGTCAAATATAGAAAGTGATATATCAATTGATGAAGCCAGAATTATGGGATTCTTCTTTGGAGATGGTAGTTGTGGAATTTATGATTGTCCATCCGGACACAAAGCAAGTTGGGCATTAAATAATTCAAATAAAGAATTAATAGAAAAATATTATAACTTGTGTAAATCTGTTTATCCAGAATTTGAATGGAAAGTGTATGATACACTTAATAGTTCTGGTGTTTATAAAATATGTTTTAATAAAAAATCTGGTAGTAAAAGTAAAATCCAATTTATAGAAAAATATAGAAGTATGTTATACAATAAAAAAAGTAAGATTATACCATCTGAAATTATTAATGGAAGCATCGAATTAAGAAAATCATTTTGGGAAGGATTATATGATGCAGATGGTGATAAAGATAAAAATGGTTACACAAGAATCGATCAAAAAAGTCAAATTAGTGCAGCCTATATTTGTTGGTTAGCAAATAGTATTGGATATAAAACATCGCTGAATATTCGAGATGATAAAACAGATATTTATAGAATAACTGCAACTAAAAATAAACAACGGCGAGATGGAGATAAAATTAAAAAAATTGTAAATATTCAAAATAGTGCAAATATTCAAAATAGTGCAAATATTCAAAATAGTGTAAATATTCAAAATAGTGTAAATATTCAAAATAGTAAAGATAACCAAGATTATGTATATGATTTAACTACAGAAAATCATCATTTTGCAGCAGGAATCGGAAATATGATTGTTCATAATACTGACTCTGTATTCTTTACATTTAATTTAAAAGATCTTGATAGTAAAGAAATAGTTGGTAAGAAAGCTTTAGAGATAACTATTGAATTAGCAAAAAAGGCTGGATGGCTGGCAACTATGTTTTTAAAAAGTCCACACGATCTAGAATATGAGAAAACATTTCTACCATTCTGTTTATTATCAAAAAAACGTTATGTTGGAATATTATATGAAGAAGACCCTAATAAAGGTAAGCGAAAAGAAATGGGATTAGTTTTAAAACGTAGAGATAACTGTGCCCAGGTAAAAGATGTATATGGTGGTGCAATTGATATTCTTATGAAAGATCAAGTAGTCCATAAAGCAGTCGATTTTGTAAAACATAGTTTACAAGATGTTATTGATGAAAAAATATCACAACAAAAATTAATTATAACAAAATCTTTAAGATCATATTATAAAAATCCAAAACAAATAGCACATAATGTATTGGCTATTCGAATTGGTGAACGAGATCCTGGTAATAAACCTAAACCAGGTGATAGAATGGAATTTATTTATATTAAAAATAGTGATAAAAAAGCATTACAAGGCGATAGGATTGAAACCCCATTATTTATAAATGAAAATAATATTGAAATTGATTATGGATTTTATATTACAAATCAGATAATGAAACCACTACAACAGTTATTTGCACTAGTATTAGAAGATATGGAAGATTTTGTAACAAAACGAGGTATTTCAATGAAAAGTTGGAAAGCTGAAATTGATAAATTACACGAAAAATGGACAGAACCAGATAAATTTAGTAAAAAATATGAAGAACTTAGATGTAAAGAGGTTAAAAGTATATTATTTGATCCATATATTAAATTATTAAAGTAATATATTAAAAATAAAAATTACACTAGTATTAATGAAATTATACTTATTATTTATATTATTAAATATATGTCAAGGATTTAATCTTTGCGTTGTAGGAGGTAATAGTGGGTTAGGTAGAGAGATTATTTTTCAAGGTATAAGTGCTAATAAAAAAATATTAGCACTAAGTAATAGTTCAAATAAGATTCAATATCCATATAGAGGAGGTGGGCTAGATATTAAATCAACCAATACTTTCATAGAAAGTAATAATTTAAAAGTTGATACATATAATAATTTTAATAAATATCAATTTGAAAATATAGTTTTTACACTTGGAGGGCAGCCATTTAGTAATGATTATTCTGATCAAGTTACAAATGATATTATATCAAATATTGATAGCAAATTAAATGGAATAATATTAGTAAGTGCATATGGCGCTGGAGAATCTTTAAAAAATTCTAATATTGGTATTAAAATAATGAATAATTTATATCTCCAAGATACATATAGAGCAAAAAATAGTCAAGAAAAAATAATAAATGAATATAGTAAAGAAAATAATATTAATACATTTATTTTAAGACCAAAAGCTTTATCTTATGGATAAAATATGTATTCAATTAAATCTAGACAATCATTCGCAAAAGAGATATTACAATATTTATATATTATTTAAATCATGAGTTAAATTATTTAAATCATGAATTAAATTATTCATATAATAATATGAATAATTATTATTATTCATAGGAACAGTATATGTTGGGTAAAATTTACTAATAATACTATAAGATAAGGTTACTATTTTTTGTGGATATTCATCATAAATACAAATATTATTATTATTTATTTGATAATTTAAACGAGAAATTACTTGTAGAATTTTTTTTGTCCACCATTCTCTATCTTCATTACCTGATAATACACGATTACAATAGCGAAGAGTGCAGGCTACTCTAGAATCAGTATAATTTATATATGGATTATAGTTATATATAACATCTCGTGATGTTACTATTCTTGAAATTAAATTTATAGCAATAACTTTTCTAGCAATATAATTAAACCAACTATTTATAATAGTATTAGTAGCTGTATTTTGTCTCTGTTTATGAATATATATTGACAAGTCAAATGGTAGTGTTGGAAATTTGTAAAAAGTGTTCATTATTATCTATTTGTAAACCTAATAGATATATAATTTTCAATTTTATTAAATAAAAAAAATATGTATATATTTTTTGTATTTATATTAAGATATAATAGTTTGCATTATTAATTATCATCATCATCGCTATCTTCTTCAATAGTCCATTCTATAGTACACGTATTAAGAGCTTCTAAAACACCTTTGGTTTCATAAGGAGTAAGTCTTGAATGGGCTCCATGACCTTTTTGTCCAGGTTCTCCAGGATGAGGTTCATTCTTTGCTGCATCCTCATCATAAAATTTCCTAAAAGTCTGGGTCATTTGCTTCCAGGTTTGAGCCAGTGAGTTAAACTTCTCTGAGTAACTTACCTGTGCCCAGTCTTGACCACCACTTAAATATCCAATATCTTGTTCATGAATCTGATCTTGACAGTAGGCTAAATAACCTTTAATAGTATTGACAAGAATTGCTGTCTCATGAGATTGCGTAATTTGATATTCAATTGGTGTTCCCTGGACAAGCATCATTGTTCTAGTTTACCATATTATTTTTAAAAAATATATTTTTAATTTTATTATCTTCCAGATAATCCTAATTCAATTTGAATATTTCCAGAAAAATCTGATTCTCTAGTTATTTCATTTGATATTATATTAGCTAATTGTAATGCAAATGAATTAGTATTTATATTATATTCTGTATCGGTAATCTCATCATCATCCTCATCATTATCTTCTTCTTCATTTGTTTCATCATTTTCTCTATTATTATTGTTATTATGAGTACTATTAAAGTTTTCTTGATTTTGTGGTTCATTATTTATTGGATTTGAAATAATTGAATGACGACATAATGGACATATGCCACATCGTGAAAGCCATGTTAATAGTGATTGTGGATTAAAACTATGATTACACGCATTTATTTTTAAAACTATATCATCGGAATTAAATTCTTGTTGCGTTATAGGACAAGTATCATTAGTATTACAACTGATGTCATTATATAAACAATAACTAATATTGTTTGCTAAATCATTTATATTAGGTAACCTAGGAGTATTACTATTATTAGACATAAATAGTCTACTTAATAAAGGGTTTAGTGGGCTTGGTCTATAAACACGTGGTTGAGTATATCTATATCTGGGTTCTCTATTAAATGTATTATATAAATTATGATGTGATATCATATCATTATATGTATTTTGTTGATTAGATAGTATTACCATTGAATTATTAATAATTTGAGTAGTATTTCTAATAAAATTCATATAATCTTGATAAAGCTGTTCTTGTGACATATTGTTAGAATAATTATAGTATCTATTATTGTTTATATTATCCATATTAATAAGTAATAAAAAAAATATGTTTAAATATATAGTTAATTATAATATAATGGATAATATTTTTGATAAATATAAAAATTCTGGATTAACTGGCTTAGTAAATATAGGTAATACGTGTTATTTAAATTCATGTTTACAATTATTATCACATACATATGAATTAAATAATTTTTTAGATAGTAATAAGAGGCAATTAAATAAAAATAATGAGGCTAAAATATATACAGAATGGAATAGTCTTAGAAATATGATGTGGAGTGAAAATTGTACAATTGCACCATACGGATTTGTTAAATCAGTTCAAGAAATTGCTAAAACAAAAGGATATGAAATGTTTACAGGATTTGCTCAAAATGATGTATTTGAATTTTTATTATTTATTATAGACTGTTTACATGAAACTTTAAAACGAGAAGTGGAAATGAAAATAAATGGTACAGTAAAAAATAACAAAGATATTTTAGCAAAAAAATGTTATAAAATGATGCAAAATATGTATAAAGAAGAATATTCTGAGATTTTAAATATATTTTATGGAATTAGTGTAACACAAATAAAAGATTATATTACAAATGATATATTAAGTATAGCTCCAGAACCATTTTCTATACTATCATTATCTATTCCAAAAAATATAGATTGTACGATTGAAGATTGTCTAGATGAATATACAAACTCAGAATATTTAATAGATGATAATCAATGGTATAATGATAAAATAGAAGAAAAACAAGATGCTATAAAAAATATTGTATTTTGGAGTTTACCAAATGTTTTAATTATAGAATTAAAGCGTTATAATAATAGTCAACAAAAAATACACACATTAGTAACTACACCATTAACTAATCTTGATTTATCAAAATATGTATCAGGATATAATTCAGATGGATATACATATGATTTATTTGGTACAGGTAATCATTCAGGAAATGTTTATGGTGGTCATTATACTGCAAATATTAAAAATGCCAATGGTAAATGGTACAGTTTTAATGATACTTTAATTAATGAAATAAGTGAAAATAGAGTGATCACCGCACATACTTATTGTCTTTTTTATAGAAAAAAAAATAAGGATTAATTATATATATAAAATGAATGTTGAAATGGATTCAGTAACTGGAGTACCAGCATTAAGTAATTATTTTAATAGTCTTCCATTAAATCCTATATTTATAGTTATTATCATAATAGTCATTTTAGCATATGTGTTATTATTCAGTTCTTTAGGGAGTGCAGGTAGTGATATAAGCCCTACTGAAAGTAATGGCAATGGACGAGTATTAGGTATTATATTAGCAGCAGTTTTTTTAGTTTTATTAATAATTAATGGATTTAATTATCTTTTAAATGTAGATATTATAACTACAATTAAAAATCTATTTACAAATCATCCTGAAATAGATATTAATGTTCAGACTCCTAATTTACCTGATGGACCTGATCCTGCACCAGTTCCAGAATTACCAGGAGAGGAAGTGTATCATATTCCAGGTAATTTTTATACATTTGAAGATTCAAAAGCACTCTGTGCAGCATATGGAGGTAAATTAGCAAATATTAGAGAATTACAAGATGTGTATCAAAAAGGAGGAGAATGGTGCAGTTATGGTTGGTCAGATAATCAGATGGCTTTATTTCCTACACAATATAAACATTGGAAACGATTACAAAAAATTAAAGGTCACGAAAATGATTGTGGAAGACCTGGAGTAAACGGTGGATATATAGATAATCCTAATGTACGATTTGGTGTAAATTGTTATGGTCACCGACCAAAAATAACACCATTAGAATCAGAAATAATGGAAGCTACTCCAGATTATCCTATAACTAGACAACAACAGAAATTTGATGCACGTGTTGAATATTGGAAAGAGAGAATACAAGATATTCTTGTATCTCCATTTAGTCCAAATTCTTGGGCTCAGTCAGATTAAAATAATTTAATAAAATTAATCTAATTATTAAATTATTTTTTTTTTCTTCGAGTTTTTTTATCTCTCTTTGTATTACCTTTTTTTCTAGTAATCTTAGCCTTATTATTTGGCTTATTATTGAATTTTTCTAAACTATTGCTTTTATCTGGTTTAACTTCAACAAGTTCTACTAATTTATCAAATACTTTTTTATCAATACATTCATCTGTGTAACATATCTTTATATTTGTACATTTAATATTATTAAGGCTATTTTTTATTAAACCGTGGGGTAATATCAGATCATCAAATAGTTTATTTTTTAAATGTGGATAATGAGATTCATTTAATACAGTATTAAGATTTTTTGTAAAATAGTTGTTATTAACCATATATATAATATACTTTTAAATTTTTAACTACAAATACCATATCTTTTAATTTCTCTATTAGTTTTAATATTTCTTTTTTCTTTCATAAATGTTATTATTTCTTTTACTACTTCTTCATGATCTTCATCATCTTGAAAGTATTCACATAATGCTTCACAAATAAATTTAAATGTTAATGCTTGTGGTATATTACTTTCAACTAGTCTAAGTTTGCCATCACCGATTTTTATAGTAGCATTTTCTAAATTATTTTCATTCATATACTCTAAAATATTTTCATTATATTGTTCTTTTTCGATTTTTAATTGTTTAATAGCTAAATATTTTTCTTTAATTGCATTATCACTCTGTATCCATTTTCTTATATTATTTTCAAATGACATTAATTTTATATATTAATGTCAGTTTAAATATTTATTGTTTAAATTTATTAAAATGGTCTACCTTTAACACCTGATTTGTTAAATGATTGCCTTTTATTATTTCTATTATAAAATTTATCGCCTTTGTGGGTTATAAAATCTAATCGTCCTTTTCTAGTTTTTGATTTACTACCTTTATGATAATGTCTCTTTTTTCTTGATGCTAAAACACCTGCTAATAAACCTATTGGAACTAATTGTGAAGATAACCCTCCTTTTTTACTACTACGTTTATAAGATTTACGGCCACCTTTATGTGATTTATTATCACTTTTTGAATCACTATTAGTTGTAGTAGATGGCGCAGAATGATTAGATACATCACTTACTCCCCATAACCAATTTTTAAGACCTTGTTGACTAGAAGAACCTCCTAAAATTGGTGATCCAAATATAAATTCACCTTCCGAAGATTGAGTATATTTTTTACCACCTTTATGATGATGTTTACAATGTTTACTTTTAAACATTTTATTAAAAAATCCGCATTTTTTACCACCTTTTTTAGTTTTACGTAAAGTCATTATATAATAATATTATATAATTTAATATTTAGAATAAATTTTGCTTCTTATTAAAAGAACAAAAATTCCTAAATGTAATAAAAAACTTACAAATACAAATACTAAAGATAAATAGATATATGGATTAATTTCTACTAATAAATTATTAATTATAGGTTGAATTATAGGATTTATCACATCTTTTATATTATTTTTAATGTCATCTCTCTCAAATAAAGCAATACAATCGGCAATAAATTTTTCCTTCATTATTAATACTTTAATAAATTATTTATTTAATTTATGCGTGTTAATAGTTAGTATATTTTCTATATTATCCTATAATGGATAATATTATAACACCAAATACCAAGTTTGATTTTAGCCAAATTTCATTAGATAATCCCGCACCACTTCAAGGAGGTAGTTTTTTTACTAAACTGAAATTTAGTAATAAAGGTTTGCCATTATATTTACAGTTACCAAAATGTGTTAGTAAAAATGGTATGATAAAAAATATTGGAATAAAAAAAAGTTATATAGATTTACAATTTAATTATTTTGAAACAGATTTATTAACTTGGATGGAAAATTTAGAAAATAGATGTCGTGAATTAATTTTTGAAAAAAAAGATTTATGGTTTCAAACAGAAATGATAGAAGAAGATATTGAAAATATGTTTATTAATCCAATTAAACCATATAAATCAGGAAAATTTTTAATTATTAGAAGCAATGTACCAATGTCAAAACATATTAAACAAGAGGGTTGTTTAATCTACGATGAAAATGAGAGAACTTTAGAATCATCTGTAATAAATGAAAAAACAGAATTTATTCCATTAGTACATATAGAAGGTATTAAATTTTCATCAAAAAGTTTTCAAATAGAAATAAATGTTAGACAAATAATGATTATGAGTCTTGAAGATAATATTAAAAATAATTGTTTAATAAAAAATAAAAATTTACTTAGTAATTTAGAAAAAGATGAGAATAAAACTTTAGAAACTTTAGAAAATAAACAATTAGATAATTTAGAAAATAGTCATAAAACAAATAATGTAAATTCTAATAAATTACAAGATACAAGAAGTGAGGTATTTAGTGATATAAAAAATAATTTAGATGAATTCGGCGAAATAAGTGAAATCAATTTAGATGTTGAAACTATTGATGATAATGATAATATATCATTAAAAAAACCAAATGAAGTATATTATCAAATATATAAAGCAGCATATGATAAAGCAAAACAGATAAAAAAAGCGGCATTAGAGGCACATATGGAAGCAAATAAAATTAAAATAAAATATAATTTGGATGATATTATACAATCAGATGATGAATTTGATGGTTTTTCTGAAATAGAAGATTAACCTTATGTATTTAGGAAAAATAATAAAATATATAAAAATATTTTATTATACATTTTATATATATGAGTTTTAGAACTGAAATTAACAGATTGCTGAAAAATCGTCAGCTTTGTATGATTCTAGCAATATTAGCATTCCTTGGTGTTGTGGTTTTTGTATATAATAACCAAAAAGGTTCCCGTGTTTCTGCTATGAATAATCCTTATAGTGGAGGTCAATCAGATAGTGTACAATATTCTGGAGAATCATCTCCTTCTGTCTCAGGAAGTCCAAGTGTTCAGCCAGCAATGCCCGCAGGCTTAAATTCTGTTCCTGGATCTGCTGACGGTATGAGAACAGTAACTGCTGGAGTTCCTGAATCTTGCTTAAATCAGCAATCAGCAAATCCATCAGATTTACTACCAAATGATCCAAATAGTGCATTTGCAATGGGTCAACCAATAGGACAAGGTGAATTATCCAACATTAATCTTTTAAAGGCAGGCCAATTATCAGGAATTGACACTGTAGGTGGAACTCTTAGAAATGCCAATCTTCAGTTAAGATCTGAACCACCTAATCCTAGATCACAAGTTAGCCCTTGGTTAAATAGTACTATTGAACCAGATCTTATGCGTGTGCCTCTAGAGCTTGGATGTGGTGCCCAATAATTTAAAAATTATATATTATATAGTGATAATATATAATTATGAAATTTAATTTTGATGGATTAAGTATAATATTATTAATATTAATAATTATAGTGTCATACCGTATGTATAAAAATTCCGATACATTTCAATTAAAATGTATAGTATCAGATGTAGATGGTAGAAAATATTGTGTACGTGAGAGAGAAAAAGTAGATGCTGCAGCAGATAGACTAGCCGAAGTTAATCGAAAACTAGTAAAATTAGTAAATTACTGTAATAAAAATAATCCTGATGATGAACGATGTATAAGATTACAAAAAAAGTTTAATCCTAAAAAACTTGTGGAAACTTTACCAACAAGTGAATATACAGCATATAGTGAAAATAAAGGAGAAAAATTAGCATTTTGTCTTGACAAGAAAAAAAATAGTACTAATAATCTTATTGATATAAATACATTAACCTATGTTGCTATTCATGAATTAGCTCATATATGTACTATTAGTATAGGACATACTCCAGAATTTTGGGAAAATTTTAAATTTTTATTAGTTCAAGCAAAAGCCGCAGGATTATATAATCCTGTAGATTACAAAAATAAGCCAGGAGAATATTGTGGCATGCCCATTACTGATAATCCTTATTATGATAAATAATTAAATTAATTCTAGAATTTTATCTGTGTATTTTTCTAGATTAGGTTTAGTAAGTTTACTATAATCTATTTCTCTCTCTCTATTTCCATATGTTTGAGGCTGTAAACTATTTACTCTAATTAGATAAGGCCAGTGGGATGTAGTACGTAATTCATTAAAATATTTTAGCCGTTTCGCTTGTTGACTTTTACTATTTTTTTTATTTACTTTTGGTAAATAACAAACATATTGAACAATTCTCTCTTCTGAACATGGCGATCCATATCTATTTTGATGAAATGTTCTTGAATCCCATAATACTAGTGCACCTGCCGGTACTACTAGTTCCTTTTTTTTTGTAGATATACTTTCAAGATATTCTTCACTAATTAATTGCCAATTTTTTGAACTTATAATATTACGCTCATTAAAATATTGTTCGTGTAATAAATGACTACCTTCATATACTACCAAGGTTCTCTCTCTATTGCTTGTTAATGCTACAAATCCTTGATAACATTGAAACCCCTTGCTGTTTGGTGCTTGGTCAGTATGTGTCCAAATATTATCTACTTTACTACAATCTTTTGAAATATAACATGAACCATCAAATGAAACAACTAATTTATCTGTTTTCCATATCTTTTTAAAAACATCAATCACTTTAGGGTTAGTTCTAATTAACCAAGCGTGTTCTTGATGTCCTACATTATGAAATTTATAAATACCATGAGGATCAATAGTATTATGAATCTTATTATGATTTGGAATAGTAGATTGCCATTTATAAAATAATTGTTTAGCATCATCTACTTCTTGACTAGATAATACATCAGGAATAACACAATAACCTTTAGTATCTAGTTCTCTAATAATATCCATAGTTTAAATTTATAAAAATATTTACTATTTTTATTTCAATTTTATTGCTAATATATAATGGAGATTCGCGATCAATTAGATAGTTTATTTTTAGTGTTTTTGGCTATTATGGGAAGTTTTAGTTTTAAATTATTAGGTTGTCCATTACAAAAATTACTAGCTAATAATTTATATGCTAGACATGTGGTATATATTAGTTTAATATTATTTAGTACATCATTTGTAGATGATAAAAATAAAAATCCAATTATTCATTTTAGAGATTCATTTTTAATATATATTTTTATAATAATTTTTACTAAGATGACTATACCATTTACTATAATTATATTTTTATTATTACTTGTATTATATGTAATACATATGTATACGAATTATTTTTCTTATAAAATAGAACATTCATCTGATAATGATAAAATTATTTATAAAAATTATAATAAAAATTTAGATAACTTAAATAAAGTACTAATTATTTTAATCGTTTTAATAACAATATTTGGTAAAGTTAAATTTCTTTTACATAAAAAAACACAATATAGAAAAAAATTTAGTGTTTTTAAATATTTATTTGGTGTAAGATATTGTAAATATGAATAGTTATCTCGATTTCCACATAGGTCTTTCTACAATTTTAATTTTATTTCTCTTTAAATTTGAAATATCGTTTTTTAATTTATCATTCGATTTTGTAAGGGTAATAATTTCTTGATCAGTACTCTTACATTGTTCTTTATATATTTGTAATTCTTTTTGTACTTTTTCTAATTCTTCTTGTATATTTTCTAATTCTTCATTATAAAGATCTTTTTCATCTGTTACTTCAGTTAATTTTTCTGATAAATTTTTTAATTTATTATCTTTTTTTGTATTTTCACTAGTTAGTTTGTGAATATTAATTTTTAATTCTCTAATCTCTTTGTTTTGTTGATCAACAATTTGTTCGGCTGATATACAATGTCCATGTTTTTTTATATGCTCTTTTTGTTGAAGAGTTTTCCAATTTTGATGTTTTTGACAAGTAGTAAAATGTGTTTTACACCATTGAGATGTAATAATATATTCACGCTCCATACAAGGACACCGAATTTTAGCATTTTTTCCAAAATCTCTAACTAATTCTTGATATGTTCTATCACGTAATTCATCTTCTTTTTCATCAAATTTTAAAGTGTATTCTGGTGCTACAGTAATTATTTTAGTAGTCATAATATAACTAATATAAAGTTGAATTTATTATTCAATTTTATTATCTAATATTAAATTGATTTAATAATTGGAGAATATAATTATAGTCATTATGTTAACTCAAACTGAAAAAAAATATGTTAAAGATGTTTATGAAAATATTGCGGAGAGATTTAATCATACAAGAGCATATAAATGGAAATGGGTTGATAGATTCTTTGAAAATCTTAATAAAAATAGTCTAGTTTATGATATTGGTTGTGGGAGTGGGCGGAATATGAATTATAATGGATTAAAGTTTATAGGAATTGATAATTGTGAAAATTTTATTAAAATTTGTAAATCTAAAAATTTAGATGTAATTAATGCAAATGTTACAAATATTCCATTAGAAGATAATACTGGAGATGCTATTATATGTATAGCAATGTTTCATCAATTATCAAGTTATGAAAATAGAATTAATGCTCTCTTAGAGATGAAACGGCTAATTAAACCTACTAGTAAAATAATAATATCTGTATGGTCTATAAATCAACCTGCAAAAACTAAAAAAAGTTTTGATAAATATGGTGATAATATAGTATCGTGGAATAATTATGGAACAATTTATAAACGTTATTATTATATTTTTAAAATAGATGAAATTAAAGATCTATTTGAAAAAACAAATTTAATATTATTAAATCACTTCTATGATTGCGGAAATGAAATATTTATATTAAAAAAATAATTATTTATAATTGATATACTAAATATGAAATATCAATATTATCGACTCTTTTATCAGTTTTACTAATTACTTTTCCATTAATAATTTCAGGAAAAAAAGTATCACATTTATATTGTCGATTAATAATAGTAGCATAAATTTTATCTACTCGTTTATTATCTAAAAATAAATTGTATATTTGGCTACCACCAATGATCCAGACTTCTTCATAGTTATTTTTTTCACAAAAATTGATTAACTTTTGTAACGTATTAAATGTTTTGATATAATTATTAAATGGAGTATTTTCTTCAATAACTAATTCTGAAGATAAAATTAAATTATCTCTCCCTGCTAACATTTTAATAGGTAAACTATTCCATGTATTTTTACCCATAATGACAGCATTTTTTCCATTACCTCGTGTAAGTTTAGAAAACTGTTTAAGATCATCTGGCACGTGCCAAGGTAATCTATTATTAATTCCAATACCATACTTTATGTCAAATGCTACTATAATGTTAAACATACTAATATAAATACAAAAATATATTTTTATATTTTTATATTTTTTAATATAAAAAATTGAGATAGTGTTACTATTATAAATAGTATATTATAAAATGACAGTACCTATGGAAGTTGAACCATCTCCTATCAATATCAATATTTCTCAACAAACTGAACAAAACGAAAAGTACAATCAATTTAAAGAATATCTTATCCTCAATCATTTAGATTTGCAAAGAGAGAATAAAGTATTAAAAGATATGATTGCAGATCTTACATATCAAATAAATGAAAAAGAAAATGAAGAAGATAAATATGATTCTAGAACAAGGTATTTTAGAAGTTTGTTAACTAATTTAAATGAATTAAAAAATGGGTATAGAGAAATTAGTAAAAACAGAAATAATTTAGTAAATCAAACAAATAATAATTGGTATGTACTATATAAAGTACATCGTAAGTTTAATATTCACATTATGATTGCAAATATAGTATTTATGTTAGTACAGTTTCTATTCCAATATTATAAACCCAGTTCTATAAAATTAGCTATTTATCTAATTGTTAATACTACATTTATATATAGTTATATTGATAAGTATATCAAAATAACTAAGTATGTTAAAAATCATAGAACTGAACGTAAACTACTAATTGATAAAACTTTAAAAGCGATAAAAGAAAAAGAAACAGAATTAGTAAAATTAGATGAATCTACACTATCATTAGAAAATTGGATTTATGAAGTTTAAATAAATAAATATATAAAATAATATAAGATTATTCTATATATGGCTCAAGAAATATTTAAAATATGTCATTTAAAAGATAATAAGATTTATAAAATAGATGTTTTTAATGGTGATACTAAACACATAGGACAAAATATTAAAGACATATATACAAGTGATATAAATATATTAAACAATTTTTTTGATGAAGAAGAAAAAAAAACTATTTTAGATAATAGTATTGATGTATTCTACCATGAAATTTATATTTATATTGATGATACTATTGAAACTATAAAAAAAAAATTAATAAGTACCAATAATGTAGCATTTGAAGAGATATATTTTTTTTATACATATACTAAAAATTTAACATCATATGAAATATATAGTAATTTAACACAAAATAATAAATTACCTTTAACTAAGAGTTTTTTTATTCAATTTTTATTAAATACTAATCAAGAAACATTATTAGACACAATACCAGATAAAGCTGAATATAGTTATAATGACATTTTAGAATTAAAATTAGATGACAAAGATTTACTAATAAATACACCATTAGGTCAGTCAATGTCATATTATTCAAATCTATATCCAATAACCGCTAATCCTTTTACAACTCTAATTTTTAATGATGATAGTAAATTTATTAGTGATTTAATAAAGACTAATAATAAATCGTTATTATTAGATAATAATTTAAAAACTATTAATAAAAATATAATTTATTGTTGTACAGCGAATAATGTAGTTGATTATATAGCAAGAGAGAAATTGTCTGACCAAGAATGTATCAAGTTATATTATCCATATTTGGTAAAATTAGAAATATTATCACTTAGCGTATTAACTGAAAAATCTCCTATGTTAATTTCAAAATCAAAAGAGATGATAGATGAAAATTTTGAGAGAAATAATAACAATATTGCACTATTTAATGATATTTATAATGAAAAAACTAGTGAATTAAAATATAATAATAAAGGTATTAATAAGCTAGAATTTACTATTAAACCTATTATTGCATATACAATTCCAATAGATATTATATTTAAAACTCTTCATGCAGATAAAAATGTGCCATTAATTAAATTTAATCCTTCTAAAAAAATGGAAAATTTATATAGATTATATAGTGATAAAATTTCTACAAAAGGTACAAAGATTCCTTTTTTATCAAAATCAAAAATTTTTAAATTTATGAAAACTATTGGTACAAGTAAAAGTGTAACCTGTTATATTACATATGATTATGAAGATACAATAATACCTATATTATGCAAATTTAGTCCAGATACTTCGATTACTATTAGTTTAGATATTGAAAAGCCCTTAACAATTGAAGCTATAAATAATATAATTATAGATGCTGTAAATCCTATTATTAATATAGTTAAAAGTAAATTAGAAGAGTCTGGATATCAGATTACATTATTTAATGGTATAGGTAAAGATAATATTGAAATAATAGATTTAACATATTCACTCTCAATTGATATAACACACAATATTAATATTAATAGTAATATTGGATGTATATCTTCTATTTTTAATATTGAACAGTCTAATTTACGAAAAGGAATATTTATGCGATTTAAACGTATTACTAATTTTTCTGAAATGGATAGCATAGAAGCATTTATATTAGATTTTTATAAAAAAGAAGATGTGACTCCTGAAGAAATTATTCAAGGGTTAGTAGAATATTTTAGAATGTCAGAATCTGCTGCTAGAGCTAGAGTTGCTGAAGTATTAAGATCAACTGAAGTAGTAAAAACACTATATAAAAGTAAACAGATAAGAAATAAAAATAATCCAGGATTTTTAACAAAAATTGAGTTAGAAAATTTTAGTAGTACTGCTAATATTAGTGTCAGTGGTATAAATAATATTAATTATTTATTAACTATTCCACTTTATCTTGATAGTTTATTACGCATTACTCAAAATCCTGACAGCACAGGCGTCTCTCAAGAGATAATAAATCAATTATGTTTGAAAAAAGAGATTATAGAAAAAGAAGTAATAAAAGAAATAGAAGCAATTGAAAGTGAAATCAAAGACGTTGGTGAATTAGATATAGATACTATAGATAAGCCCGGCAATTTATTTACACAGCCAGTTGAAATTGGTAAAGATGATGAAGATGACTATGATGAAGATTTACAAAAAACCTTTTTTGCATCTGATGATGAAGATGATGATGATGATGATGAACAAGATGGAGGAGCTGATATTGAATTAGGATCATCAGTAGGCTCATCACCAAAAGACTCTCCTGGTATTGAATTAGGATCATCAGTAGGTTCATCACCAAAAGACTCTCCTGGTATTGCATTAGGATCATCAGTGGGTTCATCACCAAAAGGCTCTCCTGGTATTGCATTAGGATCATCAGTAGGCTCATCACCAAAAGACTCTCCTGGTATTGCGTTAGGATCATCAGTAGGTTCATCACCAAAAGACTCTCCTGGTATTGCATTAGGATCATCAGTAGGCTCATCACCAAAAGACTCTCCTGGTATTGCGTTAGGATCATCAGTAGGTTTATCACCAAAAGATACAGATATTGCATTAGGATCATCAGTAGGTTTATCACCAAAAGATACAGATATTGCATTAGGATCATTAGTAGGTTTATCACCAAAAGACTCTCCTGGTATTGCGTTAGGATCATCAGTAGGTTTATCACCAAAAGATACAGATATTGCATTAGGATCATCAGTAGGTTCATCGCCAAATAAATCTGAAGAAATTGAATTACTAGAAGATTTATTAGAAAAAACATTAAGTGAAAATAAAGAAATAAATAAAGAAATAGTATCAAAAGAAAAAGATATAGCTGAAGAAGAGGAAGAAATAGTATTAAACGAAAAAGATATACCCGAAGAAGAGGAAGAAGAAGTAGCATTAGAAAATAAAGATGTAACCAAAGAAGATGAAAAAGAAAAAACATTAAATCCATTCAAAAGTATTTTAGTAACTAAAACTAAACCTGCTCCAAAAAAAGCTGTACAGTTACAAGAACCATCTAAACCAAAATTAGTTATTCAACCAGTAACAGAAAAACCTAAACAAGTAAGTAAATTACTAATAAAACCAAATATAACTACAGAAGGTAATGTACTTAAGCGGGATATTACTGGTATGTCATTATCCAATCCAAATCCATTTGAAGATAGACTTAAAAAACGAGCACCTAAACTTTTTACGTATGATTTGGGTGGGAAATATAGTGGATATAATAGAATATGCCCATCTAATGTTAGACGGCAACCAGTAATATTAACAGATAGTGAAAAAGAAAAAATAGATAAAGATCATCCGGATTCGTATAAACACGCTATAAATTATGGTATACCAGGTGGAGAGAAATTTTGGTATATATGTCCTAGATACTGGAGTTTAAAAGATAATACTAGTTTAACAGAAGAAGAAGTAAAATCAGGTAAATATGGAAATGTTATTCCATTTAAAGGAAAAGATGGTAAACCAATTAAAAGTGTACCAGAAAATACTAGTATTTTTGAATTTAATGCACCATCTGAACATATGAAACAGGGTAAATATGTAGAACATTATCCAGGATTTATTCAATCAGATAGTCATCCTAGTGGATATTGTTTACCCTGTTGTTTTAAACAATGGGATAGTAAAGAACAAAAACGTAGAAGAGAACAGTGTTTAGACAAAGAAGAGGGATTACCAATAGTACAACCAGATAAAATAGTAAAAGATGATTATATTAAAGGTGCTGAAAAATTTCCAATTCAACCAAAGCGTATGGGGTTTTTACCTTTAGTAATTCAAAGATTTTTGCGAACCGATAATCAAAAATGTCAAGTTAGTGCTAGTAATGTGAGTCTTAAACCGAATCATGTATGTTTATTACGCCAAGGTGTAGAATTTAGTAGAAATAAATCATTTATAGCATGTATAGCAGATGTTTATAGTAGTGTTACTAAACAAAAAACAATATTAATTTCTCAAATGCAAGATATATTAGCAAATAGTATAGATTTAGATAGGTTTGCTACATTACAAAATGGATCTTTAATTAATGTATTTTATAAAGAAAATAATAGTATAGTTTTAGATGAATATAAAGAAACAATTTTATATGAAAAAACAGATTTAACTAATGAAAATCAAAAATTAGCTTTATTAAAGATTATATCAGCATATATTAATTTTAAACAATTTTTATTATCAGAAAATGAACTTATCGATTATACATATTTGTGGGATTTAATATGTAAAAATAATGATAAACTTTTTTTACAAGGATTAAATTTAATTATTTTAGAATTATTAGAAAATGATATGACAGATAATATTAATATAATATGTCCAACAAATCATTTTTCTAATCAATATTTTGATGTAAATAAAAAAACTCTTTTATTAATTAAAAATAATGAATATTTTGAACCAATTTATTTGTTTGAAGATAAAGGGTCTATCTTAAATATTCAAAGATTATTTAATTTAAATGATCCTAATATCTTACCAGATTTAAAAGATGCAATTATAAGTATAACTAAGATAATTCAAAAAAATTGTATGTCATTACCTAGTATTCCAGATATATATACATTTCAACAAAACATTAGCCTAGTTGAAATTATTAAAAGGTTAAAAGATACAAATTATAAAATAACAAATCAAGTTTTAAATTATAACGGAAAAGTTATAGGAATATTAGTTGTGAAAGATCTCTCTGAAAAAAATTTTGTTCCTTGTTTTCCATCAAATATAATAGTAGATTTAGGTAGTGATATATTATGGATTGATGATGTATTTTGGAATTCATATGAAATGACAAAAATATTTTTAGAAGAATTAAATAGAGAGACAAATGGAGGTATTTTAAGTTTACCAAAAATAAAAGTAATTGAAGAAGAGCTAATTGTAGGAATAATAACAGAAACAAATCAATTTGTAGCAGTAATACCAGAACCTAATATTAGCGAAGATAACTTAGAAATATTAGATCATAGTGATTTTATAGTAGCAGATAGAGTATCCTTATTATCACAAGAGAAAGATAAAGAAAGAATAACTCTAATAAAAAATATTAAATTAGAAAAGAATTTTTATGATTCTTTTAGAAATACAATAAGAATATTATTAGGTAATCCTGAAAATAGCGAAATAAGACAAAAATTACAAAATTTAATAGAAGATAAAAATTTAGTATATTTTAAAAAATTAGAATTAATTGAACAGACTTTAAGACTTTTAACAGTAGATGCAATAAAATTTATTTTATATAGTGATTCATTAATTGATCAAATAGATGAAATTAGTTCTTGTATTGTAAAAGATGAAGAACAATGTAGAAAAAATAACTATTGCTTGTTAAGTGAGGGTAATAAATGTAGTCTATTAATACCAAAAAATAATTTATTAACAGGATTTGATAATGAAATTCAATATTTTGGAAAAATAGCAGATGAATTAATAAGATATTATAGAATCAAAAAATTTATATTTGAACCACAAACATTTTTAACCTTTTCTTCTGTTAAATATAATCTTAGAGAGAATGAATTATTAATTATACAATCTTTATTAAATCAAGAATATTTTACCGATTTAATTCCATTAAAAGATTCAAAATTTTCAGATATTACTTCTTATGATACTATAAATCCAAATATATCCACAAAATATGTACCTATAATTAATTTAACTGAAGAAGAATTAGTTGAAGAATTACCAAAAGAACCTGTTATTAAATCTATTAAAAGTTTTAAAATAATACCATCTACTAGTAAAATTAAATCGGTTATATTTGGCAATTTACCAACTGAATTAACATTACCAGAACTACCAGAATTAGAAGAGTCAGAATTAGAACAGCCAGAATTAGAACAGCCAGAATTAGAACAGCCAGAATTAGAACAGCCAGAATTAGAACAGCCAGAATTAAAACAGCCAGAATTAGAACAGCCAGAATTAGAACAGCCAGAATTAGAACAGCCAGAAGTAGAACAGTTAGAATTAGAACAGCCAGAATTAGAACAGCCAGAAGTAGAACAGCCAGAATTAGAACAGCCAGAATTAGAACAGCCAGAAGTAGAACAGCCAGAAGTAGAACAGCCAGAAGTAGAACAGCCAGAAGTAGAACAGCCAGAAGTAGAACAGCCAGAAGTAAAAACTAAAACTCAATTAAAAGATAAAGATCTATCGGAAAGTAAAATTAATTTTACCTCTTTTATAAATTGTAAAAAAGAGCAAAAAGTATTAACAGATAAATGGAAAAATTTGTTTATAAAAGGCGTAAATTCAATTACTTATACAAATATATCTCCATTTTGTAGTTTTCAGTTAATTATAGAAATAATAACAAATTTTAATCCAGCAATTAATATTACATCAATTAATAAATTAAAAGAGATATTACTTTCACAATATGAAACATATCGGTTAGATACTTATAGAATAGGAAATATTTGGAAACAACAAGGTAAAAAAGAAATAGCTGAAAAATTATTATTAGGTAGTATTACATTAGAAACTGCAATTATGAATGAAACATATTATATTAGTAATTTAGATATATTATTATTGAGTGAATATTATAAAATTCCTATAATTATTTTATCAAAAGTTAAGTTGACAGAAAATAATAAAACATTTTTGGTAACAAATAAATCAAGTGATGAAGATTATTATTTTATATTAGTTTTACCAGTAAAAGCAAATACAGTTCAAGAATATAAATTATTTATGTTAAATAAAAATCCTAAAATAAATTTAAGATCAGTAAATTTACCGATTAAAACTGATATTAGAATATCTAGTAATTTTGATTTTAAAGCGTACCTGCGTATAGATGAACCGGTTAAATTAAAAATTATGCCAAAAAAAAGTACAGTTAAAGAGACAAAAAAAGTTAAAGAAGATGTAGATGAAGATGAATTAGATGAAGAAGAGTTATTAAAAGCACTAGAAGCATTAGAAATGCAAACACCTAAAATAGTTCGGCCACAATCAATATAATATTATAGTATTATATATATATAGATATGGATAATAGTATACAGTTAGAAATCAATGATAAAAATATAGACAACGAAATAAACACTAATTCTCAAAAAAATATTAAACTTAATAAAACAGATTTAGAAGTGTTACAAAAAAAAGTAAATTTTTTTTTACCAGAATTATTAAAAGAACCAGAAAAAAAGAAAGTACCTCTTCAACAAAAACCACAACCACAACTAAAACAAAAACAACAATTATATACAATGCCTACTATTATACAAAATAAAAGTGTAATTCAACCAATGAGTCAAATGCGCAGTAGAGGAATGAGAGGAATTAGTATGAAAATGCTTTAAGATAAATAATATTTATTATTTATCTTAATTATTTTTTATTTTTTAAATAAATACCACAATTTAAACCTTTGGCTGAACAACACCACCAACTGGCTGAACACCACCAATTGGCTGACCAGCTTTGGCAAAATGAGGGCTCATATACCGCTGAAGATTGAAGTATGTAAGTTCATCGCCATTCGGAATCTTAAGAAGAGCCGCTAGCTGCTGATCAGGATTAATTTTTCGACCATTTGTCTTGTCCTGAAGATTATGAGCCCGAATATAAGTGTTAATCTCACGGGTTACTTCAGTACGAGCCATCTCAGTTCCAGATGGTTTCTGAAGAAATTTAGCAAGCTCATCACTAATTAGTGTAGGCTTAACAAATCCACTTGGGGAACGATTACCGGATTTGCGCTTGCGCTTGGCATTAACTTTCTGAGCAATTTTGAGTTCACGAACAGCTTTCTTCTCAAGAAGTCGGAACTCAGTTTTAAGACCATTCATCGCAGTAGCGAGTGCCTGAAGTTTTTGGAGGAAACCACCAAAGCTATCAGTAAGTACCTGATCAGCTCCATCAGCCATTCCAACCTCGGGTTCAGTGGTAGTCGCAACAACCTCATTTTTTGTAAGTACAACAGTCTCTTTTGTAGGCTGTGTACCTTTAACTGGTTTAGCTGTAGTTGCCTTAGCTTTAGATTTTTTAGTATCAGCAACAACAGTTACATCAACTTTAGGAACTTCAGTAGGTTCCTTAGTGGTTGTGGTTTCAGTCTTAGCAGTCTGCTTTCCCTTTGGCATATTATACTCTATCATAATAACTCTTTTTTAAGTGTTTTAAAGTGATAAATAATATATTATGCTAAATTATGACCGCAATTATGTATTGTTAGAAACTGAATGATATAGCCATGGCAGGGCTTCGGCAGCATATGGACTAACTAATGTTAATGAACATAATACATAAGATGCTCCTAAATTACAATGTTCTTCAGATATTCCTTTACTAATAAATTGATTAATAACAGTTAATATATTTTTTTGTAATTGAATTAAATTTATACTATTAAAATGTCTTGTATCAATAACCCTAAATGGATTCCCATAAGGATAACAAATTTTACATTTTGTTTCATTAGATAATTCAGCTCTATATTCCCATATATCAATTAGTTCTCTTATAAAACGAATTAATGCTAATCTATTTAAATTCATAAACCAAGAATAGTCGGAATAATTTCCTAATTGATTAATTATTTGAAATAATTCTAAACATTTAATTTCATTCTTTTTTTTTTGAGATAATGATTTATCATCATCATTATTTAATACTATATTAATAGGTTTATTTAAAATTTTACTAAGATTTATAATTTTTTTTATATTATTAAAAATACTATTATTGATAATTTCGCGGGTATAAGGATTATAAATTTCTTTACTATTATTTTTTAAAAATAAATTATATATAGAAAGAATATTAAATCCCCAAATATTACTATTTTCTTTATAACTAAAAAATTGTGAGTTAGGAATATCATTTAGTTCTTCTAATGTAAAGAAATCGGTATCATTTTTACAAAGTTTTCGATTATAAAATGCTGGCCCTAATAATTTAAAATATAGTCTAACTAGATAAGATCTAAATTTTTTTTGAATAATAATACAACTATTTGAATTACGTAAAAAATTATATATTCTCTCTACTAATTCAGGTTTTTTACCCGATACTTTAAGTTGATAATGTTTACAAATAGATTTTAGATTAGGTACTGTATAGTTATTTTTTTTTAAAGCATCTATATTATTAATTGTTGGAATATCATTAACTTTCGATTTTGAAATTTTTCTTTTTTTTTCATTATTTGCATCTACTATAATAGAAAAATCACAGATATTTTTCATTTATATATATATATAAATCTATACATTTATATTTTTATCTAAAAATATAAATCCTTCTGGTTCCATAATTTCTCTAATTTTATTATAATTAGAATCCTTGATTAATAGAATATTTTTTATATTAGGTAACGTTTGTTTACTAGTTTCAAACATATTATATGTATTATACAAATCATAAATATTATCAATACAGCGATGATATTCATCTAACCAAGTATAAAAGTCTATATTTTTATTTGTATTATTATAATATTTTTTATATTCTGTAAAGTATTCAAGAATTTTATATAAATTAAGATTTCTTGTACTATTATAATTATAATCAGTACCTGAAACTACACAAATCTCTTTAAATTCCTGAAATGTTAAATTAATATCTTGTAAAATTTTATCTAAATGATAAATAATTACAGTATTATTAGTAAGGCTCAAATATCTTAATACTCTTGGGCAACCATATAGAAATAGATCCATATCTTCACTTAAACACGCATATGCATATTTTTTTATAACTAAACGTGCACAAAGTTCATCAGCTTCTCCAATTGCTTCTATATGGTATACACCAAATGCATCAAGTAAATTACGAACATTGATAATATCACTACGCTTTAATCTAACAAATTTTTTCTTTAAATCTTGAATATTTTCAAGTATATCATTTTTTTGATTTTCATCTTTAATAGTTATTAATTTTTCTTCAAGTAACAGATATTTTTTTTCAGCATCTAGTTTTTCTTGATTACGTTTTTTAATAGTATTAAATTTTTCTTTTGGCGGCTTACCATCAAATACAAATATAGGAATAATATTATAAAATTTGAATATATTTACCATAAGATAAATATTTTCTAATAAACAATTTTCTGACAAAAATCTATATAAATAAATACTAGTATCTATCGCGATCACTTTATTATTTAATTCGTGTAAATTTGTTTTTATAATAGACTTATTATCACCTTTCTTGCAAATATGTTTAATATATGTATTTAAATATTGAATGCCCATTAATACTACATAAAAATTTATAATAATTTAACATCAATTTTTTATTCTAAAAAATCTTGTCTTGACATTCTTAAAGAACTACTATTTTCAATATTATATATACACGTTAATAATTTTTGATAATTAGTTTTTCTAAGACTTGATATTAGTAATTCGGTAAACTGATTAATACTTTTATCAGTTTTTTTAATATTAAATATATTTTTATTATTTCTATCACACCATTCTAGAAAATCTTTATAATTATATAATAATGCGGATGTAAATACATAATACGCATATGCATTTGTATTTTCTTTATAATTATCATTATTATTAACAAACTTTAATACTTTACTAGCTTGTTGTAGTGAAAATATAATTTCTTTTTCTAATAAATTTTGAAAGTGTAATATATATTTATTGTAGTCTGATGTTTTAATATTAGCTGCAATAGCAATATTAATAATTCTAGCCCATATTTCAGCATATGTTTCTGTTATTTCATATTTTATATTTAATTGTAATAATCTAAATAATTTTTTTTTACTTTTAATAATATTATTTGTTGCAAAATCAAGATTTAAATTATGCATAAGTTCGTGTATAAATACTTTAAACCATTCTTCTTTTCTATATATAAGTATACTTGTATTATTTTGACATCCTATAGTAGAATATCCAGTATTAATTTCGTTAATTCCTAATATATTATTGTAATTTTTAGGTGCAATTTTTTTGAATGGTGTTAAATATAATTTAATTTCTATATTTTTAGGACATATATTAGTATTGTTAATAGTAAATAAATATATTACTAATAATATATTATTAGTATAATAGAATATTTTATCTGCATTTACTCTCTCATAACACGTAAAATATAAAGTAATATTAATATTATTAATATTGCTTGTTACTTTATATGTAAGACCTTTATTTTTATGAATAAAGTTTAATATATTAGAGGGGATCCATGAATTAGATAATCTATTTGTAAGAGAATTTACAATATCTATATTAATTTTAGTATGTTTTAAAATATTATTACCGTCTTGTAAGATATTATAACAAAATTTAATAAAATTTGAGACTTCTTTATTATTTATATTAATATTATATAAATTTTTACATAAATTCATTTATATAATAGTTAGAATTTTTTTTTGTTTCTAGTTTTATATATTTTTTTATTTTTTTTATTAGGCTTTTTACTATAACATTTTTTTATTTTTTGATAATGTCGTTTTGTTTTTTTTATTTTTTTTATTTTTTTATATTTCTTTTTAGTTTTTTTATTTTTTGAACCGCCATTTTTACTTTGTTGACAACTTTGTTTAATTATTTCTGGTAAATTACTATATTCTATAAGTGCATTATCATTATATGTTACTAATTGATAATGGCTTTGGCCAGTCCAGTTTAAAATTACAGTTAAAATCTCTCTATTAACCAAATCAGTTGAATATATCTCTCCAGTAAGATTACATCCTAATAGCCTAGTATCAGTTTCATCAAATATTACAAACTGAATATTAAATAATTTTTGAAAAGTTGAAATTGCCCATTCATCAGCCCAATATTTATCAGTCAATATATATTTTTTAAATTCTGCTAATGATGTTATATTTTCTACACCTGCTGCTAGCTTTTCATCTTGTGTATCAAACCTAAAAATATAAGTATTAAAATATTCTTCATTAGCTTCTAAAGAGAGAATATATCGTAATGATAATACACCTAAATTATATTTACTACACATACTACTCGGCAATGTATTAGATATTTCTTGCAATTTAAGTAAAGGATCATCTGGCAATATTTCATTAACTCTAAGAATAGATTTTAATACTTCTAAAATTTTATCAGGTATATATTTAATATTATTTTTATCTTCTAAAGATAATTTAAATTTAAATGCTTCTATAAAAGAATAAAAAAAACAATTTCCATCAGGTGAAACATCATAAATTTCATATTCTTCACTAAAACTTTGTCTAATCCAATTTTTATCTCGTTTATTTAAATAAATATTACATTTATCAGGCCAATCTTGTGAAATTGATATACTATCTAGCGATGATTTTGTAGAAGAACCAATTGAAGAACCAAGTTCTATCTTAGATAATAATTCAGAATCAGGCAAAACAGATTTTGTTAAATCTGGAGTAAGAGTTTTTGATTCAGGCAAAACAGATTTTGTTAAATCTGGTGTAAGAGTTTTTGATTCAGGCAAAACAGATTTTGTTAAATCTGGAGTAAGAGTTTTTGATTCAGGCAAACTCGATGTTGATTGATATACATCAACTTTACCTTTACTAGTATTTTTATTAAAAATTGTAGCTAAATTTTCTAATAATTCATTTTTTGTTAAACTTTCTATTAAAAAAGAATCTTGTTTTGGTATATAATAGTTTATGAGTAATAAATTTGCTCCATCTAAATTTAATTCTCCATTATTTAAACTGGGCGATTTATTAGTTAAATAAATATTATATTTATTACCATTTTTAATAGTTGTAACTAAAAGATATTGTTGTTTTTCTTGTTCTATTTTATCTTTAATAAACATTTTTTTTATATTAATAGGTGCTTGAAAAGCGATAGCATCCATATATAATTTGTATATATAAATTATTATAAAGATCCAATTATAAATTTATAAAAATATTCATTATTTTTTAATTCTATAAAATTTGAAAATAACCTTATTCTCTCTTTAACTATATTACTATTTTTTTGATCTATCTCAAAATTAACAATCATATTTATCATTTCCTCTTTTTTTATATTTTTTTTATTTTTTTTAATTTTATAAAAATCTATAATACTATTTAAATAAGAAAGATTATAATTTAGATTATAATTAGTAACTAAAGCTAATATTTCATCACTATTATATAGAGAATAATCTGTTTCTATATATACATTACTATCATCACTATTATCTATTAAATCATTGTGAGTTTCTATAATATCATATGTAATATTCATATTACATATTATAGCTATCTTTTTAAATAAAAAAGAAAAAATTGAAAAAATATATTATTAGATACTACAAATAGTATGGAACTGGAATCTACTCCTATAACAAATAATGTATGTGATTATTATGTTATGCGACCAGAAATAAAAAAAACATTTACGTGTCTACTACCCGAACAATCACGTCAGAGTACATTTGTTACAATTCCAACATCAATTACTGATCAAGATGCAGTATATAGCATGTTTACCCAAAGTATTCAATTACAATATCCTAATCATAAAATTTACATCATGTCTATTAGATGTACACATGATGAACTATATAAATTAGAATATGGCGAAGAAGATTCAATGCACGAATCTAAAAATCACTATAATATTATATATCTAATTATTCCAAAAAAATTAATTAGTCAATTTGAATCAAATGGTATATGTAGAGTAGGATTTTATGTAAGTAAGTCTACCAATGCAAATGAATATAAAATTTTAGAGAGTCCACCATTAATTAATATGATTTCTACTGAAGACAAAAAAGGTAAAAAGCTACCATTTAGTCTAGTAGTAAATCTTTCATAATTCATCTAGTAAATCCATATGTTTAAATATACATTTATTAGTAATCCCAGGAGTAGTTTTTACTTTCATATTAGCAAATTTTTTAATATTATTAACTATAATATTATAGTTATCATTATTATTTTCTTTTACTATATTTAAACTATTTACTATTAATATATATATTAATTCACTTAGCTCATCTAATTGATTTTTTTTATTATCTTCTTGAATATAACTATCTAATTTTAAAAATAAATATTCAATAATATTATATATTTTATCACAAGATACAATACTATATTTCATTAAATTACTAAAAAAAGTAAATTCTGCACGTTTTTTTTCATTTATTTTATTATTTTCACAAAAATTATCATAGTCAATATCTGGATCAATATAATTTATATTATCTATTTTATCTCTAACAAGTTCAATATTTTTATGTATAATTTTAGATAAATTATCACTTTTACTAATTAAATCTTTATATAGCTTTGCATATAGATTGGAAAATAAAATATTACTTGATACTAATTCATAAAATAAATTACATAAAACTAAAATATCATTAGGTGTTTTGGTTGAAATAACTTGATCAAATTCACTAGAAATATTATCTAATATTGTATCATAATTTTTTTCAGTTAAAAGATTTAGGCATTTTCTAATATTAAAAATATTTATATCTAAACCTTCCCGTTTAATAAATTCTGTTGGTTGAAATTGTCTAATAGAATTCCAATCAAAATCATTTAAATCAGAACTCTTTTTTTTGCGTAACTTATTAACTATATTATTTTTATTAAATTGTGGAGCTTTACTATATTCTGGTGATCCTACTTCATTAGCTAAGTTTTCGATTATAGAAAATATTTCTTCACTTAAATTTTGTATATCATTATTTTTTATGTAATTTTCAAAATCTGTGAGATAGTATCGCATTATATTAATATAAACTTATTATTTATATTTTTATATATAAATATATATATATATGGGAGAAACTAAAAAAAATGTAGGACATATGGTTACAGGTGGCCATCCAGCATCTGAGCTTATAGGTGGTTTAATTATGACCGTTTTATCTCTTTTATTACTTTTATTAGTAGGAGAATATCTTTGGAATCGTGTATTAGTAAAAGTAGTAACAGTTGTAAAACCAGTAAATAGTGTATGGCAAATACTAGGATTAGTATTATTATCTAAACTAATTTTTTGCTAGGTTATAATATTTACTAATTGTTAATTAAAAAATATTATTTAAATAAATATGATTAAATAATATTATGTCTCAAAATAACTCAGATAATAATAATTATCATGAAGAAAATGAAGATAATATAAATAGTATTAATTCTTGGGATGATTTAGATATTAAACCTCAATTATTAAGAGGTATTTATGCATATGGATTTGAAAAACCTAGCCCAATTCAGAGAAAATCAATTTGCCCTATTTTAGAAGGAAAAGATATTATAGCCCAAGCACAATCAGGAACAGGTAAAACAGCATGTTTTACTATATCTAGTTTAGAGGTTATTGATGTAGATATTAATTTACCACAAGTAGTTATTATGTCACCTACACGTGAACTATCTTGTCAAATCAAAAAAGTATTAGATTCTATAGGAATCAATATAAAAAAAATGAGATCTCAATTATTAGTAGGAGGAACATCAACAGAAGCAGATATTAAATTAATAAAAGATAATACGCCACATATTATAGTAGGTTGCCCAGGTAGAATTCATGATATGATGAGAAGAAAGCATATAGTAACTGATAAAATAAAACTAGTGGTATTAGATGAAGCAGATGAAATGTTATCATCTGGATTTAAAGAACAGATATATAGTGTTTTTCAATACTTATCAAATAATATTCAAATAGCTTTATTTAGTGCTACTATGCCATCATCTCTGCATTATTTAACAGAAAAATTTATGAGAAATCCAATTAAAATTATTGTTAAAGCCGAACGGTTAACATTAGAGGGAATAAAACAATACTATGTTAATTTAGAAGATGATAATATGAAATATGAAACATTAAAAGATTTATTTAGTTCATTCTCGGTAGCTCAATGTATTATCTATTGCAATAGTGTTAGACGAGTTTCCGATTTATATGATGCAATGTTTCAAGATGGATATCCAGTTTGTCAAATCCATAGTAATTTAGATAAACAAGAGAGACAAAAAAATTATGAAGATTTTAGAGTAGGAAATATGCGGGTATTAATATCATCAAATGTAACTGCGAGAGGCATTGATATTCAACAAGTAAGTACAGTTATTAATTTTGATATACCAAAATGTATTAATACATATCTACATAGAATTGGAAGAAGTGGCAGATGGGGAAGAAAAGGTGTTTCTATAAATTTTGTCACTAGAAGAGATATTAGACATCTCAAAGATATTGAATCATTTTATAATACACAAATAAGTGAATTACCTAGTGATTATAAAGGAAATTAACATTTCGTAATTAATTATAAAAAATATAATATGACTATATTATTATTTATGTTTTCTAATATAATAAATAATAATAGAAACAATACAGATAGTTATGATGAAACAATAGAATTTAATTTACCAATATATTACTTAAAAACCAAGTATAAATTAAATAATAATATTAAGATAGATTTAGAATTACAAGATATTTCAAATCAGTCACTTTATAATAATATTATGTCAGATACATCTAATAATTCTACAAAATTAATTAATAAATGGTCTGAATATTATACAACAGATTTAGAATTTTTAAAAGATAATCAAGATTTTTTGAAAAATTATTCCTCTATTACTAATTATGACAATAATAATATTTCTGATATAGAAGATATTTTAAATGAAATAAAAAATGAGACAGGATTTTATGAAAAATATAAGTATATAGATTTACAATATTTGAGAAATCTTAATAAATCATCATCAATATTACAAATATTAACCATATATAATCTAACTTCCCCGGTTTTAAGTTTAGCAATTCCAATTATTATGTTAATAATGCCATTTTTTATTTTAAAATTTCAGGGCTTACCTATTCAATTTACTAGTTATATTGAAACAATAATTAAATTATTTAAAAATCATATAATAGGTCAATTATTTTCTAGATTTTCAGAAGTAGATATTAGCCAAAAATTATTTTTGATATTATCTCTAGGATTTTATTTTTTTAGTATATATCAAAATATAAATTCTTGCTATAATTTCTATAAAAATACATATAAAATTCAAAATACATTATTAAATATCAATAAATTTATAGAGTTTTCTATTAATAATATAGATAATATAAGTAAATATTCAAAAAAATCATTTACACCATTTTTAGAATATAATAATAAAGTAAAGAGAGAACTTATTTTATTAAAAACAGAATTAGAAAAAATAGATTTATATAAATTAAAAATTACTCATATTACCAAAATAGGTAACATATTAAAATGTTTTTATGAATTAAATACAAATTATAAATATAGAAAATCATTAGAATACTGTGTAGATTTACATTATTACCTAGTTAATATAAAAAATATTCAAAATCATATTAGCAACTCTAAAATTAATTATTGTAAATTTAGCAATAAAATGACTACTTTTACAGATGCATATTTTGCATCATTAATTAATAATAATCCTATAAAAAATACTTATAATTTAAATAAACAAATACTAATTACTGGACCTAATGCGGCTGGTAAGACAACTTTATTAAAAACAACACTTTTTAATATTATTATATCACAGCAATTGGGTATAGGTTGCTATAGAAAAGCAACAATTAATCCTTACAATTATATACATTCATATATTAATATACCCGATACATCACAACGTGACAGCCTTTTTCAAGCAGAAGCAAGACGTTGTAAAGAAATATTAGACAGTTTGACTAATAATTCTGATAAAGAGAGACATTTTTGTATTTTTGACGAGATATATTCTGGTACAAATCCATCTGAAGCAATTGCTAGTGCTTATAGTTTTTTAAAATATTTATCTAACTTAGACAATATAGATTATATATTAACAACACACTATGTCTCTCTATGTAAATTATTAGAAAAAAATAAAAAAATTACTAATAAACATATGAAAGTTGTAAAAGATAATAATACTTATGAGTTAGATCAAGGTATTAGCAATATTAAAGGTGGGATTAAAGTTTTAGAAGAGCTAAATTATCATAAAAGTATAATAAATAATGCCAAAACTATTATTAAAAATATAGATATATAATTATACGTTTAATTATAATTTAAAAAATATATATAAATCATAATTAAATGAATTTATTTGGATTAGAAGGTATAGGATTTATAATATCGTTAGCAATGACTTTATTAGTTTCTGGTGCGATTATGTTCTATTGTTTGCGGAGATTTAAGATATTAGAAAATAGTATTGTTGAACAAGGAAAAGTTTTACAATCATTTATTATTAAATATCAAAATAATAATAATGAATTGGCATCATCTATTGCATTAAATTCTGCAATTGAACAGAGTAAATTACAAGAAACAAGTACAAATAATAAAATAGAAGTTTCTGATGATGATTCCGAATATTCTGATGATTCTTCTTCTGATGAAGAGTTAGATATTGATATTAATGAGTCTGATAAAAAAGATATAACTTTAACTACTCAAGATATAGATGTTAATCTTTTAGCTAATATGGAAAATGTAAATTTAACAGGAAAAGATGTAAAAACACTTTCAATTACAGATGTAATATGCGTTCCTTTAAGTGATGAACTCGTAGAACAATCTATTAAAGAATTTAGTATCGAAGATAATTTACATAGTAATAGTGATAGTGATAGTGATAATGAAAGTCTAAAAAGTGAAAAAATAATTGAAGAAGTTTCTCTAAGCAAACTAGAAAAACTAGAAAAATTAGAGAAGGTAGATAATGTAGATAAGGTAGATAAATTATCTAGTGATAATACTCAAAAAAAAACTTCTAATAGAAGTTTATCAAAAATGAAGGTGGATGATTTACGTGATTTAGCATTAAAAGACACATTAGAAACTAGTGAAAATTTAAAAAATATGAAAAAAGATCAATTATTAAAATTATTTAATAAAAATTAAAAATATAATTAAAATAAAATAACTAATATTTATATATGACTTCTAATATGGATTATAGGTTATTATTAATAAAAAATGCTGATACAATTATTGCAAATAATCAAAATATAGCAATTGGTAATTGTTCTAATATAATTAGCATATCAGAAAATAAACCTTTAGTACAAAATCCTTATCTTATACAAGATGTTACTGATAATTATTTGCCGTTTGAAAATAGTGATTTAAAAGATAACTATTTAAATAAATATGTTTATGCGGCTAGTAAATTTACACCAATAATAAATTTAAATAATCGTAATTAAATATTTATAACTTTTAATATTATATTAAAAGTTATAATTAATATATATATATGAAAGTTTTGAGTATAGATGTAGGAATCAAAAATTTAGCTATTTGTATTTTAGAAACTACTAATTATGGTTTTGATATTAAATTTTGGGATGTTATTAACCTTTCAGAAGAAAAAATTTATAAATGTAATTGCAATATTAAAGATAAAAAAAATACAAAAATATGTAACAAACTTGCTCAATACTATAAAGATGATAATTTTTATTGTAAAACACATCTAAATTCATCAAACTATAAATTACCTACATCAACTATTACAAAATATAAATCTTTAAAAATAGATGATCTTAATGTTCTTTGTAAAGAATATGATATTGAAATTATAAAAAATAATAAACAATCAATTATACAACAAATAGAAGAATATATACAAAAAAATATAGTTAATCCTATTACAAACCTTCGATGTAATAGTATAAATTTAATAGATATAGGTAAATCAATAAGAGATAATTTAAATAAATTAGATGTTTTTATATTTACTAATATTGATTATGTATTAATAGAAAATCAGATTAGTCCTATCGCAAATAGAATGAATTGTATTCAAGGAATGATTAGTCAATATTTTATAATGAAAAATATTGATAATATTTTATATATATCTGCTGCAAATAAACTTAAATCTTTTATTGGTAAAAAAAAAACAACCTATAATGAGAGAAAAAAATTAAGTATTGTATTAACAAAAGATATATTATTAGAAAATAATATAGATAATTCCAATAAAGATAAAGTAATTGAAATGTTTAATAAACATAAAAAACGTGATGATTTAGCTGACTCATTTTTACAAGCTATCTGGTTTTTATCACAAGATAATAATACTATATTAAATTTAATTAATAAATTCAAAATATAATTTTAAATAATATTTAATTCGTATTACTTAAAATTATATGTTCTTATCTATGTATAATGAGTGATCTTGAGCCTGTTGTTATAGAATTAAATAGTAGAGATAATAAGAGTGATATAAATTTAAGTACTAAAACAGAACCTATGCTAGGTAAGCAACCATCTGTTAATTTTGGTGGGGGAATTGAATTATTAATGAATGAAAAAAAACGAGGTGGTTCTACTAATGATGTTGGTCTAGGAGAATTAAGTGAATTAGAAAATGAATTAAATGATTTAAGTGTTGATATTGATAAAAAAAGTAGTGAAATATCACGTTTATCACTATTTAATAATGCTATTAATTCTCTCTCTGATACTAAAGATGATAATATTAGTATTGAAAATACTACTTCTCAAAAAGCTATCAATTTAGGTAATGATTCTTCTAATCTAGGCGAACAGACTGCTGGTAGTATTAATATTAATAAAACATGGGATGGTTATGGAAAAGTAAATCCAATTCCTGTTGTTTCCGATGAAGCAGCAATGACACGAGAAGAATTAGTTAGAGAGAAATTTAAATTTTTACGCAGATTAGAAGATCTTGAACGTAAAGGTGCTAATTTAACCAAAAAATACACTATGGATTCTCCATTACAAGAGTTACAAGGAGAATACGAAATGATTATTGCTGAGAGAGAAAAAACTAATAGTGTAAAATTCCAAGGGAAAATGTTAATGGCTTGTGTTACTGGTTTAGAATTTTTAAATAATAAATTTGATCCTTTTGATCTTAAAATAGATGGATGGGGTGAACAAGTTAATGAAAATATTAATGATTATGATGAAATCTTTCAAGAATTACACGATAAATACAAATCAAAAGCTAAATTAGCACCAGAACTCAAACTTCTTTTCCAATTAGGTGGATCGGCAATTATGGTTCATATGACTAATACTATGTTTAAATCAGCATTACCCGGTATGGATGATATTATGAAACAAAATCCTGAATTAATGCAACAATTTACTCAGGCTGCTGTAAATTCTATGGGAGAATCTAATCCTGGATTTGGTAATTTTATGAATAATTTTGTTCCTGGTAATAATGATATTCCCACACCAAATATGGGTACACCACCACCACCACTTCAAACCCAAACAGCAAAAAGTCAACGCTATGCACCACCAACCAATCGACCAGATTTAACATCATCTAAAACACAGGCAGGTATTAGTATTCAAGAAAAATTTTCACCATTTGATGAACAACAACACATTAAAACCCCTGCGCCACAAAAAAGAGCTGAAATGAAAGGACCAAGTGATATTAGCCAACTTCTATCTGGATTAAAAAGTAAACAAGTAAATGTTACTGCCGGAAATAATGAAGAACGTGATCCTAGTACTGTAAGTATTTCAGAATTAAAAGAATTAACTAGTCAAAAACAACCTAAATCAAATCGTAAACAGTCCTCTAGTAAAAGTAATAACACTATTAGTCTAGATCTTTAATTATAATAATATATATTAATTAAAATTGAATTATATATTATTTTATATATTTAACTATAATGACATCTACAAATTATATATTGTTAGACACTAGTTACTTTATATTTTATAGATATTATGCTTTAATTGGATGGTGGAAGTTAGCTCAACCTGAGGTTGAACTAGGTAATCCTATTAAGAATGAAATATTTGTAGAGAAATTTAAAAAAACATTTGTTGAAAAATTAAAAGAGATACCAAAACGACTAAAAATTAAAGATTATAAACTTTTAGCTGGTTTAGATTGTCCAAGAAAAGATATTTGGCGAAATAGTCTATTTGATAAATATAAAGAAAATAGAGTTTATGATGATACATTTATGGGTGGGCCATTCTTTAAATTAGGTAAAGATATTCTTAAAGAATTAAATATACCAACTCTATATCATAGACAGTTAGAAGCAGATGATTGTAATGCTCTAACTTGTAAATATATTATGTCACAAATACCAGATTCTAATGTATACATTATAGCAAATGATATGGATTATTTACAATTAGCAAGTGATAAGGTTAAAATTATTAATTTACAATATAAAGATCTTACAACTAGTAAAAAATGGTCGGGAAATGCAGAACAAGATTTATTTTGTAAAATAGTTATAGGAGATAAAAGTGATGATATACCAGCTATATTTAAAAAATGTGGTCCAAAAACTGCAATAAAATATTTTAATGATAAAACTGCTTTTGATAAACAACTAGAAACAGAAAATGCATATGAAAGATATGAAAAAAATAAAAAACTAGTAGATTTTGATGAAATACCAGAAGATCTTGTTTTAGAATTTATGGTAAATTTAAATATAGAATAAATAATTTTATGTTATTATTTATTCTACCTTTTTATAGTTTTTTTAATTTTATATTTTTTTTTATTATAGTGTTTTTTAATATATCGTCTTGTTATTTTTTTCTTTTTTTTATATGTTTTTTTATTTTGCTTTCTATATTTTTTTATAGTTAATTTATATCTATTTTTTTTTGATTTACCGCCGTGTACTTGAGGTTGGCCACTAGATTCACTCATTGCAAATATTTTGGTAGGATACTGTTGTCGTTTTAATGTTTTTCTTTTGATAGTGAAAAGATCTAAAAATCCAGAATATTTATCTGATAAATGCTTAGTATATTTTGATAATATACTAGATTCTTCTTTACCTTTTTCTTTACTCATTTCTATATCTTCATCATCATAAGCTTCTTCATCGACCTCTTTTTTAAGTCTACAATTTGTAACGCTCTTTATTTTCTTACCAGGTTTAATAGGACATTGGTTTTCAATACAAGTACCTAATGAACAATTAACAAATGGTTTACATACATTACAACCAAAATTATTAGTACAATCTGTTTCCATATTTTCATTTGGATATCCACATAATAATTTACAATTATTAACAATTTGTTTTTGTTTTATAGTCAGACCTCTATTTTTTCTATCACTAGACAGTTTACTACAATGCGAAATTAATTCGGTACTTTTTTCTCGAAATGTTGGTTTTTGTACTAATTTTAAATTTTTTTCATTTATTTTAAAACGTAATGTAATTTCTTCTTTTATTATTTTTTTATTTAATATTTTATCTTGTTGCTCAAAAAAATAATCAAAATATTGCACAATTTCATTTAGAAAATATTTATCAGTAAATTTTTCTTTCTTCCATTTTTCCTGTATTGCACTAGGTAGACTATTTAATATATTATTATATTTAATGATTATTAATTTTTCAAATAACTCTTTTAATATTTTATTTAGCTTTTTTTGTAATTCTTCTTTATCTTTTTTTAATTTTTCTATATCTCCATCATTTTTGTCTAATTTTTCATTAATTTCATCTATTGTTTTAGATATATCATAGATCTTTTTGGTAGTATCATTATATTCTTTTTTATTTTCTTCAGTAGGTGCTTTATCAAATATTTTAATAAGATTAGGTAGTTTATCTGATTTTTCTGATTTTAAATGTTCTATTAAAAAATTAATAAAACTATTTTGTTTTCGATTACTTTTAATACTATTATTATTCAAAATATCTAATACTAGTCTAAATATTCTATTATTAATATCAATTTCAATACGGTTACTCTCTAAATAGGGAGCTAATTCTTTAGATAAGTCTTTTTCTTCTTTTTCTGTTAATTGACTATTAGAATCACCAAATAAATCATTTTTTATTTGTTCTTTTTTATTATTATAATTTTCATAAAATTTATTTTTCTTTATAGTTAAGAATTCTCTAAGTAGTTTTTCTGCATTAGGACTCTCTTTATCAATATCTTTTTTTTTTAAAAATTCACATATAAAATTAGTATTAGTTAAAGAACAATTACTTATATCACTAGTTGATTCTTTAGGATAATTTACTAAATAGTAAGCTCTCTCATCTCTTTCTAATCTACGATCTTCAAGTGTTTTATAAAAAATTTTAGCATTTTTATTATTAAATATTATTTCTTTTAATATAGTTATTGCATTATTTACTAAAATTTCTTTATTAGGAAATATTATACAATCTTTATTATATTGTTCAATTTGTTTTGGACTAAAATTTAAAGTTTTTTCTTTAAAATAAGTCGTTTCTATATACTTTTTCATTGTTGTTTTATCTATAATTTTTTCGAGATTATTTTTTGATATGTCAGAAGTAACAAAATTTGTAAAATTTTTTTTTAATTTATTATTATCATTTCTATATAGTTTATTATATAGAGGACAATAAAATTCAGTCTGTTTAGCTTTTTTTCCTAATATATTTGGTTGATTTATTATAAGTCCAGAAATATCTACTAATCCATCTATATAAAATTCAACTTTACCAACTTGTGGTAAATCATTTAAGGTTGCATATAAAAAAGGATTAATTAAATTTTTTTCTTTACATTTATTTTTAGTAGTCATCTTATATTATAATTTTATTATATTTTATTATAAAAATTATAATTTTATTGTAATTTTCCTTGCATATTAGCTTTATATAATAATTCCTGGGCTTTTCTTATTTCTTCATTAGTAATTTTTCCATCTCGATTTGCATCTACTTCAAGATGTAAATATTTATATTTTTCTGGAATTACACAGAAACGACTTTTTTCATTAAAAACTGTTCCAGATAATATAACAAATGTACCTGTTAAGAAGAGAGATAAAAGCAAATCTCTAGTACCAACAAAAGCGACAACAAAAATTAATAATTCTCTAGTTAATGTATTTCTTATAAATGCTTCTTGACTTTTACTTAAGTCAATTACAACATATTTAGAAAATAAATTTAATATTATCATTCCTAAACCAGCTAATAGTTTACTATTATTAATAGGATGATAAAAATTATTAGCAAATTTTTGAAATATAGTTGCTTTAGCTTTTACCATTTATATATTAGCAAGATAATTTATTATTTATTGATGATATATCTATATAAAATTATAAAAAAAATAGTATAATTTTATCTAAATAATTATGAATAACTTTAAAATAATTTAATATCCTTTTTTTATAAGTATGAGCTCTTTAGTTATGTCAGCTGCCCCAGTAAATTATGAAGAAAATAATAATAATAATCAAAAAAAATCTGTTGAGATAAAAAATCAAACTTATAAAAATAAGAACTCTGAAAAAAAAATAGACAAAAATATGCTACAAGAATTATATAAATCTGATAATACTGATTCAGATTTAGATAATATGGGAGATTTTATTCCAGTTCAAAAACCAATACATAATATAAATGTCCAACAAACTAATACACATACACCACCTATACAATATAATGATGACCCTATTGATGAAAAAACATATAATACTTTACAAGATACACAATCAAATACTATGTATCAACAGTATATTGATAATTTTAATCAATCATCACAGCCAGTTTCAACCAGAACTAATTTAGATTCTAATAGTGAATTATTAAAAAAATTAGATAATATTTTATATCTTTTAGAAGAACAAAAAGAAGAACAAAATCATTTAATTACTGAAGAATTAATTTTATATGTATTTTTAGGCGTTTTTATAATTTATGTACTAGATTCATTTGTTAGAGCAGGTAAATATGTACGTTAAACAATAATTAATACTTTATCTGATGGTAATGGTCTTTTAACATAATTATAAAAAAAATAAGCCATTGGTGATACTATTTTAGGATTTAATGATTTATTTAGTAAATATTGAGTGATAATACTATTATTACTAATATTTTCAATATTAACATAATTGATCTCAATTTTAGAGTTTTTATTTTCATCTTTAATATATTTATTTAGCGATAATATAAATCCATTTATAAAAGTTGCATTTTCACAATTTTTTATAGATGCTAATAAGTCTATTGATTGACATTCTGTCGCTTTATTATCATATAATTTATCAATTGTATAAGTAATATTATTGGTTTTATAAAAATAACATGCAATAAGTTTATTGTCTTGTAATAAACCATAAATATTATAAATATTTGCATTTATTAGAGCTAATAAATTACCTTTATTCACTGTAATAATACATTCAAATTTTTCTCTATTATTATCTATAAAGTCAGTTAATATATTATAATTAATTTTGTTTATCATAATTAATTTTTGATTAATTATTTGATCAGTATTAATAGGTTTAGTATAGAACATATAAGTCTTATATACAGTTAATGGTACTATACCAGTTAGTTTTCCTTCACGTTTAAAGAGAGAAATTTTAGATTCAGTAACTTTATGTCTTTGAGTATATTCATATGTTTGAATTAATTGAGGAGCGATATTTTTCTCTCTATGTTCGCGATTTACACATAAGAAATCTACATAGTAAGCTTTAAATTTTCCAGTCTTTTTAATTGATATATTAATAGGTTTTCCAGTAATTACTCCAATAATTTCATTTTCTTGTTTTATATCAGATTTATCTTTACTATTATCTATTTTATAAATAGGATTATTATATACAGAAATAAAACACTTAGAAGTATGACCATTAAAAAATGTTTTAAAATAATTAATGGTAGGTAAATAATTAGCCTCACTATTACGATTATAGTGGTTTCTAAGTAATTTTATAATTTCAGAAATTTCATTTTCATTATAATCAAAAAAATCTCGATTAGATATATTTATAAAATTACAAAATTTATTAGACTCTGGTAATTCTTTATTAATAATACCTTTTGGATATATCCAATAAAATAAGTTATAATAATGAAAAACTGGTTGATATGCCCAAAATTTATAAGTTATTTTTACATAAAATCTAAAAGCTATAATAATTATAAAAAATAAAATTAAATAATAATAATATTCCATATTATTTAATTATTTATTTAGTATTTATATATATATGCTAGAAATTATATTAATTATTATAGCTGGATTTATTACAGGATTTTTTTCAGGAGCTCTAGGAAGTGGTACGAGTATTTTATTACTACCACTATTATCATTTCTAACAGTAATAAAAAATCATAAAACAGCTATAGGTACTACACTATTTGTCTCTTTGCCCCCACTTTCAATAGCAGCTGTTTATAATTATTATAAACATGATTATGTTAATATAAAAATTGGAATGTTACTAATGGTAATAATTACTCTCTCTGCCTGGCTAGGATCATATTATTCAATTAAAAGTGATGCTCGGAACATAGCCTATATAACTAGTAGTATATTATTATTTCTTTCTATATTTTGGTTCTATTGTGGTTATACTGGTAATTATTTAAAATAAAATTGAAAAATATATGTATTTTATTATATTTTATAATAAAATATGTCAAAACGACAAGCAATTAATGAATTATTTAAACCAAATCAAGATGGTATATCTGAATGGATAAATAAAGATATAATCAGAGAATTTAGAAATGGTATATTAGATTGGTGTAATAATGGAGTATTTAGACATGGAGTGTTTCAAGGAGATAATAGATATATATGGGAAAAAGATCCATTAAAAGGTAAAATACAAATGATAAGAACAGTGGGATTTAGTAGTGAACATTTATATGGTCATGAAAGACCAATTAGAGATGATATTCGTAAATTTCATGAATCAAACCCGTGCGTTGCATGTGGAGAAATACATAATATAATCATAGATCATAAAAATGACTTATATAATGATGAAAGAGTTTTAAATAAAACTACCCAAACATTTGATGATTTTCAACCTTTATGTAATAGTTGCAATCTAAAAAAACGTCAAATATGTAAAAAAACAAAAGAGACAGGTGAGAGATATAGTGCTACAAACATTCCAATCTTAGCAGTTTTTGGAATAGATTTTATTGAAGGTAGTAAACAATTTAATATAAATGATAAAAATGCAATGGTTGGAACATATTGGTATGATCCAGTTAGATTTACTAATTTTATTAAGATAGTTTTAAAATCTCAGTAAATTTATCAAAATATTCTTTATTAAGTTCACAGCCTTTAAATTTTCTATTAGTATTTTTACAGGCCAATAGTGTAGTACCACCTCCTAAAAATGTATCTAAAACAGTATCATTTTCATTAGAATGTTTTTTTATAAGTTCTTCAAACAGTTGAAGACTTTTTTGTGTTGGATGAAATCTATTTTTACCTCCTTGTAGTGGAAACATATAGATACCATTATCATATTGACTATTAAATGTGGGTTTAGACCCTTTAATACAAGTTAAGGCTATCTCTCTACAATTTGTTAAATAATTAATTTTACTATTTAAAGGCTGAGGATTAGTTTTAATCCATTCAATTAATCTGATCTGTTTAAATTTATATTTTTCTAAAATTATTTTTAATGTTTCAATCTTCCATAAATCAAAGAATATAATAAGTGTACCACCATTTCTGAGTTTATCATAGTATGATTTGACAAATTTTTCTAGTGTTTCTATTGTAAAATCATTATCCCAATCGCCATAATCAGTTTTTACACAATATTTTTTGCCATATATAGTACCATATTTTAAGTAATTACTTTTATTAGTATCATCATCTATATTATTAGCTGATTTATATTCTTCCCATTCTTGTTCAGTCTTAACTGAGTCTACATTATTTTTTTCATTGTCTTTTACTTTATTATAATGAGTATTCATTCCACTTGCTCTAGAAATAATATAAGGTGGATCAGTTAAAATTAGATCTATTGAATTATTTTTTATACTAGTTAAATAATTTAATCCTTCTGTATTTTGAAAATCATAATCTATTTCACTATTTGTTATTTTCTTATTTACAACAATTTTTATTTTAGACATTCTTGTAAATATATATAATTTTATTTTTAGATCAATTTTAATTTTCAAAATGGCAACAACAAATAGATAATAAGAGTTCTATAAAATTTTTTTTATTTTTTTTATTTTCACTGTCACTCGTTTTACAATTAAATAATTTATACATTACTTCATCTACTAAAAGTTGATTACTATTTTTTCTTAATAATCTAGTACAATTATTATGTAATAATACTGAATTATCAATATTCATATAAATACTTTGTATTTAATATTTAAGTTTCATAAATAATATAAATAGATAAACTATAATTATGAAGGTTTTTGTAGTGTATATAAATAGTTATAATCATATTTGATATCGTTCATTTCTATCTGAGATTGTAATATAAAACCTACTTCTCTAGCAGCAGCAAGAATTGACTGTTGTGATGACATATAAAGTTTATGTTCATTTATTCTAGTTTTTTTCTCATTATTAAATTTAAAAATTTCTTTAAATGTTACATTTGGTTGTTGTAATGTGATAGTATTAAAGTTTATATTTTTATCTTGTATAAAATTTGCTTTATAATCAAATTTATCAAAGTTTATTTCACTTTTAGTAGGTCTTGTGGATTCAATATCACAATTAGTTGCACTAGGAACTATAGGATCAAATTTACTAATATTCACTAGATGTATAACTAATATACCATTTGGTCGTAACCATTGATAACAATTTTCAAAAAATTGTCTTTTATTTTTAATATAATAAATAGTAAAATATAGACACAATATATGACTAAATGTATTTTCAGGAAATTCCATTGTGTTTAAAATATTTGATACTTTAAAATTTAAACCAGGAAAATTTAATCTGCATTTTTTAATCATTGATTGTGAATTATCAACCCCTATAGCTTTAATACGTAAATCATTTAATTGTTTAACATGATGACCAGTACCACATCCAATATCTAAAACTAAATTATTAGGTAATGGATTTGAAAAAATATTTTCTATTTCAAAATTATTTTTTGTTTCATTATGTAAAATTTTATCATATACATTAGCATAAAAATTATCATAAATATCATTATCAGTATAACGGATAAAATTTAATTTTTCATCAATAAATCCTTCCTTATTATTTTTACAAAAAAATATAATTAATACACTAATAATTAAAACAAATAAAATAATTTCTAAACTACTAATTTTATTTAATCGTTTTATAAAGTTCATCCTTATATGTATTATAGTTATTTTTTTTATATGTTTAACAATATATGAATGAAAATGAAATAAATGATATTCGAAAATCATCAGAATTTAAAAATATAACATTTTCAGAATTTTCTAGATCAAAGGTAAAACTTGAATTAATAAAAGCCATACACAATAATAATATTGAACCAGCGTGTTATTGGGCAATAGAGTTAATTTGTGCAGGTCATTATAATGATTTATGGAATTGTATTATTATATATGCAAGTAGATATATTCATATATCTAATCCTAAATTACCATTATATTTATCTAAAAGATTAGAAGGTTTTAAAAATATAGTAAATAATGGATATCAAGACAATGAATTATATTTAAGAAATAATAATGAGATACGTAAGCTTTTTGCAGAAATAATTACTATACTCTGTTACTCAAAAAAAGGGCATTGTTACGAAAATTACGCTATAAAAAACAATGATGATTTTGATATAACAAATATAACAAATAGACTAAAAGCAAATAATATAGAATATGCAAATAGTATTTATACTAATAAAGATCCTAAAGAAATTTTTATAGCTATAAACGAATTTATGTTTAATATATCAGATAATAATAAAGATAGTGTTTCAGCCTGTTATTGGATAGAATGGATACTAAAATTTGAAACAGTTTATAGACAAAAAAAAATAATTTTAGAATGTGAGAGAAGAGCTTTTATACCAGTTGAAAATAAATATCAGATGAATATTATATGGATGATATGGGAAGGAATAATAATAAAAGCTCAAGAAAAAAAAAATAATGAAAATATAATTAATGCTCTATTATCATTATTCTGTATTAGATATCGCCCATCTTCTAATAGACAACGGAAATATTTATTATATTGGGCAATTAGTGTTTTAACAGAAGAAGTTAATTATAACAATCCATTAATAAAAAATAATAATTTAATAAAAAATATAGCTAATAATATAGACTTAATTTATAAACAGATTAAAAAAAATGAAAAAACTCCAAACACAGATTACTTATTTGATGGAATAAAAGAAAATAATATAGATAAATCTATCAAAAAACTAGAAACAATGAATTTAATACTAGGAAATAATTAAGGTCTTAAATTTGGATTTATACATATAGCTTCTGTTGGAAATATATTACCAGACATACATTTATCACCTTGTTTAACTTTTATACAACTTCTAAATCCTCTATCTTCTCCTATATAGCAATAACCTGATTTATTAGCTATTTTACTAGACTGTATTGTACTAGTAGATAAGTCTGGTTTAGGTAATGGATTACCTTCTTGAGGTAAAGGTGTTGGAGGAATTGATTCCGGACGAGGCTCATTTTTTTGTATACTAGTTACTAGTTCTTGTTCTTGAGTGTTATTTTTAACTTTTTTATTTTCACTACTATTTTTATTATAGTAAATTTTTTCAATTAAGTCAAATGGGCTAAATAAATCTTTTAACCACTGAGGTAATAAATCTAACTGGTTTAATATTGTTAAAATTACATAAGCAACTAGATATATAACTAGTATATAACGTACTATTTTAAAAATATAATCAAACATAGAAATTTTTTGTGATTCAGATGGTAAATAATCATTATCTATAGTATCGCCAATTGTAGATTTTAATGTAGTAAAAGTTTTTGTATTAGAATTATTTTTTGAAGTAAGCATTATATATATTAATTATAATATATAATACATTATAATTAAACTAAATATTATTTTTTACATATAGGAATTTTTACTGGAACATATCTGACGTTATTTATTAGAGATGTATTATTTACTTGCTTTGTAATAGTTGCACCATATAATCCATTTGGATTTTTATTATAAATATTAGAGTCTGAATGTAAAGAAATACCTTGTAATGATTGAACACCAAATCTTAATCCAGGGCGACCATTTGGTAATAGTCCTTTACCCATATTAGATAATTGTTGATTACGGGTTAACCCTGAACCAGTATTACCACCAAATAATATTGCACTTTTTTGACCACTATCACTATAATTTACAATAGGTCCGCTAATTACATTACCTAATCGATTTCTAAACATATAGGCTTTTTTATTTAAAAAAGTATTTTCTAATTTAGGTGTTATACAATTTGCATTACTTATATCACTAAACTTATTACAATTATCACAATAACTGGGAAATTGTATATTAAATCGCGCTCCTGCATGATTTTTATGATCATGGGTATATTGTGTAAATGCATCACGTCGAAATGTTGAATTTATTGTACGCTGTAAATTAAAATTATTTTGTGCTAAAATAAAATTTCGTTGTGATATAATTCCACCTCCGCCACAACCAATTGGCTCAACATTATTTTTATCAACACATTCTTTATATAATAAATTACAAGATACATCTATACCACTACCTAATAAAGTGGTTATAGTTGTTCTTATATTACTCTGAGATCCTAGTGGATTAGATGATGACATTATTTTTATAATTAATATATATTATAAAATTAATTATTGCATTTCACTACTTTGTAATGGAAAAAACCATCTAAAAGATAAATAGTTTGCATCTTTATTATTAAGATTACCATCAATACTTCTTAAATTTGGTCCAGCTGCAATTATACTTTGGATTTTATTTGCACCTAATGCATATGCAAAATATTGTACCTGTGATAGATATCCTGAAAACCCACCATTTAATCCCATATATACAGGATCATAATTTTGATTAGGAACACCATTTAATATTGTACTTCTAGTTAAAGTTCCATTTATAAATACATCTAATCTATGTTGATCTTGTCTAATTATAACATTAATCCAATGTCCAATTGGTAAATCACCAATAATAATTTTTTCATTTGGATTATCAAAAGTATTCATTACAACTGCTAAATTTCTGTAGTCATTAGATACATATAATCCTGGTGCATTATTTGGTTGCATCATACCATTTGTACCCATGGTATCACTGCCTTTGCTATAAATATGTCTCCATCTTTGTTGTTGATCTGGACAAGCACCAGGAGCACAACCATGGTTTGGTAAATCAGGCTGTTTTAAGAATATCCAAGATGACCAAGTAAATACTAAACCATCTCTTTGATCGGTTGATCTCAATATTGGTACAGCATTAGGTTGATTAGGATCAACTGGGACTAATATTAATGCAGATCCATCTTTCATTCCATTTAATAAAATTGGATCACTAGATGGTGTAAAAATATATGATAAAATAAGAGTACCAGCTTTAAGCAACACAACAAATATAAAAATTACTAGTATAAGAAATCCTAATTTTGCTACAATTCCATTAGAATTTAAAAAATTTGCTCCACCACTCATACTTTTCTTATTACTAAATGATTCAAAATGAGCCATATTCTTATATATATTATAGAATATATTATACAATTTATTCTATAATTTATTATAATTAAATTGTTGCAGATGCTTCAGGCTGATTATTTACTAAATATGTAATACGTAATTTGTACTTCTCAAATAGTGACATACCACCACATTTTGGTCCTGCAGCATAAATATTAAAAGCTTCTTGTGGATTTAATGGTGTTGCAAAATATTGTGTATTTGATGTCCAGCCTTTAAACCCACCTCCTGGAGTTAAAATAACAGGCGCATCTGGATCAATCTTAGCAGGTGCAGGAAGAATACAAGTGCGAACTAATTTACCATCTAAATATACATCCATTGTACGATTGTTAAGACTTACAATAAGATTAACCCATCTTTGAAGTGGAAAATTATTTACATTACAAGTGGGGGCCTGGGCAGGTTGCGGACCTAATGGATGTGCTCCAGCCGATCCTAAAGGTTGTTGAGTACTACTATGTGTTGGAAATGTATGAACACTAATTGATAAATTATTTTCATAAGGTGCTAAAGTAATTCTTGGATTAGCAGTTCCACCAGCACCACCTCTAACTAATAAATCTTTTGATTCACTTAATCTATAAGACCAATCACTTATATAAAACCAGACAGAGTATGCATAATTGTTAGTATGACTATTACCATGTAATTTTTTTGCAGGTATTACTAATTGTTTTGTACCAGATCTACAATGGCTTAATAATTTTGCTTTTTTAAGAAAGAGCCACCAAATAGCATATACAACAAATCCTATTAAGGCAACAGTTAATATTATTCCTAATAATCCCATAATATAATATAAGCAGATAAATTTTCTAAATTTATAAATCTATTAATAGTAGATTTAATAGATTTAATATTTTTATTTTAAAAAGTATTTATTAAATTTATTTCTTGTTTTGTTAATGTTTTTTTATAATATACTGTATTTTTTATACCTCCATAAACACCATTTGTTTGACCTGCTATTGCTTTTTGAATATTATTAAGTGGTGCAATATTTGGCGTAGAAGATACTAATTTATTATTTACAAAAATATCTAAAGTTCCTCCATAATAATTAATAATAAAGTTATTCCACCTTTGATATTCAAATTTTTTCAAAGTATATATTTTTATCATATGCTCATTTAATTCATTAGGCAGTATAGTACTAGCCCAAAATTCAATTATATTTTTATTAAATATAATTTTAATTAAATCATTTATGTTTACTAAATCAGTTGGTTTTGAATACGCCGTACTTATAGAAGGTGCTTGTGGAATTATCCATATCCAAAATGATAACGCATAATTATAATTCATAAATGTTCTTTCACTTAAATCACCATCTTTTCTCTCTTGCTCACTTTCAAATATACCTAAATTAATTGGATTATGTAAAGAAACAGGATTTTTAATTAATATATTACCTTGCGGCATAATTTGTTTTTGAAATAATTTATAAATAAACGGTATTAAAAATCTTAATGATATTAACACAATTTCTATTCCTATTAATATTAATGTACTATGATCTCCTTTTAATAAACCAAACTCATACTTTAAATAATTTGCAAATTGTATAAATAGACAGGGTAAATAAAATATAACTGACTTTACAAAATCTCTAAATAAATTTGGTTTTGCATCTAGATTACTGACACCAGGACTTCCTATAAACATTCCAATTAATCCTCCTATAATACCACCTCCTATAGACCACGATTTAGCTCCTATTAATAAAAATATAATTGTAAATAAACCAGCTAATCCAGCTGATGCAGTTAATTTTGTTGTTTTTTCAAAAAACATTGCTACTACACCAGAAAGAATTAATAAATTTAAAATATTTACTATTATTGTTAATGGAGCTGGCGTATAAGAGAAAAAATAAAATGATAATGCAACTAAACCTATTACTATTGTATACATCATAATAACTTTAATAAATGTCATTAAATATTGTGATGATGTAGTACTGTTAGGAAAATTAATGCTCCACCATTTTAGTATCCACATAGATATTAAACTAATTAATCCTAATCCTACAAAAATTATATAAAAAAATAATTTATTTTTTGTAAATAGATCCCACCATCTTGTATTTGTAGATCTTAATTTATCTTCACTATTATCTAATATATTATCTACTGATGTTTTATAATCACCTTTATATTGCATCCACGATTTACTGTTAAAATACAATGCTAATGTAACTAATAATATATATAATATCATCAAAGTTAGTAATAATTTATCATTAAATAGAACTTTGAATATTCCTGCCATATACTATATATTAATATTAGTAAATAATATTAAAAATTTTCCATAGCTGTTTTTTCTCCATGACAATTACGACATAATGCCTCTAAATTATTAATATGATTATCACCACCATGTTCTAATCTAATTTTATGATCTACTTCAAACCACGCCGGTAATTGGCATCCACATTTACCACACTTCCAATTTTGTTGAGAAGCTATATATTTTTTTTTTGTTTCACTTACTGATCGTTTTACTTGATTATTATTACTACTACCACTATTTATCATACGTCTAAATTGTGGCGAATAATTATTACTAAATGCAGATCCTTGTGAAGATAATTTAAGAATTGGTGATAATAAATCACCACTTTCTTTATCCATTGGCATAAATTTAACAAAATTATGAGCATGAGAACATAGATCTTTTCCTTGTGAAGGATATTTTTTCATAAAAACTATAAGCGATAATCCTAAGAATCCATAAAATGCCATTTGATAATATTTTTTCCATTGTTTTATCATTTTCATATATTTACCATCATGATATATATTCATAACTATAAATCCAGTTGCTAATATTATTAATAATTCAAATTTCATATATATTTATAAATATATTTATTTAGCAATCACTCATAAAACTATTTATATATATATATATGAATACTCTATTAATAATTTTATTATTTGTAATATTAATTTGTTTAACAAATACAGTTAAAGAATCTTATTCCAGTGACGGCCCTTCATCGTCAAAATTTAAGTTTGAAGGATCAAATGCCAAACATTATGCACAATGCTACAATGGAGTACAATATCTAGATGGTGTATGTAATGGTTGGTCGGGCTGTGCGGGTTCATCGCTACAAGGATATGCAAGTGATGGAAAAACAAAAAAAGATTGGGGTTGGAGTGCACATGAAATAGATAGATTAACACATTCTGCATGTCTTGGTTCAACTGAAATGGGTTTAAATAAACCATTACCAGATGGATATAGTTATGATGCTACAGGTACGTGTGCTGTAATACCACCAAGAGGACGTGGAACTGGAAAACAAACTCTTAGCTGTCCATCTGGTGAAACTATTGATAAAGTTTTATTTGCATCGTATGGATTACCTCGTGGGTCATGTAAAAGTGGTTCTGGTGGAGATTTCAAAATTGACCCAAAGTGTCATGATCCTAATTCACAAAAAATAGTAGAAGGACAATGTCTTGGTAAAAACTCATGTACAATTGATGCAAATACAGCTTATACTGATACGTGTGATATGAAAGATGGTTCTATATTTGATGGCGGATTCCCTCGTCGTTTAGCAGTTGTAGTAAATTGTAAAAATCCAACGCCTCCGCCACCACCTCCGCCAAAGCCTCCGCCATCAAAAGGTTTTGGAGAAAGTGGACCTAAACAACCTCCATCTCCGACAAGTAAATATATGGGTTGTTATAATAATTATCCAAGAATTCTTACTGGATGGGATCCTAATAATTTAGCAAATAATCCAGATAGAAATGAGATTTGTAAAAAAAGAGCAATGGAAAATAATAATAAATATTATGCACTTGAAAATAATAATGGATGTTTGGTTTTTGATGAAGATTCTTACACCAAATTAGCGGGACCTACTACCCCATCGGACTGGTTACAATGTAGTTCAGATTATGGGAAAGATGAAGTATGTTGTGGCCAGCCAGATAGCAAATGGTACTCTAAAGGAAAGGTGCATGCTTGTCCAAAAGAATATCCAATTTGTACTGATTATATAGCAAATGTAAATATAGGAAAGTGTGTAACGACAGCCGGAACTACTCCTAGGGTCAAACGACCGACTACTAATAATATTGAAAAACATGCAGAGGATTGTATTGGTGGAGATGAAGTATCAGTACATCAAATTGAATATACTACATTTCATCCACCTCCTCCTCCACCACACACCCCATGGAATATAGATTCACATATATCACATATACAAAATCCTATAATGGGATACGGTGAATTTAATGATCCTTTACCATCAGTAAATGCTATATTTTTAAAAAGATAAAATCCTAATATCCATTAAATCCGGCTCCAGCTCCAAATCAATAAACAAATAAATTATTAAATAAATAATTAGTTATACATTATGTTGTACAGGATGGCAACAAACTCTTAACTGTAGTGGACATGGACCTCTTGATGAAAATTCACAATTTTTACAACAATCTACACATGGTAGTCATAAATGTAATGTTGCCTTAAGTCCTCTATTATCTGGTTATTGTATTTGTAAAGATGGTAGTAAAAAATATTTTAATTGTGGTGAATTAGGTGGTCAAGGTCAACCACAAAATTGTGATGATGCCTGTAAAGGAGTAAGTTGCCAACCAAAATCACCATTAACCCAACATATTGGTAATTTAGCAAATCCTATTTTAGGAACCGGCTCTTGGAATACTCCTTTACCAGTACAACATGCAAAATTTATAACTAATAAAACAAAATAAATTATATTTTAATAATATATATGAAATATCTATCACTTATATTATTATTATTATTTATAACTATAGTATCTAGTTTTACTGGTTGTTGTAATTATAGAGAAGGTTTAGATGCAAATATAGTTGGAACAGCAAAAGGTGCATGGGGAGGTAGTTGTACTTGTCCAGATGGACAAGTATATCAAGTAAGTGATAATGCTACCGTTGGAAAAGAATTAGCCTGTTATGGAGGTATTAGTGGTCCAGTTAATAAAACTAGTGGACCATGGAGTTACAAAAGTGTTACATGTGCGCCAAAACCACCATTAACTCGAGATATAGGTAATTTAGCAAATCCTATTTTAGGAACCGGCTCTTGGAATACTCCTTTACCATCAGTAAATGCTAATTTATAAAAAGAAAAAATCTGGCTCCAGCTCCAAATCAATAAACAAATAAATTATTAAATAAATAATTAGTTATAGATAAATTATTTATTTTAGTTATTATTTAGTTTTTTTAAATCTTTAATTAGTAAATCAATTGGTATAACTCGTGTTGCATATGTTGAATTAAAACAATATTTGATGATTAAATTTGATATTTTTACTTTTAAATTAAGTGAATATTGATTACTATCAGTAATTATATAAATCATATAACACATAATAAAGCCATATACATCCACATTATTAGAATATATTTCAGAAAAATATTTATTATAATTAAATAACATAGTTTTAAAATTAAAAAATTTATCTACTACTTCTGCACAATAATTTACAATCCAGTCTGTTAATAATTCAGAAATATTAATCGCTTCTAATGGAATATTCCATATCTTAAGTATTAAATCATTAGGAAGTAATTTAAATATTCCTGGTATTAAAAATGTTTTAAAAAATTCTTCATGTCCCTGATTACCTATATTATAATATGTATTATATATTTCTCTTATTATATCTGATTTCTTTTCTCTACTAGTATCATATTTAATATTATATTTAATAAAATATTTTGTTAAATTATCTATTATAAAATTATCAAACAATATTCTACTAAATGGACTATTAAATTGTATAGCTCTATTAAATAGTATATTTGGAACTATATTATTATTTGTACTTATTCCCATTTCTCCAAAATCTATTATTTTTATTTTCCCATCTTTGTAAAGAATATTACTACTTTTAATATCAAAATGATAAATTTTTAATTTATTCATAGGAATAATACCATTTAATAATAATTTTTGTAGTAATAAATTTAATTTATCAAAAGATATAATATCTAAGTTAATAATATTGTCTAAATTAACCCCCCCATATGGCATATTAATAATTTTAAATTTATTTAAATTACTATTTATATTATTAGTATTATAACCAGATTCTTCTAATGACGTACATTTACTAAAATTTTCTTTATCTTTACTAGTTAATTTATCTGGTATACAAGTTGAAATATTAGATAAAAGAAAATAATTGGTATAATCAGGAATTTTAGATAGTAAATTTTTAACATTTTGTAATGTATCCCATTCAACATTACTATTTTCTACAAAAGATAGTTTACTAATACCATCTGTACGAGTTTTATTATAACATTTTAATGCTGGACTAAAAACACATCCATAACCTCCACTATCAATTACTTTACCACCTTTTTTTTTAGTTTTTCGATTATTTTTCATATTTATATATACTAAGATTTTCTATAAACATTAATTGTTATAATAATTAAGAATAATAGTATACCAAAATATACATATTGTTCACGTCGATTATTATTAATTTTAAATTGTTTTTCACAATTTTCATAATGTTTATAATATTTTTCAAGACTTTCAGATAATGTTAATTCTTCATAACCTAAATTTTTATTTATTTCATTATGAATAAAATAGACCCATTTTATAAATGATTCTCTAGAATCTAAATATGGTGTTACTGGGTATTTATCTAGTAATTCACTGAAATAATTACCAATATTTTCTATAGGAATAAAGATTGGTAAATTTTCAATAAAATCATAATACTTTTTTTTTACAGTTTCATTTGGTTTTAATGGATATGTTAGTGATATTGTATGTAAAACAAACCAATAATGCGGACCCCATACTTTTGGATTTAAACTCATTACATTAAATAAATATAAAAAGATAACTAAAATAACATATAACGGCTAGATGATAAAAGAATATAATTTTTGTAATAACTGTGGCAAACACGGACATTTATTTCACCAGTGTAAAAATCCTATTACTAGTATTGGAATAATTGTATTCAATAATAGTGATGAACTTAAATATTTAATGATAAGACGTAAAGATAGTTTAGGCTATGTTGATTTTATGAGAGGAAAGTATCCTTTATTTAATAAACGATATTTATTAAATATAATTAATGAAATGACTATAACTGAAAAAAATAATTTATTAGTAAAAGAGTTTGATCAATTATGGAATGAATTATGGGGAGATCATATTGGTGTTCAATATAGAGGAGAAGAAAAAATATCTAGAGAAAAATTTAATTCATTAAAGGTAGGTATTAAATTACAATCAAATGAATATAATTTAGAATCATTAATAAATGAATGTGAAAATAGTTGGAATGAACCAGAATGGGGATTTCCAAAAGGTAGACGGAATTTTCAAGAAAAAGATTTAACTTGTGCATTAAGGGAATTTGAAGAGGAAACTGGTTGTAATAAAAATAGTTTAAAAATAATTTATAATATTATGCCAATTGAAGAACTATTTACAGGTTCAAATTACAAATCATATAAACATAAATATTTTATAGCATATATGGATCATGTAGATAATAATTTAAAAAATTATCAAAAAACTGAAGTAAGTAAAATAGAATGGAAAACATATAAGGATTGTATAAATTATATTCGACCATATAATTTAGAAAAAATAGATACACTTAGTCGGGTAAATCATATACTGCAATCTTATAAGTTTTTTTAATATAAAACATTAATATTATATTTATATATAAATGGCATCAAAAGTTGATTCAAATAGTCAAATTAATAATTTAGAATTAGAAGAGAGAGAGATATGGCAAAAAGATGAATCTAGGTTAAAATATTTATATCCTAGTTTAAATGATCCATTATTTAATAAAAAAATAGCAGAAAAACGTGAATTTAATGATACAAAATATAGTGGTGAAATTTTAGATGTTAGAAAAGAAGCAGAGCGTCTCTGTAATAGTGAATTTGAATTATCACCTCATCAACAATTTGTCAAAAATTTTTTATCATTATATACACCATATAATAGTTTATTATTATTTCACGGATTAGGATCTGGCAAAACTTGTTCTGCAATTGGTGTTGCAGAAGAGATGAGAGATTATATAAAACAGATGGGAATTAGCCAACGTATTATAGTAGTTGCATCACCTAATGTACAAGATAATTTTAGACTTCAATTATTTGATGAAAGTCGATTAGAATTAGTTGATGGTTTATGGAATATTAAAAGTTGTGTAGGCAATAAATTATTGCGAGAAATTAATCCATTAAATATGAGAGGATTATCTCGTGTTCGAGTAGTAAGTTTAATAAAAAATTTAATTAATAGTTCTTACTTATTTATTGGATATACAGGATTTGCAAATTTTATTGAAAAACAGAGTTTTGTTCCAGGCGAACTTAGTATTAATCGTGAAAAAATTATAAAACAAAAATTAAAACAAGTATTTGAGAATCGACTAATTATAATAGATGAAGTACATAATATACGTTTTACTGATGATAATAAACGTAAGCGTATTGCTTCAGAATTAAAGAAATTAGTAACTAATGTAGATAACTTAAGATTATTATTTTTATCAGCAACTCCATTATATAACACATACAAAGAAATTATTTGGTTAATAAATATTATGAATCTAAATGATAAAAGAAGTACAATTGAATTAAAAGATATTTTTGATCAAGATGGAAATTTTTTAGATAATGAGGAGGGAAAAGATATTGGACAAACATTATTAGAGAGAAAAGCTACTGGGTATGTTTCTTTTGTAAGAGGTGATAATCCTTATACTTTTCCATATAAAATTTGGCCTGATCAATTTGCTCCAGAAAAATCTATTAAAAATATTATTTATCCAAGAATTCAAGTAAATAGTAAAGATGTTCGGGAGCCTATTCAATTTTTATCTCTCTATATGGTCTCTATAGGAGGATATCAAGATATTGGTTATAATTATATTATAAATAAAATGTCTAGCACCGAAGATTTTAATATTGAGAAAATGGAACAGTTAGGATATATACAATTAACAAAACCATTAGAAGCATTAAATATTATATATCCAAATAGAGATATATTTGATAATGGAATTGATGCTACTGTCGATATTAAAAATCTAGTTGGAAAAGAAGGACTAAATAGTATAATGACATATAAAAAAACAATTTCACCACCAAGTATTAATAACTTTAAATATCGTGATGAAATATTACAAGAATATGGTCGTATATTTGCTCCAAAAAATATCGAAACCTATAGTGCTAAAATTAAAGCTATTACTGATAATATATTAAATTCAACAGGAATAGTATTAATTTATTCACAATATCTGGATGGTGGTGTAGTACCAATTGCTCTAGCATTAGAAGAAATGGGTATTACAAGATATGGATCAACATCATCTCTTTTTGAAAAACGACCTATTGAAAATCTTGATTTAAAAACATATACAAATACTAATTCAAAAGATGGTATTCCAGCAAAATATATTATGATAACAGGCGATAATAAATTATCACCAGATAATATAGGGGAAGTTAAAGCAGCTACACAAAAATCTAATATAAATGGAGATAAAGTAAAGGTCATTCTTATCTCTCAAGCTGGATCAGAAGGATTAGATTTTAAATTTCTTAGACAAGTTCATATATTAGAACCCTGGTATAATTTAAGTAGAATAGAACAAATTATTGGACGTGCTGTTAGACATTGTAGTCATAAAGATTTATCATTAGAAGAGAGAAATGTGCAAATATTTTTATATGGAAGTGAACTTGTTGATAATATAATAGAACCAGCAGATTTATATGTTTATAGATTAGCAGAGCAAAAAGCAATTAAAATAGGTAAAGTAACCAGAGTTTTAAAAGAAATATCAGTAGATTGTTTATTAAATAGTGAACAGGCTAATTTTAGTGCTGAAAATATGAAACTTATTTTAAAACAAAAAATATCTGATGGTAAAATTATAGATTTTCAAGTTGGCGATAAACCTTATACCTTACAATGTGATTTTCAAGATACGTGCATGTATAAATGTAAGCCAGATAATACAATTGAAGATATTAATAGTCTTACCTATACAAAAAATTTTATAGAAATGAATACTGATAAAATTATTATAAGAATTAAACAACTAATGAAAGAAAATTATTTTTATAAAAAATCTAACTTAATAAGAGAGATAAATATTATTAGACAATATCCATTAGATCAAATTTATGCTGCATTAACTGAATTAATAGATAATAATGAAGTGATAAGTGATAAATATGGAAGATATGGTAAACTTATTAATATTGGAGAATATTATTTTTTCCAGCCAATTGAATTAAATAATGATAATATATCATTGTATGATCGAAGTGTTCCTATTCCATTTAAACATCAAGGTATAAAAGTAAATATAAGTGATATAGCTAATATTTCTCAAAGTAAAACACTTGCTATTGCACCAAAATTAGCTGATATTATATCTGAATCTAGTGATATAAAAACAAGTCAGGTTGAAAGTAAAATAGAAGAAGTTATTAAATCAGCAGAAACGATAGATGAACCTACAAAAGTTCCTCTTAGACCAGAACCGGAGTCATTGCCAGGAAAACGATTAATTGATAAAATGTTAGCTGATTATAATAGTGCAATGACTAAACAAATTATTATTAGAGGCGATAAAGATGTATGGTATAAATACTCTTATTTTATATTAAAAGAATTAGAAGAAATAGGTATAAGTAAAGAAATACTTGATGATTTATTAATTAGTCATATGGTTGAAATGAATTTATATGATGATCTAGTTAATATATTAAATTATCTATATTTTAATAGTGATTTAAATGTTTTTGAAAATAAAATATTAAATTATTTTAATAATTATGAAATTAAATATAGAGATCTAACCGGTATATTATTACCTGGATGGAATCCTAAAACAAAAAAACCTATATTTAAACTATTAATTAAAAATAATGTAGAAAAAATATGGAAATTAGGTGAATCAGAAGACTATAATGACTTTTTACCAAAAATAAAAGAAGATATTATCCCTAAGTCTCAAATAAATAATATTTTTGGATTTATAAGTAATTTTAAAAATACACTAATGGTATTTAAAGTTAAAGATAATAAACCTGGTAATACTGGTGCTAGATGTGATCAAGGAGCTAAATTAACTGCTGAAAAAATAAATGAATTACTAGATAAAAAAGAATATTATACAGAAAGTGTAATAAAAAAGCGATCTTCTGCATATTTATGTGTTTTACAAGAATTTTTACTAAGAATAAATGATTATAATAAAAAAGATAATAAACGGTGGTTTTTAAGACCAGTAGAATTTATTTTTTATTCTAGTTAAAATATTAAAAATTGAAATTAAATATAGTATATATTATATATATATACTATATGGAACTTGAATCTGAACCTAAAATTACTAAAACAATATCACGTAAAAAACGACGCGATAATGGTTTATATACACAAATGATAATTAATAGAAAAGTCTTTATATTAATGAAAAATATTGGATCTAATATAAAAGCAATTATGTTAAAAATGATAAATGGTGATATTGCAGGTAAATGTATTAAAGAGGGATATATTAAACCAAATAGTATATCAATAATTACTCATTCAAATGGTATACAAGAAAGTGATTATATTAAATTTGATGTAGTTATAGAATGTTTAGTTTGTAATCCAGTTGAAGGACAAAATATTTCTTGTAAAGTAGTAAATATTACAAAAGCAGGAATTAGAGCATCTATAGACGATGACAATGATCCATTGGTTATATTTATTGCAAGAGACCATAGTTATCTTAATAAAAATTTTTCAAATATTAAAGATGATCAAGAAATTATAGTAAGAGTAATTGGTCAAAGATTTGAATTAAATGATAAAAATATTTCAGTAATTGGCGAACTAGTTGAATCAAAGAATAAACCACAAAAGATTTCTATTAGTAAAAAAAGTAAACCTGTTGATATAGATATTGCCCAAATAGAAGAATCCGAAGATTAAAGTAAATTAATTTAAAGTTATATAATATTATATATTATATGAGTGATATAGAATGTTTACAAAAAATAAAAGATGTAGTAGAACAATATAATAAACAACAACAATTAGATATTTTGAAAATTTTTATTAAAGATTCTGTTAATATTAGTGAAAATTCTAATGGCACTTTTATTAATCTTACTGATATACAAGATTCAACTATTAAAAAAATTCAAGAATATATAAATTTTATTAATATTCAAAATATTAAATTAATAGATATTGAAACAACTAGAAAAGATATAGAAAGTAGTTTTTTTGATAAAAAAAAACTCCTTAAATCAAGTGAAAAATTACTAGAATAGATATATTTTAACAATTTAAATATATATTACAATATATATTTAGATGACAAATATTATTAATGAAAAATATATGCTAACTAATGAAAATATTATTAAATTATTGCCTAATATTAATAGTAATAATAATAGACAATCTAATAAAGTAAACCTAAATAAAATTATTAATAATAGGGATGAGTTATTTTGGATAATTTATAAAATAGTTGAAGGAGAATATAAATATGAGACTAATTGTAATTTTAAAACTGAAAAAGATTTTAAAATTAAATGTATTGAAGATTTACGATTAATTAAAACTAAATTAAAAACTTATAAATTATGTTTAAATAGAGTAGAAGATCAATTACTAAATCATAAAAAGATTAATCTAGAAGCATTTTTTGCATTATCACTATTATTTAGTTTAAATATTTTTTATGTATGGAATAATAAATTTTTTGAATTTAATTGTAATGAAAATAGTGATATTTATATTATAAATAATAATAATAATATTATTATAGAAGATGATAATAAAATAGAATTTTACAAAAATAATTTATTTTATGTAGAAAATTTAAATAAACCATTAAAAAGTATTACTAGTTATTCGAAAGATCAACTAATAGATATTGCAAAAAAATTAAGTATTGATAATATTCCATCAAAAATTACTAAGAAAGATATTTATGAAAAAATACAAACCAAAATGTAAATTATATGATTATTAATAAGAAAATTGATTTATAAATATATTAATTTATATATATAAATGACTTCTACAGTTAAATCTACATCATTAACACAAGAGACTGTAATAAATAAATATTTAGAAACCAAAAATACTCTAGATGAAAGTACAAATCCAGAATTAGAAGTTCGATTTGGTACTAGAAATATTGGAAAAATTTCAAAAAATAATTTTGATAATACTATAAAATTTTTATTATCTAAAAATTATAATTTTACACCAACTAATAAATACTATTTAACTATTAAAGTAGATGATATTAGAGTAGAAATAGATAATATAATTAATATCCAAAATTATTGTAAAACTAATCAAATACCAGAAGACTTTCAACAGCAAGGATATAGTTTTACCGAAAAAAATTTATATCTAATTGATGGTAAAATTCCAGCAAGATTTAATTTAGATTCATTTAATTTCAGAATTAATTATTCAACTGAAAAAAATATAATGCCTAATTCACCTGAAATTTCTGAACTTATTAGTAATTGGCAATCAAAAAAAAAATTTAATAGACTTATTGATCGGTATACCCTTATACACAAAGATATTCCAATTAGAGTAGATTTAAGTATTGTAAGAGAGAGTAATAGTAATAATAGTATTAGTGAATCTAATATATTTAAAATGATTCCAAAATATGAAATTGAGTTAGAAGTTTTAAATGATAAAGTATCTGATTATAATCTAGAAACTTTAAATAAAATGGTAAAGACTGTTAGTAAATATGTACTTTGTGGATTACAAAATACTAACTTTCCTATATCTTATCCTGATATAACAACAGTTGGTAAAAACTATTTAGAATTAATTAGTACTAGACACGAAGATATAAAACCTGGGGATTTTATAGGATCATCATCAGTTACTCTACAAATTTCTAATATTACTGAAAATAATCCAAATAGTAATATAGTTAATATTAAAAAGAACTTTACTGTAACTGATAAAGCTGATGGAGATAGAAAATTATTATATATTAATAATATTGGAAAAATTTATTTAATAAATACTCAAATGGCTATAGAATTTACTGGTGCAAAAACTGATAACGACGAACTATTTAATACTTTGTTAGATGGTGAACATATTATTCATAATAAATTAGGAAACTATATTAATTTATATGCCGCTTTTGATATTTATTTTATAAATAAAAAAGATGTAAGAAATTTAGAATTTATAGGAAGTAGTAAATCTGAATTACCAACTAATTATAGATGGAATCTACTAGATAACTTATTAAAAATACTTAACCCTGTATTAGTTAATTCTGATTTGCCATCGCCAATACGAATTCAAATGAAACGTTTTTATGATATAACAGAAACACAGTCTCTATTTACTGCTTGTTCATTAATTAATGAACAAATAAAAGCTAATCAGTATGAATATAATACTGATGGGTTTATCTTTACACCAAAAAATTTCGGGGTTGGTATGACTGAAACCGATAAAAAAATTAAAAATTATAAACATACTTGGGAATATTCATTTAAGTGGAAACCGGCTGAATATAATACTATTGATTTCTTACTAACTACAAAAAAGACTAAAACAGGTAACGAGTTTGTAGGAAATAAATTTGAAGATGGAATGGATACTAAATCAGTAGATCAATTACTTCAATATAAAACTGTTATACTAAGAGTTGGTTATGATGTTAATAAGCACGGATTTGCAAATCCTTGTCAATATCTTATTGATGATGAAATTCCATTAGGAACAGACTTTGATTCTGAAGATAGATTTAAACCAGTCAAGTTTGTTCCATCAAATCCATATGATCCTGATGCAGGAATATCAAATATTGAACTTAGTTTAGATAATATGAATGAAAAACAGATGTTTACAGAAGAAAATGAAGTAATTGAAGATAATACAATTGTTGAATGTCGATATGATATTACACGTCCAAAAGGATGGAGATGGGTTCCTTTAAGAGTTAGATATGATAAAACAGCCGAATATAGAGCCGGATATAAAAGTTATGGAAATGCTTATCACGTTGCACAAAATAACTGGTATAGTATTCATAATCCAATTACACTAGAAATGATTACAACTGGTGAAAATATACCTAATGAACTTTCACAAGATGATATTTATTATAATCAAGTTAAAGGACCTAAAAAAACAAAGGCATTACGAGACTTTCATAATCTATATGTAAAAAATAGATTAATTAGTAATGTATCAGATCCAGGTAATACTTTGATCGACTATGCTGTAGGTAAAGGAGGTGATATACCTAAATGGATCTCTGCAAAATTATTATTTGTATTTGGTATTGATTATTCTAGAGATAATATTAGAAACCCAGTTGATGGTGTTTGTGCAAGATATTTAAAATATAAACAAAAATTTGAAGCGATACCAAATGGATTATTTGTTTATGGAAGTAGTAATAAAAATATTAAAGATACATCGGCTATATTTAGTGATGTTGGAAAAAAAATTACAAATGCGGTATTTGGCGTAGGATCTAAAGAAAATTTAGGTAAAGGAGTAACTAAATCATATGGGATTGCTAGTGAAGGTTTTAATATTAGTTCAATTCAATTTGCAATTCATTATATGTTTGAAAATAATCAAACACTTCATAATTTCTTAACTAATATTGCTGAATGTACAAAAATTGGTGGATATTTTATAGGTTCAAGTTTTAGTGGTAAAAAGATATTTAATCTTCTTAATAATATTAAAATTAATGAAACGTATACATTCTTTGATAGAGATAAAAAAAATAAACTTCTTGAAATAACTAAACAATATGATAATAGTGAGTTTAGTGATGATATTAGTTCATTGGGTTATGCTATAGATATATTTCAGGCATCTATTAATAAAACAATTAGAGAATATCTAGTAAATTATGATTATTTAACATCTGTTATTGAGAATTATGGTTTTGTACCACTAACAGTAGATGAATTAAAATCTGTAAATTTTACTGAAAGTATAGGTTCTTTTGAACAATTATATAAACAGATGCAAAGTGATATTAAAAGTCGGAAACTTGATCAAAATAGTGTAGGAGATGCATTTAAGATGACAAGAGAAGAACGAGATATATCTTTCTTAAATAATTATTTTATATATAAAAAAGTTAGAAATGTAGATATTAGTGATATCAAAAATGCATTAATTAAAAGTTCAGAAGCAGAACAGGTTGAAAGTGTAAAACAGTCTTTGCAAGCAGCAGAAGTAGTTAAACAGACAACAGAACAGATTGAAGATGTTATAGAATCTGCTGAAAGTATTGCTTCAAAGCCAGTTACTTCAATTAAAATAAAACCAATAAAATCTAAACAACCGAAATCTACTAAGCTTTAAAAACAATATAAATGGAATTAATAATAATATATTAACGTTATGAGTTATTTTTTATTACCAAATATAATTAATACTATATCATCAGAAGATGTAGAAATAAAAAAAGATTTAGATCATTATACAATTAGTAAATCATTAGCTAGATATTTAAATTCTATGAAAACGCAAATCGATAATTATACAAATGAATGGGATCAATATAAAAAATATACTAATCCATATGAATATATACATACACAAATTCCTTATTCTAAATTATCGGTTTGTAAACTTAAACCTTTATCTAGATCATTTTATAAGCTAATAGAAATATTTAATATTTTTAATATAGATTTTAAATCAGATCCTATTACTAGTTTTCACTTAGCAGAAGGGCCAGGTGGTTTTGTTGAAGCATTAATTACATATAGAGAAAATAATAATACAATCAATAGTAAAGATATTTATTATGGAATGACACTAATAAATGATGAAGACGAAAATATACCAGGATGGAAAAAAAGCAAATATTTTTTAAATAAAAATCAAAATGTCAAAATTATAACAGGAAAAGATAACACTGGTAATTTGTTAAATGTCGATAATTTATGGCATTGTTATTATAATTATAATAATAGTATTGATCTAATTACAGGCGATGGTGGATTTGATTTTTCTACTAATTTTAATCAACAAGAACATCTATCAGTAAATCTAATATTTTGCCAGATTGTATATGCTATTGCAATGCAAAAAAAAGGTGGAATGTTTATCTTAAAAATTTTTGATATATTTACACAAATTACAGTTGAACTATTATATATTTTATCTAGTTTATATGAAAAATGTTATATAGTAAAACCACACACTAGCCGGTCTGCTAATGCTGAAAAGTACATTATATGTAGAAATTTTAAACTAGATAATACTTATGATTTAATTAAAAAATTTAGTGAATTATTTACTTGTTTAGATGATAAACCAATTTGTAAAATTCTTAATATACAAATACCTTATTTATATATAAATAAGATAGAAGATATTAATGCTATTTTAGGTCAACAACAGTTAGAAAATATATTATCTACCTTAAATATTTTAGATAATAACAAACCTGATAAATTAGATACAATTAAAAAAAATAATATACTTAAATGTATTCAATATTGTATAAAAAATAAATTACCATATCATAAAAATATTAATCAACATAATATGTTTATTCCTACATAATTAAACATATAATTAATTTACTATAATCTTGATCTAGAGAGAAATTCTTCTAATGTTGGATTCCATTCTCTAAAATCTTTTAAATATTTTAACATATGAAATCGTCCTATTAGTATATGGGTTCTATATTTTTTCCATTTATCTTGAATATATTTAACAACCTGATTACTACAAGTAATTTCTCTCCTAAAATTTAAAATAATCTTAATAATATCATCTGGTAAACTATCCCAGTTCATATTATTATATAAATATTTTCTAAAAATCTTCATGTTTTAAAACAACATAACACTGATCATTTACTGTATCAGGCAAATGACCTTTTATTCGTTTATTTATCATTTGAAAAGGAATATTAATCTCTTTTATACCACCATTATCTACATAATCTTTTAAAATTACAAATAATTCTTTTACTGGCTCATACTGTATAGTTAATTCTAATTCTGTTAATTTACTAATAATTTTATGTGCCTCTATTTGTCTCTCTTTCCGATTTCTTAAAATAGGTTGTTTATTTTTCTTATTTGTCATTTATTATTATCATTTATTTTCTTTTAAGTTTTTTAGATTTTCTTTTTTTATATTTTTTATTTTTTTTCTTTCTTGTTTTTTTAATTTTACTTTTATAACTATATTTTTTTTTATAATGGTTTAATAGTGCTCCACCTTGTTGTATATAAGGAAGTATTAAATTATATATAGCATCTATAATATTTCGGTTAATTGTTCTTGTTTTACTTACTAAATCTTGAATTGCTGCAGATAAAGCTACTGCAACTGTACCTTCACTTTCTGAAATTTCACGAGAGAGAACATTATTAACAAAATTTATCCAATTTTGTCTTGGATGATCTGGTCGAATAATTGGTATAATAGTATTTGGTTTTTCTGGTGGAGTACCAGGAGGAGGAGGTGGAGTACCAGGAGGAGGAGGTGGAGTACCAGGAGGAGGTGGAGTACCAGGAGGAGGCGGCGGAGAACCAGGTTAATGCGCAGAACTATCCGGAGGAGCTTTTCCTGAACATACTAATTGATAAATACCACTATTACAATTAACACTACCTGTTTTATAATGAGCTGCCCAATCTCCACCAGTTTGCGCACTACATCCTAATGGTACATTTCCCCACCCCGTCCGCCCATCACCACACGGCTCTACTAACTCAAACCCTGAAGCAAATTGCATACTACGTCCTGGTACACGTTTATTTTTTGTAGCTAATGATTTAACTATTGCTTCACATTCACCAGAAGATGCATTGGTACCTGAGTCACAAGTAGTACTTCCGGCAGGAGCTAAATGCCATTCTGGAATATTTGTAGAGCTAGATATCTTTTCATAAAAGCAATTTTTATCCCAATATATCTTATTACCTTTTAATACTCCAGAAATTTTTATACCATTCGCCCAGGAACCAGATATTCCATCTCCATCTATTATTGCATTACATTTACCATTTCTAGATAAAAGTGTAGGATCTAATGGTGTCATTTCAACTTTATTACCATCTACTTTAAATACAATTTTTTTATTAGTTTCCAATGCTGACCATCCTGGACAAGGCATTGTTTGCCAAGTTCCATTAAAGTAAGATGCTGAAACTAAACTTCTAGAACAAATACCAGCTACTGGAAATCCAGATTGCGACCCAGAATTTTTACTAAATAGTTTACACTGTTTCAACCAATCTTTTGATTTATTATCATATAAATAACCTATACAATCAGCTCTATTATTACACTCTACTGCACACCATACTTCAGCTGAATGAGAAAATGACTCACCTCCATTTAGTTTTATAACAGTTGCAAGATTACTAGATGTATTATTTAATTTATAACCACCAACAGAACACGTTGGAGAAATTCTAGAACAAAGTAAACCTGCTTTAGTAGTATTTTCTCCTACAGAAGTAGCGCCACTATATATATTACATTTTTTCATTACATCTTTTGATGCTTGATCAAATGAAACAGCAAAACATCCTCTCTCTGGAGTACATTCATTTTCGCAAGCACCAATATTACTATGTAAATATCCTGCAGTAGCTGTAACTGGAATTGTTGAATTAGGTTGTGAAATAAAATTTCCATTACCTATACAAATATCAGGAAGTGGTGTTGGTTTAATATTTGGATCAGAATGTGTAAAATCTGTTAAACCTACTGTATTATCTAATCCTTCCCTAAATTTTGATGTAACTATGCAAAATAATATACTTAAAATTATTAAACATAATAAAATTAATAATATACTTTTTATATTACTTTCATTGTATAATGTCATATATATATATATATTTAATAAATATATATATATTTATTGATTAATTATTTTTGTTTCTAGAAGAAAAAATCCTCTATTTGTATAATGATTTCCTCTAGGACTGGTATGCAATGATGATGTTAATTTACAATCAATATTATTACTAACAAAACAGTTATGATAGTCTTTTCTTTTATCACTTTCTTGTAAATCAAAATATGACATCCAACCTTTATTTTTACTATTAGGATATGTTTTCTTAAATAATTTTTTACAATCATCTAAAGATGAAACTACATTACTCACGTGATCATTGCCTCCTGCTACTGCATAACATTCTTTTGCATTTGGTAAATTTTTCCAATTTAATGTGGAAACTAGTGGTACAGGAGCTATATTTTATGGTAATAGATTAGGTCCAGCGTTACCTCCTATACCAGTATGATTTTGTATTTTCCCTACTCTAATATTTGATAATGATTTCTGGGTTTTTTCTGGATAACTAAATAATCTATAAATAACATCAAGATACCCTATATTTTCCATATTTTCTATATTTGTTTTTGATTTATTAACTAGACAACTAATTATAATAATTATAAATAATAAACAAAATAATTTATATAAAAAATTTTTTATATTTTTATTCATAGTTATATATTACAATAATAAAATAATATATAATCTAAATTCCTCGACCATATGGTGGTAGAGCATCGCTTACTTTTAAAAAGCATACAGTTGTTCTTCCAGTGCCACCGGAAGGTTCTCTATTTCCTATACCATTTAATCTTGATCTGCTTCGAATAGATGATTGATAACTAAAAGCATTTAATATATTTTGTGAACAAGCAGCTATTCGCTGATATTTATTTTTGACAAAATATGGTGCTTGACTTCTGTATGCATCTCCTCTATATTTAACTGGTGTAGCTCCAGGAAGTGTTATTACCTTACTATTCTGTTTACCAGCAGTTAAATAAACATTCATTCCTTTACCAGCTACATTGGCAAATTTTATATCGTTTCCTTGAGCAAAATCATTATTATTAGTTATAATTGTATTATATTTTGCTTGTAAAATTCTTGTACTACTATCTACAGCACCTTGTTTAGCAAAGAATGGATTATTTGGTTTAAAAGTAATAGGTACTTGGCATTTATCCATTTCATTTTTATAGTGACAACATGCAGATGGATCTGATACGCAATATGTACTATTAAATGCTTGAGATCCTACTCTATTCCCATTTTTATCTATAGTATTCTCAGCATAAACCCAATTTTGATTAGAAGGAGGTAATTCTTGGTTAAGTGGTTTACCATTTTGCATAAATAATTCATTCGATTTGCCTAGCATTGTATTTGCAGTACTTAATAATTGATTTTGTTCATATAATTTAACTCTACTTTTTAAATATGCTGCTCCTGTAGTAAAATAATTTTTTTTTATTTTTGTCTGCGATGATCTAGGTCTAACTACTCTTTCTGGATTATTAAAGTATACGGGCTGATAATTAGATAGACTATTTCTTATAACATCAGTAGAATGTATTATACCATTTTTATCTGTCCAAGTACTACAATTACAGTTTTCTATGTCTCTATATCCATTTGCTAAATATTGATTTAGTATGCCTTTTTGATCTTTATGTTGCCAGTCTTTTTGATTTAAATTTACAAGACAGCAAGAATTATCTAAAGTTGTTCCTCCAGGATTCCACATAACATGATTTAAACTTGGTTTGCCTGTAATATGGCCTTGGCTAGGTGATAATTGCTTTCTCCAATGTTTAATAGGATTAAGTGAGCCTGTTCGTCCAGCGCCTCTACCTCTAGCTGTAGTATATATACCAGAATACCTTCCTATTATAGCAATATTTGGATTATTTGATGGATCTGCATAATTATAGATACTTGATAAACCTCTAGGGGCACGATTATATTGAGATGGATCTGATTTATCATTTGCTGCATATGTAAAACCATCACTTGGAAAATTTATTTGTGGACGAGAACTTGTTGGTACGTTTAATTTAATTTGTATTGAAGAAATTGTTCCAAAAGTTTTTCCAGAATTTTGATCAATTATTTGATCAGTAACTAATCCCTTCCAATTTCTATTAAATAATCCTCCTGGATGAATATATTGTCCCCCTTGAAATTCAGTACTTAAATTATTTTGATGTGCATTTGGCAATTGATTTGTTTTTTTTATAGAGTTACTAGCTAAATCTATTTTATTTTCATTTACACCTAATAAATTGTCTTTTTCGGTAAGATTTGATAAAATAATTTGTTTAGGATCATTTGTATTATAAAAAGTTATAGACATATATATTTTAATAAGATATTAAAATATATATATATTTTTATAAGATATTAAAATATATATATATTTTTAATCTACTAATTGTAAATAATATATTAAATAAAATATCTAAATAATGTTATTAATTTACAAAGATTGGTCTTGGATTTCCAAAAGGGAATTTTTCCTCGGTTTTAATAGGACATGTAAAAGTACCTCTCATAGTTTTTCTACTACCATAACAAGCTGTATATATTGAAGTATTTGCTGTAGTATTACCCCAAACATTAGTTATATTATATTGTTTACGATTAATTTGATTACGACCTTTTCGTTTAGTATTACTACTAGATTGTACTGCAGAATTTCTTTGAAAAACTCTATTTGATGGTTTATATGAAACTGCTTGTTTACATAAACATCTTGCTACTGGTGTTATATTTTTATTAAAAGATAAATCTGGATTATAACATGATTCTGTAGTTATAACTGCTACCCCTGTGTGAACTGGTTGATTATTCCTATATAAACTATATGTTGATGGTGGAAAAGTATTAGGTTCATATAAAATTTGGGTTAATTTTTTATTACTTTCTTCTATATTATCTAAATTATTATAAATATATGGAGTATAAGAAAATGTTTCCATTTGATAATTTAGCTTAGCTCTTGATTGTAAATAGCCTTTATTACTTTGAAATTGAAATGGACCTCTATTAATATATGATCCTGGTCTAGCAACAATTAATGCATTACTCTGTGTACAGTTTTGTATAGTAAACAGAGTATTTTCATTTACATATTTATAACTATTATCATCTCTATCATTTTCATTAGATTCATAATTTTTTTTTACATTTTTTTTAATCCATATTGGTTGACAACTTAATGCTCTTCCACCATTTTTATTATTATTACTATCACGTATTATAATTGATTCTTGTAAAAATTTAATAGTTGTTATCGTATAACCATTTGGTCTTTCAAATAAATGTAATCCATTATAATGTCTACCTCTAGTAATTTTACTGGTATTAACATTAATGAGACCATTAGGTAAATCTGGTAAAGGTTGTTTTGTATTATCATCAATATATTGTCTTGGAAATAGTTGCCGCCGCCAATGTTTAATAGGTCTTGGTAAAGCAGTATTTTTTGTTCTACCATGAACTCTTGAAGATTTCCAACCTGGACCTGAATAAAAATTATTATTTAATGTACCAGACTCATTTCCACAAGCAATCTCTCCTTTATCATTTATTCTAACTGGTGGATTATTATATTGTAGATAATCATGATGATTTATAGAATGACCATTATATGATGGATTATTTATATATTGACCTGTTTCTGGATCAATTTGTCCACCATTTTTTGAAAAATTCATATTATTACCTGTAATATCAGGCATTGGTCTACCCGGTGCACACCAATTTCTAATCTGCGGTAAAGGTCTAGACATAGTAGGAACTAATGCAAATACAGGACTCTGTGTTTTCCAATTTTTACCACAGTTTGATATATCTGTAACATTACACGAACGATGTCCCCAAGGTAATTGTGGTATATTTTGTAAAGTTACTTTATCAAGTTCGCAAAATTTTCTATCTTGATTATAATACCTACAATTTCTATAGGCCATATATATATATTTATAAAAATATTATTTATATAAATATATATGATTTGTATTATACTATTATTATTAACATTATCCCTAATTTTATTTTTATCTACATCATTATTTAACAATATAGAAGGTTTAGATAATTGTAATACACCTCCTATTAAAGGTTCAACTAGTACTGATATAACGAATAGTCATCAAATCTCTACATTACAACAACAAGTTACAGATTTAGACAGTCATTTGAGGCAACAAGTTAGTACAAATACTGCTCAAATTAATAATATTAATACAAATATACAAGGGTTAAGTAGTTTAAGACAAATAGTTGCTGGTTTAAGTTCTAGTATTAAAACAAGTGAACAAGGTATACAACAATTAGGACAACAACTACAAAGTCAAGCTAATAGCGTAGCTAATCAGCCTAAATAATTTATAGTAATAATATATAATGATCTCTATAGTATTTTTACTTTTACTATTATCATTAATATTATTTTTATATAAAAATAATATAGAAGGTCTAGATAATTGTCCACCAATAGAAGGTACTACTACTACCGGGATGCGAAATAATGCCACATTATCATCTATTAAAACAAATATTGATAATATAAATAATAATATAGCAAATCAAGTTACCAGTAATACATCTAAACTTGAAGCACTTAATAATAGTTTAAAAGGTATTTTAGATTTAAAACAACAAGTTACAGATCTTGCAACTGGAGAGAAAAAGCTTAAACAGTCATTGGCTAATTTTGGTAATCAATTACAGGCTAAAGGATTAAGTGTTGCAAATACAACTAAAAAAGATATGCCAAATCCGCTTCCACAAGTACAGGCAAGTCCTTATACTGGTAAACGTAGAACTGATTAAATAAAATATTTATATTTTATAAATATATGTCTAACTTTTTTAAAGATGTTGTAAATGATTTAGATAAAGTAGAAACTGAATTATTGGGACCAAACTATGAATATTGGAAATGGATTTTAGCGCCTCAAGAAATGGGCATGTCTGCTGATGGTAACTTAGGAGCTCTAGGTAATGATATTATTGGTTTAGTTAAATATATGGAAACCTTAATTGCAGGTGGTGGAGCACAAAGAGGGCCTGGCCAAAATGATCCACTTGGAGACAGATATTTTTTAAAAACCGGAGCTACTTGTAAAGATGTTACAACAGGAGAAGATGTTACTAGATCTATTTTTGTTAATAATATTCCTAGTGGAGACATACCATTTATATCTGGAGCTTTAGGTACTGATTTTGGAGAGATTGTAGGTATAGTTCCAGGAGTTATGTCTAGTACTGCTAATATAAATCCATTACAAATCTTTCAAGCCTTTATGGAAGGAACAGATCCTCAATGTGCATCTGTAACATTACCTGTTAGAGATAATAAAAACAATCTAAGTATGGGGTCAGCCCATTTAACATTTACTGATATTAAAAATGTTGAACCCTGTTTATGGGAAGGCGCTACTAATCCTATAAGTGGCCAATCTAGACAAGGATGTGCAGCACTTAGTGGTAAAAATGGAACTTGTAACGGATGTGTAAAAGAAGGATTTCAAAATAGTAAAGCATTATTAGATAATCAAGAAAATATGGATGATTGTAACAAAAAAATTCGTATGATATTACAAGTATCTTTGGTAATATTAGCTATTTATATTTTATTTAGAATCTTACATAAAAAAAAATAATAATTAATATCTTAAATAATTATTATTTAATGTATAACTCTTGAACGGGCTGTTTGGGATGCATTATTACGATCACCACCCCAAGATACATCATTGAAATTTCTATTTTTAGCCTGTAATTTCTTAAATCTAATATAATCTCCTCCATCATATACCCATCTTTGATTACCACTCCATAATGCAAGATTTTCACTTATAATATTATTTCCGCCTGGCTGTTGTTGTATTGGCATTATTCCTGAATTTCTAACTGCAGCAGCATTTGAACTTCTTCTAGTAGATGAAACTTGATTTGGTGGATTTACATATAAAAGATCAATATAAATATTACCTCCTACTTGATTATTAAAGATTTTACTAGTTGTTGCATATGCATTATTTGAAAGATTTGGATCTCCTGCATTCATTAATGCTCTAAATGGAGTTTGTCCACCTATTTGGGCAACACCACCCAATCCAAAAATAGTATAATCATTTAGTCTGGTTATAGGTGTTAAATTTTCCAATATTTGTTGAACCCTATTTGGATCTTTTGTATGTAAAAATGGTACATTATTAGATTGTCTTAAAATTTTTCGTGATATTGCTAAATTATTATTTCCATCTTTAAATCTTAATTTAGGTGTACAAGATCTATATTGAACTTGTTCTAGTCCATAATTACAATTTTCATTTGGTGCATTTGGATAAACAGGTCTATTATAAGGTGCAAACCCAGGTATGGATGGGTTTATTACTATCCAAGGATTAGGTTTTTTCCACAAGGTAAATTTCCTAAAAGTTTACTGTATGGATATCGATATACATTTGCCCAGTCTAAATTTGAAAGATTCATTTATAATATATATAAAAATAATATATATATTATTTACCGTCTAACTCTTGAAAGTGCTACCTGAGATGCATTATTGCGATCACCACCCCAAGATACATCATTGAAATTTCTATTTTTAGCCTGTAATTTTTTAAATCTAACATAATCAGTTCCATCATATACCCATCTTGGATTACCACTCCACATTGCAGCTTGTCCACCACCACCAGGTGCAGTTAATTTACTTGGTGTATCCCGTGGCATATATCCACTCATAGTAACAGCTGCAGCATTAGATGATCTAGTTGTAGAAGATACCTGATTAGATGGATTTGCATAAATAGGATCTGGATCTAATCCATTTTTTTGCCAAGTTTTAAGATTAGCCGCATATTTATTAACACTAGAAGCTGGATCTCCAGCATTCATTAATGCTCTAAAAGGTGTTTGTGCACCTAAACCTCCGCCAGGCATCTCTCCAATTTTTGGATTAGTAAATATAGATACTGTTACAGGTGTTACATAAGGTAAATTATTTTTTAGTTTCCTATCAAGAGCTCTATTATTAGCCTGTCGTAATTCTTTGCGTGACACGACTAAATCATTATCGCCATCTTTAAATCTAAGTTGTGGTGTACATGATTTTCCAATATCACCACAACTTTCACGGGGTGCATTTTTATAAAGTGGAATATTAGGATCTGCACCAATTCTAACCCATGGTTGTGGAGTAGGATCTTTTCCACAAGGTCGAGCACCTAAAAGTTTACTATATGGATAAGTGAAAGCCATTGAACTATTTAATTTCATTATATAGTAGACTAATAAAATAAAAAATATATATATATTTATATTTTTTATAACTAATTTTCTGTTAAAATTCTTGGTGCAATATTCATTGTTATTAATTCTTGAAATAATAATTTACAAGCATATGGTAAATATACATTACTAAATTCTGTTGTATTATTACAAGTTTTACATATATGAATATGCTCTTTGTTATTATAAGCAGCAATAAGACCACATTTTTTACATACTTGGATTTTAAATTTATCTGATGCATCGAGTAATCTTTCTTTATTAAATCTAGATGCACCGTGTGCAACCATTGCATCTTTTTCCATTTCACCATAACGTAATCCACCATCACGAGATCTACCTTCCGCTGGTTGACGAGTTAAATTTACCATAGGACCAATACTTCTACTATGTTGTTTATCACTAACCATATGTTTTAATCTTTGATAAAATGCTGGCCCGATAAATACATTTGTTCTCATCTGTTCACCAGATAATCCATCATATAATATTTCATTACCTTTAGATTCATAACCAATATTTTGTAATTCTTTACAAATATCTTTTATATTAAATTCACCAAAACTAGTACCATCACCAAATAAACCTAATTCTAATAAAACTTTTCCTAAAAGTGTCTCTTTTAATTGACCAATTGTCATACGACTAGGAATAGCATGAGGATTAATAATAATATCAGGTCTAATTCCATCTTCATTAAATGGCATATTTTCTTCAGGAATAATCGTACCAATGGTACCTTTTTGTCCGTGGCGACTAGAAAATTTATCGCCGATTACTGGTTGGCGTAATGTTCTTAGACGAACTTTTGCAAAATTATAACCATCTCCATTTCTTTCAATATAATTTTTATCAATATATGTCTCTTCACGAGTTCTATAAATTCTACTCTGATCTTCATATTTAATAACTTTTGTATGATTATTGCGATTTTCTTTAATTGGTAAAATTTTTGCAATAACAATATCTCTATCATCAATCTTAGTATTTTCAGGAATAACACCATTATCATTTACTTTATCATAATTACCAAATTTCATACTTTTTGTTTTAGTTGGATCTGGCTTACATCTTACTTCTTGATCACCGTGTATTTTTTTGTCTTCATCTTTTTCTGTATGATAAATTGTTGCTTGAAATAGTCCTCTTTCAATAGATCCTTTATTAAATAATATACTATCTTCTTGATTATACCCAGTATGTGTCATAATAGCTACTATTACTTGTGCACCAGATGGAATTTTATGTAAATTTAGTAAATTCATTACACGAGTATCTACTAAAGGTCTCATACCATAAGTATGAACATATGCTGTTTTATCCATTCTATTATTAAAATTTGTAACATAGATACCCATAGCCTGTTTACCCATTGCACATTGATATGTTAGACGAGGTGCTTGATTATGTTCTGGAAATGGAATACAAGATGCTAAAATACCTAATAATGTACTTGGATGAATTTCACAATGAGTATAATTATATTTAAAATTACTATCTCTTTTACATAAATCTTTACAAGTCATAGCTACTAGACTACTATTTTGTTCTCTAGGATCAATATATTCTAAAACTGCATTATCAATTTTACAATCTGTAAGTAAATCTATCCAATCTAATTCTTCTTGTTTTAATCTGTCAATGATATTTTTTGTTAATAAAATTTTATTATCTTTTACTTTTAAAACTGGTCGGACTAATCTGCCAGCATCATTACAAATAATAATCTCTTTTTGTTTATAATTAAATACAATACTTGTATAAATATTTATTAATCCTTTTGATTTTTTTTCTTTTAAAGAATTATATAATTCTAAAGGCTCACGTGTTATACCTATCCAAGATCCATTTAAGAATACTTTAACAAATTTATAAAGATTTTTTTCTTGACTAAATTTTACAATACTATTTGATATATACTCTCTTATTGGTTGACTATCAGATTCAATAGTTACAGTTGATAAATAACTTAAATTTTTTACTACACCAACTGATCCACCTTCTGGAGTATTATGAACTACTAATCCTCCATCTAATAAAAATCGTCCCTTTTTATCTTCTAATTGCCATCCAACATATTTTCCAACTCCAGTTTCTTTTAAGATAAATGGCGATGACATAAAAGAATTATTCCGCATAATAAGTGTTTTATCAGTATATTTATGTAATTTTTTTCTAGGAAGTAATGTTGGTATTTCATGAATATTATTTCCAGTAATTCTTATTTCTTTATATGATGAATATTTTTTATTGTTTGTTTTTTTATCTGTCCATTGACTAATGCCCTCTTTTACATTACATGAAAACCCAAGAGAAATTGCTATTTTATGAATATCATCAATAATTTTATAATTTTTTGGTCCTTGACAAATACGGATTTCTCTACCATTATCTCTCACATGTCCATCAGTATCAATTATTCCAGCTAATAATTTTAATCTAATATTTTTATCATTTACAATATAATCATTTGGAATATGTTTATTATTAATTAAATTATATTTTTTTAAATATTTCTTTAAAGGTGCTTCTTCAACACGATTACAAAATCCTTTATCATATGCTTCTTTATTTTTTTTTGAGCAAATTTTATATTTATATCTTTCATCTTTATTTATTAATGCTTCATTAGTTTCAGCCCACATTTTCCAATAGTCTAATAATTCAAAATCAGTTTTATAATTTAGAGCGAATCCTGTTCCGCATGATAATCCATCTCCTAACCACATTCCTAATAAGTATGGGTCCATTTCTACTTTTTTTGTCTCCCATTTAATGCTATTAGTTTTGTATAATACTAAATGTTTTTTTGTATAATTATCTAATTTTAAATAATCTTCAATTGTAATATCAATTGTATTATCATCATTAAATGAATGTATATAATTTTCTACTTCATCATAACTTTTAAACGATTTTTGTTGTATTTTATTTGTTTCTCTATTGAAGAACTTTACATTATAACGTTCTTCTCTATCTTTTTTATTACATAGAATAATAATTTTATGTTGACGAATGTAAAGAGTTAAAATATGATTATCTGTTACACGATGTTTAATAAAATTTGATTTATCTGGAATTATATCATACATATTTTTTACTCCAAAGCATGTTGTTCTTACTTTTGTAGGATTACCTAAATCATCAATTAAAATATCCCCAATAATTATATTTTTAGCTAATTTAATTTCACCAGACCACATCATAATTGGTGTTTCTGGATCAAAACATTCTGCGGGACATAGATATCCCCAGGTTGAATTATGTAACTTACGAGGAGGAATTAATTTACCACTTTTATCGATTGGAGTATTAACACGTCGTAAATGACTTAAACTTGATAAATATGTTAATCGATTTAATACTTGAGCAACGCCAACTTTATTACTATTTATTTGTTTAATACCAAAATCCCCAGTTGCTAAGGCTCTTTTAAATCCATTTTCAATAGTTGTAGATTTTACAATTTTATAAATATTTGTTAATGTAATAATACTTTCGTAATCTTCATTTGATTTCCAAGAACCATTATTAATTTCTCTAATAATCTGTTTCTGCATATCTTTTACTAGTTTATTAAAATAGTTTCTAAAAAGATTATTTAATAATACACCTGTTAAATCTATTCTTTTATTTACATACGAATCTCTATCATCACAAGGAATTATTCCATTTACACAATTTAATAATCTTAAAGTCATATATCCTAAGAAATATAATTTTTCTTCTCGTGTTCGACAATGTGGAAATAGATCATTATTTAATACTTCTAGTGCAAACTGGTGCTTTTTTTGCTGTCCTGTCTCTTTATCCATATTTAATGGTGTATAAATCACTTGAGATGTAATATATCTATGTGCTAATTCTTGAGTCATATACATATTTCCATCAACAATCGATGCTTTTAGCTGATTAATATAAGATTTATTAATTTCAACATCAATATCTAAAACTATTTTTTCACATATATCTTTATCTGAAATTACGCCTAATGCACGAAATAACACAAATAGTGGAATTGGTTGTTTAATTCTAGGTATTTGAATATAAATACCATATCCATATCCATTATTTTTTTGTGATATAGTAATTGATATTTGTTTTGGAGAAATAGATTTCCAATCAGGTACTGACTTGATCTCTGCTATATAACTCCATTTACTATTATTTTTTCCAATATCAAAACAATATATTGTATTTTCTGCTGCACGTTCTTGCCCAAGACAAGTTTTTTCTGAACCATTAATTATAAAATATCCACCTGGATCCATTTTACATTCTCCACTTATTTCGCTTGTAACATGTTTATACTGTTTTAATACACATACATTAGATTTTAACATAATTGGAATTTTACCAATATGAATATTTGGTAATGTTTTATATACTGTATGAATATCATTTAGATTCTCCCCATTTCTAATTGTATATTTAATATTCATAGTTACTGTCATATTTGATGCATATGTAAAATTTCTTAATCTTGCTTCCTGGGGAAACATTAGTTTTGTTGCTCCATTATTCTCATGTATCTGAGGACGATGTAAACCAAAATTTTCAAATGTAATACTTATTTCTAGTCTATATTTATCACTTGCTTTATCATAGTCGTGCTCTGATGTAATTATTACTGGATTAAACATATTAATTGTATTTGGTATTTGACGTTCAATAAAATCATTATATGATTCTAATTGATGTCTTACTAATTGCTGTAAATGTTCTTTTGAAAAATAAGCCTCAATAAGAGTCCAAGGAAAATCCGAACCTAAAATTTTATTTACGTTTCCATAATCTTCCATTTTGCTTATCATTTTAATTTAATTTATATTTCAATTTATCTTTAAATTATGTAATAAAAAATGATAATAAATAATATTTGCTATATACTATTATAATGGCAAGTATTATTAAACGACTAGATACTATTAAAAATCAGTCTATACTAAAAAATAATATCTTAAATATTAATGATCGTAGATTATCAAAACAAGAAGTTTGTAATTTATTAATGCTTTATGATAAAAACTATTATATGGTACAGACAGATCCATATATTAATTTGGCTATTTTATCATTACAAAAAAAACAACTGATTATTAATAAAATACCATATACTATTAATATTAAAATTAATAATATTAGTGATCTTATTACTATATGTAACAATTATAGTAGTATAGATAATATTGATCAAGATAATAAATTAAATTTACTTACAAAAATATACAAACCTTTAATTGATTTAAATAGTCTTATTGGAATGAATGAACTTAAAAATGATATACTTAATCAAATATTATTTTATATACAAAATTTTCATAAAATTAATAATATGGAATATATGCATACTGTCTTATGTGGTCCACCTGGTACCGGAAAAACCGAAGTTGCTAAAATTATTGGAGAGATTTTTAGTAAATTAGGTATATTATCTAAAGGTACATTTACTAAAGTTGTCAGATCAGATTTAATTGCTGGATATCTTGGACAAACTGCTATTAAAACTAGTAAAGTTATAGAAAATTCGTTAGGTGGAGTATTATTTATTGATGAAGCATATTCATTAGGTAATCAAGAAAAACGTGATTCTTTTGCAAAAGAATGTTTAGATACACTATGTGAATCTTTAAGTAATCATAAAGATAATTTAATGATTATTATTGCTGGATATGAAGAAGAACTTAATAATTGTTTTTTTAGTTTTAATCCAGGACTTCGTTCTAGATTTCCTTGGACTTTTAAAACTGATAAATACTCACCTGAAGATTTATTTAAAATTTTTTGTAAAAAGATAAAAGAAATTAATTGGAAAATTAACAATTCTTTAGATGAAAATTTCTTTAAAAAAAATATTAAATATTTTAAACATTACGGTAGAGATGTTGAATTATTTTTATCAAAAACTAAAATAGTACACGCTAGACGTGTATTTTCTCTATCTGATGATCAAAAAACTATTCTTAATAAAGATGATTTAGATGAAGGATTAAAATTATTTATTAAACATGGTATTGTTACAGAACATACATTTGATACTATTGGTCATTTATATAATTAAATGCGTGAAATTTATAACTAAATAAATCCTGACATAATTTAATGTCAAATATAAAACCAATTAAAATAAATCCAGAATTATTTAAAGTATCTGGTAGTCAAAATAAAAATAAAACATTAAAAAATAAACCTGTAAATCCTATTAAATCTAATGTTTTAAAAAAAGATCTTCTTGCTCGCATTAAAAATCATAGATCACATAAACAAAATAATTTACTATCTACTAATCTAGATGAAAATAATAATTATGACTATAATACTGATAATCAAGATAATTATACTAATAATAATTCGTCTGATAATAAACAAAATATTAATACATCAGATTCTTTAACACAAAAACTTGATAATATACCTATTACTCTTGAAGCAAACTCTTCTAGTAAAAAACCTATTCCTATTAATAATGATCATGATGATGATTTTTTACAATCTATAAATTTTTTAAAAACATTATCTAATAAAAAAAACAACACTATTAAGCGAAAAAATTTACAAGATTTTCCTATTGAAAAACAAGAAAATTTAGACAATTTACCCCAATATGGTTGTTTAAAAAATGGTTCTTTGCCAACATTTAGGCAATTACATAATTCTACTGTTAAGAGAGACAGTGATGATGTTTCCGATTCTACAATACCTAAAATAAAAAGTAGTAATAAAAAAAATGTTACTTTTAAATATAATTTAGGAAAAAAACACAAGGTTGTTAGTGTTTTAATTAAAAATGTTTCTACTAGAAAAAAAATTAGTAGCGAACATACACGTTTAAAAGAAATTAAATTAAATGATATGAAAAATTATTTAAAAAGACATAATTTATTAAAAAGTGGTAGTAATGCTCCTCCTGATGTTATTAAAAAATTATATGAACAATCACTTTTAACTGGTGATGTTAGAAATACTAATAAAAATTCTATTGTTCATAATTATTTAGCAGAATAATCTCTCTCTCTCTCTCTCTCTTAATATATATAATTTTTTTATTATTATAATATATAATGACATCTGAACTTCAACCCGAACATCCTGATAATGAAAAGCATGATGAAATGCCTGAAATGCATAATGAACCTGCTGAAATGACTGGCGGTCGCCGCCGTCGTCGTGGTGGTAGCCGCAAATCCCGTCGTGGTGGTAGCCGCAAATCTCGCCGTGGTGGTCGTAAATCCCGCCGTGGTGGTAGCAAATCCCGCCATGGTGGTCGTAAATCTCGCCGTGGTGGAACTAAAAAGGGTATGCGTCGTAAAACAGCACGTAAAGCATACAAGGATCTCCACAAACGTAAATCTCGCCGCCACTCACGCAAATCACGTAAAGGTGGTAAACGTAAATCTTGTCCAAAATATTGCAGACGCAAGACTATGCGTTGCAAAACATACAGACGTGCTCACAAAAAATCACACCGCCGTCGTAGAAGATAGATAATCTAATATTTATATTTTATTTATATAATATATAAATGACTAATACTTCTGAACCTAAACCAGCAAATTCTTTAACACATTGTCCATTTGGAGGTAATCCAAAAGTTGCTGCTCAAATGGGATTCCCTTCGTGTGGAATTGCTCGTCCAGGTCCATTTTTTAATGATTTAAATTTAGGAAAATCAATTAGTGGTGGCCGCAAATCCCGCCGTGGAGGCCGCAAATCCCGCCGTGGTGGAATTAATAGCGGAGATCAGGCATCTTCTGAATTACCATCTGCAGATGTAGCGCCGGTTCAAGTGCCGGTTACAAATAAGCAACCGGTTCAAGTGCCGGTTACAAATAAGCAACCTGTTGCACAACAACAGTGCCCTCAAGAATGTATTGCAAAAGGTTGTGGTAAACGTAACTTTTTACATAAACTTTTTGGAAGTGTTGGAGGTAGCAAATCACGTCGTGGTGGTACTCAATGTGGATCTCAAAAAAAAAAAATGTATGGTGGTCGTAAATCACGTCGTGGCGGTACTCAATGTGGATCTCATAAAAAGAAAATGTATGGTGGTCGTAAATCACGTCGTGGTGGTCGAAAATCTAGAAGATAAATATTATAATTATATGATTTATATATATAATTATGTCATATAAACCTGAAATAAATTTAGCAAATTGTAATCCTAATATTTATAAAAGTTTAGAGAGAACTGCCTGTAATATATCTAGGGGAGGTAAAAAACAGAGACGAAGTCAAAAAGGTGGTAATAGATGTCTTGTACCAAAAAATCCTACACCTAGTTCATATTGGCCTGGGCCACCAAATCCTGCGCCACCAAATCTAGTACCTTCACCGCAATGCCAATTTCCACATTTTAGACCATTAGTATTATCGCAATTTGGTGGAAAAAAGAAAAGAAAAACTAAAAGACGCAATAAGAAAGGAACTAGAAGACATAGAACATATAAAAAATAAATTTATCTATAATTATATTATAAATATGTTTAAAAAAATAAAAAATAGTAATATATATTCTATTTTAATATTAGTAGCTTTACTTGTTTTTTGTTGTATATTTGGTTTACGAAATCAATTATATACTGAAGGTTTAACTGGATCAACATCTACTGGACTTAAAGATTATATATATCATTCCGGAACTGCACATGATTCTCCACCACCTCCAGTAGTTTATCCAACTTGCAAACCATATCAAGGAACAGTTTGGGCATTTTGTGGAGATAAACCAATACATGGATGGGGTATAGGGCCAGAAGGACAGGAAAAAGCAATTGGTAATTGTAATTATGCTGCAAGAAATGGGAAACAATGGGGTGCGTGTCCATAATCTAGATATTTTTAAAATTAATTTAAAACGATATTGCTGTATTAAATTAATGACAATTGTTAAAGAATATCTTGATTTAACTGAAAAATATAAAAAAGAGTATGGAGAGAAAACTTTAGTTTTAATGCAGGTAGGTTCTTTTTTTGAAGCATATGGCCTACTTGATAAAGATGATATAATATATGGTAGTGATATAGTAACCTTTGCAGAAATTAATGAAATGACAGTTAGTCGTAAAAATCTTTGTGTAGGAAAAGCTAGAGTAGTTATGGCAGGATTTGGATTACCCCAATTAGAAAAATATGTTAGAAAAATGCAAGATAATGGATATACTATTCCAGTATGGACACAAGATACAAATAGTAAAAATACTACCAGAAGTCTCTCTTGTATTTTCTCTCCAGGAACATATTTTTCAAATGAAACACGTGAACTTTCAAATAATATAACTTGTATTTGGATTCATATTAGTAAAAATATATTAACAAAATTAGATGAAATTACAATTGGAATTTCTAATATAGATATTTTTACAGGTAAATCTTCTATTTTTGAGTTTATAAAACCATATAAGCATAATCCAGCAACATATGATGAACTAGAACGATATATATCAATTTATAATCCAAATGAATGTATTATAATTTCTAATTTAGATATTAATATTGTTAATGATATAATTAATTTTACACAAATTAATTCTAATAAAATTCATAAAATCGATTTAGATGATAAAAATTTAAATAAACAGATAAAAAATGCTGAAAAACAGATATATCAAAAAGAAGTTATTGATCGTTTTTATCTAAATAGTAATAGTGAAAATATATTAAATCGCTTACAACAATATTGTATTGCAATTCAATCTTTTATTTATTTATTAAATTTTATATTTCAACATAATCCTAATTTAGTTAATAAAATATCTGAGCCACTTTTTGAGAATTATACAGATCGTTTAGTATTAGCCAATCATTCGCTTAAACAATTAAATATGATTTCTGATAATAGACATAATGGTAAATATGGATGTGTAAGTAATTTACTTAATAATTGTTTAACACCTATGGGTAAACGTGAGTTTACCTATAATTTACTTAATCCTACTACAAATATTGAATATTTAAATACATCATATAATATTACTGAACACTTATTAACAAGTGATTGGTTATTTTATAGAAATAGTTTAACTAATATGAAAGATATTGAAAAACTTAGACGAAAATTAATTATGAAAAAAATTACACCAAAAGATTTCTGTATGTTAAATGAAAATATTAAAACAGTCGTTTCTCTCTACAAAGTTTGTAAAAAAGATAAAAAATTAGTCTATTTTTTTGAAAATAATACTGATATTAAAAATTTTAATGATATAGAAATAATATCGAGAGAGATAAATAATCTTATTGATAGTACTTTTGATATTAATAAAGCAAAATTTATAGATGATGTATCACAAGAGAGATTAGGTAATACTGATATTCAAAAAATTTTATATATTAATTTGAAACTTGATAGTCAAATAGATAAATATTATAAGTTATCATTAGAGAGTGGTAAACAGTTAGAATCTATTAGAGACTATTTATCTAATTTAATTAGACAAAATGAAAAAAATGCAAAAACTACAGAATTTGTTAAAATTCACGAAACTGCAAAAAATGATGCAACATTACAAGCAACAAAACGACGTATTACATTCTTAAAGAAGGCACTTGAAGAAGAAATTAAAAAGAATAGTGAAATTACTTTAAAATATTATTCTAATTTTTCTAATAGTGAGGAGGAATTTAACTTTAATATTAGTGATATTGATTATTGTGCAACTACGGGTAATCAAAGTACAATGATAATTACAAATCAACAAATTCGTAAAATGTGTACATTAATTAATACAGCAAAAAATGATCTTATTTCTGCATTAGAATTATACTATTATAAATTTATAGATAGTTTTTCAAATTTAAATCTTAACTATATTATTACTTTTGTAACACAATTAGATATTTTACAAAGTAAATGTTATTTAGCAAAAGAATTTAATTACAAAAAACCTATTATTGAAGAGTCTAATAAATCATATGTGAATTTTACGGGACTAAGACACGCTCTTATTGAACATATTAATACAAAAGAAATTTATGTAACAAATAGTTTAGATCTTTCTGATAAAATTAATGGAATTTTACTATATGGTACAAATGCTGTAGGAAAAACAAGTTTAATTAAAGCTATTGGTATTGCTATTATTATGGCACAGGCAGGATTATATGTACCAGCTGATAGTTTTATATTTTTTCCATATAATACATTATTTACTAGAATATTAGGACATGATAATATTTTTAAAGGTTTGTCGACTTTTGCAGTAGAAATGATTGAACTTAGAACTATTTTACAGTTAGCTGATACAAATAGTTTAATTTTAGGAGATGAATTATGTTCAGGAACTGAAAGTGATTCGGCATTAAGTATATTTGTTACAGGATTAGAATTATTACATAAAAGAGAATGTACATTTTTATTTGCTACTCATTTTCATGAAATTGTAAATTATGAAGAAATAAAAAATTTAGAAAAAATGAAAATGTATCATATGTCTGTTATATATGATAAATCAACAAATAGACTAGTATATGATAGAAAATTAAAACCAGGAGCTGGAGAAAGTATGTATGGATTAGAAGTTTGCAAATCACTAGATTTAGATGATAACTTTTTAGTTAGAGCACACGATTTGCGTATGAAATATAATAAAGTATATCAAAATATACTTAATCAAGATACTAGTAAATATAATAGTAATAAGATAAAAGGAGGTATTTGTCAAAAGTGTAAAATAAATTTAGCTACTGAAATACATCATTTAGCATATCAAAAAAATGCTGTAAATGGATTTATTGAAACAAGTGATAGTAATTTTGATAAAGATCATCCTGCGAATTTAATAAATATTTGTGAAGATTGTCATAATAAAATACATAAAACTAATAAACTACTAAAAAATAAAAAGGTGACTAATGGTTATGAATTAATGTAACAAATTATATATTTAGGTATTATATACTGATGGATTTTTTAGTAAAAAATTCTATTTACATTATATTATTGTCTATTTTAATAATTGGATCATTATCTATATTTTCAATATTTAATGATAAATTTAAAGATGTTCCACCATTTTATCATAATAATAAGAATGATAAAAGAATAGTGCAAATAGATACATTTGAGAATGCAAATGATAGTTTAGAAAAAACATTTTGTAATAAACATCAATCACAACCACATATCTTAAGAAAACATTGTAAAAATTTAGGAAAACGTGGATGTCATATACCGGACTGTTGTATATTAGTTAATAATGAGAACTGTGTACCCGGTGGAATACACGGACCAACCTATTTAACTGATAATGGTAAACCAATATCTATAAAATTTTGGAAACATAACAATCAATGTTTTGATGGTAGTGAAAAATGTCCAAAATAATTTACTCTTTAAAAAAATTGATTTAATAATATTTTATATAATATTATTAAATATGATTATTCCAGTAAAATGTTTTACTTGTGGCGAGGTATTAGCAGATAAATATAGATATTATCAAGAAGAAGTACGTAAAATTAAAGCTGACAATGATATGGATGTAAACAAAGTAATATATTTAACTGAAGATAATATTAAAAAAACACCAGAAGGTGAGGTTTTAGATAAATTAAAACTAAACAAATATTGTTGTAGACGTCATATGTTAACTCACGTTGATTTAGATTAATTTCTTGTAATAATATATAAATGGGATACAAAAAAAGTCATAAAAAGCATCAAAAAATGAGAAAACACTATACTAGAGTACATAGACGTAAAACTAGATCTAAGCATTCAAGAAAATATAGTAAGAAAACTAGACGAGTCCAAAAAGGTGGTTTTGGTAAACCAAGTTGTCCATTTGCAGGAAAACAGTGGAATGCATCAAATGGAGGTAATTTTTTTAAATTAGGTACTCCTATAGGCGTAGGTAATACACCTCCTTATCCAGGAACAGTATCTCCATCTCCACAACATCCATTTAGAAGTAATTATGGATTAATTGGCGGTAGAAGACGTTATCGTCAAGGTGGCGGAGCAAAATGTAATGGCAATGGTAGTGGAGATGGTGGTGTAGCTAGTTCAGCTAGTACTTTTCCTTGGCCCCAAACTTTAGTAAATACTTATAGAACAACTTTAGGCGGTGCAGAAAATCTTTACAAACAGTATCAAGGAATACGCCCTTCACCATCTCCACTACCATGGTCACAGCACGAACAACAAGTTTGATTAAATTTTTAATTTCTTTATATTAACTATATATATAATGAAATTAACAAAAACATTTGCAGATTACTGTACACCAGCTAGAGTTTATTTAGCTATCTCTCTAGTTTCTGTTATTGCGATTGTAATTCAGAATTTGCTAAATCCTAATCATAATGAATTATGTATTGGAGCACATAAATGCACAATGTCACATAAAGTTGTTGTATTAGTATTTAAAATAATTTATATGTTATTCTGGGCATGGTTATTAAATTTCTTATGTAAAAAAGGTTTAACTAAACTTGCCTGGTTTATTCTTGTTATTCCATTTCTACTTATTGCTGTTCTTCTTGGTGGAATGATTATGGCAGTAAATAATAGTAATGCAGCAGATTCAAAACATGTTGTTCATGTTCAACATCAACATAATTAAATAACACTACTATAGTTATGATTTTAATATTATATACTTAAAAATATAAGAATATAATATAACAAATGAATCAAGAAACTGCTTGGAAAATATTAGATAAATATTTTGAAGATAATCCAAAAGCATTAATTAATCATCATATTGAATCATATAATGATTTTATGGATAAAGGTATACACCAAATTTTTAGAGAGAAAAATCCTATCAGATTCATTAAACAACAAGATCCTGAAACAAAAGAATATAAGTATCAAATGAATCTATATTTAGGTGGAAAAACTGGGGATAAAATTTATTTTGGTAAACCAATTATATTTGATGAAAATAATGAACATTATATGTATCCGAATGAAGCACGATTAAGAAATTTTACATATGGTATATCTATTCATTATGATGTTGATATTGATATTATTATACAAAATAGTGATGGTATTACTAATACTACCCAAATTACTTTAGATAAAATTTATTTGGGAAGATTTCCAATAATGTTAAGATCAAATTTATGTATTTTAAATGGGTTTGATAAAAATGTTAGATTTACTATGGGTGAGTGTAAAAATGATTTAGGTGGATATTTTATAATTGATGGTAAAGAAAAAACAATCATCTCTCAAGAAAAATTTGCAGATAATATGGTTTATATTAAAGATAAAGTAAATGAAATATATAGTCATTCAGCAGAAATAAGATCGGTTTCAGAAGATGCATCAAAACCTATTCGTACCTTTTCTATTAGAATTATTGCACCTACACAAAAATATACTAATAATCAAATAGTAGTAAATATTCCGAATGTAAGAAAGCCTATACCCTTATTTATTGTAATGCGAGCATTAGGTATAATATCTGATAAAGATATTATTAATTGTTGTTTATTAAATATGGAAAAAAATAAACAATTTATTGATTTATTTATTCCCTCTATTCATGATGCTGGAAACATTTTTACACAAGAAATTGCAATTAAATATATTGGAACATTTACCAAAGGTAAAAGTCGTGAACATGTAATGGAAATTTTAATGAATTACTTATTACCTAATATTGGTGAATTAAATTTTCGTAATAAAGCTACTTTTATTGGATATATGGTATTAGAGTTACTTAAGGTTTTTATTGGTACTAATAAACCTACTGATCGCGATTCATTTAAATATAAAAGAGTAGAAGTACCAGGAACTTTGCTATATGATCTTTTTAGAGAATACTATACATTACAACAAAGAAATATATTTTTAAAGATTGATAAAGAATTTTATTATAAAGAAGGAATTTATCAAGAAAATTTTGAAAGCTTAATTAAAAACAATTATACAGATTTTTTTAGTACTAGAATTATTGAAGAAGGTTTTAGAAAAGCATTTAAAGGTAATTGGGGTTCTGAGACACATACTAAACGATTAGGTGTGGTTCAAGATGTTAATCGTTTATCTTTTAATTCATATATTTCTATATTGAGAAAAATTAATTTACCTCTTGATTCTAGTGCAAAAGTAGTTGGCCCTAGATTATTACACTCATCGCAATGGGGTATAATAGATCCTGTTGATACTCCTGATGGTGGTAATATTGGACTTCATAAACATATGAGTATTTTATCAAAAATAACAAAAAATTGTTCTCCTTATGGTATTACAAAATGGATACAGTTAAATACTTCTATTGAACTTATTAATGAATGTAGCTTTTCTTATCTTGGCGATAAGACAAAAATATTTGTTAATGGTTCTTGGATAGGTATTGTAAGCAATCCTATAGAAACTTATAGCAAATTAATATTTAGTAGAAGAAATGCTATTATTCCAATATATACTAGTATTACTTGGAATATTAAATCACAAACAATTAATATTTTTACTGATTCTGGTCGTATGTGTCATCCAGTATATTATATTACTAATGGGAATCCCAGTATTTATAATGAAAAAATACTTGAATTTATATATAGTAATAAATTTACTTGGAATGAACTAATTAGTGGTTTTAATAAAAAAATTGAACAATTTAATATCAATGATTGTACTACTTATCTTAATTATAAAGATTTATATCCAAGTATATCTAGTGATGAATTTGGAAAATTATCTGCTATTATTGAATATATAGATACATCCGAAGAAGAATCTGCATTAATATGTATTAATCAAAATGATCTTGGTAAACGACCTTATACACATATGGAAATTCATCCATCTTTAATATTAGGTGTTATGGGAAATCAAATTGTATTTCCTGAAAATAATCCATTACCTCGTGACCTTTTTTCTTGTGGTCAAAGTAAACAGGCTGTTTCACTCTATCATACAAATTATAATTCTAGATTTGATAAAACATCATTAGTATTAAATTATGGTCAAATTCCATTAGTTAAAAGCAGATATCTTAAATATATTAATAATGAGGAACAACCATATGGAATAAATGTAATAGTAGCTATTGCCTGCTATGGAGGTTATAATGTTGAAGATTCTATACTTTTTAATAAAGCATCTATTGATCGTGGATTATTTAGAAATACATATTATAATACATATGAAGCACGTGAAGATAGTTCCAAAGTTGGTAATTCACAAATAGATTCTAGATTTACTAATATTGAAACGACTAATGTTATTGGGTTAAAACCTGGTTATGATTATTCTGATTTAGATGAAGATGGTCTTATTAAAAATAATACAATGATTGATGAGAAAAAAGTTATGATTGGTAAAGTATTAACTAATATTTCTAATCCAGAAGTATCACTTGATTCTTCAGTTTTTCCAAAAAAAGGTCAAATGGGATTTATTGATAAAACCTATATTACAGAAGGCGAAGAAGGATTTCGGTTAGCAAAAGTAAGAGTTCGTGATGAAAGAATTCCTGCAATTGGAGATAAGTTTTGTAGTAGATGTGGACAAAAAGGTACTATTGGTTTAGTTATTGATGAGAAAAATATGCCTTTTACTGAAGATGGAATTCGTCCAGATATTATTATTAATCCACACGCATTGCCTAGTAGAATGACCATTGGACAATTATTAGAAACTGTTATGGGTAAAGCCAGTGCAGAATATGGTACATTTGCTGAGTGTACTGCATTTAATAATACAGGATCTAAATATTCAGCGTTTGGCAAATTACTATCAAATGCTGGATTTAATTCATCTGCAAATGAAATATTATATAGTGGAGAAACAGGTGAACAAATGAGAATGAATATATTTATTGGGCCAACATATTATATGAGATTAAAACATATAGTAAAAGATAAAATTAATTATCGTGCAAAAGGTCCTCGAACTGTTTTAACAAGACAAACCGTACAAGGCAGAGCAAATGATGGCGGACTTCGGGTTGGGGAACAAGAAAGAGATGCTATTGTTGCTCATGGATTAGCTTATTTTTTAAAAGAATCTATGCTTGTCAGGGGAGATGAATATTTAATGGCGGTTTGTAATTTAACTGGAATGATAGCTATATATAATTCAAGTCTTAATTTATTTATTAGTCCATTTGCTGATGGACCTGTTAAATTTGTTGGTGAATTAAGTGATAATCAGAAAATTGATAAAATTACAAAATATGGTAGAAATTTTAGTCTTGTAAGAATTCCATATGCATTTAAATTATTAATACAAGAATTAAGTACACTAAATATTAATATGAGAATTATTACTGATAAAAATATTGATCAATTATCTAGTATGAATCCTTCTAATAAAATAAGCAATCTAGATGATATTGATCAAGAAGCAATCATAAAAGCTCAAAAAACTGCTACTCAAAAACCCACTACTCAAAAATCTATTACTAAAAAATCTGCTACTAAATCATTACCTCCTATACCATCTATTTCAGTTAAAGAATCTCAAGAATTATCTGACCAAAGTCTTCGTAAAACTATTGCAGAAAATATAGTAGATATTGAAAAACTTAAAAAACAAGAAGATGAAGAAGAATTAGATGAAGAAGAATTATTAAAAGCATTGGATGAAGTAAGTAGTCCTAAACTAAATATAGGTGATTATGCTCAATTTGAACCAGATCAGTTACCAGAAACCACTATTCCAGATATAAATACTGTACCTTTAATTGGAAAAACATCTGTTAATACTGATAAGGGTAGTGAGTCTGTTCAACCTATAGTTACTACTGCAATAGATGATCCTGAAACACCAGACGAATTAGAAGCTGATAGTTTAAAATTATTAACTGATATAAATAAAGAAGGAGAAGAAGAGAGTGAAGGAGTAAAAGAAAAAACTGTTAATATTAATTAATTAAATATAATGGATAATCTATTTATTTTTGGTATTTTATTATTAATAGTTATGTTTTTAGCTATTATTTATCTTATCCATAGACAAAATCATGCTATTCATAAAGATTAAACCTACTATTATTCGTCTATCATATTGGATAACTCCTACTGGTCGTTTCCCCCACACAGATATCCTTATCTATATAGTTCTGCACCATCATACCAATCAAATTATCAAAGATATTATAATAATTTAAATAATTCGTATCGATATAATCGTAAGAAATCTAAAAGACGATCAAAATATAAATATTATAAACAACCACAATCCCCACGCGCAGCTAGATATATTAAATCAATAAATTCTTCAAAAATTATTCAAAATCAATTGATATTGAATAATTTTTATAAAATTATTTTTATTATATTATTACTATTTTCTATACTAATAATATAATCAAAAATAGTAATATATTACTAATATTTCTTATTATAGCAGTTATTTTTGCTGCTTTATGGATAGGATTATCAAGTCTATCTAGTAATTCTAATAGCCCACCAGCAAGTCAAGTTTATATAAATGAGAGTAGTGGAAGTCAAGCATATTCTATACCTATTCCTATACCTATTCCTTGGAATAATAGACATCCTCATCCACATCATCAACATAATTTAGGTCCAGGTGGACAACAGAGGCATAATTTAGGACCAGGTGGAATACAACCTATACATACACATGTAATTAAACCTATACATGCTAATATAATTCACAAATAATATAAATATAATATATAATTATGAATATATCATTATTTATATTATTAATAATAATAGTTATTAATCTGTATATATCTAGTAGTAATAGAGAATATTATCAACAAGTTCCATTAAAACAATATGAACAAGAAAAAGACATAAATATATTTAGTAATAGTAACTCTCCACAAGATACTTATCAAAAATTTAATATAGATTTAACTTCGTCTTTAGCAAATGTAAATAAAGCCCAAACTATGTTAGGAATGCATTAATAATGAAATTTATAAAATATAATGAAATTTATAAAATATAATGAAATTTATAAAATATAATGAAATTTATGATAAAAATTGAAATTTATTTAAATATAATTTCTATTTATTAATACAAATGAGTGAAAACCGTAATATTATATCTGTTTTTAAATCGCGCAATAATATTTTAGATATATTAAAATCTAGAGGCTATAATATTGATAATTATACAGGGTTTAGTATAAATGAAATTAGTTCGTTAGTATCTAATAATTTGTTAGATATATTACTAACTAATGATATTACTAACAAAAAAATATATATTAAATATTTTAATTTAGATAAATCTATTAGACCAAATAATGTTCATGAAATTGTTGATTCACTCTTTAATATTGAACAAGTATTATCTACTGAAGATGAGTTAATTATTATTATTAAAGATGAACCCAATGAAACCTTAAGAAAATTACAAACATCTATTTATACACACGATAATATATTTATTAATCTAATTCATATTGATAGACTTAAATTTAATATATTAAACCATAATTTAGTACCAAAACATAGAGTATTAAGTAATGAAGAAAAAGAGTTAGTTAAAAAACAATATAATATTGAAAATGATAGTCAATTTCCTACAACATCTAGGTTTGATCCTGTTTCTCAGGTATTAGGTATTAGACCAACAGAGTTATTTGAAATTGAACGTCCTAGTAAAACGGCAATTAAAACAAAATTTTATAGAATTTGTTCTACATAAATATATAATGTCTTTTAATGAACCGTCTAAGTATTCCGACTCTTTTAGTCAATTATATTTAATGTTTAATACTGCAATTACAAATTTACCAAATAATTTTATAAAATATAAGCTTGGTCAAAGTAATGATTATACAAATACTATAAATAATATTAATAATATTAGAGCAGATATTTTTACTGAACAACAAGAATTATTTAGTAGTAGTGAATCGATTAAACAAGAGGTTGAAAAATATAATTTTCTTATTAAAACTGTTGAGAAAGAGAACACAGAGTTAACAAATACTTTAAAAAGATTTAAAAATACTGGTTTGGCAGCTGAAGGTGAACTTAAGATGCAAGAAACAATATATAGAGAATTAATAACACGCAATATAATATTATTAATAATTATTCTAAAAGTTATATCAGAACAAATTATTAAAATAGTAAAAAAAAATTAATTAACTAGAATTCATATTTATATCACTTTAGGATGGATATTTCCAAACATTTTCTATAACTATTGTATAGAAGATGTCTTGTATAAATGAAAAATCTAATGTTACAGAACAAGCAAGTTTATGGAATCACAAAAAACAAAAAATGATTAATGCTGAATCTAGTAGAAATGTGGGACTCCAACAAAATAATGGCCTTTGGGCATCCGAAGGTTTTATTGGAGGTGTTTCACAAGTTCCTATTGATAGAGCTTTAGAAGGAAGCAGTGATATTCCATTTCCACCTCCACCAACAGAAATTAAAATAAATTCTAATCTTAAGCAAAATAGTAATGTAGTAAAACTTGAACAACAATTTAATAGATTATTAGCGCAATATACAACACAGTATCAATTAATGGCCGAAGAATTAATGTCTAATAATAATTTATCTATATTACAGAAATATGCTAATAATAATGTTAAACATAATAATAATTATTATCACGTTAATGAATTTGGATTTTCTCAAGGATATGATAATGATGCATGGGGAAATCGATCTGTATCTTGTTCTCGGGATCCAGTTGAAATAACTAGTGATGAATTTACCAAATTACTAGGAGGACCTAATATGGGAAAAGGGCAAGCTTGTAGTGTTGCTGGATTTAATGTTGAAAATGCTGAAAATGGAGAAGCATCGTGGGTTGATATTAAAGGGGTTAGACATGTATATCCTAAAGATGTATGGGATAAGCGAAATTCATCTTGTACAATGACACCTAGAGCATTAGATGCTACTGAGTATAATTCTATAGTAAAAGGGAGTGATATGACAGAAACTTCTTTTTGTGAAAGATTAAATGTTGATCCTAAAATACTTCAAAATTTAGCAAATTTAAATAAACAATTATTAAATTTAGGTACACAATTATTACAGGAAACAAATAAAATTAGTTCAAATGATGCTACTATAAATACTCATATTGAAACATTACAAAAAACCATTAATAATAAACTTAAACAATTACAACACGTAGATCAGAGCTTTAATGAAAGTATTAAATTAGGTAATGCAGGAAGTGGTGTTATGATTGGTGGCTCAGCTCTTAATCATTCAATTGAAGCTAGCACACGTGATAGTGAATTAATTTTACGAATGAATTATTTAAAATATATTGGTGGATTACTTTTAGTCATATTTTTAGTAATATTTATATTTGCTACTTTTTCATCTGATAGACAAAGTGTAGTATCAGTAATTATACTATTATTAGTTGCAGCAGCTCTCTTATATAATTTCTGGAATTATATTTATCTTAAATTTTTTTAGACTTAATAAAATAAATCTACAGGTATAATATATATGAGTTCGAGTGATTATAATAATCTTCTTGGTAAAATTCAGAATTTACAAAGTGTACAGAAAAGATTACATACTGAGTTAAATACTCTACCACCTAATAGTAATTTTGAAAGACAACAATTATTAATAACACAGATTGATAATATTAATTCACAAAAAATTGCACTATTTAAGAATCTATACTCATTAAACCATGTTCTTCAAGATGAATATAATTCTTCGGCATCTGATTTACAAGCTAGAACCGACATGTTACAAATGGTTGATGCACAGCTTAAATCTACTCAACAAAGATTACGTGAAGAAAGAAATCAAAATATTAATAATCTTAGAATGACACAAATTAATAATTATTATAGTGGATATTATGGGATTTATTTGAAAGTATTTAGATATATTATTTATACTAGTATTTTTCTAGTTATTATTGTATTTTTAAGACAAAGATATATTCTTAGTGCGGGTGCTACAAATGGTTTAGCATTTATAATTATTGTAATTGCTGGATATTTTATATTATCTACACTATTTGATTTAAGCAATAGAAATAATATGGTTATTTCTGAATATGATTTTCCAGTTGATGCTGATACTAAACCAGAACACGCAAATGGTGATGGTGCTGGGGGAATAGGTATATCGGGTGGTTGGGTTGATAATTTAACACAATGGAAAAAAGATATTAAACTTTTAAAAGAAGGAGAATGTTTAGGACCTGCATGTTGTGTTGGAGATGGCCTTACATTTGATAAAAAGAAAATGGTATGTAAATTAGATCCTGGAAAAGCGACTAAAAATGAAGGATTTACTGGTGGGGCAACTCTCTCGCCTGCTAATATTAATGATGCAAACCAAGCATTAGTTGTTCCAAGTAGTAAAGGAGATTATTATACTAATAATTAGAATGTTATATTATATAATATGCATAATATATAATATGACTGAATTTACAACATCACAAACAACTCAGCAACTTGCATTAAATAATGAATTATTTGTTAAACAATTAGATGCTGCTTTAATGAACGCACATTTACCTCCTAATATATTGAGAGAAATGATACTTGATGTTAATAAGTCTCTTGAATGTGATCAAGATTGTCAAGAACGAAAACTCATTGATAAATTAAAAACGGATTGGACAAATTCTAAAAATATTGCAATTAAAAGCGAAGATAATCGCGAACAAGCTCGAGCTAAATATTTTCACGCAACTAAAGGAGTAGATTATTATGAAGCAAACATTCTTACGCCTGAGTTTCAAAATGAAATTAATAAACGAGTTAATAATTATAAACAAGAATTAGCTAAATTAAAAGTAACTAATTCTGCTACACTTGATGCATATAGTGCCTCTTATATTGCTTTAACAAGAATAAAAGAATTATATGATATTACTCTAAAAGAAAATAAAGATTTAAAACAAAAGCTTGATGACAAAAGAAAATTTGTCAATACTGGCGAGAGAAGAGTTTGGTATGAATTTCAATCAATTGATCGCCAAGAATTTTATAGTAAGATTATCACTATTGTATACTATGTTATTATAGGTATATTTGCTATTATTCAACTTGTATATAAAAATGCTTTAAAAAGTTTAGGTTTTTGGGCTAAATTAGTTGGACTAATTATTTTGCCCTATTTTATATTATGGGGGGTTAAACTAATTTATAAATTACTTTTTTATTTTAAAATGGTTTCATAATTAAGGGATTTCCCTTTAACCTCCGGCCGAGCAAGCAATCACTAGTATAAGCACTCCTTTAAAATAATAAAAAATAAAAATTTATATTTTTTATTATTTATTTTAATTGGGGTTTAAGGGTTTCCCTTAATTGGGGTTTAAGGGTTTCCCTTAATTGGGGTTTAAGGGTTTCCCTTAATTAATCTTCATCACTTTCATCCTCATCATAATTAATTACTACATTTGCCCAACCAGCTTTATATTTACCATATTTTTTATCCATATGATCATATAATTCTCTAGCTTTTGGAAGACCTTTACCATAATTTATAGTATACCATTGTCTAAATTCTTCTACTAATTCTGTCTTCTTAATTCCTTTAGATCCGTGTACTTTTTTGATTTTATCTTTACAAAATTCTGCTAGATAATCTTGTCCTTCTCTGTATTGTTCACTACTTGCTAGTACAATATCACAATCTGTTACTGAACCCATCTTTTTAAATGTAATATTTACTAGCATACTTGCTAAAACTGGTGCCCATATGCTAAATTTTTCATCAATATGTTTATCCATTTCATATTGATAAGGATAGTCTTCTTTTGGAAATTTTTGTTCATCTCCATATGGATTTTCTAAAAATTTTGATATAAAGTCACATACTCTAATACGTCTCCAAGTACCATCATCATTACTCTTTATATCTAATAGTGTATTTGTACAAACTACTAATTTAAATTGAGGAATAAATGTTACTGATTCTTTAAATAGTGCACGACCTTGAATTGGATCACCACCAGTAATCTCTTTCATAATACCTTCATTAATTTTTTCTCCTTTACTTGGTTCTTGCATTACTGCATATCTTACCCCCATTAATTGAACTATCTCAGATGAAGTACTACCAATCTGATTACGTTTTTGGGTTAATAGAGTAATTGGAACTGTAGCTTTATAATCTCCCAGGGTTTTACTCATTAAGTCTACTAATTTTGATTTACCATTTCGACCAGAACCTGTATACATATTAAATGTTTGATTATCATTATTACCAATTAGTGTACTTGCTAGATGTTGCCACATATATTTTTTTAAACTTTCATCTGGAAATAATTGATCAATAAATTTATTAATATCATTTTCTGTTTCACTACCTTTAATTTCATTATATGGAATTAAATCAATATTTGTACATTTTGAAATATAATCATCGGGTTGACCATTCCGCCAAGTTTTTTCTTTAAAATCAACTACAAAATTATTAAAACATAATAGATAAGGATTTTGATCTAATTTATTAACAAAATATCTATCATAAAATAGTTCTTTTGCTTCTCGCATTATATTATTTTTCCATGTAGTCTTTTTAAGAAATATACAAAGATCTGCTAATTTATTTGATCGCTTACGTAATACTTCATAATTATCTTCTGTTTGATCCATTTTTTGTAACTGTTCCATTGAATCTTGAGTTTTTTTCATATAAATATCATGCATACATTTTGATATTGCTAATCGTAATGAATTACCTGAATCAATTTCATACCATCTATTTCCGTGATATTCATACCAGACACTTTTTTGAATACTTACACATACAAATTCATCTTTCCGCATTTGATATAAAACTTGTGCAAAATCAAATTCTGTAGCATTTTGAATTGTTAAATCAATATAATGACTTACAGTCTCTTCTCTCACCTTTTTATATTGAATAATATTATCATTTTTCGCCCAATACATAATTGATCTCGCGGTTAATCCATCTGGGTTATCATAATCAAATTTATTCCACATATCAACTATCTTTGCAATATCATTAAAATGAAATTCTTTTGATTGACTTGAAAATTTTAACCAACAAGGTAATAGTTTTGTACTTGTGTTTTTTAAAGCCCATCCTACTCTAATCCATCTATCATATGATCCTGGACCCCAATATTTTTCTGGGAGAATCATAACAAATTGATGAGTTTCTTTTAGTTCATAATCATTTGGTCTTTCTTCTATTTGTTCTAACATTTCATTTACTAAGTCATCTAGTTTTTGAGTATTTGTTATATCATTTAAATCAATGCCTTTTGTTTTTTTTATAGTAATTTTACTAGACATTTTGCGTTGCTTCTTATTAATATTTAATTTATATTCTTCAATTTTATCTTTTATTTTATCTTGAAAATCTACTTCAGGATGTTTTGTATATCTTACTGATAATTTTGGTAAATATTTTTTTGTATTAAATTTTTCTATATCATTTATTTGCCATATCCATTTTCGATCCTCTCCACTCCACTCTAACTCATAATGATATTTAATAAAATAAGCTTTATGATCAGGTTTTTTTGACCCATATAATTGCCAAGGCACATGAGCCCGGGTTACTGCTTCATCTATTAAATCTTCTTCGGAATTTATTAATGGTAAGTGTTGCCAGAGATTTTTTATCTCTTTTATTACCTCTTCTCTAATTAAAATATGGCCTGCTCTATGCATTGAAATACCAAATATAATATGTATACCATCTTTTGTTTTATCTTTTAATATATTTACTTCATGTTTTTCCATTACAAAAACTTCGATTTTATGTTTATTATTAATAACACAAATATTACTAATTGCTGTTGCATATAGATGTATTAAATCTCTTATATCATCTTCATCATGTTGGCGTTCTGTAATATTTGGTTCATATCTCATATCAATATCAATAGCTAATGGAGCTTTTTCAATTAACTGTTTTTCAGTTAAGTGCTCGTTATTACCATTTATAAAGACATGTTTATAATAATTTTTTAAAAAGTCTTCTTCATTTTTTATTGAAAATGTTCCACCACTAATTTTAAATTTTTGATTAGGCATTCGGGTATGAGTATATTCATCTCCTTTTTCACATATATTTCGTTTTAAATATTCATCAAATAACATTGGAACATTGGACATATTATCTGTAATAATATTCTATAATATTTTTATGTCAATTTTTTTGTTTTAATTTAAAAATATATTAATTTACTATACTATATGTCTGACCATATTATTAGTAATGAAACAAAAAAACGTCTAATAAAAGATATTAAACAGGTTATTAAAGGAGATATTTCTAAAGATGGTATTTACTATATCCACGATGATACTGATATATTAACTGGTTATGCATTAGTTATTGGTCCACCTGATACACCATATGAATATGGTAATTTTTTATTTAAATTTAAATTTCCTACAGATTATCCATATTCTCCTCCTCACGTATCATATTTAACAAATGATGGTAAAACACGTTTTCATCCTAATCTATATAAAAATGAAAAGGTATGTTTATCAGTACTTAATACATGGAGAGGAGAAAGCTGGACTAGTTGTTTAAATATTAAAAGTATATTATTAATTTTACAAAGTATATTAGATAACAAACCTTTATGCCAAGAACCGGGTATTACAGAAAAACATGTTGATTTACAAAAATATAATGATATAATTAAATATAGAACTATTGAAGTTGCGATTGTTAGAACTCTTAATAAAGATATATATTCTGAAGTAATTGAAATGTTTTGGAGTGAAATACTTCAAAATTTTATTAATAATTATGAAAAAATTATTAGAAGTTTACCAATTGATCATCCAGATGAAATATCAACTGGTCTTTATAATATGTATGCTAAATTAAATTATAATAGCAAAAAAGACTCTCTAAAAAAAATTTTAAAAAAATATAAAAAATAATTTGTATAATCTATTTAAAATTAAATTTATTAAATAGATTATGATTAATAACAGTGTTAATGGACTAATTGAATCATTTAAGATGATGTATTTTATGAATATTAAAGATATGTCTATATTTCAAAATATATTAAGTATAATTATTATAACTACTATTACACTTGTTATACATAATGAAAATTTAGTTGAAAATGTTGATGAATATGTTAAAAAATTTATAGAATATTTTACAAATAATAAATGTAAAACTATTATTTTAGAAGGTAAATCATCTTTTTGTGTAACTAATTATTCATCTAAAACAGATAATATATTTAGTGATAGATTTCAAGCATTTTGGGATTATATATCAAAAAATAGTTTTGATAATAATTCTATTAATACTATTAAAGAATATCCCGAAAGTCATTGGTCTGATGGTGACTATCTAAATGAAAAACGTGATAATGATGAATGTTTAGAAATAATGAAATCTAAAAATCAATTTATTGTAAATCAAACTACCCCATTTCTAGTGCAACCAAATATATATTGTAAGGTATTTACAACAAAAAGTAGTAGTGATGATAAAACTAAAGTTGAAATTGAAAATATTAAGATTGAAATATATTCGTATTATTACTCTCACGATTATTTAAGTAATTTTTTAGATAATATTAATATAGAATATAAAAAAAGTATTAATAAAGCTAGAAATAATAAAAAATTTATATATACATTAACTGGTAATAAATCATCTGAAAATAATGATTATAGTAGAAATAGTAATAGAAATATTAATAGTATTTGGAATGAATGTGAATTTAAAAGTTCACGAACATTTAATAATTTATTTTTTGAAAATAAAAAAATGTTACTTAATAAATTAAATTTTTTTATAAATAATAAAGATTGGTATGATTATGAAGGTCATCCATGGACTTTTGGTATTGGATTATACGGACCTCCTGGTACTGGTAAAACTAGTATAATAAAATCTATTGCAAATAAACTTAATCGGCATATAATAGTTATTCCATTAGGTAAAATTAAAACACAATCTCAATTTAATGAATATTTTTTTGAAGAATATTATTCTAATAAAAATTATAAAAAAATAGATTTTTCTCAAAAAATTATAGTTTTTGAAGATATTGATTGTATGAGTGAAATTGTTAAAAAACGTAAAATTGTATTAGATAATGATAGTGATGATGGAAATTCTGATAATTTAAAAGAGATTAAAGATAATAATATAGACAAAAAATTAAATATACAAAATAAATTACTTAATAAAATAGCAAAAAAAGTTGATGATGATTATAATGATAGCACAATTTTTAATGTAGTAAAAGATAATACGGATGATATTACATTATCATATATTTTAAATATTATTGATGGGATTAGAGAGACACCTGGTAGAATTATGATTATAACAAGTAATAATTATGATAGTTTAGATCCAGCATTAATTCGTCCTGGAAGAATTGATTTAACTCTAGAAATGAAAAATGCAACTATAGATATTATTAGAGAAATGTATTCACATTATTATAAAGATATATTACCAGAAAATGTTATTGTAAATTTAAAAGATTATCTTTTATCACCTGCTAAAATTGTTAATTTAAGATTACAAAATAGTGAAAAACAAGATTTTATTAAAGCCTTAATTAATTAATTTAAAAATAATTAAATGCAAAATTGATATTTAAAAATATTAAATTATATATATCAATATGAAATTTTGTAATGGGTGTGATAATATGTTATATATCCGTTTATTAAAAGAAGATTCTAATAAATTAATTTATTATTGTAGAAATTGTGGCAATTCTTATGATGAAATTAACAAAGATAATCTTTGTGTTTTAAATACTGTTATTACTAGTAAAGAAAAAGCCTATTTACAAGATATTAATGAATATACTAAATTAGATCCAACATTGCCTAGAACACTAAATATTAAGTGTCCTAATCAATCTTGTCCTAGTAATGAAAAATCAGATTTAGGTGAACTATCTAAAAATGAAGTTATATATCTAAGATATGATGATATAAATTTAAATTATGTCTATATTTGTACTCAATGTGATACTATTTGGAAAACCAATGAGCAATAAATTATTTTAATATATAATATACATCAATCGCAATTACTAATAGTATTAGAGGCCACTTGTATAATGTTCCCGATATTTTTAAAATTTTATTAAATATTACATTTTGTATATCAACAAATGGACTTTTTTCATCTATATCACACGCCTGATTATATTTAATTTGTGCTATACATCTACCTTTAAATACTAGCCATCCTCCAAGCGTTACCAATAGTATAAATAAGTGAATTTTGGGATATCCAAATAATAAACTTCCTACTATAAGATACGTAGAAAATGCTATATGTGATACTCCAAAGAGTGATGTATATATTGTAGGTTTCTTGCATATAGGTTCAATATTTTGTTCAATTATACTAGATAATAATACTAAATATACAAAAAACCATAACTTCCATGATTGTTTTTTTTTATTAAGTGAATATATAAGTAGGGTTATTAAAATAACTGAATTTATAATTAATGTATTTTTTAATGTAGTTTGCATTTAAATTATTATAATATTAAAAACATTCAAAGATTATAATAATTATATATATGACAACGGGGTAGCGCAGTGGATAGCGTGTCGGCATTTTTAGGTACAGATTCATCTATTAAATTTTCTCCATTAATTAATTTTTTACCCATTTATATATTTAATATATATTTTATTTAACACACATAAGGTTATAATTAATAATTATAATTATAATTTACCTAATGTTTACAATATCTTACTAAATCTTTATAACGTTTTGAATTACGTTTTAATCCTATACGCACATAACGTCTATCATTTTTTACACGTTTTCCAGAAAACTTTAATGCTTTTCTACAAAATGCTCTGTCTGATCTATTTTTATGTGTTTTACAATAACTTTTAAGATGTTTAACTCTAATTTTATGTGATTTTGTAGCTTTTTTATTAACCATTCTTAAAAATTTGTGTCGTGTTGATCCTCTTGTTTTTGCACGTTTGCAAAATTGTTGTTTTGAAAGTTTTTTTGACTTTCTATTTGCCATTTATATATTATATAAATAATATAATTAATGGGCGATCATAATATATTCTTTATCTTTTTTACTATATAAGAATAAACTAGTTACACATCCAATTGTAAAGGATTATCAATAAATAATTCATATTTATTTGTGATATTATATTACTATATGTATTATTTGACATTATTACTAAAGTTTCATGTATTTTATAATTATCTTGATCATTTAATAAAAAAAAATCTTGGGTTTCCATTATATTACTATTAACAATCTATTTTTAAATTATATTAAATTGAAAATTATATTTTAATATATATATATTTATAAAATGACCAGGTTTCTTACCTTAGAATTTTTACAAAAAAATAAAATCTTTTTACACGCAAATGCTTTATGGAAATATAATAGTAAACATGGAGTATCTAATATTATATGGCCACAATATAATATTAAAAATCAAAATTGGTACAATAATAAAAAAATTATATTAACTAAAAATCATTATAATTATAGAAGTCAAAATAAAAAATGATATAAATGATACAGGTGAATCATATGATCCATTTGATAGTGAATTTTCTCACTTAATTGAATCTGCTTCTAAAATATTAACTAAACATCATATAAATCAAATTTTTTGGAAAAAAATTTTAGGTAATACTTATCTTAATTTAAATGAATATCAATATCAGGGAGGACCAAATTCTAACAATTATCAAAGAACTGAACACTATTTTAAAATTTTAGTAAATAAATTATATTTTATTGATGCAGATGATGATTATTTAGATAATAATCAATTATATGAATTATTAATTGAAGATACTGGCATTATAAACAATGATGAAAATGATTAAAAATATATTAAAAATTGAATTATATTTTTTATTTAATTATTTAATAATTATCAAAATGTATAAATCTTATTTATTTGCATATCATACAAATCCATCTCTATATATTCAAAATTTAATATTTGTAATATTAATTTGTATATTATTTGTTATATACAAATTAATATTAAAAAATAAAAAAGAAAAATAAAAATATTTATAATTTTTAACGCGATTTACGCGATTTACGTGATTTGCGCGATTTATGTGATTTGCGCGATTTGCACGATTTACGACCACCTTTATTTATAAATTTTATTGATTCATTAGTCATTAAGTCATAAGTTGTATTAATTTTTTTTTTTATATCATCAGGAATATTAATTTTTCCATTTAAAGAACTTTTAATTATTGTATATGATTGATTTGGGTTAATATTATATTTGGTAAGAATATTATTTATATAAAGTAAATAACTATTAAATTCCATTTGATATTTTTGCATTTTTTCTAAAAAATCTAATCTTTTACTATTATTATTAACTAATTCTCTTAAGTCTTTTTCTTCTTCTGTAGAAGAAGAAAATTGTATATTTTCATATATAGAATAAGCTTTTGAAAGTATAAGCATAATTACTATAAAAATACTGATTTCTTCCTTTTCTTGAGGTTCTAAGAAAACATTTTTTTTAAATAATAATCCTAATAAACCGATGTTTTTAACTATATATTTTGGTTGTTCATAAGTAAACATATATGTTAATAAACTACTTATATCATGCATATCTGGTATAATTTGAAGTGCAGTATGTCCAAGTGTTTTTAATCTTCTTGTTGTATAAGAAGTCATTTATATAAATTATTAATATTTTAAAAATTATATTAACTAAAAATCATTATAATTATAGAAGTCAAAATAAAAAATAAATATAATTATTATAAAATTAATTTACTAATATTTTTTTATTAGTAAATTATAATTTAATCTCGACACCGACGAGATTCGAACTCGCGATCCCATAGGGAAATGGATTAGCAGTCCATCGCCTTAACCACTCGGCCACGGTGTCATTGTATGGAGATGCTGGGTTTTGATCCCGGTACCTCTCGCATGCAAAGCGAGCGATCTACCAATTGATCTACATCCCCCTATATTGAACGACATCGACGAGATTCGAACTCGCGAGGGCAATGCCCAATGGATTTCAAGTCCATCCCCTTAACCAACTCGGGCACGATGTCATTAATACTATACATATAGTATTTATTTAAATAGTTTTTTATATTTTATTTATAATTAATGTAATACAAAATAAAAGTAAAAAGCAGATTTCTGATTTATAATATATTATATCGCTATTTTTATAAGACTCTAATATTGAACTAGCAAAGTTTGGATTATATATTAATACTATTAAATGTGCCATTATTTTAGAATATTTTTTGGGATTTAATAAAGGAACTATTACACTTACTATTTCACTAACTGCTACTGCTAATATAGGGTTTTCTGGATAAATAAGACTTGCTGCTATTGCGCGATTTGTTCGAACTAAGGGTATTAAATACATATCTAATATTCTTAAACTTATTATTTTATATTTTATTATTTTATATTTTATTATTATTTAAACTTTTATAATCATAATAAATACCTAAACTTACTAAAAATATTATCATTAGTTTATTTATTAAAGTTATTATATTAATTTTCTTTTTCTCAATTATTATTCCAATTATTAACATTATATAAGATATTATAAATAATAGCTGATAAATAAGTATATTTTTTTTATATACTAAATGAATAAAATGTGCAAATATTAGTAATATAGATCCTATTATTATTTATATATGGTTTGACTCATAGCTTATAAATTTATCAAATATTTTTTTCATATATATATATTTAAATTATTTAAAAAATTGAATTATTTAAAGTCTATTCTTATAATAAGAATAGATGAGTGATATTGAAGATTATGAAAGTGAGATTGAAGGTCTTGATAGTGATAATGATTTAGATAAAGAAGATAAAGAAGATAAAGAATCTAATACTTTATCTATTAAAAAACAACAACCCGTTAAATTAAAATCAGAATTAGTTAATTCTGATGATGATGATGATGATGATGATGATGTAGAATCAGATATTGTAGGTAGCGATAATGATTTAGATGAAGATCCTGACGAATTACAGGAAACATATGAACAACCTAATATAATTAATACTGAAAATAGCGGAGCAAATACACTAAGTCCTATCAATTCGGATGTTGAAAGTGATGATGAAGAATACTTACAAAAATTTGATACATCTAATATATTTGATAATATTAATAAATATCATCCAGAATGTTTTACTGCAAATTCTGATGAAATTGAAGCACTATCACAAATTATTAGAGAGGGCAATACTATAATTGATAAAAATCATATGACAAACCCTATATTAACAAAATATGAAATGACTAAAATTCTTGGCCAAAGAACTAAACAGTTAAATTCTGGATGTAAACCATATATTGATGTTCCTAATAATATTATAGATTCATATTTAATTGCACAAATGGAATTAAAAGCAAAAAAAATTCCTGTTATTATTCGTAGACCAATTTCTAATCAAAAATCTGAATATTGGAAATTAGAGGATTTAGAACAAATCTATTAATTTCATATTAACTATTACTATCTTCATGTATAAGATTATTTAATTCATTTATAAAATTATTAAATTTTATAACAATTAATGATATTTCAGATACCATATTAGAATCGTTACTATATGTTTTTTTTAAATTTTCTAATCCTTTTATAGAATTTTCTATAATAGGTATAATAGTTTCATTATAATCATTTAAATTTCCTTTAACCAATAATTCTATATATTTTTCTAAACGATTTGTAAAATCTTTAAGATAATCAATAACACTAATTCTATTATATCCATTATAGTATCTACTTACAGATGAAATATAACTGGATTTATCAACGATTAATTTAATATTGTTATTAATATTAGTTAAGCCTAGCTTATCTTGTTCTTCTAATTGAGATAAAATATTTAAATTTAGATAATAATAATCATTTGTATCCATTTTATAAATATAAAATACAATAATCTTATATCTTTATTATATTATATGTCAAATAATATAATATTAGAAAATATATTGCAAAAAAATTTGCACACTTAACTAAAGCTGGGTTTATAAATTATTGGTAATTAAATACTATTATATATAATAAATAGCCTCTTTATACTATTTTTATTATATTTATTCAAACTTATACTTAAAGAAATTTTTTTTTTTTTCTTGTTTTTAATTCTATTTTGAAAATTTTTAAAATAGACATTGATTTTTTAAAATTTCAAAATAAGAATTAAAAAAAAATTTAAAAAAAAATTAAAAAAATGATTTATAACCATAATGCTCTAAATTCAAAAAATAACTAAAAAAATTTGTTATTGTAAATTTTTATATATATTTTTTCAAAAAATATTTAGGGGTTTTTTTTGTTGTATAATTATACAACAATTACAATGTTTTTACCCCAAAAAACCCCTAAAAATTTTGAATGTAAAAGTTGTGACTTTGTTACTAGCAACTTAAAAGATTATAATAGACACTTATCTACTCGTAAACACGAGAATACAATAAAATACAACGATAATTACCCCAAAAACCCCAAACTATTTACGTGTGAATGTGGTAAATCCTATCCATATAGAGGATCTCTATATAATCACCGCAAAAATTGTAAAAATTTAGTAAAAAAATCTACAAATAGCGAAGAAAGTACATATAAAGAATTATTTCTCTCAATAGTTAAAGAAAATAAAGAATTTTGTAATAATATAATAGCAAAACAAAATGAATTAAAAACTGAAATAATGAATAATAAGATTGAAAGTCAAATTATTGGAAATAATAATACAATTACAAAAAATAAATTAAATATAAATATATTTTTAAATGAACAATGTAAAGATGCAATATCAATGAATGAATTTATTGATAAAATAAAAGTATCTGTAGATAATCTTTTAGTAACCAGAGATAAAGGTATAAGTGAAGGAGTATCTAATATATTCATAGAAAATATGAACAGATTAGCTTTACACGAACGTCCAATGCACTGTACTGATGCAAAACGAGAAACTGTATATATTAAATTAGATGAAGAAGGGGAAACATCAGGGTGGAAATTAGATGAAGAAAATAGAGAATTAAAAGATGCATTGCAAAAAGTTAGTAAGGTACAACAAAAAAGTTTGGAAAAATGGACAAAAGAAAATCCAAATTGGGAAAATGATCAAAAATTACAAGAAGAATATATGAAATTAGTAAAAAATTGTACTGATGATATTGAACAACATAAAAGATCTGATAAAATAGTTAAGCGACTATGTAATAATGTATCAATTAATGATATAGTAAATGATTAATTAATTATTACATATTAATAATAGTTTCATTTTTTATATTTGCTTTATTACTTAATATATTAAATCTTCTACTTTTTTGTTTTCTGAATAATAAAGGTTTACTTTGTTTTGATATATTTATTTTTATTAATAGTCTATGTAATATAGATCTTAGTAAATTATTATTTTTCCTTTCTGGTATAGTAATAGTTAGAGGGGAAGGAGTTTTTAATCGCTTGGGGCTTAACTGTAATAAGTCTTTCAATTTATCAAATGAAGAATTTGGTTTAATATTCATAAATATTTTTTCATCGTGAGTATATACATTATATAGTCTTAGTGTTTTGCATAATATATCAAAATCATTATTTTCATCATCATAGTAATTAATAAACATGACATTATTTAAATACATTTGAATAACACCATCAGTATTAAGAAATACTTCTTCCATTTTTTTTTCCATTATAATAGGTATAATTTTTTTTTGTTTAAAAAGACAAAAATTCCATTCTTTATAGCAATTATCATTTGGAGAATTATCATATACAGAATTATTTATTTTATTACAATATTTTTCAGTTAAACAAACTAGTACTACCATAGAATTACTTATACCTTTCATTATAGAATTATCTATATTGCCTAGTAAATCATTTTCATCTAACCATATATTATATCCTTTTTCTTGTAATAATTTAGATAAATTTTTTACTCTAGTATGATTATTACGATTATTATCATCTACACCCCACGCGTGTGATAAAAAAATATCTTTATGAGTCATATTAGTATTAAATAATATGACTTATACTTTATACATTTTATCTACTATATTTAATAATTACAAATTAATTTATTAATAACAAATACAACATAAAGTAGTTAAAATGTATGATTAATTATCTATAATATCTAATGATCAAACCATTTCTCTAAGGAACCGCTGGAAATAATCTCTGGTATATTAGAAGAGGTATTAATAAGGTCATCAATAATTTTAATCCAATCATCGTAATTATTTTCTCGATTAATATTACCATCTAATATAGTTAATTGGCGAGTTTGATCTAACCAATTATTATGATAGTGGTCACATACAACTAGATATGCTAATGGAATAGATTCTCCAGTTCTAGCACGTTTATTTACTCTCTCTAATGCAATATTTGGATCAGTTTTAATATAAATATAATGAAAATTATTAAATTCTTCAATAAATTCATCAAACCATTTTATATAAATTTCATAATTAATTTTTTCAATCTTTCCAGAATCATATAACATTTTAGCAAATACATTTCTATCAGTGTTAACACATCGTTCAGTTAATATATAATTATATCCTTTTTCCATAGCTTTTCGTAATAGTGATAGTCTTGAAATATATGCCATCATTTGAAAAGAGAATGCATACTTTTCTTGATCTCGATAAAAACACTCAATAATATTTTCTTGTTTTTCATTTTGAATAGTTTCCCAAATATTAACAGGTTCTTCTAGAAAATATATTTTTAGTTTATTTAATTTATCAGTTTTTTTATAATATTCTGTTAATACTTTAACAAAACTAGATTTACCAGAACCAATATTTCCTTCGATTGATAAAATTTTGGTCATTAGTATAATAATATTTATATTTTTAATATTATTTCAATTTTAATATTAAAAAATTATATTATATTAGTTTGTGCTAGTCCTAATATAACTGTACCTATTGCATTTAGAGAAAGTCCAAAATATCCATATTTTGTTAATCCTTGATTAAAAAATAGTATTCCAATAATAGGAATAAAAATTGTAGTACCTGTATCCCAAAATACTTCTATTAATGCTATATTACCATAGTAATATGCAATATATAATAAAACTACACATAATCCATATATAAACCAAGTAATTAATGGTAACCATAAATATTTATAAGTACTAGTTTTATTATCTCTATTAAAAAGATAAAATTTTCTTAATAGTGATTGACCGGTTAATTCTAATACTGTTAATAGAGTAGCTAATAAAATAATAATTACTATATTTTTTCCAGTAACTACACCATATTTACTAATTTTTTCTTGTTTACTTACTATGTTATATTTTTTTATATTTGAACTCATTATATATTATAATATATAATAATTTAAAAACTATATATATATATTAATAAGTATGAGTGATTTATCGGAAAAAACTCCTGTAAATGATAAGACTAATTCACAACAAATTGATTTACTTTCAATTGATATCAAAGATGAAAACACAGCATTAAATGTTTTAGTTGGATATTTAGGATTAGCTCAGAGAAGAGGTGCATTTGCAATTAATGAGTCATCTAAAATATATGATGCGATTAAAATGTTTAAAGGTACCTCTCCGCCATAATAATTAATTATAATTATTAAATATAATTATAATTATAGATTTTTATTGAGGGATTGGAGTCATATTATGTTGTGCTAATGGTGTTAGACCCTGTAGTTCTATATTAGGCGTTGTGGAAGAAGATTGTGGTGATATTGATGGTTCATTTACTACAGCTACATTTTGACTAGTTTGTCCTTGCATTGATGAAAGTTGTATTGGTCTAGTCATAGTATTGCCTAGTATATCAGCAAAATATGATTCAGGGCTAATACCTTGTTGTGGTAACTTGGCAAATTCTGTATTTGCAGGTAAAATAAATCCTATAGTATATTGTTTAGGATATGTATTTGGTGGTGGTTTTAATTTAGATATATTTTTTTCAATTGGCATAGCCTTTAATCCAGCTAATGTTTCATTAGCATCACCAAGTGCTTTTACTATATCTCCTACTGTTTTTTCAGCTGCTTGAATTAATCTATTTCTTTCACTAACACTCATTCCATTTACTACTGTTACTCCAGGAGGTCCAGATGGTTCATGAGGTCCTCTAGGCCCTATATTTCCACTAGAAGGTGGTTGAGCTGGTGGTGGGGCATGTGGTGGCGCAGGTTGAGGCGGTAGGTCGCTTGGTTGGGCTGGTAGATCGCCTGGTTGGGCTGGTAGGTCACCTGGTTGGGCTGGTAGGTCACCTGGTTGGGCTGGTAGGTCACCTGGTTGAGGCGGTAGGTCGCCTGGTTGGGCTGGTAGGTCGCCTGGTTGGGCTGGTAGGTCGCCTGGTTGGGCTGGTAGGTCGCCTGGTTGAGGCGGTAGGTCGCCTGGTTGGGCAGGCGGTGGCGCAGGTTGAGGCGGTAGGTCGCCTGGTTGGGCAGGCGGTGGCGCAGGTTGAGGCGGTAGGTCGCCTGGTTGAGGTGGTCTATCAGGAGATTGATCTAGTAATCTATCAACATCTCTATTGTCTGATGATTGACTTGCTAAACCAAGCTTAACTTCTTCGTCTTGAGCAGCTTCTTCTGCTGCCTGTTGTTCATTTGCAGCATCTATGGGAGATATTCTAGTAGATATTAGCCTTGCTTCTACATCTTGAGCAGATTCTTCTGCTGCCTGTTCTTCATTTGCTATATCTGCTGCAGGTTGTGGCGCAGCAGAAGCTTCAGCTAATGCAGCTGATAATTTATCAATAGGATTAGGTGCCCCGCCAATAAATCGTTTATGTTTTTGTGTTATATGTTTATGTTTTTTAATTTTTTTATTTTTTTGTGATTTATATTTTGGTACTTTAAGAGCATTTTTTTTCCTAAATGTAATCTTTTTATTACGTTTAGAGTTATATTTAAAATTGCGTGATTTCTTTTTTAATAATTTAGGTATATTAGAATTTTTCATATATATTAAATTAATATAAATTATTAATAAATAGATTTTATTTGAATAATATTAATAATATATATATATAATGAGTTGTACTCCTACAGGACCTATAAATATAGAACATTTGGGAAAAGATAAAATGAATAATTGTTTTAAAAAATGTCATCTTCAGTATGATTTTAAAAAAACAGAGGTAAGAGGATCAAATAAAGGTGAATATATTTCTATAAAACTATCTAATAATGATATAAGTGTCAGATTTTCTTCAACAAATACACCATTATGTCAAAATGGAGGGGAAAGTAGTTTAATAGTACAGGAAATTAGAATATATAGAGGTTCACTTCATACATATACTAGTAAAAGAGTTAAAGCGAATGCAGAATTAATTATATTATTAAGTAATTCAACTGGTGGAAAAAATGCAGTAATATGTATTCCAATTTCTACAGTAAATGGAACTTTACCAAATGCAACTGAACAACTAACAAATATAATAAGATATATTAGTAGAGTAGGAAATAACCAAGGGGAAGGTGGTACGGTAAGAGGATTAAATTTTAATCTAAATAATTTTATTCCTAAAAATAAGGGATTTTATCATTATGTTGCATCATTACCTTGGGATCCGTGTGATAAATGTACAGACTATATAGTATATAATTTATCAGATGCATCTATTAACTTAGATAATATGACAATGGGTATACTTAATAGAATAATAAGTGAAAATCAGATAGTAAATATAGGAGCTGATGAAGATACAAATAAATTAGGTTATTCATATAATAAAAGAGGTGCAATATATGGTTTTGGAAATAATGATAATATATGGATAAGTTGTCATCCAACAGGACAAGATGGTGAAATTTTAGTAGATGAGAGTAAAGGTGGTGTACTTAGCAATAATAGTTTTGGTATGTTTTCGGGAATGGATCAAGATACATATGAAAAATGGAAAGATATTTTAATAATAATAATATCAGTATGTTTAGTATTAGGATTGTTGTTATTTTTTATTTATGCATTACCTGGTATAATTGATGGTGGAGCAAAAGAAAGAGTAGTTAATAGTGCAAGTAGATTTGGATCTAGTGTAAAACAAGGTTTACAAAAAATAACTAGGGTTAAAAGTAATTCTTAAATTATATGATAGCATAGTAAGCCGGAAGACAAATATAATAATATGTGTAAATATTATATGAAGAACTATATAATATTTATTTTAACAGTTCTAATATTAATATACTCTACTACTAGTAATAATTACATAGAAAATTTTGATAATATTCAAAATATATCGGGTAGATGGAATAGTAAAGATTTAAAATCAGGACCTATTACATTAAATCAGAATAGAAATATAATAACCGCATCTTATCCAATGGTAGGAAATGCATTAGGATTAGTTTTAGATGATAAAATATTTTGGAAAATAGAAGATAATGGTAAAGAAATTAGTGGTAAATTAATAAAAGATCAAAACGGTAATAATATAATACGTATAATATGGGATAATAATGTAGTTTGGAATAGAGAAGATATACCAGCACAATCAAATAATATAGAACAACCTTTTGTAAAAATACCTGATATGGAAGGGAAATGGTATGGTACAGATATGAAATCTGGGCCACTAGTATTTCGACAAAATAATAATATAATAACTATTATTGATAAAGATTTAGGATCAATGAAAGCATTAGTAACAAATAATAAAATTATTTTAAATAATAAAAATAATAAAGTATTTGGTACAATTAATATACTAAATGATAAAGTAGAAAGTATTAAATGGGAAAATAATTTAGTTTGGAAAAAATTAATGCCGGCAGTAAGTATTTCTGGTCAGTGGAAAGGTACAGGATTAGATAATGGACCTATAAATATAACACAATATGGTAATATTGTGTTAGCTAATTATCCAGGCTATGGTATGTTTGAAGGTACAATTATAAATAATTTAATTAGTGGTAAGTGGTCATCAAATGAACACATAATAAATGGTACATTAGTAAAAAATAATAATAAAATAGATACAATTAAGTGGGGAGAAAATATACAATGGAATAAAATACCAGAAAATAAATTAGATAATTTGATAGATAATAAATACAATATATATAAAAATTATATAGATTCAGATATAGATAATGATTGTGTATTTGGTCGCATACCACAACACTTAGTTAGTTAATATTTATATTAATATCTATTATAAATATTAAATTTAATTTTGAGGAGAGAGACCAAGCATTTTTCCAATAGGAGATTTACCCATTTTATTAATCATACCATTTGCACTATCAATAATAGGTTGCATGCCTTGCATTGCTTCCATTAATTGTTTTTGTTGTTTGAGTAATTCTGTAGTATCAAGTTTTTGTGTACCATCACCTCCAAGCAATTGTTGAAGATTATTTTGTACATCTTTCATAGCATTACTATGTTTTTGTGATTTTTGACTGATAGTAATAGTTTCTTCGTCATCATCATCAAAATTTTTGAAACCCGATTTAGTAGGTTGTGGTTTAGGTACTGCTGGTGTAGACGTAGGTGGTTTAGGTACTGCTGGTGTAGATGTAGGTGATTTTGGTTTAACTTTAATAGTAGAAGGATCAATTGCATCATCATCTGTCATACCTACGCATTTTTTACTTTTCATATCACAGTGCATACCATTGCTACAGTCTTTATCTGCAGTACAAGAGTCATCATCTGTATCGGCATTAGCTTTATCATTGGGTTTACTATTGTCTAAACCTTCTTTAACTCCTAAATTACTAAGAAAACCTAAAGATATAAGTAAATTTGTAATAAGAATTGTACCAGCTAATACAATAACCATATTTTTAGTAAAATGACTAGTTATAAGTGCAACAATTGAAAAAATAACGATACCACCTAAATAATTGTATTGTAAATAAGTGAGTAAATTAACAACCGCTATACCTAATAATAAATATAAGGCGATTTCATTATGTGTGAATTCATTAAAAAACTTTTTTAAAGTAGAAGATTTCATTATATACTAAATATTAGATAAAAATATTTAGTATTTAAAAAATAACTAACATAGGTTTTCTTCTAGATCTCTTTTTCTTTGTTGGGCTTTGCTTTTTTGATTTATAACCACCTTTTTTATTTTTTTTAGATTTAGATTTTGGATTAGATTTACGTGTCAATCGCTGTTGTTTATCTAATTCCTGATTTTCTTTTTTAATTTTTTCACAAGCATCTTTTGCTGTCATACCTTGAGTTATTAAAGCTTCAACTTTTTGAAATGATTTGCTTCCTTTTGGGAATTGAATTTTAAAAGGTTTACAAGGTGATGGATTACTAGGTTTTGAAGGTGGTGGTGGTGGATTTTTAACTGCTTGTGTATATGTAGATTTAGGCGCGGGAGGAGGTGTTACTTTAGGATGAGGAGCAAGTTTTGGAGTAGTAGGCTTTACTTCTATTTTTTTAGCCTTTTCTGCATCACTAATAGCTTTTTTTGCGGATGCAAACTGTGATGTGACGGGAGTAGCTGTAGGCGTAGGTTTAGTACTATCAACATACTTATAATACCAATCCTCCCCACCAATCATTCTATATTTGTATTTTTTTCTAGTGTTACTCTGTTTAGTTTTTTTTTTAATAGTCATTTATATATTAATAGTTAGATTAATATATAAAATTATTTAGATATTTATCTACGTTTACTTCTTAGTCTGCGAGATTTGCGTTTTCTTGTGACTCTGCGAGTTTTGCGTTTTCTTCCGCCTTTACTAGATTTTTTATTAGATTGTCGTGATAGGATATCTTTTGCTTTTGCCTCTGTCATACCTGGTTTAGCCATAAGAGCTTTCATACCTTTTTGATGAGGAGACATTGCAGCTGATTGTATTGCTAATGCAGATTCAAGACCTGTTGGTGTAGTAGGTTTTTTTGCAGGTTTAAGACTAGCAACTCTTTGGGCAGCTTGTCTTTGTCGTACCGCTTTTTGTAATGTAGTAGCAGCAGTAGCTTTGTTAACTGGAACAGCAATAACAGTTTTGGTGGTTGGATTTGAAGCTAAAGTACAATTACAATTCCATTTATTACCACCTTTTCTTTTGCGCGTATAACTTTTAGATGCCATATATAATAAAATAAGATTATTATTTTATTATAAGTAGATTATGTATTAAACTTATCTATTTCTTGTTTTAGTCGAAGAATATCATTCTCTATATTTTTTTTTTGTTCGAGAGATAAATTTTGGGAATCATTAATTTGTTCTAAATATTTAATAATATTTTTTAACATATTAACTTGTTGAATATTTTCTTGATTTATATTCGAAAAATAATTTTTATATAAAGAGATAAGTTCATTATCTTGTTCCCTAGTTAAAAGATTTTCATATGTAGATGCTAAATTTTTTTTTATTTGATCAATTTGATCATTAACTTTTTTTGTATGATAATCACTTGTAGATATAGTTGAATTCATATTAAAATATAATAATATATTTTTTATATGAATTATTAAAAGATATTAAAATCTATAGTATATATTATTTAGAATGAAAAGTAATGATAACGAACCATTATTAACATCAGACGATAGTCGCTTTGTAATGTTTCCGATACAAGACCAAGATATATGGGAAATGTATAAAAAAGCAGAAGATTGTTTTTGGAGAGCACAAGAAGTTGATTTATCAAAAGATTTATCGCACTGGTTATCATTAACCAATGATGAAAGATATTTTATTTCTATGATATTGGCATTTTTTGCGGCAAGTGATGGTATAGTATTAGAGAATTTAGGATTAAGATTTATGACAGAAGTACAAATAGCAGAGGCAAAAGCATTTTATGGATTTCAAATAGCAATGGAAAATATACATTCAATAATGTATAGTCAATTAATAGAAACATATATAAGTGATCATAATGAGAAATCGAAGTTGTTTAATGCTTTAGAAAATTTTTCTTGTATTAAGAAAAAAGCAGATTGGGCATTAAAATGGATAGGAGACAAAGATTCAAATTTTGCAACACGATTAGTAGCGTTTGCTTGTGTAGAAGGTATATTTTTTTCAGGAGCTTTTTGCGCAATATTTTGGATGAAAAAGAGAGGTTTAATGCCTGGATTAACATTTTCAAATGAATTAATATCAAGAGATGAGGCATTACATACAGAATTTGCTGTATTATTATATAATAAATTAGATAATAGATTAGAAAATCTAAAAATAGAAAAAATAATAAAAAATGCGGTAGAAATAGAAAAAGAGTTTATCTGTGAAGCATTGCCGTGTAATTTAATAGGTATGAATAGTAAATTAATGTCACAATATATAGAATTTGTAGCAGATAGATTAGCAGTTCAATTAGGAAATAATAAAATTTATAATTCTAGTAATCCGTTTGATTTTATGGAAATGATAAGTATAGAAGGAAAAACAAATTTTTTTGAAAGAAGAGTAGGTGAGTATGCGATGGCAAAAAAAGATAATGATGGTGGAAATGATGCATTTGATTTTAACGATGATGGATTTTAATATTATAATTATTTATGAGTAAGAAAGACAAAGAAACAACAACAGATCAGGGAATGCATGATATAATAAGATTAGATTTATCAATTGAAATAAATGAATTTAGTAAGCACGTTCAAAATAAGATAGAAAGACTAGATGAGAGAATGCGTTTTGTAAACTATAAATTTGAAGATGTAAGATTTTGGTTTAGAAGATATAGTATATCAATAATATATTTAGCAACTTTATTAACATTAATAGAGGCATTAATGAATAGTTTTAATTTAGAAACGATACAAAATAATATACTAAAGAATTTTTTAAAATTTTCACCATTATTGTTAAGTAGTTTAGTATCATTAATTGCTGCAATTATAAAATTTAATAAATATGAAGAAAAAATAGAAGATATAACAAGAGCAACAGAAAAATGTATAATAACAATTGCAAAATTAAAAGAAGTAAAAGAAGAATTATATTTTTGCAAAACAGTAAATGATTTTAATAAAATAAATGATAGATTTACTAGAGATATATATACAGAATATTTGGAAAGTAATACTAATATAGAAAGACAATTACTAGATACAGACTATGCAAAATATATGAAACGTATAGCACATAATGATATAGAACGAGCTAAAATATTATTAAAAAGAAATTACGAATTAGATGAATTAAGTCAAACTTCATTGACTAAAATTAGTTTAAATCCATTAAGACCAAGCTATAAGCAAATATCTCTAATTGATGATAATAGTAGTAATAATACAGATGATGCTATAAAAAATGAAACTATGATTAATAAAAAAAGATTAAGTATTTCAGCAATACATAATTCAATAGATAGACCAATACCATATAGAGGAAATAGTCCTCCTCTATCTAGATCAAATATATCAAATAAAAAAATGACACCAAAAGTTTGTATTAAATGCAATAGAAACTATTTATATGATATAAATAGTATAAATCAACGTTGTCCATATTGTAAAACACTACAAGAAAATATAAAACATAAAAACTATACTAGTATAAATCAAGTTGATATAGAAAATGGTATTAATGAAAAAGATATAGAAAAATGTGTAAATTGTATTCAAAAACGTTGGCGTAATTATAAAATAAAAAAGAATACTCGTAATTTTTAAATAAGTATTATATGTTATATATTATATAACATGTGTGGTATAACAATTTTTTTTTCTAAAAATAGATCAGATATAATTAGAAAAATTTTAGATAGTTTATATAATATACAAAATAGAGGTTATGATTCAATAGGAATATCATATCTTAGTGATAATTTAAGAGATTGGTGTATTGAAAAATATGCATCAACAAATAGTAAAGATGGTATAAAACAATTAGAAGAAAAAATCTCAAATATTAAAAGTAGTATAGCAATTGGTCATACAAGATGGGCAACACACGGTGCAAGAAGTGATATAAATGCTCATCCGCATATATCTATGAATAAAAAAATAATTGTTGTACATAATGGTATAATTACAAATTTTAATGTAATAAAAGATATGTTAATTAGTAAAGGATATAAATTTATATCAGAAACAGATACTGAGGTAATATCTAATTTATTAGAAGATGAATTAAGTATAACAAAAAATATATATACAGCAATAATTAATATAAATAAAAAGTTAGAAGGTACTTGGGCATTAGGTATTATAAATACTGAAGAACGAGACAAAATATATATTACAAGACATGGTTCTCCATTATTAATAGGAGAAAATAATAAAGAAATTATATGTTGTTCAGAAATATCAGGATTTATTGGACAAATAAATAATTATATAGTTTTAAATAATGATGATATTATAATAGTTGATCAAAATGGATATCATACAGAGAGAGAATATAATATAAATAAAATAAATAATATAAGTTATGAAACAACGCCTGATCCTTATAAATATTGGACACTTAAAGAAATATATGAACAACCAAAGTCAATTAATAATGCGATTAATAACGGTGGAAGAATAAAAGATAATGATATAGTTTTGGGTGGCTTAAATTATTTGCAAAATTATAAAAATAGCATAGATAATATAATTGTATTAGGGTGTGGTACCAGTTATCACGCAGCTATGTTATTTAAATATTATATGCAAAATAATAAAAAATTTAATATAGTAACAGCATATGATGCATCAGAATTTACAGAATTAGATATACCAAATAAAGGAAAAACATTATTTATAGTTTGTAGTCAATCAGGTGAAACTCGTGATTTAATAAATATGTTAGAAATTTGTAAAAAATATGATAGTATAACAATTGGTGTAATAAATGTAGTAGACTCAATGCTTGCTAAAATGGTGGATTGTGGTGTTTATCTAAATGCTGGGTTGGAAAAAGCGGTTGCATCTACAAAATCATATACATCAATGTTAATAGTTCTTTCTTTAATTGCTATGTGGTTTAATCAAAATAATAATTTAATGATTAATAATTTAAGAAATATATCAACTACAGTATCAGATATATTAGAAAATGATCATATAAAAAATGATTGTTTAAATTTGGTAAACTTTACAAATAGAAATAAAATAGAAAATATGTTTATTTTAGGATCGGGTAAATTATTTTCGGTAGCAAAAGAAGGTGCTCTAAAAATAAAAGAGATATCATACATACGTGCAGAAGGATATTCAGCAGGTGCTCTAAAACATGGTCCTTTTGCGTTATTAGATAGTAAAACAATAGTAATATTATTAATAGATGCAGATAATATTGAAAAACTTACATCAACATATCATGAAATAACAGCAAGAGAGACCAATTGTTTTGTAATAACAGATGTAGAGACAGATTTATTTAAAAATAAAATAGTAATTCCTAATGTAAAATATTATAATGAAATATTATTTGCAATAATATTGCAATATATAGCTTATCATTTATCTGTTACGAGAGATATAAATCCTGATAGACCAAGAAATTTGGCAAAAGTAGTCACGGTTGAATAAATATGGTAGGATATATATAATTATTAGTAGATTTATTTTTTTTATCTTTTAATTCTTCTAACATATTCCAATAATGATAGAAATCTTTATTAGACCAAGTAATATTTTGTATTTTTAGTGCATTAATAAAAGTTTGTAATCTTAATAATTCTAATTTCATAGTTTTTAGAGGCTTTGATATATTTTTAGATCTTTGCGATGCTTTAATCCAAAAATCTAATGTATAATTATTAATCCCCCACTGAATAAAATATGTGTCATCTATATTATTATAAAAATATTTATTAGTTTTAATTATATTAATAAGATAATTAAAGTTGTCAAGTTTACAAAATATTATAAAGAAAATATCTAATGGAATATCTAGTAACATATATAATAATATATATATGTTAATATATTTTAATATTAAAATAATTTCATACCAATCCCTCTAGACCGGTTAAGTTGAGAATGAATTTTATCTTGTCTTGGTAAACCCCATTTAGTTAACTCATTTAAACTATTTACTGCATCTTTTGGGGTATATTTAGGATCTACAATTGGTCTAGGTTCTTTAGTTGGATCAAATTGATAATAATTATCTTTTAATGGATTAACTCTACTTGTAAAATGGGTAACATTAATCATATCTTTATTAAAGTTATAATGTAAATTTTTAATATCAGTAATTCCTTCTGTATTTTTCTGTCCAGCTCTAAAAATTTGTTCTTTACTTAGTGTGCGATTAGCATCATTCTTAATATTAATAATTCGGGTGTCACCAAATTTATAAAACTGGGATCTATCTATTCTAATTTTAGATTGCAGAGCTCTTGTATGTATATCATTATCTTCTTGACCCCAAGCCCAATAACAAGGATATCCATTAAGTTTTTCAAAATCTCCTCCATTAATAGAAACAATTCCGCCTAGTGTCCAATTAAACCCAAAAAAATGTTTTATAGTACCACTATTAGTTTCATAATTTAATAGATTTTTTTCACAAGGCATATTATCAATATCATTAAAAACAAATGTAATATTTTTATAATGATCGGGATATTTATTTTTCATAGCTAAAAATCCAATATTTTTCATAGCACCTCTATTAAATGGTAAATTATCTTTTTGGTGAATAAAATAAATTTTATAATCAGTTTTTGAAAAATCACTTAATATATAATCCATATAAACTTTAAAATGTACTAAATGTGGTGCTCTATTTCTATAAGGAATAATAAAAATAAGTTTTGGAATAATATCACTAAGATTATTCATTATATTATTAATATATTAATAATTGATAAATTTTCGGTATTAACTAGTTTCTAAATTATAAATTTCATGTTTAGATAATAATTTTTCTTTAAAGTTAACAGATTCAATAGGTTGCCATTTTTTAAATTTTTTATTAAATAAACATTTCATATAAACTATTTTTTTAATATTAACGAATTTATCTTCTGAAATATTTTCAAATTCATCTTCATTATCACTCATTTCAAGTAAATCTAAATTAGAATTTTCTTTAATAGTACGAAATAATCGATTCATCATAACACTAGTTTTATAGTCAAATATACCAGCATATCCATAAAAATTATCTTTATTATTTCCTTTACAATATAAAGTATATATATCTTGTTCTATATCAGCTTTAATTTTAAAAATATTTTCAATATTATTATTATGTTTATTAAGTAATATTCCAGAAATATTTATTTCATTTGATTTTATAAATGCAATAGAATAAATAGGATAAGGTAAATTTTTTATATTTGATAATACATTATTTAAATTATTATTAATATAAGGTAAACCAAATATTACAAAATTTTTATTATAAGCTTTTTGTTGTAAAAGATTACTAAATATATTATCAAGTATATTTAATTTATAACTAAATGATTTTTCTTGTATATTTTCGCCTTTAAAATAATATATATTTTCACAACTAATAAAATTTTGATTATTATGTTTAAAATATGTTCCATAAATTATTGTTCCATATGATAAAATTTTATCATAACAAACTGTTATAGTTTCAACATTAATAATATTATTATATTTATTTAAATGTAGTAGTAAACATATATTATTATTATTATCATATGTAAACCACGCCAATACTTTAATACCAACCGGTACTAATGCAAATAGATCAGCATAAACTTTCTTATGTAAAATATTATCATAAGAAAGTTTTATTTCTGGAAGACGATTAATATAGTAGTATTTATCTCGCATGTTATATATATATAATTTTTATCTTTAATATATTTTCAATATTTATTTCTTCTGAGCATATATAGTTGATAATAAATTATCTAATTTCACTATATAATTTTTCATTAAAATTATTAGTAAAATTATTGTTACTATTTTGTTGTTTAAGTTCATTAAAAAAATTTTTTAATTCAGATTTCATATCATTTTCATTATTATTTTTAAAATCTTTGTTATCAATAATTTCTTCTATACTTGTTGTCCCAATAATATTATTATTATTATTACTATTATTACTACTATTATTAGTACTATTTGGAATATTTGTAATATTTTCTATATTTTTGTAACGCATTAATGGTTCTTGAATTAAATCTTTTATTTTAGGTGTAGTTAGAGTATCTTTAAAAAAATTAAATAAATAATGTATTAAAATAATTAGTATTAAAGATGTAATAACCCATAAAGTAATATCATAAAACATTAATATATATAATTTTATATTGTTTAATATAATTTATAACGAGATTTATTAATTTAATATTTTATAAATTTTAAATTATTCCATTTTTGTTTTGAATTATTAGAAGTAACTGCTGCATATGCTGTTGCTTCTTTTTTATTACTAGTACCAGATAGTCTAATATATAAAGATATATATGCTCCTTCATAAATATTTACTGTAGGTTGTAGACTAAAGTCTCCAGGAATAGCACTATTATCAGAAATAAATGTACTACATATAATATCTAATTTAGTTCTAGCTTTAAAATTATCAATGTTTAATAAATTTGTAAAATTATTTCCATATAGATTAATAACATTAGTAGCATATGCTAAATTTATATTGTTTTTGAGTATATTATCTAGTTCTTTAATAGATGTCGTTTTATTAAAATCAAAAATAACAATCCCTACATTATTAATAATATTATATTTATCAAATGGTATAGGAATACCAATTTTAATAGTAGATTTGTCTAATGCGTGTAATACATCAAAAAATAATTCATAATAAGACTGTGTTACTCTAGAAATATTAAAAGTCTTAACTATATTATATGTTTTTGTATAATGTAATAGTTTATCATTGTATACTTTATTACAAGGACTTTTAATTAGATTATATATATTTTTTATATCATATACAGAATATAATAATCCGTGTAAAATATCAGTTTTTAAAATTTTACGAGATTTTGAATTTATAATACATTCGAATAGTTTTATTAAAAGCAATCCTCCTATTTTACTATGATTAATATGAAATTCTAATATATTATTATTAATTTGTACTTCAATATCTGGATGCTTATTATTTAAAATATCTTCTCCAGTGTATATTTGTAAATAATTATTATAATCAGATATAAGATTTAAAACATTATTAAATCTATCAGATTTAATATTATCTTTTAGATTATCAATAAATAATTTGTTTACTTTAAATCGAGCTATTAGTGTTTTATAGTTATTGTGAGAGTTAATATGAAAGTTATCTTCTAATGACATATAAATATAAGAATAATAACATTTAAATTTATATTTAATAAATTATTTTAAGATATTCACTAATATCATTTATAATATTATTATTTATAATATTATCATTATATTCAAAATATGTATCAATAATTTTATTTTTACTATATTGTACAACTAAAGCAAGTAAAGATTTTGTAGTTGCTTTATATTTAATTTCATTAATATCTATTGTTTTATGTCTATAAGGAATAGTAGTAATATTTGAAACTATAGATATAATACTTTTATCTATAAATAATGCTATCCCATTAACTGATTGAGTTTCTATAGATTTATCTGTTATATTTAATTTATTAATATTATTATTATGTATTTTAAAAATACCATCGTCTGAATAAATTATTTTAAAATTATTATTATATTTACAATAATTTTCGAGACTATTAATATTAATATCACGTTTAGATATATATATTTTCATATTATAATTCTATAAGATAAACTATTTAAACTAATTTTAATAAGTAATTCTAATATGGTAACATTTATTAAAATTGAAAAAAATAGTAAATTATATGAAGAAAAATTAGATAATATAGAAAATTTATATAAAAAGTGTGGTTTACGTAAAATAGAAGGATTTATTAATTTATATGAATATGATAGTTGTGAAGGAAAAATAGAATTATGGGGTCGTAATAGTGGTAGATCCAATATAAAAAATAGTTATATTTTTCCATTAGATACAAATTTAGTATTATATGGAACAGTAGCTATATTACTAAAAAATGGTAATAATTATATAAATTTAACTGAAAGTATGTTAGATAAATTATTAAAAAATAAAATAGAAAATGTAAAAGATGATAGTGTTATAAATAATCTAGAAGGTAGTAATGACTTAGATAATTATGTTAATGAGGATAGTGATAGTGATAGTGATAGTGAAGATAATGATGATAATGATGAATCTGATTTAGATTCTGAATTAAAATTAGAAGATTATATATATTCAAGTGAAGAAGAAAATTAAAAAATATTAATATAAAAAATTGAATTAGAATTATTATTATTAATATTATATTAATAATAATGATAGTTGATAATGCAGAAATTTTTAGAACAAATGTAAAATTAATTTTAAGTGATATTTTAGAAAAATCTACATATGGCAATAACTTAGAAAAAGGTATATATAATTTTACATTACTAGAATCAGATAAACAAAATATTGTAAAAAAATGGAATAATCATTATTTTACCCAAATATATGTTTCTAAGTATAGAAGTATATATAATAATTTAAAAAATGAGAAGGTAAAAGAATTAATTACAAAAAAAATGATTAAGCCACATAAATTAGCATTTATGACTCATCAAGAAATGTTACCAGAAAAATGGAGTAAATTAATTGAAGATATTAGGATTAAAAATAATAATAAATATACACCAAAGTTAGAAGCATCTACATCTGATTTTGAGTGTATAAAATGTATGGATATTGAAAGAAAAAAAGCGAAACAAGAAAAACGAGAAATTGATCATAATGCATTTAACCAATGTACATATTATCAATTACAAACAAGAAGTGCGGATGAACCGATGACAACATTTGTTACCTGTATTAAATGTAATGCAAGATGGAAATGTTAAAATAAATTATTATTATTTACAAAATTATAAATATATGGAATTAAATTTAGTAATGGAGATGGAGATGGAGATGGAGATGGAGATAGAGATGGAGATGGAGATGGATTAACTGTTATAAATTCAAGATCATCTAGAATATCTTGAACATAAGATAGACTAGTAAAACATAATTGTGATAGAATAATAAATGTAAATAGTTTTTTCATTTATATAATTTAATAATATTCTATTTATATTATTATCAATTTTTATAAATAGTATATATAAATGTGGTTTTTAAGTTGTTTGTCTGGATTATTAACTAGTAATATTATCTCAAAGATAAATTATTATCCAGTAATTTTAAATACAAGATTTACTCCACTACTATTTAGTTATAATGAAAATGATAAATTTAATTACGGCAGTGAAGAGAGAAGAAGATTTAAAGATTTATTAAATATAAGATATTTAGTGCAAGATCATCACTGTATTCCCCGCCAATTTAGAAATCACAAATTAATTAGAGAAATTAATTATGATATTAATTTTTCAAGAAATATTATAATGATGCCAAATAGATTAGGTATTAAAGAATTAAATTTAGATCCAAATAGTCGGGTGCACGAAGGAGGACATCCAAGATATAATAAATATGTTGGATCACAATTAGATAAGATAAAAAATGAATATGAAACTATTGATGAAAAAAGATACCAAATATGGTTATTTTTACACTATTTAAAAGATAATTTACACTATTTAAAAGATAATTTACATTATAAAAATGATATAATACCTTGGGAATAATAATTTATTTATATTTTAAAATATCTAATTCTTTAATTGTAGTTGGAAAATTATCGTATCCATAAATATCTTGTAGTAATAGCCATTCAAATATACCACCTAAATAGATGGCAACATTATTAAACCCTAATTCAATAAGTTGATTATATTTAATTATAACAGTATTATCATTATTGTTTTTACCATAAACAATAATAAGAGCATCTTTTTTATTTTTAAGACATTCATTAAGTATAGTAACTTCATCTTTAATATTAGTAGTTCCTGAAATTAAGCAATCTTGTTCATTATCAGATAATGTATTTATAATAATATCATTATTTTTAATAGCATTTTGAACTTTTTCAAAATTATATAAATTAAATGATATTGTAGACATTGTAGATATTTTATTACCCATTAATTTATCATATTTACTTAATTTTATATTTAATATTTTATAATTAAATATTAATTTAATCTTCATTATCAGATAAATATGTTACAAATGTCTCATTTGAATTAATACGTTCTATTGTTTTAACTTCAAACTCAACACATACTAAAATATAATATAGACTTTTTAACCAGCCTAATATCATTATTATATAAATAATAACTATTTATATAATTTTCAATTTTAATTAAACTCAACTGTAATGTCAATTTCTTCACGTTTAACTGTTTTAGTAGCAGATATTGATAATTCTTCTCTTTTTTTTCTTGTTTTGCCGGTTTGTACATTATTTTTCTTTTTAGCACTACTATTTCTAATATTCATATCAGATTCAATCTCAGCATAATTATCTTCTATATATTTAACTACGCCATTATGAATAGCCCATTTAAAAAAATTTAATTGGCCAATAGTTGTTTGTATATATTTACTATTTTGATATGGAACCGTAATTCTCTCCCACCTACAAAATGGATCAAAACGTTTTTTAGAATATGCTTTAAGATTCAGTTTATAATCATTATAAACTTTAAATCTATTTTCATTTGAATTTAAATTATATATAGTATAGTGTTTTTTTGCATAATTAGTTGTAAACCAATCAACTATTCGTAATGATATTCTAGAATCTCCATTAATTATGCTAAGCATTTTATTCATATTAATATAGTTATCATTTTTATAATATTCAAGAAGTCGATTTAATAATAAGTCATTTTGTTTAATATAAGCCATTATTAATTTAGTATTTAAGTTTTCTCTTTTAAATCATTATTTATCTAATTAAGATAGTAAATTATGATATATATAGTAAATGAAATGTGTTGAATATAACAATGTTAAATTTTATATAGGTCAAAATGCTGAAGAAAATTTTGATTTATTAGATAATAGTAAAATGATTAATAATGAATATATTTGGTTTCATTTAAATAGTTTTGCATCACCATATGTAATAATGTATAGTACATTACAAAATATTAAAAATATATCAGAAAATAATATCGATGATTTTTTAATATTTGGAGCAAATTTATGTAAAGAAAATAGTAAATATAAATATTTAAAAGATTTAAAAATAATTTATACTTTATTAAAACGATTAAAAAAAACAGATAGTATAGGTGAAGTACTAATAAGTGGCAAAAAAAAATATATTAAAATATAATTTTAATATTCACAAAAAGAGTCTTTTGGTATTAAAAATTTTTCTTGATCATTAATAACATCTTTAAAATCTTTAGATAGAAATGGATTTTGGCAAGTTTGTACAATCATAGGGCGTTCATCAATAAATTGTTTATATTTTTCTGGATTAATTTTATCACCTCTTCTTGTTGTTTCACTTCTTAATGGTATATTGTTAATTATTTCATTTTTATCATTTAGTATAGGCTTATCTTCTCGTTTAGTTTTGACAAATTTCTCTCCACTAGTCCAAATTATAACGCTCATTAATAAATATATATAAATTAATTAAAATAAATTAAACATATTAATATTAAATATCAATATGTTTAACCAAAATATACATAATATTAAATTTAATTTAGATAAGAGAGTAGAAATCCTAAATTTACTCTCTCAATTAACAAGTTGTTTCTTAATAGATAAAGAAAGGTTTGATAATATAGTTTATAATTTAAAAGATAATCATAATATATATATTTATATAAAAGATAATAAAGTAGTAGGTATAATAACACTATTAATAGAACAAAAATTAATTCATAATGGAGCTTGTGTTGCACATATTGAAGATTTAGTAGTTGATAAAGAATATTCTAGACAAGGTATTGCTAGAGAATTAATTAATTATTGTCTTAGTAAACTATCAAGTGATTGTCACTATAAAGTTATTTTAAATTGTAGTGAAGAATTAAAAAGATTTTATGAAAAATTTGGTTTTATACAAAAAAATATACAAATGGCAAAATATTTAATATAATAGTTAATATAATATATTACTATATAGATGGGAATTGCAAAATATATAGATTTTAACTATAAAAAATATAATATGGTATTTAATATAGCTGTTATTGTTATATTAGTAACACATATTTACATTTAATGGATAGTCAAAAATAGTAGTTATACTTATTTTATTTAGGATTTATTATTTCATATATATTATTACTTATTTCGGAATATCAATCAGATAATAATAGAATAAATATAGTATTATTAGTATTTAGGGTAGCTGTAATATTATTTCTATTACCTTCATTTTATAATGATTTAAAATATACTGTAACAGGTTAAAAAACTTATTCAATATAGTATGCTTAGTAAAAGTCGGATTTATAAAAATAAATATAACTATAAATTATATAATGAAAAAATTTAATAAGACAAAAAAAATATATAAAGGTGGAAATTGTCAAAATTCTGGTCCAGATGGAGTAAGTGGTTGCAGAGAATGTTGTGGTATATCAAATAAAATATGTATAGATAATTGTATGAATACACCATATAATCCACAAAACGGGGGAGGTTATATGGGTGGTCCTATGAAAGAAAAAATTATTAAAATAGAAAAATCAAAAACAAAAGGAAAAAAATATACAGCAAAAGTTAAAAATATTAAAACAGGTAAAACTAGAAAAATAAATTTTGGAGCACTAGGATATCAACAATTTAAAGATAGAACTCCATTAAAACTTTATAAAAAATTAAATCATTCTGATAAAAAACGGCAAGAGAGATATTATAGTAGATTTAGTAGAGGAATTAAAAATCGTAAAAAAGCAATCCAATATGAAGAAAAAAAAAGTAGAAATTATTATAATCCTAAAATATTAAGTCATATATATTTATGGTAATTTAACCATATGCTAATAGTAACGGTGGATTATATATATAATAAAATGTTGGAATATATTGAACTAATGGTAAAGATATCATATCTGGAACTTTACTAATTGTTACTTGTTGCTTTTGTACCATAGTATAATATACTCTTTTAAATACTCGCATTATAATTATATTTATAAAAATAAATTATAATCAATTATTATTTTAAAAATAAATTAATAATAAATAATTATGAAATTATTATTAATTTTATTAAATCTTATAAATTTAAATAGAGATAATTGTTTAATGTTTAGAGGTGGCGGATTTTCAGGATTTTGGTATTTTTATAATAACACAAATATAGTAACAAATTCAGATAAAATATATTGCTATTCATCAGGCTGTCTAGCTGTTATAGCAAGTATTAGTCCAAATAATAAACAATATATATATGATACAGTATTAGAAATGAAAAATTTTTATAAAAATAAGACAGCAGATATTTCTATGATAAGAGAGAAATTTATAGATAATATTATAAATATACCAATTATAGAGTATAATATAAATATAATAACATCAACTTATATTGGTAAATGTATAATAGAAAAGCCAGATACAATAGATAGATTAAGACAATTATTACTAGATACTACCAATATACCTATAATAACTGGTAGATTAGAATATACAAATATAGATGGTATATTTTGTAGACTAAGTCATCCAATGTGTAAAATAACTTATTCAATTCCAAAAACATTAAGATTTATTATTAATATATTTAATCCATTTTTAACTATAGATGATGTAAAATATTTTAGTGAATGGAAATATTAATCACTCTTTGATAATTTTTAATTGTTTAGTAAATAAAAATTTATCTTTATTTTGACATCGTCTTTGTAAGTTACATTTTAGACAAGCAATTATAACATTGTTATTTGAATGATTTATGCTATTATCAACTCTATCTAATGTCCACTGTTCCATATCCCGAACTTTATTATAAAATAATAATACATTATGTTTACAATAATAACATTTTAATTTACTAGCTACAAGTTTTTCAATAGTTTCTTCTCTAGTTATATTATTGCCATCATATTTATTTTTATTTATATCTTGGGTTTTATAACTACTAATTTTTTTATCTATTTCTCTCAATAACTCTGTACGATATTCTATATTATCTTCTTCCAAATAGAGTTGGTTAATTAGTTTTTTTTGAATATTATAGTTAAAAAAATCTGACGATATATTTTTCATACAATCACGTAACGCTACAATGTTTTTATTATTAGGATCATTTGCTTTATTAATTTTATCTTTTTGTCTTTTACCTGATATTTCAATACTCTTCATTATATCTTAATAGTATATAATATTACAATATATAACTCATAAAAAGATTTCAGGAGGATTCCAATATTTTGGAAATATTAGTCTTTTTTTTTTATTTATTCTAGGAGGCCATTCTCTAATAAACCAATTTATATAATTTTTATATAAATTATAATTATTATCATACTCATATAGTAATATATATTGTTCAACATTTTGTAATATTAAATACCAATATTCTGTAGGTTTATGTTCAATACTATTTAAATTATTTATTTGATTATAAATTAATATATTACCTGTTTTAATAATAGATTTAATATAATCAATATCCATATAATAATTATTATATAATTATATTAAAATAGGTTAAACTTATTATTTCATTATATATTATAATGAGTGAAGAATGTCAAGAACTTAGAAATATTAAATACAAAACAATGCTTTTAAATAGTAATAACAAAAAAACACTAAATTCTGTAATTAAAGATGTTGCTAACCTAGATTTAATATTAGATACCGAAAATGAAAAAAGTAAACGCGAATCTTGGAATCGATTAGATAAATCGGCAAAAATGAATAAAATAACAGATTATATAAAAAAATTAGCACCTACACATAAATTAACTAATGAAGAAATAGATTCTTTAAAAACATATTTAAGTCACAATTTAGATAAAAAAGCTTTACAAAGAAATAAAGACGTTATTTATACAAAAGAGTTAGGAGTATTAGAAAATATACCAACATTATATTTTAATAATTCAACAAGAAAATTTACTTTACGAAAACAGTCACAACCATCTGCACTAAAAACTTTAGGTCCAACTAGAAAAAAAAAAAATAAATCTAGCAAACGACCAAAATCTCCAGAATCTGAAGCATCTACTAATCGATCTAATAATTAATTTATATAAAAATTGATACTAAATATAAATTAATTATATAAGATATAATGGATATTGATAATATAACAATGTATGAAAATATAAAAAAAACTTTAGAGTCTGATACAACATTTACTAAAAGCGATTTTAAACTTATAAAAGATATGTGTATCGAATTATTTAAAGATTTTATTAATAATAATATATTATTATTAAGTAATTCATCTTTTGATAAAGAATTAACAACTTATATATATGATAATATCAAGGAAAATTTATTACATATGTATAATAATAGTAATAAACAAATTATGAAAAAAAAATTAAAAAAAATTATTAAAAAAACTACAAAATATTCTTGGAAAAAAGTCATACCATATAGATCATATAAAGATAGTTTTATTAGAAATATAAAGTCTAAATCAAATTTTATTAATCTAAAAAATAAAGTAGAGTATCTAATAAATATTCCACAACCACAACAGAGAACTGATGAATGGTATCAATTTCGTCATGGCTTATTAACAGCAAGCTCTATATGGAAAATATTAAGTACACAAGCTAATATTAATAATATTATATATGAAAAATGTAAACCATTCACGCTTTTTAAAAACCCTTCATTAGATTCGCCATTACATTGGGGTCAAAAATATGAACCTGTATCTGTTGAATTATATGAAAATTTATATAACACAAAAATAGAAGATTTTGGTTGCATTAAACATCCAAAATATCCATTTATTGGAGCATCACCAGATGGTATTAATATAGATCAAGATAATCCTCGTTATGCACGTATGTTAGAAATTAAAAATGTGGTTAATCGTGAAATTAATGGAATTCCTAAAATGGAATACTGGATTCAAATGCAAGTACAAATGGAAACTTGTGATTTAAATGAATGTGATTTTCTTGAAACAAAATTTCTTGAATATCATAATTATGATGATTTTATGAGTGATGGTACATTTATTATGACAGAAGATAATAAACAAAAAGGTATTATGTTATTATTTAATAATAATGGAAATACTTTTTATGAATATGCACCAATTAATATTGATCTAGAGAGATATCAAATTTGGGAAGAAGATATGTTTAAAAAACATAGTGAATCTGAATGGATAAGAACAATATATTGGAAATTAGAGAAATTAAGTAATATATTAGTATTACGTAATAAATTATGGTTTGAACAAGCATTACCTAAATTTAGAGATGTTTGGGAAACTATATTAAGAGAGAGAGTAACAGGATATGAACATAGAGCTCCAAAAAGACGATCAACTATAGTAAATAATATGCCAAAAAGATGTTTAATCAATGTAACTAAACTAGAATAGATAATAAAATTATTATATAGTTTTATTATTTTTTACTTTACATATTTAAATATATAAATAAAATGCTTAAAATTATATTAGTATAAATAATAAATGGAAGGGATTGAAACAAAAGAAATGCAAGTCATTAAAAGATGTGGAAATTCAGAATCAGTTTCTTTTGATAAAATATTAAATCGTGTTAAAAAAATTGGTAGCGAACATAAATTAAGTATAAATTTTAGTGGATTAGTAATCAAAGTTATAGACCAATTACACGATAATATTAGTACATCAAAAATAGATGAATTAACTGCTGAACAAGCAGCATCATTATCTACAAAACATCCAGACTATGGATTACTTGCAAGCGCATTAGTTGTATCAAATTTACAAAAAAATACTACTGATAAATTTTCAGAGGCGATGAATAAATTATATAATTTTAAAGATGTTAATAATGCAGAAGTACCTTTATTATCAAAACAATTTATTACTGTAGTAAATAGCAATACTGATTTTTTTAACAGTTTAGTAGATCATAAACGTGATTATTTAATAGATTATTTTGGCTTTAAAACTCTTGAGCGTGCATATTTAATGCACATTAACAAAAAAATAATTGAAAGACCTCAATATATGTGGTTACGTGTAGCAATTTGTTTACACGAAAATGATTTAGAAAAAGTGAAAACTACTTATAATTTAATGTCTCAAAAATATTTTACACATGCTACTCCTACTTTATTTAATGCTGGAACGCCACGACCACAATTAAGTTCTTGTTTTTTAATTGCTATGGAAAGTGATAGTGTTGATGGAATTTATAATACATTAAAAGAATGTGCTAATATTTCAAAATGGGCAGGAGGAATTGGATTACATATACATAATATTAGAGGGACTGGCAGTCATATTAGAGGAACAAATGGAACTTCTAATGGTATTATTCCTATGCTAGGCGTATTTAATAAAACAGCTCGATATATTGACCAGTGTGTTGTACCAGAAACATATATCTACACTAAAAATGGTGCTATCGAAATTCAAAATATTAAAAACAGTGATTATATTTATAATAGCAAAGGAGATATTGAAAAAGTAGATAATATTTTAGAACATCCTTATGATGGTGATATTTTTAAAATTGAAACCACGCACAGTATACATCCACTGGAAATAACTCCACAACATCCTATATTAGTTATGGTAGACCAATGTAAAGGAACAAAATTTGATATAATTAAAAAAAGAATTATGTCTTATGAAAAAAATAATAATATTATGGATATTTTTGAAAAGAATCCTGAACAAGAAAACCAATTATTTCAATGGAAAGAAGCAGAACAATTAACATATGATGATATGCCAATTTATGTAATACCAACATATTCAGAAGATAATAAATTAACTTGGGAAGACTGTTATATGTATGGTATAATTTTAGGGGATGGTTGTTTAAGTAATCAATATACAAATGGTTATATTAGTATGCATACCGTAAATAAAAGAAATATACTAGATTTTTGTAAAAATTATTTTGATAAAAGATATATACAATATGTTATTGACACTAATAAAAACATTACAAGAATAAGATGGAATAAAACACTTAATATGCCAATCAGATATTCAGATATTTATGACACAAATAAAGAAAAATATATTGCAAGTGACTGGATAAATCTTCCAATAGATAAGAGTAAATATATCGTGAAAGGATTAATAGATACCGATGGTTGTATAAATCGAGAAGTTGTATTTGATTCTACTTCTTATAATTTAATAGAAAACATGAGATTTTTATTACTTAAAATGGGTATTCCAACTAGTGGTTATAAAAGAGATAGAGTTGGTGAAAAACATTATACAGAAAGAGGTGTTATTGAGAATAAAAAAATTTCGTATACACTGAGAATACCACAAACTGAAGATTTATGTAATTTGTTAGAAATTGAATATACTTCAAAGTTTTTTAAATTTTTAAGATATAAGAATCTTTTATTTACAAGAATTAAATCAATTGTAAAAAATCATTATCAAGGAACATTATATGATTTGCAATTAAAAAATACACATAACTATATGATACATAATGGTATAATTCATAATGGTGGTGGAAAAAGAGCTGGAAGTTTTGCTATGTATATTGAACCACATCATCCGGATATTGAAGAATTTTTAGATTTAAAGAAAAATCATGGAGACGAAGAACTTCGCGCTCGTGACCTTTTTTATGCTCTTTGGATTTCAGATCTGTTTATGGAAAGAGTACATACTAATAGCAAATGGTCATTATTTTGTCCAGATAGAACACCTGGATTATCAGAATGTTATGGAGATAATTATAAAAAATTATATCTCAAATATGAATCAAAAAATTTATTTACTAAACAAATTAATGCTCGTGATTTATGGATCAAAATTTTAGATTCGCAAATGGAAACAGGTACACCATATATGTTATATAAAGATGCTGTTAATTATAAAACAAATCAACAAAACCTTGGTACTATTAAGTCTAGTAATTTATGTGTAGCACCAGAAACATTAATATTAACAAAAAATGGTCAAGAAAAAATAGAAGATTTAAAAGATAAAGAGACAGAAGTATGGAATGGAAAAACCTTTAGTAAAACTACAGTATATCAAACAAGTGAATCTAGTGAATTAATAGAAGTACATACAAGTGATGGATGTATTTTATCATGTACAAAATATCATAAATTTTATATTCAAATTAAATATGAAAAAAATAAAAAAGGTGATATTATTGATTCTGAATATGTAAAAATAGTAGAAGCAAAAGATTTAAAAGAGGGTATGAAAATTATTAAATCCGAATATCCTGTAATTGATAATAAAGAAAAAGTATTGGAAGATGCTTATAGTAATGGATTTTTTAGTGGCGATGGAACTTATGCAAATATAACTGATAATGAAATTAGATTATGTAGTTTTAAATGTTCACAAAATGAACAATTTTGTAAACGGCATATTCATAATAAAAAAATAGAAAACTCTGAATTAAGAAATGATAATTTATGTAATGCATATTCTTATGAAAAAAAACCACACGTAACTCTGTATGGAGAAAAAATTAAATTATTAGAAAATTTATCATACATTAGTAAAGGTGAAATAAAAAATAATAAATTAAATGTTACACTTGTTCCAACATTAGAAGAAAAATTTTTTGTTCCCAATAATTATTGTATTAAAAGTAAAATAGATTGGTTTTCAGGTTATTGCGATGCAGATGGATCAATTTCTAGAAATGGTAAAAATCAGAGTCTACAAATTTCAAGTATACATAAAGAATTTCTTATTAATATAAAATTAATGTTGCAAACCTGTGGTATAAGTTCTGTTGTTTCATTAAATATGGATAAAAGAAAAGTATATTTACCAAAGAATGATGGTTCAAATGAATATAAAGAATATGATTGTAAAAAATTATGGAGATTATTAATAGCATCAAATCAACTTCAAAAATTATTAGAATTAGGATTTTCTCCAAAAAGATTGATTATAGAACAATGTAATTATCAGAGAAGTGCAAATAAATTTATTACTATTTCAAAAGTAGTTGATAATAATAGGGTTGATAAAACATATTGTTTTAATGAACCTATAAGACACACTGGTATTTTTAATGGTATTATTACTTCACAATGTACAGAGATTTGTGAATACAGTAATGAGAATGAGACTGCGGTATGTAATTTAGCTAGTATTGGATTAAGTAAATTTATTAAAGAAACACCTAATCCATTTACTGATGTAACTGTATATAGCAAAAAAGACTGTAATTGGTGTGTACTTATGAAATCACTTCTCAAAAAACGCGGTATCAATTATAATGAAATCATTTTATCAAGTGATGAAGAATTTTCTGAATTTAAAGAAAAAAATAATATTGAGACATTACCTCAATTATTTGATAATGGTGTTTTAATTGGGGGTTATAATAAAGTTGAAGATATACTTAGAGATAAATTTGATTATGAAAAATTACATAGTGTTACTAAAATTGTAACAGAAAATTTAAATAAGATTATTGATATCAATTTTTATCCAACAGAAAAGACTAAACGCAGTAATTTAAATCATCGACCAATTGGTATTGGAGTACAAGGATTAGCTGATGTATTTGTATTATTAGATTTACCATTTGAAAGTGATGAAGCAAAAAAGATTAACATTAATATTTTTAAAACTATATATCATGCATCTTTACAACAATCTAATCAGATTGCAATTGATAGAAAAAATGATATAGAATATCTTATTGATCAATATAATGTAGGAAATTGGACTTTTAAAATAGAAGATGATGTTTGTACAGAATATAATATATATAATGTTACAGATGCTAGTATTACAAATGCAATTAAAAATGATGACATTATTGATAGATTACTAAATAAATGTAGACCAATTAGAAAAGAGATAGAAAATACTTGGAGTAATACAAAATTATGTGGTTCATATAGCTCTTTTGAAGGTTCCCCAGCATATAATGGCATTTTACAATTTGATATGTGGAATCGAAATCCAGATACAGATTCTGATATTAATTATGATTGGAATACTCTTAAACATAGTATTAAAGAATATGGGCTTCGCAATAGTTTACTAGTTGCACCTATGCCAACTGCTAGTACCAGTCAAATTTTAGGTAATAATGAATGTTTTGAACCATTTACAAGTAATATTTATTCAAGAAGAACACTAGCTGGTGAGTTTATTATTGTTAATAAATATTTAATTAATGATCTTATTAATTTAGGTATTTGGGATGATTCAATTAAAAACAATATAATTCAGAATAAAGGTAGTATTCAATATATCGACACTATACCAAAACGACTAAAAGAAAAATATAAAATTGTTTGGGAGATACCAATGAAAAATCTTATAGATATGTCTAGAGATAGAGGAGCTTATATTTGTCAATCGCAAAGTTTAAATCTTTGGATGGAAGATCCAACTGCAAAATCATTAACAAATATGCATTTTTATAGTTGGAAACAAGGACTAAAAACTGGAATATATTATCTACGCAGAAAACCAAGACATCAACCACAGCAGTTTACAATTGAACCTGAAAGTAAAAAACCAAAACGAGATGTAGAGTGTGATGAGAATGGTTGCACTATGTGTTCTGGTTAATAATGTTAAATAATATAAATAATATAAATTATATAATATTAATATTATATAATTATGGCTTGGAGAGCTAGACAGAGAAGTGAAAATAAGAGAGCTGGTGGACTTAAAGGTAGAGATAGAGGTTGGTTGCCAGGAAGTAGTCAAGCGAATGCAATTGGTATACCACATAATCTTGTCAATAAAACACGAGAGAGAACAAATACTTTAGTAACTAGGGAAGCAGCAGCAAATATTGCCGGGGGTCCACTAACAGAACCATTACCATATACGTGTGATAATGGAAATATTTTAATAGATACAAGATGTCTTGTAGTAAATACTAATCAACTTAGCGGAATTGGAAGATATAGAAGTCAATTTAATGTAGATGCTGATGGTATTAAACAAGCTAGATATTACTTACCAGTAGATCCTAAAGGTTTCATTTCTGAAAAATGTACTTGTAAACGTCCTGGTTGCTTTATATGTATTAATAATGAAAACAATTTTAATAATGAAAACAATTTTAATAATGAAAACAATCAAAATAATCAAAATAATTTAATAACTGCTAGTCAAAGTCTTTTAAGAAAATCGCCTATTCTATTTTCAGGTCATTTTGGACCATATAATGGGAATGGATCTGATTATACACCGCCAATAGCAAAACAAGTAAATGGGAATACTATCGGTTATACATATAGATATGGGGGTCAATATTTAGCGGCCGTCGACTCATGGGCTGGATTCGGACATAGCCTTGATCTCACTGGTGACGGACAACCTGATATGCAAGAAGTAAGTGTTCAATTCGAACATGGTGGTGAAATAATATATAACTATGAGAGAACAGAGCAAAGTGGAGAAGGAACAAATCGTATAATAATCATACATGAAAAGGCTTTCTTTCCAGATAACCTACCTCAGCTAATCTCTACCGGTAAAATAATAAATGAAGGTGAAAGTGGTATTGATACAATTAATATAGCACCCCAGACTGGTGGTACAACATTTACAAATATAGTTTTATATTTGCATGCTTACGGTAAAATTAAATTAACTAATATAGAAATACGAGAATTTACCAATGCGAATAAAACAGCGTATACTACTATATCCCCAAACTTTGTACACTTTGGAAATGGTGCCAGTGTAAGTAATAATGTATATGAATTTGGTACTTTTAACTGGTCTGGATTTTATAACACTAACGCACGAAATTTATATCCTATTTCATTTAATAATTCTGGTAGTAAAATAGCATTTAATTATAATAATTCTCAAAATTACGATATGAAAATTAAATTTAAGTTTGAACGATTTAGTAGCACTTTCTTTGGATACTACGACATGGCTAATACAGAACCATCATTTTATACTGATACTATTACACTTCCTAGAAATTCTACAAGAAATATAAGCATTCCTATACCAAGTCAAGGTACCAATGAGTTTAATAATATTATTTTATATTTATGTAATGAAGGCCAACTTGAAATAACTAACATAGAATTAACAAACGATTCACGTTCAATATTATTTCCGAATGCAACTTCTATCGGTTCTGATAATATGATACGTCAAGGTGTAGTCTTTGATTATGAAACTAGTGGGTGGGGTCGGATGCAAACTATTAACAATGAAATTCAAATTTATGATGAAAACAATGCCGAAATATTATCTGATGGATCTTTAAAAATTGCATGTGGAAAAGGACAATCAATTTTAAATGAACCATCAGTATTGTCATCAAGATTAATTGCATATTCATCACCTGAAATGCCATTTATAACAATACAAAGGGGTAAAAAGACACATATTAAAATTACAGCTAAATTACCAATTGCTAGAGATGTCAATGGTAGCGCAATACCAGAGGTTCCTTTATCGCCTACATTATGGCTTTTAGGATCTGAAGTTAAATTTGGTATTAATTGGCCTTTTTGTGGGGAAATAGATATAATGGAGTTTGCTTCTAATAAATATGATCGCGACACATATAGTTCAGTAGTCCATTATGCAAATAATCAAAACAATCATACTTATGAAAGCAAGGAGCATAAAACTAATAAAAATTTAACAGAAACATTTAATGATTTTGAAATAATAATTTATGCCGGTACTGATTCTACTCAAAATAAAATAGATATCCTTATTAATAGTGTAAAAATACATACATATTTTGATGATAACTCCATAAATAAAGAACTTTTTGAAGCATCCGATGGGAGTGATGTTAAATATTATGATTTGATATTTAATATTGCTATTGCTGGTGATTTTGTGGGTGAACCTTGGAATAGATTGCCTCTGGCTGAACGTCTATCTAAAATATTAATTGATTATACTAATTGGAATAGTGTATCAGAAATGGAAATACGTAACTTGAGTGTTACAATGGAAGATTATGTAGTATAGAGTTTATAAACTATTATAATTATTTAATTTATTTAAAGCCATAATTTTCCAAAATAGACTAATTTAGATATTGATCTTTTAATTTTTTAATATCTAAACTACATTCAAATATATCTAAATTAAATTGCATTTTATAGTAACATCTAAATGTAACAATAACATCGGTCATAGCATTATGTAATCCATCAGGCTCAGTATTAAAATAATGCTTATATAATTCTAATAATTTAGGATATTTTGCTATTATTTTACCATATCTATTTTTATATGTTAACTGACATATAGATTTACTATTTTTCATAGTACAAAAACTAGGTATGGGTATATTTTTTGGATTAAAATTATGATTTAATTTATTTCTTATATATTCAACTATTAGTATATTTTTATCAAATTCTAAATTGTGTCCAATTAATAAATCAGATAAATTTAATACATAATTAAATTGGGTTAATACATCTTTAATAGATTTACCATTTTTTTTACATATTTCTTTAGTAATTTTGTGTATATTAATACTTTCAGGATCAATATTAACATTATTATCAATATCAATTAGAGTATCTACATATGTTAGTATTATATTTTCTTCAGTATCATATAAAATATATGATAATTGTAAAATATAAGGCCATTTTTGTGTTGATAAAACAGAACAATTTCTTTCTTCGGGTAAACCAGAAGTTTCGGTATCAAAAATTAGTATCTTCATAGTTTAGTAAAAAAATATAAGTTTATATTATTTCAATTTAATTAATAATATTTAAATAATATCAATAATAGTTGAATTTTTACATATACCAAAAGATTTGCGATGCCATTTGGTGATCCCATTAGCTTTAATAGCATCTATATGATTTTTTGTTCCATAACCTTTATTTTTTAAAAGATCATATAATTCATCTAATTTAGGATATTTATTGCATAATTCTTCAATATAAATATCTCTCTCTACTTTTGCCAGAATTGATGCTGCAGCAATTGCAGTATATGTATTATCGCCACCAATAATACAATGATGTTCAATATGTTTAATAGTTTCAGAATCATTATCAAAGTAAGTAACAGGCTTAAAACTATTACCATCAACTAAAATTAAATAATTTTTAGTATAATCAATTAATTGTTTGATGGCTTTATGCATAGCAATATGAGTAGCATTTAAAATATTATTTTTATCAATAGAATCTTCATCTTCATATGAAATTGAATAAGCAATACAGTTTTTTTTAATATAATCAGCAGTAGTTTTTAATTTTTTTGATGATGAAAATTTTTTGCTATCTTTCATTAATTCGTGTTGGAATGTATTATTTTTTGGTAAAATAACAGCTGCAGTATAAACTCTACCAAACATAGGCCCTCTACCAACTTCATCAACACCAATTTCTAATATAGAATTATCTTGATTATAAAATTGTGTTAGAGTCATATTTATATATATTTTAATATGTTTAGAATTATCAATTTTTTAAAATTTGACTAAACTTTTCTCATCACTTATATATAATGAGCAATAATATGAATCGGTGTTTAGTAGCATTACTTGTAATTATATTATTATATTGTTGTTTAGGAACAATAAATATTAGTGAAAGTCTTGTAAATTCAGTAGTACACGAATCTCAAGGACAAATAGGGCCAGGTGGAACTCAACAAAACCCAACCCCTTTACCAACACCAACATATGATCCGGCAAAAGCGGTAGCAAAAGCTGGTAAAGATCATGCTGAACAAGAAGGTAAAGAGTATCAAAATGAAATTTCAGGACAGTGTTCTAATGGTATGGATCAATATGGATATTGTTTAGAAAATAATGCAAAAAATAAAAATTCAAATCCTGGAAAATATAATAATAAAAAAGGATGTGATAATGCGGGTTTTATATGGAATAATGCACTTAAAACGTGCGAAAATAAATTAGGACCAGGTGGAAATTATAAATATGAAAGCCGTGGGGAATGTGAAAATGCAGGATTTATTTGGAATTCTACAACAAATAGTTGTGAATTTAATTATCCAGGTAAAGATGGTGGTGGCACATTAAATCATTGCCCAGAAGGAATGGAATGGGATCATAAAAAGAAAATGTGTGTACATACTAAAAAAGATAAATGTCCTACAGGAATGCATTGGAATAAAAATAAACAAAAATGTGTACATAGTAAAAAAGATCATTGTCCATCTGGAATGCATTGGAATCAGCATAAAATGATGTGTGAACATAGTAAAAAAGATCATTGCCCAAATGGAATGCATTGGAATAATAAGAAGAATAAATGTGTAAAAGATAAATCTGATTCAGAGTCTGATTCAAGTAGTGATGATTCTGATTGGGAAGGTAATATGGCAAATGATTGGAATCAATTAAAATCAAATATAAGCAATTTCTTTAATCAAAATCAACAAACCGGTCAACATCAGCCAAGGAATCAAAATGCAGGAAGTTATCCTGTACACGCAGTAAAACGACGAAACGAGATACTACCAGGCGATGAAAATTTATATATTTTAAAATCAGAAATTGTTCCACCAGTGTGTCCAGCTTGTCCCCCAGTAATTCAAGGAGGAGGCTATCCAGCAGCTTATAAAGCGACATGTGCACCTTGTCCTCGACCTCCTCCTGTTCCACCTTGTCCACCGTGTGAAAGATGTCCAGAACCACAATTTCAATGTAAGAAAGTGCCTGATTATAAAAATATAATACCAGGTAATTTACCAAGACCACTACTTAATGATTTTAGTCAGTTTACATAAATAATTATAAATAGCCTAATCTATAATTATTTTTTTAAAGTTCTTCGCTTTATACATTTACTATCGATATTAATGGTTTTTCCTTTATGATCTTGTGGTACAATATTAATAACACATTTAGCTTTTTTACCATATAATGGTTCTGTACATCCTTTTTCTTTTTTTGTTTTATTTTTTTTAAATTTAAATAATTTATTTTCATCTTTTAAAATTTTAATATCATCGGTACATCTAGATCTAAAATTTTCATATCTCTCTCTCACATCACAATATGTAAGATTAGATTTCTTTTTTAATATTTTATTAATAATTTCGTGTAATTTATAAACATAACGAGAAAAAGTTTCACGATTTTTCATATCACATTGTCTAATTGGATTATGTTTTAAATTATTTTTTAAATTAATTCTACAATATTTACAAGGCAAAACATACTGTAAACTTAAAATAAAATTACGATAATGTTTTTTATCTTCATTAGTTGGTTTAATAGGATAATTAAAACTCATAGTATGTAAATAATGCCACATACTTGGTCCCCATACTGTAGTTAACATACCATCCCCACTCATATAATTTTTTTTAGTAAATACTCTATTGTCTCTCTTTTTTGTACCTAAGCTCATTAAATTATATTTAGAAAAAAATTTATACAATGTTCATTATATATTCATAATAAGCTTTATCTGTTGTAAAATCTATTCTATTAACATTTACAATAGATCCATTTTTTTTACGCATTAACATTTTATATTAATAAAACAATTCGTTTATATCATATTATAATTTATTCTTATATATTTTATACTATGTCAGTAGGCGATTTATTTAATAAATTTATTACAGGTATAAAATCGGCATTTAGTAATAATAAATTAGCAATTGGTATATGTTTTGTTGTATTTATTGTTATTGGTATCGTATACTATTATAAAATCGTATATCCAAAATATATAAATAAAGATTATGTAGATAATAGAGAATTTATACCAAAAGATTCTAAAAGCAATGAAGCAAGAGATTCTAAAAGCAATGAAGCAACCTTATATTTCTTTTATACTGATTGGTGTCCTTTATCAAAAAAAGCTGAACCGGAATGGAAAGGATTTAAAGAAGATACCGGTGGTTCCTATGATGGTGTATCATTAACATTTATTGAAGTAGATTGCGATAAAGATCCTGAAGTAGCAGATAAATTTAATATTAATGGATATCCAACAATTAAATTAGTATATAATGATAAAATTTATGAATATGATGCTAAACCAGATCGTAGTATATTAGCGAAATTTTTATCAGATATATTTACTAATCCTTAGTGCTCTAAAAAATGTTTAGCTGAATTTTCACCTATACTAATATATTCTTGTCTAGTAGACATATCTACAACAGCATTTCCCCATTTACTAAAACTATTATCTTCAATATAACAATTTACTAAATTAGGTATTTCAATGTCTATATTTTTTTTATTTACTAATATATACATTTTAATTATAATACTGTATAGATACATAGGGAGTAATGTATCATTATTAACATATTCTATATTATTACTATTACTACTAATTTTAATCCCAAGAATTTCATCAATATCATTATTTAAATTTATACAATTATTTAAAGGAAAATTATTTAATAATCCACCATCTACATAACAATTGCTAGCATCACATATAGGCATGAACATTAGAGGAAAAGCAGAAGACATAGTAATAGCTTTATAAAATTCTAAATCTGGATGGCTTTTATATGATAAAGAGACTGTTTCTAATTCTAAAGAATTAATATTAGTAGTATACATATATATTTCAATATTAGTCTTTTCATATAATTGTTTTAGTGTAATATTTTCATCAAATTCTTTAGCTTGTAAAAATGGTTTTAAAATTACTTTTATCATTTCTTCATTAAATATTCCTTTTTTTTGCCATAAATTTAAAAGACTTGTTGGATTAATATTAATTAATTTATCCCACGGTCTTTTTAATATATAATCATCTAACATATCCCAATTTTCACTTAACATAACTAGCCCTGCTATAATTGATCCGGCCGAACTTGCATATATAGACTTAATATCGCTTAAATTAAAAAAATTTTTTTTATTTAAATATTTTAGAGCTCCATATACTGTGAATCCTGCTGCTCCACCTCCACTAAGTACTAAATGTTTAATTGTCATTTATTTAAAACTATTAACGTAATTTTAAATAACTTTTTTCTAACTCATTTTATAATGAATACAATTTTTACAACTGATGATCCAGATAATTATGTAGATAAATTAAATTTAGATGAACTATTTGAAAAAAAACAAATTCACGATTTGGCAACTACAAAAAATTATAACGCCATATTAAATCGTATTCATAATAAAATTAAACTAACATCTCGTCAGCAAATTGATAGTCATTATTGTTGGTTTGTTATTCCAGAAGTTATGATTGGCGTGCCTAAATATGATATAGCAACTTGTATATCATATGTCATAGGTAAACTTCAAGATAATGGTTTTAATGTAAGATATACCCATCCTAATTTATTACTTATATCTTGGCAACATTGGGTTCCATCATATGTAAGAACAGAAATTCAAAAAAAAACTGGGGTCACTATTGATGGATATGGTAACATTGTTAATAATGAAAATGAAAATAATAAAAATGAAGTTCCTAGTATAACCAATAATGTTATAGGTAATAAAAATAAAAATCCAATTATATCTATTTTAAAAAATAAAGAGACAAAACCAATTGATTCATATAAACCTACTGGTAAATTAATATATAATAATGATTTAATTACTGCACTAAAAAACCCTTAATATTGTTCAACTTTAGGAATTATTGGATTATATTGTTGTTCATTTAATGGACTAGGAGAAATGGTTACTGTTTTTGGTGTAGGCGAATAAACATCTGGATTTTTAATAGTCGCTTTTACTTTACTTAAAATATCTTTAGTTTCATTATCTACTAAATCTATTTTATCTAATGGTTTTTTTGATAGTTCAACAAGTTTATCTGGTACAGGAGGTATATTAGACTGCATTTCAGGTGGCATTTCAGGTGGCATTTCAGGTGGCATTTCAGGTGGCATTTCAGGTGGCATTTCAGGTGGCATTTCAGGTGGCATTTCAGGTGGCATTTCAGGTGGCATTTCAGGTTGATATTGTGGAGATATATCTTTATTATATTTAACTAATGATTTTGCTTGATTAGCTAAAAGTTTAGCTTCACTAATAAGTTTATCTGCTTCAGAGATATCATTATCAACATCTTTGCTCTCTTGATAGTCTGATTCTGCAGCAATATTATCTTTAATTGTATTAAGATTATTTATTTGAGAAATAGATGTTTGTAATAATTGTTTTTTTGCAAGATTAGTATATATTCTAACACCATTTGTATAATGAACTTCACAAGAAATATATAAATTATTTATAATTTCAATAGATTCTTTAGTTAGTTCTTCTAATTGTTTATCAGTTAAATTTGGATTAATAGTAATATTAGTTTCGTTAGTTACATTGTCGGTTTGATAAATAAATATCTTATTTAAAATATCTAATAGTGCATTATGATATTTATTAACAGTATCTAACATAGATCTTATATTTTCAATATAATTAAAAAAAGAAGTATTACTTGATTTACCAACTATAGGTTGGGTATAGTTACCATTTTGACAAGGTACAGAATTATAATAATCTTTTAATTTAATATCACTAAATTTTTGAACAGTTTCGGGTATAGAATCATTACCAGTAAATGTTTTATAAAAATCTTTTACATTTTTTTCATATAGTTTAGCCATACTTGGTGTCATACCAATAAATTCTCCAGAATCATAATCATATTTATCATAATATAATTTTTCAAGTTCTGGAATACCAGTTTCTTCATCTACCGTCTTAATTGCAGGACAACTACTACAATTAAATTCACATATATCAGGATTTAATGTAACTCTACCCTTTTTATAATTTTCTTCAAAAGTGCTTAAATCTTGATTATTTAATAATGCGGCAACTCTAGCGCTACAAAAATTACTTCTACTTATTTTAGGGTTTGCATTATCTGGTATTTCATCTTTTTTTTCTAATCCAACAGTATTTGAATTACCTTGCTTATCAATATAATTATATAATGGATTGATAGTACTAGCAATTGCTGCAAAAAGATTTGCAATCTGTACATAATATTTAGCAAGTCCTATACATATTCGGCGCTTCTTTACAGTATTACTTATATCATAACTATCTAAATGATCTCTATTAATTGCCATTACTCTTTCACGACTCATAGATTCACCAGTAATGCCTTTTTTTTGTGATAAAAATTTAACATCTGTTTTATCCAAATATTTATTAATTATTTTAGATGTTAGTATAATAAGTTTATCACAATATTCTAACTTAGATAAATTTTTCATATCATTAAAATTTTGTGATCTAATATATTTAGAAGCAATTTCATCAATAATATCACTTAAACTTTTTCCTGACTGTTTAGTTTGAATATTTCCCATATTTATATTATATTAATACAATTAATTTTTATTAATATAATTAATTGTATTAATACATAAAATTGATAAAAACTTTTTATTATTTTTATGTATTAATATAATGAATGATACTACTAAAACTAAAAAAATAAAGAAACCAAATAATAATAATGCAGAGTTATGGAAAAAATTTGATGATGAAATAAGTTGTAAAAATACAATTGAATGTGTTTATAGACAAGATGGACAACGAGAATTTTGTGATTGTTGTGAGAGTATTCTTATAATTACAGATGAAGGATTTATGGCTTGTAAAAATCCTTCGTGTGGTGTTATTTATAAAGATATGTTAGATCAGAGTGCTGAATGGAGATATTATGGGGCAGATGATAATAGTAATACTGATCCTACACGGTGTGGTTTACCAATAAATCCATTATTAAAAGAATCATCATATGGATGCAAGGTAATGTGTCCACATTCATCTAGTTATGAAATGAGAAAAATAAGAAGATATACAGATTGGCAGTCTATGCCATATAAAGAAAAATCTCAGTATGAAGAATTTCAAAAAATTACAATTTTAGCGCAAAATGCAGGATTACCAAAATTAATTATAGATGAAGCAATGGTGGTTCATAAAAAACTTTCAGAAGCAAAAACATTTCGAGGATGCAATCGAGATGGAATTATTGCTGCAACAATTTATATATCTTGCCGTATTAATAATTATCCACGATCTGCTAAAGAAATTGCTACAATATTCTTTTTAGATCATACTAGCGCAACTAAAGGATGTAAAAATGCGACTACAATTATTAATGAATTAGAACATACTTTATCAAATAATGATAAAACATCATTTAGTAAAACAACACCATCATCATTTATTGAACGATATTGCAGTAAATTAGGTATAAATAATGAATTAACAAAAGTTTGTAAATTTATTGCTTTAATCATAGAAAAAAGAGATTTAATACCTGAAAATACACCACATTCTATTGCAGCAGGCGTAGTTTATTATACTGCACAATTATGTAATTTAAATATCTGCAAAAAAAAAGTAAGTGGCGTAAGTGAGATAAGTGAGGTAACTATTAATAAATGTTATAAAAAATTAGAACAATTAAATATTGAATTAATACCAAAACAAATATTAAACAAATATAATAATTAGTTATTATGAATAGTTTTTTAAAAACAGAATTAATAGATAATATCATTATTTTTACTGTTTTAAAACAGTATCCAACTAGAGAAGAGTGGGAAGATTCAAAAATAATAACAAATGATTGGTATAACTATATAGAAAAAAATAATATTAGAGTAGGTTTTATTTTTAATCTAGGAGAATTAAGTTATATGAGACCTACTTATCTTTTAGAATGGAAGGATATTTTTGAAGAAAAAAGAGAGAAAACCCAAAAATATATAATAGCTAGTTCAATTATTATTCAGTATAATATAGTTAGACAATTTGTTAATCTATTTTTTAAAGCATATAATCCTATTAGACCAACAAGATTAGTTGAGAATATTACAGAGGGATCCAATTTTATTAAATCTTGTATTTCCAAATAGCTACGTGGTTATCTATATAATTAATTTTATCAAAGCAACTCAATGTATTATCAATAGTGTCTAAATATTTTAATAGATAAGGTTCTCCATCTAACATTATCTTTTTTGGTTGATAATTACTAGCAATATCTACAATAATAATTTCTTGTTTAGCAATATCTATGGCATTTTCAATAACTCTATATTGTGCAGATAATGGCATTTCATGAAATGCGAACATACAAGTTACTATATCAAATTGTGTATTCGGTTTATATGTTTCGGCATTAGCTACTATAAAATTACTATCTTTATTAATATAATTAGCTACACTAATCATTTCTCTGCTTGTATCTATACCCGTACCAAAATTAGGAGTAGAATCTCCTATACCACAACATAAGTCTAATACTTTATAATCACTATAGTCACTCATAATATCTTCTCTAATATTTACTCCTTTATAACTAATTTGATCAATCATTCTACGAGCAAATGGCGCAGCGAATGCATGTATTTTTCCACCAAGTCCTATATTACCTAGGGTATGAATTTTTGGATTATAATAATATGGTATAGCGCCTAGAATACTAATAATAAACATTGTTATTGATAAAAAATAATTAAATTATTTTCTATCAATTTTATTTATATAAGTAGATATATGACTACTTTTTTTAATAGTAAAATAGAAAATAATAGTATTATTTTTACTATTTTAAAATCTTCCCCAAATCGTGAAGAATGGGATAGTACAAAACAAAATATATTAGAATGGTATCAATATTTAGAAAATAATAATATTAGAGCAGGTTTAATATTTAATCTAGAAGAATTAGTCTATATAAATCCTAGTTATCTTCTAGAATGGAAACAATTATTTATTGATAATAGAGAGAAGACTAAACGATATATAATTGCTAGTTCAATTATTATAGAAAATTCAATTGTTAGACAAGTTATTAATCTATTTTTTAAAGCATATGATCCAATGAGACCAACAAGAATAGTAAAAAATATAGAAGAAGGTAAATATTTTATAAATGAAAATTCTAATTAATATTTAATTTACTTATTGAAATTAAACATTTATTTATTGGAAAATTACTACTTTCTTTTTCTATCTCTTTAATTGATTTCTTTTTTAATTCTGTCCAATTATTACTATTATAATTATTAGTATAATTAATAGTATAACCATTTTTATGATAAAATAGTCTACGCTTTAACCATTGTTTTTTAAATATATCATGTTTATCTACTACATCAATAATTAAAGGATTATTATCTTTAACACGCAATATACGACCAACTGATTGTTCAATATCTGTCTTAGGAGTAGCAAGTACTAATGTAGTTAATGTTTTGATATCTAAACCTTCGGATGCCATAGCATATGTAGCAATTAAAATTTGTTTACTTTCACTAAGTTTTAAATCTTTTTGTTTCATACCTCCAAGGTAATACCCCACTGAAGCAAATTTACGATAATCAATTGCTTTATATAGATAAGTTAATAGAGATTTATTATGTGCTAATACTATAATTTGTTGTTTATTATTTATTTCTAATTCATTTTGAATAATATTTAATATATATTCACTTCTAATATTAAATTTACATAATTTTGTAATCATTGTACTAAATTTTGGATTACCTCTATAATCATATTCTGTTTCATTAAATTCTTCATCTGTTGTATTAAATTCAATAACTTTAACAATTACATCATTATTATTATCACGTTTTTCTTTATGAATTACATCTCCTAAAAATAGTTTAAAAACTTTTGATAATCCATCTTTACGATTCATAGTAGCACTTAGACCAAGTGTATATTTTGTCACAACACATTGCAATGCTCTTACAAATACTTCGGCTGACATATGATGTACCTCATCAACTAAAGTTAACCCAAAACTGGCAAATTGATCATCTGGATATTCTTTCATTGAAAGAGATTGTAACATACCAATTACTATATCTTTATCTTCAATATCAATAATTTGTCCCTGTATTTTACCAATACGAGCATCTGGTAAATATTCTTGTATACGCTCAATCCACTGATCTACTAAAAATCCTTTATGAACAATAATAATAGTTTTTACTTTTAGTAAATATATAATATATAATCCAACAACAGTTTTGCCAAATCCAGTATATAAATCTAATAATCCTCCAGAATTACCATCTTTTATATGATCCATAAATTTATTAACTACATTTACTTGATTACGTTCTGGTGTATCTAGTAATTTTCCATTAAATTTAATATTTATAGGATCCCCTTGACTAATACGCATATCATTAGGAATACCAAAATTATTTATACCAAATATTCTAGGTACATAAAATTTATTATTAGATTCCCTATATATAGGAAATGGCTCAGGTTGTACAGGAGATTTAGGAAGGTATGGTTTAACCATTAATTCTTCTCTAATATATACAGCCTCTTTTACTGATAATGTATTTTTATATATAGAATAACCTTTTTGACCTAAATAGGTTTTATGCATTATATATATTAGTATTATATCTGTATATTATTTCAATTTTAATTATAATAAAAATATAGATATTTATTATATAATGTTTAACAACCTAATACCACTATTATTTGGATTAATATTAATAGCATATGTTTTTTCTGAACCAGTATCATCAAGTGCACCTTCAATTAGATTAGATCAATATAATAAACTTATCCAAACTAATAATATACCACCCCCAGATACTGAAGTATCAACATTAGAAGAAAATATTATAAATAATATGAGACCTTTACATAATAATGTTCCAGTTATGCCAACATCTAGTTTTCAACCAATTTTATCTAGTAATTCAGATGGAGCAAGTTTAGAATAAATTTATATAAATATTAAGTAAATTTATTCTGTCAATTTATTCATTCGCTTCTTGCTGTTTAGCTGCTTTAACATCTGCTAGTTCACTATACCCATGGTCTGTTTGTCCGGTAACAACATTTTCTGTATTAAATAATGTGTCTCTAATCTCTTCTTTTGTAGACATTTCTCCTTGTTTAAGTAAACTATTGTCACTAGAAACAACGTCTTTAACATTTACTAATTCTCCATCTTTATTTAATGTTTGTGTTAATACATTGCCAGAATCTTTTGCTTTTTGAATATTATCTTCCATTGCTTGTCGTTTAGCATCTTTGATTCGTTTATCAAACTCTAGTTTAGCAGATTTTTCATTTTTCTGTTTTTCATTCATTAATTCATTTAGCTCTTCTTCAAGATATTCAACTTTACCTGTTTTATATGCATCTGGATGCCAAGGAACCCACATTCCCACTGGACCAACCATAATATCATGATTTGGATCCATTTCTCTTAAAATTTTACATCTCATTTCTGCCTCTTGCTCAGATGGAAAACATCCGCGAACTTTAAGTCCTCTAGTAGATGTCTGAAACTTATTATCTTTATTAAATTTCTCTTCTAACTTCTCTTCATTATTATCAATAAAAGTTTTGTATTCTGCATCTAATGATATATTAAATATATTGTTAGCTTCACTTTTAGCAAAATCTTCAAGATCAGACTGTAGTTTATCAAATGGTACTTTGTATTTATAAGCAACAAAATTTAAAAATTGAGTAAATTTTTCTAATGACTTATACATATCATATTGTTTCATAAACTCTTCAAAAAGAAATAAGTTCTTGTCTTTTAGTACTTTTTCCGGTGAGATAAATGATAAACACACAAATTTTTGTCCAGCTAATGATTGATCTTCATCTAATAGATCAACATATTTAGGATCATTTTTTCTTGTAAATGTACATTCTTTAGACATATCTGCCATAATTATATATTTATATTATTTTTTAATTTTAAGTTTTTATTTATGTATATTATTTTTTTCTTGTTATTTATTATAATATGTCACTTGGTGGATTCTTAGATCTTGGCGAATTAGTTAAAAGAGCCCTCAAATACTTCGTTGAGGGTCTTATCGTTGCTTTAGCTGCATATGTTATTCCTTCAAAACGTTTAAGACTTGATGAGACTCTTCTCATTGCCCTTGTTGCTGCCGCAACATTCTCTATCTTAGATACATACTTACCATCTCTTGCTGTTAGTGCCCGCTCAGGCGCTGGATTTGGTATTGGTGCAAATCTTGTAAGCTTTCCTCATGGACTTTAGATATTAAATCATATAATATAATTGTTTAATATTATATGATACCAGTTAAGTATTTGTAAAAAAAAATATTAATTTTATTTTATATTATTTTTACAACTTTTTTGATTCTCGTTTTAACCGTAATAGTTGTTTTCCAAAGTTACTATTTTTTATTATATTTTTAGCACATCCATTCATAATAAATATTTCATATTCATTAAACCATTCTGAGAAAGTAATCCATTCTTTATTTCCATCAATATTTATGTAATGTTTTTGTCCTTCTTCTCTACACATAGGACACTGAAAATCGCCCTTTTCAAGTAGTTTAGGTAAACATTTCTTACACGTACCATGTCCACACTTGAACATATGCATCTGACTTTTGCATATATTCAAATTCCATTCTAAATTTTCATCTAAACATATTGGGCATTTGTTACCTTTAATGTGAATCATAAATTAATGTTGTTTTATAACACTATAATACTATTTTTCTCTCTTTTCAATTTTTTTTAAACATCTTTTTTTTACTATTTTTATTAGTATTTTTCTTTTTTCTACTTTTTTTCCTTTTTCTACTTTTTTTACCACCTTCAATTCCAAAAATTTTAGAAAAAAAAATGTTTTATTATTTTGATATTACCACTTTTAACTATTACAATTCTTTAAATATATATACTTATAAAAAAAATATTTTTAAAACTACATTTAAAGAATCACATAATTTAGAAACTACTTATACAAGTGACACATTATATCTAATGTTAATATTATTATGTAAATTAATAAATTTACCAAATTTGGAATTTTTTTTACTTTTTAAAGCAATTAGAATACCTATTATAAATATAGAATTAAATAGGAATACAAATATGCTATATAATTACTTTTATTTTTTCTTTTTTACTTTACTATCTTCTTTATTTTTTTTATAAAAAAACTTTTTAAATATTCTATAAATATAATAAATATATAATAACATCCATCCGGTAAAATTAAATAATTGCCTTGATTTATGATTCTCTTGATTATTAATCCCTAATAATTTAAAAATAGGAGTATTTTGACCATACCAAGAAGTATCATTATAAAAATATCTTTCTAATTTTAATAATATACAAGTATCCCATTTTGCATAATATAGATTAATCGAATTATGTATAATCATTATACAAACTAATATAACAATATTTAATCTATTAATAGGAAGAAAAATCATTAATACTAAATAGATAATAACAATAAGTAAATGTATTATATATATTATATTACCTTTTGTTATATTTTCATTTGTCAAATAACTTAATATTTTATCTGTAAATCTTCTTATATTTGCTATTCTTTCACGTTTAATTACTTTGATTTCTTCAGACATTATTATCATAGCAAATATATAAATATAATATCTTTATCGCATTACTAATATTTATATATTACTAAAATTTATTTACTCTTCCTTTTCGATATTTTTTTGATCTAGCATTTTTAATCTGTTGTTTTGATAATTCTTTATATGTCTTTGGTGTCTTTTTTGTTATACGTTTACTTGGTCTATAAACATCACTTTTATATCGATATCCAACTTCTCCGCGTTGGTTAACCCATTTCTCTCTAAACCACCTCCCTAAGCCTTTTTTTTCTGTCTTTTTACCTATATACAGATCTCTCTTTTTACCATACTTTTTTGAAAATCGTTTTTTATATTCTTGTACTAATAGTCCACTTCTATAAGCACTATGTTTTGGATATTTTTTATAAATATATCGTTTTGTTTTATTATATAATTTTTCATCTCTTGGTGCTGGCATTATCTAATATATATATATATGAAGAAAACTAGAAAAAAAAAACAGTTTCTATATAATCCTAATAATCCAAAAAAATCATTTGATGTATATATTGATAAAAATCCAAAAGATACTATCAATATAAAATATACTACAGTTAATGATGTCAAAAATACAATTAAACAGTTAGAAAAATTATATAAAACAAAACGATATCCCCATAAGAGAATTTGGCAAGTTGGAATGATAATGAAAGTACGTTTAGAAGCTATTAAACGCCATAAAACCAGAAAATTTAAAAAGGCTAAAAATATAAATCAAAGATATAATTTAGCCAATCGTTATTTTAAATTTTTAGGAAATCGCACAAAAAAACAAACATTTAAAGAGAGAAAAAACTTGAGTTTTACTTTTTAAAAAATTTTGATAATAATAGTTTAAAACTAAATGGTGTCGAATCATTTATTGTTAAATTTGGAATAATTTACCCAGCTTTTGTAATCATATTAAATATCGTTTTTTAGTTTTTCTAAATTTTTTAGATTTTTTCTTTTTTGTCAGTTTTCGTCTACCACCAGCACTTGGAAAATATAGTTGTATTAACGATCGTATAGCCATATTAGGAATTAATACATTACTAATAGGTTGTCTATTAAGAGGATCAGTTGGTGAACTTTGACTAGCAATCCATGTTTCAATCGCAGATCTTTCATATGTATTACCTTGAGTATCTACTACTGGATCACTCATAATTTGTAGAGTAAGTGGACACGTAATAATTGTTTGGACATGATCAGGCAAACTACTTACAGTACTTGCTGATATACTACTAGTATTTAAAGAAGTAACATTAGGTGGTGGAGGCGGCGGAGGGCCCATTTGCAAAGGGGGAAAGGGTGGAGGTGAAGGTGTTGTTGGTGTTAATATATTTATAATTCTATTTTCATTATTATTTTCATTATTATTTTCTAAGATATTACGGTTATATGTAATAAAATCCTCATATCTTGTATCCGCTTCGGTTCCTTCTCCATAATATTCTCTTAAATTAAGTAGTATAGCATCCATAATTACATTATTATTTAAATATAGTGTAATATCATTATGATTATCGGAAATTAAATAATCTCCATTAATTATATTATTAGCTAGGTCTTGAGCTATTTCCATTGATTCAACATAATCCATTTATATATATATATATATTAACAAATTAATTTATTGGAGCTCGACCTAAGCACCGCAGCAGCAATTGCATATGGGTTAGATAAACAATCTGAAAAAGAAAAAAATATTTTAATTTTTGATTTGGGTGGTGGTACATTTGATGTATCAATTTTAAATATTGAAGACGGAATATTTGAAGTTAAAGCTACTGCTGGCGATACACATTTAGGTGGTGAAGATTTTGATACAAGATTACTTCAACATTTTATTACTGAATTTAAAAGAAAACATAAACAAGATATTACAGATAATCCAAGATCATTACGTCGACTAAGAACAGCATGTGAACGAGCTAAAAGAACATTATCATCATCTACACAAACATCGATTGAAATTGATTCCTTATATAATGGTATTGACTTTTTTTCATCTTTAACTAGAGCAAGATTAGAAGAGTTATGTATAGATTTATTTAGAAAAACTATGGACCCTGTTGAAAAAGTTTTAAAAGATTCACAAATTAGTAAAAGTAATATCGATGAAGTAGTATTAGTCGGTGGTTCAACTAGAATTCCAAAAATTCAACAAATGCTTTCAGAATTTTTTAATGGCAAAGAATTATCTCGTTCAATTAACCCAGATGAAGCTGTTGCATATGGTGCAGCTGTTCAAGCTGCAATTTTAAGTGATATTAAATCAGATAAAACATCAGATTTATTATTACTAGATGTAGCACCATTATCATTAGGATTAGAAACTGCCAGAGAAGTAATGACTGTAATTGTTCCGCGAAATTCAACTATTCCTATTAATAAAAAGCAAGTTTTTTCTACTTATAGTGATAATCAGCCAGCAGTTACTATTCAAGTATATGAAGGCGAGAGAGCAAGAACTAAAGATAATAATAAATTAGGTGAATTTACTTTAACTGGAATTCCACCAATGCCACGAGGTGTTCCACAGATTGAAGTATCATTTGATGTTGACTCTAATGGTATTTTAAATGTTAGCGCACTTGAAAAATCAACTGGAGTAACTAGTAATGTAGTAATTACAAATGATGCAGGTCATCTTTCTAAAGATGAAATAGAAAGAATGACAATGGATGCTGAAAAGTATGCTAAAGAAGATGAGGAATTTAAAGGAAGTATTGAGGCTAAAAATAATCTTGAAGGATATTGTTTTCAAATGCAAAGTATAATAAATGATGAAAAAACTAAAGATTTAATTAGTGATTCTGATAAAAAAAATGTTAAAAATGTTATTGATGATGCATTAAAATGGATGCAAGAAAATAGTAATACAACTAAAGAAGATTATGAAAATAAAAAGAATGAAGTTGAAGAAATTTGTAAAGAAGTAACCAATAAATTAAATAAACAAGGAATGCCCGGAGGAATGCCCGGAGGAATGCCAGGAGGAATGCCAGGAGGAATGCCTGGAGGAATGCCTGGAGGAATGCCCGAAGGAATGCCTAATAATATTGAAGATATTGATTAAGCACAACATTTAGAATCACAATTACCCCATCCATCATTTCCACTAATTTTGCACTGACCATCTGGTTATATACTGCATGGTAAAGATTCATTTTTATTATCAGGATTCATACTTATTTAGATATTCTTAGCCAATTAATTTTATTTTCATAGTTGCCTGTACGTTTAAAAGTTAATCCAGTTTGATTTCCAACAGTAATTAATTTTGAAAAAAAAGGTCCTCTACCCCATGGACCACCTGTACCTGATCCAGTCCATGACCAAGTCATTATATTATTATCAATAGTAGCATAAGATATTTTACCAAATTGAGATATTATGTTTGGGTCTTGATTTAGTGGTTCTATAATAGCATTAGAAGAAAGTCTACCTGAGCTATCTTTACTTTGTGTAATAAGAAATGTTGTATCATTTATTGTATATGTACCACTAAAGTTAGTAGATAGAGGCATAGGTGTACAGTCACGTGATGTGCCATTCTGTGAATTTGCCCAAGCACATTCTGTATCAGTAAGACATCTATTATCACCAATGCGACAAAATGAATATGGACTAACACAGATAGAAGACATATTACAACCATGCCACTCATCAATTGTACCACCTGGCTGTTTACAAAGATATGTATTCCATCCAGCGTTTCCACTATCCTTACAACTATTTATAAGGTCAACTGGATTATGTCCATAAAATCCTCCTCTTAACTGACAATTATTTTCTTGTCCATACTTAGAAGGGTCTCTCCATACATATCCCTCACATTTGTCATTAGGTCTACACTTATCTCCACATGCAGATGGTGTAGTAATATTTGAATAATTAGATAGCATAGTAATTAAATTTAAAGGATTATCAGTACCGGTAAAACAATTTTTGTTTTCTTTTATAATAGAATATTCACATTTTTTCAAACAATCTTCTGAATTATTACAACTACTAGATGTACGAGATATACCATTATATTGATAACTATCATCCCCATCTTTAGATCGCTTATAAGTGTCACTCATTTTTTTCTTTAAATAACAAGTTTTACTATTATTATCTAATACAATACCATTACATCCAGTTGTTGAAACACATCTATCTTTACATTGATCTAGACTTATATTTTGTATATTTACTATATCATTACCAGGATAATCAGTATTTTTTCCCAAAAGTGTCCATGGCAGAGTAGCATTGCTTGAATGATATACAAAATCTGTTAAACCATGATTATCTAATCCTTCTCGAGAAAATAAGAAACTTCTTGCTAAACTATATAAAATTGCTACAATACAAACAATAATTAACATTTTGCAGAATGTTTTTGATATTTTTGTTTTACGAACCATATTTATATTATATTTAAAGATTTTTTTACTATAATAGTTAATTTTATTAAAAGAGGTTTAAGGGGTATCATATTATATGGTAGGTATAAACTTCCAGTTTAATTCCTTACAGATTTTTTTCCATATTTCATCTTGTTCAATCCTTTTCTCTCTATCTTTTAACATTGGAAAGTATGGAAGAAACTCTCTTTGATTTAAAAGCTCACATAATTTATAGATAGTATAATAGTAATTTAAAAAATTTACTCGATCTTCTGGGCAATATTTTGCATAAGGGGCTTGAATATCTATAAATAGATTACATAAGGTTTCTTCTAATTCTGGGCTCATAATAGGAGGCTTTACCCCTAATTTATCTTTAATAAATGGTATATGTTCATAATATTTATTATATTTCAACTTTTTGAGAATTTCTTTTGTTCTTTTATTTGACATTATTTTAATATCTAATCTCTCTTTTTTAATTTGTTGACGAATATTTTCAATAATTTCATCAGGAATAAGAGTAGTTTCTTTAGCTTGAAATTGTGCAAGAATTTCTCTAAAATGATTAATACGCTTATAAGCATAGAAACAAACCTCTTTTGGCGGTTCTTTATATGTAGGTTTGTCATTTTCAATTAAAAATTTAACATTTTTACTACAATTATTACAAACTAAAATACCTTCATGATCAATAGGAATAAGTTCACCAATATTACAACTACGACATATATCTGTATCATGAATAAAATTATTAATATCTAGATTAAAAGGATCTATATTTCTAAAATAATTTTGGATATTAAGATTTGTTTTACTACTATTAGCATTTTCTAGATCAATTTTATTAAAAAAATTATCTAACATTCGAGTATTTGAAGAACCTTTTGAAATATTTTTTTTTTCTTCAAAATAATTAAAAATATAATTAGAATTTTTTAGGAAGTATTCTTTTTTTTTATTCTTTAGATTTTTTATTTTATTATCAATTTCTTTAATATGATCTTTCAGTTCTAATTTTTCATCAAAAGATGTTTGTAAATTATTATATTTCTCTAATTTTTGTTTTCTCTCTTTTAAAAAATTTGGTAAAATAATTTCATCAATATCATTAAATTCTTCTATAAATTCTTCATGCTTATGATCTAATGATTCTATTTTTTTATCTGCAACTAACTTTTTTATATTTTTAGGTTTAAAACCTGTCATTATAGTTATATTTTATTTTTTATTTAATTAATTATTAATATAATTATTATATTTAGGATATTAATTGTGATATATTATAGATAAAAAAATCTAGTTAATAATAATGAATATTGAATTAAAAATACCAAATGAAGTTAAATTAGATAATAATACATTACAAAAAATGATATTTATTAATAATGCATTAGAATCTGGCTGGAGTATCAAAAAAGTTGATGAAAAATATATATTTTCAAAACGGCACGAAAATAAGAGAGAAGTATACCTAGATAGTTATTTGGAAACTTTTTTAAAGACTAATATCAATGTGCAAAATTTATTTAATAAATAGTATTTCATTAAATATAATTATAAATTTAATTAAATTTAATTTATAAAATTTTTTTCTTTAGCAATATTATAAATATGGGAGGAGGCTTAATGCAACTCGTCGCCTATGGCGCTCAAGATGTTTACCTTACAGGTAATCCACAGATTACTTTTTGGAAGGTTACCTACCGTCGCTACACAAATTTTGCTATGGAATCTATTGAACAAACTTTCAACGGCCAGGCTGATTTCGGTCGTCGTGTAACTTGCACAATCAGCCGTAATGGTGATCTTGCATACCGCACATACTTACAGGTTACACTTCCTGAAATTAATCAGCAGATGCTTCCCGCTGGTGTTGGACAAAATCTTGCTTCTAATGTATTAGGATCAACAACTCCTGGTGCCAACAATAAAGGGCTTGAATACGGAGTCTTTGCTCGCTGGTTAGATTTCCCTGGTGAGCAGATGATTTCTATGGTTGAGGTTGAAATTGGTGGCCAACGCATTGATCGCCAATATGGTGACTGGATGCACATCTGGAATCAGCTTACCCTCACTGCTGAACAGCAGCGTGGCTACTACAAAATGGTTGGTAATACTACTCAGCTTACTTTCATCACCGATCCATCATTCGCCGCAGTTGATGGTCCTTGTGCCACTACTGCTCCCACTCAGGTATGCGCTCCCCGTAATGCCCTTCCTGAGACCACTCTCTATGTTCCATTCCAGTTCTGGTACTGCCGCAACCCCGGCCTTGCCCTTCCTTTAATTGCACTCCAGTACCACGAGATCAAAATTAATCTCGATCTTCGTCCTATTGATGAGTGCCTCTGGGCTGTATCTTCATTACACAATGTTTGCGACAGTGCCGCAACTCCAACCAAAGTTGCAACTGCTTACCAGCAGTCACTTGTTGCGGCATCACTCTATGTTGACTATGTTTTCCTTGACACTGATGAACGCCGCCGTATGGCTCAGAATCCCCACGAGTACCTTATTGAGCAGCTCCAGTTCACTGGCGATGAGTCTGTTGGTTCATCTTCTAACAAGATTAAACTTAACTTCAATCACCCTTGCAAAGAGCTCATTTGGGTTGTTCAGCCTGATCAGAATGTTGACTACTGTGCTTCCCTTATCTGCGGAACAACACTTTTCCAGGTTCTTGGAGCTCAGCCTTTCAATTATACTGATGCAATTGATGTTCTTCCTAATGGTGTACACGCTTTCGCTGGACCAGGATCTGTTGAAGGACCTAATGCATTCATCACCACAGCTGGTATTTTTGATCAGGCTGGCGCAACTGATGCAGTCACTTTCCCTGGTTGGGAATATGACGAGCCCAACTTTGAACACGTATCACTTGGTTCTGCGAGTGCCGGAGGAGGGTTTTTTCCTCCAGCTAGTGCTGCTTCTTCTCGTGCTAACGGAGGCGCTGTTGACTTCCAGTCTGCTGTATCTGATGCTGGTACATTCGTCCTCACTGAGACATCTCTTGACATGCACTGCTGGGGTGAGAATCCAGTTGTTACAGCCAAACTTCAGCTTAATGGTCAGGACCGCTTCTCAGAGCGTGAGGGTACATACTTCGACCTTGTTCAGCCCTACCAGCACCACACCCGATCCCCTGACACTGGTATCAATCTCTACTCCTTCGCCCTTCGGCCCGAGGAGCACCAGCCATCAGGAACCTGCAATTTCTCACGCATTGACAATGCTACACTCCAGCTTGTTCTTTCCAATGCTACCGTTGGCGGTACCAACACTGCCAAGGTCCGCGTATACGCCACCAACTACAATGTCCTCAGAATTATGTCTGGTATGGGCGGGCTAGCTTATAGTAATTGAGTTTAATTAAACGAGTTTCTTATATAATTAAAAAATTTATTTAAAGAAATATCATATTATTATATTATAATATGATATACAACTATAATGAAAAAGAAAATTATTTTATTATTGATTATGGTGATGATATTAAAATAATTGTTGATTCTAATCAATTACCTACTTTATTAAATTTTAATAAAAAATTATTAATTGATTCAAGCGAAACATATCCATATTATAATGCAAATTATAAAAAATTTAATATTATAAAAATTCTATACAATTATTTACCTTATAATATAATTATTTCTTTTAAAAATAATAATAAATATGATCTTAGAAAAATTAATGTATCTTTTATTCATGCATATAATGATACTATTAAAGATTTATTTAAAATTATAGATTATATACCTGGACATACAAATACCTTTGGAAAAGATGCAAATATAATGAAAAATCCAATTTGGATTTCGGAAAATGGAGATTATATAATGTATTGTGAACCAGAAACTCTTTGTATATTATGTGATAAATCTTTTAAAATAATTAAAGACTTTGAAAAAAATCAAATGTCTGGAATAAATATTACTTTTTGTAAAGGAGAAAATGGTTATATTGTATCTAGTCATAATAACTTATATATTCATCAAATTATTATGAATTGCTCAAAAAATGGAAAAGGAACAAAAGAAATTAGTATAGATCATATTGATCAAAATCCTCTAAATAATAAATATGATAATCTTAGAATAGCTACTAGAGAAATGCAAGAAAAAAATAGTAAAGGAATTAAAGAAGGAACTAAAAGAGAAAGATCTAAAAATGCATGTAATCTTCCTGATGAAATAACTCAAGCCATGATACCTAAGTTTGTTTATTATGTAAAAGCTAGAGATAATCATGGAGAACATTTTGTAATTGATAAAAAACACCCTTTAACTGATAAAGATATAAAAGGTACAAAAAGTAATAAAAAAACTATAATAGAAAAATTAGAAGAAATAAAAGAAAAATTATATAATCTTGAAAATGGAATTAAAACTGAAGCCAGTTTTATTTTACCACAATACTATCGTTTAGGAAAAAATAGAGGAGATCCCACATTATTTTATGAAAAAAGAACCAATGAAAAAAGATATTTATATTTAATGAAATTAAAAGAAGATAAAGTAGATGAAGAAATATTAAAAAATTTTAATAAAAAATTATTTATAAAATATTCGGAATTAGATACTTGAAAAATTTATTTACATAGTACAATTAATCTTTGAGTATTCTAAAAATAGGTCTAATTCAATACACTTATCTATTTGTTCTTGAAGACGAATTTCTTTATCAACACATAAAAGTTGATACATAATAAAGATAACAAAGATTAAATATAGAAATACTGATCCTACTTGTCTAAATTGTTCAAAATTAATAGGAACAGTACTCTAACTAAACTATTATTCTTGTTATTCTTTTTATCTAGCTATGCGCTAGCCTAAAATTATATTTCTTATAAAAAAATATAATTTAATATTATATATGCAAACTAGAAAAGTGAGAAAAAGTAAAAAAAGTAGAAAAGAGAGAAAAAGTAAAAAAAGTAGAAAAGAGAGAAAAAGTAAAAAAAGTAGAAAAGAGAGAAAAAGTAAAAAAAGTAGAAAAGAGAGAAAAAGTAAAAAAGTAGATATTTAGATTATTTATTTAAGTTTAATAAATAAATGTGTATTTAACTAAAATAATTATTTCTAAATAATTAGTATTATGGATTTAAATATAGATAATTACAATATAGATGAGTTATTGAATTTATTTAATATTAAAGAAAAAAATAGTGATATAAATGCATTGCAAGAAAAATTATCTAAATCAATTACTATAATTACTAATGAAGTAGATAATTTACCAGAAGATAAAGATAGTTTAATCGAATTTTATACAAAAGCGGTATTCAAAATTTTAAATTGCAAAAAAAATCTTGAAGATAGAATAAAAAAAAATGATAAAAAAGAAGAATTAAAAAGTAATGAAGAAGTAATTAATAGTAATTTAGTAGATAATAATAATAATATTATAAATAGAGAATTAATAAATGGTGGAATTAGACAACCGATACCACCTATTTACACAATAAATACAAATAAAAATCTCTATTCTGAAGGATTAGTAAATCCATTAGAGAGAGAAACTATAACTACTCTATTATCTATAAATAGTAAATTTAGAGATAGTTATAGTAAAAGTTCAACAGATTTTTCAATTGAATTAAATGAACCATATAATAATGTAGGTTCGATTAAATTAGCTTCAATGGAATTAATGAATAGTTATTATACAATATCTGAATATTTAAGAACTAATTTTTTTACTATTGAATATTTTCAATATAATAAGTCAACATTCGATATTAGTATTAATAGTGTTTTTGTAAAACATTTTACAATACCAGATGGTAATTATAATATATTAGAATTAGTAGATACAATTAATAATAATATTTTTGAAAAGTATGATAAGACTACACCAGGCAATAGTATTAGATTAGTAGAAACTGTTTATCATACAATAAAAGGTAAAGTCAATTTTAAGTTAGGTGATGCTTCAGGTAATCAACCAGCAGATCCTAGTTATAAATGGGGTTTTAATATAAGTTTTCGAGATAAACATTTACCAAAAAGGCCTGCATTTTTAAATTTTGGATGGATATTAGGTTATAGAGACTTAGAATATTATTTTTTTGAACAACCAACTCCTAACCCCTCTCCTTGTGATCCAGATTTTTTTAGTTATAAATATATATCTCCTTGTAAAGATGGATATTTGCCATACTATCAAAATACAGAAACAAATATCTTAAATATTGGATTTAATCCTCAAGCAGTAGCAAATACACTAGGAACAAACTATTTTTTACTAGAAGTAGATGATTTTAATAGAAATCAAAGTGTAGTATTTAGATCAAATACACAATTAAAACATAATATTGAAGAAAAATTTACTTATAGTCTTTCAAATATATTAGCAAGAATACCTAATACAGCTGACTATTTCAGTATGATCTATGAAGATTCATCAGACAGAGTTTTTAAAGCACGTAAATATTTTGGTCCAGTAAAATTAACAAAATTTAAAATACGTTTGTTAGATGAAAATGGTATTGTAGTAAATTTAAACAATAATGATATAGTTATAAATTTACAAATAGAAATATTAAATGCACCATATAAAAATCTAGTATATAGAAACTAATTTTCTTGCCTATATAATTTAGAATATTTATATAATTTATTAAAAATATTATAAATAATATTTTTATGATGTATATTGGAATCAAAATATTGTTTATTAATAGTAGCTAATTCATATATGTGAACTATATCACTCCATTTTTCTGGTTCAATTATATAGTTTTTATTAGCTTCTAATTCATATATCATATTTGTATCAATTGTATTTTTTTTAAATATAGGTACACACTCTAGTGCTAAACAATTAGTTAAATTATTTATATTTAAATCATTAAAAAAACATAAATTTGATTCAGCAATTATATTTAGTTTTTCTTCTGGTGTATTTATATTTATAACATTTTTTTGTACAATAGAAAATTTACGTTTAGATAGTTCATATTCAATTATTTTATTTTTATAAATTTCAATACAATATCTTTTTTTAATAAAAGATTTTTCAGCAAATTCTTCTAATAATTTTGGATAATCACTATAATAAAATCCTAATTCATAATGTTTGTTATTTTTTTTCAATTCAGATTCTAATGTATTATCATAATTACATAGAAATAGTCCATTATATTTTCTTATATTATTATTTAACCAATAATAAGATGGTTTGTCAGTTAATATAAAATTATTAAATGAAAAATAGTCTAAATAAGCTTCTGCTTTACCAAAATATTCATTATTTTCAGTTATCATATCAATTAGTTCATACATTCCTGGTGTATCATTATTTCTATTCCATATACCAATACCATCACGTTTTGGTATAACAAATTCTATTTTATTAGTAGAATATTTAAGATTAATTAGTAAAACATATAAAATATTAAATTGCGCCATTCTATTGTATAATTCTTTATTAACAGCAATAATATTTTTATCAATATGTGCAGATCTAATATTTAAAGCTGAAATATTAAAAAATTCTTCAGGAATTTCTTCTGATATTTTATTTTCAGATAGATCTAATACATTTTCAGATAGATCTAATACATTTTCAGATAGATCTAATACATTTTCAGATAGATCTAATACATTTTCAGATAGATCTAGTATATCTTTCTCTCTTATGTATTTAGATGAAATTTTAAAATCTTTGCTAATATTTTTAATAGATAGTTTATTACCAAATGCAAAAAAATCTTCAGTTGAAATTAATGTTGCATGATTAATAAAATGTTCTAAATTATGTAAATTTTTTAATGTTATACCAATTGAATAGAAAAATGTTACAAATCTTTTATTTATATCTTTTAATTTGTCAAAATCATATTTTTCAGAATCATATTCAGCCCATTCTTCAATATTATCACTTAAATATTTATCAATATCATCAATATATGTTGATTTACTAATAAATAATATATTAGTAATATATTTTTGGTATAGATTTTCTTTTGTATATTCAACATTTCTTGATATAAATCCTATTCCTTGATTTTTTATTTTATCTGAAATTATAATTTGGTTTAATAAATCTATTCTGCAATCTATATATAAAACATCATTATAAATATTTAGTGCTTTTTTTAAACTACATACTATATTTTTTGCATATCTAATATTATTATCATCTAAATTATCTAAAATTAACCAACTAATTGTTCCAGTGAAATGTAAAGGAAAATTTAATATATAATTTTTTGTTTTTTCTGAACATGCAATTAATATGTGATAATTTTCATAAATAAAATCTATAGAAATTAAAGTTGATAACATAAATTTATAATAGTTTAGATCTTCTTCTACAATACAAAAATTCATTATAATATAATATAATATAATATTTATTATATTTTATTATATTTTAACAGATTAATAACATTATATATATAATGCCTAAAACAATTAGAACTAGAAATGCAATTGGTTTATTAAATTATGCAACATCTACCGGGCATATTAAATCAAGTATTAAACCTATTATTAATGCGGTTATTGAATATACTACAGTTGCTATAACAAATCAAATAAATAATATATCTGATCAAATAATACCAACTACTAATGTAATAAATAGTATAATACAACAAAATGATACTATAAACACCGTTTTACAAAATAATATAGAAATAGTAAATAACACTATTAATGAAAAATATGTAGAAGTTTCTACAATACCTAATATTCCAGAATTAGAAATAAAAAAGATATATCAAGAATTTGTATACCCATATTTAACAGTTGGTGCATATAAGTTACCACCTTTTAGTGAATTTCAACGAATAATTTCAATTATTGATGAAGAATTAATAGGAGTTAAGATTGATGAAGATTATAAATTACGATTATATAAAGGTATTTTAGATATATTAGTTCGTGGAAGAAGTATATATTTCTACGATTTACAATTAGAAACTGAAAATAAAATGTTAAGAACTAAAATATGTAATTTAGAAGAATTAGTTATGAAATATTCTACTGAATTAGCATTATGTAATGGTTCAGATAGTGGATTTTATATGGCAGGTAGTATTGGTATTAGATTACATAAACCAAAGAATCTTATATATGCCCAGGCTTTATTAAATATTAATTTAGCTTGGTATATATACCTTTATAATACAAAAAAAATAGAATATGACAACTATCAAGGAGTTATTGAATATATTAAAGAAAAAGGTAAAAAAAATGCATATGATGAACTAGTAAAAATTTTAGACGAAAAATTCAAAGATATTGAAGATGAAATGCACAATAAATGTAATCAACACGATCATTCTAGTAACTATTCATCTAATGATTGTACTAGTGATTCTAAATCGCAAACTTATTCTAGCAGTGGTGAATGTTTATCTCAAACAGATAGTTTTTCTAGTAAATATGAAGATGAATTAAATTATTGTAAAGTACCTCATAGTGGAACCGCTTTAGTGTTAAGTGGATTTTTATCTATTACACAACCTAATAAATTTCGTGGGAAATCTAGTATGGGAACTGATCAGTTAAAAATAGACTATTATAATATTGATGGAAGTATATGTAAAAAGTAACGCAAGCATAAAACAAAAAAAAATAATTATGTTAATACACCATTTAGTACAACTGCTCTAGTTATGCCAGGACTTTTATCTATATCACAACCTAATAAATTTGCTGGTATATCAGGACAGGGAGCATCTAATGCATTAACATTAAATAGACATAAAAGTCGCAAAAATAAATATAGAGAAAATGCTTATGTTGTAACACCATTTAGTACAACTGCTCTAGTTATGCCATGACTTCTATCTATATCACAACCTAATAAATTTGCTGGTATATCAGGACAGGGAGCATCTAATGCACTAAAATTATCTCGCAAAAAAAATAAACAAAAAAATTATTATTCGCATCATCATTATTGTGATCACGAACAGCATCATCATGATCATCATCATAGACATCATCACCGAGATCATCACAGACATCGTCATGTTGATAAAACTAAAAGTGATTGTTATCAAGAAAATATAAAAATTTCAACTTGTAATAATAAACCAGATAATGACCTACATTTTAATTGTAAACCCAATAATCCTAATGCATTAGTTATACCCGGATCATTATATATAATGCAATCTGATAAATTTAGAGTTAATAATACTAGAAAAAAAACAATTTGTTAATTTTATATTAAATATGTTTAATTAATAAATTTATAATATTTAGCATTATTTTATAATAAAATTTTTGGTATTTTTTTTTTTATTTGTTATTATTATAAATATGTCTTCTGGTTTCCAGCTCCCAGGGTCACTTTTTGTGACACAAACTAATCTCTCGGATGTAGGCGATTCAATGAACCGTGTCATCCAATCAGAGATTGAAGAGGTTGCTCGCACATCAAACATCTTGGCATCCACTAACTTCGCATTCTACATTCAAGCAGATTATAATATTAACAATCATATTTCATATGAGCCTTCATCCTCTGCTGACGGGCTTGATGATGCTTACGCAATGTCTGCTATAACAGTAGATAGTGCAACAGCAACTAACGCCGTTATAGAACTACAAACAGCTGATGGTGTACCTGTTCAAGCTGGCTATATTGATGCACAGAATAGAGACCAGGAAACACTTGGAAATTTCCCAGTTACACTAACCGTTTCAGTTAGCAATACCGGTGAAATGAGTTCAACAATTACAATTACTGGTGAGGGTGTTGTCTCCAGCATATCTGAAAATGATTCAAAAGCCCAAGTTGTCTACTGGTCTGGTATTGAGTCAACACCAATTGTCGATGCAACAAGTGTTGATGTTCATTCATCAACTCTTACTGTAGCTGATTTATTAGCCCAGTATCAATCTCAACTTCAATCGATTGAAAGTCAGTACAACAATATAAATATGATTGAAACTTGGAGAATTGAGATTTTAGGTATAGATGCTGGTGTAAGCAACCCACTTTCACAGCATGCCCGCGCAGTTAACAAAGCTGGCAGCCAATCTGTATTCTCTCCTGGTGATAAAATAGTTTGCCAGAATACATTCTCATATGAGGTTGTAATCAATGACTATCAAGAGATTGCTCCAACCACAATTGTTTCATCAACAAATGTATACGGTGTTCTCCAGCAAATATAAATAATTATAAATAATTATAAATAATAAATAATAATATTTTAGTAATTATTATTATATATAAATGGCAAATATTTTATAATATGATGTTGCAGATATTACAATTTTAGCTACAAATAAATCTGAATATTTAACAATTAAATTAGTGGCTGATGCTGAAGAAGCTGAAATACATTTAAATGGAACAATTTATATAGGTACTAACAATCTAGACCCATTACAATGGTCTTTTCCACCAATATCAGTTAATAGAAGTGATTATCCTGGCGATGGTACTCATCCACAAGTTGTATCAGCATTTGTATATGCATTTAGAAGAAAAATAAGTAATAATCAAGATAAAGTTATTAATGTTGTAGTTGAACATGTGGCCGGTGGAGGAGGTGGAGATAGTGGTCAAGGGGGTGGTGAACCAACAAGTTATCCGGAAAATACACCAACTTACTATATAGATATAACTGCTAATATAAATAAAAGTTTGAATTATAATGGTACTGGTATATCATTTAATGGTAAAAAAGTTACCGATAAAGATAAATATCGAATTGTATATTCTTTGCCATCTGCATCATTAACATTAGATTGTAGTAATATAGATGCGAATGATATTAATAATCTTACATTAGGGTCATTTCATCCAACAATCACAATCACAGCATACAGTAATGGAGCGCAAACTGCTAATGTAAATATAACAGGTTCTAATATTTTGCAGACAATTTCAGAAAATCCAACAAAAGCACAAAAATTATATTGGGGAAATACACCACCAACAACAGGAACAAGTGCTGATATTTTGTCATCTGTATTAACTAAATCAATGGTAGAATCAATATTTGCTACAGAAATTAATAATTTAGAACAGATGTTTACTCATAATATATTTTCTAGTTGGAATTTTAATATATTACCAGTAAATGCGGTCGCCCCGCCAAGTTATAATGTATTTGATCAATATGCTTATGTAAATGGTCGGGAATTTCCAAATATATTTAAAAATGGCGAATATATTGTTTTAGAAACAGCACATAATTATGAAATAATTGTTCAAGATTTATACCAATAAATTGGTATATATGCTATATTATCACCTGGTTTTAAATTATGAATATTATTCCAATCTGTATCTTGTAATTCTATTTTTAACCAAGATGAATGATTTAATTGAACTGGATTACCTGAACTATCTAATGGAGCATTATTACTTGAATCTCCTCCAAATGGTAAAACTGGAAAATGTGTATTATCAACAAATTTTATATTAAATCCATCGCTTGTATTACTAAAAGATAGTAAATTTATATTAGTTAAATCATATGCTACCCTATGGGGTTCGTGATTTCCTGTTATACCAGTTGTAACATTTAAAGTTTGTAAACTGGCTGGACCAGTTGCTCCTTGAGCTCCGGTTGCTCCTTGGGCTCCTGTTGCTCCTTGGGCTCCTGTTGCTCCTTGGGCTCCAGTTGCTCCTTGGGCTCCTGTTGCTCCTTGGGCTCCTGTTGCTCCTTGAGCTCCAGTTGCTCCTTGGGCTCCTGTTGCTCCTTGTGCACCAGTTGCTCCTTGGGCACCAGTTGCTCCTTGGGCTCCTGTTGCTCCTTGGGCTCCTGTTGCTCCTTGTGCACCAGTTGCTCCTGTATGTCCTTGTGCGCCTGTTGCACCTTGAGCTCCAGTGTGCCCTTGTGCACCTGTTGCACCTGTATGTCCTTGTGCGCCTGTTGCACCTTGAGCTCCAGTGTGCCCTTGTGCACCTGTTGCACCTGTATGTCCTTGTGCGCCTGTTGCACCTGTATGTCCTTGTGCGCCTGTTGCACCTGTATGTCCTTGTGCGCCTGTTGCACCTTGAGCTCCAGTGTGCCCTTGTGATCCAGTGGCGCCTTGTGCTCCTTGTGATCCAGTGGCGCCTTGTGCTCCTTGTGATCCAGTGGCTCCCTGAGCACCTTGTGATCCTGTTGCTCCTTGGGCGCCCTGTGATCCAGTGGCGCCTTGTGCTCCTTGTGCTCCTTGTGATCCAGTGGCTCCCTGAGCACCTTGTGATCCGGTTGCTCCTTGGGCGCCCTGTGATCCAGTGGCTCCCTGAGCACCTTGTGATCCTGTTGCTCCTTGGGCGCCCTGTGATCCAGTTGCTCCTTGGGGTCCTTTACAGCCTTGTGCTCCTGTATGTCCTTGGGCACCTTGTGCTCCTTGTGATCCAGTGGCTCCCTGAGCACCTTGTGATCCTGTTGCTCCTTGGGCGCCCTGTGATCCAGTTGCTCCTTGGGCACCTTGAGCCCCTGTTGCTCCTTGAGCGCCTTGTGGTCCTGGGCAACAACATAATTGTCCAGCAATTTTTCTATTAAATTGAGAATATGTTAACATATATATATATATTTATTATAATAAATATATATAAAAATTACATTATTATCTATATTTATATGAAATATCCTAATATAATATTTTATAGATTTAATAAATATTCTGATATAGATAGTTATTTACTAAATCAGAGTTATAATTGTACTTTTAATATAACTGATAAAGTAGAAGATTTAAATCGGTTATTTAATCCAAATTACCATTTATTAATAACTTTTGGTGATACTGAAAAAGAATACCATAATATTATTTTACCAAATATAGTAAATAGATTTAGAGACAGATGGATTCATAAATCTAGAGAAAATATATTAAATATAGAAGAATTTAATAGTACAGTTAATTATTGTTATATAAATAATGTAATTATGGAAAGAAAACTTCAAAGACCTGAATTTTCAATATTTACTACTTGTTATAATACTTGGGATAAATTTAATAGAGTTTATAATAGTCTAAAAAATCAGAAACTAAAAGATTGGGAATGGATTATTATAGATGATACACCTCTTCCAGAAAATGGTAAAAAAAATCATTTCGATTTTCTAAGAGAGAAATGTAAAAATGATTCTAGAATTAGATTATATTGTCGTAGTGAAAATTCTGGAAATATTGGAAATGTAAAAAATGAGGCTGTTTCTCTCTGTCGTGGAAAATATATTCTAGAATTAGATCACGATGATGAAATATTACCAGATTGTCTCGTTGATGCTGTAGAAGTATTTGATAAAGATGAGGAAGTAGGATTTGTCTATATGGATTTTATAAATATATATGAAGATGGTAGAAATTTTTCATATGGAGATTTTATTTGTAAAGGATACGGTGGATATTATTGTCAAAAATATAATGATAAGTGGGTTAATGTTTATATAACACCTAATATTAACAATATTACTCTTTCGCATCTTGTTTGTTGTCCTAATCATCCAAGAATATGGCGTAAGAGCGTATTATTAAGATTAGAAAATTATTCAGAATTCTTACCTATTTGTGATGATTATGAGATATTATTAAAAACGGCATTAAATACAAAAATTGTTAAAATACATAAATTAGGATATATACAATATATGAATAACGAAAATAACAATTTCTCTCTTATTAGAAATGGTGAAATTAATCGTATAGGACCTTGTCATATATTTCCACAATTTTATCAAATGTATAATGTAAATGATAATATGAAACAATTAGATGCTTATGAAGATGAAAATTTTATTTTTCACCATTCACAAATTTGGAAGAGAGAAAATTATACACACAAATATTATAATAAGTTAGTCAATCTAGATTATGATAACCAATATTGCATTATAAATGATAATATAGATAATGAAGAATTAGTGGAACTATATAAAAATCCTAGAAATGATTTTTTATTTTTAAGTAACAATTTATCTCATGATGAAATGATACAAAAATTAGAAGAAAAAGGCTTTCATAGAATGAAATATTATAGTCTTTTATGTTCTAGTAATATAGAGTTAGAAAACTATTTTAATTTATTATATGCAAATTCTAATTGCAAACATGAAAATGAGTAGCAAAGATAAAGCTGGATTCATATTTATGTAATTTTTCCTACGCATATGTTTTTTTTACTAATAGTCATATCATTAATTTCAGCAAATTCTTTAATTCGACTTCCTTTATATGAACCATCTTTTTCAAGGAGAGCATAACATTCAAAAAATGAACCTACTTGCATTAATACTAAAGATTTCTCTCCATAATTATTAATTAATTCTTGCGTTAATTTTAAATAATCTTGAACTATGGTCATAAACTTATATACATTTATAAAATTATATTTAAATCAATATTAAAGATAATTTTATATTTAAGCAATACATATAATAATAATATATATATATATTATGGCATCTGTTAATAATAAAAAATTTATTATTGAATTATTTCAAGAATTATACAATAAACTAGCACTAGAAGGTCTTTGTGCTTTAAAAGGATCATTTGTTTTAGAAGATAAAAACGATGAATTTTTTAATTATTTAGTTAATACTAAAGATAAAAAAAGTAATTTTGGAAGTTTAATACAAATTCCACGTGGCATGCGTTCACATTTAAAATTTTTTAATAATAATGAAAAAAAAATTCTTTATGAAATTAATTTATCACGTGAACCAATGGAATTTAATTGTAATAATAATCCAAATTTTTGTTTAAAAATGGTGTGTAAAAATATTAAATTTTATAAATTTAATATAGGTATAAGTAATTATGTATTTTTAAAATTTGAAACAGAGCCGACACTTTCTTTCCGTCATGCTACAAATGCTATTAATACATATGTTATACCAAAACCACGAACCACAACATTAAGAGATTGTAAGACAAATAAATTAGTAGATAGTGGAGAATATGATGAATCTTTTTTGGATAAGTTATTCTTTAATCATGCAGAGAACAAACCATTTGAAGAGAAAAAGCAAATAATTGCGGCTAATATATTCAATATGAAATATAAAGAATATAAAGAGAATAAAGAAAAATATACTGGTTGTAAAATGAAAGAGTGTGAACTTGGAAATGAAATTTATATTCCTTATTCTTATATTAAAGATTTTAAAATGCCAGCAACACTTTCTATACCTATAACAGTAACCAAACCAAATTCCAGACCTAGAACAGTAACCATGCCAAATTCCAGACCTAGAACAGTAACAACACCTAGTTCCAGACCTAGAACAGTAACTAAACAAAGACCTAGAACAGTAACCAGACAAACACCTAGAACAGTAACCAGACCAACTTACAGAATTAGATCAGTGACCAGACAACGACCTAGAACAGTAACTAAACTAAGTTCAACGCCGGTAACACTAACTAAATTAAGTTCAAGAACAGTATCCAAACCAAAATCTAAATCTAAATCAACACCAACTTTAAAATCAATAATACAATTACAAAAAATAAAAGACTCAGAATTAAATAACACCAAACAAAAGAGTAAAAATAATACTAAAAAATATTCTATATTTAGTAGGAATTTAATTCCTAGTATATTCAACACTACTCGTAAAAGACAATCTAATGATTTATCTGTCTAAACTTTTTTTTGCAGGAGCGATAGTACCACCTGAACGAGCTTTTCTTAAAGCTTGATTTGTTACATTAATATTAGTATTATTATTAGATTTAAAAGAGAATGGTTTTTGTTCTTTATTTGTTGAGCCAGAACCAATTGCTTTATTTTTAAGACGCTGAATATACTGGTCGTGAGATACAACTTGATTTTGTTTACCATTCACGGTATTATATGAAGTATGTTTTCCATGAAATATTAGATAATAAATCTAATACAATAGAAGATTTATCTATAACTTAAAATATTAGACATTTGAATATAAAAATGTCTAATATTTTGATTATTTGGATTATTTAGATTATTTATTTAATTTATTATTAAAATGCTTTAAATTATCAATAAATCGTTCTTTATGATCACTAAATTCTTCATCATCAATGATTTTATCTAAATATTTTTTGCCCTCTTCAATCCGTTCTGTCCAATAGCAAGAGACACTTAATTCATTATATATATATATTTACTATACATTCTTGGTCTTACAAATAATGTATATTTATCTTTTATCTCATCATATTTTTTATCTAGTGCTTTCATAAATAATTGATATGCTTTTTCTTGCATGTTAATATGATTACAGTGTAGTGCTAATATATAATAACCTTCAGCACGATCTGGGAAAATTTTAATAGATCTATTAATTTGATTTTCAATCTCTTCAAAAGATCTTTTTAATCGTATTAATAATTCTGATATACGTAAGTAACATTCATATCTTTCTTCAATCCAAGTATTTTGTAATTTTAAATAGAGACAATACCAATTTAATGCTTCTCTATTTTGTCCTGAATCCATATAACTTTGGGCTGTATAAAAACACGAACGATTATTTAATCCATCAGGATCATCATATAATGTATCAAAGAACTGGTTTTTTAATAGTTCAGCATCTTTGTGGTATTTTTTTGGATCTAAAGCTCTTATACCTCTCTCTTCAGCATTTACCCATAATTCAGTTTTTAAAAAATAATCAGATTTTGTTAAATCTTTTTCATCTTTATTTAAACACTTAATAATATTATGGGCTACACCACAATATTTCCACTTTAATCTATTATTATATAACATAGAACAAGAATATTCTGTTCTTCCTCTTTTATTAGTAATCATATAAATATCTGATTTATGTTTAATAATATCTTCTTTATTTAACGATCCAACAAGCCAATCATCAGCATCTAAATGAAGTAAATAATCAGCCGTATCGTGACATCTTTCAAATAACAATGTTTTATTTATATGAAATCCTTTCCATTCATCATGATATAATTTTCCTGGAATATTTTTCTCTTTAAAAAACTCAGTAATTAGTTCGCATGTCTTATCAGTAGAACCTGTATCACAAACTATCCAATAGTCTATAAATTTATATACACTTTTAAGTGTATCTAAAATACAATGTTCTTCATTTTTACACATTGTACCAAAACATAATGTTGTTGGTTTAGCTTTTGGAATTTCAAAATTCAGAATAGTATAAGCGTAATTATATTTTTATATTATTACTTAAATGTTATAATTAAGAAACTCTATTTATAAATAGAACAAAAATTTCCAATTGTTAAATTTGAATATTGATTATTATATTTTATATGATAGTTACCATTACTATAAGTATAATTTTTTCCATTTATAAATAAAATTCATTAATCTTTATATTTATTAGTATAATTATAATTATTAATATAATAATTATAATTATAATTATGCATATTCAGGCAAGAAACTTTACAATATTTGTAAAAGATATTTTACCTTTTTATTTCAAGAATAAAAATATATTAGATGTTGGTGCTGGTGATATAAATGGTAATAATCAGTTTTTGTTTGAAGATTGTATTTATCAAGCTAATGATGTAGTAGAAGTTCAAAATATTACTCATGTATCTAAAACAAAAGATTTACCATTTGAAAATAATTCATTTGACACTATTATTTCCACGGAATGTTTTGAGCATGATCCAGAATGGGAACAATCATTAAAAAAAATTTATGAAATGTTAAAACCAAATGGATTGTTCTGTTTTACTTGTGCATCAACAAATCGCCCAGAACATGGTACACGAAGAACTAGTCCTAGTTGTTCATATGGTACAATTGGAAATTTAGAAGATATGCAAGATTATTATAAAAATTTAACACAATATGACATTAATAATGTTTTAAAATTAAAAGAACTATTTTCAACATGGGATATATATTACAATTATATTAGTCATGACTTATATTTTATTGGAATTAAAAAATGTGAAACTATTTCACAAAATATCATTTTTAAAGAATATATAGAAAATGGCGTTGTTAATCAGAAATTTAGCGTATTAAATAATCCTAACTGTCTACTAAATCAATCAGTTTGTTTAAATATGATAGTTAAAAATGAAAAACATATTATTAGAGAGACTTTAGATAATTTAACAAATTATATAACATTTGACTATTGGGTAATTTCTGATACTGGTTCTATTGATAAGACACAAGAATTTATTAAAGATTATTTTAGAGAGAAAAATATTCCTGGTGAACTATTTGAAGATAAATGGCAAGATTTTGCATATAATAGAAATTTGGCAAGAGAACACGCTTTTAATAAAAGTGACTATTTATTCTTTTTTGACGCTGATGATTTAATCCACGGCGATTTTAAATTACCAGATAAATTAGATAAAGATGTCTATCAGTTTAAATTTGGTACCGGATTTTCTTATGATAGAATATGTTTAATTAACAATCGTGAAAAAATAGCAAAATATCTTGGTGTTTTACATGAACTATTAAATGTTTATAAACCAAATTTTACTATTGAACTAATTGATAGAGAATATCATTTTGAAAGTCGAAGATTAGGAGATCGCTCAAAAAATCCAGATAAATATAAAAATGATGCAGAAATTTTAGAAAAAGCATATAATACGGAGACCACTGATTTAGGTTTAAAATATAGATATGCTTATTATTGCGCCCAAAGTTATCGAGACGCCCATTTAATAGAAAAATCTATAGAATGGTTTAAACTCTTTTTAGATTTACCTGCTGATAATCAATATAAGTATTGCGCATGTAATTATCTTGGTGATAGTTATAAAAAGTTAAATAATATGGAAGATGCTATTAATTATTGGTATAAAGCTATCCATTTCGATAGAGAGAGACGAGAGACCGTCGTTAAAATTATGGAATATTATTTTACTAAAGATAATCATTTTGCTATAAATCTCTTATATGATAAAATGAAAAATTATAAACTAACTAATACTAATGGTAAAATATTTTTAGATATGACAAGATATTATCATATTGATTATTTTAATTCTATCGCTTCTTGTTATATTGATGAATGGATGAGCGGATATTATTCTTGCAAAAATCTATTATTAAATGATAAATGCGTTGAAATTACTCTTTCTAATTTTACATGTTATGCATATAATATGAATTTTGATAAAGATAAAAAACCATTTATTGATAAATTATTAGAATTATTTGAAAAATATTTTGATACCAAAAAAGAGTTAGTTAAAAAATTATGGAATTTGGTTTCAAACCATATCAATGAATATCTTCCAGAACAGTTTTGTAAATTGGATAATAAATATAATGAAGTAGTAAATGACTTTCCACATAAAATTCCACTCGAAGAAGTATCTAATAAAATATTGATTTACACAGGACATATGAATTTTTTATGGAATGATAGTACATTAAAAGAACAGTCTATCGGCGGTTCAGAAAAGGCTGTAATTTATCTCTCAAGATGTTTACCTAAAAATTATGAAATTTTTATTGCAGGAGATCAATTAGAAGAAGAAATAGATAATATTAAATATATTCATCATAATAATTTACAAAAATTATTAAATGAGAATAACTTCCATACTATAATTGTCTCTCGTTATGTTTCATTTTTTGAAAAATATAATAATTATAAATGTTATCAATTACTTCTTTCTGCACATGATAGTACAGGATTTATTAATTTTACACATACTTCAATAGATAATATTTTAAGTAATAAAAATAAAATAATAGATTATGTAATTTGTCTTACTGAGTGGCATAAAAATAATATTATTGAAAGACACAGTTATCTAAAAGATAAAATTAGAGTAATTAATAATGGAATTAATTTATTAGATTTTAATAAAGAAAATATAAGTCTTGATATAAAAGTCAAAAACAAATTTGTTTGGACTTCTTGTGCTTATAGAGGTTTACAGATATTATTAGATCTATGGCCAAAAATATTAGAAAAATTACCAGATGCAACACTAGATATATCTAGTTATGATACATTTCCTAAAAATCAAGATGAAGAAAAAATGTTAGAAATTATCAATATGCATTCAAGTATAACTCATCATGGTAAATTAAACACTCAAGAATTATATAAATTAGCAAATGAGAGTGAATATTGGTTATATACTAATACATTTCCAGAAACAAGTTGTATTACAGCAATGGAAATGTTAATGTGTGGAGTAATAACTCTATATTATCCATTAGCTGGATTAAATGACACAATAGGAGAATATGGAATAAAAGTAGAAAGAGGAAATGAGATAGAAAGTATTTTAAATTTGAGTAGAGAGAGAAAAACAGGACTTAGAAAAAAGGGAAAAGAATATGCTTTAAGTTGTAGTTGGGAAAATAGAGCTGAAGAATGGTCAAGTTTATTGGGGTTAAATCGTAAAAAATGGATTTTTTATTGTTCTCCACATTTTGAAACAAAAATGATTCAACAATATATTGATAATTTAAATTATGTTTATCCTGAACATAATATTCATTTAACGAATGATAAAAATAGGATTTTAACAGAAAATCCTTCTAAAATAACATTTGTTTATGAAATATTTTATAATGAGATAATTAAAAGTTTACCTAATACTCAATTTAGTTTTTTAAATACAGAACCGTTAAATATTCCTGTTAGATTAGAACATACAATTAATATTTTAAAATTATATCCTAATTTGGAATATTACGATTATAGTCAAAGTAATTTAAAAATATTACAGGAAAATGAAATTAACATTAAAGACAAGATATATTTACCGTATAAATGTAGTGATGAGGAACTGGAAAAATTAATTAATTTAAATAAAAATACTAAAAAAGAATTCGATTTTGGTATTCTAAAAACAATGGGTGGGGTTATGACAGAGCGAAGAGAAAAGATAGTAAATTTTTTAAAGAAACACAATTTTACAGTAAATATTATTGGTGGATGGGCTGACGATAGAGATATGGAATTAGCAAAATGTAAAATAATTTTAAATATACATGGAAACCTTAGTACTACTATCAGTTATATTTTCGAACATATAAGATGCGATCGTTTACTAGAATCTGGATTTAATATTCTATCTGAAACCTCATATAAACTGAATATAGAATTTATTAATAAAAATCCAAATCTTAAATTTATTGACTATAATGAGTTTTTTAATATAGCCCAAATTATTGAATATTACAATAATAAATTAGGCTCATTAGCTCATAATAATTATGTATTGAATATTTTACAGGATACTCATACACGAATTAATATTCCCAACGAACATATAAATTTTTTAGAAAAATTAAGTAAAGATTTTTATCCAGAGAATATGATTATTTATGATATTGGTTCTAGTGTATTACATTGGACACAAAATGCTAATAAAATTTGGAAAAATAGTAAAATTTATTTATTTGATGGTATGACAGAAATGAAACTGTTTTATGATGAATATAACAAACAAAATAATACAAATTATGAGTATAATGTAGGTGTATTATGTGATGAAGATTATAAAAGAATAAGTTTTTATCAAAATGATGAACTGTCTGGAGGAAATTCTTACTATAAGGAAATTGGGCATCCCAATTCATCAAAGATTTTTACTGAAAATCATATTAAACATAAAATTGGTATGAGACTAGAAACGATTGTAAAAAACAAGAATATCCCAATACCTGATTTAATTAAAATAGATGTTCAAGGAGCTGAATTAGATATATTAAAAGGTTCTATGAGTATTATTAATAAAGCTAAATTTCTTATTGTAGAATTACAACATACTGAATATAATCAGGGAGCACCTCTATGTAATCAAACCAGAGATTTTTTAATAGAAAATGGATGGCAAGTATATGCTGAAAAATTTTCTAATAATGGACCTGATGCGGACTGGTGTTTTATTAATACTCAGCGATCTGATTTAATGTATAAGCAACAACCAAAAATAATAGATTGTTTTATTTTTTATAACGAATTAGACTTATTAACATACCGATTAAATATATTGAATGATGTTGTAGATTATTTTGTATTAGTTGAATCTACACATACTTTTGTCGGTAAAGAAAAACCATTATTTTATCAAGAAAATAAACAATTATTTGAAAAATTTAATCATAAAATTATACATATAATTGTTGATGATTTTCCACATAAATATCCCAATATAGATTTTGAAAAAAAAGAACAATGGAATAATGAAAAATTTCAACGAAATTGTATTTCACGAGGAATAGATAAATTAGAACTTAATAATCAAGACATTATTATAATTGCCGATGTTGATGAAATACCCAAAATAGAACTATTAGAAAATATTAAATATAATAAAATGAATATCAATGAAGTAAAAGCATTACAAATGGATTTTTATTATTATAATCTACATTCAAAATTAGATCATTATACTGATGTAACTCGCATATTACCATATTATATATATCAAAATATCAATATGACAATAGATGATTTAAGATTTAAATATTATAAAAACTTTATAAATAATGCTGGTTGGCATTTAAGCTATTTTGGAGATGAAAATTTTATTAAAAATAAGATTGAAAATTTTGCTCATCAAGAATTAAATATTAATTTATTTACAAATCAAGAAAAAATACAAAATCGTATAAAAAATACACAGGATTTGTTTGATAGACCTACAAAATTAATACATATAAATATTGAAGACAATGATAACTTACCACCATATTATGATATTTACTTAACTAATTTTTATAAAAAATAATAATAATTAAAATATAAATTATTATTATTTATCTCTCTGTTGAGAAGAAAAATACTTGAAATAGTCGTCCATCATTTTTGTCTGTTCCAAAGTATTCTTGACTCATATGATAATTAAATGAATTAAAAATTACTAATCGATTAAATACATTTCCTATTTGATCTACTAACTGCCATTTCGTCATATCTTGACTCGCTTTGTCAATTAATTCTTTATTCCCTCTTCCTTCTGATTCCAAACAATTTCTTGTTCCATCATGAAATTTATAAAATCCTGTTCCTGATGTTACAGGAGCATTTGGTGTTAAATAACATACTGCTGCCCAATTATTAAATCCATCATTATGAATCCATGACCGTTCTCTTGATGTTGTGTATTGAAAAGCACCATTATACACATCTTCACCTTCTTTATGCATAGGCCAATCTGTTATTTTTCCCGCAATTGGTTCTATATATTTTTCTATAATATTCTTTAACTCTATTGTCGCATATGACCTTGTTCTTTGCCCTGGATAATTCCCTCTTACTTTAAACTCTTGGGTTAAAATATAATTTCTTGTTTCCATCGCATTATTATAAAAATTATCAACAACTATTAATTGTCCTTTTGGTCCTTTATTATTAGAAACATAATTATTATATTTTTCCAATTGATTTTTGTATGCTTCTTTTGTTTTTTCTACATCATATCCTACTATGTTCTTTTCCAAATCATCTATATCATCAGATATTTTAATATACACAGGAACATACATTTCGGTTCCTCTAGCATAATTACAATATTTCGGAATATCTATATTATACTTATGAATTACACACGATAAACATTTGACATTTTGATAAGCATTAACTGATGCGGTACTATAAAAACTAAATTTACTACCTATTCTTGTATGATTTTTTAATATTTTCATTGTAAAGTCATCACTTCTTTGTTTTGGTCTTTTTTCTCGATTATAATCATCAAAGTAAATAGAATCAAATATTCCTTCGTCATCAATAACATCTTCCCATCTACCTTTTATCAAATTTATTATTAATTCTGGCCTTTTTTCTAATTGTTCAACACGCCAAATTTCAAATTTTTTCCATACTACTGGTGAACATTCTATTACATTATATTCAGTTACACTACTACAATCACAAATATTAGTAGCTGAATAAGCCATACCAAATCCTATCTCTAATACTCTACCAAAAGGTTGAAATAATTCAATTGTTTTTTCCATATAAGGTTTTTCCCATTCCATCATTACTTGATGTTGGTTATTTTCATCTGTCAATATCTCTTGTCCGCATATATCTCTCGTATATTTCAACTTCATAATAATAATAATAATAATAATAATAATAATAATTATATTTATATTATTATTTTAATGAATTATAAAATGCTATTTCTTCTTCATTAAAACCAGTTATATCAATCGGGTAATATTTTAATCATTAAACCAAATTATATTATCTATTAGAAAATCTTTAATCTCATCAGGGTATTTATTTAATTTGTTAAAAATACTAAATATTTCTTCTGTTTTTGTTAAATAATATCTATCTAATAAATGGTAATCAAACTGTTTCTTATTTATCTATAATATTTCTTAATTATTTAATATTTAAATATAGTGTTCCCTCAATTGCAACATCCGCAGTGGGAGCACCACTAGAATCAACGAATATTCCTATATAGCTTCCTGTTGCGAAAGGAATAGCATTAAAAGGTCCTGTATTGGATGTGATCAGACTGTTCAAGGTCACAAATCCATTTGCGCCAGTAGTGTTATAATAAATAGATCCCTCATCCACACCGGCTATTTTCGAGCCTATTAATTCACTAGTAAAGGGAGCTCCACCACCGCCATAACATGCTGCGTAATACTTCATGGCTGCTGGTGTTCCTGGTGCTCTTGAAACACTATTTAAATTAATTGCAGCACCTATTATTTCACCTTTATATGGCATATATTCTCCATATGTATATCCGCGACCGGCTTGGGGAACCTTGATTGAAGCACCAAACATATTGTAAAAAGCACCCGCACCATGTGGTAAAATAGGGAAACCTAGCTGACCAGTAGTACCACTAATGTCGACATCAAACGGCTGCATGATCGCAGAGTTTTTGTCATACAAGTCATTACAGTCTGTCCAAAAACTTATTGTGGATGTAGGAGTAAATACTCCTGGCTGTCCTGTTGCTCCAATTGCTCCTTGGGCTCCTTGAGCACCTTGACTACCGGTTGCACCTTGTGATCCTTGTGCTCCAGTAGCTCCCTGGGCACCTTGACTACCAGTGGCTCCCTGGGCACCTTGACTACCAGTGGCTCCCTGGGCACCTTGACTACCAGTGGCTCCCTGGGCACCTTGACTACCAGTGGCTCCCTGGGCACCTTGACTACCAGTGGCTCCCTGGGCACCTTGAGAACCTGTTGCTCCCTGACTACCTGTTGCGCCTTGTGCACCTTGTGCTCCTGTGGCTCCCTGTGCACCGGTTGCTCCCTGACTACCAGTTGCGCCTTGTGCACCTTGTGCTCCTGTGGATCCTTGACTACCAGTTGCTCCCTGGGCACCTTGTGATCCAGTTGCTCCTTGGGCCCCTTGACTACCTGTTGCTCCTTGTGATCCAGTGGCTCCTTGGGCCCCTTGAGACCCAGTTGCTCCTTGTGCTCCTTGCGATCCAGTGGCTCCTTGGGCCCCTTGTGATCCAGTGGCTCCTTGGGCACCTTGAGAACCTGTTGCTCCCTGACTACCTGTTGCGCCTTGGGCACCTTGACTACCTTGTGCACCGGTTGCTCCCTGACTACCAGTTGCGCCTTGTGCACCTTGTGCTCCTGTGGATCCTTGACTACCAGTTGCTCCCTGGGCACCCTGTGATCCAGTTGCTCCTTGGGCCCCTTGACTACCTGTTGCTCCTTGTGATCCAGTGGCTCCTTGGGCACCTTGAGAACCTGTTGCGCCTTGGGCACCTTGACTACCTGTTGCTCCTTGGGCTCCCTGTGATCCAGTGGCTCCTTGGGCTCCTTGACTACCAGTTGCTCCTTGAGCACCTTGACTACCGGTTGCTCCTTGGGATCCAGTGGCTCCTTGTGCGCCTTGACTACCAGTTGCTCCTTGGGCCCCTTGTGATCCAGTGGCTCCCTGGGCACCTTGACTACCTGTTGCGCCTTGGGCACCTTGACTACCTGTTGCTCCTTGGGCGCCTTGACTACCTGTTGCTCCTTGAGCACCTTGACTACCGGTTGCTCCTTGGGCCCCTTGTGATCCAGTGGCTCCCTGGGCACCTTGACTACCTGTTGCGCCTTGGGCACCTTGACTACCTGTTGCTCCTTGGGCACCTTGAGACCCAGTTGCTCCTTGTGCTCCTTGCGATCCAGTGGCTCCTTGGGCACCTTGACTACCTGTTGCTCCCTGGGCACCTTGACTACCTGTTGCTCCCTGGGCACCTTGAGAACCTGTTGCTCCTTGGGCGCCTTGACTTGGGCACCTTGAGAACCTGTTGCGCCTTGGGCACCTTGACTACCTGTTGCTCCTTGGGCTCCCTGTGATCCAGTGGCTCCTTGGGCTCCTTGACTACCAGTTGCTCCCTGGGCGCCTTGACTACCAGTTGCTCCTTGTGCTCCTTGTGATCCTGTTGCTCCTTGTGCACCTGTTGCACCTTGTGATCCTGTTACTCCTTGTGATCCGGTTACTCCTTGTGATCCAGTTGCACCTTGTGATCCGGTTGCTCCTTGTGCACCTTGTGCTCCTTGTACACCTTGTGCACCTTGTGATCCGGTTGCACCTTGTGATCCGGTTGCACCTTGTGCTCCATATTCATTTTCATCATATATAGATTCACAAGCAAACATATATATATATACATTTATAAATCATATAATATTTCTACTTCTAATGTAAATGAATAATCGCCATTATTTAAATCAACTACTCTTCCAAATTCATCTAATAATCTAATATTTAATCTTGAAATATTAGTAGGACCAAAATATATACGTTCTTCATTATCATAACAACATTCTCCGCCGCACGCACCATATACTTTTGCTAAAATATTTCCATCTGTAAGAGTTTCTTTTTGCATTGGTGATATTAAATTTCTATTATGATGATTTTGATGATCATTTATTGAAAGTAAAAAATATCTATTACCTAAAGGATCATATATAGATTCTCCACCAAAATTTGTAATCTTAGTTTTACTATCATTCAATAGAGTATAACAAAAACTAATATCTTGAGGTTCAAACATACGTCCACTTGGATCACAACAATTATAAGTATTTTCTAAATATTGCATTCCATTATCTTTTATTTCAGTCAATCTAGCTCGTCTTGGTCTAATAGTATTTAATTCTCTTAATTGTTTTCTTGACAATCCTTGTGAATTATTAAGATTTCCAGTAAAAAATTTACCTATAGTAGGATTGGTGGTAGCAACTTTAGGTGTATTATATTTGTAATCACCTCTAAATCCTAATATCCAACCTAATGTTAGTTGATCTTTATATACATTACTACCCACATGACTATATATTTCATCATTTTGACAAAAATTAGATGTATTATTACCATTATTAATACAGCAGTTAGATAAAAAACTACTACAAGGTACACCACTGCAATCAGATTTAGATGTAGCTTGACAAGGTTCGATATAATCAAAACAAAATTTAATTTTGTCTATTGTTACATGTGGTACTGTTGAAATTGTCCAAGTTATTTCAAAATAAATTTTACCAGTAGTTGGTTCATACTTTACGTGTATTAAATCAAGTAAGACACTTGGTAAAACTTGTTTAAGTTCATCATTTAATATCTTTTTCATTTGTTCTCCACTATAACTACCAGATTGTATACAAATTCTATTATTGGTTTCTTTATCATGTCCACCATTTTCATACTTAATATAAATAGTAAAATTATTAGAACCAGTTTTATGGTTTATAGTATAAATAAATTTAGGTAAAATAATTCTATTTAATTTCATAGACACAATATTATCAATTGGTTCAGGAAAATTAAAATAAAAATCAGAAGCAGGAGTAGTTGTATAATTATCTCTAAATCTAGAATTTATATTAATTAATTTTTTATAAGAAGTTCTTCGTAAAGGATTAACACATCCCTCAGTTAGATTTGTTGGATATGTAGTAATAGAAGGATGATTATGATGATTTACAATGTTATGCATTATATAATAAATAATAACATATTAATTTTGTAAATAAAAAACTAATATATATATGAAAGATGTTATTTATAAAGGAGATTGGGTTTTAATAGATGCTTATTTTTACAAATTTTGGATGCATATTAATGAATTTAATAAATTTATACTTAATTAGCTCCTGAACTATTATATCTTGAAGTTTCTACATTAGGAACTCTGCGAATAGGTGGAGGAGCACTGCTAGTAGCATCAAAATCAGGAGGCTGAGATGCCTGTCTTTCTGGTGCAGTAAATCCTACTCCACTTATTGGGTTACTCCTTTGAGAAGAGGCTACTCTACCAACTGCTCGATATACAGCTTCTGTTGTAGCAGAAGTTTCATTATAATTAATTGCTTGATTGTGATCAATTCCCATAGTACTAGCTTCAAGAATCGCATCTTGATTTGCTGCTAGATAAATGACATCAATATTATATTTATCTTTTGCATTCTTAATCATTTTTTTTAGGTGAGGTTTTGTATAATATTTACTTGCATTTTCATATCCATCTGTTGCAATATAAATTAGACAACTATTATAAGCATTTGGATCCATTAATCGTTTTTGCATAAAATAATTAAGCGAATGACCTAAAGCATCAAGTAATGCGGTTTGTCCTCTAGGTATAAACTCTTTAATATCTAGTAAATTTACCTCATTAAGTGATTTAGATCTCCATAAAATATGTTCTTCGTGATCAAATAACTTAAGAGAAACTCGAATATCATCATTTTCTGTACTATTATCTTTTAACTCATTAATCATTGAATTAATACCACCAACAGTATCAGCTTCTTTTCCAGACATTGACCCTGAACGATCTAAGATGCCAACAATCTCTTGAATATTCTTTGCCATTATCGATATTATAACACTAATAATTATTTTTATATCAATTTTTTTAAAAAATTGATATATATTATTTTAAAAATTATAAATTATTATAATGCCAAACTCTATGGAGCCTAAGTTGCAGAATGAATTTACAGGAGCAGGAAGTGTATATCAAGTAATGAAACAATATGAAAAAGGTAGTCTAAATGCATCTGGTGAAAAACCTGTATTTGTAAAACCAGAACCTACTCAAAAAAAGGTTAAATCTATCAATTAAGAACTATTAAAAATTATAAATATAAGTAAAGTATTTTTTTACTAAAATAACAATAAAAATATATTTTAAAAATTGAATTAAAATATTACGATATATTATTATATTAAATGAGACGTATTAAATCGGCGCCTGCAAATTTATGTAATATGTGTCATAAAACAATTCAAAATTTTAAAAATTCAGAATCCAAAACTGTAATTATTAGTGATAATAAACCGGTAAAAATAACAGAAACTAAATCAAAACGGCAAATTTTAACTACATCATCAAATATTATAACTGATGTAATAAATGATTCAAATACTTTATCTTTTGAAGAAAACTATATAGTAGGATTTATATTATCTTATATATTTGAAAATATCATTAAAAAAGATAAATTAAAAAACCTGGAAGCATTTGTAATACAAAATAGTATTCGATTTATTTTTAGTTATTTAATGCATAAACATATTGTAATTGATATTGTTCAAAGTATTCATTTACACTAATATATTCTGAATAGATTTAACAATAAATTCAAATTCTTTAATAGAATATTCGCAATGACCTAAATTATTTTCAATAAACCAGTTAGTTATAATAATATTTTGTAATTTTAATTTTTTAAAACTTTTTTTTTGAAAATCAATATTATAAATATTATCTTTATTACCAGAAAATAAATAAATTGGTATTTTTTGTATATTATTAAGATTTACAATATTATCCATTAAAATAGTGTGTATACCAATAATACCTGCTAATTTTTCTTTATAATTTAATCCAATATTTAATGCTAATGTACCTCCTTGTGAAATTCCTGCAATAATTATTTTATTATAATTAACTAATTTACTCTCTCTCTCTATTATATTATTAATTCTTATAGTTTGTTGATTAAAATCATTTATATTAATTTTATCGTGTATAAATAATCCATCATATCTTGTATAATAATTATACCATGAACTTACATTATAATCAGGTGGGGTATTCCACGATATATTTATTTTTGGAGCATCTGGTAATATAATTTTGATATTTTTATTATAATTTTGTATATAATTTGCTAGAGATATTAAGCTTTTACTGGTTTGAAACATGCCGTGTAATATAATTAATGTATATAAATGAACGTCAATAGCATTAAATATCATAGTTACTATTCTATTATAATAAAAAAATTGATAAATATTTTATATTATTATTTTATAATAGAATAGTAACTATGATCTCGTTAATAAATGTAATAATTTTAAGTAATCATTTTAGTTTAGATAGAGAGAATATTATTCAAAATAATTGTGATTTTGATATTTTAAGAATTAAAAAGAGTGATAGAATGTGTAGTGACTATGGTAAATATGTAAAATATTGTGATCATTATTCGCAACCACAAGAATTTCTAGTATATAATGAAAATGGGATTAATGGTAAAGAAATAGTAATTAAACCATCAGCAATTTGGGAAGTAACAGATAATAGCAAAACAAAATTAGCTGAATTCTATTATACATTTACTTGTGATAGTCGCGATAAACAACCTAAATTAATTCAACATATTATTCCATTGCCTGGACAAGATGTAAATCCATTAATAATGTTAATATTAATAATTTTACTAGTAATTGTCATGTGTATGATTTATCCACACGATAATAGTAATGATGGATTTTGGTTAGGATATTTATGTGGTTCTGGAGGCAGAGGTTATAATAAAATTTATTGTGATTAAAATAATATATTAAAATTGAATTTAAAAATAATATATTATTTTTTATGCATTAATGCATTGGTTTCATAATATTTTAGTTACTATTTTCAATTACTTTGGTAGATATCGTATTATTAATGATCGAATTGATCATGAACCTTATCTAGAACGATATTATTTATTTTTAAAAGAGAGAGAAGATTTTCCATTTAATGTATTTATTCACAGATTTTTAAAGTCAGATCCAGATGATTTACATGATCATCCTTGGTCATTTAGAAGTATTATATTAAAAGGAGGTTACTGGGAATATACAAAAGAGGGTAAATTTTGGAGAGGACCATTTACATATAGATATAATCCACCAGAAGCATTTCATCGTGTTGAATTAGACAAAAATATTCCATATTGTTGGACTTTATTTATTCCAGGTAAACGAATGAAAGATTGGGGATTTGATACTGAACGAGGTTGGATACAACAGGAACAGTATCTTATTAAAAAAAAGAAAACTATTTAAGCTAAATGTTTACTATATTTATTACGTTTAATATTAAGATATGTAATTCTTTCTTCAATTTTTTGTCGTAATTCTAGGGGATAAGGAGTACCATATTGAGCGGGAAATTTATCATAAATCTTCATTTCACGTAATATTTGATAAACCGTTGCGTGCTCATCATATTGTAAAAATAAATCAATTAATTCTTTTGGTGGTATGGCAATACATATTTTTGTATGAATAATATCTTGAACATATTTATGTATTTTTAAATTTTCTTCATCTAGTGCTTTTATAATATCTAAATTTAGAGTATTATTTATATTTTTCACATTTTTCATATCTTCTCTATCTTGTATCTTAAGTATTTTATCAATCTGATTATTAAGAGTTTTAATATTTTTCTCTGCTCGTTCATTGTAGTCAGGTTTTTCATTATTAGGTTTTTCATTATTAGGTTTTTCATTATTGGGTTTTTCATTATTGGGGTTTTCATTATTGGGGTTTTCATTATTGGGTTTTTCATTATTGGGGTTTTCTTCAATAGTTATATTGATACTATTTTCATCTATACTAGAAAATTTATTTTCTATTAGTTTTTCTCTCAGTTTAATAGCTTTACCTAATGCTTTTTTTGATTCTGGTAATATTGATATTGGTGGACTACTAGGGGTAGGATTTTTATATAATATTAATATTTTGTCCCAAATAATTTGTTCTCTCTTCAAATAAAAAAATATAGGATAATAAAATTCTTTAAGTTTAAATTCGATATTATTTATTTTTTCAGTTAACTCGCGCTTTCTACGTGCCATTATAAATTCCCACAGATATCTAGTTAAAAATCCTACTGTTGCAAATACAGAAGAAAAAATATAGACATAATAGTCTTCTATCATATATATATTAACAAGATAAATTTAGGTATTTAATTGCACTTGTTTTAATTCCAAATAACATATGTAAAATGATACCTATTATAAACCAAAAAATAGTACTTAATACTAATGGAAAATTAGTAAAATATGAAAATACTATAGAGAGAAATAATGTTAATAAATAATCTATTAAGGCAATATCTAATAATCTAGTTTTATGAACACCTTTACCTGATATTCCAAAAATATCACGATATTTTATAAAAGGACAACTCATTATTATATATATATTATATAATATATATTATGGCTGGTGGATTGTTTGGAAAACCATTTGCATTTAATATAAAATGTATAATTTTTTCACTTATTATTATGGCATTATTTTTATATAATCCTAAAATTAAGAATAATTATATTCTATATGGAATCCTTTTTATTATTTTTGTAATTTCTTATGTAGCAATGGCCTGGTATGACTATTTTTTTGATTGTAGAATATTACCCTTACTTAAAGGAGAAAAAAGTTGGCAAAAACATGTTAAACCACCTGCACACCAACCTGAAAAACAAGAAGATTGGGTATGCGAACAAGATAAATCTCTTAAAATGGTATTAATTTATCTTAGTCATATAATATTTATAGTACCAATATTAGGCTATGTAGCATTATATAAAAATCGGGTTAATCCTATTATATATCCATTATTAGGTGTGCTTGCTATATTTACATTAGGTTATCACGGTATACATTTACTAGTTTCTAGTCATGATTAGGAATAGGATACATCAATATTCTCTAATACCGTATTATTACTTACAAAATCTTCATATGTCCATTCATTTCCTATTTGACCTTTACCTAATGTTTGTATTAATTGTTGAGGTAAATAATTCATTTTAATATTACCATTTCTTGGATTAACTAGTTTTGGTATTATTAACTGAAATGGAGATGTTAAATGAAATGCATTTGTTAAACTTATACCAAGTAAGATCGTAAATAAATTCATATATATTGTATTATATGATAAAGTGTTTAAGCAAAATTTTCATATATATTTATATATATATGAAAATTTTGTTACTATTAATATCATTAATTAATATTAATGGATTATTTCCAACTATATTGCCATCGGATAAAACTAGAGTAACACTTCATTTAGAAAAATTTAATGAAAAATATAATTTATTGCATATTGGTGTAAGTTTTAGATGTAGATTTGAAACATTACGATATGATTATCGACCATTTTGTGAAATAGATGGATGTACGTATGAAACCTCTAATATAGATAGATTAAATCCTAGAGAATTATTTCCTAATACAGATTTATTAGATGATTTAGAAATGTCAGATGATATTGAAAAAAAAGATATATATTGGGGGGAGTCAGATAAAACATTAATAGAAATTCAAGAATTTGAGAAAAAATTACATAAAAAATATATTCTAGGAGTAAATGATTGCAGACATTATGTAAATCGATTTACTAAATGGGCTATGGATAAACCAACACCAGTATGGAAATTAGATAACTTATGGGATGAATATTAAAAAATATCTAGATATGATATAGATGAAAACTAAAAAAAAAAATAGAAAACATAATAAAACAGTAAAAAAATATATACCATCTATTAAATTTTTACCTATAAATTATCCTATATATAAAGCATATGATTTTGATGGTAAAGAACTATTGCCCTATAAAATGAAAATGGAAAAAAAAACTGGTGATAGTTGTCTATTAGAAAATAGTAGTTGGTTTGGTGATCTAAATGTAGCCAAAGAATATAAAACAACTGATCGAGAAATTTATAAATGGAGTATAAAAAATCCTACTAACTTATTAAGTATAACGTACAATAATAGTAAATTTATAGATAACTTATTTTTAAATACAAATGCTAATTTGCAACCACTATTAAATATAAAAAAAAAAATAGTTTATAATAATCCATATATAGATATGAATAATAAAGAAAAAGCACTATATGAATTTAAATTTGCATTTGGTTATATAACAATAAAAGAACAATATGAATTTTTATTATTAATAAAATTTTTAATAAAAAATAAGTATATTGAAATAGAAAGACGAGATGGAGATAGTATAATTAATAAACTAAATCTTAAAATAGCTTATTATAATATAAATAAATTTTTTAATCAAAAAAATCGGTATAATCGTATTAGTATTTATAAATTTGATAAATATGCTATTATGAATTTATGTAGATGTCTAAAATACAAATATAATATTACTGGAGTCTATCAAAAAAACGATACAAGTTTTTGGTTTCCAAATCTAGGATTATATAAAATGAATATTAAAGAATATATATTTTTTAATCCGGCAAAAAATTTAAAATATGATAAAAAAATTCAACTATAAATATGGTTTTAATAAATTATATGAATAATCTAATGCATTTTTTTTTAAAGTATATTTTTTTATATTTTTATTTTTCATTTCAGGATAACTAGTTAATAATATTTCATTTGTTGTATGCCAATATGGTATAAAATCTGCAATTATTAATCCTAATAGCATTATATTATTTTTTTTGGAATCTACTATATTATAAAAATCAAATAGCATTATATATAATAACGCAGCAGATCCAGATGGCCCTCCTAAATATTTCTGATTATAAAATTGCATTATTTTTGCATAAGGTGATTTAAATGGAATTTTATATTTTTTTTTACTAGTATATATTCCATATTTTTTATAATTTTCTTTTGAAACTAAACTTTTAGTACATTTATTTAATTTTTTATAATACTTTTTACTACTAATTTCTTTATTTTTAATTCTAAAAAAATCCATATTTATTAAATTTTTACGATATATTGAATTGTTAGTATTATCTTTATCTATTCCAAATATTATATCAAAAACAAAAAAGTTGTAATTATCTTTTAGATCTTTATTATCAATTTTATTATATAATTCATAAAAATTACTCCAAGTAAATTTTTTTGTTAAAAGAATTTTATTTAAATTAGTAATAAATTTTTTTTGGAGAACATTGTTTTTATTAACTATATATATAGTTAATATAGGATTACATAAATTATTAATTGCAGATGTCATTTTAAGAAATTTGTTACTTAAAAAAATAAATAATTTATTTTTATCATTTAAGTTATTAAAAATAGTTAATATTTCATTATTATTAAAACCTACATCATAAATTGTATATTTTTCTATTTTTTCTTTTATCAAATTTTTTATAATATCTTTCCATTGATTCTTATAGTTATTTTTCCAGTATTTTAATAATTTATAAAAAATTTCAAATGTAAAATATATAATTTTTTTATTTTTAATTAGATAACAAGAAAATTCTTCTTGATTTTTAAATTTATATTTTATATTCTTTTTTCTTGTATATTTCATTTATATATATATAAATATTTTTAAAATTTAGTATTATTATAAATATTTTTAAAATTTAGTATTATTATAAATATTTTTAAAATTTAGTATTATTATAAATAATATACATTAGTCCTATATGTTGAGATTCAATAATAGAATTAATCCAAAATCTATTTTCAAAATTTGGATTTTCTACTAATAAAATAGCTGCAATTGCTACCGCGCCAAAACTAACATAACTAGTTAATTATTTACCATATAATACTGGTAAAGTTTTAACGCCAAGTTTTTTATCTTCTCTAATATCATTAATATCATCAAAATTACTAGCTGAAAAAATAAATAATAAACAAGATAAATAGTCTTGTGGATACATTAAAATATCGTAATTATTATCATGTAAAACACAAGGTAATCCTATAGTAGTAATTGTCCACATAAATGCAATATATAATGGTTTATATACAGATAATAATGGTTTATATTCTTTATAATTTGATGAAAGATATAGTAATAATAGAAATGGTAAATGAGTAATATTATAATTATCAACACTTAATAAATATATTGAAGCAATTAATGCACTATTTACTGTAATATCATATAGTAATTTTTGATCTAAAATTCGTTTATATAAATCTATTTTATTTTGTGGATAAATAGAGATATCTGTAGATTTACTATATTCATTTGCATCTTTAATTCTATCATATCCATATGCATAATATCCTAATAAAAATTGTAAAAATATACTTTTTGTTGTTGTTATGTCAAAACCATAGTGTAAATTTGTATAAATATTTGAAAAAATATTTAGAGGTATTCCAATACTAAGATCTTGAACTATATTTAGATTTAAAATATAAATTAATATCAGATGATTTTTATATAAGTAAAAAATTAGTTCAATTTACTGATCTAGCATACTATAAAAATGGTGTAGCAGATAAAGTATATTATGATTCAACATTAGGGAGTGCCGATACAAAATATGGTGAATTATTAGATGGATCTGTTTTTAAATATAAAGGGATGGAATTTTTTTATCCAGATAGTGTATTTTATTTTGATAATTCACTAAATTTCATAGGAAGTGTATGGTATAATTTAGGGTAGTTTATTTTTTAAATTATCATTGTCTATTTTTTTTTTTAATCGTTGAACAAATAAATCTATATATTTTTTATTAACTTGATCTTCTAAATTATCATAAATTTCTTCAATAGATGGTTCGCGTTTATTTTCTTCTGTATAATTTTTAACAAATTTATCTATTTCTAATGTATTTATTACTGAATTACGTCTCTCTTTGATTGATTGTACTGTTTTTAAGTCTTCATCTTTATTATAATCATGTTTATATATAGTTTCTCTAACAGATATTAATGAATTACATATTTCAGGTCTAAAAAATTCAGAGTGTTTAAATGTTCTATTAAATTGTTTAATAGCATCTACTCTTATTTCTGGACTAGTTTCAATAAGTAAATCATATTGTTCTTTAGTTTTCTTGAGATAGAGAATTATATTTTCTCTCTCTCTAGGATTTTTAGCTAATTCAACACGTATATTTCTATATAATTTATCCCATGAAATAGCACTTATTCTATGGCCTTCTGATAATTCGTTTACTTTTAAAAATTGGGCTACAGTAGTAATAAAACCAGCTATGATATTAAATGCACCTACAGCCATTGTATAATAAAATTGGTTAGATTGATCAATTCTGTCTTGGGCAAAATTAGCTACTCCAGTTGAGGTAGAAATAAATATTACAGGTATAGTAAATAATACATGGCGTCTATAATAATGTCGGTAGCAAGTAGTGTGTAAATACCGGTAACTCATCGCTTTATCGCACCAATCAATAAATATATCATCATAATAAGAGGTCCATTCTGTATTTGGATTTATAATCGCTGGCGGCGATTCGATATCATTTAAATTATTATCTTCCATAATAATAATGGAGATAATTAATTTAAAGAATACAATTGAATTAGATTTTCAAAATATTATTAGTAATAAAGTAAAATGTGATGATTATGTTAACCAAATTAGTGAACTAATTGAAAAAATAAATATTAAATACAATGCACTAATTAGAAATATTAAAGATAATAAAAATGTAGAAATACCAATCTATTTAGGAATTGATTCTTTAAATTTTCAAAATAAGTTATATATATTAAAATTTGAAAATATAAAAAAATTTTATATGAGAGTTTTTAATCGTATCTATGGTGATTATTATAAAATGCATAAACTTATAAAAAACTATATTATATCTAATACTACAATACCTGTAATTAATGTAATATTTACACAATATAAAGATTTAGATATAGATAAATGTTATCAGTTTGATGAAATTATTAAAATACAAAATACTATTAATCAATATATTCAATCGCTATATGATATAATTACTAAAAAAAATATTACAATTAAACCATTTATAAATAGTGATAATGCAGGTTATGCTGTAAAATATTATATTTCTGAAGAAAATACTAACATAAGTATTTATATTAATAAATGTTTACTATTTATTAATTATTTAACTAGTTTCAATACGTACCATAATAATTATCTATTAGATTTTTTATTACAATGTAGATTTTTAATTACATCTATTAAAAAAGATATAGATTTTAATATTGATAGTGAATTAATAAATTTAGATAATTTTCTTGAAAATAATAATATTATTGATATTGATATATCAAATGTCCATTTAAATTATATAAAACGCAATAATAGTGAATCAAACTTAACTTCAGAAAATCTATCTACTAATATATCTAGTGATATATCTAGTGATATATCAAATTCTATGTTTATCTATATTAATAACAATAATGATAATGAATCAGAAATCAATATTGATAATAAAAGAGAGACAAATAATAATGAATCAGAAATCAATATTGATAATAAAAGAGAGACAAATAATAATGAATCAGAAATCAATATTGATAATAAAAGAGAGACAAATAATAATGAATCAGAAATCAATATTGATAATAAAAGAGAGACAAATAATAATGAATCAGAAATCAATATTGATAATAAAAGAGAGACAAATAATGATAATAATAAAATAAATTATTGTAATCCTCAAGGATTAACACTTAAAATTAATGAACTTTCAGAAAATAAGAATAAACTATTTTTTTGTAATATTCTCTAAAATTATATAATATTTTCATCATATTTTTTTTTAATTTTTGAATTAATATAACTTGTTATTATATTACTTAAAAATTTATGATACTTTTTAATATTGTTTCTTTTATTATGACCTATACTTATTCTACTATAATGCATTAAATCTCTATATGGTTTATCTATTATATCAGAATGTCCATATTTATGTATTGTTAAAATTTTCACTTTTTTTTTATCTATATTTATATCAATTGGATTAACTCTAAATAAAGGAATAAAAGGAATAAAAGGAGGAATTAAGCTCCATTTATAAGATTTTTCAGCATTAATAATAAGTATATCTTCTAAAAATCTAAATTTTTTTCACTATTCCAATAAAAAGTTTTAACTGGGTCTAATAATATTAAACTATCTATATTATTATTACAATTATTTACTGCTCTAGTACATCGAGAAGAGTGTGCTAATAAATTTATACTACTATAGTTTTTTTTTAAATCTTTAAAAAAAGCATCTTTATTTTTATTACATTGAAATGGTATTCTAAATATATCTACATTTTCTAAATTAGAAAGAAAATCTGAATATACTAATGGAGAAATTACATTACTACCTCCTGTGTAAAAAACTATGCAGTGATTTGTATATGCTACAGCAATTTGTAATAATAAAAAAAAATACTTCATATAATATAAATATTATAAAATATTTATATCTAAAAAATTGAAATAATTTAAAAACATATATTATATATATATATATATAATGCAGATTTTTGTAAAAACACTAACCGGAAAGACAGTTACACTTGAAGTTGAACCATCTGATTCGATTGATAATGTAAAAGCTAAAATTCAGGATAAAGAAGGAATTCCTCCTGATCAGCAACGTCTAATCTTTGCTGGAAAACAACTTGAAGATGGGCGAACATTATCTGATTATAATATTCAAAAAGAGTCTACTCTTCATCTTGTTCTAAGATTACGTGGTGGTATGTAAAATATTAGTTTGATATAAAAAATTGAAAATAATATTTTTTTATTACTATTTAGAATGACTCCATCATCAATATCTCCCATTATCTATCGAAATAATAAAAATTCAAATATAGTTGAAAAAACAAATAAGAATGTTTTGAATATTATAAAAAATATTCAAAATAATGAAAACTGTTTAGATTATTCAGATAAAATAATGAAAAAAATGCTAATAACACTTGTTAATGAAGTAGAAAAATTATTTAATAGAGTTAACCATCTTGAAAATAATCTTCAAGAATTTAAAACCACAAAAGAATATAATATAAATCTTATACAAGAAAATCAACAACTTCAGTGTCAAGTTGTTAATTTTCAAGAAAATTCTACACCAGATAAATTATGTTGTGTCTGTATGACTAATGTAAGAACTCATATTAATACAAAATGTGGTCATATGTCAGTTTGTGAAACATGTAGTTATCATCTTGAAGAAAAATGCCCAATTTGTCGAACAAATGGAAATTTTATCAAAGTTATTGTATCATAATAAATTATTTAAGATTAAAACTTGTTCCACATCCACATTTATTATCCATATTTTTATTTTCGAAATCAAATCTCGATCCCATAATATCCTGTTTATAATCTATTTTTGTACCTAATATATACATTAAACTTTTATTACAAAGATATAGATTAATATTTGAATTCATAGATATATCTATATCTATTTGTGTTTCTAATGGTATTTTAACATCTAATTTATTTATTTTACTTTCATCTTTTAAAATTTTAAATTTATAACTAAATCCATTACATCCACCACCTTTTAAATATAGCATTGCTGATTTACCATCTTTAATAATCAACTCTATTAATTTATTTTTAGCTTTTTGTGTTATATTTATCATTAATATAGAATAAGATATTATTTTTCTAGTAATCGTAATATAGTAAGAGCTTCTGGTCTATCATCTGGATTTTTTGATAACATATTATTTATTATAATTTTTTTAATTTTTTTTGGAGTCCAAACCCACTGCATATTAGTATATGGAATATATCTCTTATTTTCAAACATTTCATATAACATTATACCACAAGAATATATATCGATTTTATTATTATATTTATTACTTTTAGTTTCAGGAGCCATGTATCTCTCTGTTCCAATTGGTGTAGTTAATTCACTATTAGCTTCATTATCTAATTCTGATAAATTTTCATAAGAATAATTTTTTTCAATACTATAAAATTTTGATAATCCAAAGTCTGTAATTTTTGCAACCTTAGAATTTGTTAGTAATATATTTGTTGGTTTAATATCTCTATGAATTAATGAATATGGTTTACGATTATGAATATATACTAGTCCTTTAAGTATATCTTTCATAATATTTATTTTCTGAGTTTTTGATATTTTTGGAATATTTGTTAACAGATTACCTTTTGGAATATATTCCATAACAATAATAAATGGATTATCAATATAACCTAAAAATTGAACAATATTTGGATGATGCAATTTTGTCATTATGTTAAATTCTCTTAAAACTAATTCTTTTTTTTCTTGACAAATAGTTTCATCTATAACTTTTGCTACAACTAAGGTTTCTCTCCATTTTGCTAAATAAACTTTTGAGAAAGATCCTTCTCCTAGTATTTTATCTTGATATATAAAAAGCTCCCAAGGAGGAATTTCCCAATCTCCAAATTGTTTCTCTCTTATTGTATAAAATTGTTTTGGAACACCACCATGCAAACTTATATCACAAGTTTTAAAATCTATCTGTTTCCAATGTTCTTTTTGAACAAACATAAAATATATTAATTTATCATAATAATATATCTTTATTTTGTTATTTTAATACCAATTATTACAGCTAGTAAACCTAAAAATTTTCTTATAGTTAACAATTCTTTATATATTAAGATATCAACTGTAGTTGTTAATATTAAACCAACACCACACCATATAGTATATGCAGTGCTTAATGAATACTTTACTAATGATTTTGGAAATATATAAAAACTTACACCATATCCCATATAAACTGGAATATACCAAAATTTATTTTTTAATGTATATTTTAATCCACAGGTAGCACAAGTTTCTAATAATATAGAACCTAATAAATATGTTTCGGGTTTAATTATCATTATAGTAGCCAATGGAGTATATGATTGTGATATAATTAAAGGATTATTTGCATATTTTACTAACATATTATAATAGTAAATATATTTTAAAAAATTGATTTATAATAAATATTTTTACCATTAATATTAAAATGCAAGCTAGTTTACTCGATTTAGACGATAGCAGTATGCCTAGATTTGAATGGCCTTTAAATTCTCCTTCAACTGATACAACTGCCTCTCTTTCTCCAAGTAAAGAAAAACTGCTAACAGATCGTATTCAAAATTTAGAACTTATAGTTAGTAATTTACTAACTAGAATTGTTGATCTAGAAAAAACAAAATATGAAAATGAAATTTTAAATAAAAATTGGAGTAGTGAAACAAAAAATGCATTAACTGAAAAAACTAAACTAACTAGAAGTAAAAGTTCATTCGCTACATATTTTGCGAAGCGTTCAGGTTAAACTAGTATATAACAAAATATTTAATAAATATAAATATAATAGTAAAAATTCTATATTATATATAATTTTTTTTTCATTTTTATATATATTTATTAAATCTATGGCATATTCTCTATCATAAATTAAATATATAGTAAATCCAACCATATTAAAAATTGGTGAAGAAAAATTTAAAAATGGAAAAGAATAACTAAATATTTCACTTATTGCAATCATTTCAGTTTGATATTCTGGAAATAATAAACAACAGGTTGCTGCTCGCCCAGCTCTAACTAATGGTATTAAATACATTATATTAATTAAAATATTGCATTTAATCTAGTTTACAATATTAATAATTATAAACTAATTAAAAATATTGTAAATAATATTATATAAGCATGACACTATTAGAATATTCAGTAATTTATACAAATAGAGCAACAAACTTGATGAGTCAATCCTATAAAAATAGTTTTAAAAAATTAAATCATAATTTATGTCATATTTACAATGCAAAAAAAACACTAATTATTCCAGGTAGTGGATCAAATGGTATGGAGGCTGTTGCTCGTCAATTTGGTGTTAATAAAAAATGTATGATAATGCGAAATGGATTTTTTAGTTACCGATGGAGTCAAATATTAGATCATGGCAAACCATATAATATAACAGATAATACATTAGTTCATCAAGCAAATATTAATATATTAGAAAATAATATGATAAGTGTCTCTCCTCCTAAAATATCAGAATTATATGATAGTATATTAAAATATAAACCAGATTTGATTTGTGCTCCACATGTTGAAACATCAACTGGTGTTATATTACCTAATGAATATATAAAAGAGATTGGAAATGCTGCAAAAAAAGTCGGTAGTATTTTTTGTTTAGATGGAATTGCATCTGGAACCATGTGGGTTGATATGAAAAAATTAAATATAGATTTATATATAACTGCTCCACAAAAAGGTTGGTCATCACAAGCAAGTTCGGGTGTTATAATGCTAGGGGATAGAGCAATTGATTGTCTTAATAATACAATGAGCAATAGTTTTATTTTAGATTTAAATAAATGGTCTGATGTAACAGATGCATATAATAATGATAATTTTATGTATCATTGTACAGTTCCTACTGATTCTATAATTAATTTTAGTGAAACAGTTGAAGAGACTTTAAATTTTGGATTAACTAAAGCGCAAGATAATGCTGAATATATTGGTAAAAAAATTAGAAAATTACTTGAATCAAAAGGTTATAATAGTATTGCAGCAGATAAATATAAATCGCCAACAGTTATAGTATCTCAATGTAGTAATAGTATGGTAGAACATTTTAAAGAAAAAGGAATGCAAGTAACAGGATTTGTTCCATTTATGTTAGATGAGCCAGAAGATACACATACATTTCGTATTGGATTATTTGGTTTAGATAAACTATCCAATCCTGAGAAAACAATAGATATTTTTAAAAAAATATTATAAAATAAAGAGTTTATTATATAATATGTCATTTGTATATTTTATTCAGTCAACTAATGGATCTACTTATATTGGAGCAACAGTTAATTTAGATAAGCGCATTCGTCAACATAATAAAGATATTAAAGGTGGAGCAACTGCTACATCAATAAAAGTAAATCAGGGAGAAGCCTGGACATATGTTTGTTATGTTGAAAATTTTCCTACGTGGAATGAAGCACTCAAATTTGAATGGCGTTGGAAACAAATATCTAGACAAATCCAGAAAAAAAATCCTAAACAGAATCCTAGAGAGAAAAGACTAGAAGCTTTGGATCTACTATTAAAATTAGATAGACCCACATCTAAAGCTATGCTATATAATGAATGGGAAAATAAACCTAATGTAGTTTATAATACATAACTTATATTTTAACCCGTTTTACATTTAAAATAACCTAGTTTGGAATGTTAAAAAGATTTAAAGAAAAAAATTATTTATATTATAAATATACAGTAATGACAAAAATACAAAAAATTACTATATATGGAGAAAGATGTTCTGGAACAAATTACTTAGAAACTTTACTTGCCAAAAATTTTCATGATTATAAATTAACTTGGAAATATGGATGGAAACATTTTTTTGGACACGAGAATTTAGAAAATTCTGATGATACATTATTTATATGCATCGTAAGAAACCCGGTAGATTGGATTAATTCTTTATATAGAGATAAATATCATATTGCTGATCATTTGCGGTTAAGTATTGAAAATTTTTTAAATAAAGAATTTTATTCTTATAGAGATAATTTTAGTGATTTGAATGATGGAACAGAAATTATGGAAGATAGAAATATTTATACAGGTGAACGATATAAAAATATCTTTGAATTAAGACATACTAAATTAAATTTTTTGTATAAAGATTTACCAAAACTAGTTAAAAATTACATATTTATAAAACACGAAGATTTAATTAATAATTTTAAAAAAACTATGATTAAAATCAAAAATAAAGGTTTAATTGTAAAACCTAATATTTATTCTCCATTAAATGTTTTTACTTACAAAAAAAGTAAAAAAATATTTAAGAAAAAATCTAATGAAGTTACTGAAGAACTTATTTTGAATCATCCTGATTTTAGAAAAGATTACGAACAAATTTTAGGATACATTTAAAAAGATTATCATTGGCTTTAAACGAATTATTGAATTTAAAACTCACTTTTAAAATTTCAAATTTAACAATTTATTATAAAATGGTATATTTGTTAAAAAATTAAATTCACCACTATTTTTTATATATTCACCACCATCTATCTTTATGATTTCTCCATTAATATAATCAGCCTTTACAGAAGTTAAGTAGAGAGATAAATCTGCTATTTCATCTGGATGGCACATTCTTTTAGATGGATTAATATAATTATTATAATATTTGAATAACCCCAAAGGGTCTAACTTGTCTAATCCTCCGCTGTTTTCTATTGGTCCTGGTGCTATTCCTACAAATCTTAATCCATATTGACTCCATTCTGTTGTTAGTCCTTTCATTAAATTATCAACACCTGCTTTAGCTGCAGCAGAAGGAATAACAAAAGCCGAACTATTTTCAGAATAAGTTGTTGAAATATTCAAAAACACAGCCTTCTTTTTTTTATTAATTAATTCTTTCCCAAAAATATGATATATGTTGAAACTACCATTTAATACTATATCTATTATTCTATTCCAACCATTTGGAGAAATATTTTCTAAAGGACATAAAAAATTTCCTGCTGCATTATTGATAATAACATCCGGTAATATATTTTTTTTTATTAATGTATTCTTAACATCTAATATCTCTTTATATTTTGATACATCAACACTATAATATTCATTATCTAATTTATTTATTTGATGTAATCGTCCATCTAAATTTTTCATTCTATCTATATTTCTAGATAAATTAATAATACGACCACCACTGTTTGCATAACTAAGTGCTAAATATTTACCTAAGCCAGAAGAGGCTCCGGTTATTAAAATATTTTTCCCTTTATACATTTATTATACATACAAATTCTCTCTTTAATAATAAAAAATTGATAAAAAATTATATATATATTATATTTTATCAATATGAAAGTTCACCTAATCCTCTTTATTCTATTATCTAATACTAGTGCATTTAAAATTAACCCTATTACCAGTAAAAAATTTCCAAAAGCCTCTTATACAAAAATTCATGATATTTCCTATAGGTCTCCTATTCGAATTCGTCGAATGGAACCATTTGCATTTATATTATTTAAACAAATGAAAAAATCATTTACTGATATAATTGATAATTATATCAATGAAACATATGCAATGGCAAGTTTTCCATTATCTTATACATTTCCTGTATTATATAATAAAACTTTATCGAATTAATTTAAGATTTTGATATGCCATAGTTATAAGTAAAAATGTTATAGAGACTACTGACCCATATAATATTACAACTGTATCATCTTGTAACCTATAATTTTTTATTTTATCTAGCATTATAATATTAAAATTGATATTATTTTATATTATTTTAAATAATATAAAATGAAAGATATCGAAGATTTTATTAATACTAAAGGCGTAAAGACGAATGATTATAACACCATGAACCATGATGAAATCAATAAGAATCTTTCTGAATATTATATTATAATTATTGAACTACTTAACTGGATAAAGTCAAAAGACTATCTAACATCATTAGATAATAGCAATGAATTATATGAATTATTTAGAGTTGAATTTACTAATTCATTGCGACGACATAAAGTATTAAAACCAAATAATACAAGAAAGTCTGTTATTTTATATGTAATTAAACATTTTATAATTAAAGAAGATTTACCCCAAGATTTACAAAAATATTTTGAACTATTAAAATTACTTCTCCGTAAAAAACCATTCAGAAATAGTTCTGGCGTTACTATTATTACTCTAATTACTGCTCCTTTTCCTGAATATATTGATGAAAATGGTACTAAAAAAACACAATCTTTTAGTTGTAAACATAATTGTTACTATTGTCCTAATGAACCAGCCCATGAAGGTAATAATTGGCAAGCACAACCACGAAGCTACTTATATTTAGAACCAGCGGTTCAAAGAGCTAACGAACAAGCATTTAAAGCGATTGGTCAAATGTTTTCACGACTAGATAATTATTATGCTATGGGACATATTTGTGATAAAGTAGAAATTATTGATGAAGGCGGAACATTAACTGAATATCCTCCTGATTATCTTGAAGAATTTCATCGTAATGTATTTTATGCAGCCAATATTTATATACAATTTAGAGAAATATTTCCGAATTATGATACTGAAAGTGGTAATAATTTTGATCTTAACTTATTAGATAAACTTAGAAAACCACTTAGTATTCGCGAAGAGATTGAAATTAATAAAACTGCACAGATTCATATTATTGGTATTTGCGTTGAAACTCGTCCAGATGCATTAGATGATAATTGGTTACAAAGATTTCGTGAATGGGGTGTAACCCGGGTTCAATTAGGAGTACAACATGTTGATAATAAAATTTTAAAAAAAATCAATAGAGGTCATACAATTGAACAACTATTATCAGCTATGCAATATCTATTAGATAATTGTTTTAAGATTGATATTCATATTATGCCTGATTTACCGGGGGCAACTCCTCAAATAGATCGAGACATGTTTGATTATGTGTATAGTATTATATGTCCAGATCAGATGAAGGTTTATCCTTGTGAAGTTGTACCTTGGACTGTTATTGAAAAATGGTATAAACAAGGAAAATATATTCCATATTTTGAAAATAATCCAAAAGATTTATTTAATGTTGTAAGATATTCGATGGAAACTTGTCCTAACTGGTGCAGATTACCTCGTATTGTAAGAGATATCCCATCTAACTATATTGAATGTGGTAATACTCACGCAAATCTAAGACAGATGATTGATACCCAATTAGATAAAGAAGGGGTTATTAGTATGGATATTCGTTCGCGAGAAATTGGTAGGCACACAAAATATTATAGTAAACCAGCTCAATATAGTTCTACATATTATTATGCTAATAATGGGCATAATTACTTTATTGAATATGAAAGTACTGATAAACGTGTATTATTTGGTTTTATTAGACTTCGTTTTGTAGAAACGAGTAATATGATAATATTTAATGTATTAAAAAATAAAGGTCTTATTCGTGAACTACACGTATATGGTGATACTACTGCTGTTAATACTTATAATGAACGCGGATCTCAACATAAAGGAATTGGTAAATGTCTAGTATGGGAAGCTGAAAAAAAAACAATGGAACAAGGGTTATATGGAATTGTTGTAATTAGTGGTGAAGGAGTTAAAGGTTATTATGAAAAGTTAGGATATAGAGAAGTTGACACATTTATGCTTAAAGACTTTCCATTTTGGAAAGTTTGGTTTTATATGTTTTTACAATTTATCAAAAATAATATTAAATATATTAATACCAAGTATATTTAAAATTGATAAATAAATATTTTCTAGAATATATTTATTATGGCTAATCAATCTAATACACATACAATTTTTGATAATTTTATATTAGAGGTAGATAATGCTATAGATAATGGCAATCCTAATATATTACAAAAAATTATTATAAAATATAAAGATCATGTTGCTGAATGTTATATTAAAATGGCAATATCTATGTATGAAGAAATGATTACAGAAAAATTAGAAGATTTAAATATTTAATAATAATTATAATATGATAAATATTGTAAAATTTTTTATTGTTGGAATAACTGGTATAATAATTGGTAAAAAATTTAAATATATTTTTAGTAGATCAAAAAAACCCCCGCTTACAAATGAAATCTCTACCCAAACTGAATTAACATTTAAAGAAATTAAAGATGCAATATTATACAAAAAAGATATAGATGCTATAAATACAGGAACATATAAATGGAAAATTGTATAATAATTTAAAAAGAATTTTATATAAATCATTATATGAAAATTGAAAACGAGGTAAAACTTACATTTGATGATGTTATGATTAAACCAAAACGTAGTACATTAAAATCTAGAAATGATGTATCATTATCAAGAAAATTTAAATTTAGACATTCTCAATTTAATTGGGAAGGTGTTCCAATTATTGCCGCTAATATGGATACAGTAGGTACTCTTGAGATGGCTAATAATTTAAGTGAACATAAAATGTTAACTGCACTACATAAATTTTATACGCATAAAGATTTGGCGAATATTAATTTAGATTATACAATTTTAACAATTGGCGAAGGAAAAATTCCTGATTATCTCTCTGATAAAGCATTTTATGATAAATATAATTTTTTATTAGTAGATGTTGCTAATGGTTATCGAGAATGCTTTTTAGAATTTATTAAAGAACTTAGGGCAAAATTTCCTAATAAAATTATCATAGCAGGTAATGTGGCTACTAGAGAAATGACCGAAGCACTAATTTTAGCAGGAGCTGATATTGTTAAAATTGGTATTGGTCCAGGTGCTGTTTGTACTACAAGAAAAGTAACTGGAGTTGGATATCCACAACTTTCTGCTATTTCAGAGTGTGCTGATGCGGCACATGGATTAAATGGACATGTTATTGCTGATGGGGGTTGTAAATCTCCCGGGGATATTGCGAAAGCATTTGGAGCAGGAGCTGATTTTGTTATGCTTGGAGGAATGTTAGCTGCACATGATGAATGTGCTGGGGAAGTTGTTGAAGAAAATGGTGAAAATTATAAAGTGTTCTATGGTATGTCTAGTCGTGCTGCGCAAGAAAAATATTATGAAAAGGTTGCTGATTATAGAGCATCTGAAGGTAAACGAGTTAAATTAAAGTGTAAAGGACCAGTAGAGATGACAGTTAGAGAGATTTTAGGTGGATTAAGAAGTTCACATTCATATATTGGAGCTACTAATATTAAAAACTTTCCAAAATGCTGTACATTTGTTAGATGTACTCAAACTACTAATGAAGTTTTTACAAATTTATCTTAAAAAATTGATTTATATTTATTATTAAAATAATTCGTTTATAATATCAACTACAACACTATGGTCATCTCCTTTATCTGAGTTATATTCTACAATATCTAATGCACATAATTTATTACTTTTTTTTACTTTTCTAAAAACTTCTTTCAGTTGTTCTTTGGTTATCCCATTTGGGACGGGAGTGTTAACACAATTAGTAACAGATGGATCTAAACAATCTATGTCAAAACTTACATGAATATAATCGTATCTATTTATCCATTCATCGATTTCGTCAATATTATCAAAAATTTTCATATCATATTCTTGCATTCTCAAAAGTTCAATAGAATCAACATCTCTTACTCCATAATATGCAAATTGATCTGTATTTAAAAGTTTTCCCATAATTAATGATTCTAATGTATGTCCACATAATACTGAAATAGGCATACCATGGATATTTTTTGTAATAGAACTTTCTATAGTGTTAAAATCTGCGTGAGCATCACACCAAAGAATACCTAATTTTTTATTGCATAAATTACAATAATCATTTACCGCAAAAATGCTAGATATAGCTACTGTATGATCTCCGCCTAAAATAAGTGGCATCTTCCCATCGGACATGGTTTTAAAAACCGCATTGTATCCATCATTTAAAATATTTGTTATAAAATTATTTGTATCTATATCATATGTTTTACTTATATTTAAAAAATCTAAGTGTTTTGTTAATACCTTAGGACTATTTCTCGAACCGATTATGTTTGCACCATTGTCAAATGGTATATTAATAGTATTAATAACTAAACTAAAAATTGCTGTATAAAACCACATTTAAAAATAATAAACAAATTATTTTTAAATATTATTCTTCTTTAAATAGTGTTTTTATCTCGTCATTTGGATATTTATAACTAAAATCAGGTTGATCATCTGATCCATCTCTTAGTAATTGATAATCTCCTGTTCTGGTACAAAGATTATAAATATTAAAATTATCTTTTACACCCTTGAAGATTTAAAATGGGACAAAATGTCCATAATAAATCAATAAGGTTTGCCCGTTTCAGAGCGTGTAAATTTTGGTTTTGCTGATTCGTCTAAATCAGCTGAAGAATTCTTGTTTCTAGATAAATAATTTGGTCGCTCTATATTATTTATCGCATTATATGCTATTTTATAAATATTTGTTGCACCATTTTATTTTTTTTACATAATACGTTGAATATAATTACTTAATCCTAAAATAGCAAAAAGAGCTACTACTAAACCGACTACACCAAATTTACCTTTTTTACTACCACCACCCCCTCCTTGTGAACTACTTCCGCCCGCCGCAGTTAACATAAATAACACTACTACTATTACCACTATTATTAAAACTACTAAACCGCCATCCATAATTATATAATATAATTATATAATTATTTTGAAATAATTATATTATATAATTATTTTGAAATTCCTATAACACCACATGCTAATCTAGCTCCTGCATTTCCTGTTTTTAATGATTCTAGGTTTCCTCCTCTACCTAAATCATCTCTATCTTTATGAACTATGATACTTCTACCTATTATAGAATTTTTATTTGATTTATTTAGATTTAATATTTTAGATGATACAATTTTAGTTCCACTCGTAGTAGGTGTTATATTATAAATATTTCCTAAATCACCATTATGTTTTATTTTAGTTTTTGGTCCTCCGTGTATATTTTTTTTATAAGTATTGAAATGTGGTCCTGCTGTTTTACATCCTTCTGTTAAATCTCCATATTTATGAATATGAAAACCGTGATAACCGTTTGGTAAATATTGTATATTATAATTAATATATAACTTATTACTTTTTTGTGTAAAATTCACTCTACCTTTAACACGATTTTTTCTAGAATAGTGTTTGTCGGGGTGTAATATAGCAACTGCTCGTTTAACTTTTTTTTTATTTTTTTTAGTCTTCATTATATACTATTGATATAATTACTCTTTTCTCAAATTTAAAGAACTAATTTCTCTCTAAATTGTCATTCAGAGCTAGAAAACTAAAATAGATTAACTTATAATATTAATTTTAATCCACCACCTACTTGCATGTTTTCAATGGGAGGCGATGAACCTCATCCACCACCTACTTGCATGTTTTCAATGGGAGGCGATGAACCTCATCCACCACCTACTTGCATGTTTTCAATGGGAGGTGATAAACCTCATCCACCACCTACTTGCATGTTTTCAATGGGAGGCGATGAACCTCATCCACCACCTACTTGCATGTTTTCAATGGGAGGCGATGAACCTCATCCACCACCTACTTGCATGTTTTCAATGGGAGGTGATAAACCTCATCCACCACCTTTCATTTTTTTAGTTTTTCTGCAAATATTTTTTGTTGTACCTAATTTATACTTTTTATCCATATATTTCATATCTCTAGTTAATGCCTCGCACTCTTTAGGATTTTTATATCTACGATAAATTCTTAAAACATTAAATCTAGCTTTTTTTGCAGCCGCGGATGATCTCATATTTTTTTTACTCTTTCGTTTCTCTTTTCTTATACCTTCATTTATTGCTCGACGTCTTTTTGTTGTACTATCTTTTATATGATACCTGTGTTTTTTATTTTTATAAGTAACTTTTCTTAGCTGTGGTAATACCTTTTTTCGCATATATATTAACTAAATATTATAGTAAAAATCTATAACTAAAAATTATTAATGTAATTAATATATAAATAATTGCCACTTTAATACTCATATTATATCTATTTTTAGTATTTAATTCTAAACTATTATGTTCTAAAAATGGATCAATAAAAGTAAATGTATCGCTACATAATTTTCTCTCTAACATAGTTAAAATACATCCATCAAAAATATAAAAAAAGAACAATAATATAAATAATATTATAATAAAAAATATACTAACTGATTTAGATATATATAACATAGCTAACCAAATATTTAAAGGTCCACCTATATGTAATGCTCGTATATATGTACCTAATGTTTTTCTACTTAGTTTACTATTACTGCATTTATTTTCTAAATAGTCTATTATTTTATATTTTAATTTAATATCACTCATTTATTATAAATAAGTATAAATTATATTATATTTTACCATAATATATATTATGGTAAAATATACACATAAACAAGATAAAAAACATAAAAACAATAAAAAACATAAAAAATATAATTTAATTGATAAAAATATTAAAATTAAAGCATTTAATGAATCTTTTAATAAAAATTATATATCATATATAAGTATATTAATATCTATATTTATTTTATATAAAAGTGGTAAAAATACTAAAAGTATAATTAATATATTTTTAAGTTTTATATTGGTTTCTATTAACGGATATTTTGCACATTATGTAGGACATAAAATAAATTTTGTTAATTGGTTTAATACATCAAATAATATTTTAAAAGAATATACTATAACTAATAAAATTTTTAATTCTATAGCAAAAATTTTGGATTTTCATAATAATATACATCACGATACTGATATTAATAAAAAACCTATAAATATAATTAATGAATTTTTAAATAATTTTATTACCCAAGGGTTTTTTCCATTTTTACTTATTTTATTTTCAAAATCGATTGATTTAAGAGTCTGTTTTATATGGGGACTCTCTTATGCAACAGTTCATAATATTAATTATTTATATTTAATGCCTGAAACCCATATGGATCATCATAAAAATTCTAATACAAATTTTGGAATGGATATTTGGGATATTATTTTTGGAACAAAATATAATTGGAATGATATCGAAGATGTAAATCATTATGCAATAAATTTTGTATTGTGTTCAATTATAGTAGTATTAATACATAAATATTTTGATAAATTTATTAAATAATAATTATTATAAATATTTAAATTCCAAAACAAAAAAAATTAAGGCTTCGTAGAATTTCTAAATACTTCAATAATATCATTTTGGCTCTCTAATAGATAAAGCATTTTTTGTTTTACTGTCATTGAACTATTGCATTCATTTAATAGTTTAATATTTTTAGGTATTTCATAAGTAAAAAAACGAGTAATATATAATCCTAACCAAAATTGTCCAAACTTTCTTATTTTTTGTCGATTTTGATCAATTGGTATTACTGTAAATGGTAAACTATTATCTTCATATCTAAATTGATTAATAAAAGTATCAAACTCATTATCTTTAATTAGTATAGATAATCTATGATTTGCTATTGTAGTCGCAATAACACAATCGTGTTGAACTGCTATTTGAAGAGCAATAATATTTTTTTTATTAATTTCTTTAATTAATTCTTCTTTTGTAATTGATTTTTCTATTGGTGGTGGTGCTAATCCATATACTGACCAATGTGAATAATAATCTATATTATTAATATTTTTAATTTTTGGAGTATTATAATCATTTACTGTTTGTGAAAATATAGTACCTGATACTATAGTTCGTCTATCAACAAATAAATTTGTGAATGTTAAACCATTAATACTAAATAAAGATATTAATACTAAATAAAGATATTAATACTAATTTAATTATATTATGAGTCTTGTGAATCCAATTATATATAAATATATGTGTATTACTGCTACTAATCTAATTACATTACCATTAGATATAACTCAAACTAAGATTTTAAACACTGATACTAAAAATATTAATATAGATGAAATAAAATGGTTATTATTATTTCCATTAATTTTTACAAGCCAAAATATTATATATAATAATTTATCATTTATTAAATCAAATGCATTAAGAGGTGCTATTACTGGTATAATTAGTACACCAGTCTATATTTTTTTAGAAACAAGAAAATTATATAGTAGAATAAATGATTATCCAAGATTATTAATATATACTAGATGGATCATATTAAGACAAGTATTATTTTATAGTATTTTATATAAAATATCTAATTTAAATATTTATTATTCTAAATTTTTATCAGCATTAGTAGCAAATACTGCTGGGTTTCCAATAAAAATAATTGCATTGAAAAATAGCTATAATAGTTTTATTATTAATAAAAAAACATTTCGATTAACTGCTATGATTGAAATATTAAAATCATCTATTAGTGATGGCCTTGCTCTATATCTACTATATTTACCAAATTAACTAATTTACTAATGTCTCATATAGATAATATAAGGTGTTAAATATAATGATAATATTAATAAAAACATGTTTTTATCAAATGATAATGTATTTAAATATGCAGATAGAATAACAGCAAAAATAACTAGACAACTATCACCCCATAAGGCATCTAACTTAGCATATTTCGCCCATTCTTTAAAAAAGTCTAGCATGTCATTCGCACCTTTTGGTAAATTATTAAAAAATATATAAAATAAAAAGTCAAATATGATTTGAACAATAACTGCATATACACCAAAGATAAATATGTCTGGTTTTAATCTAAAAGCATAAACTAAATATCTTGTTATTAAAATATAAATTACTCCAATTAAAATATCTGCTAACATAGCCGATAGTCTATATGATTTATACCATTTTTCTAAGATATTCCAAGATTTACCTACTCCTAAAATTCCAGAAAATGTTATTAAAATAATAAGTAAGTCTGCATATATATTAGATGTAATAATTGGTACATATTCAAACTTGTCTTTATAATTAATAGTTGGTTTTAAATTTGTTAAACGTGAAATAAAAAATAGAATGATGAATGAGATTAGTAAAATTAATATACCTTGCATATAAATTATACTTTTATTTTTAAAAAAATATAATAGGTTAGAGAGAAAAGAATACCTCCCCAAATTGTATCAATTAAACCTATTACTGGATCCCATTTCTTAAATATTGCTAAATTAGTTGTTTCAAAAACACCATATATTGATAATCCTAGTAAAAACGCACTCATTATAGATTCTTTTTTCAATACAATAAAATAATAAAGAGAGAAAATTAAAAATATGTAACATAATAATGTTGGTATTAAACTCATTTTTAAGTCACTACCTTGTATATTTTTTATCATTTTTTGAAATTTACCACTCATTGAATAAAGAAATACTGAATCTATTAAAGTAAATATTACTGAGAGTTTTACTATATCTAAAATCATATATTTATATAAATATAAATAGATAATTATATAAATATAAATAGATAATTATATTTATATAATTATGAATAATACCAGAAATCGTATAAATAAACTAAATTATAATAACCAGTTAATAAATAAAAAAGTTGCACAAATTAATAAATTACTAAAAATTTTAAATAAATGTAAAATTTCAAATGAAAATCATACATCTAGTAATTTACCTTTCTTTTCACGCGACTTTAACCCAACATTATTTTTAAGTAATTCTAAATGTATAGAGCAATATAAAATACCAGATAGTTTAAATAGAAATGTAAAATTAATTTTTGAATTATTAGGAGATGCTGAGAGAGAAATTTATATTGGGGAATGGACAATTATGTCTTTAAAAGAGTGTACAGAAAGATATAAAGATTTTTGTGAAAATAGTCAAAAAGATGTTTTTGATATTGGATATCGATATATGGGTATGGGTCATATAGAAGTAATCTCTTGTGATTTAAAAACCCACCTTTTATTTTATAGATCAGATGGTGGTAGTAATGGATATGATAGGTATGCTAACTATCAAGATATTCTGAAAAATGGTCCAGATAAATATGAAAAATTCTTTTTTACAAAATGGTTTTATAATATTTTAAAATAGCTTAAAAATAAGCACCAATATTATTATATATAATGAGTCTTATTATCACCAGCCTTCTCTTTTCCCAATCTTTTGTACCAACAGTAAAGCCTACTGTATCTTCTTTTAAATATGAGGGAGATATTGCACCTCTAAATTATTTTGATCCTCTAAAACTAAATAGTGAAACTAATTTTAAAGAAGATCGTGTTAAATATTGGCGTGAGGCTGAACTACAGCATGGCCGAGTAGCAATGCTTGGCGCAGTAGCTCTACCATTTCTAGAAGCAACTAATCCCGGAACGCTTTCTATTAATTATCTATCAAATATGGAATCGATGATGCAGTCACCATTCTGGACAAGTATGCTACTGTATGAATGTGTTCGTATGTCTACTGGTTGGGAAAATCCATTTGTAGAGGGTGGAAAGCCTTTTACACTTAAAGATGATTATCAGCCTGGTAATCTTTTTTCTTATGACAAAGATAATGTATCTAATACTCTATATAATAATGAGCTGAGTCATGGTCGACTTGCGATGCTAACTTGTGGTTATATTATTGGTAGTGAACTACTAGCAGGGAAAGGAATGTTTTAAAAAATTGAAAAATATTATCTATAAAATAATAATATAAAATGAACGCTATGTACGGATTTGTTAAAACAACATTATATAATTTAATTTATAATGATAAATTATATAATATCGATTTTGATAAATATAAAAATATTTTAGAGTATGTACCTAATGTACAGTTAAAGATTCAAGAACAAAATATTGCAGATGAAGAAATTATGAAGAAAATTTCAGAATTTTGCAAACTACTAGATAATAAAAAAGTATTGGTTTCATTATCTGGTGGGGTAGATTCAATGGTACTAATTACTATTTTACACTGGCTAGATTTTGATATTGTTGCTGGTCATATTAATTATAATAATCGTAATGAAACAACAATAGAAGAGGAATTTTTACAACAGTGGTGTCTTTTTAATAATATCAAATTATATATTAAAAATATTAATAATATTAAAAGATCAACCATAAAACGAAGTGAATATGAACTAATTACAAAAAATATGCGATTAGATTTTTATAAAGAAATTATTGCAACTGAAAATATTGATTATGTCCTATTAGCTCATCATAAAGATGATATTATTGAAAATGTATTTGCTAATATTTGTCGAGGACGTAATTACTTAGATTTAGCAGTTATTAGAGAGCATACAACTATTTCAGAGATTAAAATTGGCCGTCCAATGATTAATTATTATAAAACAGCTATTTATGAATTTGCACATAAATACCAGGTTCCATACTTTCTAGATACTACTCCAAAATGGTCTATTAGAGGTAAATACCGAGATGTTATTAGCCCTGCAATTGAAGATGCTTTTCAAAAAAATGTAAAAGAAAATCTTATCTCTATTAGTGATCAGGCTGATCAGTGGAATAGTCTTATTGAAAAACAGATTATTCAACCATTTATTGAAAAAATCAAAATTAATCTAATTGATAATAAAACTTCAATTGAATTTAATATTGAAAAATATATTAATTATCCAATTGCTTTTTGGAGTGTAGTATTTATGAATCTCTTTAATCAGTTTGGAAGTAAAGCTCCATCAAAGAAGAGTATTCAGACATTTATTAATACAATTAAATACAGAGTTAGACAAAATCACTCTCATAAGTATAACATAACTCTATGTAATAATAATAAATGTACTATTAAGAATTATAATGTTACTATTGAATTTTAAGTAGAATAAAATTGAATATAAAATTTATAATTTTTTTTTATTAAATGAAAGCTAAATATACATATTATAACACGAGTATGCTCGTGTTACACGAATATAATCTTCGACAAAAATCTTTATTTGAATTATATGTTTTAAAAAATAAGATAATATTAAATAAAAATTTTATAGTTGAAAAATTTAATTTAAAAGCAGTAGATATAATAGACAATGTTATAAAACATTTTGATAGAGGAAGAGATTTAATAGATATAGTTAATGAAAATATAGTCTTATGCATAACGATAGAAAATAATACCCACTATAATATAGATGATAATTTTGATCTATTAAAATTATATAAAAATATTAATAGATTAGAAAAAATATTTGATTTTGAAAAAGATAGTTTATTAACATATACTCAAATAGAAAATAGATTACAGTTACAGTGTAAAAAAATTATACATAATATTAAAAATAAACTTTTATTATGTAAATGGTAAATATATTATAATTATTACATATATATATATATGCGTAATAATTATTCTACAAAAGTAAAAAACGAAAATCTAAATCTAAGAAACAATCAAAAAAAAATAAATTTTTACTTACAATAAATAAAAATTTATTATGGGGGGTTTTAAAGGGGAAAATTCCCCTTTATTACCATCGATTCTTTTTAACATTAATTTTCTGTCCTTGACGTCTAACACCTCTATTTGGATCATATACTTCATCTTCATCATCAGAATTAATATTTTTTGATATTTCCCAAAATTCTCTTGATCCTAATTTAAAATCTTTATGCGATTCTGCTTTATACCAAAAAATCTGTTCATGTAATTTATTAGATTTGACATTATTATTAATAACAAGACACTCAAAATTTTCAGTGCACTGATCCATTACCTGACAAAATGATTCAAATGTTGGAAACATACCTGCATAATTTTCATATATTCGTTTTCTATTAGCAATATAAGGTTCACGAAGAATAAAAACATAATCAATATTAGTTCTTAATGTTGGAGGAATACCTAATGGATATTGCATAGTAATAATAAGCATAATTTTCCAATGACGTCCATTCATAAAAAGTAATCGCATCATCTTATCTCTAGTCCATCTATCATCAAAAAGACAATCATCAAGTATAACAAATGCTCTGGGATCTATACTCGATTTTTTATAATTTTCTATATCTTTTTTAATCTGTTTAAGAACAGTTTTTTGTCTTTTTAATATATTTTCAATAATAACTACATTATATTCATCATGAATAAATAATTTGGGAACGTGTGAACTATAAAATCCATTACCTGCTTCTGTACCTGATATTACTGTTCCTATTGGTATATCTTGATGATAATATAAAAGATCTCTTACTAAAAAAGATTTACCAGTATCACGTCGGCCTATTAAAACTACAACAGGCCCTTTATTTTCATCTGGTTTAAAACTAATTTGTTTCATATCAAATTTTTTTAGCTGTAAAGTCATTTATTAAGATTTAAGAAAATAATTATATTAATATTTACGCGATTTTAGTTTAAATAGATAGAATATATTATTTTATTTAGCTAAATGGATATTACTTACAAAAAGACAAACAACTCTCAATTATTTGAGAATTTTAAGAATGCTGATTTATTGAATATGGAATCGTGTCAAAATTATATTCCATTATACAATAATTTTTTTAAACTAAATAATAGTAATTATAATAATATAAATTTAAATAATGAAAATACTCTATTTTCAATTAATGAAAAGATTAGTGAAAATCGTTATAAGGGTATTATTATAGCTGAAAATGATAATAAAGTAACCCGAGATGTATTTTTTAAATTTTCTCCATTACTTGATCCTTATAAATATTTAGCTGGTAAATATGATATTAGTGATAATAAAATTTTTATTCTTCCACAATTTGAAAACAATAATTGTTATGATAAAGTGTGTGATCCAAATAATTCTGCATATGTAGACAGTTTTTTTACATATTTAACTAGTCAATTATTAAATTGCAAAGATTTTATACATGGATTAGATTTTTATGGATCATTTTTAGGAGTAAAAAATGAATATCATATTGATATAGGCGATGATCTTGATATATTAGCAAATAGTCATTATTTTCATAAAAATAAACATTTATATAGATTTATTAATAGTGATCATGAAGAAATTTTTAATGATCAATCGAGAGACAACAAAAAAACTATTAGTTTAGGTAATGATGTAGAAGATTTATCTATTTTAAATTTAGAAAATTTAACTTCATTAGAAGTTACTCAAGATAATGAGATTGGTATTGATGAAACTAATTTACTTTATAATAATAATAATATAAATAATAGTAAATCTAATAAATCTAATAAATCTAATAAATCTAATAAATCTAGTAGTTCTGAAATATCATCTAGATCTTCTAATACAGAAAAATCTGGTAATAGAGAAGATAACAACCCTAGTATATCATCAAACTCATCTAATACATCAAGTGAATCAGAAATAGATGCGATTATGGTATCATTAAATAAATTTCCTGTTCAAATAATATCTTTAGAATGTTGCGAAAATACATTTGATGATTTATTAGCAAATGATGAATTAAATGATGAAGAACTAACTTGTGCTATAATCCAAATTTTAATGATGTTAATTACATATCAAAATCTATTTAATCTTACCCATAATGATCTACATACAAATAATATAATGTATATAAAAACTGATAAACAATATTTATATTACAAATATAATAATAAGCACTATAAAGTACCTACATTTGGTAAGATATTTAAAATAATAGATTTTGGTAGAGCAATCTATAAATATAAAGGACAATTAATTTGTAGTGATAGTTTTCATAAAGATGGTGATGCAGCAACTCAATATAATTTTGAACCATACTATAATGATAATAAACCATTAGTTGAACCAAATATGAGTTTTGATCTTTGTCGATTAGGATGTTCTATATATGATTTTATTATTGATGATTATGATTCACCTAATAGTAAAATGAGACCTATTCATAAAATAATTATAGATTGGTGTGTTGATGATCACGGTAGAAATATTTTATATAAAAATAATGATGAGGAGAGATATCCTGATTTCAAGTTATATAAAATGATCGCTCGAAAAGTACACAAACATACTCCTCATAATGTAATTGAAAATCGACTTTTTAGTAAATATGTTGTACCTAAACGCGATATAAAAAAAGGTTCAAAAATAATGAATATTGATAATTTACTTATATAAGTTTTAATAATATTATTAATTTTTGTTATGTAAATAAATATCTTTTTTTAATTCAATCATTTCTTGAGCTATAAAATAAGATATTGTTAATTTTAGTAAACCAAGTGAAGCTACAATTATTAATTGTCTATATGATCTTACATAAAATATTTTTAATATTTCAATCGCTAATATAAATGATAATAATAAAGAAACTTGTTTTAACATAAATAACCTATATGTATCAATATCTGTATATTGATAATCTATTGAGTTACGAATGTTATAAAAATATTTAAAAATTACATGACTAATTGTTATAACTAATATAATAATAGCAAATATTATTACTATTATTTCTATATGTTCTATTATTAACTGTAATTTATGATTTAAATTTTCTCGATATGGCATATATATTAAAATAATATATTATTAATTTATTATTTTAATATACGATCTTTTATAGGTGTATATAACTTTTTAATAAAATCTATAGTATTTACTGATAAAGTTGATATTAATAAAAAGAATCCTGCTTCCCAAGCTAAACGTCTATCAAATTTTGTAAATTCTTGTTTTCCAAACCATGGATTAAATTTATAAATTAACACTAGAGCGACATATAATTTAATAGCAGTATCTACAAATTGAGTAATATTATTTAAATTATATTGGGTTTCTAGAATTAGTGATATAGGATAAAGTACCCACGAAATATATAATATATATAAAAATATCTTTTGATGCCACGATATATTTTCATTTACTGACATATATATCAAATATATAGATTAAAATTTAGGAGCATCAATAAAAACAGGAGCTTGTGTTAAATTTTTTGTTTTATCTAAAAATTGTTCTATAATAAAAGTACCTAATATTACACTAAAATAGACTAATATAGTATCTATAGTTAATTGTTTAAGATTTACATTTTCTTTAAGTATAAATCTAATTTCAAAAAATTTTGATATTATATATACAACAGATATTGTTAATGCAATAACGTATATGTTATCCATAAATATTACAATTAATTAGTTTAATAATATTAAACGAATTAATTAAAGACTTACAATATCTAAATCTAAACTTGCATCACCACCTATATTTAATTTATCATCTTCTTCTTCGGCTTCTTCAGCTTTTCTTTTTGCATTATTAATTTCAGAAATTTTTTCTAATGTTTCAATATCTTTTGGTGCTAAAACTTCATTTTCTTGACCATTTGTATCAAATACTTTATCTTTATCAGAAAAATCTATGTTTAATTTTGTAGTATTTTCTACCTCAATCGGTAAATCTTCACCTGCTTGTTGTAAAGGTTTATTTATAGTTGAATCTAATTTTTCATCTTTTAATATATTTTTTTCTATTTCAATACTTGAATTATCTACTAATTTTGGTTTCTCTAACTTAAGTTCTTCTGCTAATTTTTCTAAGTTAAAACTACTTGATATTGGATTATTAGATATATCTATAGGAATATCTGCAGTTTTTGGTTTTTCTACTGCTATATCAGTTGTAGATATATTTTCTTTTGGTTCAAAAGGAACTTCATTTGGAATTTCTACTTCTTCATTTTCTTCCATATAACATTGTAAAATTCTCTCAACCGGAATATTATCTCTTATTGTTAATAATATTGCTTCTTTTATTAAAAACTCTATCTCATGTTTATTTTTTTGAATTTGTAATGGATATAAATCTTTTTCATAGAGATAAATATTTGTATATAATTTTCTTGCTACATTTATGTAAATATTATGAATAAATTTATCAATAGAAGGTATATTAATATCTATCTTTTTTTGTTTTTGTCCAACTCTAATACAGGTTAGAGCTTTTAATTGAATAATATGTACTGTTGTAATTAAATCTTCTAAATATTTACATCCACTATCATTTTCTATTCTTTTTCTCTCTTGCTCAATAATTGTTGGATTCCAATTTGGTATACTACTTAGTAAATTTTGAAATGTCATTAAATACTTGTTATCTTCTTCTTCATTCAAGCATATATTTACTGCTTCATTAAATATAGAATCTACACCAACTACTATATGGTGTGTTAAGAGAGAAACTAAACGTGCACACCACTCATTTTTTGATTCAGTTAAACTGGTCAGAGAATAGTCATCCATTACATAAATAAAATATTTTCTAAATACTCAAGCAAACGAAATATTTAAATCCAAATCATTCTATTATATTTCTAAAATAGAATGCAAATCTTCTAATGAACTATTACTAATTAAATTTATAATAAATATTATCATAATCATTTCATTATGTAATTCATTTTTAACTTTTGAGATAACTGTTAATAATTTAAATTTATATTCATCATTCTTAAAAGTTACATTAATATACTCTATTATATCTAAACCAGAAACTCCTTTATTATAGAGTTTTTCACTTATTTGATATATATTTTCTGTATTATCTGTTAAGTTTACTAAAATCTTTTTAATTGTTAATATACTTTTATTAATTTCACTATTTTCTATATTATAATTATGTAAATTAACTGATTTATTATCTATTATTGGTAATGGGATATATAGTTCAGAAAATCTTGATAAAATAGGTTTTAATAATTTAAACTTATCTTCAACAATAATAAAAAATCTTGTTGTATGACTAAATAATTCTATACATCTTCTTAATGCGGATTGAGCATCAATTGTAAGTTTATCTGCATTTGATAATATTACACTTTTAAAAAGATTACCATTTTGTGAATTAATATTTGTTTTTGCAAAAAATTTTAAATCTTCTCTTATAAATTTTATACCTTTTCCTTGTGCACAATTTACAAAAAGTACATAATTTTGTTTTAATTCTCTATTATTATTATAAATTTTATCAATAAATTTATATACTATTGTACGTTTTCCTGATCCATTTGGTCCATGAAATAATATATTTGGTATTTTTCTATTACTAATAAAATAATCTAATCTTTCCTCAATATTTTTATGAATTTCTAAATTAATTGCCATAATAGACTATAAATAATATTTCTTAAACTTTATTAAATAGATAATTATTATTTAATAAAATGTGGAAAATATTATCATATATACAAAAACCAATTAAATTTGATAGTGGATTACCTAAATTTATTAAAGATATATCAAATTATATAAATTATAATTATATTGATAATACTACCAGTTTGCATAGATGGTGTCATATTACTTCAGAAAAATATAAAACTATATGTGATTGGGAAACCAAACTAGATAATGCTAATAGAGATAATTCTTTATAATTAAGGTAAATACCATATTCCATTTGGAATATCATTCCACTCATTTATGCTTGGTGTGTTTTCCATAATATATTATAATATATAGCTATTTTAATATATTAAAAATTAAAAACTCTGTAATGATTGTGTATATGGATTTGATTTAAATGCTTGTAAAAGATCTCCACTAATTCTTTGAGTATTAATATTTTGATTATACTGTTGAGGCATATTAATTCTTCCAAATGTTTCTGCAGAAGGAATACTTTTACTAGGATCTTGTGGTACATTTTGTACATTAATAAAATCTTGACTGGTTAATCTATTATTTACTCTATCTTGATCTTGTTTATTAATATTCATATTAATATTTCCACTAAAGACTTGGGTACCACCAGCCATTGGCCAACTTTCATATGTTTTATTAACATTATTATGTTGTTCATTCCAAGCATTTATATCCATTGGTGCATTCATTGTATTACCAATATTTCCTCTAGTTCCACTATCTCCAAAATTTCTCTGTTGTGATTTTGCTATAGTATTTGTTGATTCATATCCTCCACCACCTGCACCATTTATATGTGATACATTTAAATAATTTAATCCAATTTTATCAGCTGTCATCTCTTTATTTGTTGTTTTAAGCTGGTCATTAGGATTTGTTAAAGGTAAATTTGGTACTGCACATTGAACATTTCCTAATTGATTCGCATTATATATTACATCTTCTTTACGACTTGGTCTTAAAACATCCATAACAGGTGCAAACATTCCTTTAACAATTGAATTAACTGCACCAAATGCTCCATTATTATCTGATTTACAAGATTCTGTTCTATTATTTTTTAATACAGTAAAACCTGTTCGTCCATAATCATTATCATTACCGTTTCCTTTACCCATTGCTGTTACTGGATTCATATTAGTACATTTTGTTTGTTCAATGCGATGTGGTTCTTCTGTATGTGGTTTTGTATAAACTCCTTGATGTGTAGCATTTGATCCTGAACCATAATATTCAGTTGAACAATTATTAGTTTCTGGCATCATCTGTTTAGGATGTGACATTTGTCCTGTAGAAGATCCTGTAGTAGTAAACCACCGATCTGCTCCTAAAGCAAATGTTGTATCTTGTCCGTGTCTTTCCATTTGTCCAATTGATCCCATATTTTTTACCTCTGATACAGCAGCTCCTTCGTGACCTGCTAAATTATAGGTTACTCTAGGATTAGTTTTACTTCTTAAATCATCTACTGTAGGTGGTAACCAAGATTGTCTATCACTCATACCAGCATTAAAACCTCCTGATCCTTCAGTTGTAAATCCTAAACCTAAGCCAGGAGCTACTTTTTGTTGTTCCCATGGTAAAACATTTGCAATACGGGTTGCGGGCATTTGTCTAGATTGCATAAAGTCTGTTTGTAATGGTGCGCCATGGGCTAATTGAATATTGTCTTGAGGTTTAAAAAGTGGTGCTACTTCAACTTTTCTGATAATTTCACTTCCCGTACCAGCTATAGTATCTAAAATACCATAATTTGTTCTATTTGCACTAGGTTGAGTAACCTTTGACCCAAAAAAAGGAACCATATTATTATGTGTAAAGTTTTTTGCTGTAAAACATTCTCCATTAATACTTTTAAATTCTTGATTAGCTATATTTGAATCTAATAATCTTTTTGATACATTTTCATTAAAAAATTTATCAGTTGTTTGATTTGGATTTAAATATTTTCTTACATAATTTTCGTTCTTTCTATCAATTGGTTGATTTTGTTTTGGAAAATTATTATTTATTACATTAGTATTTGGTAAATTACTTAAATTGCTATTAGGATGTCGTGTCACACCCATATTGGTAAAATTATCTCGTTTTTTATCTTTATCACTAGAATTTGAATATATATATAAACCTCCTAGAGCTAAAATTGGTAGTGCTACTTCAGCCATTATATATAAACTATAATATTTTTTATATATAATTACATATAGCATTTACATACTACATCTACTTCTAAATTCATCTTTTTCTTGTTGTCTTGAATTTATATTATTTGCAAATGTCCTTTCTGTATGTGCTTGATGATTAATTAAAGGATAATCCCAGTTTGTTCTCTCTAAACCTCTTAATTCCCAAGCAGGATTTATTGTTCTAGGTTGATCTGTTATTGCATAGTCTACTATTGGATATACAAAACGTTTATATACTGGATTAAAATAAGGATCTCTTGTATTTGGAACATAATGATCTCTATCTAATTGTCTATCTATTCCTAATAATTTACTATTTATATCTACTACATTTGCTGATAAATTTGCACCAAATTTTTGTAATCTAATCTGAGGATCAACAAAAAAATCTGGATGAACTCCATTTCCAGGAACATTTAACATATAGCCTAATTGATTATTGTAAGCATTTAAATTACATCCTATCTTTGCATTGTCATCTCTACTAAATGCCATTTATATATAATATTTATTATTTTTTTAATTTAAAATAATAAATTAAGAATAATTTTGACAAATAGGCTACGGTCTTTGATCTAATACTGGAAGAAATACTTCTTGTTTTACTAAATTTGGTCTCTCAAAAAAAGTAACTTGAGGTAAAGTCTCTTTAAATCTAGGTACAGTTGCAGATCTAGGTTCTACTAAATTACAAACTCCTATATTAAACAGAGATGATTCAATATCTACTGCATTAAATGAAAAATTATTTGCTGGCATTCTACCTTGTCTTGTAAATTCAGGAAATGCTGGATTAAATGCCTGACCATTTGGTCCATAATAAAACATTCTACGATCCATTAACTGTGCTCTTGCTTTTTGTTCTAAACAGTAATTTGCTTGGCTATTTCTGTCACTTGTACATCCTCTTTCCCAACAATATCTTGGATCTTTACCTGGTATATTTTCACAAAGCATTAATATATATATTAATTTATATTTAATTTATTAATTAAATTTTTACATATATCTTCATCTAAATTATCATCAATAATTCCACATAAAATTTTATGTATAATATAAAAACTATAATAACTAAAACACATCTGAAATTGTAATTCTCTATTATAATTTGGATATTTATCCATTAACATTATAATCAATGTATTTAGACTATATTTTTTAAAAAGTATTTCTATCATTTTATCTATTTTATCAAATGCATCATCTATATTAATTTCTGAATTTGAAATATCTGGTATAAATGCTTGCATTAGTTGTGTTTTATATAACATATCTGAATAGTCTAAATCTTCTATTAAATGATAAGTACAAACAAAATCTGTTATATAATCCATTTTATTTAAATATAATATTAGGTTTAAGTTAACATACTATCTATTAACTTATCTAAACTATCATATTCGGGCATCCATTTAAGTTTTTCTCTTGCTTTTTGACTATCACTTAACAAAATATCTACCTCATTTGGTCGAAAATATTTATCACTAATTTTAACTAATATTTTTCTACTCTTTTTATCTATTCCTACTTCATCTAAATCTTTACCACTCCACTCAATATCTATATCTATCTTTTTGAATGCTTTTTCTACAAAACTACGAATTGTATATGTTTCACCCATGCCAATTACATAGTCATCTGGTTTATCATCTTGTAACATTAACCACATTGCCATTACATAATCTTTTGCGTGACCCCAATCTCGTTTTGAATTTATATTACCCAATGTTAACACTTCACTATTTTCAGTAGAATCTTTGACCTTTTTTACATAATTTATAATTTTTTTTGTTACAAAATTTTCACCTCTTCTTGGTGAATTATGAATCCTTCCTTTACCTATACCAGCTTGAAACTTGCCACTTTCTGTTTCTAAATCATAAAACCATCCATTATAATTATCCATATTTATGATTTTTTTTATTTCATTATCTTGTTTAGAATTATGATGATTTAATCCACCTTCATAACCAGTATTTACAACTTTTCTAATTAAACTACGACTAATGTTTATTCTTCTATGAATTTCACGTTGGCTAATATTTGAAGAATGCATTTCTTTTATTAGTTCTGATTTTTCTTTTGTTTTATCTAGTGAATATATAGTATTACTCAATACATTAATACTATAATACAATCTATGTTTATTAAATTTAAATATACTTTCAACATTTATATTATATTTTTGCCCAGTAGTATTTTCTAATAAATAAATTAATCCTTGTGCTAACGTAGCCGAATTTGTTTTAAAATTTTTAAATTTATAAACGCATTTATTAGATTTTAATCCATCAGCTTTATTATATCCTTCTAAAAATTTTTCTTGAATATTTTGTGGAGAATTTAAAATTATAACAGGAACACGCTTTGTTTTATCTTCATTATATATTTCATACTTTTTAAAAAAATCATTAAAACCATTTAAATTTAATTGAAAAATTATTTCATTTGGATTAAATCCACTGCGAATTTCAGAAATACGATATGTACATTCTTTATTATTAAATTTTCCAATTTTTTCCCATAAATCTATTACATAATTATGTAATTCTTTTGATTTATTAGTAAATCTAACATTGTTACCAAAAGAACCATCGCCAACTATTAATCCTAAAAACTCTGCTTCATATCTATTTATTTTATTATTATAAAATTCTCTATTTATTTTACATTTATCAATATGTTTATCATAATTTGATTTTCTTGCAAAAATATGATTACAATAACAACATTCAATATTACTTATTACTGGTTTATTAAATTTATATAATGATTTATTGATATTATCATAATCATTTATTTTGGGAAATTTTACTAATTTTAATTTATCTCCTAATTTTAAATTTTTACATTCTACTTCACTATCATCTTCCATAATTGCCACATGATTTGAAGTTATCATATATGATGCATTTTTAGAAATAATAAATCGTGGATTTTTATTATCTTTTTGATCATGTGGATATCCGGATGCAAATTTTACTTTAGTCCAATCATTATTATCCCAAATAAATAATTCTGTTTCTACTTCACCTTCCTGGTAATGATTTATTTTTTCATCAACTAATATTGAATCATATTTTGTATGATTTTTAACAACCTCGCATATTGGTTTAATATTAATTATATTATTTTGTTTAAAAATAACAGGCATAAAACCAGCTAGTGTCTCATGATTAAATAAAACACCATTACACGCAAATAAATTATAACTTTCTCTATAATTTTTTACAATATAATGACTATAAACTTTTGCTGATGCATAGGGTGATTGTGGATTAAATGGTGTCATTTCATTTTGTGGTATTTGTAATACTTCTCCAAACATTTCACTAGTTCCCGCTTGATAAAATCTTATTTTCTCTCTATCTTTTATATCTAATTGCCTTATACATTCTAATAATTTTAATACTCCAATGCCATCAACTTGTGCAGTATATTCAGGTATATCAAATGATATATGTACATGACTTTGTGCTCCTAAATTATATATTTCAAAAACACTATAATCTTTATTATCAGTTAGTATAGTATTTATTATATTACTTAGTGATAAGCTATCAGTTAAATCTCCATAAATCAAATTTAAACTATCTCGTATATGTGAAAGTCTAGAATAATTAAATATTTCTGAATTACGTCTAACTATACCATATACTTTATATTTTTTTTCATTTAATAATTCTGATAAATATGATCCATCCTGTCCAGTAATCCCTGTTATTAATGCTATTTTTGGCATTTTAATATATAAATAGAAATAATATATAAACTATTATTTCTATTTATATATTAATAAATTTTATTAATTATCTTCACCTCTTGTTAAAAGTCTTGATGGAATACCACCTCTTACCCAATCTTCATTTGCAGCAGTTTCAACATAATTAACTGGATTTGTAACAGTTGCTTCTACTGAAGGAATTAAAGGTGTATATGTAAGATTATAGTTAGTTACTTCTGATGTAGGGTCTAAACTTTTTAATTTTAAATTATAAGCACCACCTCTTAATGTATTTTCTAAAGGGGTATTTGCAGGTCCTTTCCCTAAATATGGTACTGCGTTAAATATTCTCTGTTGTATTAATCCTCTCTCTCTCATATTTGCTCCTTGTCCAAATGTTAATACATTATTTGCGTCAATATAATCACTATTAAATCCTCCTTTAGGACTACCTTGTAAAATTATATTTGGTTGATTAAAAGCTAAGTTTAAAGCATTATTAAAAGGACTTAATGTTGAAAAATTTTCTAGCATATAGTCTGCTGATGCAATATTTTCTTTATTTCTATTAGTTAAATCACATGCATCGTTACCTATTCTAGATGTCCCATCAAATAATCTATCAATTACAGTAGAGAAATTCATTCTATAATATTATTCTATATTATATTTTATCTAAGGATTCGTAAAATCATATGCTCCTGTGTGATTACGTTCTAAAGCCAAAGGGTTACCTTCTTTTCCCGAAATCATATTTCCATATAAATACTCTTGAAATGCTCCCTGATCATTTGGTACTTGAGTATTTGGCATAGCATTATATTGTAACATTGAGCGATTAAAAGTTAGTTCATCGCCTAAATCAGCAAATAATTTATCTTTAATTTTTTTATCATCAAATGGTTCTGTTACAAATTCTTTTACCGACTTATTTATTTGACATTCTACTTCTGGCATAAATGCTGGGGCAGCTGGTTTTCGTTTTGGATCATAATATATTTCGGGTAAAGTAACATTCATTAATGGATTTGATTGTGTAGGCTTATGAAATAGATTTTTATTCATATTATACATCTTAGGATCAGTTAATAAAGGATATACTCCTGGTAGCTTATTTGAAAATTTCTCTCTATATTTATTTACACTTCTATTCTGAAAATAATATAATAAATATACTATTCCTAAAGTGGCTGCACCTAATAAAAATATATTTACCTTCAAGGTCAATAAAAAACCTATAATTACTAAAATTATAACTAATCTTGATACTGCATTTACTTTTTCTTCTGCTGTCATATCTTGACTAGGCCATATTTCCATAATTTTATCTTTTCGTAATAATATTCTGGGATCATTTAACCAAACTGGTGTAGTCATTATTATATATATTCTTTATTATTTTATTTAGAATCTAATTTATATCCACACTATTTTCTGTTTTTACTGGGTCAACAACTGTAACAATAGGTCGCTTTTTCTTTTTTTTATTTTTATTTTTTGGTTTATTTTCTATAGGAGTTTTTTCTCCTTGTTCACCTAGCAAATATAACAATTCCTGCATTCCTAGCTCACTCATACCTTTATCTACTAGTGATCCCTCTAATGAGTTTGTATTATATAGATTTGTCCCACTTTTTCGCTTTTCTAATTTGCTTCGCATTCTCTCTTTCATTTTTGCATTCTTTAAATTTTGTTCCATTTTGCGACTCATTGCTCCTACATCCATTTTTGCACCCCCACCCATTCCTGGTACGCCCATTTTTGAAAATAAAGATTCTAAATTTCCCATGCCTGGCATATTTTTCATATTTGCAACAAATTCCGAAGCTTCTTGTAATAATTCTGTCTCTTTTATCTCTCCACTTTTAATTCTTGAATCTAATTTAGTTCCAACATTCTTAACTAAATCCATAAGTTTTGTTGGATTTTTAAACAATTTATTAAATACATCATTCACTGATGATGCATCTTCCATATCTATATCTAATTCGCCAGCAGTCTCTTCTGCAATCTCTTTTGCTAAACACCCTATTTTACCACCCATCATCTTATTTATATGATCGTGTAACTGTTCTGCATTCGGTAAATCCATTGGAACACTTGTTTCATTATTATTATCTTCATCTTCAACTTCTTTTTTCTCTTTAAAAATTGATTCCATTTCATGTAAAGATGCTTCTATTTTTTCTTTAAATTCATCAGTATTTATTGCTTCAAATAGTTTTGCTGTATCACCAAATGATTCTCCTGTATTTACATCTGCTACTACTGTAAATAATATTAACTGTAAATATTTCCAAATTGTCGCTCTAGTTGTATCAGTTATATCAGTTTTCCATAATTCTACAAAATTTATATTTGGAAGTAAAAATAATTCCTCATTATTTATAAAAATATCATTATTTTCATATAAAATATCAAAAAAATATTGGGGAAAACAATTTCTACAGTGCAAATAGATTACTTTTATTAATTCATCTACACCATCTTGATTTTCATCTAGATTTTTTGCTATCTCTCTAATTGGATTTTCTGTGTTTTCTAAAATATCTGAAAAAGTTGTCATTAAATCTTGAGTTAAATCACAAACTACTTTCACAAAATCTTGAGAAATTGTTATCTCACTATTCTCATCAGGCAAATTATCAGATTCACTAATTTCTACCATAATATTAAATATTTAATACATTATATTTAAATATATTAAATACTTATTGTTGTAAATAATAAATTTTACATAATTTTGTTAAATTTTGTAAATATAAAATTGTTTTATCTAAATTATCTTTATCTAATGTTTTTATTGTATTTTTTACTACATTTATTTTTTCTAATACTATTACTGCATTTCCTGTATCTTTTACATCTTCTGTATAATCTTTATTTAAAAAATACTCTAAATTTCCCTCTATAATATTTGTTTCATATTTATCTAAAACATATGTTTTCCAAATAGGTATAACTAATCTTGGATTTGCTTTTCGTAAAGTACTTATTGATGTATAAGCTGTTTTTAATTCTGTATTATCTGGTATTACTTCTATTAATGATTCTAATAATTCATTTAAATGACTATTAAATCCACTAAGAATATCTGATTTATTCATTTTATATAATAAATAAAAAATTCTTTATATTTGTTTTATTGTTTTAAAGATTGTGCTCTTTGTTGTTGTAATTGGTCCATTGATACTTCACCTACTTTATTTGGAACATAATCATCGGGTGGAGTTTCAATACTATCAACTGATTCCCAAGTCACATTATTTCTTAATTGTCGCATTCCTCCTTGTCCTTTTGCTGCTAAATCATCTACTGTTTGATCTAAAAAACTATAGTTATCTGAGGTTACTCCACAACTATTCATATCATTAAATGAAAAAGCACTAGGTTCTCTATTTATCATTCTTTCTTGAACACCTGTTCTTACTGGTTGCAAATGTTCTAGTATTTGATTTCCAAATACTACTTGATTCCCTCTATTTAATAATAATAAAGCTGGAACTTTATCAACTGTATGTGGTAAAACAATTTCTTGTTGATTCTTTAATCTTATATATATTGATCCATCTGGTTTTTTTACTCTATCATCAATTGACATAAAATGTATATCATTTTTTACTTGAGAGGCCGCTAGTTTTTGAATAATTTGCGAACTATTATTGCAATAGTTACTGTAATATAATATATAACTCATTATTTATAATAGATTAATTATTTTTTTTAACTTATTTTACTAAAAATTGATTTAATAATTTATTATTTATAATATATAATAAAAATGGAACCTTCTGTTATGGATATTAATGAACAAGATAATATGCTTAAATTTACTATTAGTAATACTAATGTTAGTTTTGCTAATGCATTACGGCGCACTATTATATCAGATATCCCAACTGTTGTAATTCGGACATTTCCTTATGAAAAAAATGATGCAATTTTTGAAATTAATACTACTAGATTTAATAATGAAATTTTAAAACAGCGATTATCTTGTATACCTATCTATATTAAAGATTTAGGTATTAATCTCGAAGATTATCTTCTTGAAATTGATGTTAAAAATACATATGATCAAATGATGTATATTACTACAGCTGATTTTAAAATTAAAAATCTGAAAACTGATAAATATTTATCTGATAGCAATCTAAGTGAGATATTTCCACCTAATCCTATATCTAATCAATTTATTGATTTTTGTAGATTAAAACCTGCCTATTCTGAAGATTATCAAGGAGAACATATCAAATTAACTGCTAAATTTACTATTAGTACTGCTAAAGAGAATGGATCTTTTAATGTTGTATCTACTTGTGCTTATACAAATACACCTGATATATATGCAATTGATCAAGCTAAACAAACCAAATTAGAAGAATTACAAACAAAATATACTAGTGATGAAGATATTAAATATCATTTAACCGACTGGCTAAATCTTGATGCTAAACGAATCTATATTCCTGATAGTTTTGATTTTAAAATTAAAACTCTAGGTGTCTTTACAAATACTGAAATTGTTATTAAAGCTGTCAAAATTATTATTGAAAAATTATTTAAAATTAAAGAAATATATTCTGTATCAAATAATTTAATTAATCCAAGTGCAAATACTATTGAATACTGTTTTGATATTACTCTTAATAATGAAGATTTTACTATTGGTAAAGTAATTGAATATTCTCTATATCAACTATATTATATTGGCAATAAGACACTTACATTTTGTGGATTTAGTAAACCACACCCACATTTAGATGAAAGTATTATTCGAATTGCATTTACAACTGATGTTGATAAAACAACTATTGTTTCTTATCTTACTAACAGTATTGATTTTGCAATTGTTTATTTTAATAAACTATTACCACATTTTGGTGTGCTAAGTCAAGATGAAGCAATTGCTATTCAAACATCTATTCCTTCAGCTACTTTATTACCCAGTGTACAACCCAGTGTACAACCTAGTGTACAACCCAGTGTACAACCTAGTGTACAACCCAGTGTACAACCTAGTGTAGATCCTACTAGTAAACTATCATCTCAGTCATCAAAAAAACCAATGACAATTAGTAAACCAAAAACTAAAACTTCTACTAGTAAAGTTGATAAGTAATATTAATTATTATATTTATTAATTAATATTATTTAATTACTATTTGATAACTGCTTACCTAACTCTCTTAATGAATAATTTAATGAATACATTAATAATGATGGATCTAATTTATTAACATATTCTACTACATTTTGCTTACTAATATATTGACCACTTTCACGCATCTCTAAATACTTCTGATGAATATTAAACATATGGGTTCTAAAATTATCAGGATATTCTAATAGTGCATATTCTTTTTTAATATAACAGCTTACATAATTCTTAAATAATGTATCTGTAAAACTATGAATATGATTTCTAAATTCAGAAAATTTTTTACTTGACTCTGGAAAATATCTTAAATATTCTTTTACTTTATTATCACGTCTTAGACTGAGATACTGAAATTGTAACTTACTATAATTGCCTCTTAGATCTTTTATATATTTATATGATGATGCTATAATTTTACTTCTACAACCATCATAACTTTTAATCATTACCCCAATATTATTAAAATTACAATTCATACTCATAAAATTATTATATAAATTATCAAAAGAGTCTATATGAAATCTATATGGAAACCATAATTTATTAAATACATTATCTAAATTTAATGTATCATATTTTTCTCTTGGAATTTCATTTACTATTAAACTCGCGCCTATTTCATAAATAGAAACTAAATATAACGCTATATGTTCTATTGGTATAACAATTCGATTTTCAGGATGCTGCATAACAAATGAATACATATATTTTTTATCAAATTCATTTACATCTAATCCTAAATTTTCACATACCTCATTAAATAAAATATCAAAATTTTTTTGTTCACTAAAATATCTAATTTTTCCACCTACACTAGTTTTTGTTGCAATTTCCCATTTATTTAGATCATTATCATAAAATAAATTTATCATTGTTCCTTCTATAATCTGTTCTCCAAAACACTGAGATTCATTATATAATGTTACAAACTTATTAAAATTAACATATTTTGGTGGTGAAAATACATTTACTTTACCATTACTAAAAATAAGTGATCTACATAACCCTATATTTGGATTAAATTCTAAAAATTGTTTATTATATTTTAAAATATTATAACATTTACCATCATGTAACCACTGCTTATATTGAAAATGATTATTACTTTCAATACTATCTTTTGTTGGATTCTTTATGATATCTTCAATATCATTTCTAATCTTTCTTAAATCATATCTTATTGTTGGTTGCTCTACTGCAGCCATTTAGATTAACTATCTAATTTATCTTTAATTTCATTTCGTTATACATAATAATTTCTACTATAAATATAAGGTAATGGTAGATACACCTACAGAAAAAATTAATATTCAATTAGGAGATATTATTCAAATTATTGCACCTGATAATCCTAATTTAAATTTACAACAATTTTATATAGAGTTTATAAATCAACAAAAATTATTACTTATTAATATTGATAATCAAGAACAGACTGAAATTGATATAATTGATGGAGAACTATCTGATCTATCTATTCAACAAATTGAACTATTAAGCCGTGCAGATTCTTCTAGTTATGCACGTCAACATAATTTAGTACCTGGAGTATGGATAGAAATAACTTTTAAAACTAGTGATAGTCTAATTATTAAAGGTTTAATAACTAGTTTAGAAGAAGATATGATTGAAATTAAGACATATCCAGATAATAATATTATCTATATTGATTTTGCATATCAAGGTATACCTGAAGATTTTTTTATTGATAAAATTACTATAATTAATAATCCAGAAACTGCTTCAGATCCTGTAGTAGAACCTGAACCAGAACCTATTTCTGAAACACCCACCGAAACTTTAGTAGATCAACCAGATGAATATATATCAGAATTGCCAACTACTTCTCTATTACAAGAATCAGGTATTGATTTAGAAGATGCTGCTCCTGAAATAATAGAACAAAAACTTAAAGAGGCTATTTTAGAAGGTAATCAAATTGAGTTAGGAGAAGATTTAGAAGAAATTACTATTTTTGTTGATGTACCCGAAGAAGAAAAGAGATATAGTATGGAACAACAAACAGATGATCTTTTAGATGAATTACTTGGAACTATACCTACTGATAAACGTACAAATAGTAAACTTAATGAAATCCACACAATGATTGAACGATTTGTTCAATTACATAATCACTATTCTATTTTTGATAAAAATAAAAATGCAAATAAACCTGATCAAATTAGTAATAATTATAAACCACTTGCAAAATTACTTTCAGAATTTCAAGAAAATTTACTATGGCTCATTCCTGTTTCAATTAATAGAAAAAAATTATATAATATTGATAAAACTGTTGTAGAAGAATTAGCTTCTACTACTATTAATAACTTAAATTTAAGCACTGTTGTAGTTGAAGAAGATGATCTATTTTCTGAATTCTTAAAAGGACAACAGATTACTGATGATAATAATTATTATAATTACATTAATAAACTTAATGAAATTTATACACCATTTCAAGAAACAGTTGATCCTACAAATAGTATCATCTCTCATCAAGTTTCTAAAACTATATTATCTATTGTTAATAATCTTGATGACAATGAATCTTATGTTGCTGAAATTGGTAAAGACTATGAAATAATAAAACGTAAAAAATTCTTATTTGAAACCTATACTAAAGCACTTGAATACTTGCCTAATCAATCTCAATTAGCTAATCCAGATATTATTACTCTTAATTCTATTATTATACTAACTATACCATTTCTTTTATTCTCTAAAATCAATTTACCCACCACTAATATTTTAGAAAAATCATTACTTGATAAAAATTACTTATATTATTGGAAATATATAAATGATAATACACAAATTGATCAAACTACTACTATAGATACTCTTATTGATACAACACTACCTATTAATGAATTAGAAGATGATATTGATGTTCTTAATCAAATGAAACGTGACTTATTTCAAAATATACAACAATATTCTCTCGATGAAACACTCTATAATGATTCTACTAATCCTGCTACATATCTAAAATTTTTAAATCAAATATTACCAACTAATTCTCAATGTTTTAATATTATTAAAACACTATCTAAAAATGTATTATCAATATATTCGATTATTAAAGAATTAGAACTATTCCATATCTATTTCCCAGATGTTAATTTTAGTTTTTTTGAAAAATTAAATCTCTTTATAACCAACAATATTAGTAATTATAAAACTAGACTTGCAGATAATATTAGATTATATAATACATATTCTGGTAAACAATATACTAAACAAATACCAAGTAAATGGTTTCAAATATTAGACAAAAACAAAGCACTAAGTACTATTGTTATGGAATCATATAGTCTAGAATCTACCTTTACTGATACAGAATTATTTACTAGAATATATAATATTGATAATGGCAAATTATTTGCAATTGCACTTGTTAGAATAAATTTAGACTTACAAACTAATAATCTTCTAGAAGAATTTGTTGATAAATATCAACAATCTATTATCAATAAAAATAGAGAGACCAATAATTGTAAAACTATTACTAAAAAATATAATACAATTGAATCACTTGAATCTGATAATAGTAGAGATATATATATTGATTCAGAATATGATAAAACTGATTATAAATTTATAGATAAACTAACAAGTGAACAAAAATCCTTACCTAGAGAAGAACAACTACCAATATTAATCGAAAAATTAGTTGAAAATAAATCTATTAGTACAGAACAGGCTCAAATAGAAGCCAATAATATTATAAATCGACAAACACTTGTCGAAAATGGTGACTATGCTTTACTAAGTATTAAGCAAGACCCTCAATATTTTGTAAGACAAGATAATAATTGGGTTATTAGTGATCTAGGAACCAATGTAGAAATTAAAGATAACAAATTATTTTGTAATTTACAAAACCAATGTATTTCTGATAATAATAGTTGTAATACTTTAAATAAAGCTGAATCAAATTTAAATGAAAATGTATTGCAACAAATATATACAGAATTTGATAATACATATGATAAACAGGCTGAAAAGATTCGAAAGAATATTGATACAATTTTAGAAAAAAGTATAATTAGAATTAAACTATTAAAACGTTATAAAATTAAAAATTTTTATAAGTATGATACACTAAAGAGAGATATAGCAGACTTATTAAATGAAGAACCTGGGTTAGCACAGGTTTCTCCATATGAAAACTTACGTGATATTATACTTGGACAAGAAGATTTTGTTAAACGTCAACATTTTATACAAAAATTTGTTATATTATTTACTAGACGTGCATTTGATTATGAAGATCAATATTGGCTATATTGTATTAAAACTAATACAAAATTATTACCATTATTTATTAGCACATTAGCAAATCGATTTATTTCTGGAGGTGACTATGTATATGAGTTAGATGTAATTGTTACAAATCAGGGAACCATAAGTGATGATGGGGATTCATTTGTAGACAAATATAGTGGTTATTTTATTAAAAAAATAGAATTTGATACAGAAGAGGGATTTACAGAAGAAGGTTTTAAATTAAAAACTAGAGAAAAAATGGAAAAAGATCTTGGTGATCATGTATTAGAATTGGCGGATGATGAATCTAAATCTACAGAAAAAGTATTAAGTAGTGAAGCCAGACTAGTATCTAATATAATTAATGCTATAACTGGTGCAAGTGGAATGGGAATTAATATTAAAGATCACTATAATTTTATTATAGATAATGTACTTTTATTACATAAACAACTTGCACCTACAGAACAACAATATCAAAAAATGACTACTACTGCTGCAAAAGCTAAAAAAACTATTGCTAGCTATGAAGACCAAGTTGGTAGACCATTAATAATTCTTACATTTATTTTTATATCTATTGCTATACAGACGAATATTCCAAGTATTGAAACTAGAAAGACATTTCCTAATTGTATTAAAGCATTTGAAGGATATCCTATATTTGGTGATGATATAGCGGCTATTACATATATTGCTTGTATTGCAAGAAAAATGAAAAATAATGAATATCCTTGGTCATCTATTTATAATCTTAAAGAAGAGAAGATTATATCACAAATAAAAAATTTACTAGATGGGGATAAATTTAAAATTTTAAAAAATCCATCTGTAAAACTTAAAATTGCTGAAAAACGCCAATATAATAAAACAAAACGTAAAGATATTAAATTAGATATATTAGCGATTGATAAATTACAAGGATTTTTCCCACCACTAATACCATTTTCTGTAAAAGCATATCCACTTGCAGAAGGTTTTACTAATCTACTTGCAAGAAATATTAAAAGTGGTAACTATATGCAACAAGACCAAATTAATGTTATTAAAACAAAAATAATTAAATTTGGTTTATCTATTCAAGAAATTATTAAAAAGGTAGTTGAAAAACAATCTCCTTTAATAAATAGCAAAGCCGGAGTAGTATTTTTAGAAAATACTTGTTGCGATTCTCAGTCAACTGATGTTCATAAATATTTTACAGACAACAATTCTACCCTAATACAAAATAATAATATTGTTACTAGTTTATCAGATATGTTATATGATATATATCGTGCATCTAATGCTCCACTACTCTTTGATCCAAGAGATTCTAGATATTATTATCCTGAATTATCAAAAACATTTTCAACAGATACTATTTATCAAGCATTTATTGTATTTTGTAAAAATAAAACACTTAGTTTAAATAGTGATATTCAAGATACTTGTGGGCTTTCTTCTACATTAATTCAACCAACACAATCTATTAATGAACAGATTGAAATATTAAAAAGTGATGGAATTAATTATAGTGAAGAATTATTTCAACAATTATTATCAATTGTCAACTTAAAAAATATTATTAAAATTGATCTTACTCTAACATATCCTAATATGGTTCAGACATTTAATGATACATTAGTTAGTCTAAAAGATAATCCAGATGAAAACGTACCTCAATTATTAGTGAATGATTTAATAGACCTACTTGATAGATATTCTTTAAAAGATGAAACCGCAAACTCTTCTAGTAGAAAAATAAAAAATTTCTTAGATGCTGAAAATAGCAAATTATTAGATAAAATTAATATATTTATTAAATCAAATGCTGGTTTATCTAAGAGTAAATTTGCATCATTATCAAACTGTCTAGAAAATATTAATAAATTTTTAGAAATAGGAGATAATATACTTGTTACTTCAGATGATGAAACTACATTTAAAACTATAAACTTTATTAAAAATACAATTAATAATATGGTTAATATTTTTCCAAATATTATTTTAAATAAAATAAATTATCAAGAGAGTAAAATACCAAAACACTGGAATTTATCTAGACGACACGACGCAGATATTAAAGAAATTATCAATAATTATTATAAAAATTTAAAACCACTATATGATGATTCTGAATTAACTAATATACTTAAAATTATTAAGTCTAAATGCACTAATATTTTAAAACTAGCTAATAATACACCTTTTTTTGCTTCTATAACATTTGATTCGGATACTAGCGTCTCCGTTTTTGATTCAAGACTTGTATTACTACTGTATAAATATTATTTTTATAAAACACTTGAAATTTATATTGATTTAAGTAAATTAACTCAACAATTTGCTAAACCAGAAGAAGTTTTATCAGTTCAAGACCAGACTCCTAAAGAAGCTGATGAAGAAGTTGAACAAAGTCTTGCTAGTGGTACATCAAAACAAGAAGTTCCGGTACCTGAAATTTCTACACAAACATATATAGCACAAGCAACTATTGCTGGAGCTAAAATAGAAAAAATGGAGAGTGTTGCAAAATATATAGCCCAAATTATGGATATTATATGTCAACACAAAAAAAGTATAGATTACAATAAAGATAGTATAATGGATAAAATTTTAATATCAAAAGAGAAAGAGAAAAAGGATATTACAGATTATCTTAAAGGATTAACTGATGAAGAGAGAGAAGTAGAAAATATATTTAAAAATCAAAAACTTGAAAAATGGAGCAAAGGTTTACAAAAAGGATTAACACAATATGTACAAGAAACCTATGATGAAGAACGGGAACAAGCTGAAAAAGAATTAATTCGAGATAAAAAATTATCTACAAAAACTGGAATAAATGAGATGAATAAAAATATATATGCTGATGAGTTTGATATAGATGAAGAAATAACAGAACAAATTGAACAAGAAGCTTATTCTTTAGATGACTATCCTGGCGAAGATGGCGATGAACCTGAATATGATGATTTTGAACAACAAGATGAATATTAAATTAATTTAACTGATTTATTTTTATTTTTACAATAAAAATAACTCTTATAAATATATAATGTATAAACCATTTATTAAAAAACATATAATTGGAACTACAATATCAATTTTTTTAATTATTTATATATTTTTTATGACAATAAAACCTGCTTTTTTATTTACTAAGGAAGGATCTATTCGTCATTTTGGTTTAGGTAAACGTAATTCTACAATTATTCCTATATGGTTCTTTGTTATTATTTTAGCAATAATGATTTATATGACTATTCTTTGCTATCTTAGATAATTAATGTCCGTGATCACTATATACTCTTGGTTCTATCTGTGTTTTGTCATTTTCTTTAACTAGTTGTTGGTATTCACTATGACGTCTCTCCATCTCTTTAACACTACTGCTACACTGAGCTTGTATTATATAATTATATGAAGTTACAACTGTTAATGTACCAGTTAATGCAAACCAAACAAATTTAGAAACAATAAATTTAAGTCTCACTAAATCTTGAAGTTTAGTATAGTAATCTTTTGCATTACTACTTAATAATCCTCCTTTATCTAAATTATGCCAAAACTCTTCATACCCTATTGTTGCATCTGGGATTTCATTAATTAATAATGATGGATTATCATAGATTTTCCCTAAAGTTTTTGATAACTCACTATTTTGTGTCTGTTCTTTAGATTTTAATACTTCTCCTAATACATTATTTAATCTTCCTATTGTACTTACTACTATATAACCAAAAGTATTAGAAAATGGACTTAACCATCCAGGAAACATTATTAGCATTAAATTTAGTAAACCAAATATAAATATCCATGGAAACATAGTATAAAAAAAAGCTGTTTTAACGTGTGATTCACCACATAATGTTTTAGTTAAATTTATATTTAATCCAAATTGAAAAACTAATAATAATATTAAGTAAACAATCATAGCTATTGAACTATGCTTTTCTTTTGTTTTATATTGAATTATAAAGTAACCTATAGTCAATGCTGCAAAAAGTAATAATCCTATATTTGGACTTGGTAATTCAGACATTTATAGATAATAACTATAATTTTTTTTGATTATTTATTTTATTAATGGAATATTCAAAACCACTATTGACAGAATTAACAACAAAATTTTATATAAAAAATTCATTGAAAGAAGTTAGAACTTTTAAAAATAAATACATAAGTATTATCATTAACATCTTACTATTATTATTTTTTGTAGGTACTATTGCATTATTATTATTTTATAAATATAAAGGCAAACCTACTCCAGAAGAAATTAAGATAAAAGAAAATCAAAAAAAACAGTACATATTTGAAAAATTACATAAGATTTCTTATGAAAAACGTAAAGAAAATCAAAATTTAATTACTGATTTACCGATTATTTAGTCATTATTTGTGTAAAAATTTTAGACATTATATAAATAATATATATAATATTTATATAATGTCTAAAAAGCCTAAAACATTAGCTACTGTTACTTTTGATGATGCTATTTCTACATACTATAAATTAAAAGGTCAATATAATAGTAATATTAATAAACAAGTTAAAGAAATATATGATAAAAAACTCTCTATAGATGAAAAAAAAACTAAATTTGCTGAAATTAAACGTAAATGTATTGTTTGTGGTAAACTTGGGGGTACAATTTTTGAAGAAGATAATACAATGCTATTAGCTAAATGTGGTAATCAAGATAATCCTTGTAAATTAGATATTAAATTAGAAAGAGCAAAATATGATAATATATTAAAAGTTATTAATACACAAAATGGTGATATTAATCGATATAAAAATGATATAATAACTACAAAACTAAATTTTTTATTTGGATTTAAAAGTCAAGAGACTACTTTATCTGAATTTGAAAAATTAAAAGGTGATTTAGTAAAAATAATTAAACAATATCAAGATAATACTGGTAAATATATTAAAACTATTTATAATGCTGAAAATAGTTCTAAAATAAATACTTTAGATGATAAATTATATGCTAATATTAAAATTTTTAAAGATAATATAGATAGTTATAAAGAGACTGGAGAGCAATCATTTTTAAAAGATGCTCTAGAATTATATGTAGATACTATAATTGTTATTAATAAAGAAATTAGAGCTTTAAAATATAAAATTCAAGAAGTAATACATAATAAAGATAATGATACTTATAAACTAGTACAAAATTCATATACTTTATCTGATTTACAAATTATTCAACCAGATACTGAGAATAAAGTTATTATATTTTCTGTTTAATATTATATTATTATAATATAATGATAACAAACTATATTGATTTTAAAATATTATTTATTAGTTTAGCAATTGGTTTATTTTTTGTCTATATTAATCAGGCAGCATCGACTATTATTTATGTATATCCTACACCTGATAATATTAAGAACATTCAATATAAAGATCATATAGGAAATTGTTTTGATTTTACTGCTAAAGAAGTTAATTGTCCTGATGATAAAACTAAAATACATACAATTCCTGTACAAGAAGGAAAATAATAATTAATATATAAATATTATATATATGAAAACACCGTCACTCAAATCACTTATTAACAGTAGTAAAGGCAAAATAATATTATCTATTATTTTAGGATTTGGCATTGCAACCTTATTTAGAGAATCTTGTAAAGATAGAAACTGTTTAGTATTTCATGCACCATCTATAAAAAAAATTAAAAATAAGGTATTTTCTTACAATGATCAGTGTTATGTTTATACTGAAAAGCATGGTACTTGTAATCCTGATAAAAAAGTATTGGCTATAAGTAATGAAAATGCGTAAGCTTATTATATATAAAAAATTTTATATATAATAATGTCTGGCACTACACAAATAGATCAATTACCATCTACATCATCTAATCCTTCTGAAAATCCTGTACAAAATAGTTTACCACAACAACCTCCTACTTCTGATGTTAATACTGAAAATATTAAAGTAGAAAATTATGGTCAACAACTCAATACTGAAAGAGAACAAACTGGCTCTCAAATTCCACCAATTGATTATACTAGCCAACTATCTTCTGCATTAAAAGATGCTCAAGCAGCTGGTGCTACTGTTTTACCTTCAAAAGATATACCTCTACAAACTCTATCTATGCAACAAGATTATCAAACCAAGCCTGATTATGTACCTACATCAGATACAAATGATTATATTGGTAATATTTTAAATAAAGAAAAAATTATATTAGAACAAAAACAAAAACAAAATCAAACAGATAATTTAGAATATATTTATCAAAGTCTACAAATACCTATTTTAATTGGTATTATGTATTTTTTATTCCAACTTCCATTTATTAGAAAAAATCTATTAACATTTTTGCCAAATCTATTTAATAAAGACGGGAATCCAAAACTATCTGGATACATATTTAATAGTCTTGTATTTGCATCATTATATACATTATTAGTTAAAGGATTACATTATTTACAAAATTAATCATTAAACCCATTTGTAAAGGGGTCTGATTCTATTTTATTTATTAATTGTTTCTGTCTAATTTTTCCTTTTACCCTACTAAATAATTCTTGTACTAATGGATCATTATTATAATTATTTAAATAGACAACATGTTTTATACCCGATGATAATAATAATTTTGCACAATTTAAACAGGGATAATGTGTTATATATGCTATACAATCATTACACGATACACCTCTTTTTGCGCAATCAGTTATTGCATTTTGTTCAGCGTGTACTGTCCCTACCTCATGTCCATCTCTCATACACGATTGATGAGGACACCCAGCAATAAATCCATTATATCCTTGTGCAACAATTCTATTATCTTTAACTAACATACATCCTACATGGAGTTTTTTACAGGTTGATCTTTTTGCTGTTATTTTGATTAACTCACTAAAATAGGTGTCCCAATTGGGTCGATCCATATATTAAAATATTATTCGTATATTTTTATATTAGTTTAATATATTTAAAATATATGACTAATAATCATTATACATTATTAGATAATTATATTAATTCTATGATTGAAAATATAAATAAAAAAAATTTTCCAAATAAAATAAATTTAGTACTTGATGGTGGAGCTTTTAATGGTGCTTATACTGCAGGATGTCTATATTATATTAAACAATTAGAAACATTAAATATAACAAAAGTAAATTATATATCAGGTTGTAGTATTGGTGCTATTTTAGGTTATATGTATTTAACAGATAATCTAGAATATGCTCCTCTATATTATAAATATTTACTTAATAAAAGTAGATCTGATATTATATTAAATAGTTTACCCTATTTAATTGATAATTTAGTTAAAGATAGTGATTTAAAAAAAGTTAATAATCGACTTTTTATATCATATTATAATGTAGAAACGCTTACCCATACTATAGTATCTAAATATAATACTCGCGAAGAATTAATAGATTGTTTAATTCGTTCTAGTTATATTCCTTTTGCTATAGATGGTAAGTTAAAATATAAAGATAAATATTGTGATGGATTATTACCCCATATATTTAATAAAGGTGATGTAAAAACTATATTTATATCGCTTATAAATATATATAATTTAAAACATTCTGTATATACTAAAAATGATAAAGATATATGGGATAAACTATTTAAAGGACTAGATGATATAAACTTATTTTTTAGTTTTCCTGATAAAAGTGTTTCTATTTATTGTAGTTATATTGATAAATGGAATATTTTTGATTTTATTATATATAGATTTAGGGAGTTAATATCATTAATATTTGTAATTTCTTTAAAATATAATAAAATTATAAATAAATTTCCAAATATTATTGCTAACAATATTTTATATATAAAATTTAAAAATATATTAATATTATTAATAAAAAATATTCTTAGTTATATTATCTTTTAATATATAATATATTATCTTATTTTACTATATATTATATGGCTGGTTGTTGTAACGTAATTGGTGGACGTCGTAGACGTACTAGAAAAGTAAAAAGATCACAAAAAAAAACAATGGGGCGTCGTGGCGGTAAAAATACAGGTACAGTAAAAGGATTCAGTGGTAAATGGAGACGATAGAGACAATAATAATAAGTAAATTATTATTTATACTTATATTTATAATATAAATAATATGAGAATTATTAATACATCACTACCGCTAATTTATGTAAATAACTCAGATATACAATCTATATCTAATGATGATTTATATATTTTAATTGCAATTACTAGTATACTATTTTTATCTTTTACTATAAGATATTGTAGTAAATATATAGAAAATAATTGTAGAGATATAGATACCATAAATAATACAATTAGATTGAGAGAATCAACAATTGATATTGATGATAAAATTAGTAAAAATTTTGATATACACGATTTAGATAATTCAAATTTATCAGATAATGAACAATTACCAACCTATAATGAAGTTGTAAAAAATTATTAATATCTTATAATATATTATATGTTTAGGCATAGAAAAACTAAAAAAAGAATTATGAGAAGAGTACATAATAAAAAATCTCGTAAAAGTTTCAAAGGTGGCGCAGTACCAGATATTATTGCTGTTATGAAATCATTAATTCCAGCAAATCATACTGTTTCTATGAATACAGGATCTGGTTTATCAACAAAAGCATCAACTAATAATCCATTTACTAAAGGTGGAACTAATTTAAATAAGTTATCAAATAAAATGATATATAATACTGAACAATGGAGAGAAAGAGCTCGTGAAAATTTATTAGACAAACGTCTTAGAAATATACGTAATAGTACATTGAATAATGATATTTTACCATTAGAACCACAAGAAAAACCATTTATAGACAGAAAGAATCTAGCACAGCAATCATTATTCGATAAAAGAAAAAGACGAACAGAGAGACGATGGAAAAATGCAGGAAAAAAAGCTAAAAAGTCTCGTAAAAAACATAGTACACAAAAAGGTGGATTAGCCCGCAATGCACTTCATAAAACCTGGGTATGTAGAGGTAATATAGGCTGTGCCAATAATATTAATGTATATTAATATATTATTTTTGGTACTTAAAGAAATTTTTTTTTTTTTCGTTTTTTTAATTCTTAAATAGATTTTTTAAAATTGGACATTGATTTTTAAAAATTTTGAAATAAGAATTAAAAACAGAAAAAAAAAAAAAAAAAAATAAAAAAAAAAAAAAAAAAAAAAAAAAAATAGATTTTTTCTAAAAAAATAAAATTAAACATAATAAGGTTATAAAATTATATAAATCCTCATTATTTTTTCTTACCATAACTTTTTTTAAATAAAAAATGACTATAAAAAGAAATTTTTATATAATTTTAATACAACAAATGACAACTTTTTTGCAAGAAATTAAGGAAAAAAATGCAAAAAAATTTTATTGTAATTTTTGTGATTTTGGCACAAGTAATAAATATAATTTCGACAAGCATCTTTTGACTGCAAAACATAAACATACAACAAAATACAACGTAAATACAACTTTTTTGCAAGAAAATGCAAAACCAAATTCTGGATATATTTGTGAATGTGGTAAAGAATATCCTTACCGTGCTTCTCTCCATAATCATAAAAAAAAGTGTAAAATATTAAATAAAAATATAAATAAAGATGTAAAAATAGAGGATAAAATAGATAATGATGACCCATCAAAAGAATTAGTATTAAAATTAGTAGAAGAAAATACAGAAATTAAGTCATTGTTATATAAACAGTTTGAAACGATGCAAACACATATGTTTAAACAACAAAAACAGATGCACGAACAGATAAGTGAATTAATTCCTAGAGTAGGAAATAATAATACAATTAATAAAAATAAATTAAATATAAATATATTTTTAAATGAACAATGTAAAGATGCGTTAACAATGGAGGAATTTATTAAAAAGATAGAAGTGTCACTAGGAGACCTTCTAGTTACACAGAGTAAAGGATTAAGTGAAGGCGTTTCAAATATATTTATTGAGAATATGAATAAATTATCAGTTTATGAGCGACCGTTACATTGTACAGATGTAAAGAGAGAAATCCTTTATATAAAGTCAGAAGAAAATCAAAATATGGGAAACTGGGAGAGAGATGATTCTAATGTAAAATTAAAGAATGCATTAAAGCAGGTTACTCATATGCAACAAAAAAGTTTAGAGAAATGGGTAGCTGAAAATCCAAATTGGGAAGATGATCCAAAATTACAAGAAGAATATATGAAATTAGTAAAAAACTGTACAGAAGATTTTAGTGACAAAGAAAATAAAATAATAAAACGATTATGTAATCAGACACATGTAAATATTATGGATTAATATATTTAAAAATAGTTGATTTAAATATATTAATGTCAGTATTAGATGAATATTTAGATGAATTTTATGAAGACTCGAATAAAATAGAAGAATTTAAAATAAATTTTTTAAAAAATCATTATTATCCCGAAGTAAATTTAATTTTAAATACAAAATTTAAAAATTTTAAGATAGGTGTAAATAAAAATAGAGATATTTTATTTTTTACTGATGTAAATATACCATCATATGAAATAGTATATAATAGAGTAACTAAAGAATATTATAAAAAGATAAAAATATTTGATAAATATGAGAGAGAAAGTATTGATATAAATGATTATATAATACCATTAAATGATAAAAATAACTATACAAATAAAAATATATGTTTTAAAAAATGTATAATTTTATGATATTTTTATTATTTTTTTTGTTTTTTTTATTTTTTAGTTTTTAGAGTTTTAGGTTTTTTATAGTTTTTTTTTCGCTTTTTTTTTGTAAAACATTTGTTTTTATTAGAAGGAGTATATCTTAAGAAATATTTTTGAAATTCACTTTCACATTTATTTTTTTTTAGTTTATTATACAAGAAAGCTTTTTGGGCTCTAATATCTTCCATTGTTTCTTGTTTACCATAACATTTTGTAGTAAAACGTTTTAGTACACCTTTTTGACTGAGTCTATTTTTTATTTGAATAATAAATAAATATTGAGCAACACAAAGAATTCTTTTAGGGTCATAATAGTCGCGATTGGCATAAATAAATGCAAGATATAAGCTTAACATAGTATCAATTGTAGCAATATTAATATTTTTATTTTTAACTTTTATAGTATTATAACTATAACATGCTATTGTTTTATATAAAAAAACTACAGTTTCAATGCCAATTTTTATTTCATAGTGTTCGGGTATAATTTCACCTATTGCTTCGTGTCTAATAATTTTAATATTAGATATATTTTTTTTAGTTAATTCATTTTTAATAATATTAGCAGACTGTAATGGATCATTAGCTAGTACATCAAAATCAGGATGTCGAATAAGTCGTTTTCTATCACGCTGAGATATATATTTACTATATGAATAGATAGCATAACCACCAAAGAATACTAATTTTTGTTTAATAATACTATTAAGTATTGTATTATAAATAAGTGGTAATGAATCAATTGGAGTATCAAATGTTCTAATAAAATCTTTAATAGTACAATTTTCTGCTTCAATAGGATAATTTTTATTTAATAAAACTAGGCGTTTCCATACTTTTTCCCATCGAGATATATCACCATCAGGTCTTGATAGTTCAAGATAAGCGGACATTCTTAAATAATTAGCAGGAGCATAATATATGCCATTTTTTACAATACTATTTTGTTGTAATTGTTCAAATATTTCCGAATCAAGTTCTGTAATATCAGCAATAGGTATAAAATTAACATAAACTTTATAAGTTCCTATATGAACGCCAGCTTTTGCTTCAACTTCATCAAAACCATTTTTATAATATATATCGGCAAGTTCTATAGTAGTTTGAATTGCGCTGGGTGAAAAAAAATCATAGTCGGGTAATTCAATATTTTTATCATAAAATTGTTGATTTTTAGGAAGAATATTATTAATAGCAGTACCTCCATAGCATACAAGTTTTTTTGATTTTAAAAATTTTTCAAGTATATTAAAAATTTTTTTAATGATAGTAGATTTAACTGTATTTCTCTTTTTTTTACTAGCCTCTTCAATTGCATTTTGGAGAATATTAATCTCTTTTTTAAGAATGTTATTTTGTTCGTGATTCATTATTATATAATTATATTATAATCATATAATAAATTTATTAGATATGATAATTATAATAAATAAGGTGTTCCCCCTTATTAGGGGGATTTAAGGTGTTACCTCTTATTAGAGGGATTAAAGGGTTTCCCCTTATTAGATACGATAATTATAATAAACATTTGGTCCACTAGTAGTAACTGGACGAGCTTGATAAGAATATGCTGGTGGTGCTTTTGGCGGTATTTGGATAGTACTTGGAACAAACCTGAGCTCTTTTGGTTTAAGAACGAAAGCAGATCGATCTCCATCAAAAAAAGCATTATAATGTTCTAAATTAGCATCAAAATTCTGGAATGACATACCAATTAATTGACAACCATATTGTCTAGCAACATTAAAATTAGGATTAGAATCATTTGCACTCCAATCAGGTAAAACAATGGTTATATTTTTTTTATTATAATCTTTAAGTTTTAAATCTTGTGTAAATTTAACATCTTGATATTGCATAATTCGCATAAAGACTGCACCACTACCCATATTAACATATTCATCAAGTTTAGTTTTTTGATATAAAGGATTAGTTGCATCAGCAATAATAATAATTTTTCCTAAAAAGTTTTTAATAGGAACAGCACCTAAATTTTTTCCACCAAATTCAAAACTATAATTAACACCTAAAATTTTAGAGTTAAGTATATTACTAATTTGAGTAGCTAATGTGTTATACATAGGTACATTATTGCTTAATATTCTAAAATGTAAAATAAGTGGATCATTGGGATTAGGACAATGACTGGCAGAAAAAGCCATATTTATGATTGTATTAAAAGCATCAGCTGTAGAAATACTATTAAAAGATTCTTTAATAGTAAAATCATTAACTGATGATACAGCAATTGCAGGTTCATTATTAATAGAATAAATTTCAAAATCTAAACACCTAGCACCTTGTTGAATACAAGTGCGCAATGCACATAATCCAACAAAATCATCTTTAAATTGGCCGCTAGCACAAGCATTATAAGCAGTTTTGATATAAAAATCACGTAAAAGGTAAGGTGAATTATTATCAATTCCGGTTAATGTTGGTTGACTATTGTAAACTTTTTTAAGTATTTTACAATTAGTATCATATAGATTAATTTTATTATGAATATAATATATAATAGTTATAATAAGTAGTAAAATAACAGTAATACAAATAAATCGAATTTTGTCATCTCTTTGTAAATTATAAAATTTTTTTGCTTGTGCATGAGCAATATTCCAAGAATTATTTTTAATAGAATTTAAATGACTTCGAAAATCCATTATATATATACTATTATAAATATAAATATATACTTAATTATATATTAATTATATATACCAATGGGTGGAGGTTTATTAAATTTAGTAGCAAAAGGAAATATTAATGTAATATTAAATGGTAATCCACAAAAAACTTTTTTTAAAAAAACATATGCTAAATATACAAATTTTGGGCTTCAACGATTTAAAATCTCATATCAAAATCAAAATCGAATAACTTTATTTGCAAACTCAATATTTAAATTTAGAATACCTTCAGATGGCGATATGTTATTAGATACATTTTTTTCTATAAATCTTCCTAATATATATAGTCCAATATATGTTCGTCCTACTCCATTAGATGAAAATGGAGAAGCAGTGCCAAAAGATTCAAATAAAAATCCATACTGTCAACCATATGAATTTAAATGGATAGAAAATATAGGATCACAATTAATTAGAAAGGTAACATATTTAATAGATGGTAGACCAATACAAGAATATTCAGGACATTATTTATACTGTAAATCACAGCGCGATTTAACTAGTAGTGGGCGTGAACAATTTGATCAAATGACAGGGAATATAGTAGAACTAAATGATCCTGCAAATTTTTCAAATAATAATGGTAATTATCCAAATGCTTCGTGGGGAGGATTAAGTAGATCAGAATGGCAAAATGGTATACAACCGTCAATAAAAGGCCGCCAATTATTTATACCATTATATTTATGGGAAACATTTTCTAGTTATCAAGCAGTTCCATTAGTATCTCTATATTATTCAAGACTAGAAGTACATATTGAATGTAGACCATTTAGTGAGTTATTTGTAGTTAGAGATTTAAATTATTATGATAAATTTATAAATGACATATGTTATAATACAGGATTACCTTGTAATCAAAATGATATTTTTAAATATTATAATCCACCATTTATAGCACCAAATTTTAATGATTTTAGATATCAACATGGTTTTTTTTTAGAAGAGCCACCATTAAGATCTAGATGTTTAGGTGATATTAGTTATAATCAATATATTCAAACAACAGATAAACAAGGAAATTCGATAACAAAAATTCAAACAGAACAAGATGTATTTAAATATATAGCTCAATTAAATTATACAGAGAAAGATCCAGTAACAAATGTAACACTATATTGTACATATGCTTTTTTATCAAATAATGAGAGAATAAGAATAGCAGGAATACCTCAAAGATATTTAGTAAAACAAGTATATGAAAAAACAATACCTTTAGTACAAGGATTTCATAGAGAAAATGTGAATGCAACCGGTTTAACTGTATCTTGGATGTGGGTTTTTCAGAGGAGTGATGTAGTATTAAGAAATGAATGGTCAAATTATAGTAATTGGCCATATAGAAATAAAATGCCATATCCATCGGTATTAGCATTAGATCTTTCATTTACTCTAACCGATTTAGAAAGAGTAAATACACCTTATATTACACCAGTTGGGTTTGCTTGTAATAATAATATAGAAGAAAGGTTTAATCCTTGTTTACAATATATAACAGGACCAATACATCCAGGAAATCAAAAAGAGATAATGACAGAATGGGGTTTATATTGTGATGAATTAGAGAGAGAAACACTTTTTCCAGATGGAATAAATAATTATATAGAAAAATATTTAGTATTAGATGGTGATTTAGAAGATGGTATATATAACTATAGTTTTAATATAGAAAAAACAACAAGGCAGCAACCATCAGGATCAATGAATATGTCAAAATTTACAAATGTAGCATTTGAGTTTGAAACAATTGATCCTTGGCGTGAAATGATACCAAATGCAATAGATGAGCCAGGTGGGTTAGATTTAAATTTACATTGTTATAATAATGATAAATACCAAAATTATATAGATGATTCTTGGGGTGAAAAAGCTTTTGGTGAAAATAATGATTCAACATATTTTAATTATGTAAGTCCAGGTGGACAAATAGTATCAGTAAATAATGGTAATTATTTAGATTTTGATTATAATTATAATCTTACTATTATGGAAGAAAGATTTAATATTTTAGAATTTTCTGGAGGAATGGGAAAATTATTATTTTAAAACAATTTAAAATTATATTTAGATTTAAAATTTAAATTTAAATAGAATATATATGACAGGGGGATTATTAAATTTAATATCAGAAGGAAAAGAATCAATTATATTAGTAGGACAACCTACAAGGAGTTTTTTTAAAAAAGCATATATGTCGCATACAAATTTTGGACAACAAAAATTTAAAATAAATTTTGAAGGTGATAAACAACTAAATTATAATAGTCCGACCATATATCAATTTAAAATACCAAGATATGGTGATTTATTAAATCAGTTATATTTTTCATTTACTCTTCCAAATATATGGAGTCCAATACTGTCATTTGGAGGAGTGCCCGCTATGTTTTGTTCTGCGTGTAGAACTCAAATTTCATCAAAATTAGATACACATACGATACGTAGTGGTGAAGTATATTCAACATTTGTAAATGATGCGTCTCAGAATTGTAGTGCGTGTGGATGTGAGTGTACTACACAATTTGGATTTACAAATGTATTTGTAGATCCAACAAAAAAATTACAACCACGAGATCTAGATAAAACTCCTACTAAAGGAGGAATGAAATGGGTAAATAGGGTATTTCCATTTGAATTTAAATGGATAGAAAATTTAGGTGTACAGATAATCCGATCAGTTAAGGTATATTCAAATAATACTATAATTCAAGAATTTACTGGACAATATTTATTAAATATGGTTCATCGCGATTTTACAGATGATCAAAAAAACTTATTTAATAGAATGATAGGAAATACAGCAGATTTAAATGATCCCAAATATTATAAAAATAGAAATGGAAATTATCCAAATGCAGCATATTTTGGGTCAATGTATGATAAGATGCCATATGGGTTAGAACCATCAATACGAGGAAAAAAATTATATGTTCCTATTAATTTATGGTCAACAATGAATAATAAAACAGCGATACCATTAATAGCAATGCAATATTCAGAATTAAAAGTTGAAGTAGAATTAAGACCAGTGAATGAATGGTGGGTAGTAAAAAATATAATAAATCGTTTTTCACTTGCTATACAAGAGTCAAAACAGATTATTGGTGTACAACTAGATATATATGAAGATTCAAATAGAATAACAGTAAAAGATTTGAGTAATATTAGTGGTATAGAACCAGTAGGTCCAGCACCAGATATATCAAATTGTTGGGATTCAGTTTTTAATCAAATTTCTACTAATAAGATTGGAGTAAATATGGATGATATAATTACACTATTTGCAGCAATACCTAATTTATATACATCACCTAGACCAAATGAATTTTCAATATATAATTTAAAATATTTTTTAAAAGCACCTCCACCAAAAGTAATTGTAGATAAAGATTTTGATCCAAAAGGCGCAAGTATACCAGAAGTTGGAGCAATACCTTATCCAGTAAATATAAATGAAACAATAGAAAGATATTATGATGAAGTATTAGAACCTTGGTTTGCAGATATTCATTTAATAGGAAATTATACTTTTTTAACAGAAGATGAACGTAATAGTTTTGCAAATCAATGTCAATCATATTTAATAAAAGAAGTACATGAACAAGATATATATGATTTACTGGGTGGTGATCATTATATACCAATACAGACACAGGGATTAGTAATAACATGGATGTGGTATTATCAAAGATCCGATGTAGATTTACGAAATGAATGGAGTAATTATACAAATACATCTTATAAAAATGGAATTAATCAAGGAGCATTAAATACAATTGGTGTTGCAAATGCTGAATGTAAAATACAATTACCATTAAAGGGTATTATAACTGAAATAGTTTGGCAACCACCATATGATGCTCAAAATATTAGAGAAATATTATTAGAATGGGGTTTATTTTTTAATAGTACAGTTAGAGAATTACAATTAGATAATGGAATACTGGCATGGGTAGATTTATATAGTAGAGGTGAAGGTGCTGGTATAGAAGGAACATATTATTATAATTTTTGTTTAAATAGTTCACCATTTATTTATCAACCAAGTGGTGCAGTAAATTTATCTGCATTTAATAGTATTAATTGGAAATTTAAATTAAATCCTTCTGGTCGAAAAGCAAGTTTACCCAAGAAATTAGAGGTATTATGGGAACAATCTTTAATAACAGGGTCAGTGACGTGTGATCCAATATCTAATGATCCAGTAACTACAAGTATAGACAAAACCCAAATATTTCTATGGACTTATACTTTACATATAATGGAAGAACGATATAATATTTTAACAATAAAGAATGGAGTAGCGAGTTTAGCATTAACTAGAACAATTTAATTAATTTAAATATTAATATAAACTTAATTTATATTAATATTTAAATGGGAGGAGGTTTATTAAATTTAGTATCTTATGGAAATTTAAATATATTTATAACAGGAAATCCAAAAAAATCTTTTTTTGTAGCAACTTATAAGAAATATACTAATTTTGGTTTACAAAAACATATAATAACTTGTAATGTAACAAATCGTAGTCTTCGAGAGAATGAATTAAGTAGATTTGAATATACTATACCAAGATGGGGCGATTTATTATTAGATACATTTTTTGTTATTAATATGCCATATATATGGAGTCCAGTATGGGTAGAACCAAGTGATAGAAATATTACACCAGGTGGTTGTGGTACAATTAGGCATCCAGGATGTTATAAACCAGATCCGAGTAATCTATTACAAAATTGTGATGCTATAGAAAACGAGCCATCATCTTCACCAATTAATTCAGAATTGAATACAGGAATATATAAAATACAAGATCTAAGTAATAGCCAATTTGCTATACCGCATAAATTAGGTAGCGCACAAATACCATATTGTCAACCATATGAATTTAAATGGATAGAAAATTTAGGTTCACAATTAATTAAAAATATTACAGTATCAATTGGTAGTACTATTATACAAGAATTTACAGGAGAATATTTAACAAATTTAGTACAGCGTGAATATACAAAAGAAAAAAAAGATATATTTGATAGAATGACAGGCAATATTGTAGATATGAATAATCCAGGGTTTTCAGGTCTAAGAAAAGGATTATATCCAAATTGTATATATGCTGCACCAGGACGATATAAAGATCTATCGGCGAATGTATATTGGGCACTACATAATAATTTAGATGAAATTCGAAATTCTAAGATTCCTAATATCGGATCAAATTTAACACCATCAATTGATAGGAGATTATTAACAATTCCACTTAATTTATGGTATATGCTTTCAAATTCTCAAAGTTTTCCATTGGTAAGTATGACACAAAATGCATTAAAGATAACTATAGAGTGTAGACCAATAAGAGAATTATTTGTAGTAAGAGATATAAGACAATTTATAAATAATTATTATAGTCATAGTTTTGCGAAAGGAAATACAACAAGTACTGGTACAGGAGTATCTATCTATACAGATTTATCAAAAAATTACTATAAGAAGTTTTTAGACGATTGTAGCCAGTGTCCATTAGCGCCAAGTTGTTGGGATACTAATGTAAGTGGAAAATTATATTATTCACAATTTAATATTTTTAGACCATATGTACCACCTCCATTTATTAGTACTATATATACAAAAGATCCTTTATATCAAATGTATATGTTTACAACACAACAGGCGGCAACAAATCAGGCTTTTGTGCAACAAGCCGGTTTACAAACACAATTAAGTGCAGATATAGCATCAAATTTTAGATCAAGGGGTGTATGGACTGCAAATCCTAGATTATGTTCAACATATGTATATCTAGAAGAAGATGAGCAAAGAGTATTTAGAAGTCGTCCCCAAAGTTATTTAATTAAACAAATACAGACAATATTATTTGAAAAAGTTAATCATAAAGCATATGCAAAAGATAGATTTAACTCAAATAATATAGTATCAAATTGGACCTGGTTTTTACAAAGATCAGATGTAGATTTAAGAAATGAGTGGAGTAATTATTCAAATTGGGAATATAATAATGAGCAAGTTTATACCCTCCAGTCATTATATTATACAAAGCTAAAAGAAACAAATACAAATTCTAACTTTAGTCTAGATTTTCATTTACAGCCGACTCAATATGCAAATCCAAATAGTAATTTTAGTGTAAAACCTCACATGTTTGAGATTACAACAGCAAATACTTTACCAAGCAATTTTTCATTAGCAGCAAAATATTCAGTAGATTTTAGTTATGGTTTTCAAGGTGTAATATGTTATTCGGCTGGATTTTCAGGTTTAGCACCAGGAGCAATATATGTAGGTCCAGGTATGATGCGAAATCCACCATATTTTCCATTTTCTTGGAAATTTAATGATATTTCAGGAGTGATTCCATATATAACAGGACCATATCGAGGTTTAGATAAGACAATTTTAAAAACTTGGGCACTATCATTGGATGGTAAGCTTCGAGAAGAAAATTTCGAATCATTATATTTTAATACAGTAGAACAGCTATTAAGAAATAATGGTGGATGGAAAGAAGGATTATATAGTTATAATTTCTCACTAAATGGATCGCCGTATGAAATAGAACCAAATGGAGCAATGAATTTAATACACTATCGAGATATAGATTTTGAATATGAAACCTTTCCATTGTTAGAAATAAAAGATCCGTCGCGTGTAGCAATAATACCAATATGTGATAGTTCAGGTAATAGTTATGGTTATAATAAAACAGATTGGCAAATATATGATTATACTTTTAATATGAAAATATTTGAAGAACATTATAATATATTAACAATAGAAAATGGTTTAGCTTCATTAGAATTTCATAGTTATAGATAAATTGGGAATAAATAGTATTAAAAATATAATAATAATATATATGAATTATTTTGATAAGCAAAATGAAACAGATACTATAAAAGAAGGATATGAAAATAAGGATGAACCAAAGATAAAAAAAAAGGATAGCCAAGTATTAAAAATAGTTTTACATGTATTAAAATTAATAATAATAGTAGTGTTATTTTTTATATTTAATGGTAGTATAGTTTTTTTAATAAAAGAGGCAAGTGATGCAGTATTAAACAAAATTTTACCATCAGAATGTGAAGAGCCACCCTATGGATCGAGAAAAGTTCATCCTTGTAAAGATCCTGAAGGATGGACAGCTGCAGCAACAAAAAAAATAATTAAATTATTGGAAGAAGGTGAAGATTTACCAAATTATGTACAAGATGAACAGTCAAAAGATAATATAGGAAATAATTGTAATATAGATGCTAGTTATCCATATAAATGGTATCGTAAAGATCCCGATGATGTATTACATAATTATGTAAATTGGTTTTTAAATTCATTAGCAAGAACCCAAACAAATTTACATGGAAATATAAAAGGTTTTATGAAATGGTTAAATTCAACCCGATTTTCAACAAATAGTATATTAATAGTAATTTCACTAATAATATTAGTATTAGTATTGCCAATAATTAAGTTATATACATTATTTTCGTTAATAATTAGACAAATAACAACTTTTTGGAAACATGGTATATTTGCAATGATTTTAATAATAATTACCGGATTATTTATTGGTACTCTTGATATAATTATATCAAGTTTCAATACACTAAAAATCTTTTTTGAATTAGCAATAAAACCATTATTTAATAGTGAACAGCGTGAATTAATAATGAATATAGTGAAGGGGGAAAATGTAGTAATTGGATACATATTAGGATTTATGTTTTTACAAATTTTATATAAAATAAAGATGAATAAACATATAGAAAAACCAGTAAAGATAATTCCAACAGTAATATTCTATTTGATATTAATTATTCATTTAATAAAATATATATATAGTTTATTTTCAAAGATAGGTGGTAATGAAAGCAATAAGTGTATATAGATATAATATTAATATTTATTTAAAAGTATATTTATATTATAAATAAATATGGGTAAAAAAAGCAAATCAAAAAATCTAGATAATTTACCATTAGTAAGTGTATGTACTCCTACATATAATAGAAGACCATTTATTTCATCAATGATAAAATGTTTTAATCATCAAACATATCCAAAAGATAGGATTGAATGGATTATAATAGATGATGGTACAGATAAGATAGAAGATCTGGTATGTGATATATCAAATGTAAAATATTATAAGTATAATGAAAAAATGCCATTAGGAAAAAAGCGTAATATCATGCATGATAAATCGCAAGGAGATATACTAGTCTATATGGACGATGATGATTATTATCCTCCAGATCGTATAATGCATGCTGTAAATATGTTACAATCGCATCCAAAAGCACTTTGTGCTGGTGCAAGTGAAATATATATATATTTTAAACATATAAGTAAAATGTATCAATTTGGTCCATATGGACCAAATCATGCAACAGCAGGAACATTTGCATTTAAACGAGAATTATTAAAAGATCATAGATATAATGATACAGCGGCATTAGCAGAAGAAAAAGCATTTTTAAAAGACTATACTGTACCATTTGTACAATTAGAACCAAAAAAGACAATTTTAGTATTTTCTCATGATCATAATACATTTGATAAAAAAACATTATTAAATAATCCACATCCACAATATGTAAAAGTTTCAGATAAAAAGGTTGAAGATTTTGTAAAAGAAAAGGATTTATTAGATTTTTTTATGGAAGATATAGAAATAGCGTTAAAAGATTATGACGCAGGAAAGCCAGAAATGAAACCAGATGTTTTAAAACAGATAGATGAGTTAGCAAAAGAACGTGAGCAATTAATGAAAAAAAAAACAGATGAGATGCAAACACATAATAATCAAATATTTCATAGCATGGGATTATCAAAAGAACATGTGGACCATTTAAAAAATAATCCAAATGAGTTAAATAAAATTATAAATGAAAACCAGAGTAAAATAAATCAAAATCAAGTTCTATTACAATTATTAATGGAATCTAAAAATAATGAACCAAAAATTACAGGTGAATTTAATGGAAAAACACAAATATTATCAAATGAACAAATTTTAAATATTTTAAAACAACAAGATGATACTATAGATAAATTAAAAAATGAGTGTAATAGAAAAGATAAATATATAAAACTTTTAGAGAGTAAAATAGGTATAACAAATAATTAATTATTATATAATAAAAAATTGATATAAAAATTATATAATAATAGAGAATAGCATGGAGAACAGTATGGAGAATATTATTGATAAGAAAAATATGTCTAATTCTGATGAAGTAGAAAAAGATAGTATTTATGATCCATATAAGAAGGTATATTATTCAGATATAGTAGGATCGCCAATTCTAGATGCAGTAACTGGTGTAAAATATCCGTTCAAGGTAGGTAGTCTAGATGAAAAAAAATTCTTTAAAGTTCGTTCAACAATTGCTTATAAAAATAGATTGGCAAAAACACCATATCCAACTTGTGCATCACTCGCAAACCAAGCATTTTATGAAAATCCTCAATCATATATGCGGTATCATTCGGTGATGTTATCAAATGAAATTTTAGATAATTGGAATAAAAGAAATATGGCAGTCACAAATTAATCATTATCTTTATCATTATATGAATATTGAGTATTTATATTATGAAATTTGTCAATATATCTGTAAATTCTATTAATATCTAACTTAGTAATTTCATATTGTTCCATATAGTTAAAAATTTCCCCAGAATTATATAAATTTTGTAATTTAATAAATAGTGTAAATAGGTCTTTTTTGTCTAGACTAAAAATTTGACATAAATTTTGAATAAATAGTTGATTATTATACTCTGTACTATATTTAGTAAGAACTTTAGTAAATCGTATAGTTTTAATATCATTTTTAGTAATATTTTTTTTTAATAATAAGTTGTTATAAAAAACTTTAATTAATGAACTCATTTCATTAAATTGCCATATTTGTTTTTGAAATGTAATACGATCAATGTAATCAGCAGTGCATATATTATCTAATATATTTATGTATAGTGGAATAGTGATTTTATTATCAATTTTATTAAATGTTTCTATTATATTTTCGTGCCATAATAGTCCTACTATAGTTCTATCGGTTTCATTCATAATAATATTATGATTATTAATATTTTGTTTTTTATTTATTAGATGACGAGTAATATCTTTAGTATCTTCTGTAAAAGATTTTGGTATAAAAAGAGCAAGAGTTTCTTTATTTAATAAAATGTTAAAATTTTTATTATATAATTTTTCAATCGAACTTAGTTTACCTAAATCATTTTGAATATATGTGGTAATACTAGATAATAATTCTTTATTAGAATATATTTTGGGCATTATAAGTTGAATAATATTGGTAATTTCTTTAATAGTAGGAATAGGAAATGGTATAGTAAGACAAACTTTAATTAATTCATTAATTTTTTTATCAATATGATAATTCCCTATACAAAAAATAGGTATAAAAGAAATTTCTTCTAATTTTTGTTTTCTAGTTTTTTTGGGGCGAATTACTTTAATAAGTGAATTAATACCACCTTTATCTCCATTATTCATTCCATCTATTTCATCCATAATAATTGCTAATGGTTTAGTTTTTTTATTTAATAAAGAGAGAATATTAGTATCAGTCATATTATTTTGGGTAATAGTGTCGATAATACATTTATTTCTTATGTCTCCTGCATCATATACTATAATATCATAACCTAAACTAGTTAATATTTCTTTTACAAAATAGGTTTTACCAGTACCTGGAGGTCCATAAAGATAAACACCTCTTTTAGTAGTTAAATCATATTTATTTTTTTCAAAATTAATTAAAAATTTATTGATTTGACTAATTATATTTTCACGGCTAAGAATACTATTTAAATTTATGCTATCCATTCTTTATGTTTAATTCTATAATCTTTACAATTTAACTTTTTAAGTTTAGATATTTCTAAATGTAAATTTAATAAATATAAACATTTAGTAGCTTTATTTTTATTAGAAAAATCTGATAGAAAATATATATAATTGTAATAAATAACCTTACCATAGTTATAATTATTTATTTTAATCCATTTATTTAAATTTCTATATATAATATGTTCAAATACAAATGAGCAATCAAACCGAATAATATCTCTAATATAGGAACTATAATTATATATATATGTATCTATATAGGAATTATATTTAATATAGTATTTTTTATTTAGAAAAATTTTTTCTCTAGGATTTACGTAATAAAATATAATATCTAAAATATCATTTGGAAGATGTTCAATTATATCTATCATATTATATAATAAATATAATATAATAATTTATTCAATACCACATACTTTTTGTAGTTGCGCGCCAGCATTTGTAACACCATTCCAGGTTACACCACATCGTCTAGCCCATCTAGATTTTGCACATATAGCATCTTTACCAATAAAAGGTGGGCTATTAAAACTCATTGTATTATCTTTTCCTGTATTACAACTTCCTAAATGTTTAATATTTACACAGCCATTTTTATTAGCAGTCCAATAATCTGGACAATCACTACTTACAGGAGGAAACTTAGCGTTGTGTTCGCTTTGATATATACCATAGCCAATCCATGTTAATAAGCCAATTAGTATAATTGCAGCAATCATAACTACTATTTGTTGAAATTGCATATATAAATTATTGTAATATTTTTTTTCTAATATCTATTATATGAATTTTGTATCAAATGGAAGAGTAGATATATTAGGTCCAATTGGACCACAATTTCAATTTGCAGATAAAATACCAATAAAACAGTGTGTATCATTTAGAGATGCTTTAACAGGACAATGGACAGATACACTATTATCTTGTACATTTTTTAGTACAGAGAATATACAAATATTACAAAATGCAATAAGAAAAGGTGTATATGATAGATCAAATGGTCAGTATATAATTGCACCCCAAAACTGTAACGAATTAAAAATTATAATGAGAAGTATATTTTTACAACACGCAAATAATTTACCTTGTGATATTAAACATCAAATTATTACTCTAAATAATCTGGTAACTAATTTTGCTATAGAACAGGTATATAAGGAAGCAGTTTCATATATTAAATATAAAATAGATGCAAGTACATTATCAGTGCCAATTTCAACACCAGTTAATACAAGTCCTAAAACAAATACTTTAGAATTACAACCATTTTTTTAATTTATTATTATAATTAAATCTAAATTAAATAGTGAATTGCGTCACAGCTTAGTAATCTTATATTTAATAAAATTATTATCTTATACTTTATATAATTCTATATTTTTCATTATAATATATTTTTTAAATATTTAAACAAAATATATTATATATATTTATATTGTGTATGGATGCCCGAGTGGTCTAAGGGGGTAGACTCAAGTTCTACTGTCGTAAGACTCGTGGGTTCGAATCCCACTCCATACAATATTTTAGCAATAAACTATTAGTACTAATATGATAAATTATTATTATATTAGTAAATAATATATGAGTCGCTGTCCTCCAGGTGTAATATGTATAGAAAATATAACATTATTTTTTATAATGGTAGTTATATTTTCTGTATCACTAGGAATAATATATTTATCTAAAAATAATAATTTGAGTAAAATAGAATATAGAAATATAATAGATTTACCAAATAATATTAGTACAGGATTAATACCAAAAGCTAGTTATACATATTCAAATGTAGAAAATGATGTATTATTAAATCCATATGAAGGACCAACAAGAGATAATAGATTATTTCCTAATTTAAATATATTTTCTACTAGAATGCCAATAAATACTCCTACTCAATCATTTGATACTAGTTATAGACAAATAGGTATTTTAACACGTATAGGGAGTGATAAAGAGATGATTTTACCATTAATGGGTAGACCATTAATTACAAATAGAGATAAATGGAATTTTTATACAATGTCAGATAAAAATAGTATGATAAAATTGCCTATTAAATATAAAGGACGTAATTGTACTGCTGATATAGGTTGTGATGATTTATATACCGGTGATGTAGTTAAAGTTGAGGGATATAGTGGTAGTTTTAAAGTAACAACATATGAAAATGATATGCCAAAATATATTCCTTATATTTAAAATATTTATTATAATATATTTATATTATAATAAATAATGGCTAGAAAACCATGTGCACAATCTATACCACAATTACAAATTAATGAATTCAATTGTGGATGTAAAGAGAGTAAAGGAAGATTTAGTAGAATTGCTAGAAATGCTATATTACCTTTTTATTACGATTGTAGTAAGGTAAATGATCCAGTAAATAACTTAGAAAAATGTGAAAAAGTTTTTTATATTAAAAATCCAAAATTTTTTGCAGGCACAGCTAAAAATAATCCAGGAAGTTTAGTAACTCAAGCTATGAGATATTCACGTTTAGCAAAATCAGTTGCAAGAAATGCAAATGGTAGATCTAGCGTAAAACTATTTGATATACCACCAATTTGTATAAATATAATACAATCAGTTAATTGGTATAAACAAAATGAAACTTATTTTAGAGAAAACAATCTATTATTAGAGCAAATAAATAATTCAAAACAATTCTGTTCTTGTAATATGCCTTGGGATATAAATTTTAATACTACATCCCAAACTCTTAGGAATACTTAGTACACGGTCTAAAAAATGATTTATATAACCATTCAAATCCAGTTGGTTGTTGATAGTTTGCAACTCCAACCCAAGAAGTTCTTATATTTCCCCCACCTTTTAAATATTTTTTACTCATTTTATATTTTCTAGATTTCTTATAATATTTATATTTTTTTTTGTTTTTTTGAGTTTTATTTCTCATATTTATATTATATAAATATAAATATTTTCTAAGTTAATATTATAAATGCGTAATCACCGTAAATCAGCAGATGGTCTATACCATATTGGTAGTCAAACATTTGATAAATTAGAAGGTTCACGAGCAGAAGTTGGCCATGGTACAGCATACAAAACAAGTGGAGGACTTTTAGCTAAAGATTTAGTCTATGTAAGAAATCGTTGGAAATCTAAGAAAAAGCATGAAACAGCAAAACGTGAGCAAAGATTACAAAAGCATGGATATTTTGCACAAAAAGGTAAGTTTGGGTATATTAAAAAGACTCCAAAAAAGTCTAGAAGTCCATCTCGAGTACGTAGAGCAAGAACAATTGGAGGAACAAGAAAAAAGAGATAAAATAATAAATAATAACTTAATATTTTTATTTATTATTTTATTATTTTAATATTTTTTAACTTTGTAATTTTTCTAAGTCGAATTTTAAACGGGTATATTATTTTAAAATTAGTAATTATATTATATAGAGGTAATATTAATAACTGTAAAAAAAATATTTACTCCAGTATAAATAACTGAACCAATTGTAAAATAATATTTTGATTTAATCATTTAATTATAAAATATATTAATAATTTTATAATATATTTTATTATTAAATATTATATGTCTAAAGCTATTCATGAAAAAGTAAGTAGAATAGTTAATAATACAGATAAAGTTCCTACTATTGTAAATAACGATAGCAATTTTGTAGTAATAACATATTGGTGGGGAAGTGGTAAATTAAATAGAAATACAGCTAGACCGTGTACTTCATTTTATGAAGATTATCTTAAAAAAATAAATAATTATATGATTTCATTAATTAATACAGCAGTTGGAAGAGAGATTTATAAAACAGGAGGTACTGTAGACGAAGATAAGTTAATTAGTACTATATTTAAAAATTTATCGGAATATCCAAAAATTTTTGAAGGACTATATGATGCAATTAGTAACAAATTAGTAAAACATTATATTAATGATATATGTGATTATAAAAAAATAGATGAAAAGATACCAGACAGATTTGCAGAATTAAAAAAAAAATATCCTGACTTTGCTAAGGATATAACATCAAAAACACCTGAATCATTAACATATGAAATAGCAGGTATTATAATTAAAGGTATATTAAGAAACAGTGATAATTTAAAAAAATTATATAAAATACAACAAGAATATAATTCATCTAAAAAAGAATATTTAAAATATAAAAGAACACAAGAAATAGAGAGTAAAAATCAAGAAAATTTAAAAAAAATACAACAACTTCAGTTATTATTATTTACACGCAAAGATGAAGATGATTTTTTAAAAGATTCTACAACTACTTTAGCTAGACAAATAGAACCAACAAAAAAAATAGATATAGATTTGGGTATTTTAGCCAATAAAGTAATGAAATTAAAAAAAGAAAAAGAAACTATTAATAAAGATATTATTGATGTACTTAAAAAAAAACACCAACAACCAAATGGAGCAAATGAGTCTATTTTCGATGAATTAATAAATTTATTGGAATACTTACCGCCTATTAAATTTGAGGATATGATATCAAACTGGGAAAAGTCATGTAGAGAAAATAACTGTAACTATTTAGCAGTTGAATATCCTGAATTTACCCAAGAAGGTGGTTATCAATTAGCAATAAATGCTAAACCAAAATTTATTGAGAAAGCATTAAAGATCTGTAGTGGAAGATCAGTACTCTATATAGATGGAGATATGAATATAAGAAAATATCCAGCAATTTTTGATATAAAAAATGTAGATTTTATGGCAAGAGGTTGGTGGATAGATCCTCGTTCAAGTTGGAAAATGGAAGAAAGTATTATGTATGATCCATATAATTTTGAAACATCAGGAGGCACTATGTTTTTTTCATCATCTGAAGAATCTAAGAAATTAATCAATTTATGGATCAGTGCAGCAGAAAATCCTATAAATGATGGAAAAGCTGATGATAGAGTATTATCTCTAATTTTTAATACAAAAGGTGTGCTAACTTGGATTAGAATAATACAACTACCCATTGAATATTTATGGTTAACTTTAGATTATGATCAACGTATGTTAGAATATGTATATGATTATAATTTTGCAAATATGGATTCTACAATATTTATAGACCATCCTGAATGTCTAACAAGTGAAGATACTGCTTCTGGTGCTGGTGCATCATCTAATAGACAACCTAAATTTTATGATTTTTTGGAAGATGTTTATCCTTGTGTTGAAACTTCTCACGAATATATTATGTTTAAAGAATTAGTTGAATCTTATCCACAATCAGCTAAACAAGTTACAGATTATTTACAATCACCAAGTAAACAAGAAGAACAGAAAGAATTAATAGGAAAAATATTAGAGATAGATAAAGAATTACTAATTGCTCCAGAATCTGATCATAAAGATTTAAGAATGACACGAAATACTTTAAAAAATGAAAAAGATCTTATAAAATATTTGCCATATTTTTATTGGTATTATCATTATATGGGAGGTGTACATTACATAGATGATGGTAATGCTGATTTAATAGATAGTGGATATGTTGAGCCAGGAAATGAAGTAGAGGAAAATTCACAACCATTAAATGTAGTATCCTACATTGATAAATTTGGTAATAAAAAACATCCAAATAGCAGTGGAGAAACAGTCAATCAAGTTGCAGAGATAAATATGTCTTCAGTTAGTGAAATAGAATTAGACAATTTCTACAAACCAAATAGTGATAAATTTATATTAAAAGACTATTCAACACATACTGAAATTGTACCAGAAGATTATATTTGTTTTACAAATAAATCGTTGTTAAGAGTATTACTTTCACTCTTACTAAAAAAACGTGTTGTTATAATAAATCCAGTCACTTTTGAAGGTTATAATACTGAATTATATAGTAAAATAGTTAGTAATATTGATATAATATACAAAAATGTTGATTTGGTACTTAATCCAATTCATAGTGTATCATCTAGACGTAGTGAGTTTTATAAACCAGAAATAAATTTACATCAGCCTATTTTATTTAAATATGAATCCAGATTAGTAGATTTTCTCTCTATACAATTAAATATAGAAGACTTATCAATACTTCTAAAAAATGGATCATATGAATTTATGTCACTAATTAGAATAGCATATATATTACCAAAAAATAAAATTAAACCAGTAGAAACACTAGCTGGAGGCAATAAAGATATTATAGATAAACGTATACCTAAATACAATATAAATACAACAATAAATGAATATCTTTATATATTAGAAAATCCAATTAAACAAATAAAAAATAAAAATAGTAATAAAAAACATACAAAAAAAAAGAATAAGCAAAAAAAACATAAAAAAATAACACATAGATTAAAATAATCTATTTAAATTCAGGATTCCATTCATTAGTACCATTAATAAATTTTAAGACAAAATTATCAGTAGGTTCTTGTATATCTCTGCACTTAGCATGTTCAAAATCAATAATCCATAAATTTTCACCTTTATCTAACATAAAATTATATCCAGTAATATCTGGATATTCAACAAGATAACTATTCATTAAATTAATTGTTTTCTGAATAATGTTAATTAATTTTTTGGGCACATTTTCAATATCTTCCCCATAAATATTAGATAAATTATCACCATATATCATTTGCATACTAAGTCGTTTATTTTCACTATCATAATTATATATTTTTGGAACCTTAATATTAATATGATTTTCTTTAGAATTTGAGTTATTTTTAATTAAGTAGTAAACCCATTCATGTATAAAATATTCGTTTTCACTAACGTTTTCTTTTACAAATATATTACTCATATTGATAATTAATTTTATATAAAATAATTATCAATTTATTTTTTATTATTAGGTTTATTATTATTATATTTAATATACTCGGTTTCTAACTCTTCTAGTTCATCTAACCAAATAGTTTCGATAGTTTTCTTTTCTAATTCTTTAAACTGGTTTTCTTTATTATTTTTATCTTTTAATATTTTTTCGATGTTTTCAGTACTAACACTATCCATAGGCATTTTAGTTAAATAATTATATGGTTGTTTACTATCATCTGGATTTTTATCAAAATTCATATCAGTTAGTAATTGTACAATAATATCATCCCGCTTTTTACGTAGATCAATCTTATCATCTAGTGTCTCTACTATAAATCTAGCTCGATTAGATAAAATTACTAGTTCCCGTTTAAGAATATCTAGTTGATTTTCTTTACGACTAACATAATATTCATATCTAATAGGATAATATGCTTCAACTATTTCAGATGCATTTTCATATTTTTGTAAATGTTCATTATGATCAAATAGGTGCATATTATTTGTTGAATGTGTAGTAAATAGTTTTAGTAATTTTTCTAATTCACTAACTTTTTCAGTACAATTACCACTAATATCTTTAATATTTTGAATAAGATTTTTTAAAACTCCTGGATAAAACTCAACTATAAAATTAACATCAGATTCTGTAGATAAATCATCAAAATCTTTAACAAATGCTTTATGATCTTTACTTTTATTATCAATTAATGTTTCTAAAAATTCTTTATAATCTTGAGTCCATGTTCCAACTGGCAATTCTATAATCTCAATCTTATTATCACTAATTTTTTTATAATTGCCTTTAATTAAGTATTTTTTGGGTGCAATAAGTTTAATTGTACCTTTGAACCCTCTATAATATGGTTCTATTTCAATGTCGCTGTCTTTATTTTTGAGTAAAAGTTTTACTTTTTTGATAATTTGTAATGGATTATAACACATAATATCTGTACTAAATCCAGTGCCAATCCCTTTTGAACCATTTACTAAAATCATAGGAATAATAGGAACATAATAGATTGGCTCAACTTTATCACCATCATCTTCTAAATATTCAAGAATATTATCATCTTCTTGTCTAAAGATAAGTCTAGTTAAAGTATTTAGATGTGTAAATATATATCTTTCAGATGCAGCATCTTTTCCTCCAAGTAATCTAGTTCCAAATTGACCTTTTGGTTCTAGTAAATTAATATTATTTGATCCAACAAAATTCTGAGCTAAACCTACAATTGATGAATTTAAACTAGCTTCACCGTGATGATAGCCTGAATGTTCTGAAACATAACCACTAAATTGTGCAACTTTAATTTCACTAGTTAGACGTTTCTTAAATGCCGAATAGATAATTTTTCTTAAACTAATTTTAAAACCATCAATTAAATTTGGAATAGAACGTTCATTATCGTATGTTGAGAAATGGATAAATTCTTTATCAATAAATGTTTCATATGTAACTTGACATTGACTAGTATCAATAAAACTATTTCTATCATATGTTGATAACCACAGTTTTCTATCATCACTACGTTTTTTATTAAAGATCATATCTATTTTACTAGATGAACCTTCGCCAGTTGAATTAAATGAAACAATTTTTTTATGTTGAAAATATTCTTTAAACTCTTTACTAGTACTAGTACCTAAACCCTTATAATATTTAATAGTCCAACTATTAGCATCATTTGTTTTTTTCCATTCATTGAATTCACCTTCATTATAAAATTCCTTAACTTGATTACCTCGTTTTGCTTTTAAAATAGGAGTATTCATATATCCAATAAAGTCTGGAATTTTAACAAGTGATTTCCATAAGGATTCAAAGAGATTTAAACCTAATCCTTTAATATGACTACCATCTAAATCTTGATCTGTCATAAAAAGGATTTTACCATAACGAAGTTTAGTAGTAACATCTTTTTCAGTATATTCTTTACCGTGTTCTAATCCTAAGATTTGTTTAATTTCAGTGATTTCTTTATTACCTCCAATTTTAGAGAGTGGTTCCCCTCTTACATTTAATAATTTACCTTTCATAGGATAAACGCCAATAATATTTCTATCTTCTCTTGTTAGACCAGATACAATACCAGCTTTAGCTGAATCTCCCTCACATAATATTAGTGTACATTGACCAGATTTAGCTGTTCCTGCAAAATTTGCATCTATTAATTTAGGAATACCACGAATTGATTTAGTTTTAGAACCATCTTGCTTTTTAAGAGTTTTTGTTTCTTTTACTTCAGTAATTTGACAAGCAGCGCTCATTATTCCCATTTTTGCAATTTTTTCAATAAATTTATCACTTACATTACATTGAGAACCAAATTTAGATATAGGTGTATTCATATAATCTTTTGTTTGACTATCATAATTTGGATTTATAATATCACATCTTAAAAATAACATTACTTGTTCTTTGATTGAAGATGGTTTAACATCAACCTTTTTTTTCTCTTTAATATATTTTATAAGTTTTGTAGTTATTTGATTCATAATATAATCAACGTGTTTACCGCCTTTTGATGTATATATACCATTAACAAATGAAATTTGACTAAACTCACCTTCTGGGGCTAATGTAATTGCATATTCCCATCGCTCATTAGCCTCTTCATATTTTATTTCATTATCACCAGTAACTAATTTAATATATTGTTGAAAATTTTTTAGTGGTATAATTTTAGAATCTAATTTTACTTTAACAATTTTATCTGTAACAGCGGCAATATCATATATTCTACGTTTAAATATATTTATCATATCATTATCTAATCCATTTACTAACCCTAATCGTTTATAATCAGGTTTAAATTCAATTTTAGTATATGGTTTATTTTTACATTTTACAATTTTAGGTTTATCAATATTATCAAGATTATTATGAAATTCTTGAGTATATTTTAATCCACGTTTATGATCAATTGTTTCTATTTTACCCCATGTAGACCAAATAAATACTAATTTTACACCAAATCCATTTTTACCTCCAACTATTTTTTCTTCACTTTTGTTATAATTTGTTGATGTTCTTAAATGTGCAAATATTAATTCTGGAATCCAAACTTTATATTCAGGATGTTCTGCAATATCAATTCCATTGCCATCATTAATCATTGTTATAGTACCATCATCACTAATAGATATATCAATATATGTAACAGGAATACAATTATCTTCATTATTACTAATAGCTTGTTGCATTCTAACAACATGATCTCGGCAATTTACAATGGCTTCATCAAATAGTTTATATAGCCCAGGATTATATAAGATTTGCTTTTTTAATATATTATCTTCTGAAAATATAAATTCATTAGATTCTATTAGTTCTACTGATCCAATATATGTATCTGGATTATCTAAAATATGTTCTTTATCACTCTTTTTCTGATATTTATTAAGATCAGTCTTTGATGTAGATGACATTTATTAATATGTTTACTATTCTTTTAAATTATTTTTCAATTTTTTTAAAGTTATATTATATAATGCGAGATAGTCAAAATTATACAAAAAAAACTAAAAGAGTAAAAAAGAAAAAATATAGAAATTTAGTATATACACAAAAAGCAGGTAAAAGTATATTAGGAAGGTGCTATATAATAGATTTACCAAATAATAATGTAAAAGTTATAATAGGACGGCGGAGATATTATACAAAACATTTTGATATAAATCCTATAGCAAAAAATTTATTGAGAGATATTGCAAATGATCCATTTAAAAAAAATAATTGCATCGCAATTGCAAGGCAATTAGATATAGAGTTTAAACAACTAAAACAAGAATATAAAAAATAAAATTATTATATAATATGAATAATATGAATGAAAATACAAGAAAATTATTTTTTAATAAATTATCAAAAAAAAAAGATACTTTATTAAAAAATGATAATTTGGGAAATTTAAAAAAAAAAGGGTATTCAGAAATAGAGTTGATAAAATATAATGCAGAAATAGAGAGAAGAGCATTAGCTAATAAATTAGAATTACCAAGTAATACATCTTGGAAGATAATTGTTGAAAAAAATAATGAAATAGTTGAAAATAAAGCCATTAGATTTAAATAAATTAACTATTTAAAGATTTTATTAAAAGGTATTTCTATAATGGATGAGAATTTTCAAAATTCTGGTAATATTCTAACAATTCAAACAATTCAAATAGCACCATTTAGAACATTAATGACTGCATTAAAAGATATACTTTTAGAAACAAATATTACATTTAGTCCTGATGGTATTAGAATAATAAATATGGACAAGTCGCATACAATTCTAGCCCATTTATTTTTACAAGCCCAAAATTTTGAATACTATGATTGTAAAGAGGAAAAAATAGTAATTGGAGTAAATATGTTTCACTTATTCAAATTAATTAATACAATAGATAATGATGATACATTAACATTATATATTGAAGAATCTGATTATGTAGATGGTATTGTTCATCATTTAGGTTTAAAATTTGAGAATGGTGATATTAAACAGTGTAAAACACAAAAATTACGTTTAATTGAACCAGATAATGAAGAATTAGCAGTACCTAATGTAACTTTTGCATCTATTTTAAATCTACCATCAACTGATTTTCAGAAAATAATTAGAGATTTAAGTATTATTTCTGATAAATTAGAAATAAAATCAGTAGGTAATGAATTAATTTTTAAATGTCAGGGACAATTTGCAAAAGCAGAGATAAGAAGATCTGAAACAGGTGGTCATATGGAATTTATTCAAAAAGATCCAAATAAAATAATTCAAGGAGAATTTTCTTTAAAAAATTTAGGATATTTTATTAAGTGTACAAATTTATGTAGTCAGATAGAGATGTATTTAGAAAATGATTTACCTTTAGTTGTAAAATATAATGTTGCTTCTCTAGGAGAAATTAAATTATGTCTAGCCCAATTACCACCAAATTAACTAATAATTGTTTTTATTTTTTTTCTAAAAATATAATAAGTGTTATAAATGCAGCAATTGAACAAGCTGCTGCGCCAACCGCATCTATTATAGGATCATTATTATGTCCTAAAACTACTAAGTACTCTCCTATAAACCATATAATACATCCTGTAAATGCTATTAATAGTGCTATAAAATTAAATATATTATGATATTTTTTAAATATAGTATATTTATTATTTTTAATAATATTAAATATACTATCTTTAAAAAATATAGATATACCATATCCACTACATAAAATAATTATAATTAATAGAATTATTGTTATAATATTCATTTATATATATATAAATAAATATTATAATTATGAATCATTAATATGTTTTTTAAATAAACAACCTTGTCTTGTTAATCCATCTATATCAATTATAATATTTGGATCAATATTATCACAATTAGAAAACCATATTTTTACAATACAAAAATTTTTTTTTGGTGAAATAGTTATACCTGTAATATTATCACTGTAATCTTCACAAGTTAATGTTTCACCTAGTAGAACATAAGATAATTTTTTCCAACTATCGCCAACCACTTTATTATTAATTTTATAAGAAAAACAACCACCATTTCTATTTTTCTCATCTTCCCAAGTAGGATATATACCTTTTCTCATTACAAATAACATACAGTTTTTTATAATCGATTCTGGAAGATTTTCAAATAGTGTAGTTGCATCTTCAACTGAATTAATATCAGAAATTTGTTTATAACTATCTAAATTCCAATTTGTATCGTGCGGTAGATGTGACCAAAGTGTCCATGTATCTAACAATTTAGACTTGGATATACTACAATTATCTATTTGTTCTACCATGGTATCCATAATATATCTCTGTAAAATAATTTTTATATCATTTTTATCTAAGTTAATTGATCTATATGATAATTATGTGTTCCTAATTTTATAAATTGAGAACTATTTAGTTCTATTTCATTTGCATTATGATCAATTAAACTTATTTTAATATTATCTAACTCTTCGTTTAAATAATTCATACAAAACCAATTATTAAAATTTTTATCAAATAAAATAGAATTTTTAATATAGTATGATCTATTCTCATTATATAAATATTTAGTGATATCTATGTTTTTATTATCAGATTTAATCATTACTAACATAAATCTAAACTTACATATATCAGGAATTATTTTTAGATAGTCTAATATACTATAATCATCACTAACTTTTACTAAATTTTTATCATTATTATTATAATTTACTACAAAATAATCAGCTTTTGGTATGTTATCTATATTATTAAAATTATTTTTTTGAATGACTCTATTATTTTTTATAAATAAAATATCATTATTTGTATTAAAATACATCCATACTTCATAGTATAGTTTATTAATATATAGTAAAAATTGTCTAAAGTAATAGATAAATAATAATAAATTATTTAGTAAAATTTTTTTTAAATGATTATATTCCATTATATATAGATATAAAATTAGAAAGTTTTATATCTATTTAACTAATTATTTTTTGATTTTGGTATAAAAGTATTAGAATTAGGATCTAAACCAAATGCAAATAGTAATGTACTACTTATTATTGTCATAAATATAAATGGTACAAAAACTATAAACCATGAAATAATACCTAAACCTTTTTTACATAAAATATTAAGTACTAATGTAAATACTATCATAACTAAAAATTTCATAAATGCTGAATTATATAATTGTTTAAATGTATCAATGATTATATGTGTAAGAGAAAATCCTATATATACGATTGCTGGTGCACAAACTTGCATTATTATATAAATATAATAATATTATATTTATATATCAGATCTATCTTCTCTTAGATTTTTTATTTGATTTTTTATTTGATTTTTTATTTGATTTTTTCTTCTTTTTTTTCTTAGATTTTATGTTTTTTTTTGTCCTTTTTTTCCTCCATATGAACGTTTTGATATACTTTGTTGATTACTTCTAAATCTTTCAAGAGCGCGCATATAACCTGGGCCTCCAGGTTGATACTCTTTTTCATTAAATTCACTGAATTTCTTTTTATTTATTGCATCTAAGTTTCTTCTAACAGACTTTTTTATACTATCCATACTATCTTTATTATAAAAATCAATTGATTTTTTATCTTTTTCTAAATTTAGTTTACCAACATTTTTTAAGGTGCCTTTCATTACTAAATTGTAGTCATATAATTCATAGGTATCTTTATCTAATGCATATGTTTTATTATCATATTTAAGTTTTCTTAATTTAAGAGATCTTTTAACTAAATTTGATCTATCCATATAATATTATATTTTATTTTTTTTTATTGAAGTGTGCTATGCCATTATCATCAAAATATCCTACTTTTTCACCAATATCATCATCTACACAAGAATAAATTTCTCCTCCTACTTCATTATTTGTAAAATATTCTTTTCCTTGTATTTCAATTAATTCAACTTCCTCTTCCTCCTCCTCTTCTTTTTCCTCTTCTCTTTCCTCTTCTCCTTCCTCTTCTTTATCTTCTTCTCTTTCCTCTTCTTCTTCATCCTCTTCTCTTTCCTCTTCTACTTCCTCTTCTTTTTCCTCGCCTACTTCCTCTTCTCTTTCCTCTTCTTCTTTATCCTCTTCTCTTTCCTCTTCTTCTTTATCCTCTTCTCTTTCCTCTTCTTCTTCATTCTCTTCTGATTCTTCTTCTGATTCATCTTCTGATTCTTCTTCTGATTCTTCTTTTGTTTCTTCTTTTGTTTCTTCTATCTTTTCTGCAGGTTGTTTATTAATATCTGATTCATAATTACTACTTTCACTTGATGTTTCTTCATCACTAATAATTTCATCTTCAACGCTAGAAGACTCATACTTATTGTCTTTTTTATAGACTTTAACATTTAAATTATTACTAATAGTGTCATTATTATTTTCATTACAAGGCTTTTTAACTATATCATTAATAATTAGAGATATATCGGTGTAGTTTTTATTGTCATTACTTGAACTAGTATTATTTTTTAATTTATTATAGTCAATAAGTAAATCATTATATTTAGATTGTAAATTTTTAAAACAAGGCATCTCTTTAACTAGATAATCTAGTTGCTCAAGTAAATTAAATGTAGAAATATCTCTATTAATTTCTTCAAGAATAGGATTAAATTGATTAGAAAGAGTATTATTAACTTCATTTATAACTTGTGATTTTAGTACTTTAATAAGATTATCATATTTAGTGATAGTATTAGCCATAATAATATAAATAGTATTATTAGTTTTAATATCATTTAAAAAATAATATAATAATTTATAAATGGAAGAAAAAGATAATAAAACAAAACGAGAAATTCTAATTGATAGCATTTTAGAAAAGACAAATAAATATTCAAGAGAACAACTAGAAAAAATTTTAGATGAAAAAGAAAATCAATTAATAGAATTTGTTCTTAGACAAACAAATATGAAGAGGGAAGATGTAATAGAAAAATTAAATAAAAATGATTTTGATAGTATTAAAGTTATAAAAGAACATTTTGGAATAAAAGATAAGAAAAATAATAATGTAGTAAGTGTAAATCAACAAGTATATCGTGAAATAAGGGGATTTATGGATAAAGCAGCAAAACAATATAGATTTAGTAAAGAGTTAGAGAAACGTAAAGAAGAGATGTTAGAATTTATAAGAGAGAGAGAAAATAGAGTAAATGAAAATAAAAAATTATTAACTACAGTAGAAGTATCACATGAAGAGGTACAAGAAAATTAAATAAATAATATATAAAAAATATTTATTTAATGTTAAATTGCTCATTTAGTATATCATTTTTTGTAATATTTTTAAATTCTTTTTGTGGAATGTATTTATTTATAGCAGCGGGTATACCTTTTGCATTTAATAAATAATCATCACTATCATCGTGTAATTCTGGCATAGATCTTACTAAAGGTTTATCAACAACTAATAATAATCTTTCACTTTTGAGTAATTTTCTATATTCTTGAATTGATAAAGTACCATAATATTTATCTAGTAAATAAAATGGAGAAGGTGCCGGCTTAATATTTTTTTTATAATCATATATTTTACCATATATATAATTTAATAAATAGTATCTTTCAAATCTACAAGTACTATCAATATTTTTTTCATTCATTAAATATGCGCAAGCACATTCTGGACTACAAAAACATCCGTATACATGAAAAAGATTATTTAATTGAAATTTAGGTATATAAATTGGAGTATTGTCAAAATCACAAGTACAAAAAAAACAGGCAGACTTTTTATCACATATATTATCTATATGTAAAGAAGTAGATAGTTTTTCTAATTTTTGCCAAATTATTTTACTATTATCAATAGTATTGTCACTAATAGAATTTGATATATTATTAGAAGTACTTGAACTAATAATATTATTATTAGTTACATTATTTGATAATTGTAAATAATTAAAATCATAATTTTTAGTATTATTAAATTGATAGGTATCAATTTGGGTATTTTCACTACAATGATCAATATCTTGTTTACTACATTTTAAATGTAGTATAATATTTGGTATAATATTACTAATAATATTATCATTTTGTATATTATTAACAACTTTCCCACCTTTTGGCTTTCTTCCGCGTTTTTTTGGTATTTTTTCTTCTATTACAGTGGGTATTTCAGATTCTGTAATAATATTAACTGTTTCTATTTTAGCTTTTCTTCCTCGACGTTTTTTTTCAGTTGAAGAGTCCATATAACTATTTATTAAAAAACTAATTTAAATACTTTTAATAATTCAATTAATAAAATTAATTGATGGATAGTAAAACCTGATTATTTAAAACAGGCTTAATAGTAAGAGAAACATTATTAGTTAATAAATTATTTACATTAAGATAACAATGTCTACATAAAGGAATATAATTATGATTACCAATAACTTCTTGTTGTTTTTCACAAGAAACTCTATGGGTAAATAGAGATTTACCATTGCAATTATTACATTTACCATATAATTTAGTTAATTGATCAGCATGTGGTATTAAATCCCACATATCACCAAATTTATCTCTCTTAAAATCACTATCTAATCCACAAATAATTACATGTTTATTATGATGTTCGACTAATCTAATAATACTATCTTTTAAGTCGGAAAAGAATTGAGCCTCATTAATAAATATATGTGTTGTTTTTGAAAAATCAGGATGATCAAATATTTGAGATAAAAATTCAATATTAATTGAAGGGATAGATTTTTTATTATGAGAAGCAATTATATTTTCTCCATATCTAGTATCTTTATGATAATTAAATGCTATACAGAATGTAGTTGATAGCAAAATATTATGAGGTTTAGATATTAAACTATATGTGTTATATATATTAATTAACATTTCAGTTTTACCTGAAAACATAGGACCCATAATAATTTCAAGATAACTCATTTTCAAATAATATATATATATTATTTTAAACTCAATTTTATTTTAAAGCTATAATTAGAATATTTGTAATGGCTAGTAAAAAATATATTCCATGGGTAGAAAAATATCGACCAACTGATTTTCAAAATATAGTATTAAATAGTGAAAATAAAACCATTTTTAGTAATATTTTTAAAAAAAATTATATGCCTAACTTGTTATTATATGGGCCACCAGGAACAGGTAAAACAACAACTATAATAAATTTAATTAATGAATATCAAAAGAAAAATGATCAAGAAAATAAAGGATTAATGATACACTTAAATGCATCAGATGAGAGAGGAATAGATATAATAAGAAATCAGATAAATAATTTTGTAAATTCAAAAACTATGTTTACAAATGGTATTAAATTTGTAGTATTAGATGAAATTGATTATATGACAAAAAATGCTCAACAAGCATTAAAATATTTACTTCAAGAATATAAAGAAAATATAAGATTTTGTCTAATTTGTAATTATATCAGTAAAATAGATGACTCTTTGCAAAATGAATTTGTAAAACTTAGATTTAATCAATTACCCAAAGAAGATATTATTAATTTTTTATCAAAAATTAATAGAGAAGAAAATTTAAAACTATCAGATTATCAGATAGAATCAATTTATAATACATATAATTCTGATATAAGAAGTATGATTAATTATATGCAATCAAACCAATTAGTAATCCAAAATACAAAAGTAATTGACAAAGAACTTTTTAAAAATATAAATAATATTATTATAAAAGGTGATAATAAAAATTTTAATAAAGAGATGTATAAATTGTTAACTATATATAATATTGATTTAGATACGGTAATTAAAGATTATTGTAGTTATATTATACGAAATAATATGTTTAAAATAACTAGTACTATTTTAAAAGAGATTGAAATCATTATACATAATGTAGATAATGATTGTAATAATAAAATTAATTTATTATTTTATTCTTTATCGGGCAAGTTAGTATCATAAAGAAATTTAATTCTCTGTTCCAATCTAGTTTTCCAACAATCTGGGGGAGACATTTTATTAGGATTGAAAAAATTTAAGTTTATTTCATATTCGCTTGATAAATGGTCAACAGACCGTTTTGGAATTGAGATTGGAGCAGAAATAGGAAATTTTTTTTCAACAGGAACAAAGATTTTTTTGGGTTGTACTATAGTTGTTTCATTTAAAAATGATGATAACATTTTATAATTTAAATTTAGAAAATAATTGAAATAAATATAAAGAATTTATTCTATTTAAAATAGAGATGGATGATGTTTTAAATAATGATATTGATATTGATAGTGCGTGGTCAACATTTTGTGAAGAAGGAAATATAGATAATAATTATTTAAATGATTTAAAGGAAACCTCAGATAAAAATATTCCTAAAGCTACAGATATATATATATCAACCAAAACAAAAATAGCGTATTTAAATTGTTTAATAGATTTAAATACAATATTTTGGAAAGTATGTGTAATCCCATATCATAAATTAGAAGAGGGTGTAGTTAAAAAACAGATGAAGTTTAATTTTACAGATGAAGAAAGTGTTCAAGAAATGAGATTAAAACTAAAAAATACAAATAATGTTGATGAGCAGATTATAAGTAGAATAATTAATCCTAATGGACGTATTAAATTTAGAGATATTAGAAAAATTAGTATTGGTCTATGTCAAAAAGATATTACTTCATATAGATCAAAAAAACGGAGTGCATTTTATAATTGTTTTGTCTTATTACTTCGTATAAGACAAAAAGATATATTTAAAGAAATACATGTCAAGGTATTTAATACAGGTAAATTAGAAATTCCAGGTATTCGTGATGATAATACATTAATTTCTACTCTAGATCTTCTAGTGAATATATTAAGAAAATATTCAGATGACGAATATATTAATTATGATTTAAGTAAATCAGAAACTGTATTAATTAACTCAAATTTTAATTGTGGATTTTATTTGAATCGTGATAAATTATTAGATATATTAAAATATAAGTATAAGATCGATTGTGTTTTTGATGCGTGTCAATATCCTGGTATTCAATGTAAGTATAATTATGTAAATAATGATATTGCATATAGATTATCATTTATGATATTTCGAACAGGAAGTATTTTAATAGTTGGTAAATGTGATGAAGATGTTTTATTTAAAGTATATAATAATATTAAACAGATATTAGATGATGAATATCTAGATATCTATGTAATTAATCCTGATACACTAAAAACAACTACAAAATTACCTAATAAAAAAAATAAAAAAAGAATTATTTATGTTTCATAAGTTATTAAGGGGAGACCCCTTAAACACCCAGTAGAGCAAGAACTCCCCTTTAATTAGGGGTTTAAAGGGTATCCCCTTTAATTAGGGGTTTAAAGGGTATCCCCTTTAATTAGAGGTTTAAGGGGTATCCCCTTATCTATAAGTTATTAAAAATATTATTAATATAATTATTAGCACTTATGTTATCATTTTGTTGATTTATTATTTCTAATTCTAAAATTCTATAGTTATAATCTTTTTTTTTTAATTTTTTTATAAATAGGTCTATATTTTCTATTAGATTTTTATCTTTAAAACTTACAATAAAAAGATTAATTTTATTAAGTATAGTAATATTATCTATATCAATAAATAATTTAATAATTTTTTGAATAATTTTTTGAAAATCTATATTAACAATTTTAATAATTTCAGAACTGTTATATTCATTTAGTAATTTAAATAATATAGAATTATAAATATCAATCATAGGATCTAATATTTTAGTAATATTTTTAACATTATCACTTGAAGTATAGTTTTTAATAATATCATTATTTATATCAAAAATAGTTTTTTTATAAACAAAAAGCGAGGCATCTTTTGAATTTAGTTGTAAAAAACTATGATTATCTTCACTTATTTGTCCTATAAATTCAATATAATATACATATGCTTTTTGACAATTAAAAACGGTCATTTCAAGATTTTTTGTATAAATTAATAACATTCTAAATATATGTTTAATAGTAGAAATACCTTGTTTAATTACATAATTTTTATATTCTAAATTTTGAATACAAACAGTATCATAACAATGCTTTAAATATTCAATTATTAATTTATTATATTGACTAAAAATAGTAATATAATTTTCTTCAATATTTTTATTATAATAGTCTATATTTAAAATACTATTTTTATAATTCAATATCATATTATATATATTTTAAATTATTTTATTAAATTAACTTTAATTGATTAAAATAATAAGTATTTAAAGCCTATATAAATTTAATATATTAAATGGCAGAGTCTGAGCCTTCAATTAAATTGCCTCCTCCTGAATTGTGGAGACATTTAGCTAAGTTAGCTATTGTTGATGATAAGCCTATTATGTTAGATTATTGGACAGATTCATTAAAAAAAGATGTACTTATTGGTGTAAAAAAAGAGCAAGATGAAAAATTACTTGTTAAAAATGCAGAAGAATATACAAGTCCTATTAGTAAAATATATAATGTTGCTGGATGTTACATTGTTTGTACTGAAAATTCTATATATCTAGTTTCTGCTGATATTCCTACAAAACATATCAATAGTTAAATTAATTTATAATAATTATTTAACTATTATTAGCATAAAGAGATGTATATAGAGATGCTTGTTCATAAAAATTATTATAATTTTTTAAATATAATTCAGCAGCATCTGCATCTAAAGGATCATTGGGATTCTGATCATTCATTAATGAACATATACTTAATAATATCTTACTAGTAGTAAGTGCAGGACTCCATTGATCTTTTAATATATCTAAACATATATTACCATTACTATTAATATTACAATGATAAATCTTTGTAGTAAAAACTACATTTGGAGGTTTAAATGGATAATCTTGTGGAAAATCAATTCTTAACTCAAATATACCACCTTGATACGGGGTATCTTCTGGTCCCATAATTGTTGCTTGCCAATGAAAAATATCATCATCTATTACTCCAGCTGAACAATTTGTTGGTGGATTACTATTTATATCAGCTAACTCCTTATTTAACCGTTGTATTGTGCTCATCTAATATAATATAATTTACATCTTTATATAATTTATATTATCATTATTATTACAGTAGTATACCTTCATAATTATTTATTATTAAATAAGGTAAAGGATATTCATTTGAATGATATATTCCAAGCAATCTCTCATTTTTTCTTTTTGTCCAATTTAAATTCCATTTTTCTCGTTGTAATTTTTTTTCTTTAGATAAAATATCTTTATACTCTTTTCTATAATCATTTAGCTGAGTAGATTTATCTTTTATTTTTTGATCACTTTTTTTTACTCTTTCGACAAGATTTTTTAAATCTTGAGGAGCATTTACACGTCTCGAAATCTTTTTTAATTCTTTAGCTCTCTCTCTTAAAACAAATGCAGGTATCTCTTTAAATTGTTCAACTGTATTATCTCTACAACAAGGACAACTCGATGCGTGCCTAAACCAATCTATTATACATTTAGTATGAAATTTATGATTACAAGCTTCTAATATATATATATTATTATCTTCTTCATAACCATTTAAACATATTGAGCATGCGTCCTCACTCATTAATAATAATCTTATAAAATAATTTTAAATTATTATATTTGATTAATATATATGGCAAAAAGTAGATGTGGGAATTTAAGTCAAATTACTTTAGTATTAGCTGCAGTTTTATTAGCACTTATGTTTGGTGCTATATTTAATGGCGTTAAACAAACAAATGAAGGACTATCTAATCAAAAAGAATTAGTTCTTGTACATATGACAGGTTGTGGACATTGTAAAACATTGATGCCAGAATGGAAATCGGCTGAAAAAAAAAATAATACAGGAATTGGTATGCGTGCAGTTGAAATGAACGAAGATGATGGCCCAGAATTGTGTGAAAAACATAATATTACTGGATTTCCAACAATGATACTTTTAGAAAATGGAAAAAAGATTGCGGATTATAATGGAGAGAGAAATAAAGATGGATTACTTAAATTTTTACAGGGTCATTAAATTTTTACAGGGTCATTAAATTTTTACAGGGTCATTAAATTTTTACAGGGTCATTAAATTTATAAAATAAAAAATAGTGCTATAGTAACTTGCACTCATCATTATTGCTTAAAATTAAAGCATTTATTGATCAATATCACAATTAATAGTAATATTCCAGTAAAAACAACTAGTTTATAATTCATTATATATATAAATTATAAAATATTAGATAACTCTTTTATCTGTTTTTCAGTAATTGTTTTTGGATATATAATATTAAAAATTATAATTAAATCACCAGTAGAATTATCCCTAGTTATTCCAAAATTAGAAATAGTTTTACGAAAATCAGGTGGTATAATATTACCAGCTTCATTATTTATTTTAAATTCTTTGCCATCAATATAACACAAATCAAAAGTAAATCCACATAGAGATTCTTTTAAAGTTATATCTCGCTTATAAATTAAGTCAATACCATTTCTCTCAAATTTACTTTCATTATCTATTATAATTTTAACTTCTATATCACCTTTATTATCGTGACTTAATCGATTACCTTTATCTTTAATTGTAACAATTTCATTATTATCAATTCCTTTTGTAATATCTACATATATTGTTTCTTCTTGTTCTATTTCCTTATTATTTTCATATATCCATCTTTTTATATTAATAGGTTTTTTACATCCTTTATAAGCATCTAATAAAGTGATGTGAATAGTTAAATTAATATTTTTTGGTTTAGAATCAAAATTATAGTTATTTATTCCTTGATTAAATAGTGAATTTTTTCCCAAATTAGAAAAAATATCTATTGGTATATTTTTATTACTAAAATTATTACTATTAAAATTTGTATTTCTAAGTTCAGATAATACACTTTGTATATCAATTGGATTAAATAACATATTCATGAATATACTATCTTGTAAATTTAATTTATTAAATGTTATATTTGTATCATATTGAGCGCGCTCATTTGGATCGCTGAGTGTATTATATGCTGAATTAATCTTTTTATATTGTTCTTCTTTTTGTATATCTCCCTTATTTCTATCTGGATGTAAATTAAGTGATAATTTGCGATAAGCTCGTTTAATATCTTCTTGTGATGCATTTTGTTCAACACCTAATATAGAATAATAAGTTTCATTATTATTTTCAGAATTAATTATATTCATTGTATATTATAAATACATAAACTTAAATACTTATTTATACATATTAAATTATGGATCAACCATTTATATATAAATATAGACCTAAAAAATTAAAAGATTTTGAAATGAGTAATACTATTATTGAACTATTAGAGACATTAATTGATAGTGATATATTAAATATATTATTAGTAGGAAATTCTGGATCTGGTAAATCAAGTTTAATTAATTGTATAATAAAATCTTATTATAATGATAATTATAGTTCGGAAAATATTTTAACAATAAATTCATTAAAAGATCAAGGTATATCATATTATAGATCTGATGTAAAAACTTTTTGTCAAACTATGTGCACTATACCTAATCGTAAAAAAATAGTTATACTAGATGATATTGATTATATAAATGAGCAAAGTCAACAAGTGTTTAGAAATTGTATTGATAAATATAGTAAAAATGTCTGTTTTATTGCGTCATGTTCAAATATACAAAAAGTTATTGATAGTTATCAGTCACGTGTACTAATTATAAAAATCAAACCAGTAGAAATATTATATTTAAATAATATTATTAATAAAATTTGTATAATAGAAAATATAGAGATAGAAGATAAAGCTAAAGAATTTATTTTATCATTATGTAATAATTTAGTTAGAACATTAATTAGTTACTTAGAAAAATTTAAACTATTAAATATATTAGTTACTTATGATATTGCTGTAAATACATGTACAAATATATCATTTAATGATTTTAATAAATATATAAAATTATGTATTGATAATGATTTATCAAAAGCAGTAGAATTACTATATAATATCTATGATAGAGGTTATTCTGTCATAGATATATTAGATAATTTGTATCTATTTGTAAAAACTACAGATATTCTAGAAGAAGAATCCAAATATATTATTATTAAATATATTTGTAAATATATTACAATATTTTATAATATTCATGAAAATGAAATAGAACTAGCACTACTAACTAATAATTTAATTACTTATCTAAAAAAATAATATTATTATTTATTAATGAGTAATCAACTTTTTAAAAAAATAATATTATTATTTATTAATGAGTAATCAACTTTTTAAAAAAATAATATTATTATTTATTAATGAGTAATCAAGTTTTTAAAAAAATTATACCTAATAATATGTTAAGTGATTTACTTAAAGAAATATGTGATAAAAAAGACGATTACTATATATTAAATAGAATTGCATTTAAGAAAGCCGAATATTATAATTTATTTGATAAATTAATTAATGAATTAAAAGACTATTATCATAATTCCAAACAATTTTATTTAACACGTAAATTAACATATAATTTTTTTCTAACTATAATTCGTCAATTATGTAAAAGTCTAAATGTAAGTTTTAATACAAAAATTTATTATTGTAAATCAGTATATGATATTACTTACCATATTTATATAAATTAATAATTATAATTATTTATATAAATTAATGATTAGCTAATATGTATTTACCAATCATAGTATTACTTTTTAGAACTTGTTCTGGAGATAATCTTACAAACCAGCCAAATTTAACCCGATTAATTAATTGATCCCAAGGTATATATAAACCAAATGTATTACATTCTAATTCAAAATGAGTTGAGCCTAATAATTCTTCAAGATGTACTAATGTTCCATCACTTTTAAGTGTTCCAATTGTTTTTCCACAAACAGATATTGTATTATTTGTTTCTAACCATAAATTAACTTTACCTAGAAAATCTTGTTCAATAGTTAAATCTCTAGAATTTAATTCTGAAAGATAATTATTAAAAGATTGAACTACTATATTATTGGGTGTTGATGCCATTAATAATGGTGATGCAATTACATTACTATTTAATTTTTCATTACAAGTTAAATTTTGAAATTGACCAATTACTAATTTTTCACTTTCAACAGCTTTATTATATATTTCTTTTAGAGATTTAAAACAGATAAAAGAAGATGGTACAACTAATCCTCCATATGCATTTAATATAGCAGTTAATGCAATCAATTGTACATGATGTTTAATCGGTAAAGCTATCTTATTTAAATTTATATTCCAGTTAGGAAGAAGATGTTTAAATGCAGAATTATCAATTAGACATACATTGAAATCATCACTACATTTATTTATTATCGATTGTATTGTTAATTTTTGGTAAGGCTGGTTGAAATTAGAAGTTAATCTAGAACCAAAATTAATCCAAAATCTACTATTTACTTCAGGTAATACTGGAGTATTATTTTGTAAATAGATCCATAATATTGGTTTATTAGCACTTCCTAAATTATCTTTATTTAATAAATACTTTTCAATCATATTATGATAATAACCATTCGTTTTTGCATCACTATCAAGTTTTAATCGTTTATATAATGTAGATAAACCCATAAATACTATAAAAATTATTATTAGTTTAGTAAACTGCATATATATAATATATAAGACATTTTTTCATCTAATAAATCTATTTAAGAGTTCTTAATATATTCCATAATTTAGTATTTGCTTTTTCTGCCTCTTCTGCTTGTTGCGTTAATCTATACGCTAACTGAGTATTTTTTTCATCTTCTACATTATTATTTTTAATAATTTGATTTTCAGCCTCTTGTTTAGACATTGGTTTAAGGTTTTGTCTATTTCTAAATTCACGAAGAGTACCAATATTAAATTTTTGAATTTTTTCATAGTCATTATTTGATACTGGTATAACTGTTTCTGTATGTGCAACTTTAATATCATCATATGCTAATTTGCTAAATACAGATGCAGAATACGATCCAGGTTCACTATTATCTAACTCATTCAGACTACCTATAGATGACATTTCACTTATTTTGTCTATTTTAACCAATGCAGATAAAGATTCTTTTTTTTTATTTATTATTTCGTGCATCTCTCTAACTGATTTAATATCTAAATCTTCTGTATTATTTTCAGTTTTTAACCAATTACCATATCCATTTTCTGATAAATTAGAAATGTTAATTTTTTCAAATGTTTCATTAAACCATTTATTAAAATCTTCACCCTTCTTTTTTTCTAAATTTTTTACAATTAATTTTTTTCCTTCATCATCATCACTATTAGAGAGATATTCTATTTTAGCCTTATTTTTATCTAAATGTGTATCTCGTTTGTTTTTATATTCATAAACATTTTTTAATACTTTAAATGCTTTTGTATAAAATAAAAAATACTCTTTATCTAAACCACTTTTATCTGGATGTAATTTTAAAACTGTTTTGTAACAGTTTTTTATATCATCATCATTCAAATTATAATCTACATTAAATAATCGTAATATATCATCTAAATTATAATTATTTATATCTAAATCTAAACTTGACATTATATAATTTAATTATTTAATATTTAATTAATAAATAATTAAATTATTTATTTTGTTAAGGTATTTACTTTTTCAAAAAAAGCTTCTAAATCATGCTGTTGTGCACTATTTACACTAAAATCAGGAGCCCACCAATGATTACTATCTCTAGTTGGTTTTGAAACATATGCAAAAATTATAGGAACACTTCTAACCATTTTTTTTTGTTTATATGCTAGATATAATTCCATATTTTCTTCTTTATCAATATCTATATCAAAACAGATTACTTTACTAGAAAAATTTTTAAATTTATTATGGCAATATGGTTTAATGCGCTGACACGGACCACACCACTCTGCTCCGCATTTTATTAAAATAGCTGCAGTATCATTATGATCTTGATTATCAACTAATTGCAAAATTTTTTTAAAACTATTTACATCTAGTTCATTATAAATAGGATTTGACATATTATATTATTAATAAATATAATATTTAAATTATTTTATTTAATTATACTCATCAGAAAAAGAATTATACTCATATAATGTATATAAATTTATATATTTTAATATTAAATTATATATTTAAACTGATTTTACTATACTAGTGAGTTCACTAATATCTATTTCAGGTAAATCAACATGTCCTTCCCATAAATATCTACAATAAGCCCCAACAATTTTATAATCAAGTCTATACCATTCAGGCTTTAATCTAATTAATTCTCTATATAATTTATCTGGAAGTAAATAGAGACTATTTCTTGGTAATACATATGATAATTGTACTAATGGATCTACTGGATTATTAGTATTTGGTTCAATAAATGTAGTATCAAATTGTGGTATATATTTATATAAATCTTCTAGTAATGGAGGATATTTATATTTATAACACCATCCCCAATCAGGACACTTATCAGTGTAATATTTAAAATTCCATTCTAATCCTTCTAAATAATTAAGACAAATCTGTTGTTTTCGTAAATCATCAATATCAATATCAAATAGTTCTTTGTAATATCTCTCTTGCCAACCATTATCACCAATATTAATATATTTTTCTTGTGTTCTATCTAAGATAGGTAAGGATGTTAAAGATTCTAAATCTTTAATTTCTACATATTTTAATTTTAAATTTTTTTCTAATTTATCTCGTTTTTTCATTTCTATACTACATAATTCTTCTTCGGTCTTACTAATATCTTCTAAAAATTTACGTAAATTTTTCCATTGAATTTTATAATTTTTAATTAATAACTCCTGGTTTTCACTAAAATGTTTTCTATAAACATCTAAAATAATTTGAATTCCATGAGTTCTAATATTTAATGCTGGAAAATGAGGCATAAAATCATTTCCTAATAGAAAGCAAATAAATATATAATCTAATGTACAACTTTTATTTGGTATATTACACATTAATACATTTAATTTTTTATCTAATTCATATATATCAAGTACATATAAACAATTTGGTTTAAGATCTCTATTAATAGATGATATAAAATGTGGTGTTTCACGAAATAGATATATATCAAGAGATATACTTAAATGAACTAACGATAGCATAATTAAATCAGCATCTAACCCATATATAACAGTAGTAGTTTTACTATGATAATCCCGATTATCTCTCATATATTGATATATTTTATGTTCTCCTTCTCCAGGAATATTACTAGTTGAAATAGTTATTTTTAGAGTTTTAAATTTATTATTAAAATCATTTTGTAGTGATTTACTTAAGTTTTTCATAAATTCACTCCCTGGTGTAATTGCAGTAGTATCCCATACTTCTCGTTTATTATTCTCTATCGTTTCAAGAAAGTCATTTGTATACCAAGATTTATATCTACGATTTCTTTGCTGTTCTAACTTTGCAACTGGCGAAACACCATCAAATGCAATAAATACTTCTCTAGTAGGTTTTATCTGATTAATATAATAACATAATCTCTCAATTACCCATTCAATTACCTTATTTTCATAATTACTGTCTTTACTATTATACTCAACATTTTGTATTGCATCATAAATTATAGAATTACTATCAATATATAAATTATGAATTTCAGTTCCATTAGGAATAAATTGTTTAATAATGTTAGGATAGGTCTTAACAATATGAACAAAATAACTTGGAATACCCATGATAATAATTTATCATTAAATTTTAAATGATTATCAATTTTATTATTTAATGTATTTAAATGTTTCAACCATGGCTAAACCAGCAAGTAATTGAGATATAACAAATGTTATTAAATTAGATGGTGGTTGTTTTTTTTCAAGAACAAATATTAATGTAGCAACTGGATTAACGTTAGTAGAAATTTTTGAAAATAATAATACAGTAATAAAGAATGCAAAACCTACCCCAACTGCTATATATTTTGGATGTTTAGTAGCAGTATAATATATAATTATAAATGCCATATATGTTCCAACAAATTATACTAAAATTTTTAAAATATCCATGATTTATATATTTAAACAATATAAAATATAAGTATAATTTGTAATCACTAATATAATCCTATATTATATATGAATAATCAAAAAAAATTAGTTAATATTAATAAAATAGAATTTCTACTAGTTAAGATAAATACTTTAAAAAATATAATAAGTAAAACGATAACATCTAGTCAAAAATATAAATTATATGATATTTTAGGCGCAAATGAAGTAAATGTATGTATTAGTACTTTAGATACACTATTTAATGACATCAAATATGAACTAGAAAAAATAAATACTTCAAAATTTAATCTAATTGAAACTACTAATAAAATACAAAAAATAGAAGATGAATTATTATTAATAGTAAAAAATTTTGGAACAGATAGTTTAGCTGATTTAATCTATTTATTATTTGGAGATAATTATATTGATAAGATAGAATCAGATATTATAGATAAATATAATTTATTATTAAATAAGGCACACCCAATCAATTATAAAATTTTACCTTGGAAACCAGATACTGTTCCTAGTAATAAAAAACAGATATTAAAAAATAAGATTGTAGAAGATAATATTATATGTGAAAGTGGTGTTTTATTAGACTGTTTTGATTTAGCTAGAACTAGTAAATCATTTCAAACTAAAGTTTATGGTATTAAATTATGTTTACACGATTATGAAAATAAGAGAACCTATTTAGTAGCCTGTTTAGTAGATGATATACTAATTAGTTGTGTTGAAAATTTATATTTAAAAAATAAATTTAGCGAATTAGAAAGTAATAAACCAAAAGATATAGAATATGAAAATGATCATTGGCAAAGATTTATAGAAAGTTTAACAATTAAAGATATATTAGTATACTCGGTGACAGAATTAGCCCAACGTTTTATTTCTATACTAAATCAATTGATACTAATTAAACAAAAAACAATAACTCAAGTAGTAAAAGAATTTTTAAGTAATGAATTATATGCACAACGTACAACACTAATTCAATTATTGATACAAGGAAATCAAGAAGATTTTCAATACTTAGCCTATTTATTATATGATTTGCTATCGAATGAAAATAATAGTTCAATTGATACATTAGAGCAAACCTTATTATATGATAGTTTACCATGGAATACAAAAAAATTCTTTAAAGTAGCAATGAAACAGACAATACAATATACTAACACTCTATGTAATTATGATAGTGATAAAATTCCATTAGAACAACAAATTTGTTTATTAAAAGCTAGTGATAGTGTTAAAGAAAAGGCTATTTTAAAACTTAAAGAAATAAAAGCAAAATCAGAAGATACAGGTTCAAAGGCTAGGCAATATTTAGATGGATTACTTAAAATACCTTTTTCTATTATGAGAGAAGAACCTTGTCTTAATATTGTAGAAAATAATCAGCAAATATTTCAAAATATAATTCAAAAATTAGATCAAAATAAAGATTTGCTATCAGAAACAAAAATTCCAGATAAACAACGCTATACTAATCATGAAATATTAAGATATATTGATTATATTAAAAATAATCATATTTCTAGTTTAACTATATTATCGTGTTCAATTTTGGAAGCTTGTATAAAAAAAATAAAAAAAGATGATATTATTACAATTGTATCTATTTTAAATAATATAATTAAAACCTATAAATTACCAAATAATAAAATACATTATAGTAATAAAAAAATATCACAAATTCAAAATGATATTATAGATTTTATAAATATAAATGCTAATAATTTTAATGTTATTAATAATATTTGGATTAATATTGATAAATTTATTACTAGTAATAACCCTAATAATATAGTTCAATTATTAACAAAAGATATTTATAAATTAGAAAAAAATATTTCATTTATCAGTGAATATATTTCTAAAATAAAAATTACTTTAAATAGTGCAGTTCACGGTCACGATAAAGCTAAACGCCAGGTTGAACGAATTGTAGGACAATGGATTAATGGAGAAAAATCCGGATATTGTTTTGGTTTTGAAGGCCCACCCGGAATAGGAAAATGTCATATAAAAGACACACCTATCATGCTCTCAAATGGAAAAATAAAAATGGTACAAAATATAACTTTGGAAGATAAATTAATGGGTGATGATAGTACTCCAAGGAATGTGCTTGCATTGGGTAATGGAATTGAGAAAATGTATAGAATAGAACAGATAAAAGGGGATGATTATATAGTAAACGAAAGTCATATACTAAGTTTAAAGATGACTAAGGCAGGTAAAAAGGGTGACAAACATCAAACTATATTAGGGCGAAGATATTTTAAGGGCGATATTGTAGATATTTGTATAAAGGATTATCAGAGCTTACCAAAATATTTGCAAGAGTGTTTAAAAGGATATAAAGTTGGTTTAGATTTTTGCGAACAAGAAATTGATTTGGAACCTTATGCTTTGGGTTATTGGTTAGGTGATGGTTCTTCTGATTCTTTTAGAATAACTACTATTGAAAAAAGAGTTGTTGATTATTTTAAAGAATATGCTCTAAATAATAATTTACAAGTAACACAAGGAAAAGGAGAAAAAAATGAAATTTCATATCATATTACAACTGGATATACTGGAGGTCGTGCTGATAAAAATAAATTGTTAAATTATCTCAAAAATCATAAGTTAATAAATAATAAACATATTCCAGAAATATATAAATGCAATTCAAGAGAGAATAGATTAAAACTGTTGGCGGGTTTAATTGATAGTGATGGTTATTGTAATAAAGTAAATAATTCATTAGAAATAACTCAAAAAAATAAGAAATTAGCAGATGATATTCTATTTTTAGTTCGATCATTAGGATTTTGTGGAACAATGAAAGAATGTACTAAATCTTGTATGTATAAAGGTGAAAAGCGATGTGGACAATATTATCGAATTATTATTAGTGGTAGTGGCCGTGAAGAAATCCCAACATTATTAGAAAGAAAAAGACCAAAAGAACATAAACAGATAAAAGATGGATTAAATACTGGTATAAGAATTGTTCCTTTAGAAGAAGATAAATATTATGGATTTCAAATAGACGGAAATTCAAGATTTCTATTAGGAGATTTTACTGTAACACATAATACTAGTTTAGCAAAGAGAGGATTAGCCAGATGTTTAAAAGATGAAAATGGTGTTGAAAGGCCATTTGCTTTTATTGCAATAGGGGGTTCTGCAAATGGTAGTACACTAGAAGGACATAATTATACATATGTAGGATCTACTTGGGGAAGAATAGTAGACATTTTAATTGAGTCAAAATGTATGAATCCAATTATATTTATAGATGAATTAGATAAAATAAGTAGAACAGAACACGGGAAAGAGATTATTGGTATACTAACGCACTTAATTGATCCTACACAAAATGATACATTTCAAGATAAATATTTTAGTGGTATAGATTTAGATTTATCTAAGGTTTTATTTATATTTTCATATAACGATGTAGATAGTATTGATAGAATTTTACTTGATAGAATTCATAGAATAAAATTCAAGAATTTAGCAGTTGAAGAAAAATTAGTAATTACAAATAATTATATACTACCTGAAATTTATAAAAAAATGGGTTTAGAAAATGTTATTGATATAGATAATAATGTAATTGAATATATTATATCTAATTATACCAAAGAACCTGGCGTTAGAAAATTAAAAGAGATATTATTTGAAATTATTGCTGAAATTAACTTATCTGAATTAGCAAATATTAATAACAATATTAATTATCCAATCAAAATAACAATTGAAGATATTAAATATAAATATCTTAAGGATCGCCACGAATTTAAAATAAAACAGATATTTAATGAACATAAAATTGGTCTAGTTAGTGGACTATGGGCTAATAATTATGGTCAAGGTGGTCTATTACCAATAGAAACTAAATTTTTACCAAGTTCTACATTTCTTGAACTAAAACTTACTGGTATGCAAGGAGATGTAATGAAAGAGAGTATGAATGTAGCAAAAACAGTAGCGTGGAATTTATTATCTACTAAAAGACAAAATGAACTACTAGAAAAATTTGAAAAAAATAAATCTTTTGGAATACACATTCATGTGCCAGAAGGTGCTACTCCAAAAGATGGCCCTTCTGGTGGTGCTGCAATCACCACTGTTATTTATAGTCTTTTATCAGATAGAAAAATTAATAGAAATTTTGCAATGACAGGGGAAATATGTTTACAAGGTAGAGTAACTGCAATTGGAGGACTTGATTTGAAAATATTAGGAGGAATTGAATCAGGAGTAACACATTTTATTTATCCAAAAGAAAATGATAAAGATTTTAAAGAATTTGAAGAAAATTTAAAAAATAAATCATTACTTAATAATATTAAATTTACAATGGTTAGTTCAATTAGTGAAGTTTTTGATATTATTTTTGTTGATTAATATAATGATAGATACTTTACCCGATGAAATTTTATTTATTATTTTTAGTAAATTACCAAATTATGAAATTATCTCTCTTATGAATACAAATAGTTCAATAAAAGCAACTATAAAAGTAGATTTTTTTTTATCATATTTACTTAGACGTTGGCATCCTATCGTATTTAACTCTAATGATCTATATTGTAAAATATGTAATATACATATTTATAGAATAAATGATAAAAATAAAACATTTTTAAAATGTAATCATTAAATTAGTATTTATAATTTATAATTAAAATCTGTTTATAAATTATAAATGGCTGGTATATTAGTTACTATAGGTAATCTTTCAAAATTAATAGGCGCATTATATCCTTTATTTATTGTCTGTTTTTTATTATTAGCATCTGTATTTAATCTAAAACTAACTGGATTAGTCTATTTAGGCGGTATCACTGTAACAATTATATTATGTTATCTATTTGGTATGATGAATATAATAGAAGAACGTAGTCCTAATGCTGCATTAAGCTGTGACTTATTTAGTATGGCTAGTCATCCATATCAGGGACCAAGTACACAAGCCGCTATTTCTTGGTTTACATTTGCATATTTACTTTGGCCAATGTTACCACCAATGCATCCTGGTGGTCTATTAAATCCAATAATATTTATTGTTACTTTAATTTTTGCCATAATTAATTCTATATTCCAATATAGAAATGCATGTTCAAATACTAGTGGTATTATATTAGGAGCTGTAATTGGGTTACTTGCTGGAACAGGATGGTTTTGGACTTGGTATGCATCTGGGCATAAAGATTTATTATTTTATAATGAATTAGTATCAAATAATGCAATATGTACACGCCCATCGCGTCAGACTTTTAAATGTGAAGTTTGGAAAGGCGGTGAACTAATTTCATCATCAACCGTTTAGTAACTATATTGGGCAATTAATTTTAATTGAGATGTAGCCTGTTTTATAAATTTATGTCGTTCATTAGCACGTAAAAAAGAATTAAGTTCAAAATTACCATATTTATGTGAATAAATTTTTATAAATTTATTTATTATTGCTAATAAATTAGCTTTTTTATACACACTTATTACAAATTCTTTTGAAACAGTATCTTTGCCTGTATGAATATTTACAATATTATGAAATTGTCTCATAAATTCAATTAAATCTGCTTTTGTATGTATTAGATCTATATTTGCATCTCTAAGATTTCGTTGAGCATGTGCCGAACAGATAGGACAAGGTAAATTACGACAAGTTTCTTGTATAAATAATAGTATTGTAGGTTTAATTTCGCTAAATCTTTCTGGATTTACTTTTTCTGCTAAAGTATGGAATAAATACCATGTTATATTACCCCAGTCTTTTTGTGACATATAATATTTTTATATAATTTTTATTAAAAAATAATACTATATAATTTTATTAATAAAAATCTGTCTAAATATTATATAATGGATAATTCATTACTTGAAGTTATACCTTGGAATGCATCTGCATTAGAACTTTCTTCAGAAATAGCAAATGATATAGGAATATCACACGATTTTTTTACTAGTAATGGAGAAATTATATATGGTAATGATAATACATTTGCAATAGATATTAAATTTAAAGCAAATCAACCAGGGTTTGTTGTACAACACATAAAAAAACAAATTTATGATAATGATAAAAAAACTATAGTAGAAGATATTGAATATTGGGAAATATTTTATATTTCACCTAATAATAGATATATAGATCCTAGAGATAATTCAGTATATTATTTATCTGAAAATGCAGACTCATTTAAGTATGGTGTTGAGGATGATAACTCTATTATTGCAAATGGAAAATATATACAAACTGGAATATCTGAATTCTATCCTTATAATAATAGTGATGACGCAGTTAAATTTAGAAGAGGTACTATGTTATCTACATCTAAATTAGTAGAAATTTTTGGAGATAGTGTAATATTTGGTAACATTAATACACCCGCGAATGGATTGCCATATTCTTCTACTAAAATTAGTGTAAATGGCCTTATGATCTCTGAACCAAAATTAAAACGTATTGTAACTGGAGAATGGAATGTTCATATAGATGAACTTGTAGAACTTAAAGAAGAATTTCAATATCTAGATCCACCTGAGGGTATTAGAAAAGAACCTTGGTCGTTTAAAAGATTTGATTATCTAACAGATATGTCGGATGATGAAAGGATCCAAATTGCTCAAAAATTACAGCCTTATATATTAGATAAAAGCCATAGGAAACTTCTAATTAGTTCTGATATTGTAATAAATGAAGATATTGCTAATAAATTATTTGACTATTTAACAACAGCCCAATTTAGTGTAAAGCCTAAAAAAAGTAAAAAAACAAAAAAAAGAAATGGGGGAACAAAAAAATATAAAAAGAAATCTACTAAAAAGTCTAAGAAAAAAATAAAAAGAGTAAAGAGTAGAAAGAAAAAGATTTAAAAAGATATATGTTTGAATATAGATGAGCTGTATAGATAATAATATAGATTTTTATTCTGAACTTAAAAAAGAATTATCTGCAAATGTAGTAGAATATGAAAATCACTGTTTAATAACGCTAATGCCTCTAAGTGATAATTTTATTACACTAGAGTGTAATCATAAATTTAATTATATTCCATTATACAATGAAGTTCTAAAACAAAAGTCTGGAATTAATTCTTTAGAAACAACTAGATTAAAAATAAATGAGATAAAGTGTCCTTATTGTAGACAAGTAACCAAAAAGTTATTACCATATATAGATATTTCTGGAGTTAATATGGTAAAAGGTGTTAATTATCCTAAACAGTTTACTATGATGTTACATTTGTGTGAGTGGAAATTTAAAACAGGAAAAAATAAAGGATGTTATTGTAATAAACCTGCATTAAAAACATCAAATGGAACATATTGTAATAAACACAATAAAGATATAAATAATAAGACAAATTTACCTATTATAGAAGATTATAAAAATATTAGTAAAAAATATAAGATGTCAGATTTAAAAAATATTTTAAAATCATTAAATTTAAAGGTTTCGGGTAATAAATCAGAATTGATAAGTCGCTTACTTAATGAAAAATATCAATTTATTATAAATTAATTTTAATAGATATTTAAATATTAATAATTAATAATATTAATGACATCAAAAGAAGATTTAGTTAATATTATTAAAGAATGGATTTTAATAGATGATAAGGTTAAAGAACTTCAAAATGGTATGAAAGACTTAAAAACTAAAAAGAAAACATTGACTACATCTCTATTATCTATAATGAAAGAAAATGAGATTGATTGTTTCGATATTAATTCTGGTAAAATAGTTTATTGTAAAAATAAAACTAAAGCAGCATTAAATAAAAAAACTTTACTAGAAACTTTAGAAAAATATTTTGATGGGAGAGAAGATATTGATGTTATTGCTATACGAGATTTTGTATTAGATAATAGACAAATAAAACTACAAGAAAATATAAAGAGAAAAATTGTATAGATTATTTATATAATGAATCCATCAGTTGTAAATAGAGAAAAAATTATTACAAGATTTAATTTAAAAGAAACTACTAAAAAAATAAGTGATATATTAAATAAATCTGAAACGAGTTCAAAAGCGATTGAAACAGATAATATTGAAAAATATTATAGTAAAAGGTCTATACCATTTCAAAATTTTTCAAAAGATAAAAATACTATACCATTAAATATTGCTAGTTGTTTACCATCAACCATTCTATATGATAAAACTTGTTGTCAAGATAGTGTCTATGATGTTAGTGTACTTAATAACAAATTACCAATTTTTAAAACTGAAAAAACAATACAAATATGTATACATAAAATAGTTAATCGTAAGTTTATTGCACCATTCTTATTAATATTATTATATAAAAATGAAAAAGATAAATGTATTTTTCCTAATTTTAAAACATCTCAAGAAATTTCTAGTGTAGTTGATAGTAAATTAGATATTATATATCAAAATTTAAAAACTAAGCCAGAATATATTGGATATAGAGAAACACAACATAATATATACTTATTTTATAAAGATACTAAGGAATATAATTTAACTAATATATCAAGAAGTGATAAATGGTGGTGGGCAACTATATTTGAAATAGTTAATAATAAAAAAATTTTAAATTTTAATATAGAGAGATCTGTTTATAGTATATTTTATAAAGAACCTATATTAACATCATTATTTAATAAAAAAAATAATAAATATTCGGCAGGTAATGCTTTATATTTTGGTGCTTCTGAAAATTATATATCATTTATTGCTTCTTTAGGTTTACCAAAAGAATCTCCTACATCAAATTTAGGCCCATACTATTATTTTTATACTTATGTTGGTGCTGGTAGGCGAGCTATATGGACTCAATCACGTAAAGAAGAAGAACATAATGGAGAATTAATTACTCGTAATGAATATGGTGTTCATATACGTGGTGGATTAGTACGATTTATATTATTTGGTAATACGCCAAAATATTTTTTAAATCGCCAAGATGATTTAGAAGATCAATCAGATATATCCCAAGATTTTGCAAAAGACTCACCATTTATTAAAGAAACATTAAAAATAAGAGATGTTGATGGAAATTGGGCAATTAATCACGATATGGCCTATATTGGTAGTATGTATGTAAATAGTGATAAAAAATATAAACCTAGAAGATTATATGCACAATGGGCCGTAAAAGATTATTATCAATATACATCGTTATCATATCATTATATAAATACTGATAATTTTAGTAATATAAAAGATAGAGATCAAGCATTAAGTGCGCCATATGAATTAACTAATTATGATATAGAATAATTTATAAAATATTTTTAATTTATATATGTCATTATTAAAAGTGATAGTAAATGGTTTAACAGTAATTGCTATGTTAGTAATATTTCAGAGTATTATGACATTTTTAAATATTGATATTCACAGTTATTTAATGTATTTAATTTGGTTTATTGCTATAATAATATTTTATTATATTTTACCAAGTAATTATAGTTTTTTTAAGGGTTAATAATCTTTAAATTTATTTTTATTTAGTATAAAAAATTGAACTAAATATTATATTATTAATTTTAATAATATAATATGGAGAACCGCATTTCCCGAAAGGTTGATACACATTTAATCTCATTTAAAGATGATATTAAAGATTGGTTTAATAAAAATAATTCTGATGTTACCGGCGAATCTAATAAGAATAGCTTTCTACAGTTTATATTTGACTATGGATCTCTATCATTATCTAAGGAAGATTTTACTCGACGTAAAAGGGTAAAAAATACTGTATCTTTACAAATTAGATGTTGTGCTTGTCGCGCAAATGGTGAACAGTGTACTAGACGAAAAAAAGATGGGGAGGAATTTTGTGGTACACATATTAAGGGCACTCCATATGGTGTAGTAAAACAAGATACAACTGACTTTATTCCAGTAAAAAAGAAAGAAATTTGGGTACAAGAAATTAAAGGTATTCAATATTTTGTTGATGATAGTAATAATATTTATATACACGAAGATATTTTAAAGAATAAAAAAGATCCAACTATTATTGGAAAATATAATCTTGATAATGATGGTAAATATAATATTTGTGGTCAATTAACTTAATAATTATATTATTATTATTATATGATTGTTGATAAATTAGATACTGATGATAATAATAGTTTAATATTAATTTTTTTTAATAAATGCAATATTATTTGTAATGATATAAAAAATTTAGATGGAACTATAATATATAGAGATACTTTGTTAAATCCTAATTTATATGATAAAATAAAACAAGATATACCATCACTTAAAAATATTTTAAATTCAAGTACTTATACCTCGGTACAAAAAAATGCTGAAAATAATCAAAAATGGCCTCTTATTAATCTTATTAGACAGATCCTTAAACGATATAATTATGAATTAAAACCTAAACGACACGCTGATGGTTATACAAAAGATGGTCAGAAAAAATATAAACGCTTATTTGAAATAAAAAATAAATCTATTAATATTAAAGACGATTCTTTACATAACCTACTAAATTAGATAATTCACCTGAATATTGTAAATTTAAGTGTTTGTTACACCTTTGAACATTTAAAATGCCGGATTTAAAAAATATATATATATATATATAATGAATAATATAAAAATATCTCTAGGAAAAAATTGTAATCCAAGAATTTATTTAAAAGAACATTTTAATTTAACTAAAAAAAATGGATACAATAGTTGTCCATTTGACCTGTGTATAACATCATTTAAGGCATTATGTAAAACACTCGAAGCTAATTTTAATAATTTTTTTGATGATTTAAAAATTATTACATGGAGTAATGGAGCCGGTGACAGGATATCCGCTGGAAAAGGATTAACATGTATTACTAATAAAAATGGTATTATTTTCAATCACGAGGGAGCGGGACATTCTCATTTATTTAAAGAAGGGAAAAATGATGATGAATTTTATACTCGGAATAATTTTAAAGAATTTCGAAAAAGATATTCATCTAGAATATTAAATTTTAAAAATTATTGTAAAAATTCAAATGAAATTACATTTGTTTATAATGATAAAGACTTTGATGAATCTATGATTCAAAATATTATAATTAATACTTATGGAGAAAAAACAATTAAATTTATTTCGTTAGTAAAAAATTAATCGGCATTTTAAATGTTCAAAGGTCTAAAAAGATTATGCCAATTATCATAGTCTAAGTTATCTGATTCTATTAATAAGTTTAATTCAATTGATAATAATATAATATCTTCTTTAGTACACTTTAATGGTTTAAAAATATACTTACATATAGCTGTTTTAATTAAATTATATAATAATTCTATTTTTGACATTCGTTATTTTATATTATATATATTTTCATGTTAATTTACTTTCATTAATAATATTACAATTATGATCTTTATAAAAAATAGTAAATCTTTTAAAATTTAATTCATCTTCAATATCTTCTACATATTTCATAATTATATAATATTTTTCATCTGGTGATTTAATACTTTTTAGTTTATCATAAAAATCATCAGGATAGTCCATAACATTTATTACCCACATTATTGGGGAATGTTTTAATTTATATAATAAATAATAGCACTTTATCATTTATATATTATATAAATTTTATTTAATACATTGTGCTATTATAATTATTATAGCAATTATACTACCAATTATACAAGCCATTGGTATTAATAAATTAAATAGATCTTGGCAACATATTTTACATTCTTGTTTTATTGTGGGTTGAGGGTATGGTTCTAGTAAAAGTACATCATTTAATACTGGTATCCCTATAATTACTTCTTTATTATTTTGATTCATATTTTAACTATAAATTTAAAATAAAATATATTCAATTTATAGTAAAATTGAATATAAATAAAAAAATATATATCCATTAAAATGAAATCATCTTGGCAAAATATTATTAATAATTATCCAGGAGATATAAATTCTATATTAGAAACTGTTAATAAAAAACGTGAATCTTTAAAAGATAACTTAGATATTTATCCTTCAAATGAAAATATATTTAAATGTTTTAATTTTTGCGAATTTAATGAAATTAAAGTTGTTATTATTGGTCAAGACCCATATCACGGCCCCAATCAAGCAACCGGACTATGTTTTGCTATTAATCATAAAACTAAAATACCACCATCTTTAAGAAATATTATTAATGAATTAAAAAATAATTTGGATATAGAACTTACTGATTTAACACTAGAAAAATGGGCTAAACAAGGTATCCTTTTAATGAATGCTGCATTTACTGTTGTACAAGGTTTGCCTAACTCACAAATGACACTTTGGTCTAAATTTACAGATTATATTATTTATGAATTAAATACGAGAGAAAAAATTATATTTGTTGCTTGGGGAGCATTTGCATATAATAAATTTAAAAATATCAATATAGAAAGAAACTATATTATTTGTAGTTCGCATCCATCACCATTAAGTTGTTTTAAACTATTTCAAGAATTTCCTGCTTTTAAAGATTCAAAACCTTTCGGTAAAATTAATAGTAAGTTATTAGAATGGAATATAGAACAGATTATTTGGTAATCGGTTGAATTGATAAACTATGCCATGTTTTATTCTCAATTGTTAATTTATTAAAATAAGCTCCATTAAAAAATATTATAAATACTGTATAAACTAATGTACATAAATTAATACTAGGTGTGTATCCTTGTTGATAATAAATAATTATACTACTACAAGCATAGGATCCTAGTGGATATCTAAAATAATTATATATGTTACACATTAATTTTTTTTGGTTTAATGATGATATCTTATTATGTTTTACTAATGATAATGTAAAATATTCTATTGCGCCTGGTACACCACATCCAACAAAAGTAGCTAACCTAATTAAATTTATATTGTAATAGTAATATATAGGAATTGTACCAAATAATATAAACATAAAATGATGAAAATAATCCATTAAAGTATTTTTAAAAAATAACATATGATATAAATGTAGTATCACAATATAATATAATTCTTCGTTATTATTAAGTATTGTGATACTATTATTAGTATTGATTACTAAATTATATACATCATTTTTTATAATATTTAAAATAACTAGATTTGTTAAACTATGTAACTGAAACCATCTAGCTTTTTTTGTAAATAAAATACATAAACATAAATCATATAATGGTATATAAACTATTGGTTTAATTAAATTATAATTCATATATAAATTATATTTTAATCTTTTTAAATTATTTATAATAATAACTATGATCTATATCATAACATGAGTCGGGAATTGCAGGAGGTGATGTAGCTATACCTGATTTTTCACAATGACAGCCAATTGGGAATACACCTATCATACCAGGTTTTTCTAGAAACTCTTTTTGACATGTTGGAGCAGTAGGAATACAAAAATTATCCCAAGGTTTGGTAAAAAAAGTTCTATTATCAAATTTACTGAATGTTACACCTTCACGGTTTAAATTATAATTATTTAATAAATTTCTACAAATCAGTATAAAAAATATAATACAAATTATAGATAATATACTATTTTTAAATTTAAACATACTTTTTCCTAAACTCATTATATTATATTTCTAGAAAATATCTTTATCGAAATAGGTTGTAACTACTTTCTACAGTTTCTAATAAATAGTCAGTTAAATATTTATTTGGTAACATATCATAAATACTATAATTACAGTTATAGTATTTATCATTTGGTATATGATCTGATATATTATAATTAATTACACTATCAGAAGATGTTTTGTAAATTATTAATTCACTAGTATTTGTTTGTTTATATTTTTATCCCATTTAATAAGTTTTTTATTTGTTTGTTTTATATTTTCATCCCATTTAATAAGTTTTTTAATTTTATAACTTTTATTTGACCATAATTCGGGATTATTAAAACTACTATCTTCTTGATAAATTTTAGCCCATATTTTTGTTCTACAATATGTAGAACAAAAACTGCAGTCAAAGCCTCTATAAATATTATGGTTATTACAAATTTCAGTGTTACATATTACACATTTAGTATTCATTGTTATTTAGTAATGTTTACAGTAATTAATAATTTTCAATTTTTTATCACTATTATATAAATGAACTTAAATTATATAGCAAGAAATCATAAAATAAATAATCATATAAATTATTCACAAGCTTCTAGAAAGACTAATATTTCTAATGGATTTCCTAATTTAAAAAAACCTTATGATCAATTTAAACATTTAAAAGTAATGAATAAAGATCTTATTGAAAATAAAAGTAAAAAAATTATAGATATAATTAAAACAAGATCAATTAATTATAATCATAAAATAGCTATACTTATTCCAACTTCAAATAAAGATAAACCTTGGAATAAAGCTGAAGATACTTATCTATATAATTATACTATAAAAACTTTACTAGAGACTACTAATAAAGAATATACTATTATTTTTTATATTGGTATAGATACAGATGATAAAATTTGGTTGAAACGAGAAAATGTAGCTACAATTATGAAATTAAGAGAAGACCGAAAAAATATATATTTTAAATTTTATAAAATGAGTAATATTGAAAAAGGACATGTTACACAAATGTGGAATCGATTATTTAATTGTGCATATCAAGATAAGTGTGATTATTATTTACAATGTGGCGATGATATTATATTTAGTACAAAAGGATGGTTAGATGATTGTATACGCGCTCAAAAATTACATGATAATATAGGAGTAACTGGAATGATAGATAAAATGAATTGTTTTATATTAACTCAAAGTTTTGTCTCTTACAAACATATGCAAATATTTGGTTTTTATTTTCCACCTACAATAAAAAACTGGTTTTGTGATGATTGGATAAACACTGTATATTATTCAAGATTCTATTTTCCATTAATAAATCATTTTTGCTATAATAATGGTGGAAAACCTAGATATCCCCCAGTATCTCCTAAAAAAGATTATTTAGGTAAATTAATTAAAGATGGTAAAAATAGATTATTTGCATATCTAACTAAATAAATAATTTAAATATATAAGAGGAACCACTTATATATTTAATAATGAGTAATCTACTTGATAATATAAGTTTAAAAGATTGTGAAATGGAGTATGAAATATTAAATGCATTAATGAAAAATAATAAAGAATTACAATCAGCAATTGATACAAAATGTTTAATTATGCATTCTCAATTTACTAAAGAATGTAAATCATTAGAAGATCCTATTATATTAATAACACAATTTTATATTAGTGATGATAAATTAAGACATAGTGAAATAATAGAATGTTTATATAAAAATTTAGATAATACTTTAATATCTAAAATTTATCTAATTACTGAATGTAAATATAGCGAAGAAATATTAGAAATATCTAATCATATTAATAAAAATAAAATAATTCAAATAAATATTGGTAAAAGAATGAATTATAGTGATGCATTTGATATAGTAGAACAATATAATTTAAATGGATATATCATTATATCAAATTCAGATATATTTTTTGATAATACATTATCAAACTTGTATACAAGTGGATTATCTCAAAAAAAAATGATTTATAGTCAATTACGATTTGAGTATACAGATAATGATCTTAGTAATTGTAAAATATTTGGACCAAGAGGAGATAGTCAAGATACTTGGATTTATCATAGTAATTTTAATATATCTCAACAACACCGTTCAGTATTTAAGTTTAAATTAGGTATTCCTGGATGTGATAATCATATTAATTATGTATTTGCTATTTTAGGTTACAAAATACATAATGAACCATATTATATTAAAAGTTATCATAATCATAAAAGTGGTTTTAGAACATATAATAAAGAGAGTAAAAAAACTATAAAACCGTGGTTAAGAGTCCAACCTATAGTACACAAATATCATGAAGATTGGGTTAAGCCAAATAATAATTGGTGGAGATTTAATATAAGTGAAGAAAATGATCAATTATATAAATATATAACAGATAAAATAGTAAATAATAATATATTTATATTACCACGAATAGCAGGTATTGAAAATAATGTAGCAGAATTAGGAATATCATTATTACAAAATAATATAACAAAAGATAAAATAAAATATTTACAAGATACTACTATTACTATGAAAAATAATGCAGGAATTAAATTAGTAAACTCTTTAAGTATTATCAAATATGCAAAAATGTATTTACAAGCATTTGAATATTGTGATGCTTATTTTGAATGGGAACCTTGGGGAGATATATATAAGTATATTGCTACTTCTCATAATTTTATTAATATGAATTTTGGACATAAACAACAATTTTGGGCATTTACATTAGATATTTTTCATAACATATATAATAATCCCTGGACTCTAGCTTTAAAAGGTAAAAGACTATTAATAGTGTCACCTTTTATTAAAAGTATGAAAGAAAAGTTAGATATTTTACCAGAAATATATGGTATTGACTTATTTCCGGATTGTCAATTTATATTTATAAAACCACCACAAACACAAGGGGAATGTGAATCAGAAGAATTTGATATTGAATTAGAAAAATTTATGAAAAAAGTAAAAGCGATAAAAGATGATTTTGACATTGCATTATGTTCTTGTGGTGGATATGGAAATTTAGTTTGTGCTGAAATATACAAATTAGGTAAATCGGCAATTTATGTTGGTGGTGTTCTCCAAATGTTTTTTGGTATATATGGTAATCGTTGGTTAAAAGAACGACCTGATATATTAAGACTATTTATGAATAAATATTGGACACGACCTAAAGAGGAGGAATGTCCAATTGGTCATAAGGGGGTTGAAGGCGGATGTTACTGGTAAATAAATTGAAAATGATTTTCAATTATTATAAATATAATAATTATGGAAATCGTTACTGATAAATCATTTCTTAAGTTAGAACAATTTACAGATATAGAACTTATAAAAAATTGTGTTAAAGATATTATAGATAATTTACAAGAGTATCCAGAAATCAAAATATTTGGAAAGATATGTCATCAAAGACGTTGTGTTGGATTTTTCAGTGATAAAAGTAAAGGATATAATTATTCAAATCAAATATCAATAGCAAGACCAATGACAGATCAATTAACTACATTACTTAATATAGTTAATAAAATCTATAGTAGTGATTTTAATGGTATATTAGTAAATAGATACAAAAATGGATCAGACTATATATCACCACATAGTGATGATGAAACAGGATTAGATAATAATGGGGTAATTGCAATATCTTATGGTGCAAAACGTATATTAAGAATTAGAGATAAAAAGACCAAAGCTATAGTAAAAGACATACCACTCGAATCATATAGTATAATTCAAATGGGTGGTGATTTTCAAAAAGAATTTACACACGAAGTACCAGTACAAAAAAAAGTATTAGATGAACGTATATCGTTTACATTTAGAAAACATAATAAATAAATATAAATATATATAATAATTTTTGAACTTAAATAAATTTTTTTTTTTGAAGTTTTTTTAGAATTTTGAAATCGATTTTTTAAAAATGGACATAAAAAAATGTCCAAAATCAAAAAATGAAAATAAGAATTAGAAAAAAAATAAAAAAAAATGAGTTTAGACTATAATGCTCTTATTTTAAAAAATGAAAAATAAAAAGTGTTACTGAACTATAAAAATTATATTTTGCGGAAAGTATTTAGACGTTTTTTCTTTTAGCCATATATACTAAAAATGGCTAAAAAAATCTCTGAAAATCTCGCAAAGTTTTATATATGTGAAAATTGTAACTATAAAAGTAAGAATAAAAGTGACTATAATATACATTGCCTTACGATAAAACACAAAAGACTAACAAATGCTAAAAATACTAACGTAATCTCTGAAAATCTCGCAAAAAATGAATATATATGCTGTTGTGGTAAGATATATAAACATCAATCTAGTTTATCAAAGCATAAGAAATTATGTAATTATAATAAAGAAGAGCAAATTATTGAAAGTAATGAGAATAAAGATGAATTAAAATCATTAATAATTAAAATTATGACAGATAATAGTGAAAAGATGAATTTTTTAATGAATGAAAATAAAGAATTAAGAAATCAATTAAAAGAACAAAATCAACAAATTACAGAACTTATACCAAAGGTTGGTAATAATAATAATACTTTAAAACAGAAATTTAATATAAATGTATTTTTAAATGAAAAGTGTAAAGATGCATTATCAATGGATGAGTTTATAGAAAAGATAGAAATTTCAATGAAAGATCTTTTAACTACGAGAGAGAAAGGTCAAGTTCAAGGGATAAGTAATATTATAATAGAGAACATCAATAAATTATCTCTCTATGAAAGACCATTACATTGTACTGATAAAAAGAGAGAAACTTTATATATAAAAAATCATGAATGGGAAAAAGATGATAATAGAGAATATATTGGTAAAGCGTTAAAAAAAGTAGAATCAAAACAATTAAAAAATATTAAAATATGGTTAGATAAACACCCAGATTATATGAATATTCCTGAACAACAAGAAGAATTTGCAAAGTTAATAAGTGAATGTGGAAAGTCAGTAGATGAATATGGAGAGAAAGTGATTAAAAAATTATGTGATAATGTATATATAGAAAAAATATATGATAATGCTTTATAAAATAAATATATGATAATGCTTTATAAAATAAATATATGATAATGCTTTATAAAATAAATACAATATCCTTATTTTATAAAGTTATGGTTTGGTCAGTAACAATTAACGTTTTTTTTACTTTTAATTCTAATTTTCATTTTTCAAAAATGGACATAAAAAAATGTCCAAAATCAAAAAATGAAAATAAGAATTAGAAAAAAAAGTGAAAAAATGAGTTTAGACTATAATGCTCTTATTTTAAAAAATGAAAAATAAAAAGTGTTACTGAACTATAAAAATTATATTTTGCGGAAAGTATTTAGGAACTTTTTTTGTTGTATTATTATACAACAATGCACAACAATTTAGTTCCAAATGAAGAATTTAAATTTATTTGTAAATGTTGTGATTATAAATCAAGAAGAAAAAGCCAATTTGATAGACATTTAATGACACTGAAACACATAAATAAAGAAAATACAACAAAAATACAACAAAATACAACAGAAAAAGGTTCCTATATTTGCGAATGTGGTAAAAAGTATCTACATAGAGCGTCTTTACATAATCACAAAAAAAAATGTAATAATGGTAACGAACTAAACAAGGAACTAAAGGTTCCAAAAATATCAAGTGAATTAATTTTAAAATTAATCAATGAAAATAATGAATTAAAAAATACAATATTGAAAGAAAATCAAGAACTTAGAAATCAAATTACAGAACTTATACCAAAGGTTGGTAATAATAATAATAATCTAAAACAGAATTTTAACATTAATTTATTTTTAAATGAAAAATGTAAAGATGCTTTATCAATGGATGAGTTTATAGATAAAATAGAAATATCAATGAAAAACTTATTAACAACACGAGAAAAAGGTCAAGCAGAAGGCATAAGTAATATAATAGTAGAGAACATGAATAAACTTTCTCTCTATGAAAGACCATTACATTGTACAGATAAAAAGAGAGAAACATTATATATAAAGAATAATGAGTGGGAAAAAGATGAAAATAGAGAGCATATAAACAAGGCATTAAATAAAATAGAAAAAAAACAATTAAAAAATATAAAAATTTGGTTAGATAAACATCCAAATTATATGAAGAATTCTTATGAACAAGGAGAATTTGCAAAATTATTGCGAGAATGTACTAATTCAATAGATGATAGTAGAGAGAAAGTGATAAAAAAATTATGTAATGAGGTATATTTAGATAAAGAATAAAATTAGAATATAAATAATAAAAGTATAAAAGTTAAACATAAAACAGATAATATATTATATCTAAATGAATAATGGAGATGATATATCAAATAATAAAAAAAAAATTAAAATAGCAATATTAATATTGGCAACTAGTAAAAATCGAGATAATTGGGTTAATATAAAAGACAGTTATCTATTTAATATGACATTAAAATCTTTTTTAAGTACATTTGATAAAGAACACGATTATATTTTTTATGTGGGCGTAGATAAAGATGATAGAATTTTTAATAAAAGAGAAGAGCAAGAGGAAATTATAAGATTTAATAATGTGTTTAAGAATGTAGAATTTGTTTTTATGACAATGGAAGCAATACCAAAAGGACATGTTACGCAAATGTGGAATCGATTATTTAGTGATGCATACAATAGAAGTTGTGATTATTATTATCAATGTGGAGATGACATGGAATTTAGAACAAAAGGTTGGATTAATGATTGTATAAAAGTATTAAAATCAAATAATGATATAGGATTAGCAGGACCAATTAATAATAATAATAGAATTTTAACCCAAGCATTTGTCTCTTATAAACATATGGATATATTTGGATGGTTTTTTCCAATAGAGATAAAAAACTGGTGTTGTGATGATTGGTATAATATGGTATATCATCCAAAGTATCTATATCCATTATATAATCATTATGCAGTAAACTTAGGAGGTGAACCTAGGTATGATATAAATAATGATCCGAATTTTACAGATAATGAATTAGTAACAGCTATAAATGTGTCTATGTTACGAAAAGATACATTAGAGTTAGCAAATAAATATAAAGATTTAATAGAACAATATATAAAAATGTAATATATAAGTATAAATAATATATTTATACTTATATTATGAATATAAGTGATTCTAATAAAAAACTTATTAACTTATTAGAAAGCAACGAACCATTTATAATTAGTAGATTAGGACTAGGCGCTGAGACATATATATGCTATGAATACTTGAAATTAAATAAATTTAATCCAGTATATTTAAATAAATTAAGTAATAATGCAGGTATTTATAATGTAGATCCAGTAAATTTTAAAATATTTTTAAACTTATATATAAGTTGTGTAAAAAATAGTAAATATTTAGCATGTATGAGGACTGCAGTAGAAGAGCAACTATATTTTATTAATAGATTTAATTTAGATATATTACATAGTAGAGCTTTAGAACCCTATTATATATGTCTAGAAAATGAAAAACCTTGGTCGCATTATTTAATTGGTAAAAAAGTTTTAATTATAAACCCATTTGTAGATTCTTTTAAAAAACAACTGCAAAATAATTTTCAAATATTTAAAGATCCTAATAAAAAAATATTTTTAGATGGTCAAGAGTTTGTTTTTTATAAAACATATCAAACAAGTGCAGGTAATCATATACATAAAAATTGGTTAGAAACTTGTAAGTTGATGACTAATGATATTAGTAAATTAGATTTTGATATAGCATTATTAGGATGTGGAGGATATGGTTTACCTTTATGTGAATTTATAAAATCTAAAATGAATAAAAGTGCCATTTATATAGGTGGTGGATTACAATTATTATTTGGAGTAATGGGAAAAAGATGGGAATCTAATCCCCTTTGGCATAAAATTATTAGAGAAAATAATAGTAAATTTATAAGACCTTCTAATAATGAAATTCTAAAAAAAAATCATTTAGTAGAAGAAGGATGTTATTGGTAATTTAATATAATATTGCATTTAATTTAAATATAATATTATACTATCAAAAATATATGGTAAATACAAAAGAAATTTTGCAAAAATATAATAAACTTTTTTGGCAATATCCAGCTATTACTGAAGCAGCTTTTTATACACAAAATTATTCAAAACAAAATTATCTTGGATTTCCATGGGCAACTGTTCATGATAAACAAATCGATTTAAATATGATATATAATATGATATTGCCATATATAGATAAAAATCAAAAATATTATACTTGTTGTCAACATATAGCTTTTCGTAAATTTATTCTTTTATGGAAAGCATTAAATATAGAGGTAGTATATGCTTCGCATAAAAGGCTTAATGAAAATTCAATAAATGGAATTACTATAAAGCCTTGTCCATTATTTGCTGTAAATATAGAAAATAATTTATTTAATAGTTCTTTTAAGAATATAGACTTAATAAATAATACACGTGATATTCTTTATAATTTTGTAGGAGGTTATCAACCAGCAGACTATTTGTCACAAATAAGACCAAATATTTTTAAAATGAAACATCCAAATAATTGCATTATTAAATTTACAGGTGTATGGCACTTAAATGATGTTGTATTTAGTGGAAAACAAAATCATAATTTAGAATTAAATATTAATGATAATTTTAAAAATAAGGCAGAATATTATAATTATTTATTAATTAATAGTAGATATACTCTATGTCCTTCTGGAAGTGGTCCTAATAGTATTAGATTTTGGGAAGCATTAGGAGCAGGTTCTATTCCAGTTTTGTTAGCAGATACATTAGAATTACCAGTTAATAAATTATGGACAAAGGCAATTATAAGATTACCAGAGAATAGATTAGAAACTTTACCAAAAATATTAGAAAAAATTACAATAGAAGAAGAAAAACAAATGAGAGAAAATTGTTTAATTATTTATAGGTATTTTAAAGATAATTACATAAATAAATAAACATTAATAATATATACATGATACCGAATGTTCTTTTTACAAGTTATTTATGTAATATAAATGATCCAATTATTATAGCTATACTTAATAAATGGAAATAAAAAATCCCTATTTTGAAATAAAATATTTTTCAGATAAAGATGTAGATAAATTTTTTGAGAATCATAGTGAAAATCTATCTTATAAAAAATTAAAAAATGGGGTTGCTAAAGCAGATTTTTTTAGAATATGTTATATTAATAAATTTGGAGGTTATTGGTTTGATATAGATATAGAGCCTATATCTTTATCTAAAGATAATCCAAATAATATAGCCTTATTTGATTTAGGTTTTAAAAATATAAGTTATATGTTAATTGGAGGTCAAAAAGAACAAAATTTATTTAATGAAGTTATATCTAATATTTCTAGAAGAATAAATTTATATAGTAATGCTAGGGGATCAGCTATAATGGATATTACCGGTCCAAGAATTATACAAGCAATAATATTTACAATAATGAATATTAAAAATCAAGATGGATGTTTTCCTGGGTCTGAAGAAGAAAAAATATATTTAAAAAATTCTACATATGAATTTTCATACAAATTAATAAAAATTAATAAACATAAAATAGATTTATATAAAATTTTACAAAAAAAATATAAAAAATTAAACTATTCACAATATAATTATATCTAATATAATTACTTATATTTTTATTTATAAAATTTTATATTTTAGATTACTAGATAAAAATAATATTTATTATATAATAATAAGAAATGGAAGATATTGATCAAATTTATATTATTAATTTAAAAAATCGCACAGACAGATGGAAGACATGTATTGAACAATTAATAAAACATAATATAACAAATTATAAAAGATTTAATGCAATAAGACCAGATTTAACAAAAATAAACCCTATACAATATTCAAAAAATAATATGAAATTAAGTAAAAATTATATAACAGGAGCTTTAGGATGTAAATTAAGTCATTTATCAGTTATAAATCATGCAAAAATAAATAATTATAGTAAAATTTTAATTTTAGAAGATGACTTCTTATTATGCAATAATTTTATAGAAAAATATAATAACATTATTAAAGATATAAATGAAAATAATATAAATTATGCTATGTTATATTTGGGATTTAGTATTGTTAGAGATAACCCATATATAGATACAAAAATTAATAATTTAAAGATATTAAAAAATGCACATACTACTCATGCATATATTTTAGATAAATCTTTTTATGATACTATTATTAATGAAATAAATACTTGTTATTGTGAAATAGATGTCTGTTATGCAAATATGCAAAAAAAATATAATAATATTTATGGAATATTCCCGTCATTAATTACTCAAAGAGCAAGTTATAGTGATATAATGCAAAAACATGTTGAATACAATAAAGAAATTAAATTCATTAGTTAATATATATATATATATATTATGTTAGTATTACAAAATTGGTCTGGTAGATTAGGTAATAATATTGCACAATTAGTAAATATTATAGATATTGCTATATATTTTAATCATAATGTTACTTTTAAAAAAAAACATTATTTTTTTAATGTTTTAGTAATACAAAATTATTTTAGTAAAAATAATAATAATGAAATTATAACAGGAGATTTCTTTTGGAATATTCGTGCGCAAATACCTAAAGAAATATTAGATGAAAATACAGAAAAAAGAAATAAAATATTAAAGGATGCATTTTTAATAAATAATATTAATAAATTATCTGAAAATGATTTAGTTATACATATTAGAAGTGGAGATTTATTTTCTCAATATCCTCATTCGGCATATGTACCACCACCATTAGCATATTATACCAAAGAAATAAATAAACATAAATATGATAAAATTTATATTGTTTGTGAAGATACTATAAATCCAGTTGTAAATAAGTTACTGCAACTTTATAAAAATAGTATATATAAAAAAAATAACCTAGTAGAAGATGTTAAGTTACTATTAGGAGCAACAAATATAATATATAGTGTTGGAACATTAGTACCAAATTTGATGTTACTATCTAATAATATAAAATTTATATATGGCGAAGCTTTTAATAATAAAGAATTACAAGACTATTATTTATTAATGAAACCCTGGAGAAATACAAAAATACAAAGAGATTATATTGTAACTTATAATTATAATTAATATTAATATAAAAAATATATAATATTAATTATAAAATGAAAATTTATTTATCTATGACGAGTATATTTCAACGACAAGACAAGTTACTAAGAACACTTAAAAGTATTATCAATCAAACATTATTACCTAGTAAATGTTATATTTTCTTGTCAACCGAACCGTATCTCTTAGATACAGGATTTAAAAATAAAATGATAAATATAGAGTTAGCAAAATTTCTCAATAACTATAATATGTTTGAAGTACGTTGGTGTAAAAACATAGGGCCATATAGAAAATTATTACCATTATTAAAAGAAAAATGGGAAGAAGATTGTCTTATTTTAACTATTGATGATGATATTTATTATCATCCAAATTTAATAAATCAATTAGTAACAGATTATAATAAAGATAAATGTTGTATAGCATATCGTGGATTTACACTACCTGGCTTAAAATATACAAAGAGTCCTACACAATATAGAAAACATTTACATAATTTTGCCAATAGTGGCGTTGGTGCAGTACATCATCCATCATTTTATCATAAAACTGGCGATTTAATTTTTAATTTACAATACATAATGGAATTATGTAAAACTTCGGATGATATTTGGTATCATCTTTGTAGAGTTGCAAATAATGTAGAAACAGTTTTAAATCGTGAATATGAAAATTATTTGTATTTTATGATGGATAATTTTAATAGCACGGCATTATGTATAAATTATAATTTTAAAAATAATACGAATGAAAATAATTTTAAAAAAGTTAGTGATAAATTTATTGAATTAAATTTATTGAATTATACCATAATTTAATTAATTTGCATATATATATATTATTTCATTATTATCTATCGTTATATATGATGGTAAAAATAATCCTTTATTGCAACAATAATTGCTATTAGGTAAAGTTATATTTGTTTTATTAATTTCTCCATATATACAGCTCTAGTTTGTATCTTATGAATTTTAAGAAAATTTATTAAATTTTCTCTATCATCTATGTAAATATCTATAAACCAAGGTAACCATTCATCATTTAATGGTTCTAAAATTTTAACTATATAATTTTAATTTTCATAATATAAATTATATACTTCTCTCATTCTTTTTACTCTATAGTCTAATTTTTTCATTTGCTCTATCCCAACTACTGCTTGTAAATCTGTAAATTTAAAATTAATTCCAAATACTTCAAAATTATCTTTTCCACTCTCTCTTCTGTCAAAATTTTTAATAATATTAATATATTTATTATAATTTAAATAATATAAAGTAATATATAAAGTAATATATTATTATATGCTATCATTAGAATTAGAAATCTTAAAATATATAAAAATAGATAATTTACTTAAAAATTATACTGTTTTTATAGAAACTGGAACTTTTATGGGTGAAACTATATTTAGATTTGAAAAAAATTTTAATAAACTTCATACTATAGAAATTAAATCAGAATTTTATAATGATGCTAAAAATAAATATACTGGAAATAAAATAACCTTTCATTTGGGTGATAGTTCTATTAAATTAATTGATATATGTAAAACATTAAATAATAATGTAATATTTTTTTTAGATGGACATTGGAGTGCCGGAAACACAGGACGAGGTAGTAAAGATTGTCCATTATATGAAGAATTAGAGGCAATTAATAATAATTTAAATAATAAAGCAATAATAATAATTGATGATTGTAGATTATTTGGTCTTGGTCCAAATACAACAAATGGACAAGAAGTTTGTAATTGGGAAGATATAAATATTGATAAAATATTAAATTTAGTAAAAAATAGATTAGATAAATATTATAATCTACCATCTAAATTAAACAAAAATGATAGATTAATTTTACATTTAAATGAAAAATTATATTAAGTAACTATTATACTAATAACAATATTATACATATTGTTATAATTAATTAACACCTTTCAACATTTAAGATGCCCATTCTCCTGTATATGCACCTAAATCAACTACAATACTATTTTTATTTAAATTATGATTAATTATATGAGTTATATCTCCTTTTTCTGCAAACCACTCTTTGATTTCTTGATATGTATCTAGCATTGCTTTATATAATTAATAAATAATTTAATTAATTATTAAATTATGTATTAATTAATACACTATTAGTTAACTTAATTATTTCATTTTCATTTACTTTAAAATTAGAGTATTTTTTTGCTATTTCAAAATTATCTTCAATATAAGGTAACATATTTTTATATGTTTCTTCTGTTATATTATTTAATATATTAATACATTCTTTTGGAGAATTAAAAGTTATAATTCCTTTTATATTAAAAAATTTATCTATACTTGGACAACCCCAATATATAGGAACAGTTCCCGATAAAAAACAATCAATTAATTTTTCAGTAAAATAATAATCTTCTTTACAGTTCTCAATAGTTATAGAAAACATATATTCTTTTAAAGAATTAATCTTTCCATTAGTAAGAGATTTAGGATTTGGGTCAGTAGATTGTTGTAAATTATTATATCTGCTTCCATATAGATCTATATTCATATTATTCTTTTCAATAAAATCGCATAATATATGCCGCATTTTATGTCCCTTTAGATTTTTTTTACTAGATGTAATTGTTGAACATAATTTTGTTTTTTTATATAGTTTTCTATAATTTTCATGTAACCACGTTGTGCCATATAAATTTAGTTTAATTTTATTATTATTCAAATCTAATAATTTTTTAGAAAAAGTTAAAATTAAATCATATTTATGAATATTATGTAAAATATAATTGTAGAATCTATTTTCTATTTCAGGACTTTCTAAAAAAAGTGCTATATTTTTATTAGCATTACTATAATATTCATTAAAATTATGAATAGTATATATAACTATATCTCCATTATTAACGGGACCTCTGTCAAATTTAATATAGGTAGAATCTTTAAAAAATTCTTTATCATGTGATAGTAACTTGTCTCTTAATTTAAGAGTAATCATATATATAATATATTATTAAACTTTAATCCAATTTTTTGGAAATAAATCTTTTGTTGAATTATTACATTTTGGGCCAAACCAAACACTAGGATAACAGACAATTTTTTCTTTATTTGAATTAAAATATGCTCCCCACCAACTAAAACTACTATTTGCAGTTATATTATGTTTACATAAACTCATCAATAATAATTGTTCCCAATCTTGCATACTATTACTAGACTGTATAAAATTTAATTGAGGATATGATTTTTTTATATTATTAATCATATTTTCTACTATATTATTATCTTGTTTTTCATTAAAATACAAAACTGTATCGCAATTATTGTCTTTTTCTAATATAATTTTTAAAGCATCTATATAATATTGTATATCTAATATTAAATGATATTCTGGTTTTTTTGCATAATCTCCAATTCTAAAATGTAAGCTTATTATTTTATTATTTAAATATTCCTTGTATTTTTCTCTTATTTCTGTTTTTTGTTTATCAAGTCCAATTAATTCGATTATAGATTTATAATAATTTTCAAAATATTTTGGTGATTGAAAATAACCATTTATTTTAAAATTTTTATTAATATTAGGAATTTTATTATATGTAAACGATGGTTCATTATATGTTAGTATATTTATATTTTTACAAGTATAATTTGAGAGATTACACAAAAAATTATGCCAGTATGTTGGTCTTAAACTTTTATTATCAAGCGGTGAAACATAATCAGATTTGGGTTTTATTATTTTAAATTCTATATTATTTTCTAAAGCATAAGATATTCCTGAAAAAATTTGAAATAATTGATTACCTAAACCACCCTTTAGTTGTATATAAATCATAATTATATATGTATATATATTATCATTTAATTAATAAAATTGAAAAATAATATAAATATATATTATTTTTTAAAACAACTATGTCAGAGTTTGTTTGGGCTTCTCTTGATCCGGTTCGTCGTAAGCTCGACATTTATCCTAAACCGATTGCTACTCGTATCGAAAAATTATATAATGAGCGAGATCGATTTGGACGTAGTACTTGTGTTTTATGTAGTGATTTCTTTAATGCAACTATACATTTTCATCCATCTGGAGTTCAGTATCAGACTACACCAGGAATGTCATTAGGTAGAGCAGGATTTAAACAACCAGGATATCGAAGTGTTAAACGGTGTCAAGTTGTAAATGGAACTATTACAATTTATTCAAAACAAGTTCATGGTGAATGGCGAATTACTAATAGCGAATTAGATAGTGAAATGACTTTTAGAGAAACACCCGATGCAAATAATATTATTGTTAGTGATAATGTAGAAGATACTTCAGAAATCAAACATTGGGTATCATCTGATTTAGAAGGCGATGATAATAAATTAGTAGTCGTTTGGGAATGGTGTCTTCAAACTTATGGTGATGTGTCTAAATATTCAGATGCTCATTGGCGTCCTTACAATTGTGATCTAAATAGAGTAATCGAAGAAGCTTTCTCGTCTAGTTTAATGCATATCAAAGTTGATCTTCCAGTAATTGGTGAACGTAAAATCTGTTTTAACTCTGAAAATTGTTATGCAAAACAGGAATCTCTTGATAAAACAAAAATTCGTACCATAAGACGAGTTGTTAAAACAATTAAAAGACTCAATTTAGCATTTACTAATATTGCAACAATACCAGAAAATTATAGTGAAATTGTAAGTCATTTATCTAGTGATGAAATTCCGCATCATTATTGTTGTCCAATTTTACAGGAAATTATGAGTGATCCAGTTAAAACAGTAGATGGTTTTACATATGAACGTAGTGCGATTGAAACATGGTTTGCACAAAGAGTTAGTTCTCCACTAACTGGTTTAGCACTACCCAGTAATACTCTTGTTCCAAATACAGAATTAGCTAATCTAATTGCTGATTTTATTAAAACAGTTAAACAATAATAAATAAAATTTTCGTTAGTTTAAATATATAATTGTATTATTTAAACTATAATGGAAAATAAAGTTTTGTTTATAACTGGTGGGGCAGGATTTATAGGATCCAACTTTATTAATATTTTTTGTAAAACAAATCCTAATACAAAAGTAATAAATTTTGATGCCCTTTACTATTGTGCTAATGAAAATAATGTAGAAAAAGAGATTAGAGATTCAAGTAATTATCAATTTATCAATGGGAACTTGCAATCATATGACTTGCTTAAATATATATTTGAATCAAACTCTATTACACATATAATACATTTTGCTGCTCAATCCCATGTTCAAAATAGTTTTACTGATTCTATTCAATATACAAAAGATAATGTATTGGGAACACATAATCTTTTAGAAGTTACACGACTTTTTTGTCCAACTTTAGAGAGATTTATTCATTGTTCTACTGATGAAGTTTATGGAGAATCTATGTTAGAAGTAGATGAACAACATAAAACAGAACAATCAGTTCTTTGTCCAACAAATCCTTATGCAGCATCAAAAGCTGCTGCTGAAATGTTAGTCAACTCATATAACCATTCATTTAATATGCCATTTATTATAACACGAGGAAATAATGTATATGGACCAAATCAGTATCCTGAAAAAGTAATTCCTAGATTTATTAAACAATTAAAAAACGGAGAAAAGGTAACAATTCAAGGAGATGGTTCTTGTGTTAGAGCTTTTTTACATGCATATGATACAGCCAATGCTTTTATAACAGTTTTAGAAAAAGGCAAAATAGGAGAAATATACAATATTGGTTGCGATGAAGGTATGGAATATTCTATTATGGATGTTGCAAAAATCCTTATTAAGAGAATACACTTGACAGAAGATTATAGTAAATGGATTACATATATAGAAGATAGACCATTTAATGATAAAAGATATTTTATAAGTAATCAAAAATTACGAGATCTAGGATGGAATATTGATATTGGTTTTGAAGAAGGTTTAGATTTATTAATAAATAAAAATATAGTTTTAATTATGGCAGGAGGTTTAGGTAAAAGAATGAACTCAGAATTACCTAAAGTGTTACATTTATTAAAAGGAAAACCCCTTATAGTTCATGTTATTGAAACTGCATTAAAAATAAATCCAATAAAAATTGGTATTATTGTTGGAAAATATAGAGATATTATAGAGAAAACTGTTGGTAAATATTTAAAAGATATATCTAAAATTGAGTATATAATTCAACCGACGGCATTGGGTACAGGTCATGCTATAATGTGTTGTAAAGATTTTCTGTCTAATTATAAAAATTCATCTGTAACCATTCTATCCGGTGATGTACCTTTAATAAAAAGTGAAACATTAGAGAAATTAAATACTTCACTTAATAAATGTCAGGCAGCCATATTAATAAATAAATTAGATAATCCACATGGATATGGACGTATTATAGTTGATAGAGATCAATTTGTTAAAATTGTTGAAGAAAAAGATTGTAACGATATCGAGAGAAAAGTAGATTTCGTTAATAGTGGAATATATAGTTTTAAATGCAGAACAATAGTTAATAATATTAGTAAGATTACTAATAATAATAAACAAAATGAATATTATTTGACAGATATATTTAATTTTATTGATAAAAAATTAATAGAGTTGGAGTATTTAGAAAATAAATATGAAGTTATGGGAGTTAATACATCCCAACAATTAATCCGTTTAGAAACAATATCTTAATTATATTTATATATTTATATGAATAAGATAGGAATTATAGGAATAGGTTTTGTAGGATATGCTATTAAAAGTTTTTTTGAAAATAAAATAGAAACAGTTTGTTATGATAAATTTAAAGATTTTAATACACTAAAAGATATATTAACAACTGATTTCGTATTTTTATGTTTACCAACCCTTTTTGATAATAATAAAAATGCGTATGATAAGTCAGCCATATATGAAGTATGTGATTTTTTAAATATTAATAAATATAAGGGTATTATTATTTTAAAATCTACAGTTGAACCTGAAACTACTGCAAAACTATCGGAAAAATATAATAATTTAAAAATTTTCCACAATCCAGAATTTTTAACTGCTCGTACCGCTTTAGAAGATTTTGCAAATCAAAAGCATATAGTAATTGGAAAAGGTCCAAATTGCAATGATGAAGATGTAAAATTACTTGAAGATGTTTATAGAAAGTATTTTTCAAAGACAGAGATAAGTTGCTGTTCGAGTATCGAAAGTGAATCTATGAAAATTATGTGTAATAGTTTTTATGCTAGTAAAATTATGCTGTTTAATGAATATTACTTATTATCTAAAAAAAATGGTTCAGATTTTGAGAAAATCAAGGGGCTTATGTTAAAAAATAAATGGATAAATCCTATGCACACAGATGTTCCTGGTTCAGATGGATTATTGGCATATGGTGGCGGTTGTTTCCCAAAAGATACACAAGCATTATATAAATATATGGAAAGTTATCAAAGTGAAAATATGATACTATCAAATGTAATAAACGAATGTAAATTATTACGCAAAGAATAAATAATTATTAATTTGTTTTAATTATTATTAGTTTATTTTTATATAATGATGTTTTATTTTATTAATTTCATCATTTGTATAAAAACAATTAACATATTCATGAAAATAAAATAATTGTAATTCTTCTTTAGTAAATTTAATGTTTAGTTTTATATACTCATAAAACTTATGAGTAGTTTTATTATTATGATTTAAAATAAATTACATTCAGCTCCATGATTTCTATCAATTTTTATATGCTGAAATATGCGTGAGATTTCTAAATTAATTGGAAATCTTATAGATTCTATTATTACTGGCTTAAATCTATATTTATTTCCAATATATATAATTACATCATATAAATCATAATTATTATTTGTTAGTAATTTAGTATCATATAATTTTTCAAAATAACTAGTATCATGCCAATGTGCTGTATTTATATTTGGAAATCCCATCATAATACTACTTGAAACTGATTAGCCATCGCCAATATAATTAATTTTAGGAATAAATTCATATATTTTTAGGAAATCTATATTTATATATAACTCTTTACTTTTGTATAATATTAATAATATTATATCATCAAATATATGCATTAATATTATATAATATTATATATTATTATTATATATTATATGAAAAATATTATATTAATAATAGGTGCTAGACCTAATTTTGTGAAAGCATTTCCAGTATATGAAGCATTGAAAGAAGATTTTAAATTAACATTGATTCATACTGGACAACATTTTGATACTAAAATGAGCGATGTATTTTTTAATCAATTAAAATTTCCAAAACCTGATATACATTTAACATTAGAAAAAAAAACAAAGGCTGGAAATTTTGATGATAAATTATATTTAAATAATCATGAATATTTAAAAAATAAAGACGATGTCATAGAAGAACTAATGAACTATGATGGAGACTTAGGACAATTAGGTGAAATCCGAGATAAATTAAAAATAGAATTTAAAAAAATAAATCCTGATTTAGTCTTTGTATTTGGAGATGTAACTAGCACTTTGGCTGCTGGATTAGCTACAAAAAATTTAAATATAGAATTAGCACATGTAGAGAGTGGATTACGGAGTAATGATATTAAAATGCCCGAAGAAGTAAATCGTATTTTAACAGACCATATAACAAAATATTATTTTGTAACTGAACAATCTGGTGTAGATAATTTGAAAAAAGATGGAATTACAGAAAATGTATATTTGGTTGGAAATACAATGATAGATACACAAAAAAAATATTTGCAGCAAGCATTAAACACTAAATATAATGAAAAATTAGGTGTAAAGTCTAAAGAGTATGTTTTAATTACTTTACATAGACCTAGTAATGTAGATGATTTAAATAAATTGCGAGAAACATTTGATGATTTTGAAGAATTAAGTAAAACAGAAAAATTAGTATATCCTATTCATCCAAGAACCAAAAATAATTTAGAAAAATTAGGTTATTTGAAAAAAGTACATGACAATCCTAATATTATTTTAGACGAACCATTGGGTTATTTAGAATTTACATGTTTGATGGCAAATTGTAAATATATAGTCACAGATAGTGGTGGATTACAAGAAGAAAGTACAGCATTAGATATTCCTTGTTTTACTTTGCGTGAAAATACAGAACGACCTTCAACTCTAATTGAGAACCATGGTACAAATCAGATGATTAATAAAATCGGTGAAATCGAATTAAGAGAATGTAAAGGTTCTATGGATTTATGGGATGGAAAGAGTAGTGTAAAAATTTATGAAAAAATTTATAATATTTTTGATGAAAGTTTATTAGTAGATTTACTTATATCAAATTTATATCCAGGTCATTTAGAAGTTATTGAATCAATTATAATTAAATTTTTACCAAATATATGTAGTGTTAAATATTGTAATATAGACATAGAACTTTTTGACTATTCAAAAATAGAAGATAAATCTAAGAAACCAGACGATTTTATAAATTATATGAAAAATAAATATAAAAATATAAATTTTCAAAAGAGAAATATTGATTACGATTATATTATAGATAACACTGTAATTGGTAGTAAATCACCAGCACAAATTTTGAAAGCAAATGCTATAACACATAATAAAGATTTTCTAAAAGGTAATTATCCAAAAAATAGAAATATTATTATTTCTGATTCAAAAAAACATTATTACATATCTCATCGCATTGAAGAAGAGTTTTTTAAAAACATTCCAAATGTATATTATTTAACTCCTCTATGTAAATCTAAGAATTACTTCATACCATCTATATTGCCTGAGATAAATAAGAAAACTTCTGAAAAACTAATTTGTGCTGTTCAGGGAAATTTATGGATAAAATCAAGAAATTTTGAAAGTTTAATTCCCTTATTGGAAACATATGATAATTTTTATATCAAATTAATAGGAAGAGGATGCATACCAGAATGTTTAACAAATTATACAAAACGTATTATAATGTGTAATAATTTAGAATGGAATGATTATCATAAAGCGTTTGAAGATGTATATTGGATTTTACCTTTAATAGATGATACTTTTACACATAATTACTTTACTACATCTTTAACTTCATCTATAAGTTATGCTGAGGGATATAATTTGAAATGTTTTTATCATAAAAAATTAGATAATATTTATAAAATAGAAAATAGTGTTGTATATGATTCAAACAATATGGTTCAACAATTTCAAAAGGTAATTGATAATTTTTATAACAAGAAAAACATGGTTATTTTGATGAATTGTCATGGTGATCATATTAAAAACATATTAAAAAAGTCCTTCTTAAATCTAGATTATAATATTTCCCATATATCTTATGTTAATAAAATTAAAAATCCTATATTTAGTGAATCAGAATTAAATCTCATTAAAAACGCAGATTTCTTAATTTTACAATATATTAAAAATGATAGAGGTTGTATAAATCACAATTATATTATTAAAAATTTAATCAATAAAGAAGCAAAATATTTTATTTGTCCCCATTATACATTTTCTGGTTATTTATATGATGATATGGAAATGTTAGTTAAACCAACTATAAAATCTAAATCTGAAATAGATATATTAAAAGAATCTATGAAATTTGATAAAAAAAAAGTATTAGATTTTTTAAATAGTGAATTAGAACATTTAAAAGAATTAGATGCATTAGGAGATTTTATCTTATATGATTTTGTTAAAAATAATTATAAATATAATAAAGTTTTTGAAAACAGAGGTCATCCTAATATTATATTATTTTATGAATTAGCGAATCAAATATTAAAAAAACTAAACTATAAAAGTAATATAGGTTTTCCCTATTTTAATAAACGTTTAGGAGCGGAAACACTAATTTTTGACGATATAAAAAGAATATTAGAATTAAAATTCAATACACATATTCAAAGTAAGAACATATATATACCGTATCTTGCTTCATTTACTATCCATTCATTAATTCCTTATTGCAATCGTTATGGGTTTGATAAGATAAACATATCTAATTTTAATAACATAGATTACAAATCAAAAAAATTTTACGGTTACTATGGAGATGGAACTACTGGTCATGATGGTTTATATTTTCTTACTGATTTTAAAAGCAGTAATGAGAATATAGCCTTTATATTCCACGGAGTAGCCAGTAAATTAGGTGTAATTGATCCAATTTCAAATATAAAATATTTAAAAAAAGAAAGAATAATTTTTAGGGGGTATGATTTTAAAATAGATAATACAGATATTGTATGTATTAGTGATTATTTAATTAATAAATATGATGAATATTGTGTAGGATATTTCCAATCTACTAATAAATATGATTGTGATTTTTTATATTCTGAATTAATAAAAAGTATATTAAGCCATAAAAAGTATAAAAGTATTGTATTTACAGGAACATCGGTTGGTAGTTTTTCTTCTATTAAATATGCTTCTAAGTTTGAAGGAATAGCATTGATATCAAATCCCCAATTATATCTTATTGATGGTAAAATGAACGCGTATCAAGAAGCATTAAGAGAATTTTATAATTTTTCACAGGTTATCTTAAACAACAATGATAAAATATTATATAAGGACAATGATATAGAAAATATTATATTAAAAGGTAATGCACGAAAAATAATTATACATGCAAATGATGAAGATAATACAACTAATATGGATATAGATAAATTAGAATTATTTGTATTAAATAATAAATTAAATGATAAAATAAAGATAAATCATTTTAAAAAAAAGGGCAATCCAAATTCTCACGCACATAATTTTAGGTGGTCAGAAGATAATCATAAACATAATTTTTTTATAGAGAAAACCTTAAAATATCATAATAAAAGTATTACATTTGCATCAATATTTTATGAAAAAGAAAATTCAAAAGAAGCAATTATAAGACAAATTAAAAGTTTTAAATATTACAAGAGTAATTTCAATATTGAATTTATTATAGTTTATAATGAATTAGAAGAATTGAATACTGATTTCAAAAATGTAATTATGGATAATAAACCAGATAATATAAACAGCATAAAAATTTTAAACCGAAATGACATTTATAAAGAAAATAACTGCAAAACACCAAAATTTTGGAAAAATGATTATGGTTATTTTCATCAAGAAATAATTAAATTATTAATATTTAAATTTGTTACAACAGAGTATTATATTCAATTGGATGATAAGAACTTTTTTATTAATGAAACAAACGATGATCATTTCTTTAAAAAATATAAACCAATTATTTACACTAAAGATGTACCCGATAAAGTCATGGACAAATATTATTTAAATTCGTTGGAAATATTTAATTGTAATAAACCAGAAAATATAGAATATTGCAGTATAACTCCTTTTATATTTATAACTAAATGTGTTGAAGAATTAATAAATTATTTTATCGATAAAGATAAGGATTTAAAAGATTTATTCAATAAAATTGGATATTATAAAGTTACAGAATTTACTCTATATCAAGCATTCATAATTAAAAGAAATTATATGTTAAATTATGAACCTTATAAATTTACAGAAAAAAATCTAAATATTTGGGATATAACAGATAATTTAAATATACTTTCATTGAAAGAAAAATATAATATGATTGGTTTAAAATTTAAAGTGATAGAATATATAAAAAATAATGAAAAAATGAATGAAGAATTTCTTTTAATATCAGATTTTAATGAAAAATAAATTAAATATTTAGTATATAATATAATATATATTTGGTATATATGGAAAATAATTTTTATGATTACATTGAAATAGGTACTTCTAATTTTGAAACAGAAGTTCAGAAAACAGATGGTGGAAATCCTAGAAAAGGAATAAGTATTGATTGTATTAAATATTATCTTGATCAGCTTCCAGATAAGGATGTTAATACAAAATTAAATTTAGCAATATCAGATTCTGAAGGTGAAATAGAATGTTATTATCTAGATGAAAGTACTATAACTAAATATGAATTGCCTGAATGGGTAAGGGGATGTAATTCAATAATGAATCCTCATCCTCAGATTGTTAAAATTTTAAAGGATAGAGGAATAGATGACAATATTTTTAAAAAAGATATTGTAAAAAAAATAACATTATATCAATTAATCCAAAATTATAATATTTGTGGTGTATATTATTTAAAAATAGATACAGAGGGACACGATATTTATATATTATCAAAATTTTATGAAGATTACATTAAACTTAAGGATAATACATTATTACCACATAAACTTTTATTTGAATCAAACAGCTTATCTGATTATAATAAAGTGAGAGACGTTATCAATAAATATTTAAATATAGGATATGATTGTCATTTTAGTAATAAAAAAGGTGATACAATGTTAAGATTGAATTTAAATAAAATATCAAAAAATAATATTTTCACAACGAAAATAAAGAGGCACTATCTGCAACGAGATTTACCTGATAATTATTATATTTTAAAAAATGGTGAAAAATGTTTACCACACGAAAATAATCTTGAATCCGCAAAAGAATATTGTTTAAAACATAAATGTAACGGTATTCAATATTATAATGGTTTATTTGAAGTTAGAAACGGTGAATACATATGCGGAGGAGAAATTGATAGTTGTTGTTGGATTTTATTATAACTATAAAACTAATGTATCATGCTTTTAATCATAATATTTTTGGTTATTATGATTATTTAATTTTGAATTATAATTTATTAAACATTTATTAGATTTACAGGTATCTTATCGTATTTATTTATCATAATGGATTTAGAACCCAAAAATGTTTTTAAATCTATTTTATATGTATGACTTTCACTATTATCACGAATATAGCAATAGTTAAAAAAATCACTTGCATAAATTGTAAAATTATTATTTTTGACTTCTTCTATAAATTCACTATCTTCACCTGAATTAATTTGTTTGAATTTACATTTTTCATATACATTTTTTTTAAAGAATAAACTTCCTCCACATAAAAAATTCCATATGTCTTTTTGATTAGTATAATTTTCATAATTAATATTATAAAATTTAATCCATAATTCTTGAGTTTCTAATGCATAAACCATATGAGCACATTTTCCAACTAAATCAGCATTTGAAATAATCATACTATAATTCATATCTATTAAGTAATTTTCACCATAATAGTCATCATCAAATTTACTTATAATATTTCCATTTGATAATTTAATTGCTTCATTTAAACAATAACCTAATGTTTCTTTCTCATCTATTTGCTTAATTATAATATTAGAATTTTTATTATTATTAATTATATTTTGTATATTATAATTCATATCTAAATTAAAAACAATTATTAATTCTTTATTATTATAATTTTGTCTATTATAATTTTCTAAAATAATAGAATAATTATTTATTCTATTTGTAGAACATATTACAGAAATTTTTTCTTTCTGTGAAAAAGGATTTTCAAAATTTTTTATATTTATTTTTTTAAATATTTCTGAAAAATGAGTATAACTATTATATTTTTCAATTACATTTCTCCAACCATTTTGTTTTTTTATTTGGTTTAATAATATATCTTCATTACTATTATAATATAAATCATCTTCCAATTTGTAAATACTATTTTTAAAATTTTCATAAACTCCTTCTGAATAATCAGTAACTAAGCTATTTTTCATAATAGATGCTTCTAATACTCTACGAGCAAACATAGTAGGAGAATTTTTTACTGTATTTAAATTACCACACCAGTTTTTAATTTTATGTATATTTAAAAGCTCTTCATGTGATATTGCCTCATAAATATATTTATTATACTTTGGATGAAACATATTTAATGTATACTTATTTTGATAAAAATTTTTTCTAGTTTCTGCATTTAAACTTCGATCAAATAAAAGCATATTTTCTTTTGTTTTTAATTTATCAAGTAATAAATTAGAATTTTTTTTTCTTTTTTCTGATAAATTATATGTGTAACTACCTGCAAAAAAACTTTCATCATTATCATTACATCGTCCTATATTATTAATTAGTAAAGGATCAATAGTAAAAGGCATTACAAATATTTTAGAATTTGTTAGAGTTTTATATTTTTCTACACAATTAATATCTGTTGTAATAATTATATCAAAATGTTTTGCAGTTTCTATATAGCTATCAAAATTAACGGGATCTTCTTTATTAAAAAATATTGTTGGAATTTCTAAATTCTTACATTGTTTTAAAATGTTATTAACTTCTTCTCGTAAACTTTTTGAATTTATTTTACATTTCCAGCTTCCATTATTACCATTCCAACAACTTTCACAAAAAAATAGAGAATATTTTTTATCAATTATTTCATTAGGATATATTAATTTTATATTGAAAATACTTTTGTAAGAATTATATAAAAATTCATCAAATATTCCAATTATATCTAATTTTTTTATATTAATTGTTGGGTTGTAAGTATTATAATTTTTTTTATTAATTATATTATTTTTTATATTAATGTTAATATCAAATAACCCATAATTATCTATATATTTATAGATAAAATCTTCAAAATTTTTATCTAATTCTACATTCTTCATATTCTTAAAATAATTTATATCTTTATCGCTGTGATATTCTATCTTTTCATGTCTAATATGTATATGAAATTTTGATAAATCTATTAGTTTAGTTTTATTTTCTTTTAAAAATATTGTATCTTCTCCAAATGATAAATTTTCAAATTTAGTAACTTTATTTTTATTAAATGATAATAGAGAACCATAACCTATATTATTTGTTCTTATATAAAATTGTTTTGTTTCTGGACAATAAACATATTTTTTTGAAGTTGAAATTACAGAATTTGTCTTGAAGAATGGAATAATTGTATCTATTAATCCAGGTAAATATATATCATCATCATCTATTTTTAATATTATATTATAATTACTCAGATAAATTAATTTATTCAAACATTCTCCAAGTGTTTTATCATATTCAATTATTGTATTTTTTATTTTATTATCATCAAAAAATTTTTTATAATGTTTTATATTTAATGTATCATTATTTAAACATAGTAATAATTCTATATTACATTTATCATTTGTTAAATTTTTAACAGATTCTAAAATATTATAGTAAAAAGATGGACGATTAGTACAGCATATTATACTTACATTATTATTTGTAGTTATTATATTGTTCAAAAATAAATTATTTAAAATTTTTAATCCATACATTTCATACTCCTTTTTCTTCGTACTTACTTCTCCATTATCACCCCAACCATTTTTACGCCAACATATACCAATATCACTTGTTGCAATTTCATAACAAGCATCACGATGACTTAAATTATGTTTAAAAGTTATTCCATTTACTCCTTCTTTGATATATTTATTAACTTTTAGACTAAATTTTTGATTACCATTTATTTTTCCATAAATTATTTTTAAAACTACTTCTGGACGTTCTAGATGTATTTTTTGAAATTCTTCAATGATTTCTAGTATATTTTCCTCATCTCTCAAAGTGCCACAGTAAATTAATCTTATCTCATTATCATTTCTCTCTGGTAATCTAAAATCATATTTATATGCAAATGGTTCTACAATATGTATTTTGTTTTCTGGAATATTATTTTCAATATATAATTGTTTTAATTTATCACTTTGTGTAATAATAGAGTGATATTTGTTATCTAAATTTTTAACACTATTTAAATGAATATCTAATCCATACAATATTGTTTTATTTAAATATGGTTTTTCTTTTAAACTATCAAGAATTTCATGATTTCTAATAAAAATTATATCATTATTATTAGCTTCTATATCTAGTTCTTTAACTATTTCACTATTATTTTTTTTAATTATTACTATATAATTATCGGATTCTAAATTTCTTGTAAATGTTTTTGATACATCATATTTAGTTAATAAAGTAATTTTATTATCGTTTTTCATTAATAAATTCATATAATTTATAATCATAATACTATCGCCTGCTATTAAATTTAAATTTGAATGTGTATTAATTAGTATATTAGATTTTTTTATATTTAATAAGCTATTCTGGTTGATATATATATTTATATATCTTACAATATCTTCAACTGTTTTCCATTTTAAACCATATTCGCTTTGATTATGAATGATTGGTATATTCATTGCTTCAAATTCTTGAACTGTATTTGCATTACCATCATTTTCTGTTAATCTTAATCCTATCTTACATTGTGCATATATATTAGGCATCTCTTCATATTTTGCAGTTAATTGAGAACTAAATATAAATTTTTCATTTGGTAATCTTTTTACAACTTCATCGTAATATTTTTTTCCATATATTTTTTCATTTGCAGGATTATTTTTATAATATCCATCATAAATATAAATATAATTATCAATTAATTCTCTCGGATAAAATAGATTTTTATCAACCAAATTAAATTCTACAAATGTACTGTTAATATTTAATTTATTAAGTCTATTGTATATATCATTTGAAATAGATATAATATTAATTCTTGAAATAATTGGAAATATTAATTTTACATTTTCTACATCGGATCCTCCAAAAATTAAACATATATTATTAATTTTTAAAGATAATAGTAATTTAATATCTTCAGGAGTATATAAACCAAAAAATATAAGAGAATTAACGTTTTTTATATTATTTGTCAAGTTAAATTTATTGCAGACTCTATCATTAAAGTGTGCTAATGATTTTGAAGTATAAATAGTTTTAATATTAAAATATTTTATTAATTCTCCAAATTCTGTTATTAATTGTGGAATTTCTTTTTTTCCCAATAATCCCATTATATTAGTATGTTGTATGCCTGTTAAGATTTTATCTATAAATATTCTTTTAAAATCATTTTTATTTTCTAATAATTTTGTAATAAATCTGTAATCACCACATCTTTCCCCATCCCATTTAGCTAGATATTTAAATTTACTATTAAAACAAAATCCTTGACTAGAAACTTTAAATTTCTCTATCTTATTAATATTTTCAGGATATATTAGTTTATTAGCCATTTTTACTTTCCAAAATAACATATTGTTTTCATTATCTAAATTATTATTAATATTTTGAAATACATATTTATCATTAGCAATAATATCGTCATCGTCTAAAAATATTATCCATCCATTTTCTACTTTATCTAATAATTGATTGCAATATAAATTATAAAATGCTTGATGACTTTTATCTACTTCTGTAGTTTTAAATATTTCTATTTTTGGATTATTTTTATATTTTTCCAAATATTCAAGACAATAGTCATCATCATAGCACATAATTACTTTATAATTTTTATAATCTTGATTTAAAATACTATCAATACATTTTTTAAAATAAGATGGTCTATATGTATTTCTAATTAAAATATTAATCTTATTATTATTATGTATTTTTAAAATTTTATAATTATCACAAAAATTTAATACAACTCTCTCAAAAACATGTTCCAAATATCCATCATATGATCTTTCATTTCTTGGTGCTAATTTTCTCTCTTTAAACTGTTTATAAACTTCATAAATACTACCATGAATATTATAAGATTTGCAAATCCAATTATAATCAAAACTTGTTTCTGTATTTAAAATATTATATAATAAAGGATCAGTATATAACTTATTTATAATTCGTTTAGAGAGAATATAACAATTTCCTTCAATAAAGTTATTAGTATTATTATTTGCTCCCAAATACTTTAATAATCTATTTCTATATAAAAGATTTCGTTCAGGTAAATTACTATCTGCAAATTCAAGATTTCCACTTATCATTTTTAATTTATCTCCTACTATTTCCCATTGTATACCTGGAAAATATCCATCATTTTCATTAATATTTTTAATAAATTCATCATCTAACTTATCTATTAATGGTTTAAAATATTTTCTACGAGTTTCTGGATTAGATTTTGAATGTAAAAATAATATATATTCATATGTAATATTATTATCATTTAAATATTTAACTGCACAAAACTTTCCACCAATATCCATACCCTTATTTGGTATTTGTAATATAACTAAATCACTATTATTATCTATAGTATTGTTTCCAATACTATATGTAACTATAACTGAAAAATATCTACATATTATGTCAAAATATTCTTCATATATTTCATTAAATTTAGAAATATCGTAACAGTGTAAATGCGCATAGTATTTTCTCTCTATAAAATAATCTGAAATATTTGTTTTTATAATATTATATTTAATTTGATTATCAGTTGTTTCTAATTTTAGATAATATTTATGAAATAGTGTTTCATCTAAATTAGATTTTCGTAAATTATTTATAGTAGAGTCCATAATATTTAGGTTTTCAAATAATACTTTTTGTGATATATTATTTATTATATTTATTTTATCTGTTTTATCTCCTAAGTTTATACTATTAGTTATTAATAATTTATCAATTAGTTTACTAAGATTATTATAATTATTATTATTATATGGATCTAGTTGTGGTATAAAAAAAACTAGTTTTTTATATAAATCATATAGGTATTTTTCATTTTTATGTATAGGATTTTCACTAATAATATGTGTATTATATGAAAGTGCTAAGTTAATTCTAAATATTTCAAAAAAAGAATCATTTTGAGTATGTAAATTTAGTACAATTTTTGATCTATTTATTAAATTTAATAATTCATTCCCATAAGTATCATAGACATATTTAATCTTATATTTTTTGAATTGGTATAATTGTTTTAATATATTTTTACGTCTAGTACTTAATGAACCATAGAAAAGTATATCAATATCTTTTTGAGTATTATTAGTTTGTGATTGGATTAATGGTAATTTTAAATCTATATTTTTACTATGAAAGTTGTTATTATGTGAAAATTCTATTATATTAGGCATCTCTTTTAAAAAATCTTTTAGAACATATAAATCGCTAGCACTAAGTATATTTTTTTGTTCAATTTGATAAATTAGACATTTATGTTTTAAATTATAAAGTATTCTAGGATTACTTATAGTAGTAACCCCAAATAATAATAGTATTTTATCATTATTATCTAAAACATCTCTATATATAGAGTCACTTATAATTTCGCCATTTAAATTAACTACTTCAGATATAATATTATTACTCTCAAAAAAAGTTTTATAAATATATCCCTCATTTAATACATGATTGTTTACTATAATGTAAATTTTACTTAAATTTAGCTTGGTAAAATCAGTTGCATTATTATTTAAATTTGGATTTTCATAACTTTTAATATTAATTAAATTATTACTAGGTACTACTAAATTTTTTATTATTGGTTTCCTAACTATTGTTTCTTCTGGTAAATTATCAAATGTTAATTGAATATCCATATGTCGATTCATATTGCCTAAACTTGATTTTGTTGTTTTTTTCCCATAAAACTTAGTAGACATATCATTTAGTGATATAGATTTGCTGATTAATGCATATTTTGTTTGATTGACTATTTTATTATGACTATCAAGAAAATTACTTGCCATATTACCAAAATTTCGATTGGATTTCATTAATAATAAAATATATAAAAATAAAAAAAAATTTACTTAATTAATTTACTTAATTAATATATTTAATTAAACATATCATTTATCATTGTTTTATCTAATACTATTGGAGTTTTACTTTTAGAACTAGAACACACAGAAAGATCTATGGCAAATTTCTCCATTTTACATACGCAATCAAACTTTTTTTTAGTAGTGTATATTTTTGGACTACCATTTTCAAGATATCCAGGAAATTTACGAATATTGCCACATACCCTAGCAAATATTTGATATAAATTCTTATAATTGCTAGCACAGAGTGGGCCATATATAGCATGACTAATAAAGCATTCAGGCGACTGTATAGAGATCCCTCTGCTTATGCAAATGTTACCGGTTATTGCCATTGCCCAGTTATCTTTACCATTATTCGCACTATAGAAATTGCCTAAATATTTGCTAACCTCATCATAGCTAGCAAAAGGGATCTTCTTAAATTCATCTTCTCCACTCTTAATCGTAAATTCTTTTTTATACCCATTAATTTTAACAACGCAATCAAAGCCAATATCTAAAAGTAGTTTTTCCATTTTGTCGTGTGTCTCTCTCTCGTGTTGAGCTGGAATAAAGTATACATCACCAATTTCAGGACCATCTGGAATAAATTTTTCAAAAATATCTGCGCAATATTCAACGTTGCTACTGATAGGAATATCACTGGTATCAATAAGCTCGCAATCAGATAATCTATGGTAATCAGTACTAGTAACTGTGCCAATATTAAGTAACTCTAAACTACCAAAAGACTTTACTAAATTATCAGACTTGCTTTCATATGGAGTAGCAGTTATAAATATAATATTTTTAATACAGCTCATTTGGTTGCGCCATTTATCAATTTCCGCTTTAGTATTTTTACTACCTAGTATTTTATCAGCTTCATCTAGATAAACTGATAGTCTGTATATATCAGTTGATCTAATAAGTGTATTAGACAGTTCGGTAATATCACGAAACCGTCGTGAATTTCCACAACAAATAATTGTACTTATATTTTTGTTTGCCATTATAGTTTTTGATAGTTTATCAATGTGTTTATAGTCAGCTTTACTAGAAAGTGTAACTGTATTACCTTTAATCTCAATATTAGCAGCAATACGAGAACCAGTCTGTTGAGTTAATAACAATGAATTATCACATACAAATATAGCCAGTTTTCTAACTTTTGTGTGAGTACCAACCTCGCTTTTGGATTGCTCTACAATCCAGTCTCTAATTGCTTCACCGGTTTTACCAGACTGGCAGGCTTTCACAAGTAATTTACACTTGCACGGTTCTCTTAAGAACTTGCTTCGTTCAGCGTGTAAAACTGAAGTAGCTATTTTCTTAGCATCAAAAGGCATTTGATAAGTTGATATTCAAAGTTATAACGTAAATTACTATAAATGGTAAAAAAAATCAATTTTTATAATTAGGGATCCGACTTCTCTATATATAATGGGGGTTAAAGGGGTCCCCCCTTTAAAGATTCCAAAGAAGTTGTGTTTTGTCTGGTAAGTAGGCCCATCGTCGTCGAGTTTCAAATGCGATGTTTTTAGTATTAGGAGTGATATTTATTAGTGTAAGGT